ACATTTAGAACAGTTCCTGGTGAAATTTCAGAATCTCAGGTAGCTATTATTTATGATAGAATATTTTTATTTGGTGGTAGTGGCAGCAGTGTTATTTTTGCTAATGCCTCAGAATTAAAATATAAGTTTGGATCTGTGGCTGTTGCGAATTATGGAAATATAACTCGTACGCAATACAATAATACGATTAATAAATTAGATTTGTTCAAAACATTAGGATTTGCGCCATGGAAAACTTCGTACGGTTCTTGATATATTAAATGGAGAAGAAAATGAAATATGATCAATATGATGAAATAGAAATTTTTATTCAATTAAAAGAAGTAGATTTATATAAAAATGGAAAACTAGTTGCAATGGGTCTTCCATACATTTCTGATTCAAACCATAACTCTTCTTACAAAGAATATTACGAGGAATTATGTGGGGCTAAATTTCATGTTACTGTTGATAATCACACGATAAATCTAAAGAAAAAATGATATCAAGAAATTTAATTATCGAATGGCGTACAAGCATAGAACGTGCTTTAATGGTTAGGTTTCCTCCTAAAAATATGTATCTTGCAGAAGCTGCAGTTGAAATAATAAATGATCTTAAACAAATAGAAATACTAGGTCTTCAATCAGCCTCTCTACAGAAACAAATTGAAAACTTAAGAACCGCAAGAAATGAAATTTCTTCTCGTTTTCCTTTAGCTTCCAAGGAAGAAAAAGAACTTCTAAAAAAAGAGGTTTATGAATATAAAAATAGAATTCAAACTTTAGAAGAAGAATATACAAAAATTGAGACACAATGCCAACGGCATGAAAGTAGAATACCTAATATACCGGATGAGAATATCCCTTTATGGGAGAATATTTCTGATTTTGATATTAAATGTGTAAGGACTAATTTGAGATTTGTTAAAAGTCTGATTAACCAATTTAATCATTAAGAACTACTCACGTTATCGACATAATTAAAAATACAAATTTTAGCATAAATGAGTTTTTATGAGTTCCATTAAAGATAGTTTAGGAGATAGAATTAAATCATACGAGAATTCGTATAGAATTTCTCTGCCAATTAGAATGCCAATCATCGTTCGTGTTGATGGAAAAAGTTTTCACCAATACACCAAAGGGCTTAATAAACCAGTTGATGAAAGATTAGTAAATTGTATGAATGAAACGGCAAAATTTCTTTGCCAAAATATTCAAGGTTGTCAAATAGCATATGTACAGTCTGATGAAATTTCATTATTACTGAATAATTTTAAAACTCTAGAAACTCAATCATGGCATAATAACGTACTCCAAAAAATGGTAAGTGTATCTGCTGCTATGGCGTCTGCTAAATTTACTTCAATATCGAATAGTATTTTTGGCGCCACTAAGTTAGCTATGTTTGATAGTAGAATTTTTATTATCCCAAAAGAGGAAGTATGCAATTATTTTATTTGGAGGCAACAAGACGCTACTAGAAATTCCGTACAAATGTTAGCCAGATCTTTATATTCACATAAAGAATGTATAGATAAAAATAATTCTGATTTGCAAGAACTTTGTTTTCAAAAGGGAATTAATTGGAATAACTGTCCAGTTTCCCAAAAACGTGGACGATGTATTATAAAAAAACAAAATGTAAAAAGTGGTTTAAATCCAATTTCAGGTATAACACAAAAGGTTTTTCGTTCTGATTGGGCTGTAGATAATAATATTCCTATTTTTTCTCTAGATAGAAAATATATAGAGCAATATCTTAGTGGTTCTTAATATTAATAAATATGAAAGAATTTTTACTAAACTCATTGGCATTGGAATATCCAGATTTATGTTTAGATTGGCATCCAAGTAAAAATTTACCATTGACTACAAAAAATGTATCTTTTGGATCAGGTAAAAAAGTATGGTGGAAGTGTCATATTTGTAGTCATGAGTGGAAGGCTTATATTTCTAATAGAAGGAAACAGTATAAGAACCCAAATCAAAAAGGTACAGCCTGTCCTAATTGTGTAGGTAAAATATTTAATAAGAATAATTCTTTTGCAACACGTAATCCTGATTTAGTCAAAGAATGGCACCCAATTAAAAATTCTGTATCTCCAAATAATATTATTTCATCTGATAAAAATAAATATTGGTGGGTATGTTTTGTGTGCAAAAATGAATGGCAAGCCACCGCGAACAGTAGAGATCATGGTGCCGGCTGTCCTTTATGTGCAGAGTTTAAAAATAGAACATTAACTACTGCTAAAAAATGGAAGTCATTAAATCGAAACTTGATACTAAAACCTGATATATGAATAATATGCCAAAATGATAGTAAAATTTAAAGATCTTGCATTCATCTAGACATAAATTGTTAAATTATTATAGAAAATTATGACAATAAAATGTAGAAGTTGCAAACTTGCCCAAGACATATACCCATCATATTATACCGTATCTTGTGAAAAGATATCCATTAATTTTAATTGTTTGATGTGTGATTCAAAAAACAATGTAAGATATCATCCTCCTGACGATTTCTTTGCAGGAATAACATTTGAATGTGATGAATGTCATAATTATATTCAATATTATAATGATAACGAATCACCTTTGTATAAAGAAGAATTTTATATTGAAGATCTACTTATTATAAATGATCGGGACCATGATTGTACGTTTGTTTCTAATTGTACAAAATACATGTCACCTGTTGAAATTCCATTTATTGAATTTGTAAATAAAAGTTCTTTTCTTAAAAGAATTAAAAATGTTCTTGTATTTGCGTAATTTATAATAAAATGTTAATAAACAAAATACAATATTAAAAAAGTTAATATATCTGGTAGTTTAGCATTTATTTAATTTAGGAATCTTAATTATGTCACAACAACGCGTTAAAGAGCTTGAAGATAAAATTATTAAAGCTCGTCACGATTATTATAATAATCAACCAATAGTTTCAGATAAAATTTATGATGCCTGGGTTGATGAGCTTAAATTATTATCTCCAAATAGTTTAGCAGTAGTAACAGTGGGTTCACCAGTAATATCTAGTGAATGGAAAAAAGCAAAACATCAAATCCCTATGGGATCTTTAGATAAAGTAAATCTTCCAACTGAATTAGATAAATGGGCAAAAGATAATGCGTTAGGAGAAGCTTTATGGGTTGTAGAAAAATTGGATGGACTGAGTATTGAGCTCATTTATGAGCGTGGCAACTTAATACAAGCTATTACAAGAGGAGACGGTATTATTGGTGAAGATATTACTGCAAATGTTATTAAAATGAATGGAGTTTTTAGAGAGTTATATAATTTCTCTACAAATACTGCAAGTCATTTTAATGGATCTCTTCGTGGTGAAATTATTATGGCAAAGTCTATTCACCGGAAATATTTTGCTGATAAGGCTAATCCACGTAATGCTGCATCAGGGGTATCTAAAAGGCTTGATGGTATAGGAAGTGAACATCTAAGCATTCTGTTTTACCAAGTATTGGGAGATAAAGATTTTGCGACTGAAGAAGAGCAATTTTTCTGGTTAACCACACACAAGTTATTAACTCCAAATTTTTGGTTATTTTCTACCTCCGAAGAAGTTAATAAACATTGGAGAACTTATCAGGATGTTAAACGTAATAATTTGGATTATGATATCGATGGCTTAGTAATTAGAATTAATAATTTAGATGTGCAAGTCGCTTTAGGAGAAAAAGATTTAAGACCGAAAGGTGCGATGGCGTTTAAGTTTGATAATGAAGCGAGAGAAACTATTATTCGTGTTATCGAATGGCAAGTTGGAAATAGTGGAAGACTTACACCAGTAGCTACTATGGATCCAGTTTCTTTAGTTGGGGTATCTGTTAGCAGAGCAAGTTTATATAATTTAGCTTACGTACAATCACTGGCTATAGATGTAGGTGCTACAGTTTTAGTTTCGCGTGCTAACGATGTTATTCCTAGGGTGGAAGAGTTAATTAAAGGAACGGGAACAGTTGCAAAGCCGCCCGATAATTGTCCCGCCTGTAATCATAAGGTAGAAATAATTGGAGAAAATATTCAATGTCCAAATTCTTTGACTTGTCCAACACAAGTGGTAGGTAGAATTAAGAATTGGATTAAAGAGCTTAATTTATTGGAGTGGGGAGATACTCTTATTGAAAGATTAGTACAATCAGGTAAAGTAACAAAAGTATCTGATTTGTATAAATTATCAATAGATGATTTAGCATCTATTGAGAGAATGGGCAAAAAATCTGCTCAAAAATGTTATGATATCTTATGGCAATCTTCTGAGATACCTCTTGAAGTTTTTTTAGGTGCACTTAGTATACCTATGATTGGTAGTGCTACAATTAAATTAATTATGCAAGCAGGTTGTGATACACTAGAAAAATTTGGGCAATTACATGATTCTCATTTTGAACAAGTGCCTGGAGTTGGACCAATCAAAGCAAAATTTTTGGCGGATGGATTAAAAACCAACCAATCTCTTATTTTAGAATTATTAAACAATGGAGTTAAGATTAAGCCTATTGTTATTGGTGCGTTAACTAATAAATCTATTTGTTTTACTGGTTCGATGAATATCAAGAGACCAATCTTGGAGAAAATGGCAATAGATGCTGGCGCCAGTGTAAAAAATACAGTAGGCAAAGGTCTTACTTATTTAGTTATTGCAGATCCAAATAGCATGAGTACTAAAGCAGTAGTTGCTCGCAAGCTAGGTACTATTCTTTTATCAGAAAATGATTTTTTACGGATGGTTAAATGAAATTATCAGTTCTTAATTCACAAATTGATCCTTCTGTTAATTTTGTAGAACAACAATTGATAGGGTTTTTAGAGTCACGTTTTGTTAGAAAATGTGATGAATATTTTATTACCTATTTATCATCACAGACTGGATGTAATCGTGGCTGTACATTTTGCCATTTAACTGCTACTAATCAATTATCATTTATTGATTCTAGTCATAATGATTTTATGGCTCAGGCTATTCAAATATTTAAGCATTATCGTAATCAGAGAAATCCTGCTAAATATATGCACTATAATTTTATGGCAAGAGGTGAACCTCTTGCAAATAAAATTTTATTAGAATCTGGCGATGATCTTTTGTGTAAACTGGGACAAATTGCAAAAGATGAAGGATTACCAGCCAAATTTAACATATCGACCATTATGCCAGTATCATTAAAAACATCTTTAATAAAAGTGTTTAATTATACTAGTCCTACTATTTATTATTCTTTGTATTCTACAAATACTGAATGGCGTAAAAAATGGATGCCAGCAGCTATGGATGTTAATGATGCTTTATTAAGATTAAAAGAATATCAAGATTTTTCTAAAAAAATAGTTAAAATACATTTTCCCTTTATTGCTGGTGAAAATGATTCTATTGAAGACATAAATAATATGTGTGATATGATAGAAAAAACAAATCTTATTTGTGAGTTTAATTTAATAAGGTATAATCCAGCTTCATTAGATCAAGGCATTGAAAGCTCAATAGAAGTCCTTGAGCGAAATACAGCCATTTTGTCTGAGAGATTTAACACAAAAGTGCAGATTATTCCTCGTGTTGGATTTGATGTAAAAGCATCTTGTGGGATGTTTGTTTAGATAACATAAACCCAAAATAAGTAGTAGAATTTATGGATATAAGCAATAAAAATTGGAAATGTATTTTTTGTAATACAGAAAATAGCATACAAATGTATATCTCTAAATGCGATAACTGTGATGTTGAGTATTTTGTTACGCACATTGAGCCCACATGTGTTGAGTGGGAACTAAGATCTATTACTTATAATTTTTTTGATTCCAATTATATTCATTTAATTCTGGATATTGTTGGTAACAGAACTATTCTTTGGATTAAAACAAATATTTTTTTGGAAGCATATAAAATAGAAATTCCTTATGTTTTTCCATTGATGTCTCCGGAGAAAGCAATACTTTTAGCAAAGAAAATAGATGATATGAAAGTATTCTCTTAGATAGGATAATTTTAATTTCTCTGTAATTTACATTTATGAATGAATAATATGAATGGTCGTTTTCAATTTGGTTGGATTATTAGGATTCTTTCTAAAGATAAACAAGGTTTTCAGGTTGAACTTGCTAATCTTGGAAATGGTAAGCATATGATTGTAGTTACTGATACATTGTTTCCTCCTTCTAAAGATATTTATCGTCAAGCTGGATTTGGTCCATTTATTATAAAAGAAGGCGAATCACTTGATAAGACTATTGATATACTTAAAAGCGATCTTCTTAATAGACGACGAAATGTAGATTAGAAAGTTTTTATAATGGTATTATTTTTATGAAGAATAAGTATTTATGGTATACAGATACTCACTTAAATAAGGCAAATCCAATAACAAAGTACAAATTTATTTCTCATATTCGCCGTGAAAATCCAAAAGGTATTTTTATAACTGGTGATATTTCAAACGGAATTTTTACTCCTTTAGATTTGAGAATCCTAGCTACTTGGATAAAATGCCCAATATATTTTATATTAGGCAATCATGATTATCATTTCTCATCCTTTGATAATACGCATCAAAAAATCAGACAAATTTGTAAGGAACATTCAAACCTTGTTTGGTTGACTGAATCTGACACTATATCATTAAATGATGAAGTCGCTCTTATTGGAGTTGAAGGTTGGTATGATGCTAGTACTGGTAATACTTCTTACTTAAAGATTACTCCAGACTGGATTTTGATTAAAGATCTAAAAAAATTATCTAACATGAATGATAGAATTCAAGCTTTTCAACAGTTAGCTAACAAAAGCTCTCAGTTAATTGAAAATAAATTGCAAAGTGCGTTAGATCAAGGATACAAAACTATATATATTCTTACGCATATGCCACCTTGGAAAGAAGCGACACGTGATGTAGGAACTATATTAGAAAATTTTTGGATGCCTTATAATGTCAATTTGAGATTGGGTAAGGTTATTGAAAAAATTATGAAAGATAGAAACAACAGAAACGTCATTGTTCTAGCAGGTCATATTCATGATCAAATAAGTATGAGAATATCTAGAAATATTTTTTGTAATGTTAAAATAAATGGATTATTATCAGAACAAATATATGTATAAAGCTATAGACTAAGGATTTGTGGAATGATGAAACTTTGTCAAGGGGACGAAGGATCTCTTTAACCTTTAGGAAAGTCATTTTGAGTTAATATGCCTGCTTATGATGTTAAACTTACAATTAGTGAAGAATTATTGAATAAATGTACACAATTTGCAAAAGATTCAGTTAATACAAGTGCCGATAAATATGCTCGTCGTAATCAAAGTAATATATCTAAAATTATAGAAGATATTAGAAATGGTAAAATAGCTGAAGAAGTTGTATGGTCAACATTATCAAAAATATATCCCAATCTATCCCAACCAGATTTTAATATATATGATAAGAAAAATAAAAATTGGAATCCTGATTTAAGAGATCAATCCATTCCTTTAAAACTAGCAGTAAAATCTCAAGAAATAAAATCTGAAATAGCTTATGGCAGATCATGGGTTTTTCAGTATGGTAATGGAAAATTTGATTGTGATACTGGTGTTTTTGGCACAATAGACGATACTCATTATGTGTCTTTTGTTTCGTTAAATATTCCTAAACGTACAGCAGAAATACATGCTATTGTAAGAATAAAATGGTTGCATGAAAATAAATTATTCAAACCTATGAAAATGAAAAATTTACAAAATAATAAATTAGCTGTTTACTACGAAGATTTAATAAAATTGCCAAATCAACTATTATACCATTTATAAATTTTATTATATGAAAACTACATAAAATAATTGAATATCATATTTATGAAAAAGATAGTTAAAAAAGAAATTGTAACAATATGTAAGATTGAGAGCTTTTCAATAAAATTATGACAATTAGTCCTTTTAGGTATCCTGGAGCTAAAAATAAAATATTACCAATATTAATGGATTACATTGATAACATTTTAATTAATCAAGATCGTTTTATTGATTTGTTTGTTGGTGGAGGATCTGTTCTCTTAGAAGTAGCCCGAAAATATCCTAATATTAATCTTTATGCTAATGACAAAGATTATTGGATCTCTTCTTTTTGGAAAATTGTCGCAGGAGATGATAGTAAGAAGTTATCGGAATTGCTGTCTATGGTTGAGGTTGTGCCTACGCTGGAACAATTTTATAAATTACGTGAGACAACTTCTATAGATGATGTAGATTGTGCCTACCGTGCGATATTTTTTAACCGCACTACATTCTCTGGAATTTTTTATAGTGGACCAATTGGCGGTAAAGAGCAAAAAAGTAAATACACCATTGATTGTCGATACAATTCCAAAAAGCTTCAAGAGAAGATTTTGAATTGTCATAAATTATTAAATGGTCGTACTAAAGTTTCTAACTTAGATTTTTCTCAATATAAACAATTTATTAATACAAATTACCCAATTTATGCTGATCCGCCATATTATATCAAAGGTCATACATTATATATTCAATATATGAAAGCAGAAGAACATGAGAATCTTTCAAATCTTTTTAGATTGAAAAATAATTGGGTGTTATCTTATGATGATTGTCCTGAAGTTAGGAACTTGTATAAGAATAATACAATTATAGATCTATCAGCCCGTTATTGTATTAATGGAAAAAAAGATAATTGGGAATCTAAAAATGAACTAATAATATTACCATAAACAATTTAGGAGACAAAAAATAATGAATGGAAGTTTTTTTCGACTTGATGATTCATGGATAGGAAAAACAGTTTTATATGGTCATCAAATTACTAATAAGCCAGCACATTGCAAAACCTGTAATTGTACGAATTATCAATTAGAATTAATTCCTGCTACTATTATTGGATATCATAAGCCAATGAGTGAGGATTGGGGAGGTGTATATCAGGCTGATCTTCGTTTATCAAAAGAAATTTTAATTAATGGCTATAAGACAACGGAGTTAAAATATATTACTGAAGCTTGTTGGAAATCTAATGCTGCTTATAGTTGGGTTCATCCAGATTGTAAATAGATAATACTACTATGATTCTAACAAATAAGGATTGGGGAGTACTCTGCAAAGGTAAAAAGTTAAATGGCTTATATGCCGCTATTACTAATGATAAAAAGATCAAATTTTTTGATACAAGCCATTATGAAGTAGCTGGATCATTTTATAAGCCTCTTTGCTATCATTATCCTGGAATTTCACATTATCCTGGAGTAAAGTGTAATTGCTGTTGGAAAATGCGTCTGATAGATAATGTAGATAAGTTAAAAACGAAATATGAAATAAATTGGGAAAATGTCAATTTAGAAAACTTATTTTATTGGGAGGACAATAAAATAAGAGTAAAACGAGCTGCTTATTCTTTATTGGATAAAAGTATTATTGATATCCTTAAAAAACTTAAAAAGATGAAAGCATTTTTATAAGAATTCTCACAATAATAAAGAAAGTTAAAATATGAAGTATTTTTTTACTGAGATAAAAAAATTGTTAATAAAGAGTTTTATTATGTACAAATCTTCTAAAAGGTGGGACAAAATGTCAGAAGAAGAAAAAAATTTTACTGAAGCCAAAGATGTATATTATGAAGTTGCTGAAGAAGTAAATAATTCATTAAAAATGTTTTGTAATTACAAATATTTATGATAAATACTATAATATGTATATTTTCAATCTACGGTTTATCTTTTTTCATTAAAGAAACTGATGGTCCTTGGGGGATTATGAATTATATAAGAAATTTTCTTATAAAAGATGAATTTATAGGTGTTTTCTTTTATAAATTATTATCCTGTTATTATTGTGTTGGTTGTCATGCTGGCTATATTATATATTTACTTTATACTCCATATGAAAAATGGACTTTTAGTAATTTTATATTATGGACATTGGCGGGTGGCGCCATCAGTTTTATTTTAAATTTAATTGTAGAAAAATTAAGTGGAAATAATGAACAATAGTTGTGCCATACAAATATCCGATGATCAGACTTATGAATTTATTGATAGTATTAAATATAATAACAATGGAGTAAAAATTATAGCTTCTCCAGAATCGATGAACTATATTATAGAGACAGATAATTGGTATATTTATTGGTATGTTTCTCCCGATGATGAATTGCAAATTTTTAATAGACATGCTGATAGGTTTAAATGCATCTTGAGTTTTAAGAAAAAATTTGATATGTCATATTTTGCGGTATTAGATAGCAGCTATTTTAATGCCTTACCGTCACCCATCACAAATGTTTTTAAAAAACAAAATATTATCTATTCCTCTTCTGAATTAGTTGACAAGCAAGTTAGAAAATTATTAAATCTTAAAATATTCATATGATCAATATTATGTTGTATAACAATAATGGGGTACAAGTCATTGTAGATGAAAATTTAGATAATTCAAATTGTATTATAAGAACTGATACTTGGAGTATTTTTTATTTAGATGATGATACAATTCATATTTTCAATAAGAACAATGAATTAGTGCTGCAATTTGACATGAAATCTGATTCAGATTTAATAAAATATTTAGACATTAAAAATTTGGTTACTCTTGATAATGATAAGATAGTATACGCTTTTGATAAATTAATAAACAATAGGATTGAAAAAATTTTTCATCTTAAAGCATTTATATAATTATCATACTATTTCCCATCGTAGTACATATTTAATAAATCATATAAAAGATAATAGGACATAAATTATGAGTGATAAATTAGTTGCGTATTCTGCTGGGGCAGAGCCTCAGTTTCCTGCTAATTTTGATGTGGTAAAAAGAACTACGCTTAATTATACGGATATTGTAAATAATTCAAATAAATTTTATAATTTAGAAATTCAAGTTGCACCGAGTGGGGAATCTAGAATTTATACTAATTATGGTAGGGTTGGTGGCACGATCGCTAGAGAATATCGTATCTGTAAAAATCAAATTCATGCGGAATCCGAATCCGATAAAATTATTAAGTCCAAAGTAAAAAAAGGGTACGTAGAGGTTAAGTTAGTTAAAGCGGAGATTGGATCAGAGGTTGGAAAAGCAAAAATCGAGTCTTCAAAAATATCTCTAACTGATTTAGAAAAAGCTGGTATTAAAATACAAACTGATCAGAAGGATGAATCTATATTGCACCCAGAAGTTCAAAATTTAGTGAGAACTTGGTTCGGTGTAACTGCTGAATTCGTAGAATTAAACTTAGATACCAAAAAGTGTCCTTTGGGTCAGTTATCTATTGATCAGATTACAAAAGGTAAAAATATCTTAGAAGAGGCTCGCCAAATCGTACATTCTAAAAAACCAGATCAAATAGAGTTAAATAAATTAACAAATTTATATTATTCCAATATTCCGCACAATTTTGGATATACTAGGATTAATGCAGATGCTTTACGATTAGATGCCGATGATAAATTAGATAAAGCATTTGATATTTTGGACATTTTTAATGATGCTAAAAATGTCCAAAATGTTATGTCAAGGAAAAATTCTGTAGATTCTCAATACGTCACTCTTAATACTGATGTGGAGTGGCTCGATCCTAAATCTCCTACATGGCAATGGCTTGATGTGATGTTGCATAATACAAGAGCTAGTAACCATTCTTTCCTTGGTAAATTAAAAACTCATAAAATTTTTAAAATCAATCGAAAAGGTGAAGAAGAAAGATTCCTTAAGGTAGCAGAGAAAATTGCTAAAGAATGTGGTAAGCACAACCCTTCTGATGTGTATGCTAAATTAGTTCGTGAGAGACCAGATGTGTCCAAAGAGCTGCAAGACCTATATAAAAATGCTAATGTATGTCCTGGATGGCACGGTACGCGTCGAGCCAATATGATTGGTATCACAACCAAAGGACTATTAATTAGACCATCTGGTGTTACCCATGCTGGTTCCATGTACGGTGATGGCATCTATTGGGCAACAAATAGCACTAAATCAATCAATTACTGTGATGTCAAAGGTTCTTATTGGGCGCAAGGTAACAATAGAACTGCTTATTTATTTTTAGGTGATGTAGCATTTGGAAAACAAAAAATAGCTAGTGGTTCGCATTTTTATACCAATAAAAATATAGAACCTCATCATTCAGTTTTTGCTAAAGCTGGTAGTGCAGTTTATAATGATGAATTAATTACATATCATCCAACTGGTCCAAATCAACAACATTGGTTACGCTACATAGTAGAATTTGAAACACAAGTGAAATAATTTGGTGAATCCATGGAAAAAAAATATTGTTGGAAAATTAGTTAAAGTACATGTTGTTAAATATAAAAGTACGGATGAAGTTGCAGGTGTATTCCCCACAAGACAGCAAGCAAATTTTTATTTGAAAGATAATGCAGTTGATAAAGATTTAGAAATTCAATACTATGATGCTTTTCAATATGATGGCGATCCAAGGGTTTCACTTTTCGATCCAAAAGCCGTTCATTTTGTTTATCAATTACAAACAGAATATCATTCAGAAGAAATACATAGAGAATGGGAAATAAGAAAGATAGCCTTAAATAAATTAACTTCTGAAGAAAGAAGAATTTTAGGTGTATGAAACGATGAGAAAACCTATATATCGAGAAGCTTTACAGTATTTAAAAGAATCGGGCAGTCATTTTGCGAACGGTCCCGATAATGATATGGCTATAGAATTTGTAGAAACTTTGTATGATTTAGGTGCAAAACAAATAAATGTAGCATTATACGAAGATTTTTATGAAAATGAAGAAATATTTGATGCTGAATTGTTTTTATTTCTACCACCTACTATTTCTATTGAGGTCATGATGGAAATTGTATGTATGAGACCAGATGAAATATCTCAAGAAGAAGACGGATCAATTAGATTATGGTGGGACTAATAAAATGATTAAAATGGATCTTACTGAAGAAGAAAGAGAATTAATTCTCGCAAAAAGAGAAAAAGAAGGTTATTATAAACCAAAAAAGGTAGGTTTTTTAAAAGAAGATTTATGGTATCTTCACAAATCTTCTTCTGAATGGGCATTATTGATGAGATCATTTCTTTATTCAACCTCAGAAAAAGAAATGTTGATACAAGATATGAATAAATGTTTTGAATTTATGTTGCCTGCTGGCACTAAATTTTATTGTTATGTAGATAAAAATATTGAACATTGGCAGGGACCAGGACCAGATGATGTATTTGAGTCAATGACTACCAGTTGGGCTGAAAAATATCTAATAGATATAAAATCATATGATGAATGATTCAGATATTTTTAGATTATGCTAAATAAAAAAATTTACAATATAATTGATATTAGGATTTTATGAGTTTAGGAATTTGTTGTCAATATAAAGAATTAAGCGAAAAAGGTATTGTAAATTTATGTGATGAGAAACACTTACTTTTTGGACAATTTCAAAACGGTAAATATTCAAACATTAGAATTGAACAAACGTGGGAACATAATAGCATTAGTTTGTTAAATATTATAAAAAGAATTCATAATGAAAAAGTGAAAGTATTTAGAATTTCATGTGGTATTTTCCCACTGTATGATTGTGTCTCTCATTTACTTTACAATTCTCAATCCATAAAAGATGTATTAAAAGATATAGGTAGTTTTATAAAAACTTCTGGGATAAGACTGACTACTCATCCAGATCAGTTTGTAGTACTTTCTTCAAATAGACCAGAGGTAATAGCTAAGTCTAAAAATATATTGCAACATTATGGTTGGGTATTTGACCAGATAGGTTTAAATCAAAATCCTTTTAATCCTATTAATATTCATGGAGGTGTTAGGAACAATCATAACATTTTAATAGATTCTATTAAAACTTTACCAATAGAGGTAAAAAGTCGTTTGACATTAGAAAATGATGAGAGTTCTTACAATGTTTTAGATTTATATAAAATATATGAAGAAACTGGCGTTCCAATTTGTTGGGATTCCCATCATCATAGTTTTAATAACGCCTCACTATCTAATGAAGAGGCTTTAGATATAAGTAAAAATACATGGGACATAGTTAAACCAATAACACATTTATCTAATACAGACCCGTCCTTGCAAAAAGGTTCTTTTATAGAAAGGAGAAAACATTGTGATTATGTACACTATATTCCAGAGTGTCAGAGATTAGCTAACAATACTGATGAAATAGATATAGAAATGGAATTCAAAATGTCTAACCTAGCGGTGTTCAAAGCCATGCGCGACTTTGATTTAAAATTGTGAAATATATCATTAAATTTTCCTTCATGAAAGGATGCTGAAATGATAGAAGTAATTAGTGGGAATATTTTAGAATGCAAAGAAAGATATATTGCACATCAATGTAACTGTTTAACACAACATTCTGCCGGAACTGCTAAAAATATTTTTGATAAGTATCCTCATGCTAATACTTATAAATCAAGAAGCGAACCAAGTAAATTGTCCTCAATAGAGATATTAGGAGATGGTATTGATAACAGATTTATAATTAATATGTATGCCCAATATTATCCTGGCAAACCCAAATATCCAGAATCTAAATTAGATGGCACAATTGCGAGACAAAAATATTTTTATCAATGTTTATTACAGATATCTAAAATTCCTAATTTGGAAAGTATTGCGTTTCCTTATAAAATTGGTTGTAATTTAGGCGGTGGAGATTGGAATTATTATTATGGTGTATTAAATAATTTTGCTATTTTTGTTTATAATAAACATAATACAAAAGTTTTTTTATATAAAACTTTTTGATTTTTATATGAGATGTCGAGAAATAAACCCCAAAACATTGGCATCCTGCACATATTCGTCTTTGTGCAATAAGCGTGATGCTCGTCAACATATTGGAACAGATGGTTTGAGCTGGCGCACAGTTGGCATGGTTCCACATTGCACTTGTAATGGTCATGGATATAGTTCATTCGGAACAGGGCAACGTGTTGTGTGTCAATGTCATAGCGCCACAAAGTCCCATCAACCAAGTGCAGTAAAATAGTTAAAAATGAAAGTCAATCTATGCGTAAACCCTTAGAAATATTTTTTGATGAGGAAGGTAACCTATTAAATAGAGTTTATAATCCTATTTATCATAATAGTGGCTACCAGTATAAAAAAGAAGATAATTCTGTATTTTTTGATAAGTTAGAATATGTTGATTATATGTCTGCTGGTAAAGGCGGAGATTCTAAAATAATATTTAAATCTCTCAATTCTGGAAGAACATATTATATGTTTATTTCGGATTTTCATGATGTATTGGTCAATAAATTATTTGTTAATAATGTAATAGACAATAGATTCACTTTTTGTAAGAGGGGATCTTCACAAGGTATTAAAGTAATTAAGGAGAAAAATAATGAAGCAATTAGATGAGTTAGTATTGGAAACAATTCAAAATTTTGTAGAAAATGGTATGTTATTCACGGCTTTAGATGTGAGTAATTGTGTAAAGAACGCTTTACCTTTTGCCCGACATCGCGAAGTAAGAGATCTAGTACGTTCTTTTTTTCAAACAGAAATAGAACCTGCTGGCTATGCACGTACCCCAATTAATGTAATTTTAAGTGATGGATCTTCAGCTAATGCAATACTTTATCATCCACTAGCTGACTCATGGGATTTGGATGTCAAATATGACACGCAAAAAAGAACTCAATCTTCCGCTATCCCCACTAAGAATGGTGTGACTACTGTGATTACAACTCCAACACCGCCAGTTTCAACCCCACCTTCAAATAGAGATGTCTGGAATAATCTATTTCAATCACAAACATCCTTATTTCCAAACAGATAAATTATTATGTTTTTGTTTTATCCGAGCTGCTAGCCGTTGGCGGGATGTAATCTTCTTTTTCGTTTTGTAATCTATCTTCGATAGATGTCTCTGTTGGGGTGCTAGTTAATAAAAAGTTATGTGCAGAATTAATTAAGGCTATTAGTTTAGTTAAACTTTCCACACGAGCCTGGGTAAAACCTTTTCTAGGAATAAAATCTACCTCATTTTCTTTTAAAAATTGCTGTATATTATTATTCAAAGAAGTAATAGTAGATCGGAAAGATTTAGAAAAAACATAATTAACTATACGTTGCAAACTTTCATATGGATATTGATCATCAAATCTCTTAAAATAATCTAATAAATTATGGTAAAGAGTACTAAACTCTTTGAGTATGTAAGAATCAATTCCCTTAATTCTAATAGACATATATTCGCCGCTCATTTCATTTAACAAAGCTCGAAAATCTCTCTTAAATTGTTCAAAATACATATTTAATTTTTCTGCTTTCATTATTTGTTCATGATTAAACATAACAGTTTTTTTGGCAAACTTGTGTGCTAGTTCTACTATTTTTTTGTGTGACATATTTATACCTCTTAAAACCTACAAGTTTAATATGAAAATATTGAATACAATACAAGAATTATTATATTGTCCTTTATGCCAAAATTGTGGTGAAATATATGAAATTTCATCTGCCACTAAAAATTTTTTTATTAAATCATGGTATCAAAACAATAATAATTTAAAGATTTGCCTTGCGTATCGTTATTCAGATAACATACAAAATGATATAGAATTAGAAGTTTATATAAACGGCAAAGATAATACATTAAAATTTGATGAAACAAAAATTCAATCTTGTCAGGCATTTTTGGATGATGTTATATTAGATTGCTGCGTGTATTGCAAGAAATGTGATAATAATTATATTAATTGTACTATTACCATTAATAGTAAAAATAAAGAAATTATTTATCATTTATATAAAAGAAGAATATGTTTATTTGCAGAAGATAATGTTGAATATAGGATATCTTTACTATATTACCTAAAATCTATATTGATTTTAAGAAATGATGTTTTATCTGGACCGTTGAATAATAAAATCATTCAGCTTCCATTAATTGAATTGGATTTTTCTCGACCACGAATTGTAATTAATAAAATTAAAATATTATTATTATTTAGTTAATACAGGAATATATGGCAACGTTTTTCGAAGCACACCAAGTAAGAATGTTACTTAAAATGAAACTTTCTAGTTACTCTTGGTATAATTGGAGCGCAGTAGTTACTGAATATGATGGTTATTCTGTTTTGATAAATGTAAAAAAAATCAATAATGCTGTTAAAAAAATTATTGCACCTGTTGTTAATGGTGTAAGTATAAAACTGGAAATAGAATGAAATTCCCAATTTATGAATAATCTGTCTCAGAAGAATTATTAAATTGGATTAATAAATTAAGAGGTGATTTTTGAAAGTTGTAGCTATAAGTGATACTCATGAAAAACAAGACGAAATAACAATACCCGAATGTGATATTTTGATCCATAGTGGCGATATTACAAATAAAGGTTCGTTAACTGGTTTATATAAATTTTGTGCTTGGTTTAAAGAACAACCGGCTAAGCACAAAATTATTATTTATGGCAATCATGAATTAGGGTTTTCTTTTGGACCTAAGAGAGAAGAAGCGTTAAATACTCCAAAACAATTTGGTATTATATATCTTGAAAATAGTCAAGTTGTAATTGATGGATTAAAAATATATGGTTCACCCATTACCCCTTTTTTCTACAACTGGGAATGGAATGTTCATCGAGGTAAAGAAATAGCCAAGAAATGGGCACTAGTTCCTGATGATACTAATGTGTTAATTACTCATGGACCTCCATATGGGATTTTAGATCTTATAGATACTAATCATTATACTACAAGTGAGTCTAAATCATCACTTATCTTAGAGAGAGATTCTCATCAAGGCTGTGAAGAATTAAGGAAAAAAGTTGATCAATTAACTGATTTAAAACTTCATGTGTTTGGGCATTTACATTACCAGGGTGGTCAGCAATTAACATTAAATAATAAAATATTTGTCAACGCTGCAATTTGTAATGATAAGCACCAAGCAATACGTACACCTCAAGTGATTGAGATATAAATGACATGGGAGTGGTTGCATACACTGAGTGTATAGGATGTAGTCGTGCCGGACGAGCTTACACAGATACTAATTTTATATATGAATGTGATAATTGTAAAATATATCATATAAATAATAAGCTTAAGAAATCTATGCAACAGGTGTGGTGGATAAGATTTTTATACTGGCTTATTGATAAAAAACCAGTTACTTATAACAAGAATAACTGTGAAATACTTTTCAAAGAATTAAATGAAAATAATGCCGAATAAACAGGAGAATCACTGATGAACGTTAAACCTAAAGAGATTTTTGTTAATTTGCCAATTGCATTAACATTTAAAGATGATCACGAAATACCTACCTTTGCTGCTACTATTAATACTATTATTCATGGTAAAGTAAAAGTAAAATGTGAGACGGTTGGATCTATTAATGGACAATATGTAGGATTATTTTATCTTCAAAGAAATCATGAATATCAAGCAATAAGAGAGTCATTTCTTAATTTAATCGAATCTGAAGAAATAAAGTCTCCAACATGTCCACATCCTAATCCAATGACATTAGAGCAGATAGGAGACAATGACTTATTTTACTATCTTGAAACAGTAGGTAAAACTGATGAATGAGAATATAATATATACAATTTTATATTTTTGCTTGTGCTTGTGCTTTTTATTGTTTTTATTGTTTTACTTGCATTTTAAGGTTAAATCTAAATTGACTAGGTTACAAACATGTTTGAGTTTAATATTTCATGATTGGGATGCCACATTGGCTATGTGGCATCAGATAAATAAACAACAAGCGCTCTCTCAAGAGAAAGATGTTTCATCTTTATTTGAAGAAGTTTTGCGTAACATTTGTCTAAAAGACCGCAATGCAAGGTTGGAAGAAGTTAATAATATTTTATGAAATGCAGATTTTGTAATTCTGAAATGAAAACTACCTATTTTCATAGCGAGATAAATTCATGTAATAATCATAAAACAATAAAAGTCCGTTTTAAAACTAACAAGTATGGGGACAGGTGGATTGTTTCAAATAATAATTATAGGTTAGTTTATTGGAGTGATCGCACACTTCTACAAAAATATAATCCTAATGCAGATTCGCCTTTGAATACTTATGAATTAGTTAAGAAATTTGATTTTGAACCAAATTTTTCTCCAGAAGAATTTAACGAAAAACTTAAAACAATTTTGGTATTTTTATAAATAATTATGATTATTGCTTTCACATTAGGGTCAACTAAAAATTATAACGAATCTTTACTGGCAGATCGAGAAACCAAGAAATGCGGAAAATCCGAGGATTATGATGGTGGTTGGGTTTGGAAATCTGAGAAAGAAGCTATAGAATTTTTACATTCTAGCGATTTTCTTAAGGTTGATTGGGGAGATGGTAAAAGTCGCAACCCAAATAATTTTAGTGTATATGGCGTAATTATTAATAATTGGGAAAAAGATACTTATTGTAGCGACAAAGATAATCAATTTCACTTATTGATTGATGCTAAAATAATAACATTACAAGATAGAAATTCAATATGATTGTAGCATTTACTGGGCACAGACCTGATAAATTAGGGGGATATGATTTGCCCAATCCAATTTATATTAAAGTATGTCAAAATATTGCAGAACATCTTAAACTACTAAAGCCAGATAAAACTATCTCTGGTATGGCATTAGGAGTAGATCAGTGGGCAGCATATATATCTTACAAACTAAGAATTCCTTTTATCGCTGCCATTCCTTTTGAAGGTCAGCAAACTAGATGGCCAAGAAAATCACAAAATACCTATATTAAACTTCTTAATTTAGCTTCTGAAGTTGTAGTGGTGAGTCCTGGCGGATATTCTCCTGATAAAATGCAAATTCGAAATAAATGGATGGTAGATAATTGTGATAAATTAATTGCAGTTTGGGATGGTTCTGCGGGTGGTACAGGTAATTGTGTAAAATATGCTCAATCTAAAAAGAATACAAATGATATTTTATATATTAATCCTAGCTTGACAATTTGCCATGAGAATGTATAGTGTATATACAGGAATTTAAAATGACAAAATTAATAACAATATTATTAGTATTAAGCATCATGGGATGTCAATCTAGCAGACGTACCGAACAAAAAATGGAGATTATTGTCAAACTTGTATTAGTAGAAAATGAATGCGTAATTCCCATGAAATGCGCATTAGAAGAATGATCTTTGCACAGATCCTATTAATAATAGTATATGATCTGTGAATGGGCGTGTGGCGGAATGGCAGACGCACCGGCTTCAAACTCCGGCACCTAACTAAGTATGTGGGTTCAAATCCCTCCATGCCCACCATTTTATTATATTGGGTATTATGAATTTGCAAAAAAATTTGATTATTAGAGTTAAAAATTTTAATAGCATATGTAATGATGTTATTTTGATGAAGAGTTTAAGAAAATTAACTCTTCATCATTTTTCTGGAATGAACTATGAATTAAATAATTTTGAAAAACTTGCTAAAATTCGAAATGTAAAAGCACAAGTCTTAATGGCTTATTTAAATGACGAATTAGTCGGTTGGTCTCTTTTGTCCAAAGAGCCTAGTAATTTTTTATTTGGAAAATCTTTGAAGACTTATGATCCATCCTATGGTATGTTATTTCAAATCTATATTGCGCCACTACACCGACGAAAAGGTATTGGATCGGAGTTACTAAAGGTCGCGCGACGTAAAGCTAGTCCATATAGATTATGTTTTTGTCCTTGGAATAACGCAAGTACTAAGTTTTATAGCAATTTTAATTATCATTGGAATATAAGTTTATGATTAAGTTTTATTCAATACATGGTACATATGCGGGATTTTCTAATTTTTCTCATCACCCAATAACTTTAAAAAATAAGATTTGGAAAACCTCTGAACATTATTTTCAGGCGCAAAAATTTGCGGGAACTTTTTTAGAGTCAGCTGTAAGAAGATGTAAAGGAGCTAGTGATGCTGCTCGTATGGGTAGAGATAGAAATAATCCTTTGCGACGTGATTGGGAAAATGTAAAAGATAATGTAATGAGGAAAATAGTATTAGCTAAATTTTCTCAACATGAAGATTTGAAAAAATTATTGCTTTCTACTGGTAACGAACAATTGGTAGAGCATACAGAAAAAGACAAATATTGGGCAGACGGAGGAAATGGAAGCGGTAAAAATATGTTAGGAATTATTTTAATGGAAGTAAGAAGAGCCTTAAATTCTCCAGCAGAAATGCAAAAATATATAGATAAATTTAATCTGGAATCAGAATTATATTAATATCTTGATATAAGACTATAAATAATAGTCTTATATACCAATGTGGCGTAAACGGCTAGCCGCGGCAGTCTTAGAAGCTGTTGGGAGAAATCCCGTGTAGGTTCGAATCCTATCATTGGTACCAAAGAATCATGAAAGATTTATTAGAATCATTAATTCAAAAATCTGTTAGAGATATTCAAATTCAAGAAGATAGAAGAATTACTCGATTGCTTAATAAGACAATAGGTAATGTAAAAATGGAAGTAAGTATACATCAATGGTCTTTAGGTTATGTGCTTATTGGATCTGAACATAATGATTTATTTGCGGTAGAACTAGGTAATGATATTAATGAATGTTATAGAAATTTTTATAATAGATGGTCCAAATTACCAGGTCCCTATGAAATAGAAGAGCGTAAAAATTTTCAAATAGTTGATAAGGTGATTTCATCCATGGAATCTGGAGTTATGAATGCATCTTTAAAAATAAATTATAAAAGTCATCCTTTTAGTACACCTATTAGATATTTGGTCTGGGAAACTTTATTAAACACTGCACCTGGTGAAACTATTTCTTATAAAGAAATTGCTAATAAAATTGGAAATCCTAAGGCTGTTCGCGCTATAGGTTCAGCATGTCGAGCCAATCCATTTGCTATTATTATTCCCTGTCATAGAGTAATAAAGAGTGATGGAACATCTGGTGAATATCGTTGGGGTATAGATCTTAAAAGAAAATTGTTAGATAAGGAAAAGTCAATCTAAAATATGTTAAATAAACAATTAATAGCAGAAGGCGGTATTGTTGAGTTTGATCCGTCTTTTTTAGTTTTAGATGAAGCAAATGCTCTTCTTTTTTATTTAAAAAATAATGTGAATTGGGAACAAAAATACTACTACAATTATAGAAATAAAAGTAATTATCCGCAACCTAGATTAACTGCTTGGTACGCAGACAGTCCTGATATGCAGTATAGTTATTCTGGTGTTACACAAAAGGTTCAACCATGGGATAATGAATTATTGAATTTAAAAAATAAAATTCAATTAATAACTAAATCGGACTATAATAGCGTCTTGTTAAATTTTTATCGCAATGGTAATGATTCGGTAGGTTTACATGCCGATGATGAAAAGGAATTAGGAAATAACGCTAACATTGCATCTGTCTCATTAGGAGCAACACGAAAATTTCAGTTAGTTCAGTATAAAGGTAGTTTACCATATGGCAATTACGAATATGTTTGTGTCATGGTTCATTACTAGTGATGAGTGGTACTACACAACATTATTGGAAACATTCAGTTCTTAAAGAGCCATCTGTAATAAACGGTAGAATAAACTTAACTTTCAGAAGATTCTTAAAATAAATTGTTAGAGGAGAGTCTGGATATAATACTAATAAAAATAAATAATATAATAAAGTTGAGCCAACATGGTGGAATGGCATACACACAGGTCTAAGAAGCCTGCACCGTAAGGTTTGAGGGTTCAAATCCCTCTGTTGGCACCAGAGAGGTATAATGCTAAAATCAATAGAAAAATTTACATAAAATTTGTTATGGTTCCATCGTCTACTGGCTAGGACATTTGGTTCTCAACCAAAGAAAGACGGATCGTAACCGTCTGGAATCACCATATGAAACTAAAGATTATATCTGATGGTACTAATGAAGGAACAAAATTAATTGATGAGGATACAGGAGAAATGTTTCACGGTATCAGTAAATTAAATTGGCAAGCAAATACAGATGATACTTTAACAAAAGTTAATGTAGAATTTTTCAATGTTCCAGTAGAAATAGTTACTCAAGCTAAAATCGAGTTGATGGATTATACAGAGGATTACACAGACTTACAATTGTCGAAAAATTTTGATAAAAATATTAAAATAACCTCTAAGAGTCATGACGGGAAAGCCATACCTACAACTTCTGTAAAAGTTTACGATATGGATACTAATGAAATTATTGGGGCTGTTCAAAGTATTAAATGGGAAGCTACTCCTAAAAAATGTGAGGCAGAAATTGTTAAAATAAAAATTGATAATAGAAACTAGTAAATTTGTTAATGTATTAATGCGCCTATAGTCTAGCGGATAAGGCACTCGACTACGAATCGAGGGATGAAAATCATGGTGGGTTCGACTCCTACTGGGCGTGCTAAAAAAACTTATATGAATTCATATAAGTTTTTTTTTATTTGGAACAAAATTATGAGTCAACAAGAAAATATAAATAAATTACTCGAGATGCTAAAAGCTAGGCTTAATTCGAAAGGAAAAGCTAAATCAACTGATTCTTTCGGAAATGTAGTATATGTAGATTGTGATATTTTTTCTGATGATATTTTAGAATGCTTTCTTGACTTATCATTATCAGAATTTAATATGATTCCTATATTTTCATCTTTCAATTTTGAAAACGATAGTTTCGTAAAAACTTTTTCTGCAATTTTGGTGAAAGGTGCCACCTTGTATGCCTTAGCTTCTAAAGCTTTAATAGAAAGAGGCAGAGAATTCTGCTTCACTGATAAAGGTGTGGACTTTAACCAGCCCTCAATATCTGAGCTAATGCAGAGTCAATTTGCTGCTGAACTTACTGATCATTTTGAAAAACTGAAATTAATCAAATTATCAATTGGAGATTTTAAGTCAGCACAAGAACTAAAAAATATTGCTATATGTTGGGATCAATGAGTGTCGCATTCGATAAAAATAAAAAACCTCGTGTCGTTCATTGTAAAAAAGAAAGTTTCGATGTCTATATTGGTCGACCCTCTCGCTTCGGAAATCCTTTCTCCCATCTACCCAACACTCTCGCACACTACAAAGTTTCTTCAAGGGAGCAGGCGATTGAGTATTATCGAAATTATATTATGAATACGCCGTGGTTGATAAAAGCTGCTAAGGAAGAACTAAAAGGTAAAATTCTTGGTTGTTGGTGCCGTCCCGATTTTCCATGTCATGGAGACATATTACTTGAAATAGCAAATTCGGAAATTGATTAAACGATCAATTAATTTTAATAAAATTATTATGAGGATAAATATAAATGCCCAAACCAAAATCCATAACTGAGGTGGATATTGATCGCTGGTTACAAAATATTAATAAAGATGATTATGTGTCTCCGTTATTGAAAATTTATCCATCTATGAAAGAAGTTTGTTTAGCTGGATTGTGGTTATGCGAAGAGTTAAAGAAACTTGGATGTCCAAATGTTTTAATTTGTCGAATACAATGGACTGCAGGAAAACTTTCAGTAGGTAAGGATGCTTGGGATGTACACCAAGATATTCTTGAAGATTACAAAAATAAAAAATTGGTTATTGAAGAAGATAAGAGCGAAATAGAAAATTAATTAGAAAGTATTGACCTTTTAATATTACTATTTATAATAAAGGCACTGTACTAAAGTATAAGGAATAATAATGGCTAACACTACAACACAACAAATGGCTGCTTCGGATTTTAATCTTGAAAGATTACACACTAAAGATTTAGCAGATCATGTTGCCGCATCTATTCATATTGGTGGCAACATTGCAATTTTCGGTCGTAGAGGTACTGGTAAGACAGAAATTTCTAAACAAGAAATTAAAAAAGCTGGCTTACATGAAGTTTATATAAATCTTTCTGTTTTAGAAAGAGTAGATATGGGGGGTTATCCAAATATCATGGCAGCAGCCGCTCATAAGAAGTTTGTGGATTTTTTGCTTCCTCAATTCTATCAACCTATGTTAGATGGAAAAAAGAATGTAGTTGCTTTACTTGATGAAGTAGATAAAGCTGATCCAAGTTTGTGGGCGCCTTTACTTGAGTTTACGCAATTCAGATCAGTTAACGGCAACCCTTTGCCTAATTTACAAGGTATCATTATGACTGGTAACTTGATCTCTGAAGGTGGCGCTAGACCTAGTTTACCTCTTTTGGATAGAGCTGAAAAATACCTAGTGGAAGCGGACGCAGCTTCTTGGCTAGAATGGGCAGGTAAATCTGGACACATTCATCCATCTATTACTGCATATATTACAGACCATCCAAAGGATTTATTTGGAGCAATTGATCCTGAAGATAGATACGCTGATCCGTCTCCACGTGGATGGCATAGAGCTTCAGAAATTCTGCATAAAGGAGAGCAAAAAAGCTGGTCTCCGTCTCTTCTTAATAAAAAGGTTTGTGGTTGTGTGGGTAAAGATGCTGGTATTAAATATAGTAACTACTATGAACATTATCAGCAATTGTTACCGATGGTAGAAGATATTTATCAAGGCAAAGATGTTTCACATAGATACAATGTCTTAGAGCCAACTAAGAAATTGGTAGCATGTATGATTACTTGTGCAAGGTTAGCTACCCAGCTAGATCAGTCCAAAGATAACATTGCGCCTGATTCGGCAAAAAATGTTGGAAAATTTTTGCAAAAAGTATCATATGAAAATGTTTTAGTGGCTGTAAGAAGTCAAATCCAAATTGACAGATTAGTTAAGTTTAGTTTAGATGAACATCCTGATTGGGAACAAGTTTTAAGCAAAATCAATAAACAAGTAGATGAAGGTTAAGCTTATTCTCCTACAGATATATAAAGGTTATTGGAGATCATAGCATGAAATTTACCAAGATAATTGGAAAAATTAACGACAAATTAGTAACCCATGCAGAGGATAAACTTTCTCAAGTATTCCTAGAATTGGGTACTAGATATAACAATGAGCATATAGGAACGGGTATGGGGGGAGATCCATTAATTTTTGGATTAATGTATCCAGTAGAACATGTGTGTACACTTAATATCCCTACTGCTGCTACAGATGGTAAAAGATATTACTGGAATCCAAAATTCATAATCAAGCAATCTAGGATTGGATTACGTATTATTTGCGGACATGAAGCCTGGCACGCATTATATATGCATCCACAACGTAGGGGGTCTAGACTTCCCAAATTATGGAATATTGCAGTTGATTATATTGTTAATGGTACTGTAATGGAGGATTTTAGGGCTAGAAAGATGAACCCTTCAGAAATGTTTACTAAACATTTAGGAAAGTTCATGACATTAAAACAATATGCGGAAATGCTTAAAGATCCATTTACTACAATGAAAGGATTTGAAGATTTAAATCCTACCGAACAAAATACTTCTGAACCAGAAGTGAAATTACCGGGACCATGTGAAGATCGCGAATTAACTCCTGAAGAACAGAAAGCATTAGAGAATAAGGAAAAACTATCTAAATTTTATTATGCTGATCCTGATCTTGAAGAAGAGATGAAAAGTCCAGAAAAAATTTACGATTTTCTTTATAATCTTTTGCCTAAATGCCCGAAATGTGGTAGTATTGGTATCTATAAATTACCTAATAAAGATAAACCAAAAGATGGTTCATCTAAAGAAAAAGATAAATCTGAAAAACATCAACATAATAATGATGGTTCACCTTGTGATTGTCCCAATCCTGAAAATGATTCGGGAGATCAAGGATGTTGTGGAGGTGGTGTTGATATTTTTGGTTTAGGTGGTACTGTAGACGATCATATGGATACCGAAGAGAGCCAAGAGAAATTAGCCAAGAGAATTTCTGATGCTATGGAAGCTGCCAAAAAAATGGCTGGATATGTGCCTGCGGCTTTAGAAGATGAACTTGGTAAATTGACTGCTCCTAAAGTGACTTGGCAGGATATTATCAGAACTCGTTTATTAAAAGCAAGAGCTGGTAATGGAAGAAATGACTGGACTAAATTTAAAAGCCGACCAATGTTTAGCGGTGTATTAGTTCCTAAAAGAAGAAATTATTTTGCTCATTTTGGTTGTTTATTAGATACTAGTGGTTCTATGAGTAAAGATGATATGGCATTTGGGTTATCGCAACTATGCGCATTGGATGAGCGTTCAGAAGGAACAATCGTGCCAGCAGATGCCACGGTTTATTTTGATAAAGCCACTAAAATTAAAAAAGCTAATGCAGAAGAATTAAGTAAGGTAAAAGTAGTTGGAAGGGGTGGTACGTGTTTTTCATCCTTCTTTGATGATTATGAAAAAAATATAGGACATTGCGATTTTTTAATTATGATTACAGATGGTTATCTTCTCGATCAAGATATTGCAAATATGAAGAATCCAGGAATAGATGTAATATGGTTAGTAACAGCAGCATCTTCTTTTAAAGCTCCTTTTGGAAGAGTTTTTGATCTTAGAGGTTAAATATAATGATTGCCTACCAATATTTGTATGTTTAGTTGCTTATACTTATTGGTAGGTAATTATATTTATTACACAACAAAAAAATATCTAATAAAATAATTAGATACACAAAATGTGAAGAGATATTTTAAAATCTTTGTATTTAATAGAAATACCAAGAAACGAGAATATCTATTAAAAATGTATAAAATATAGAGGAATAATGATTTCATTTGAGTTCGAAACTAATAGTGAGGAAATAAATAATCAATTAATCTATAGTATTGGACCAATATCCAAGTTAGTTGATAAATTTGGTCAATTATTTGAAACCACAGTAAAAAATAAGATTGATACAATCGATCCACTTTCAAAAATAGAAATGATTTTTTTAGATAAAAATTATTTAATTATGACTACTGCGACTGTTTTAGCAAAAGAATTGATAATTAATCATCGTTGGGAAGTAATTGATAGGGCAATAGCACTTGCATGTAAAAATTATAATTTAAATAAATATGACATTAAAAATGTAAAAATTATTATTCCACAATTAGGTGATTCGTGAAAATTAACGAGATTCGTCCTAATATTGAGAGTTCTGATGAATTAGATGAACAATTTTTCTCAATCCAAGATCAGGGAATGATTTTTGATATTTTGAGAAATAAAATGTATTCTAATCCCATATTAGCAATTTGTAGGGAAATAACTTGTAATGCTAGAGATGCTCATCGTGAAAACAAAATTAGCGATACACCTATTCATATTTATCTTCCTAACAATGTGGAACCTTTCTATAAAGTTAAGGATTTTGGACCTGGTATTAGTCCAGACAGGATGTCTAATATATTTATTAAATATACTGCAAGTACAAAACGTGATGATGATATACAGACAGGCGGATTTGGGTTAGGTGCTAAAACTCCCTTTTCTTATAGTGATACATTTACTGTCATTACTATATTTAATGGTATTAAATATAATTATGTTTGTTTTATTGATGAGACGAAAGTAGGTAAACTAGCTCTTCTATCGGAAGAAAAAACTGACCAATGTAATGGGACAGAAATTGTGATCCCAGTTAAACAAACAGACTTTAGATTATTTAGCGAATATACAGAACAAAGTACTCGTCATTGGAGTATTAAGCCGATTATAAAAGGTAACACTTTAAAATGGCAAGAGATTTGTAAAGTTATTGATGGCGATGATTGGTGTGTAGCAGTAGCCAATAACTGGCATCGTGGTATTAAATTAATAATAGATAGTATTGAATATCCTTTAGAATTAGAGGCATTAAAGAAATATGCTGATATTAAATTAATTGATTCAATTAAAGGTAATTTATATTTATATTTCAATATTGGTGAACTGAGTCTTTCAGCCAGCCGTGAACAAGTTTATTTGGATAAAATAACACAGGAAAAGATAAAACTTAAACTGACAAAAGTATCTAACGATATCAAACAAAAAATTGATACTAAGATAAATTCATTACCAAATTTATGGTTAGCCAATATTTATTACAATAAAGAATTGTTACAGTCTTTTAATTCTTTAAACTTTCTAGGTGATTTAAGATGGCAGGGTATATTATTAACTAGTCGATATATTACAGTAAATTGCCCAATTTTTAGGTTTAATAAAGGTAAATTCTCTAGACTTAATGGTAATGATCCGAACAAATTAACAAGATCATTGGCTCATTCTTTATCTTTTGAAGAAAATTCAATGTTATTTGTTAACGACTTACCATTAAAAGAACCTACCATACGTCATGTGAAAAAAGCATTTGATGACAATCCTGCTCTAACATCTGTTCAAGTAGTATGTCCAACACCAACTGTTAGCCTTTCTGAGTTAAATAAAACTTTTCATATAAATCATATGATGCCTGAAGTTTTATCTTCTATTACAAAAACATCTGCTAGAAAATATACATCTTCTACTTCGCGACTAATTGTATTTAAACTTGATATAAGTTCTGGCTTTTTTCATCAAGTTAGTTATGCATCTATTTCAAATGATAATAAAAAGAAAATTTTATGTTTGTTAACAAAAGATACATCTCATCCTCTTGGGCGACAGGTATTACTAAATAATAAGAAAACTCTTTCATCATCATCTCTAAAAGCGCTCTCTAACAAATTTGATTCATATTCTTTCTATGGCATTGATGAATCTACTTCTTTTGATAGAGTAGAAGAGGATTTCGTGGATTTCAAAGATGTAAATGAGTTCATTGAAACAAATATTATATCGAATAATTCAATTAATTATCTTGAAATCAAATATGCTAATTCTTATACGTATCATTTAGACGATAAGTTATTACAGCACTATGATGCATTTAGTAAATTGATCGAGAATCACGATAGTATTTTTATGAGAAGATTAAATTTACATAATAAAATGAAAAATATGTGTAATAGTAATTTAGGATTATTAATGATTTATGAATCTATTCATGGGGAAATTTCAAAAAATGATTTACAAAAATTCATTGTGGATAATCCTAATTTAGATTTAAATAAAATAAATAATTTATACGAGAGAAAATATCCTCTCTTATGTCAATTAAATGCTTATAATTATGCACAAATTATAACTCCTATAGCGCAGTATGTAAATTTAATAGATAATACTTAAGGAAATCATGTTAAAGAAAGTAAATTGGTTAATTACAGATTATAATATTACAGTTAATTACGAAGGACAGACACATATAGTTAATAGGCAAGATACACTGGCAGATCGTTTAATAGATGCTATTAAAAATGGAAAATTTGATGATATTCCATACTTAGTGTCAACGTCTAAAAGAATAAAAGATTTTTCATGTGGTAAATTTCAGGTTCTGGATGGTGAGATTTTTATAGAAGATTTTCGTGCCCCATCAGCATTGGGTCATAAAATATTACAGTTTGCTAATGAAGGACTTCCTTATGAACCTTTAATTAAATTTACAAAAAATTTACAGAATAATCCTTCGTTTAGAGCTGTTAATGAATTATATCAATTTTTGGAAAAAAATGATCATCCTATTACAGAAAATGGATGTTTCATTGCTTATAAAAGAGTGAACAAAAATTTTAAAGATATTTATACAAGAACATTTGATAATTCAATTGGTAAAACTGTCAGTATGCCAAGAAATCAGGTGAACGAAGATCCAAATGTAACTTGCAGCTATGGCTTACATGTAGCAAATTGGGATTATGCGCACAATAGATATAGTCACGCTTCAGATGATATCATGTTAGAAGTAGAAGTTAACCCAGCCAATGTAGTGGCTGTACCTACAGATTATAATCAATCTAAAATAAGAGTTTCTGAATATAAAGTATTGGCTGTAGTTGATCAAGAGCATTCTTCAAATGTAGTTTTACGAATGGTCAATCATTCAAATACAAGTAATTTACCAGGTGATTTGGACACATGTGTTTGGTGTGAAGATGCTGAATGTTTTGGCGAATGCTTATGTGATGAATATCCTTGGGAGGATGAGTTAGTATGAATATAGCAATTCTGGGTGCGGCATGGGGCGACGAAGGTAAGGGTCATATTACTCATAATTTTTCTAAAAATTATGATTGGGTAGTACGATTTAATGGAGGCGCTAATGCTGGTCACACTATTTATCGAGATGATATCAAATATGTGCATAATTTACTACCATCATTTGATTGGCGATATTCACGACCTAAAGCATATCTGGGAAGTGGAATGGTAATTGATTTACAGCAATTAGTAATAGAAATATCTTTATTGTCTAAGTCCTCATCTCTATTTCCTCAAAGAGTATACGTTGATCATGATGCTTTTGTGGTGTTACCTGAATATAAAGAAGAAGACAAATTATCCAATTCTCATATTGGATCAACCAATAAAGGAATTGGTCCAGCTTATAAATCAAAGATTGGTAGAACTGGTGTAAGAATTATAGATATTATTAATTCAAGTACTTCCAGTAAATATGCTTCTCAATTTAAGGCTCTAAACGATCTACGTGATTTTGGTATCAATTTCGTCTCTCTTCTATCCATGAAATCACAATTAATAAATTCAGATATTTTATATGAAGGCGCTCAAGGTGTGATGTTAGATATTAACCATGGTATTTATCCTTATGTTAGCTGTAGTGAATCTACTGTGGCTGGAATTTATTCGGCTGGTTTTTATTTCGCCCCACCAAAAAAAGTATATGGTGTTGCTAAAACATACACTACTAAAGTAGGCGAAGGTCCATTTCCTACTGAAATATTTGGTGATGCTGCCGAAGACTTACGTAAGAGAGGTAATGAGTATGGTGCGGTAACTGGTAGACCAAGAAAAGTTGGTTGGATTGATTTGCCTGCTTTAAATTACGCATGCCAAAAAGGTGGTATCGATAGCTTAATATTAACTAAATTTGATATTTTAGATGGTATGGATCGAATTAATATGTGTATAGCCTACGACAAACCTCCCATGTCTCCTATTGATTTTTTTGGTACAAAACCACAATATATTTCAGTACCAGGATGGAAAAATACCAAGGACAAAAGTTATTTAGCTGAATTTATTAATATAGTTAAAAAATCTACAAATTGTCCGGTAGAATTTATTTCTTGTGGGACAAAGGAATCAGATATAATTAGATACTAATATGATCACTAATTTTTTCTTTATCATTAGATATGTAAATTTACTTCGCTAAAAATATTATAAGAGATTAAAAATTATGAGACACCATGTTCTCGATACTATTGTGAAAAATAGTCCGCATATGAAATGGATTTCAGATCGAACCGTATTATTGGTGCGTCATGGATCGCATGCATATGGCACTAATACTATTTCTAGCGATGAAGATTTTAAAGGTATCGCCATTCCTACTAAAGAATACTTTTTTGGAACTACAAAACACTTTGAACAAGCAGAGCTAAAAGCTCCAGACCCAGATGCTGTAATCTATGATATAAGAAAATTCTTCTCATTAGCCTCAGAGTGTAATCCAAATATCATTGAAGTGCTGCACACAGATGCTAGTGATCATTTTATTGTAGATCCTATAGGACAAGTAATTTTAGAACATAAGAATGATTTTTTGTCTAAAAAAATCAAATATACATTCTTGGGGTATTCGGTTGCTCAATTAAAAAGAATCAAAACCCATAGGAAATGGATTATATCACCACCAACTGTTATGCCTACTCGTGTTGCATTAGGATTACCAGAGCAGACTTTGATCCCACAAGATCAATTGATGGCGGCACAAGCCGAAATCCAAAAAGAATTGGACAGGTTTCAGTTTGATTTTTTGGATGATTTATCAGAATCGTCAAAGATAGAAATTCGTTCTATTATGGCAGAAATGCTGTCAGAATTAAAAATTACCACACAAGACCATTGGATGGCAGCAGCCAGAAAAATTGGATTGAGTGATAATTTTATACAAATTATGCAGAAAGAACGTGCTTATAGTTCTGCTAAAAAAGAATGGGATCAGTATCAAAATTGGAAGAAAACTCGCAATCCAGCCAGAGCTATTTTAGAAGAAAAATTCGGATACGATACTAAACATGCTTATCATTTAGTAAGATTAATTCGTATGTGCAGAGAAATTTTAACCACTGGAAAAGTTATCGTAAAAAGACCAGATTGGGAAGAGTTATTAGAAATACGCAATGGGGCTTGGACTTGTGATCAAGTAATAGAATTTGCTGAACAAGAAAAAAATTTACTTAATATATTATATATTCAATCTAATATTTTGCCTAAGTCTCCAGATAAAGATAAATTAGATCAATTGTGTATTCAATTGGTAGACAAGTCTTTATCAAAATATTCTTGGTATAATGTGAAAAAGTATATTAACCGCTTAAACAGTTAAGAAAGATAAACATATGTCAAAACCATTTGATTCTAAAGTATTAGTCATTGATGTAGAAAGTACATGCTGGGAACCACCTGAGTATCAACCACGAGATCAAATTTCAGAAATAATTGAAATTGGTATTGCAGTTGTAGATATTAAAACATTAGAAATATCAGATAATACTTCAATTTTAGTAAGACCTCAAAACTCTAAAATAAGCGACTTTTGTACCAAATTAACAACTCTTACTCAAGAACAAGTAGATCGGGGCGTTACTTTTCAAGAAGCTTGTTCAATATTAAGAAAAGATTATCATTCCGCTGATAGAACTTTTATTAGTTGGGGTGATTATGATAGGAAAATGTTTGAGAAGAATTGTAGAGACTACAATATTAAATATTTATTTGGTCCTAGACATCATAATTTAAAAAATGCATTTACTTTACTACATGGGCTGGATCGTGAATTAGGTATGGATGTAGCACTTAAATTTTTGAACTTTAAGTTGGAAGGAACACATCATCGAGGTATAGATGATGCTAAAAATATTGCTGCTATATTTATTAGTACGTTAAAACAATTTAGAAGTTAAAACGGTATGTGTTATTACGAAACTTCTAAGTATGGTTGTGAGGCTAGTTTTTATTTAAATAAAGGATTATATGGTTCATGGCGTTTATGTAAAAAGCAGACCTAAAGGTAAGTGGCACTTAGTAATACTTACTATGTCTCCAGAAGTAGCTTCAACCAATAAGAATGCAATTATGAGTCAGGCTAAGATAGAAGAAAATGATAAAATACAAGCATGTATCCAATCATTCGAGTCTTCTTTTTATATTCCAGAAGTACTATCTGAAGTAACAGAACAGAAACTAATGTATAATTAAAATTGCTTTTCCTGTAAATTTTATGTTATATAGTTTTATGTATATATTAAGGACCAGATGACAAACTCATTAAATTTACAGGAAATTGATCAAGAACAAGCACTTAATCTAAGCAAGTTTTTTATTAGGTCGCAACAAAACATTTTTCTTTTTGGTCGACGTGGAGTCGGAAAACAGTTATGTTTAGAAACAGAGATACCAACTCCCACAGGTTTTATTAAATTAAAAGATCTTAAAGAAGGAGATCAATTATTTGATGAAAAAGGTAATATATGTAATATAACAAAATTACATCCTATTAATTTATCTCCAGAAAGTTATAGAATAACATTTGATGATGGAACTATAGTGGACGCTTGTGCCGATCATTTATGGTTAACATGGGATAAGCGAGCCAGAAAAAATAAAAATTCTATACCGTATGTTAGAAGCACTAAAGAGATTCTTAATTCTTTAAGAATTAATAAAAACAAAAAGGCGAATCATTCCATACCTTGCTGTGAACCAATAAAATATTATTATTCTAGTTTACCAATAAATCCTTATGTGCTAGGGTGTTGGTTGGGTGATGGACAATCAAATACTGGCTCTATTGAATGTGCTGATTTGCAAATTTTAGAAGAAATTATAAAAGCTGGTTATTCAGTACATAAAACAAAACACAATCAAAGTAATAAGTCAAAGTCATTTAATTATAGAATAGGCGAGTTAATAAAAACAAAAAATTCAAAAATTGGTTTATTAAAAAAACAATTACAAGAATTGCATTTGTTAAAAAATAAACATATACCTGACAAATATATGACCGCCTCATATGAACAAAGATTATCTTTACTTCAAGGATTACTTGACACCAAGGGTTGTTGTTTAAAAAATGGTCGTATTGAATATTCATCATCTTTACCTAAATTAGCTTATCAAGTTAAAGATTTAATATCTAGTTTAGGTATTAAATGTTCATTCTATTGCAATGAAAGTTGGTTAAATGGCAAAAAATGCAAAAATAGATATACAATATCTTTTATCACAAAAAAACCAATATTTAAATTACAAAAAAAACTGATAAATCTCAAGAAAAGTAAATATCAAGATAAAAGAAATACGCATAGATATATCATAAATATTGAAAGTATTAATCCTATCCCTATGAGATGTATCACTGTTGATAGCTCATCTCGTTTATTTTTAATAACGAGAAGTTATATACCAACTCATAATACACATATCGCAATACAAGCTGCTCAAGAGTGTAATTATAAAGTAAATTATATTAACTTGAGTGTTATTGAAAGACCAGATTTGGCGGGATATCCTGATATTAATTCGCCCGGTGATGTAATAAATTTTAAATCACCTTTTTTTTTACCACAATTAAATAGTAATTCTGTTTCAGATAGTATCATATTATTTGATGAAGTAGATAAAGCTCCACCAGAAGTAACAGCACCATTGTTAGAGATTTTACAGTTTAAAAAAATAAATGGGAAATCTATAAATGTAGTTGCATGTATTTTAACTGGTAACCTTGTTAATGAAAAAGCATATTCTAATTCTATAAATACTGCTCTCTTAGATAGAGGTGCTAAATATATACTATCGTTTAATTTCGAAAAATGGATTGATTGGGCGAAGAACAATAATGTTCATGATTTAATCTTAGGTTTCTTGAGAAGTAATCCTGAATTTGCTTGTGGAAATATTGAAGATTCTTGCTATGCTTCTCCATCTCCTAGAGGATGGACATTAGCATCGGATGCTTTGATTAAAGCAAAAGATCTAAAAATTGTCGATATCGATACTGTCACACAAATTATTTCTGGATTTATAGGTAACGAAGGTGGGCTGAGATTTAGAATTTGGTACGAACATTATCGTAAATTTGAGCCGATAGTACATTCTTTAATAGATTCTGGAACTCTTACTATAGATTTTGCATCCTTATCTCCAACAGAAAAAGTAGTATTTGTAATTACTGCCTGTTATTATGCAAAACAAAAAATGTTTTTAGAATCAATAAAAGGTAAGAATAAATTTTTACCACTGGAAAACCTTTGTAAATTCTTAATTAACAGCAAAGTAGATTATGAAGTTCAGGTAATGGGACTATATAATTCTTTTGATTTTGCTATTATAGCAAAAAATAAATTATATGAGTGTAAGCAATTTTTTGAATTATTCACTAAAATAAGTGAAAACATTACTATCAAAAAATAAATTGAGAATGTATGAAAAAACTAATATTAATAATGATTTCTTTATTATCTTATGGTTGTATGAAAAGTGATTGGGATAATGGTACCGATCAAAATGGTTTATGTCAAATACCCAATACATGGCATTATTGTAGTTATACTCTTATTTCTAATTGTGGATGTGGTGAGTGGAGAGGTGCTAGTTATTTATGTGCACCAAATGTACAGGCAGCTATAGTTCTGCTTGGAAATGAATCTTCACTAATGGGTGAGGGTTTTGGTACTTCGCCATTAAATATAAATTGTACAAATACAGGATATATCGGTCATCAACCTAAATATAAACCTCAAAATGAAGGGGATCAAAATCCGTACCCTGATCCCTTACCAGATTTTAACCCATCTAACACATGTCAGTGTGAATGAAATGTCTAAAATAAAAGAAATAGAAGAATTTTTAAATAGAGAAAGTTCTATTTTGGAGCGTGGGAAAAGATATAAAGAAGATGTAGGTATTTTATTAGGCATGATTAATTATTTAAAAGTTCATATCAGTTATATGAAACCTATTCCTACTTCCTCAGTTTCTACAGAAATTTCCTTAAAACTACTTCAAGAAATTAGAGCTTTAATTCATGAATATGATAAACTACCAATGGTATGTGAAAAAGGAAAGTAAAATTTAAATATGTCTGTTACAATGGTTTGTGGGTATCCAGCTTCTGGTAAAAGCACGGTAACAAAAAGTTTGGCACATAATGGTGCCATTGTTCTAAATAGAGATACAGAAGGAGGTACAATTGCTGATTTACTTCCTAAATTAGAAGAGCATCTTAAAAATAAGAAAGATATAGTATTAGATAATCTATTCCCAACAATAGAAAAGAGAAAACCTTTTATTGATTTGTGTAAAAAGTATAATACAGGTATTATATGTGAATTTGTAGATACTTCTATTGAAGATGCTCAATTTAATTTCATTCAAAGAATGATTTCAATTTCTGGAAAATTTCTTTCTCCAGAAGAAATTAAGAAAAGTAAACATCCTAATATTTTTCCGCCAACAGTTTTTTTTAAATATAAAAAAGAATTTCAAAAACCTACCCTAGAAGAAGGTTTTGATAAAATTGATATAATAAAATTCACTCGTGTAGATGATACATCTTTTAATAACAAAGCTCTAATACTTGATTATGATGGTACTCTTCGTGAATGCGTTGGCGGTAATGATAAATTTCCGATTGACGTTTCTCACATTAAAATTAAAGATAAATGCAAAGATATTTTATTATCTTACAGAGATAATGGATATATTTTACTTGGTGTTAGTAATCAAAGTGGTGTACATAAAGGCGAGCTAACACACGATAAATGTATACAATTATTCGACCATACCAATCAACAATTAGGATTAAATATTGAGTATAAATTTTGTCCTCATCAATCTACACCCATTTCTTGCTATTGCAGAAAACCTATGATTGGCTTGGGTGTTGAATTTATAGTAAAATATAAATTGGATAGAAAAAAATGTATTATGGTTGGTGATATGACAACTGATGAAACATTTGCTACGCGATGTGGATTTCAGTATGTAGATCAAGCTGATTTTTTTAAGTAAGGATAAATTATGGATAATTTTAAGAAATCTTATAGCTATAAAGAAAGTGATGAGTCGTTGGAGCCTGCTAGATTAGACTTAACAAAAGAATATGGCTTGCTAAGCTATTACGACAATAAATTCTATGGTCACAAAAATGGAGCAACCAATATATATTCTTTTATATCTAGTGCTTTAGATAGTGGACAATGGGCGCTTCTTGACTTAGAATATACTCAAAAATTGATTAATGAACATTTTAAATATCTTTTCCTAAAAAAGAGATACTCGGAAGTTTTAATAGAATCTAAAAATGCTCTTCTTTATGATCATGAAGGGTTTTATCTAGGCGAGTTTAAATTCGAATCATTAAGTGAAGTGAAAAGAGCTTTAGCAAATAAATCTTTTATTTAATCAGTGTTTAGATATCTAGAATAGATTTGTTAAATTACATTTATTAGAAGAAATAATACTGTAAATAGGTTATGTGATGTTAAAAGTTATTCTAACAGTTGGAATTCCTGGTTCTGGTAAATCAACATGGGCTAAATCTGAAATAGCAAAAGATCCTGCTAATTGGGTTAGGATTAATAATGATGATTTACGAGCTATGATGAATGGTTCTGTCTGGTCTTCTGATTATGAAAAAATAATTACTGATGTACGCACTTATTTAATTCGTGATGCCTTGAAAAGAAATAAGAATGTTATTATTGATAATCTTAATCTCAATAAGCGACATTTTAATGACGTTTGTAACATTGCTAAATCTCTTAACAAGAATATTCAAATTTTTGAAAAAGAATTTTATATTGAACTTGAAGAAGCAATTACCAGAGACTCTAAAAGACAGGATAAAGCTTGTGTAGGAGCAGATGTCATTAAGAAATGGTGGAAAGATTCAGGCGGAAAGCAATTTAAATTCTTTAAGCCACGCGTACAAATTTTCACACAAGGATCATTAACACAATCATTACATATTACTAGTCCAGTCTTTGACTCAAAGCTGCCAACAGCCATATTATGTGATTTGGATGGCACTTTAGCTCTTCTTAATGGTAGAAATCCTTATGATGCTTCTGATTGTGATCTGAAGGATTTACCTAATATACCAGTTATAGAAACAGTATTAGCTCATTATAAAGCTGGCAAAAAAATAATTTTTTGTTCTGGTCGTGAAGATAAATATAGTGAAGAAACTATTAGATTTATCGAAAAATACTTACAAGATATAGATATAGATGGTAAAATTTGCAAACCAGAATACCAACTTTTTATGCGAAAAACTGGCGATTTCAGAAAAGATGCTCTTATTAAAGAAGAGATTTATGAATCTGAAATTAAGAATAAATACAATGTATTGTTGGTTTTGGATGATCGTACAAGTGTTGTAAATCTGTGGCGCAACCTAGGATTAGTTTGTTTTCAAGTAGCACCAGGTGATTTTTAAAATCCTATCAATAATTTGTCATGGATGACATAATAAGAAGGTTATCATCCATGACAAATGAACTAGAAAAAACATTTTGCTGTTACATGCTACAGGAATAAAAAATAGAGAAATTGCACGTCAACTTAATGTTCATCATAATACCGTATCTTATTGGTTAAACAAGAATAGTCTACGAGCAAATTATTTTGGTCAATCAATTGATATTATTGATGATGAATTTGCTCGTTGCAGAAAATGTTTTTTAATAAAATCATTAAAAGAATTTCAATTTGGGCGCAAAGGAAAAAAATACGAATATAGATTTTCATATTGTAATGAATGTCGCAAAAAACAGGTGTATTTAAATCTTAATGGAAATATAGAAAAATTTCTTATTGATCGATTTAATAGACTTAAACAAAGGGCAAAAAAATTAAATATTCAGTGTGCTATTTCACAAAATGAGTTTGTTAAGCAGTACCATAATCAAAACGATCTATGTTTTTTTACTAATATTAAACTTATTTGTGAAGTAGGATCTAGATTACATCGTGATTCTTTATCAATTGATAAATTAATTCCAGAAAATGGATATTGTACTGGTAATGTAGTGTTTACGACCCATAGAATAAATACATGCAAATGTGATCTCTCGTTAGAAGAAATCAAGCAATGGATGCCTACATGGTATAAAAAGATTTTTTCCTTTTTAGAAAAGAATAAAATGGATAAATTATAAATAATTGAAGTAAATGAATCTGCGGCAACTATAATTTTTATCCTTGCATTTATTGATATTATTTCTACTATAAAATGGTTATGTAAAAATAAACCACCCGATATTTAAACTGAGGAAAAATAAATAAGAAATTGCATGTATGTATTTGTAAAGGTAGAACCTAAGACACGTAATCATCATCTTTTAATTTGCCCATTAAGTCCGTGGTCAGTGCGTAGAAGATATAGAAAGAGTAAAAATGAGTTGGACAGGTACTAAATTTTATTGTATAAGATGCGGCTCCCATCTTGAAGAGGAACCGCTTCCAAACGAGCCTTTTTACAAGTGGGATTTTGATAATGAACAAGAATTCCAAAGCTATCTGTCTTCTGAAGATTATAGGTATAGTACTTGGTATCACCATAATTTTGGAGAATCAAATACTTATCATTGTACCAATAATGAATGTCCATGTAAAGAATATAATTCAATAGTATTGTTTCATCCTATAGGCAATATTGGTACTCGGGCGGGCGAATCTTTGGCTTTTGGCATTCAGTCTAAAGTTGTAGATAATATTTTTTGCTTTATGTGCGGTAGCATTATCAATAAGGACAAAATGTGTTGTATGGGCAAGAAATGTTGTTATACTTTTGATCATTGTTTAAATATTATTACTGTTCCAAAAATAGCTTTCGGAATAGGATTCATTAAATGAAAGCGTGTATTTAGATGTTATTAGTTCAAGAATATTTACTAAATCATAGTTTTGGAGAGCTTGCAAAAAATTTTGGAGTATATGCATCCTTTTCTGCCTCCGGTCATAAATGGTCACTCAATTATGATCAGCTAGAATCTAAAGAAACAGATCCTTTAGCTCAAGAATGCCGTGGATTGATTTTATCAACTATCAATGCCACTAATTTAATACTACATGCTACTATTAAAAATGATAAAGTATGTTATGATGATATTATCCCTGGTGAAACGGTTGTATTAGCTTGTCCGTTTTTTAGGTTTTTCAATTTTGGAATGGCATCGGCAGCTAATATTGATTTTATGGATAGTGAAACTGTTATCCAAACAAAATATGATGGTTCTTTAATTATTGTTTATTTTGATCCATTTAAAAATTCTTGGTGTATTGCTACTAGAAGCTCGCCAGATGCTGACATATTAATGGATAATGGAATTTACACTTTTAGAACTTTATTCGAAAAAGCTGTTTTGGATAAATTCGAATGTTCATTTTCTGACATCACAGGTAGTTTTAATAAAAATAAAACGTATTGTTTTGAATTAATGACTCCTTATAATAGAATTGTCGTAGATTATAAAAATAATGATGTAATTTTATTAGGAGTGAGGGATAATTCTTCTTTACAAGAAGAAGAGCCTTGGCGACATCTTTCAAATGAAGATGATTTTCATATTGTTGCAAAAGAATACAAATTTAATAAATTAGAAGATATTATTAATTATATTAATTCTCAAGATCCCTCTGAGATGGAAGGGGTCGTAGTAAGAGATAAATATTTTAATAGAGTCAAAATTAAAAGTGCAGCTTATGTTTTGGCTCATAAAATGAAAGACCATATCTCATCTTCTCCTAGAAATTGTTTAGAAGCTATTTTATTAGAGACTGATGATGATATGGTAGCACTATTACCTAATGAGGTGGCTAATAATTTATTAGAAATGAAAGAAAAAGTCAAAAAATTAATTATCGACTATGATAATTATTACCAAATTTTGCTAAATTGTGCTAATGCTATTAATAAAGGAGATAAGAAGACGTTTGCGTTAATGTTAGTAAAAAATAGTACATTTTTATGGACTGCTCCATTTTTCCAAATGTTTGATGGTAAAGCGTTCTCTATGAAGGATTTCATTTCTAAAAATAAGAAAAACGGAACTTGGTCAAACTCTTTTTTAGATAAAATATTAGAAATTTTAAAATCTCAAAAAACTTGATATAAAATATGTCAAGGTGACATATAATTTAAAACAATTATGGAGGATCATATGTTATCATTATGGAAACAATTTGACTTTAATCAATTAGTAAATGATTTATTCAAAGAACCATTTTTTGACTCTTACTTACAGCCTGGTATAGATCATCGAAAATCTGATGATGGTACGTTTATTTCAACAATAGATTTGCCTGGAGTATCAGAAGAAGATGTATCAGTAGAAGTGGCTGAGGGATGCGTTAGAATTAAAGGTACAAAAAAAACTAAAAACTCTTCATATTGTGTCTTGAAGTCTTTTTCGTTGCCTCAAGAATGCGATACAGATAAACTACAGGCGCATCTTAAAGATGGTCTATTAACTTTAACTATGCCTAGCAAAGCATTGCCACCAGCTAGCGAGGTTAAAAGAATTCCTATCAATACTAGTAAGTAATTATAAAAAGGTTAAATAAGCCGGATACATTAATGTATCCGGCTTATTTATTTAAAGTATTTTCAAAAAGTGCTATAAATTAATATATCTAGTATCGATATATAAATGAGTATGAACAAATACTTATTTGAAAATGATTATAGCACGGATTCTTTAAGATGGATAAAAAGATGCGAAGAGAAGAAAATAAAATTTTCTCACTTGATTTCCAATCTAAATGAATTAGAAAATTTTCAGAATGAAATAATTGCCGAGAGCGATTCTGCATTAGCTTATTTTTTTGCATTAGAATTTCCATATAAAATATACAAAATGCAAAAAATTATACTAGATAATAAGGATCCTAAGTATGCGCTGCTGTTCGCACAGAATATAAATGGATGCGATGTAAAAGCGCTACAACAACTGGTGATTGAATCTAAAAAAACTAAATATATTTGTAAATTTGCCTGTTTTGTTAAACTAGCAGATAAAAAGGTTTTAGAATCTATCATCGTGAAATCTAAGAATGTTCAATATGCTCATATGTGGTTGAAACATGTTAGAAACCCCAATGTAAATAAATTTAAAAGTATTATCATTGCTTCTAAAAAACCTAGGTACTTATTTGAGCTAGCAAAACATTTAAAAAATCCGAATGAAGTTGCATTGATTGAGAATTTAATTATAGAATCTAAGTCGTTTACATATATGAAGTTATTTGCTGAAAAAATAAAATTATCTGATATTGACAAGTTAGAACAGGCTGTATTAAATTTTGGCACTGTTGAACAAATAAAAAAGTTTGCTAGCAGTGTAAAAAATTCAAAAATGAGACAATTTTTGTTAGTATCGTAAGGATTGCATGAATAAAAAAGTTCTAGATTATAGATTTTGTGCCTTAGAAAAAGAGATAGAAAAACAATCCAATTTGTTACAGGAAATGCTGATAGTGCTGCAAAAATATCCAGATGCGGAATTGGCATTTGCAAATTATGCACCAGAGGGCACTCCTGGGGTCTTCTCAGCATCCTCTATAAAAAACGAAGATAATTTATTCTTAAAATTTTGGGGAAATTGGTATGAATTACAGTTTCAGTTTTATACAGAGATTGTTTGTAACTCTTCAAATATAACAGTATATGGTAAACCTATTAATTTAAATTTATGGCAAGTACCTCACTCTATATACATAATAAAAAACCCATGTATTGTTTGGAATAATATCGATAAAATTTTACAAGATTTAGAATATGATGAAAAATACTTGAAAGTCATCTATGCTGAATTAATTCTTTCAATGTCAAAAAAAGCGGAGATAAGAAATCCTTTCATTAATGATAAGTTAAATATAACAATTTCCAATAAAGAAGACTTACCTAAATATATAATTAATTATTTACCATTTATTTAATATCAGCTATGAAGAAAACCAATATTACCGATTACATTAATGGCTATACAGACATATTAAATACTTTGAGTTTTTGCCAGAAATTATTTCCAGATGCAGAAGCCACAATTGATAAAAGTAAAATTACTATATATTCTAAACAAGTAAACTTAACTACTAGTAATCTTCATTTTGAGAAAAGAGAATTATTGGGTACGTATTCAAGCGGTGTTGAGTGTAAATTTATACACGAAGCGTCTCCTTTTGAATCTTTTATTTTAGAAGAAAAAAATGTGATTGTTTACGGCACGCCTCTTATACCATTATTTATACATTCAGAAGAATGCCAACACTTATATTTCTTAAATTATCTAGATATAATTAGTAAGTATTATACGAATAATAAAATTCTTATTAACAAATGTAATTCTTATATTATTGAATTTATTAGTAAAATTATATACGAAAATAAATCGATTAATACAACATATTTACCAGAACATCTTAGAAAATTACTTATTTTCATGTGAGATTTAATTATGGATTCGGTTAAATACAATAGAACTTTTCATTTGCCATGGAGCAAAGGTGCAACCAACGATGATAAAATATCTACAAATATTTTTAAATTAATTGGGGTACCAATTATAATTACAGAAAAAATGGACGGTAGCAATACTTCATTAGAAAAAGAAGGATGTTTTGCGCGCACTCATTCTGGTTCTCCCTCTCATCCTTCCTTCGATGGATTAAAATCACTGCATGCATCTTTAAGTTGGAAAATTCCAAACGGAATTCAATTATTTGGAGAATGGTGCTTTGCGGTACACTCCATTAAATACGAAAAATTGCCGAACTATTTTTTGTTATTTAATGTACGAGATTTAGTTACCATGAAATGGTTAAGTTGGGATGAAGTAGAATTATGGGCAGAAGAAATTGGCGTATTCACTGTACCTGTTTTATTTGCGGGAATTGTTTCGTCAGAGAAAGAATTGAAAGAAATTATTGAATTATTAATGATAGAACCGTCTATTTATGGAGATATAAGAGAAGGTGTAGTTGTTAGAGTTCAAGATTCTTTTGATGACAAAGATTTTTCTTCTAATGTTATGAAATTTGTACGAGCAAATCACGTACAAACCACAGAGCATTGGAAAAATCAAGCAATCGTCAAGAACCAATTGTCTAAATAAGTTAGATTATTGGTACCCCTGAATATCTGTGAATATCAAGATATTGAATAACGAGGGGAATAACGAAGGATGTTATATGAGTATGCGTAGATTTCACTTCGAAAGATTGGAAGATGCGTCGGGTATAAGTGGTTGCGGTAAAGTAGCAGAAGGTGTTATATTTTCCAATGGCAAGGTTGTTTTAGAATGGTTAAGTAATCATGCCAGCACTAACCTGTATGATAGTATTGATGACGTTGAATATATTCATGGGCATCAAGGAAGAACTAAAATTGTTTTTGACGACCCGGAAGATAAGAAAGGTGGCAATTGATTTATACTAACATACAATTAACTCAGTTGGTTCATAATTCTCCAAAAGAACTATATAAAATATTAATTAACCCCAATACCGATGTAAAAATATTGGTAATTGGGGTTGAACTTTTATGTGGAGAAATTTCGGACGAATCATTAGTATTACCTATATTAAGAATATTACTAAAACACGTCAATGCATTAGTGCGCGAAAGTGCTATGATTGGTGTGACAGATTTTTATAAAAACAAAAAACCACCGTATGACCTTTTTGAAAGGTTAAAATTTATATCAACTACTGATCCATCGCCAAATTTGAGATTTTATGCTAAAGACATATTAGAGAATATGATGTCTTAACATATATAATCTGTGAAAAATTGTTCGATTTTTATCTATCTCGCTATATTAATAATTTAATCAGGTATTCCAGTGTTGTTATAATATATTTATGAGAAGGTAAGATATGAGAATATTTGGTAATCAGTCTGCAATTATTGAAATTTTAAGATTGTTAGACAAAAATTTCAATAACCCATGGGGATGCCATAAATGCAAAAATTTATCATTTGAGGATCAAGAGAATGAAAATGATTGTAATAGTATGATTTGCGATCGTTTTAATAAAAAATTGGAAAAAATTTGTGGTACATATAATTACTTGTTAGAAATAGAATATGATGGTGAAAATATAAAATACACTAAAATTCTTTATAAAGATTATCCTAATAGTAATATCTTAAGTGGCACTGTAAGATGATTAATATTTCTTTTGATATGGAAACCGCCGATCCAGATGATGTGTTCACTTTATGTATACTATCAAATCATCCGAAGGTTAGTTTAAAATCAGTTACTGTAACTCCTGGATCTATGTACCAAATTGGTTTAGTTAAGTATATACTTAAAAAACTTGGTAAAAATGTACCTGTAGGTTCGAAAAACATAAATCATAATAAACAATGTGTATCTGAATTTCACTATAATTGGCTAGGAAACATTGGTCCAACTGATTCAGATGGTAAAGGCGATGAAATATTATATGATGTTATATGTAAATATCCAGATGTAACTATTGTATGTGGAGCATCTTTAGGTAACATTGCTCAACTTCTAGATAAAAATGTTATTATAAATAAATTGGTTGTACAAGGTGGTTTTGCGGGTGATAATGTTATGCCTCCCGAATTAGTTTTAGAAAAGTTTAAAGGCAGACTTACATGCCCTACATTCAACCTTAATGGGGATGTTAAAGCGGCGCTTAAAATACTAGCTTCAGATAAAATCAAAGAAAAACTTTTTGTATCTAAAAATGTGTGTAATGCTGTTATTTATGATCAAGCAATGCATGAATTTATGCAACCATATAAAAACAATAATATAGGACTTACTATGTTAGTTGATGGTATGTCTTTTTATCTTGATAAGAAACCAAATGGTAAAGTTTTCCACGATCCATTAGCAGCTTGTGTCGCAATAGATAAGAATATTTGTAAGTTTGAAACTGTAGAATTATATAGAGAAAAGGGAGAGTGGGGATCAAGATACTCTAGTAATTCTAATGCTTCCATATATATTCAAGTGGATATGGATAGATTCAAAAAAACTATAATAGGGCAATAAATGAAATTACTAAAATGTAAATTTTGTGCTGGAGAAATAGATATCATTGGCAACGAAAAAGCTATAAGTAAAAAAATCAAATGTCGTAAGTGTGGATTTACTAATATGGATGAACAAAAATTTCCAGAAATACTAGTAATTAGGAAAAGGAAATTTGATAATGCCTAAAATCTCACATTCTATTGTAGAGTCATTAGATATTTTTAATAAAAAAATAGAAGATATAGAATATAATATTGCTAAATGTCTATTTATACAATCTAAATTTCCTGATGCTAAAGTTTCTTTAATTAAAAATGCTAAGAATGAAGATATTTTGAAATTTTCGTCTAAACTTGTCAATAATGATTATTCAAAATATGAATTTAAAAAATCTAGTTACTCTTTAACTATTAAAGTATATACAGAATTAGAATTTTTACATAATAACAAAAATGAAGTTATAAGGATTAATTCATCACCCGAAACTTGCAGATTAGCTCGTACTGGTTGGTCTCATAAAACACGCAAGGGCATTATTAAATTTTCTAGATTCTCTTTTAATATGAAAAAAAATAATTTTAAAGACGATATATTTAATAATTGTCGTTCACAAATAATGCAATTTATCCAGGCACATGCTGGATATGATTTAGATACCAGACATTTAGAGCCAAGATTAAAAAAACTTTTGTTGTTTACATAACATAGATTTATGATTGCTGATTTGTTAAAATATAACATAGAATTAAGACCAACAGTTTTGACAATTGATATAGCAGTAAATTTATACTATAAAAATATATTTGTAGGTACTTATTGGTACTATAGTAAAGATATTTGTACCAATATCACTGGTATACAACAAAATGTATCTATAAATGATTTTATTAAAATAATAAAACTTAAAGCTTTTTGTTGAGTTAGCAAATGCCCAAAATATTAAATAGAGATAATGAAATTAAAAAACTAGAAAATAATCTTACTTTGGTTAAATTAGTAAAAGAACATTTTTCTAACTATCAATTAAAATTACATAATGAAAATTATGTGTTTGTAGACAAATCAGTCAACAAATTATTTAATTCGTTTTCCATATTGGAAACTTCTTTTAATATTTTACCACCTAGACTAAGATTAGAAGTAACATATAATATTCCTTTAGCAAACTCCACTAAATTTATTAAAGTAGAGAGTACTCCCAAATCTTGTAAATTATTAGATGTATTGACAAAAAATAATAATCCTTTATTGTCTCCTGATATAATACTACGATATCATAAACCAATATTTAAATCAACAGACAAAGAATTGCAACATACTTTAATGACTAGTTGCAATTTACAAATTATCAAAATAATAAAAAACTATCCGCACGCAAAATTAGATTTATCATCTTTTCCTAATACTATTAAAAAATTATTGGCATTTATATGATGTATATATTAAAATAATGTGGTATATCATTATAGTAATAGATTTTTTGGAGTAAATTATGCACTATTTATCTAGTTGTTCGATCGTAAAAGATGAGTTTCCGTATATTTTAGAATTCTACAAAATACATAAACATTTAGGAGTAGAGTTTTTTTTATTTTTTGATCGTTCTACTGAGGGACCACCATTACAAAATTTGTTTAAAAACTTTGTAGATGTAGAGGTAATTAATTTTCCCGAGCCCAATCGTCATGCTCATGCCTGGAGAGACGGGGTTAAATATTTTAAAGGCAAATCACGTTGGGTACAATTTATTGATATTGATCAAGTAACTGTTCCATTAAAAACTAATGATATAAAAATTATGTTACAAAATTATGAACCATTTTCAGCTTTAGGATTAAATTGGCATAGTTTTGGTTCTAATAATAGAGAAGTTGAACCACAAAATACTGTTTCGACATATGAAGTTTATACAAAAAGAGCTATAGGAGATACTCCCATAAATTCTCACATACAGTCTATTGTACAGGTAGAAATGGCTGAATCAGAAATTTGGAGAGATCCACATCATCCTATATTAAAATCTGGTAATCACCAAGTAAATGAACATAAACAAACTTTTTTTGGACCATTCAATAAACCAATTACTCAAGACGTTGGTTTTATAGCTCATTATTATACGCGCAGTAGAGAATATTGGTCTAAAAAAATCTCGAAAATGAGAGCTGATACTGGGACATCTGGAGGTTCATTGTTAGATTTTGACCATCATCAATCCTATATGAATACGGTAGAAGATTTAACAGTAAAAAATATCTGGGAATCTTGTACAGATAAATGATATTTATAGCACATAGAGGAAATACTGCGGGTCCTAGTACTCAAGAAAACAATCCATCATATATTTTAACAGCCTTAGCTATGGGTTTTAATGTAGAAATTGATGTATGGTTTGTTGATGGTAAATTTGTCTTGGGACATGATAGCCCTCAATATGAAATACAAAAATCATTTTTAGTAAATCCATATTTCTGGCATCATGCTAAAAATATAGATGCTCTTTTTCAATTAAATAGATTACATCCCAATTATTTAATAAATTGTTTTTTTCATGATTCCGACGAATGCGTGATAACTTCTGGTGGATGGCTTTGGACTTATCCTGGTAAACAATTAACTACTGACTCTATAGCGGTGATGCCAGAAAGAATAAAAGAACAATATAATTTATCTCAGGCATATGGAATATGTTCTGATTACGTAATAGAATATTCTAATAATTTAAACTTTAAATTATCATAGTTTTTGACTAGGCATATAGTGGTCTTTATACTAGAACTCCGTATAATATAGGACAGCGAGATGATAAAATTAATAGTATTTGATTATGATGGTGTTATTGCAGATTGTAAAGAAATACATTATGAATCTTTAAATAAAGCTTTAGCTCTAATAAGTACAGAATTTATTATTTCAAAAGAAGATCACATTTCAATTTATGATGGCTTATCAACTAAGAAAAAGCTTAGCCTATTAATTAATAATAAAAATTTATCCGCAGATTCTGCCCATACAGTGTATAAAAACAAACAAAATTTCACCCTAGAAATGATAGAAAAATATCTATCATATGACGGTAGATTAGTAGAATTGTTGTCAAGACTAAAAAAAGAAAATTTCCTAATTTACGTAGCCTCTAATGCCATTAAAGAAACTGTTAATCTAGGATTATCTAGATTGGGAGTTTTGGAATTATTTGATAAAATATATTCTAATCAGGATGTAAAAAACCAAAAACCTCATCCTGAAATATATTTAAAATGCATGATAGAGGCAGGTGTAAAGCCAAGCGAAACTCTAGTTGTAGAAGATTCCAAGCATGGAAGAGAGGCGGCTATTGAAGCTGGAGCTTACGTATGTGGTGTTGATAATCCATTAGATGTAACCTATGAGAAAATAAAAAAATCTGTTGATAACATAAAACCATCTCAAATTAAGTGGGCTGGAAGAGACACAACAATACTTGTGCCAATGGCTGGGCAAGGATCTAGGTTTCAAAAAGAAGGATATAAGTTACCTAAACCATTAATAGATGTGGGTGGCAAGCCGATGATCCAAAGAGTGGTAGAAAATCTTAATATTGATGGTAATTATATTTTTGTTGTGCAAAAAGAACATTATGAATTATATAATTTAGGAATCCTTCTATCTTTAATTGCACCGAATTGTAAAATTATTCAATCTCAGAATTTAACAGAAGGGGCAGCTTGTACTACTCTGTTAGCCAAAGAATTCATTAATAATAATGATCATCTATTAATAGCCAATTCAGATCAATTTGTAGAATGGGATTCTAATGATTTTATGTATTATATGCTAGCTAATCAATTAGATGGTGGAATTTTATCATTTAAAGCCTATGATAGTAAGTGGAGTTTTGTTAAAAAAAATGATTTGGGTTTCGTTACACAAGTAGCCGAAAAACAAATTATTAGTGATACTGCCACTGTGGGTATTTATTATTTTAATCGTGGTCAAGAGTATGTACAGTATGCTGAGCAAATGATTTCTCAAGATATTAGAGTTAATAATGAATTCTATGTATGCCCTGTATATAATGAATATATAAGAGCTGGAAAAAAAATTAAAACTCAAGATTGTAAATCTATGTGGGGTTTGGGAACCCCCAATGATTTAAAGTATTTTTTGAGTAACTATAAAGGTTGAAATGTTTGATGGAAGATATTTAGATTGGAATCAAAAACGTATCAAAGGAATCTTAGATTTCTATGGTCATAAATTTATGTATTCCAAAAAGATTTTGGACTTAGGGTGTGGTCATGCAGACATTAGTGGAGTGTTTTATAGATTGGGCGCTGATATTACAGCCGTAGATGCTCGTCAAGAACATCTAAAGATAGCGAGTAAAAAATATCCTGGCATTAAAACAGTCAAAGCTGATTTAGATAGAGGTTGGCCATTTCACGGTAAGTCATTTGATTTAATTTTAGATCTAGATTTATTATGTCATTTGTCTGATTATGAAACTCATCTAAGAAATGTTTGCCATAGTACTAATTATTTAATATTAGAAACATCAGTCTGTGATTCTAGCGATCCAAATAAAGTAGTTATTATAAATGAAAATAAATCTATCTATGATTTGTCTGTAAACGGAGTAAGTTGTCGACCTAGTGCTGTGGCTATAGAAAGGGTTTTAACAGAATGTGGTATGACTTTCAAAAGGCAAGATAACGCTAGATTCAATTGTAATTCTTATGTATATGATTGGGAAGAAAAAAATAACCAAGACTGTAATATCAATAAAAGAAGAATATGGTTTGCTACAAAAAACAATATCCCAATACGTTTTTCGACACCACTAAAATTTGAACCACCACCATTTGTTAGTAGCGGTGGAATACCAGTATTACAAGATACACAAATCCCAGTAGTACCGCCTTCACCTATACCTTTAATAGGTCAATTAAATTATGTCAGTGGTCCAAAAATAAAAACTGCCTTATGTGTTTCTGGTCATTTAAGAACTTTTGAAGAAAATTTCAACAGTGTAAAAGAAAATATACTTTCTAGATTAGATTGTGATATTTTTATTCATACATGGGACACAGTAGGTCTTAATTATAGACCAACAGATTTTCCTTTAAAGAATCTTCAAATAGACAAAGCTTTAGAAAAAATCATACAATTATATAATCCAAAAAAAATTATTGTGGAGCCTACTAAGATATTTAACACAACTCAAATAATGCACAAAAAACTCATAGATCACAGGGATATTCCTGGTATATTATCTATGTTTTATAAAATTGAAGCATGTAATGAGTTAAAAAAACAATACGAAATTGAAAATGATTTTATGTATGATTGTGTTATTAGATTTCGATCAGATTTAAATATGGAATCTCATTTGCCAATTGATAAAAACACTAACCTAAACTATTTATATTTTCCTACGTATGGTAATTTTGGTGGTCTATGTGATCAAATTGCATATAGTAATTCAAAGAATATGGATTTATATTCATCGTTATATTCGCATATTAATAAATATATGGAAGAGGGTGTCCCAATGCATCCAGAAAGACTTCTCAAATATCATATTGATAGCCAAGGACTTCCACATTCAAAAGTTCACATGAAATATACAATTAGAAGATCAAATGGACTAATTCAAAATAATCAACTTCTAGAAAGAGCCTTAGGATTTATCAGATGAAAATTGCTATATGTATCTCAGGACATCTTAGAAAATTCGAAGAAACATATCCATCATTATATTTTTATTTGTTGAAAAATTATAATTGCGATATTTTTATTCATACCTGGGATGCATTGGGTTATGCTTGTCAATATAAAAGTGATTCTACCTTAGAAGTAACTGATAATAAGATTAGTCAAATAAACAATTTATATAAGCCAAAAAAAATAATTGTTGAATCATCCTATTTTATAGAAGAATTAAAAAAAGAAGCGGATATTTATGCGCCTCATTTAAAAGATTGTCCAAAACATGCAGGTCATATGGCAAGTATGTTTTATAAAATATATGCCTGTAACGAATTGAGAAAAAGTTTTGAAAGAGAAAATGGTATAAAATATGATTTAGTAGTTAGATGTAGATCTGATTTACTATTTAATAATAGCATAGTAATGCCAACATATAATATACAAAATAAAATATTAATGCCTAGCTCACTATCTAATGATCATTGGTATACTGATCAATTTGCTGTTGCAAATTCAGATAGTATGGATTTATATGCTGGAGCATATTTTGATTTGCCAAATTATTTTTCATTTGGCTTGGAATACTATCCAGAAAAATTTTTAAAATGGTCTTTGGATAAAAAAAAATTACAAATAGAATGGTGTCAGGCTAGTTTCACTATTTTGAGGTAAAAATTCATTGTAGTCTATTAGTGGAACTACTATAAAGTCAATTATTGCTGATTTTCGTAAAAAACAAATGAAAGACAAATAATTTTATGGATTGTTTAATTTGTAAATCAGAAAATTTCGTTATAGAATATAAAAATATACATAAAATTAGAATGGCATATGACGAATATCATTTTCTCTATAAAAACGATTGGTATGTTTTAGAAAAAAATGCTAAATTAACTCTCTTTAAAAGAAGAAAAAATATCCAACCTGGCGAGCCTATATATTCATTTATTGCTCAAATTAAACATATACCGATATTATCTAATGATGATGCCTGTCAAATAATTCATAAACTTATGAATCTAGTAATTTTTTCGTAATTAACTATATGGTTAATAAATTAAGATTGCGCATCTTTGAAAAATTAGCTCAAGCCAACCCTCCAGAAAATTTACCTACTACCCAAACTGCACAAACAAAAACAGTGAGCGGCTCACCTCCTTCTTTCATGGCGACAGATTATTATCCAATTACTTTAGCATTTTCACCTAGAAACACACCTATCATTAATGTTTTAAGTAATTTATTGAATCAAGCTTTATATTATTCTAGTGATGGTAAAATTCATTTACCTTGGATGCGTTCGGTGAATTTTAATTTTGATACATCGAATATCCCATCAGTTGATTTAAAAAATTTAATGGAGTTTTCCAAACAAATATACAATCAAATTTATACATCTAATGGTAAATTTGATAATAGGCAATTAACTGCTCAAGAAATATTTAATAGAATAAATCCATTAAAATATAGCCAATACATTAATAATTTATCTTCTACTAATCCAGCCGGTCAATTAGCATCTAAAATTGGCGGCAATATTAAAAATTTTATTAATAATTATCTTTTACAGATAAAATAATTAAGATATATCAAAGACATGTCATATACAAAACTCAAAGATCGTATTGAATCGTATCATAAAGTAAGTGACTATCATCTATTAAATCGTGTACCTATTATCATTTGTATTAATGGTCGCGGATTCTCCAAGCTAACATCTTTGTTAGATAAACCTTTTTGTGAAAAATTTTCTGCCAGCATGCTATCTACTATGCTAAAACTTTGCTCAGAAATTGAAGGATCTTTATTTGGTTATCACTTTAACGATGAGATTATAATTGTTTCTCGTAATGATCAGAATGTAGATACAGCACCATGGTATGATAATAAATTACAGAAAATATGCTCTATTACTGCCTCTATCGCTACATTACATTTTAATAATGTGTCATCTGGTTTAAATTTAATGGGAGATGGAGTATTTACTTCACAAGTGTTTGTAGTACCTACATTGGCAGAAGCAATAAATACACTTATACATAAGCAGCAACAAAATTTTCATATTTCTATTCATTCCGCTTGTTTTTACGAACTAATAAAAACTCACAATAAAAATTCTATTAAAGAAATGTTAAGTGGTTTAAGTATAGATGAAAAAATAGATCTTCTGCAACAAGAATGTAATATAGATTTTAATGGATATCCCATCTCTTTTCGCCGCGGTGCGGCTGGGTATAAAATTCCAAAAGTTATTGGAGATATTATGAAAAATAAATGGACTATCAATGATGAGCTTCCAATTTTTGCCAAAGATCAATCATTTTTATCAAATATATTTAAAAATGGGGCAGATATTTTTAGAAAAGATAGTTTTTAATACAAATTTAATGGATAGCAATTTCGCTCCCATCCGTCACGAATCCTTGTTTTAAGATATATAATGTAAAGAAGCAGAAAGATATAAAGAAGGAAAAAGTTATTAATAAATATGTATATATGTTATGCCGAATTCGTATAGTGGCAATACCCAGCCCTTGTAACGCTGTGACGCATTAGGGTTCGATCCCCGCATTCGGCTCCATACATGCTCTTTTAGTATAGTGGTATTACATCATCTTGGTACGATGATAACTCGGGTTCAATCCCCGGAAAGAGCTCCACAATTGCTGATTTAGTTTAATTATAAAAACATCTCTCTCGTAAAGAGAAAACATCGGGGAAGTACCGATATTCAGCTCCAATTATTAAGGTAAACATATTATGAATAATAAAATTGTGGATGTTTTAAATAAAAGTAAAGTTTTAGCATCAAAATTTGATTTATCCAAAGTTAATCTTCCTGATTTAGATAAAGAAGAAATAATTACTTGTCTGAATAGAGTATTAGATCATATGCTTGCTAATTCATCTGTGATAGAAATGGAAGTAACACAAGATATAGAAGACGCTATACAAACAATAAATGAATTGTATGAAAAATTAAATTAAGTATGGGCTGCTCCCGGTTTCGACGGGGTATCAGAAAGATTAGAATGCAGGTCAAGAATGATTGTTTCTTGTAAAAAATCAATCAACGTATAAATGCAAACGATAACGCATTTGTTCCAATGGCACAAGCTGCTTAATTGGATGTCTTGAGATGAGATAGTTTTGGTAATCAAAAAGGCATTATTTACAAAAGCTAGTTTATATTTTGGTCGCGGAATTATGAATAAAATAAACAGCGAATAGTTCGTGGAACGATATCTACAATTGTTGTTGGTTACAATCTTAATCAAACAAACCTGTAACGAGTTTTAATAGTTCATGCCGCGGAAAAGGGTTCGACTCCCTTGCGGTCCACCATAAAATCCGATGCGATTCACAAGATTAAAAAGATAGTGAACATTAATGAATTATAATTATGCCTGTAATATATAAACATGTATTTGATAATTCTGACGACTGTATTAAGGCATCTTGTAGTTATGCAAATAAAAATAAGGAAAAATGTGAATTTATTATTAATAGTAAAGAATGGCGAGATTATTTGTTTAAAATAGTATTCAAGCCATCTAATACCTCTTTTGTATTTAAACAACGTTTTTTACATAAAAATGATGGTCTTGGTCCGCTTTACTTTCTAATTATTGAAAACTATAAATCTATTGACGAATTTGTAAATAATCATTCTAAATTAGTAACTTTCTTATAAGAAAAGGATAGTATAACCCTATCCTTTTCTTATAAGATTTATTAAGTATCTGGATCCGAAATTATTAATTCTTTTCTAATTTCATTGAGCGTACTTCTGTCTTTAAGGTAAGAAATAGATATTATTCCTTGACTAATCATATCTGATAGATCTTCTAATAGTAAGTATCTTTTATCTTCTATTAATTTTATTCTTTTTTCTACAAAAGTTTCAAAAACTAATGCTTTCATTCCGTCTTTTTCTTGAAAATCCATGGTATACCTCCAAGTAATTTTTGTAGTATATTACATCCAGAATTATCCGTAGTTTGAATTTGATCATTCTTAGACTCATCTGTGGCATGAACTACCACTGCTGGAATTTCTTTTTCTACTGTTAACACGGATTCTTTTTCAGCAATAACTAAACTTTCCATTACTTTCTCAAAAGTGTCATCTTTCATAAAATTGTTAAAATAACTAGCAAGCGCTTTTGCATAGTCTATTTCGGAAGCGGTATAGTAATTAGATAATTTTAATAAATGAGCGAAGTCAATTGGACTTCCTGCCTCTACAGCTACCCAAGCTTTTTTATATCTCTTGTTCTTTAAAAAATCTAAATGAAAAGATACGCCATCAGCTAGTGTCGGAAATGACCTAAACCATGTAGCTTTATGGGGTGGTTGGAAAATAACTTTCTTACCTTCTAATATTTCCCAAACATTTGATAGCATCATATATTGAATGTTTTCATTTTCTAAAACATTGGTATTTTGAATGTATTTAACATTACCAATATTATTATTCCACATAGAAGTAGTTGATCCAGTTTCGAGAGCGTTTTGTGACCACAAAACGGCTATAGATTTTTTACGAGGCATTGTTCCAAATTGTTTTTGCCAGCCCTGTATAAATCCTTTAATAATTTCAAATTTTGTGTAAGAAGTTCTAACTGTTGGTACTAATTGAGCCATAACGTGACCTCCTGCAAGATATAGATGATAATGCATACGTTATTTAACAAAGAGAGTAATTTATGAGATCATTATTCTTTACTTGTATTAAAAAATATATAAATTATATTCCAAGATGTTTAATATGTAATAAAGAAATGCAATTATACATCCAGGGAACTGAAAGAAAAACTTTTTGGAGATTTGATTGTGTTTACATCAAAACCTGTATATCTGATAATTTATTAATTTCTAAAAGCAAAAAATATCCTTTAATAATAGATATTAATGATAACCGGATATTAACAGGTAATGAAATTATTTCGGCTATTGATATTAAAGAGTATAGCGTAGTCTATTTAAATAAAACATGCAGTACTTGTAAATTCATAATAGAAGCGTCATATGTTCATCCGCCGCTTAATATAACTAATTCTATTAATGAATCTTCACCTCCTCTGTGTAGAGAAGATGGTTATTTTCCAACAGTATTCTTGGATCAAGAAGAATTATGTTATACCAGAAATCGTGGCAAAAATATTTCTATTAAAAGACAGCATTATTCACAACTAGCTAGGACTTCTCTTACTGTTGACGGTAAGAGTGTAAAATGTTTCGATTTGGACTTATCAAAATTTAATAATTTAAATCATCTAAATTCTAGAATTTCTACACTATTAACATTTCAATAGTTTGATATAGTAAGACTAGGAGAAAATTATGTCATAGATTAAATATGGTGATAAATTGTATATCGTTACGCGTGCTGATATAATACCTGGATATCAAGCCGTGCAAGGAATTCATGCGGCAATTCAATTTGCTACCGAATATCCCGAAATTAATAAAGAATGGTTTGAGAAATCTAACTATCTTGGCTTTCTATCAGTGAATAACGAGCTTGAACTTTTCAAATTAATTGAAAATGCTTCCAAACAGAATATTAAATTCTCCATTTTTAGAGAACCAGATATAAATAATCAAATTACAGCTATTGCTTTAGCTCCAGGTTCTAGTACAAAAAAACTTTGTAATAAAATTCCTTTAGCTTTAAAATTAGGATAAATATGAATTTTAGCTCTTCACCATTAAAAATTAGATTAGCAGATTAGCGTGAATGGGATATTGCGGCTTATGAGTTGGGCGTATGCTTAGGATTATGGATGGATTTTGGAGCCCCTCACGGAGAAGATCCATGGCATGGTTTAAAGCATATTTTTTGAACTGATAATTCAGTAGGCAATTCTCTTCATAATATATTGATCCACTTAGTAGATTGTGGTATTTTACAAGAAAAAGACGATAAGGAATATTTTAGATGGAATTCAAATTTTGATCCAGATAAAATATAAATCTAATTCTCCTGTAGCTCAGCGGTTAGAGTATCCGTCCCTAAAACGGTAATGCGTGGGTTCGAATCCCTCCAGGGGAGCTAATTATTTTATATCTAAAATGGGGAATTTAAATTGAAACATTTACACTTATATGATAGAGATTACATAAATTCTTCTTTAGATCTAGAAGAAGAAATTATTAAATTAAAAAAAGAACGCAATGCTGTTATTTTAGCACATTATTATCAAGATTCTGAAATTCAAGATATTGCAGATTTTATCGGAGACTCATTACAATTATCACAAGAAGCTGTAAAAACTCAAGCTGATATAATTTGTTTTGCTGGAGTTCATTTTATGGCTGAAACAGCAAAAATTCTCAATTCTAACAAAATTGTTGTTCTTCCTGATTTAGAAGCTGGCTGCTCATTAGCTGATGGTTGTCCTGCCGATAAGTTTGCGGCATGGAAAAGTTTATATCCTAATTCAATTGTCATTAGCTATATAAATTGTTCTGCAGAAGTAAAATCTTTGTCTGATTACATTTGTACTTCATCAAATGCAGAAAAAATTGTCAGATCAATTCCGGCGGATAAAACGATTTTATTTGCCCCTGATAAAAATCTTGGTGCATTTATTCAAAAACGGCTGGATAGACCTATGATTTTGTGGCAAGGAAGTTGCATTGTTCATGAAACTTTTAGTGAAAGAAAATTAATTTCTCTTAAAGAGCGTTACCCTCAGGCATTAATTTTGGCACATCCGGAATGCGAAGAAGCTATTTTAAGAATGGCAGATTACGTCGGATCTACTACTGGTATTCTTAATTTTGCCATTAACCATAATAATACAGAATTTATTATTGCAACTGAATCTGGTATTTTGCATCAAATGCAAAAAGCAGCTCCTCATAAAATATTTATTCCGGCACCACCAGAAACTAACTGTGCGTGTAATGAATGTCCTTTTATGAAGAAAAATACTTTGGAAAAAGTTTACTTATCATTGAAAAATTTACAACCACAGATACACTTGTCAACTGAATTAATGGATAAAGCTCGAGTTTCAATTAATAGAATGCTAGATTTAAGTAAGTAAATAAATTAACAGATATATAGTTTGTATATGACAAGACTAGAAATACAAACCAAAATAAAAATGCTGCGTGAAGAACTAGAATCCAGACACAGATATGGATCAATAAAAATTGCTAATGAGGATGGCACACCAGTTTCTGTGGAAAAAATTCAAAATGAATTATATCGACTTATTTATAAATTGAGTAAATTTGAATAAAATAATTTTATCGATAGAATTAGTACCCTCTAGTTCATGGCTTAATAATGTAAGAAATATTTTATCCCAAACACAATGGGATATTATAAAAAATATTGTTTACTCAAAAGCCTATTACATTTGTGAAATTTGTGGAGGAGTGGGTCCCAAGCATCCAGTTGAGTGTCATGAAATATGGAAATATAATGATAAGAAATTAACTCAACACCTTGAAGGAATGGTTGCTTTATGTCCCAATTGTCATATGGTAAAACATATAGGTTTGGCTCGCATTCGAGGCGATGAGGATAAGGCGATAGCTCATTTAATGAAAGTGAATAATTGGACGTATAAAAAAAGTATTAAATATATTCAAAAATGTTTTGATATTTGGCGCAAACGCTCTAGTAAAAAGTGGAAGTTAAGTATTTCTCATTTAAAAGAATACGGAATAGACATAGAAAAATAAATGCCTAATAACACAGAAAATTTTATTATTTTTGTTTGTGATAAATTGCCTAATTATTCTTTTGAAGAAATTAGAGAGTTAATGTTAAAACATTTTATCATTACAGAAGAAGAAATATATTTGAGTATACATGCTGCAATTCTTCTTCTTAAAGAAAGAGTAGAATCTAATCTACGATTAAAAAATAAAAAGCCTCCGTTTGGAAGAAATAATTAAATATGAATTGCCCTGCCTGTTTATCTATTATGTATAATAAAGATGAAATACATAAAATTTCACCTACTAAAAATAGAATGAATCTTCATTGTTGGAACTATAAAAATTGTTCATCAAGAAGTCATAATGAAAACGATTATTATGGTCCATACATGCAAGTCATCACAAATGATCCAGATCCTTGGGAATGTGTTAAGTATGGTTTTATCATTATAAAAAATAATAGGCGCATACTACTTGAAGGTGATTTTGGATATAATTTTACAGTGTCCAAAATTTTTGATAAAGAAACCAAAAATTGGAAAGAAATAAAAAAAATTAGATTCGTTCAATTGTCTACAGGTAATGATATGCATATTCAAGCAATTAATTTATCTAATAAGTTGACAAAGCTTATTCCTTTTATATAAAATCTCCTTGTAGTTCAGAGGAAGAACGCAAAACTCCTAAGTTTGATGTCGTAGGTTCGATTCCTACCAAGGAGGCAAATAGATGTTATATTGATAGTTATGAAAATAACATCGGGTATTATTCTGGCAGGAGGAACGGGATCTAGATTAGCGCCATTGAATACGTTGTTCAATAAACATTTAGTTCCTGTTTACAATAAGTTTATTATAGATTATCCATTACAGACACTTAAACAGTTAGGAGTTAAAAATCTTACCGTAGTATTAGGTGGTTCGCATTTTAGTCAAATAGTGTCACATATTAAAGATGGTTATCACTTAAATATGACAATAAATTATGTTTATCAAGATAAACCTGTAGGTATAGCTCAAGCTATTAACTTATGTGAAAGATTTGTTTCTCAAGATAAAAGATTTGTCACACTTCTTGGCGATAATATTTTTGAAAATCCAATACAATTAGTCAACAATAGCTATCCATCACAAATTATTTTACATAAACACCCAAATTTGAATAGATTTGGGGTAGCCTCAATAGAAAATAATAAAATCACAAAAATAGAAGAAAAGCCATTGGCGCTAGATGCTAGGTTGGATAACTACGCTATCACCGGATGTTATATATTTGATAGGCAATTTTTTAAATTCTTTGAGAACATTGTGCCTAGCGCCAGAGGTGAATATGAGATAACAGATATTATAAGATTGTATAATCAAAATAATGATTTGGGTTTCTCAGTTACTAATGGCATGTGGAGTGATGCTGGAACACATGAATCCATAAATTTCGTTAATAACTTTTTCTACCAAAAATACCACCATAATAGTTAAATTATTTAAAATCATGATATAATAGTGCTGTTATCAAACACTTTATATTGGTGATTTAATTTTATGAAAATTTTAACTATTGGTAATGGATTTATTGCTCATCATTTACCTTATCCTATTTTAGAAGTAAAAATACAATACAATGATTATAGTATTGATCGTTTGTTTGAAGTATATAAACCAGATGTATTAATTAATTGTATTGGTAAAACTGGCGTACCCAATGTAGATTGGTGTGAATCTAATAAAGAAATTACTGCTACCACTAATACTGCACTTCCAATCTTATTGGCTGAAAAATGCAGCAAAAAATCAGTACATCTAATAAATATAGGTTCTGGATGTATTTATTTCGGAAAATCCTCTAATATTTATCTTGGTTCGAGTCGAATAGAACATTCAGCTTCTGATATTGGTTGGAAAGAGAATGATTTTGCTAATCCAAAATCATTCTATTCTAGAACCAAATACGCTTGTGATTTAGTTTTAGAGGATATGCCTCATGTAACTACTTTAAGAATTCGAATGCCTATATCAGAAAAAAATCATCCTAGAAATCTAATTAATAAATTAATAGGATATAAACAAATTATTGATATCCCTAATTCAGTTACTTTTATCAAAGATTTACAGAACTGCGTACAATGGTGTATTGAAAATAATAAAAGCGGTATTTTTCATGTTACTAATCCACAACCTTTAAGTGCAGTTCAAATTATGATGGAGTACAAAAAGTATGTTCCAGAACATACTTTTGAAGTTATTACCGAGCAACAATTAGATAATTTAACTATTGCAAAAAGATCTAATTGTATATTAAATACGGATAAGTTAAGAGAAGCTGGGTTCGAAATGACACCATCACATGATGCACTTTCCTATTGTATGGCTAAATATATTTTAAATAAAAATTTTTAATTTGGAGAATAATTATGTCTAATAAAAATGTTACTATCGATTTGAAATCTAGAAAAGATGTTGACGGTCAAGTCTTTTATGTTGGTAAAATTAAAGCTCCTGTTTTAATTGATTGTTCAATGGGCGCTGTATTTTTGGTTTTTGTGGCTGATAAAGGTGAAGAACAATTACAAATTGCTTTAATGGATAATAAAGAATTAGATGAATAATGTCTTTTCATTTTGAAGATCTGTGGGAGCTGTGCGAAAAGTTACACCCAACCTCTTATCATACAACTTCAGTTCAATCAACTATAGATGAATTATTAATAAAAATTAATTTATACAAGGCAGTTGATCAAAAATTAGAATTAAGTGAAGATGAGAGAGGGAAAATAAAATCTCGATTATATGGTGAAATTTTATTTTCCCTCACTAATTTGTCAGTAATAGACAATATTAATGTTTTTGAGTGTTTAGTGAATTCTTATAATTATCGTATAGATAAATAAAAACAATTTAAACTGGAACTTCTACTACATTATAAGCGATGCCAGGTAATACATTTTGTTGTTGTAATGTAGTTACTACTTTTTGTATAGTTCTAAATGCATAATCGCTACTTTTACCAGGAACAAACTGTACCTTAACAGTATTTGAACTAGTACCAGGCGCTACTTCTAACCTTCTCACTAAACTTTTAACTTGTTGTGGAAGGGCATTGCTGATAGCTTCTGCTTCTTTTTTTGTAGTAATTTGTGGGTTTAAAGAAGCGGGTGGTAAAGCATCGCCTAACGATTGAGCGATTTTTGTGATTATTTGTTGTTGTTGCGCAACTACTTTAACCAATTTGCTGATAATTTCTTTATCTTTTGACATTTGTTATCCCTTTTAATATAGTGCCGTTACATTTATCCATGAATAAATATCTAATAAATTCAAAAATATATGTTTTTATTAGTATTGCTATAAATAAAATTTTAGTGTAAATGTATATACCGCTCTTTAATTTTTTTATGATATTTTGTGTATTTATATAAAATACTGAAAGTAACTCTCGACAAAAAGTTGGGGACTATATAATAGGGGAAGTAGTTATATTAGAGTACGTAGGTATGTTATGAAAAAAGCAAAAATAGTGAATAATTATAAGTTTAAAAACATGTCTTATAGTGATATGGTGATGTTTTTAAATAAAGAATTACCTATTAATATTAAATATAATGAAGAATTGATTAATAGAATTCATTGTAAATATCCTATACTAAGTAAGTCACAAATTAGTATGATAGTTAAACTAGTTTTCCAAAGTATTAGGGATTTTTTGGTTTTGGGTAAAATTTTGAATTTTAATAAATTATTTTTTGATACTAAATTACATTTCTTTGACTATCGCAGAAAAGGTCGTATATTAAAAGCGTTGAAAGTAAAAATTTCAACGCCTCCGCCAATAAGGAATTTATAATGGATGACGATATAAACGAACTAAGTTTTTCTTTTGATATCAAGAAAATGAAAGAGAAATTACCACAGTTCTCTTCCGTTAAATTATGTGAAATGATAGTATGTGATAGATATTTTAATATGGGTCAAAATATTTCTATCCATTGCATGGAAGAATTATCGTTGCGTCGACAAAAAGGTGATCTTTTTGATTTTGAATCCTATATAGATAATAGCTACAAAGAATTACCTTATTTAAATCTTGATACAACCGATTTAAGATCAATATTAAATCAAATTATTAAAAAAAATGAATCACCAATTAACAGAGCAAATAGTTAAACATATTTTTTCTAACTTAGGTATAATAAAACCAGCTGTACCATTCAATGACAGATTTCAGAAACTTGTAACTAACACATTCCTTTTAAATAAAAAAATTTCATTTGAAATGGAAGATGGATCTATAGTTAGTAATAATTTATGGGGTTGTCAATTAAAGATTGACAACCAAGAGCTAAAAATCATTGTGGGAGATGTTTCAAGGGATGTATCTGTTACAGAATATTGTTTAGTGGTTCATTTGCAAGATTATCCAATGTACGGAATATATTATATTGTTGATGCAACTGATACACAGTCTTTAATTGGTTATTCTGTAAATGGACAGCAATGGTTAGAATGTAATACTTATTTGCAAGCTACTTTTTTAGCTGCTATGGAACAAATTAAAGAACATTTTGCTTTACCTCAACAATGTTCTTTATATGAAGTTGAATATTCAGCTTTACTTACATTTTTAGATTTTCATTCTACAATTTTTGAGAATAATGTTTATGAAAGGTAAGAAAATAGATAATGAATTCTTAAGTGAATTCATTTCAAATTGTATTAAAAAGGGTCTTTTTTCTTCAGAGGAAATAGTAGGTTTAGCACAATCAAAAATAACTGATATTGATCTTAAGATAAGAGAAGTAGAAAGCTTAAAACTTTTAAGATCTAAATTACTGGATGTAATTACTGCATTTAAAAAAACGAATAAAGATAAAAAAGATGATAATGAGTTACTCTCTTTTTATAAAATACAAAACGCACAGATATCTAAATTAATTTGTGATAATGTAAAAAATAAATTAAATATCATTAATATGATTTATGATACTAAACAGTTTTCTACTACAGATATTATATTTTGTATTAAACAGTTATTAGAAAATAAAATAATTCTAAAAACTGAGGGTAATTATTTTATAGAAGGTGAAATGTTTGAACAATATTATTCTTTTTTGTTAAAAAGTAACAATTAATGTATGAAAAGTTTACCAAATAGTATTACTAAAAGAATTTTATGGAGATATGTAAATAAGAAAATAAACAGAACTATACATCATTATCATGTGTTCAGTGTTATAACTATTCTATTTGATGAAATATTAAATGATTTAAAACTTGGTAAGGAACTGAAGATTTTTAATTTTGGAAGATTAGTTATAAAAGAGTTACCGTCACGTAAATATTATAACATTCATGATAAAACTATAAGAATATCCAATTCTCATAAGATTTTAAGATTTATATTATCTTCAAAATTAAGAAAAGAATTAAAGAAACAATTAGATGTGGATCTTTTTTTTGAAAGATGAATTTGAGTGAAAAAAAATCAAGAGTTATATGTGTGTAGTAGTATTTATAATAACGAAATATTATCAAAGATTATTCCCGCTTCTTCCAAAAAAGAAGCGGGAATAATCTTTGATAATAAATTTAAAATACAAGCCCAAGAAATTCTAGGACCCTTCCTTGATGTTAAAAAGAAAGTGTTAGAAACCACAAAAATTTTGAAGTTTTCTGACAATAAAATTCATAAAGCATTTTATAATGATTGGTTAGTTAATGCTTTTTATCTATTGGAGCCTGCTGACCATGCATATCTAGTTTTTATAAAAAGAATAGATGGTATCAAAAATAATCAACCGCCTAAAGGGACAATTATAGTACCAATACACAATTTGAGGTTTATACAAGATGAATAAAAAATTTTTACAACAAATGAAAGATAACCTAGTAAAACAAAAGCAAGAGTTATTAATCAGATCGAAAAACTTACCAGATATAGATATTGAAGGTGATGAAACAGACGAGGTACAAGCGAATTTATTGATTGAAGTGGCAAATCAATTATCTGCTCGTGACATTAGTAAGATATATTTAATCGACGGTGCTTTAAAAAGAATAGAAAATAATACCTATGGATTATGTGAGGAATGTGATGATCATATTCCAGAAAAAAGATTATTAGCTAATCCATATTTTTTAACTTGTGTGATATGCGCTGAACAGAGAGAGGCTGAAGAAAAACAAAGGAAGAGGTATTGATTTGAATACTATTGTTACGGAAGCTACTGAACATGGCGAAATGCCTATCGATATTTATCAAAAATTGTCTAATGATAGAATATTATTTATATGTGATGTAATAGATGATAAATTAGCTACTGATATAGTTGCTACCCTCTTATTAAAAGATCTAGAAGATTCTGAGAAAAAAATAACCCTTTTTATAAATTCTGAGGGAGGTGATATAAGGAATGTTCTTATGATTTATGATATGATGTGCTTAATACAAGCCCCCATAGAAACGGTATGTATTGGTGCAGCTATGGATGAAGCTGCAATAATATTACTTGCTGGTACACAGGGTATGAGATTAGCTACTCCCAATTCGATAATATCTATAAGTCAATTAGTTCATGATTGGACAAGTTATTCTGATCTAACAGATGCAAAGAAAATTCTTGATCGATCTATGCAAGATAACAAAAAAATGATGGATATAATTGCTAAAAGTGTTGGTAAAACATTAAAACAGGTCATTGAGGATTTTAATAGGCGAGTTTTTATGAATTGTAACCAAGCAGTTAAATATGGCTTAATTGATAAGGTGGTTGTTTTTAACAAATGAAAACAAAAATGAAAGATCACGATGATCAAGATAACTTGGATAATATTCCAATTTTTCCGGGTTATGTAGAGACTTACATTAAACTAGCAAAAGATAGAATCATTTTCTTAAACGAAGATGTGACAAAGCAAGCTGCTGCTAATTTATCAGCTCTTTTGTTATATTATGATAATGAAAATTCTGATGAAAGTATTAGTATTTACATTCATTGTAGTGGGGGAGATGCTGCGGGATTAGTAAATATTTATGATGTTATGCAAATGATAAAATCACCTATCAAAACTATATGTATTGGCAAGTGTTATTCTGCGGGTGCTATAATTTTGGCTGCTGGAAACGTTGGTGAAAGGTATGCATTTAAACATTCTAAGATTATGATACATGGCGTTCAGGCAGGTTTTCCAATTTTAGGTCATGATATAACGAACTCAAAAAGCTATTATGATTTTCTAAAGGATAGTAATGATAAGATAATGAAGATATTAAGTGATCATACTGGACATTCCTTAGAAAAAATTAAGCAAGATTGTTTAAGAGATGTTTGGTTAGACGCTAAACAGGCATTAGATTATGGTTTAATTGACGAAATATTATGAATAATTTATCTTTAGTATCTTTCGTTGGAGTAGATCTTCGAACAAATTTTGAAGATCTATTATCTTTTCATAACAAAAATATAAAATATGAATTTGGTGTTTTATATTCCGACTCTAAAAATGGATTATATCAAAGATACCCTGACTATAAGTTTTCAGAGAGATTCTTAAGGTGGTGTCAAAATAATAAAGTTAATTCTTCTTTGCATCTATGCGGGACATCTATAGATAAATTCTTAAATGAAGAAGATATTATTATGAATTTATGTTTAATTGCTGATCGCATACAATTAAACATAAATATAAAAAAATATGATAATTTTGATATATTAAGCGATAATATACTAAAGATTAGTAAAAAGAATAATTATAGTATTATTTTACAAGATAATCAAACAAAAAAAAGAGTTTAATAAGCTTTTTTTGTCAAAGATAGATCAGGATTTTCCTTTATCATTATTATACGATTCTTCTGGTGGTTTTGGCAGGCAGATTAGTAAAGTATCTGCACCAGATAATAAGTTTTTCACTGGTTATGCTGGCGGAATTAACCCATCCAATGTGCAGAAGATAATTTCATTAATAGATATGAGTAATATTAATAATAAACCATATTATATTGATATGGAATCTGGAATAAGAATTGATAATATATTTTCTATTTCAGAATGTAATAAGATAAAAGCTTTAATTGAGGCTCGAATCTAAAACTAACAATAGCAATAATCACCTATTATTGTATGATTAAAGTTGCCGGCAAACCGTCTTCAGATCCTATTCAAGAAAAACTGAGACAAAGCAAAAAAATTTGGAATAAGCAAGTCTCAGAATTTGCTGATGATCTTTTTCGTATCAAAGATACTATGAATGGTAAGCCTTCTAAATTTCATCCGGAAAAATCTTCAATTAAAGATCCTATTCCTGGAGATCCTGTAACTATTATTGGAGTTTTGGTAAGTGATTTTCAAGATATAGCTCAAAAAGGAAATGATATTATAAGACAACAACTTGAATATTCTAAGACAAGAAAAAGGAAACAACCTAAACAGTCTTTAGCGCCAATGCCAACATCACCTAATAATAGTCCCTCTACAATAGATCTGAGTAAGCAATTAACAGCAACAGCAGATATGTATCAGTTGATCGCTCTAGGATCAAATCCATTAACTAGATTTTTTGCTCGTTTACTTAATCCATCTTTTGGAACCAGCCATAAAGCAAGGACTAGAAAATACAGAATGTCTTTGTTAAAATCTGCTGTAGAGATATTTAAAGATTTAGTCGATTTGGAAGCATTTATAGTAAAATCCTCTCCAGAAAGCATTTTTAATGCCAGCAAACTTCTTTCGAAAATAGAAGGTAACTGGAATTTTTTTAAGACTGGATTAAATACTTATAAAGAGACAATGACACAAGATATAGTTAATACAACTCCTATTGAAGATAAACTTAATGTGCGGACTGTTCCAAATGATAATATTACAATTACAGAGCCATCTAATAGTTACTCTTCATCACAGATAAATTCTATAATAGAAGATTATAAAAAATACAGTAACAATTTTACAGATATTAATTTAAAAAATCTTTTTTCTTTAATAGGAAAATTCTTAAGTGTTCCTATCGAGAATAAAAATAAAAAATCTTTGATAAGTTCCGAATTACAAAGTGAATATAATAAAGTATTAAGTATTCTGAATATTAAATATAATACTAATGGTTCATCATTTAAAGAAGTTTGGGAAACTAAACAAGCGAAGGCGCAATTTCATACTGATCAATTAGAAGCGGTAGCAGATCGTTCAATCGAAAGATGGTTAGGTAAAATTAAACATCAGTTAGGTCCATCGAATAAAACATCTGCTTATAGGCTAGATATTTATAAGGCTGCTAATAAAGCTAGAGACTTAATAGATAAGATTATGGATTCTTTAGAAAAGGAAATGAATACTTCCCAGTTAGAAGGACTTGCTAATCAAATAACTGCTGAGTTTAAAATTATGGAAAGATTGATAAGGGAATTAGAATCCACTTTACGTGGTAAGAATTTTGATAAGTCTTTCATGGACCTCTTAGAAAGTGGTAAAATAACTAATTTTGACCCTGAGTTAACTTCTGAGCAGCGGGGCAACCTTCAAAAAATGATTGAAAGAAGAAGGGTAAGAGAACTAACGGATTTTTACCAAAATAGGAAATAAGTATGAGAGAAGGCTATTTATATATAGATAGTAATATTTTTCCAACTTATTTGGCAATATCAAGTCAAGAACAACAACAAGGGTTAATGCATGTCGATTGGCCACCGCCGGTAATGGCATTTGTATATGCTGCTCCACAAGTTAATAAATTTTGGATGAAAAACACTCCAAGTCCTTTGGATATTGTATTTTGTTGTAGTGGAGAAATAGTAGATATTTGTAAAGGGGAGCCATATTGTACTTCAACAATTGGAAATAAATATAGTGATTTAGTTATTGAGTTACCATACGGTACGATTTCTAAATTAGGAATTGTAGAAAAACATAAGGCAGGTATTATAACACCTAAAGCTAATGAATTGCGACAGATATTTGGACAGTTAAAATTATAACATAACCTCTCCCATCGAAGAAAGTGGTTGGGGAAAGTGTATGAACAATCAACATATTCATGATTTTAATAAGATCCTTCGTAACTTTAATATTAAAGCTACTTGTGTAAACTATAAAGCTATAGATAATTACTTTTTCTATGATTTAAAATTATCTCCTCAAACTAAAGTTCGAGATATCCAAAGATATAATGATGAAATTTCTTTATCATTAAAGTCACCTAATAAATCAAATATTAAAATTCTTCATCAAGAAGGTATTGTGAGGTTAGAGTTTGCCGCACCTCGCACACACGTATTAAAATTATTTGATTATTTTACAAATAATAATGTGCCTAAGGGAGAACTAATGTGTCTTCTTGGTCAATCACTTGATGGTAACAAAATGTGGATGGATTTAGCACAAAATCCACACATGATCATTTCTGGGACTACCGGATCTGGTAAAAGCACCTTGTTACATAATATCATTGCAAATTTATTCAACTACAGTAAAGTTAAACTTTATTTAGTTGATCCAAAAAATGTAGAATTTATCGAATATGATAAAAAAATTAAAAATGATGTGAATGTTTCATATACTTACCATGATGCTTTGCTTGTTTTAGACTCATTACTAGAAACGATGGAGTATCGATATTCATTGTTACATAGTAATCGAAAGGAAGAATTCCCTCCTATCGTTTTAATTATTGATGAATTTTCAGATTTAATTATGCAGGATGTGAATAATGAATTTTATGAAAAACTTTGTCGACTCGCTCAGAAATGTAGAGCTGCAAAAATTCATATTATTCTTTCAACACAAAGACCTTCTGTAAATATTATTAATGGAACAATTAAAGCTAATTTTCCTGCTCGTATTGCGTGTAGAGTTGCAAGTCATGTAGATTCAAAAGTAGTATTGGATGCTACAGGTGCTGAAAATCTAATGGGCAAAGGCGATGCTTTGGTTAAGGATAATTATAGATCTATGGAAAGATTTCAAATAGCATATACTGACTCTTCAGAAGTGTGTACATATTTTGGTGAATAATGAAAGAAAATAATTTATTGAATATTGATGAATTAATAGCTCTATTTATGGAAGAGCATAAGCAAGGTATTATTACTTTACATAAAACTTATTTTAGTAATAATGAATTATCAATTGAAAAATTAATTTCCGAACTAATCGTGGAACTTAGAACTGGCTGCGTTGATTTTCTTAACAAAGAATATCCGCAGTCAGAGCTAGGTTCTTATTTATTTTATATAGCTAACGAATTCTGTAAGAAAAAATCAATACCAATTATTAAGAAAAAATCAGAATACATATGTCCAGGCTGTATGTTTTTGAACAAACATACAGGCTTGTTAGCAAGTAACAATGGTATATTTATTTGCAAAAAATGCGAATTAGGTCTGGAAAAATCTATAGATCGTAAAGATATTTTGTTGTATAAAACATTTTTTATTCACAATAAGCAAGGATATCGATGTGATAATTGTTCAAGATTTATTCCACATCCGTTAGATAATAATACGGTTATTTCATGTCCTTATTATGATTGTATGTTTGTGGGAAGCTGGGATAAATTAAAAAGAATGCATCACCCAGTTGCTGCAGATAAAAATGATGGTGTTGAAACAATTAAATTAGTAGAAAAATTAGAACCTATAACACCAGAGAAAATTGATAAAACATTACAAGATCAGATATGTCATTTAAAAAATATTATTAATTCACAAATAGATAGTGTGGCATATTCTAGTTCTGAATTTACTATAAAAAATAAACTTTGTTGCTATCGAGCATTTTTAAATTTGCTCGATAAATTCCCTATGGGAATGGTAAATTATTTGCTGCATAATAGTAGAAGTGGAGGTTTTCAACAAAAGATATTTCAAGAGTATATAAATATTTTAGAAAAATCTCTTCCTTATTCTTTTAAGAAAAATAATAAAATTTATAAGATTGAATCTTTGCTGGACGAACAATTATCATTGTTCGACGGCATAAGTGTATTTGAAGGGGTCGTTTCACCAAAACTAGAAGTGAAAAATAATACTAGCGAGTTTTACATTGGTGGACGAAAAGCCTCTTACGCTAAGCCTTATTATATTGGTAAAATCTTATCAATCTCTGATAAGAAGACTAAAGAGTCTTTAATGAATAATATTGAAGAATATGGGTTTTTTAAAATTAAATTAAAAAATGTATCTCCTGGTATAGAGGTGATCGTAAGTCATTTGAGAATACCGCCTCATTATCAAATGGGCGGTATGGTATATGTTAATAGATTAAGAAAAAATATAATTGAACAAGCTCGTTCAGAATTTTAGTTATATGCAAAATTTGGCAAAAGTGAATTTATCTAGTTCTTTTTTTATTCGTGCTAGATGCAGTAGATGTGGACAAAAACCATTGTATTATTTTTATTCAAGAAATCCAGTTCTATGGTATGATCCAAATAAGAGTAAAAATATTTTTGATTTAATAAAACGTCACTATAAAAGGTTTTCTGTAGATGAATTTATTATAAATCATATTAGAGACGCAGCAAAGATAGGTTATTATAATCATTCTGTTAATTATAAAGGATATAAACCAAAATTACATAGAACTAGGGGTGTAAACCCGGTTTTTGATTTTGTTGAGTTTCTTACTTGTAATTGTGGATATAGTATTTGGTCTTTCGCTGAAAAATCTATTGCTAATAGAAAAGAAATTAATAATAGAAAAGCAAGATATAATTTTTAATGTTAACTACGATAATTTTTTATTTTAACAGCTCTTGAAATACTGAAAAATGATGTTATCTTAGAATAGATAGAATAAAATAATTTATATTTTTGCTTGATAAATTTTGGGAATAACCATGAAAACATTAATAATAGTCGAATCTCCTTCCAAAGGAGAAAGTATACAAAATTATCTTGGTAAAGATTTTATTGTAATGGCAAGTAAAGGTCACATTACTGATCTTGCAAAAGGTGGAAGGCATAATTTAGGAGTGGATATTGAGGATAATTTTAAACCACGATATGTATTAATGGAAGACAAAGTTCAAACATTGAATCAACTGATTAATGCGGCAAAAAAAGTTGATCAAATTTTTGTAGCTTCTGATCCTGATAGAGAGGGAGAAGCTATTGCATGGCATCTTGCGCAAAGATTAGAAGGGGTAGGTAAACCGATTAAGAGAATGGTTTTTAATGAAATAAAAAAAGATAAACTACTAAAGGCAGTTAAAGATGTGCGTGATATTAATATGGACCTTTTTCATGCGCAAGAAGCTCGCCGAATATTAGATAGAATTGTTGGTTTCATGGCTTCGCCGTTTCTAATGAATTTTTTTGGTCCAAAGCTTTCAGCAGGACGCGTACAATCTGTTGTAACAAAAATGGTTATTGATCGTGAAAGAGAAATAGAAGCTTTTGTACCAGAAGATTTTTGGACGATACAAGTAATATTATCTAAAGATAACAAAAATGGTTTTAGTACTAAATATTCTGGAAAATTACTAGATGCTAAAAATGCTGAATTGATGCGAGATAAATTAGCATCCGCTAGTGATTATGTGGTATCTGATGTTATTGCGGAAGAAGAGAAAAAAGGACCTGTTGCACCATTGGTAACCTCTAGTTTACAGCGCTTAATGTCTAGACAATATGGGTTTTCGGCTGATAGAACTATGAAAGCTGCTCAATCGCTATACGAATCTGGCTACTGCACTTATATTAGAACTGATTCTGTAAGAATAGGTGATGAGGCTTTAGCAGAAGTCCGACAATGGTTAACAGATAATAAATATGTAATTCCTAAAAAACCAAATTCTTATAAGAATAAGGATGCGGCACAAGATGCCCATGAATGCATTAGACCATCTAATCTAACATTAATTCCAAATAATAATATGTCAATAATTGATCCTGACGAAAAATTAGTTTATGAGTCTATCTGGAAATATTTTATTGCTAGTCAAATGATGCCAGCAGTATATAATACTTTAAAAATTACTGCTCATGTAAAAGACGATAAAAAAGCAGAAGTTAAAGCATCTGGTAAAGCATTAAAAATAAGTGGATATTTAGATATTTTGGGAGTTGTAGATGATAGTAAAATCGATATTCCTAACCTAGACAAAGGTGATCCACTTAAACTTTTTGGTAAAATTCCAGTTAGGATGGAGAAAAAACAGACACAACCACCTCCAAGGTTTTCAGAGGATAAATTAATTAAAGAATTAGATATTAGAAATATTGGTAGACCAGCTACTTACGCAGATTTATTGAGCAAAATTTGTAATAGGAATTACGTCGAAAAGAAAGGCAGCGTTTTCCATGCTACAGATCTAGGCAAACAAATTACTGATGTGCTGTCTGGTTATTTTGCATTTATGAATTATGATTATACTGCTAAAATGGAAAAATTGTTAGACGAAATTGAATGCGGTAAAATTAATCATACCGATATGTTAAAAAACTTTTATCCAGAATTTAAATCAGAATTAGATAAAGCATACCTTGGATATGGTGGCACATTGTGTGATAAATGTGGCAGTGCAATGGTAACAAGAACCGTTAAAATTTCTGGTAATAAATTTCTTGCCTGCTCTGCTTATCCAAGATGCAATAATACTAAGAATATGGAGAAAAATGAAAAGTAAAAGATTATCACATTTTGACCTGGAAGTTAGAAATGGTCTTTGTAATATAGATATAATTCAACACTCTGATACTAAAGAGATGGTCTCTGAAGATATTGTAGATGATACAGATGCAAATTCTTTGCAAGTATGGTGGGAAATAGTATTCGAAACTTGTCAGTATGAAACTGGTGCTGATTTTTCCAATAAAAGTTCATTTGTAATCTATAAATTAGATGATCTTAATAGATTATCAGAAGCTTTCCAGAAAGCTATTAAGGAAACTCGTAACAGATGAGAAATAACAAAAAAAGTACAAAAACAGAGTGTATTGATTCAAAATTTTTTGAATCTCAAGAACATCTTTCTAGAGAAATATTAGATAAGATGAAGCCTCGGATTGAATCTGTGGGAGCTGACAGACCCACTGCTAATTTCATTGACTTAATGAATTGGGTAATGCATTCTTTTTCTTCCTATATGAAAGATCAAGAAAATTTAAATAAATATGTTAATAACAGAATTATCATTGATGGTCAGTTTTTAACTTTTTGTAAAGAAACTGGAGTAGATGTTAGTTGCTTATACAAAGATTCTATCATTTCTTGGAAGACTGATCACGACTTTGAAAAATTTTTTATGCAAGGCATTTTTTTAATTAAATCAAAAAATGTGGAATTTTTACATGCCGCCTTGTTTCATAAAGGCAATCAGCATGAAGATGAAGTGAGTTTTTTTGTTGTTGTTTCAAATAATAATTATAATGAATATGTAAAACTAAGAAATTCTTTTGATAATTGGGTTTTAAAAAGAGACAGAAGTAATCTTAATATACGAGTAATAGATGGAGAAGATATACCATATACTAAAGATTACAACTGGGATAGTTTATTTTTGCCCAGTGATATTAAAAAAGAGTTACAAAGTTTGGTTGAAAATTTTTTATCCTCTAAAGAATTTTATGAAAGTAATAAGATTCCATGGAAAAGAGGAGTATTGTTATACGGTAAACCTGGTAATGGAAAAACTTCTATTATTAGAACTATAATATCTATGTATAATTTTAAACCTGTTACTATTGTGCCAGGAGGCAACGATGAGGCAGTTAGAGAAGCTTTTTCATATGCTGAAGAACAAAGTCCATCATTATTGTATTTTGAAGATTCAGATTCTATGTTAGATAAAAATGTCGATACTTCTTCTTTTTTAAATTTAATGGATGGTATTTCAGCTAAAAACGGTTTATTAGTTATTGCTACTGCTAATGATGTGAAGAAACTAAAACCCAGTATTACAGATCGTCCTTCTAGATTCGATAGAAAATTTGAAATTCCTCTTCCAAATCAAGAAATGGCGTATATATATCTTAAGAGATGGTTTGGTTCTCTATTGACTAACAGTAAATGTAAAGAACTGTCTAAGTATGCAGAAAAATCAGAATTTTCTTACGCATACTTAAAAGAGCTTTATATTTCTGCTATGTTTGAAGCTTTAGCTCATAATCGTAAATCTCCAACAGAAAAAGATATAGAAAACTCTTTAAATCGTCTCATCAAAGATAAAAATATTATTAACGGTAATAAAATAATAAGTACTGATAAGTATTTTAAATGAAAGTTAAAATAGGTTAGTTTACAATTATGTCTCAAAATGATACGTTAAACAAAATGAAGAAAACTTTTAAACAGGCAGTAAAAGGAGGTGAAACCGCAAGCCACGACTCAAAAAATAATGAAGCTGTATTAGCTCAACCATTAGAAGTCAGAGTCTATAATAATAATTTTGATAGAGCACTACGAGCATTTAGAGCATTGGTGCAAAAAGAACGAATACTATCAACATATAAAGAAAAACAAACTTACGAAAAACCTTCTCAAAGAAAAAGAAGAAAACGTAATGAAATGAAAAGAAAACTCTTGGAAAACTCTGATAAACAAAGAGTGTACAAAAAGAGTGAAATTATAGAATAATTAGGAAAAAGATCATGTCTAACAGAAGCGTTAAAATATTCAGAAATTCCGACAGGGATAAACCTGAGGTACATAAAAATTATGTACCTCAATACCAAACAATGGGTATTGAGCCAGAAGAATTCAAAAGTGCTATGATATCAGGTGTTACTTCATCAAAAGTAAGTACTGAAATACCATTAACTAATCCACGAGCTAAAAGATCAGCTGTTAGACAACCTTATGCAAAAGTGATTCCTTCCCCGGTCGGAAGGGGAAGAGGTCCTGTGCCTAATGTTGGAAATAATATGGAGCATACTTGGTCTTCTGTAAATGGTGAAATCATAGACGATTTGTCAGAAGAGTCAATTGATGATCAAAAAAAAATGATTGACAATAATGATTTCGTAACTTCTAATGCATTAGGAATTAATGATTCTTCAGAGTCTGAGTACTCTGAGGAGTATATAAAATCTTATATGACACAAAAAGATTTGCAAGAAGTAATTGAAGAAAAAGATACATCAAGCTTACTTGATGTCCAAGAAGATGAATATGTTTTGTTAATTAAAGGAATACTTTGTGAGATAGGTTCTTTTGATTTTATTCAAAATGAAGTAAAAAAAATAGTATTTTCAGAACACGAACTGTATAGAGAAAATACTATTTCTGTAGATGATTTAATAGTTTTGAAAAGAATAAAAATAAAGATAGGTGTGTTTTTAGAATAAGGAGTTATCTTGGAAAAAGAACCTAGAAAAGCTTCTGAAATTCTTTTAGAATTAGAAGCTAAGATTGATGTGTTAACTAGTATAGTAAGAACACAGGATCTTAATATTAAAATTTTATCTAATAAAGTTAATTCATTATTGGAATTAGAAAAATCAGATAAAGTCACATCATCTTCTATTAAAATTGAAGCAGTTGACACTATTCCGTCTAAAATAAATTCAGAGTTTTTGGAAAGACAAGTGTTAATAAATCCTAATTCACAATTACCCCAGGAACAAGAGCCTAAAGGTTTTAGGAGAACCTCCAGACCAGAAACTTATGCTGGTGATAACAGTTATCTAAAATCACCAGTGGTAAGTAATTCTAGAATTTCAGAAGACTTTACTAAACTACAAGAACCGGAAGTAGTAGTTCCTAAGGAGGCAATGAATTTTACGGAAGTGCCAGTGCCTCTTAAAAAAGATAAATTGTCGTCATCTACAACTATAGTGCCAGTCGTACAGAGAATTGTAGATAAAAACGGTAAATCAGTATTTTTAGCAGATGTAGAAATATTACTTATGGAGAATAAGCAGTCTATTTCTAAAACTAGAACTAATGGTGCGGGCAAATGGATGGCTTCTTTACCAATAGGACAATACAGAATTTTTGTTCGTAAAAGAGAATCAATAAATAAAGAAAAATTAGAAGTGATGCAAGATATTCAAGTGGATGGAACACAGTCGCCATTAGAATTGAAAACAATGATTATTAAATCTTGATTAACTTTGAGATATTGACATATATGCTTCTTTGGAGAAAAATATATGTCATCACAATTTCAAATTATAGTTGCCGATCCGCCTTGGGATTTTAATGATCTTTTAAAAATGTCAGATGTTGCACGAGGATCTAAATCTAATTATCTCACCATGTCAATGTCAGACATTCAACATTTACCTATAAATAAATATGCAGATCCAAACGGTGCTATTCTAGCATTATGGGTTCCGTCTTCTTTATTACAAGAAGGTTTGAATGTTCTATCAGCATGGGGATTTACACATAAACAAACTTATGTATGGGTAAAAACAAAAATAAATCCATTTGTACACATTACTAAAGAATTTTTTAATAACATAAAAAAAATTTTAGATAAGAATAGTGCGTTGAGCCCTCGTGCTATAATTTGTATAAAAAATGCATTGTGTAAAACATACTCACTGGATAATATTTTATCTTTTGGCATGGGTCGTTTATTTAGGCAAACTCATGAAATTTGTTTAATCGGAGTGAACAACAATAAAATATATAAAAAATTAAATAATAGATCACAAAGATCTGTATCATTTGCAGAAAATTTAAAACATTCTGCAAAGCCAGAATGTTTACAAAACTCTTTGGAATTAATGTTTCCAGATTCAAATAAATTAGAATTATTTGCCAGAAGAATCAAACCTAATTGGGTTTGTTTAGGTAATGAAGTATGTAATGGAGAAGATATTACAGTCTCTCTCGCTAAATTATAAATAATGTTAATTAGAGGATTATTGTGTAGTTATGTCTAAAAAAACACTTTTATTAAATGCAAGTTATGAAGTGCTTTCCTTTATTCCAGAACGAAAAGTTTTTAAACTATTATTCTCTCCTAAAGATAAAGTAGAGGTAATTTCTTCCTGGGATGATGAAATTGTTTGGAGTAATGGTAGAGTGAAGCATCCTTCTATTTTAAGATTAAAAAACCATGTTAAAAGAAATTATTTTAACTCTAATTTTAGTCGTAAAGCGCTTATTAAAAGAGATAGAAGCACTTGTCAATATTGCGGTAAAAAATTAACCGCCTCTCAAATAACTATAGATCATGTTTTACCAAGGGCTCAAAGAGGTATTACATCGTTTATCAATTGTGTGGTCTGTTGTCAAATTTGTAATAATAAAAAAGCAGATAGGACACCAGAGCAAGCATCTATGATTTTATTAAAAAAACCAACACATCCGTCTTTTTCCGCACATCATTATCTTGCAGACCCTCAAGAGTTTTGGCATAAAGACTGGGATGATTTCTTGGGCTCATCTTAATAAGGAAAAAGTGGCAATATATACATATTGCCACTTTTTCATTCAATAATTATGAATACTATATAGTTTCCTTATGATATATAGGATGGCACTATGACACAACAGGTAAGTTACAACTGTATAGTTTGCGCTAAAGAATTTGATAACACTGATGAGTTGCATTCTGTAGCTTTGTCTAAAATTAATGTAACTAAATTTAAAATTTGCCAATCCTGTTTAAATATATCTGATCCATCAGATGATTATTTACAAGTTCGTAAAATAGTAAATTCTTATGCGGAAACTACAGAAGCAAAACATTATTTTGAAGCAGTCAAAGAAATAATTGATTCTATCAAGAAATGATTATAATATTTTTTTTATCTTTGTATCTTATTTTGTGATAATAGTGACACCTTCAATATAATAGAATATTAATATGATCTGTGCAAATTGCTCTAAACTAGCGTCTTTGAACACCAGTAAATCGTGTCTAAAATGTGGTAATAGTATATTTAATAATCTATCTGTAATATGTAATAAATGTTCGGATGTTGACAAGCAATGTGTCGTGTGCTTAAAAAGAATGTTACCTACTAATAAATTAAGCAAAGGCTGTGGATGTGGTGGGAAATAAAATATGATTATTAAAAATGATGAAGAGTTACTAAGAATTAAATGTGATAATGTAACTGAAGATGAAGTTGGATCACTTATTGAATTGTTAGAAAATGAATTAAATGCAGCTAATAGGCTGGGTGTGGAAGGTATAGGATTATCAGCTATTCAAGTGGGTGTGCGTAAGAATATTGCTATTGTTAGATTAAAAGATATATCTTTTAACTTAGTAAATTGCACAATCAATCAAGCTTATGATCCTGCTATTTTTAGACAAGAAGGATGTTTATCATTTCCTGGACGAGTAGAAGATACTATAAGATTCCAAGAAATTCACGTTGTTGATAATTTAGTGTATCCTCACAATTTTATAGCTACTGGTCTATTATCTGTAATATGCCAACACGAAATTGATCATTTGAATGGTGCATTATTTATGGATCGTGTGAATAGTATAAATACAGTTTCAAGAAAAAAAAATAAGCTTGGACCAAATGATCTTTGTATTTGTGGCAAAGTAGATCCACGTACTAAACATCCTAAAAAATTTAAAAAATGTTGCGGTAAATAGTGAATTTATATAATTTATTTAATATAAATCTTCCGGTATGTTTTTATTGTTCATCTAAATGTATTTCTCGAGGTCACAATATATTTTGTTGTGAGATATGTAAACATGAATATTTAAAAAATGATGTTTGTTTTGTGATGCAATGTAAAGATATTTTTATTACACATTCTCCGTTCGTGCCTTATCATTTTTCTATAGCATATAAAGAGTGGGATACTAAAAATGATTTTTCTGTACAGATAGAAATTCCATCATTTGATATAACTAAAATGGATGAAGAAAAACTTTATAATAAAATAAAATTATATATAACGTTTACTTGAGGGCGTATGGATAAAAAACAAGCAAAAGAATTAACTAATGATGTATTGATTGCTGATGTTCTAATTAGATTGAAAGCGATAGAGACTTTATTAATTGCAAAAAATATTTGTACCGAAGAAGAGTTAAAAAAGCAAATAAAGAGTGTAACAGAATTAATAACTCTTTCTATTTTGCAAAAATCAAATGTATCGGGTGATTTAAATAAAATTATTCAAGAATTGTGATAAATGTACTATTTAACTCAAGAATGTGATTTAATTATAAGTGATAAAGTGCAAGTTTTGTATTTTTATGCAACATGGATGCCACATCATAACAAGATGTTATCAATGATAGATAAAATGGAGCAAAAATATAAAAATGTAGAATTTATTGCAATTGATGTCGATTTTTTCAAAAATTTATGCAAACGTTTTGAAGTAGAATCTATTCCAATAGTTATTATATTAAACAACGGAAAAGCCATTAAAAGGATTGAAGGGTTAGTATTAACGAGTGCATTTAAAAATGCATTTGCTGATATATTTAAATTATAGGAGATGATAATGAATAAAAAAAATAAAGAACATCAATCTAAAAACAATCCACCAGCTTTGAGATCAGAATCAGAAAAAATATGGAATGAAATTAAAAACTTAAAACTAGAAATGTTTACTTTGCCTAATCAATTTGTATATATGTATTACAAACCAATTACTATTGATCCTGCTAAATTACATTTAACTGCTTTAACTTCAGCTACTTCAGTTTTACCTGCATTAGAAAATGCATTATATCCTCAATATCAAGTTGAGCAAGTTGATAGATTTATTCTTGTTACTCTAGCACCAGTAAAAAAATGAGGAATTATGCCATTTGATGAAGAAGATGAAAAACCATCGAATTATCCTCCAAAGGTAGCTTTAAAAAAAGTTAGCACCCAAAAATCTATTTTTGAGACTCAACCTAGAAAACCTTCTGCGGAAGAATTTGAAAAAAAAGTACAACAAGTTCAAGATAGAGCATTTAGTTATAAAACTAAGGCTGCCGAATTAGCTTTGCAATTTAATAAAGCAATGACTGATCGTACTCTTAAATCTAATAAAACTGTTTTTTCTATTGAGATTGAACAAGATTTGCTTGCGAAAATGATTCAATTAGCCATCGAAATAAATGCTGACCCTATAGAACAAGAAGGAATGGGATCATTAAGTTGGATTACTTTATTATTAAAAACTTGTTTTACGCAAAGGGATAGAATAAATTTTCTAGAATATTCTTTATCGCAAATTGATAAAAAAATGGAATCAATAATTATTCGAGAGATTAATAAATCTCTTGACAAGAAAAAGAACAATGAATAAGTTATGGTAACTAAGGAATTATTATTATTTCTCATTTCCGAGGAAAAAGAAAATTTTAGTAGGTATTCACAGTTATGTACAAATTATCAAATTTCTCTGGACCCGTTAGCAGTAGCCAAACATCAGGGTATTATGGAGATTCTACAGAAACTTCTACAGGAAAAAAATTCTACCAGGACTTGATAAGAAAAGCAGATTCAGTACCAATAACTAGATTATTTAAACATTATAATTTACGAATTAATGATCAAAATAGAAAAATAATATGTCCTTTTCCTACTCATAAAAGTGGAAGAGAAAGTTCGCCTTCTTTTTATTTTTATCCACAAACTAATAGTTTTTGGTGTTTTGGATGTAAAATAGGAACAAGATGCTGCGATTTAATTGCTAATATGGAGAATATTTCCAGAACTAAAGCAGCATTTAAAATATTAGAGTTGTTTAAATCTGATGTAGATGATGATGCTGTTTTGATTGATAGAGATAACTTTTCTGAAAAGTTATCTCTAATGTTGAGTTTTTCTGAGCATGTTAGAAACTTTATACATTATAATAATGATGAAAAATCTTTATTATTCATCGACCATGTGTGTGAGGTTTATGATACGGTAAATGCAAAGCATCATTTGAGTAATGATGCTTTGCAATCTGTAATAAGTCAATTAAAAGAAAAGATAGATTCTTATACATTATATGTCTAATATCATTATACTTGGAGATCCACATTTAGGAAAAAGCTTATCTCAGGGCAGAGTTGGCATTGGGTCTAACTTAAATAGTCGTATTGTAGATCAGCTTAATCTTCTTGATTGGACCTTGGATCAAGCAATAGATTTATCTATAGATCATATAGTAATAACAGGAGATATTTTCGAAGATCCTAGACCACCTCCTTCATTAATTACTTTATTCATTTCTTGGTTAAAAAAATGCCAAGCTAATTCTGTGCATGTTCATTTAATTTTGGGCAACCATGATATACTGCGCAGTGGTTTTATTTACTCCTCTCCATTAGATATTATTAGTGAGGTAGAATTAGAAAATGTTGATGTGTATAAAAATATTAATACAATCACTATTGATACAACTGCTATAACTTTAATGCCGTTTCGAGATCGAAAAGCCCTAGGAGCATCAACAAATAGTAATGCTCTTTCTTTACTAAAAGAATATTTAGTATATGAATTAGCTAGTATGCCTATTACTTATAAAAAAGTTTTAATAGGACATTTAGCTATCGAAGGCTCTATTCCTATTGGTGATGAAATTGATGATATAAGTAATGAATTATTTTGCCCATTAGATATGTTTAATGGTTATGATTACGTTTGGATGGGGCATGTGCATAAGCCCCAAATTATGAAAAAACAGAAACCATATATTGCACATATTGGTAGTATGGATATTTCTAATTTTGCCGAAATCGATCACAGTAAACATATAATTATACTTAATTGTTCTTCAAATCAAGAATTTATAACAAAAAAGTTACCGACTAGACCATTAAAAAAAATATCTATTGTAATTCCCAAATTTGTTGAAGATACTACTAAGTACGCTATTCAATGTATTAAAGATATGAATAAAGATTTGAACAAATCTACAATAAGAGTGGAAATTGCACTAGAAAGCCCTGAACTACAATCAATTGACAAATCTGCAATAGAAAAATACTTAATTAATCAAGGCGTTTTTAATATTACTGGTATCTCGGAATCTAAAAAAGCTATTTTGATAAAAAAAGATAATTATAATACTCTGGATACCAAAATAGATGTACCATCCGCCATTAAAAAATATAGTTCCATTTATGTAGAAGAAAATCAAAGGTCTGATTTTATCAACTTAGCTATGGAAATTTATAATTCTTATAAGGTTGAATTAAAAGAATGAAACCATCAAAATTATATATTGAAAATTTCATGTGCCACGAAAAAAGTTATATTGATTTCGCGGAATTTAATTCCGCGCTCATTGTAGGAAAGATAGAGAATAATGAAAATTATTCTAATGGTGTTGGTAAAACATCTATATTTAAGGCAATTGAATATGTATTGTTTAATCAAGCAGACATTAATTTAGAAAAAATTATAAGAGATGATACTAATTTTTGTAGAGTAGTATTTGATTTTTTTGTAGGAGATCAAGAATATCGTATTTCTCGTAAAAGAACAAAAAAAGGTGTTACTGATCTAACTTTATTGCACAAAAATACGATTATTGGTGATGTATCAGAAGTTTATCATACTAATTATGATGAAACGTATGAGCCATTAAGTAATGAAAAATATTGGAAAGATATTTCTGGTAGAAGATCCGCTGATACAGAAAAAGAGTTAGAAAAATTAATAAAGATTAATTTTAAATCCTTTAGAAGTACAGTGCATTTTTTACAAAATGATTTTTCAGGACTTACTACTTCTACTCCAGAAAAAAGAAAAGCTTTATTTAAGGACGCTTTAAATTTAATTATTTATTCTAAATTAGAAAAAATAGCAAAAGACAAAGCTAATGTGATATCCAAAGATTTAGAAAAACATAAAATATTAATAGATTCTTTAGGTGATGTTAAAACAGATATTAACAAATTACAACAGCAATGTTTGTTACTAGAAGAACAATTGGATCATAATAATAAATTGTTAATTGATCCAACTAATCAACTAAATGTAATAAACAACAATTTATCAAATTTAAATTCTTCTTATAAAGATCTAGAAAATAAATATAATATTTTATTAGAGAAAGAAAAATCAATTTTATCTGATAAAGTAAGAATAGAAAATTCTATTACAGAATATCAAAACAAAAAAACAATAGCCATCAAAACGGCAAAAAATATTGTTGATGACATCAAAAATTCCAAAGAAACACTTAAATCATTAAGTGAAATTGATCTAAACCAAATAGAGATCTTAAATGATAAAATAAATGAACTTAAACAAAAGATAACTTATTACAACATCATTATACAGAACAATATCGTAGAATTTGAAGAATTAAAAATACCCGTTCCTGACGAAAGTATCTGTAAACATTGTCGCCAATATATGACAGATGAGCATAAGAAAATCTGTAAGTCCAAGATCATTCAAGATATGGATAAATGTCAGCAGAATATCTCTATGGCAAAAAAAGAAATATCTATTTTTAGTAACGAAGTAAATATTCTACAACAAAAGTTAAGTGCTTTGATTCGATGTAAACAACAAATAGAAGATATAAATAATAAGATTTTATCAAAAAATATAGATTTGCAAAACAAAAAGAATATTCATAATGAATATTCGTTATTAGTAAATAAATTTACAGAAGATCTCAAAATAAAAGAAAGTGAATATTCATTATTAAAAAGTGAATTATCTAATTCTTCTTTATTAGAAGCTAAATTTATTCAGGAATCTATTAATGTTCAAAACCAAAATATGGTTAAAGTACAATCATGTATAGCTTCTATAAATAAAGAAATAGCGCATTTAAATGCATCCAAGGCTGTAGCGCTATATACTATAGATGAAAAAACAAAAGATTTATTAAAAATAGATTTTCTAAGGAATAAAATTCAAGAGCTAGAAAAAAAATATAGTATATATCCACAAGTTCTGCAAGCTTTTTCCTCTACTGGAATACCAAATCTAATAATTCAAAATGTACTCGATGATTTACAAGCAAAAGCTAATACATTATTATCGCAATTAAAACCTGGTTTACAGTTATCTTTTCTTATAGAAAAAGTAAAAGGAGATGGCACTGAAGCAGATACTTTAGATATTCATTATAATGTAAATGGAAAGGAAAGATATTATGAGCAGTTATCTGGTGCCATGAAGTTAGCGGTAACTTTTAGTTTAAAGCTTGGATTATCTTTTCTTTTGCAGGAAATGGTAGGTACTGATATTAAGTTCTTATTATTAGATGAAATAGATCAATCACTGGATAAAGCAAGTGTAGATGCATTTGCAGATATTGTGAAATTTTTTCAGAAAGACTTCACGATATTAATCATTACTCATAATGATAGATTAAAAGATAAATTTTCACATGCTATATTAGTGGAACAAGATGTCAATATGATATCTAGAGCTAAGGTAGTCAGTAATTGGTAAAACAAAAGGTAAATTATGAATACAGAAGAATTTGAAGCAGCGGTACGCGCAGAATGTAATACTCTTGCTGATATGTTGGTAGAAAAAAATCGTGCTTATGGCAATAGCGCTTTATCGCCTGTACGTATTTTTTCAAAATCTCCTATTGAAGAACAAATCCTTGTGCGTATAGATGATAAATTATCTCGTTTAGCACGAGGAAACAACGCTGGTGAAGATGTAATATTTGATCTCTTAGGATATTTAATTTTGTTACGCATCGCTCGACAATCTAAAAAGCTATAAAATAGTATCGTTATTTTGACATTTAATAAAATGATAACAAATCATGTTATCTTAAAATAATTGAATGTGTAATACAAAATGACTGTTATTAATTTAACCATTACTGAATCGACCGAACAAGTAATTGCGGATATACCAAAAACAATTACTATCACTTCTAATATTCCTGCTTCCATTTTTTATACATTAGATGGAACTATTCCTACCTTATTTTCCAATATTTATACTGAAGCCATTTTTTTACCAATTAATAAATTATCTGTTACATTAAGTATATTTGCAAGTAATGGAGTAGATTCATCACCTATTATTACAGAGGTATATGTAACAAATGTATTAGATAATGCTAGGTTGGCACATTCTGCAACAGATGTCCAACCTAATGTTAGTATTCCGGATTTGTATCCATTTGGAACAAATCCGCAACAACCAGTTGGGCATTATTTGAACCCAGGTGATGCTGGGGTAAATGTTAATGATCCTTCTTTACCTGTTGTTGCTTCAGGATTCGATGCTGATGGCAATCCTAGTGTTTTTACTAATCAAGATTTTACAACAGAAAATTATAATATAGTATATTCAAATAGAGATGCTATTGGGCAACCAAATGTAGGAATTTTGCCAGCTCCTGTTAAAATACAAAATGCAGTGCCGGAACCAGAAGCTAGTGAACAATTTACTACTTTATTTGATCCAAGAGCGTTTGTAATTTTTCAGGATTTTTCTAAAGAAAATCCTGAAGATCCTATACACATAAATAGACAATTCTTTACTTTAGAAAACCATGAAAAAACTCGTGATGGAAATGCATTTTTCACTAGTGGTTTAGATGCACCTGCTGTTAGTGGTTCATTTTTAAGATCACATTATAATCCCAGGGATAATACTATTACTTATTATTATTTAGATACCTGGAGTAATAGATGGATTATTTCCAAAACACCATATCAGCCAACAGGAAGTTTTGATGGTAATTTATCTGCTATGGCATTCGCGAGAAACGGTGGTGCAGGAATAGTATTTGAATGGTTGCCTTTTACTAGAAGAGTATTATTTTAAGTATTTAATATGAAACAAAAAAGTGGACAAGAAATATTTTATACTGATATCAATGTTATGATAACATCTATTAAACAATTTACGCAAGATAATTGTGCATATGTAGAAATTCACGATGATCTAAAAAGATTATATTATGGTTGGTTTTGTCCAAAAACTAATACATATTTTTATATGCAAGCTTCTCATTTTAGAAATCAAAGAAAAGGTCTCGCCCTACCTTTTGATTCATATTTAAAAAGAAAAATAGCTAGTATACCATTGAGTAATTGTAAAAATGATAAAGAATATAATTCTCTTAAAGAAAAACTTAATAAATTGAAAGCATTTTGGTGACGTTTAGTATGATTAATTATTTACCGTGGAAAAAAATAAACGAAATACTTTATGAAAAAAGGTGTATAGATAATAGTCATACATCAAGTATTAAGTTGAGATATCATTGTAATGGTTATGGTTGGGTCCCAGAATTTTATAATAAATTAATGGGAGATCTGTATATACAGTATAATCCAGATTATTATATATCTATTATTGATATACATTATGTAACACAATATATAGACAATTTTATAAATAGATACAATAATTTATTAGTATTTATGTGAGTTATATATACTATAACACTATAAATATGAAAAGACGTGTAATATGTCTAATGAATTACGATTATCTGTTAGTAAAACAAAGACATTCTTAGATTGCAAGGCAAAATATAAATATTCATATATTGAAAAATTGCCTAAAAAAGATTGGGAATTTCATACATTTGGTAAATTTTGTCACAAGGTGTTGGAAGATTTTCATAATGCATATATTAATGGCTCATCAGAGCCATATAATATAGTAATGTCAAAAGCATTTAAAGATTCATTGAATGAATATAAATCTGTTATGACAACAGAAATGAGGCGAGATTGTTGGAAAATTATTGATCAATACTTAAAAATTGTAAGTAGTGATAAAAAAAATAATTTATCTGCCAATGTTATTGCTTGCGAAAAAAATTTCGAATTTTTAGTAGGCGGTAAAGTTATTTTAAATGGTATGATTGACAGGATACAAATTGATGACGATAATGTAATACATGTTTGTGATTATAAAACAGTCAAAAATAAAAAATATTTAAAAAATGATTTTTTCCAATTATTAACATACGCATATGTTATAATTTCTGAAGACCCTTCAATTGAAAAAGTTCGCGCCTCATATATTTTGCTTAGACATGATTTTGAATATATTACTACTGAATTTACTGTTCCAGAAATTTTGAAGATTCAAGATAAGTATCTTGAATATGCTAATCAGATTTTAAAAGAAAAAGAATATGCTCCCAATCCAACTGCTTTGTGTAATTTTTGTGATTATTTGAATATGTGTCCAGAAGGTAAAGCAAAGTCTTATGGGCAGAATATTTATGGAGAGGTAACGTATGGGTAACAATTACTATTTTACATACGAAACTAATCAGTATAAAATATATTACATGTACGAAGCACCTACTCCACATAGATTAGATGGACCCGCAATTGAATACGCAAATGGCACAAAAGTGTGGTGTTATAAGGGAAAAATTATATCCTGTTCTTCACAAGAACAATTTGAAAAATATTTAAAAATGAAAATTTTTTGGTAAAAAGGAACGAAAATAATTATGAAATACAGTGAAATTGCTCATTTAAAGAAAAAAATGATGACTATGTTAGAAAATGCCGTTGATCAATGTTTAAATCAATTACAAGCTAATGAGCATGTCCAAGCAGCTAAAGCACAAATTAAAGCTAATGAAGAAGGTCACGCTGGAACAACTGATATTGTAGATTTACAACCAGGTTATTTTGATGCTGCGTTAGCTTTAGATTTCCCAAAGGGCTACGGTACGAATGGTGAGGGATTTGTTATTGTTTGCAATCCTGTCATTACATTAAAAGATGTGTATAGAAAGATGGATGCGCAAAATTATAGTCATAAAATAATGAGTGATAAATTGCGTCAAGCAAAAGAAAACAAGTAACATTTATTTTTTTCTAAGAAAATTTAAGACCTTTAAATAGTAACAAAATATCTTAGAGGGTACGAATAAATCAGATATAAAGGAAAATAATATGGAGATAAATGTAAAAGAATTAGAGCCATGTAAGTTAAGCATTCAGTACATCGCGGATGCCGGAGAAATTCTTGAAAAACGTGCGCAAATTTTACAAGTCTTTAAGAAAGCTCCTGTTCCTGGATTTAGACCAGGGAAAGGAACTTTAGATGCAATTAAGATTCATTACAAAAATCAAATTGAAGAATCTTTGAAACGCGGTTTAGCAGAAGATGCTTATCATAATACTATTTTTGAGAAAAAATTAAGACCTCATGGAGCGCCATTTTTTAAGTCTCTGATGATAGCTGATGGAAAATTTACTTGTGATTTTGATTTACATGTTAAACCTGATTTTGAATTGGCTCCTTATAAAGAATTAGAAATACCAAAACCTCACGAAGATTTTTCTTCAGTAGAATTCAGTGAGAAAATATTACAAGAATTAAGACGTAAATTTGGAGATGCTTATCCATATACAGAAAATGATTTTGTGCAAGATAGTGATAATGTAATTATTGATTATCAAGGTACTGTGGACGGTGTAAAAATAGATAATTTGTCGGCACAGGGAGAAATGCTAACTGTAGGTCGTAGTCAATTACTAAACTTTGATGATAATTTATTAGGCATGGTTTTAGGAGAGACAAGAGAATTTGATGTTAAAGTGCCAGAGAATGGTTTACCATCTTTAGCTGGTAAACTAGTTCATTTTAAAGTTACTCTTAATATGGGTTCTAAAACTGAATTATGCGCACTTGATGACTCCTTAGCTGTAAAAATGGGAAAAAAAGATTTCTCCGAACTAAAAGAATTTGTACATGCAGCTGCTATGAGCAGAACTTCTAACAGTTCCAAACTAGCATTAAATGAAGCCATAACAAACAGATTAGTGAATGATAACAAATTTGCGGTTCCCAATTGGTTGAGCTTATCTGAAGCGCGTTATTTAGCACATAACTCAAAGATGGATTGGGAAACTATGAATGATGTCGATAAAGAAAAATATTTGCAAATGGCGGAAAGTAATGTTAAATTATCTCTAATTTTAGATAGAATTAGAGATTTAGAGCCAGAAGCACAAATAACTGATCAAGAAGTTTTCGATATTGTTAAACAAAATTTAACTAAAATGAATAATCAAAAATCTATTGATGATACTATAAAAGAAATGAATAGAACTGGCTATCTGCAAATTCTATTTTCTAGAATTAAAGATGAGTTTGTGTTAGATTTTATAACCAAAAGCGTTAAAGTAATTGAATAAGGAATAATATAATGAACAAACAACATGTAGATCAAAATAATGATGTGGTGGCATTTCCAGAAAAATGGGCGAAAGTTCTTAAAGAATTGCCTGAATTTAAAGAAATTGCTGATGCTGCAAGCGCAGATGAGTTAAAAAAGATAATACTTACTTCTGAGGGAAATGTATATGTTATTGAGCAAGAGAAAGAAGCAGATGTTAAGTTGAATGCTGCTAAAGAATTGGTAAAAGAACACTCTGCTCCTTATAGAGATGCAGCAAAAGTACAAATGGCAAAAATAAAATACGCTTTATTTCTTTTAGAGGGTAAAGGGGTTGAATTAGGAAATAAGGAAACTGAATGATTTAAAAAATGAAAGTTAAAAAGTTTACTGTTCAAGCCTGTTGTGGAAGAATATCAATTATATTTAAAACTGATCAACCTATATCTAAACATCATTTAGTAAAGTTGGTCAGTTTTGGATTCAAAGAGCATAGTCATTTTACCCAAGCTGGTATATTATATGTCGATAATTCAGATTTTATAATAACAGGACCTATAGGTTCTGATCGACTGCAAGTAAAATGTAAGATTGCAGACTGTAACCAAAAAACCAATGATCTAGAGATACTACTTCAACAACTAGGGTAACTATGGTTAATAATGGTGCTGGATCTATTGAAGACATCAGAAAAAAAGTCACTTATACACATGAGTTAATATCTACTGCTTATCATGAGGCTGGACATACAATATATGGTTTACTGCATTGTATGAAAGTTAATATGGTACATATTTTTGAAAATAAAAAATCAAAAAGAGTATGTGGTTTTACCCATTTTAATTATCCTGTAGCCAGTGACGTAGATGATCCGGAATTATCTCAAAAATTAATGAAGGCTGAAATTTGTCTTAATTACGCAGGTTTAGCTGCTGAAAAATATCATTTTAAGAATGTTTCAGGATCTGATAGATTTCCAGGATATTGGAAAAATGGATCGTCTAGCGATACTATGGCTGCGGCTGCTTTAATAAAACAATATGATTTAGTCCCTCCAGGAAAGAAAAGACATTTTTTTAAAAATAAATTAATTAAAGAAACTGAGAAACAATTACAACAACATTGGGATGTTGTTGTAATTGTTTCTCATGCTTTATTCCGAAAAAAAAGATTATATTTTTCTGATTTAAAAAGTTTATTAACGAAGAAATCTGCAAATAAAGAATTTTGGAAAGAGCAATTTAAGCGTATTGATTATATTTTTAAAAATGGATATGACCTTGACGAGAAAAATTTAAAATTTATATTGATGCAATGATATATTAGAGTTGAAATACTCATAGGGTGTAGGCACACCAGAGAGGCTTTAACATGTTACGTATTATTGAGACATTTAATCATTTACCACAAAGTTTTTATGTTGATTCAGGTTCTAAATTTGAACCTGGTCAGATTGGTTCTCTTAAAATTAAGAACGGTAAAACTATAGTTACTATTTGTGATGGAATAAATCCAATTGGCATATTAGACGATATAAAAAACGATTTTTATCGTGTACCAATCTACAATAAACAATTAGTCGTTCCAGTCTCTAATTATAGAATAGAAAATTATTTAATGATTTTATCAGAAGATCTTAAATTTGAATTAGATCATACAAATATTATACATGGATCTTTTAAGAGCTCTATACCAGTCATTCTGGACTCAAAAAAAGGAGTAATAACTATACCCCGTGGTACACAATTAGATGATTACTATTTTAAATCAAAAGGCATTTTGGCTGTTATTTTTAATATTAATTATGCTTTTAAGATAAAAGCAAAAAGTTTTGATGATTCCACTATATCAACAGAGCAAGCTACCGTTTGGAATAAATTATTAATAGCAGATACAAATATGTTTGATACAGCTGTTGAATATCGTAAATATGATAATTTATATGCAGATAACGGTTTGCTTACTACAAAAAAGCTAACCTATGAAGCAGAGTGTATAGGGTTTGTATTAGATATTCCTACTAATGATAATCCGCTACTACGATTTTTATTTGATCCAAATAATCAAATAAAAATAGGGGGCAAAAATGGATAAAAGTAGCGCGACAAATGTAAATTAGAAAAGTTTTTTAAAGAGTTTAATGTTAGTCGTAAATTGTATTCCCTGATATACATACGTAATCTATATAATATAAATTATAGCGCTTTATAATAAATAAGACAGATATGTAATTTCAAAATACTTTAAGTAATAAGGTAATGTTTATGATAGAGTTTGTGTCTTTGCATAATCAAACGTATTTTTCTATTTTAGATTCTTTAATTTCTCCTAAAGATCTCTTTTTAAGAGCAAAAGAGTTAGGACAATCTGCTATAGCAATAACGGATCATGGTACTTTGGCATCAGCATGGGATGCATTAAAAGCTTCTAAAGAAACTGGTGTCAAATTAATTATTGGGTGTGAATGTTATTTTCAAAATGATTCTCAAAACACTGAAGATAAATTTAGACATATTGTACTTATAGCCAAAAACGCCATTGGATATAGAAATTTACTAACGATAAATAAGAAAGGTTTTGACCAAGGGGTTTTTCTAGGTAAAAGAGTCTATTCTGTAGTAGATTGGAAACTGTTGAAACAATATTCTGATGGATTGATCTGTTTAACTGCTTGCGGTAACGGTATTGTTTCTCAGCTTCTAACAAATGGTAAATTTGAAGAGGCTGAAGAAACATTGTTGAAATTGAAAGATATTTTTGGTTCTAATTTAGGAATTGAAATTCAGCCCAATAACATGGATCGTGGCTCTAATTTTTATAGTGATAAAATAGACCAAAAATTTTTAAATCGCAGACTAATAGATTTAGGAAAAAAATATGACATCAAGATTGTAGCTGCATGTAACGCACACTATTTGAAAAAAGAAGATCATGCAATGCATGATATATTTCTAGCCATTGGCTCTCATCAGCCAGTCTATTCTAATTTTAGATTAAAATATACAGTACCTGAATTTTATCTCAAATCTGGAGAAGAGATTAAGAATTTTTTCTCTAGGAATTTTGGAGAAGAATTTGCTGAACAGATTTGTAAAAATAGTATATATTTTTCCTCTTTATGTGAGTATCCTGATTGGATAGATCCTAAATTTTCTAATCCTTCTGGAAAAGAGTTACCAATTTTTCCAGTAAAAGATGAAAAAGATTATTTAGATTTTTGTCAATGGGTGTCATGTCAGCCAGAGGAAATAAGAAAATTAGAAGAAGATAAATTATTTCTTCGTTATAGATGTTTGATAAAATTTAACTCAAAAGTAAAAAATATTAATAATGAACAACGTATTCTGTATGACAGCCGTATAGCCGAAGAGTTAGATGTATTGGAATACCATGGATTTTCTAGCTATATGTTAATTGTGGCTGATTATATTGATTGGGCAAGAAATAATAATATTGCGGTAGGAGAGGGTCGTGGTTCGGTAGGTGGATCTTTGATTGCATATTTATTAGGTATTCATCAAGCAGATCCAATTAAATATAATTTAATTTTTGCTAGATTTCATAATAAGGAGAAATCTAGTTTTCCAGATATTGATACTGATTTTGCTCCATCTGGACGCGCTTTAGTACAAGAGTATTTAAAGAAAAAGTATGGAGAAGATAATGTGGCACATGTTTCTAATGTAAATACTATCACTCCAAAAGTTTATGTAAGAGATATCGCTAGAGCTTGCGAATTAGGTGGCTCACGTGAAGATGCGATCAAAATTGGAAATGATGTAGCAGACTGTATTCCGGCTGATATTCATTCTATTGAGGATGCTTTGGTGAAGGTGCCTTTGTTTGCAGAATATTGTAAAAAATATTCTGAGTTTGTCAAATACAAAGATATTTGCGGAAAATACCGAGCATGGTCTACTCATGCTGGTGGTATTATTATTTCTGCTAGACCTTTAACCGGACTAGTACCATTAAGAAAAGATAAAGATGGAGCTTTAGCTATTGAATATGATAAAGATAAAGCTGAAGAAAATGGTCTCGTAAAAATGGATACTTTAGGATTATCTACTTTAGATATTATTGGTCAAACTATTAAATTAATTAAAGAATCTGGGAAACCATTACCTCCTGAACCGCTTAATTATGAGGAATATGATAAATCAACTTATGATTTAGTATCTGAAGGAGATACATTTTGTGTATTTCAGTTAGGTACTAGTGGCGGGACCATTGATCTATGCCGTAGAATTAAACCAAAATCAGTTAATGATATTAGTTATGTTAATTCTTTAGCTAGACCATCTGCGCGAGATATGCGCACGGATTTTATTGCTACCAAAGATGGTAAAAAGCCATTCTCATTATTGCATCCTAATTTAGGAAGAGCTTTTAATAACACATACGGATTTGGTCTATATGAAGAATCCTTGATGTATTTAGCACAAGATGTCGCTGGTTGGAGTTTGCATTCTGCAGATCGTCTACGTAAATTAACCAAAGAAAAAGGTAAAAATCCTAAAAAAGCACAGCAATGGAGAAATGAATTCATTAATGATGCAACAAAAAATTCGATAGATGAAGAAATAGCAAAAAAAATCTGGGATGAAGTAGTAGATAAATTTCAAGGTTACGGTTTTAATATGTCACATAGCATATTGTATTCTATGACCAGTTATAAAACTGCTTATTTAAAAGCCCATTACCCAGTAGAATTTTTGATGGCTAACTTAATGGCAGAGGTAAAATCTAATACCCCGGATGCCAAAGCAAATATCGAAAAAATAAAGAAAGAGTTAAGGGAGCACAAAGTCAAGTTAATGCCGCCAGATATTAATAATTCTCAACTAAGTTATACTATTTCTAAAGATAATAAGTTATTAACTGGATTGGATGCCTTGAAATTCGTAGGCGAAGATGCTATAAAAGATATAATTGAAAAAAGACCTTTTAAAAGTTTTTTTGATTTTATGGTTAGAGTTGATTCAAGAAAAGTGCGAGCAAATGCAATACAAGCTTTGGCTGCTGCAGGTAGTATGGATATTTTTGGTATCCCCAGAAAATTAGTGTACTTATATTGTTCTGATTACAGAAAAAAATTACAGGTTTGGTTAAAAAAGCATGATGTTTCCAAAGAAGAATTCATATACCCTTGGCCACAAGAATTGGAATGGAAAATACATGAATTATATGCTTTAGAACAATATTATTTAGGAGAATCATTTGTTTGTAAACCAGCAGATGCATATGGTAAATTTTTTAAAGAAGACCATAAAACTATTAATGATATTAAACGATCTAAAGATAGGACTAAAATATTTCCTATTAAAGCTATAGTAAGGAGCTTTTTTGAATTTAAAGTTAAAAAAGAAACTAGTAAATATTATGGCCAATCCATGATAAAAGCCATAATTGAGGATATGAATGGAGAACAGTGTTCTTGTACTATTTTTCCAGATAGATGGAAGACGATACAAAACCGATTAAAAGAAGTACATAGTAAAGCGGTATTTGACACTGGTTTAGCTCTTAGTTTTGCTGGAAATACAAATAACTATGAAGATGACATTGGTATAATCTTAGAAGACTTATTCAATGTGGCTCTCATTCCATCATTGCCAAATGATCTAAAAGCTAAAAAAATTAATTTAAAAGAATTAAAGGCAAAAATTGTAAAAGAAGAAAATAGTATATCTTCCAATAAAGATTCTCTATTAGAAGAAATTGAGGACTCCCTTATAAATGATGGCTTGTTAGATTTGGATGTGGAATTTGAAAATGATGATTAAAAATTCTATTTAATAGAGAATTCCTTAAACAAGAGCGCTCGGTTCACCAGAACCGAGCGCTCTTTCTTTATGAGACAATTGAGAGGTTTTATTTAAATAAAACCTCTCAATGATATATAAGATATTAATCAATAATAAAAAACAATATAAAAAGTAGTAAATAAGAAAAATGATATAAATGATATTATATGTATATGCATAACAAGGAATAAGATTATGAAACTTTCAGATTGGGCAAAAAAACAGGGTATCTCTTATTTAACTGCTTATAGGTGGTTTAAGGATGGTAGATTACCTATTAAGGCGTATCAATCTGATTCGGGCACTATAATAGTGCAAGATGAATCTGAAAACTTGGAGAATCCTATGTTGGGTTGTATGACTAGTAATCAATCAAATGATATCATGTCTCTTTTTTTAAAAAAAACTGTAGAGTTTAGTAAAAATAATGCTACAGTTGAAGATTTTGCAGCTTACATATTATCTAATTTCTCTCTTAAATTGAACAATTCAGTGGACCATCCTAGATATTCAAGGAATAAGCCTAAATCTGAAGAAATTCAAAAGCATTTTCAACAATTTTTAAAACCTAAAGGCGAAAAGCCTAAACCTAATATGTTGATTACTGATGGAGAAACATTTGATAAATTAGCAGAACAATCTGACACATTAGCTAGTCAAGAACTTGAAGAGCAACTTGGTAAATTATCAGATAATTTACCAAGTGTAAGTATAGTTCCAGAAGTACAGGATTTATTGAAAGATTTCACCGCTGTTTTTGCTGCCAGCCCAAGTAATAGTTTAAATTTTAACAGCTCTATTAAATCTTATAACAGTACGAATGCCGAAGGAATTATTAATCGAAATGAACTAACTCCACAAACAACTAACTATACCGATTCAATTAATAATGCCTCCGGCAGCTCGTCAAATATTTTTAATACACAATCTGTATTAACACCCTCATCTGTTACAGTAACTGGGGCTTTTAAACCAACTCAAAAAGAATTAGAGTCAGTTGGTAAAACAATGGAACAAGTATTAGTTAAATCTAAAAGAGGAAGAAAAACTTCCAAAATTAAAAAATAAACTTGGAGATTTTATGAATGAAAATTTAGAAGATGTAACAATTTCGGTTGATGATAATGGTTTTGCCGAATTAACTAAAGTATATGAAAATACTGATGCGAAGATAGAAGAGAATTCTCAGGCAACAATCTCTTCCCATGAAGATATTAATAAAATTGAAGAATATCCAACAATAATAAATGATTTACCCTCAGAAGAAGTAATATATGTACTATGTCCCAAAGAATTTCAAAATTTCAATGATGAAATGAAAGAAAAAAAATTAGCTATTAATAAAAATCATTTAAATGAAAATTCTCAAGCACATTTTAAAAAGTTTATCAAAGCAGAAGGAGGTAAATCAGATTATACTTTTTCAAGAGCTGGTTTAGGAGGTACAATGAGTACAGGTCGCACTCATAAATCTAGCGTAACCAATATTTTATGTGAGAAGGAGGCGGCAATAAAATGCAAGGAAGCTATTGATAATATCAATAAAATCTCTCAAAAAATTTTGCAAGAGTTTGAGTATAGTATGTCGCATACACCAGTAGAGAAAAATTTAAGCGATAAATTATCAGCTGCTCTAGACACTTTTAAAGAGAAAGCGGTAAGTGCTAAAAGAAATATTTTCTTCTCTATAGTTAATCGTGCACAAAAAATGTTAAATATTAAATAATTAAAAGGTAATATGAAATGTATATCTTGTGAAATGGAAATAAATCCAAAATGGAAACATGCTATTGATATTAATGTATGTCCATTTTGCGGTCAAGGAATCATGGAAGAACAATTAAAAAATCTTTTTTCTTCTTTGTGCGATACTATGGAACAGTTATCTGAATACCCTGATCAACTTGACGATTGGATGTTGTCAAATCATAATTATATAAGAACAGATTCAGAAAATTTGTATTCTCATATTCCTCAACATCTTATAAATAAAATTGAAGAAAATGCCTTGGAAAAATTGCAAAATACAGAGATTGCTAAAAAAGCAATTGAAAATGTAGAAGACTTTGAAAAAAGAAAAAATAAAAAATTTAAAGTGAAAGTATCTACAGAAACTGGTGAAGAAGAAGTTACGGCAGAAAAAATTCAATCAGAAGAAAAGACTAATGAATTTTATAAAAGAGCCGAAGCAGTTAAACCAAATATTGAAGGCTTCAAAAGTTTGTCAGAAAAGACTCAACATCTTAAAGCGATGGCGCAACAAATTAGAAGAGAAGGCGCGACCGTAGTTAATCAATCTGGTGCGAGCAGTTTAATTAGCCCAGAAATGATGGAAATGGCAGACCCTGAAGCAGTGGCAGAAATGCAATCTATGATTTCTGGAGGTGAAATAATTAATTCAGCCTTACCAGACTCTGATATAGGAGGAGATGATGACATTCCTTCAGTAGTATTAGCGATGGCAAACAGAGCTCAAGGCAGTGATAAAAATAGTCAAGCCGATCTAGCTAAATTACAGCAGTTACAGAATAAAGTATCTGGTTCTAGGCAAAAATTCTTATCTGGTGCCGGAGGTTTCTCTAGAATATAAGGTTTAAAATTGATGGCTTTTAAAATTATAGATAATAAAAAAGTAGAAATGACTCAAGATGAGTGGTTAATGTATGAGAAGATTGTAAAATCATATAATACCTTAACCAATAAGGGAGAAGATTTATTTGTAGATTTGTTTGAAGTTGATCAAAATGGAATAATTATTTTTCTTAAACCTCCATCTAAAAGGCAAACCTCTTTTGAGATTTTTTTATTTTTGATGGCGTTAATGCAACATCAACATTTACGATTAATGCACGCTCAAATTGACGACTTATGCTCTCAAATTAAAGAAAAAATAAAGAAGTAAATTGTGTATTTATAAAGGAAGATGATTTATGACTCAGCAAGTAAAACTTGGTGATTTTTTAGGTTTTGATTTAGAAGAAAATTTTATGAATTTCGATTTAACTGAGATTCAGCAAGTTTTAGAAAAATTGCAGGATACTGAGGCTATAGATTTAGCTCATGCAGAACTATTACAACAACAGGCATTGCGTGGCGCTGATATTATTACAGAATATTTAGGCAAAGTAGTAAAAACAGTAGGGTATTTAGAAGCTAAAGTAAATAGTACAAAAAATAAAGTATCATTAGATTATCAAGCACCTGATGGAGCCCGAACTACAGCAGACATGAAAAAATGGGCAGGCGAGTCTTCCACAGAAGTTGAAAATGTACAAATAAAATTAGCAAAAGCAAAAGCAAGTAAAATTGTATTAGAAAAAAAGTATGACATTCTAATAAGGAGCCATCATCACTACAAAGATATTGCCGCTGGATTGCGTAGAAGTATTTTGGGTTATGTTCCAATTAGTAGAGAAAAAATTCCTGAAGGATATGAATAATCTAAAGAAAATATTTTTTAAAGAAGATTTATCAAGAAATAATAAATTAAATGATTAATTAAAAAAGTATAGGAGTTATAATGTCGAATAAATTAGATGCATTTTTTAAAAGTTTTGCTGATTCAGAAGAGCAATTAGATTTTAGAATGGCTCATGAGACTGTGGGTCAGAAAATTCCAGCAATCCAAACTGGTTCGTTAGTATTAGATGATGCATTATCATCTGGTGGACTACCTAAAGGAAGATTAATACAATATTATGGACCCCCTGGAAGTGGTAAAACTCTTATGGCAATGATAGCTATTAAAGAAGCACAGAAAGAGGATCCGAGTGCTCAACAAGTTTTTATTGATGCTGAGCAAACTTTTTCCCCAATTTGGGCTGAAACTTTAGGTCTTGATACTACAAGAATTATTATTATTGATGGTGATACTGCTGTTAATGGACGTAAATGTTTTGAAATGGTATTAGGTGTTCCAAAAGAAGACGCAAAAACACATATTTTAAAAGGTAAATCTAAAGATGGTTTATTAGATAAAATTGCATCTGGAGAATTTAATATTAATTTAATAGTATTAGATTCATTAGGATCAATAATACCTCCTGGAGAAGATGTATCCGCAGTGGGAAAAATGAACATGGCTTTATTGGCAAGATTTTTAACTACAACATTTCGCAAATTGTCTTTAGAAGTTAGCAAAACAAATGTTCCATTTATTATTATTAATCATAAAAAAGCTAATATGGATCCCTATGGTGTTGATCATACATTCTCTGGAGGTAATACATATGCACATTTCTTAAGTGCAAATGTTTATTTTGAGCCAGTTAATCGTGCGGATGCGCGTATTCTAGATGATAAAGAAAATAAGATTGGGCAAACAATCAGAGCAACTATAGAAAAGTCCAAGTTTGGACCTTGGCCACGCAAGTGTGAATTCAAAGTAGATTTTAGCATAGGTGTTATAGATAGATTTGAGGAAATTGCACAATTATCTTTAGATTATGAAGTAGTAACCAAACCAACTGCTGTGACACATGAATATGGTGAAAAAAAATGGGTCGGTTTTAATAAGTTTTGTGAAGCCATTAAAGATGATTTAGATTTATCTTTAGAATTAGAAAATAAAATAACTGAAGCTCGTGATATGAAATGGGAAAAGAAACGTCAAGAACAAGAGGCGTTAAAAATTAAATTAGATCAAGAGCCATCTGAGGATGAATCAGAAGGAAAAAAAAGAGGCAGAAAGGCTAAAGTATAATGTCTAGCGATATAGCAATAGCAGTTACAGGTCTACCAAATGCAATGTCAACGTCAAAAAAGCCATCTTATTTAATAATTTTAGAAGATAATAATACAAAAAGTAAAGTTGTTAAAAAATTTATTACGCTTGATAAGCCAGAACTTTTGCAGGGTTTTGTTCAAGCAAAGGGTTTTTTTTCTGAAGCACCTGAAGAAGAAATAATTAAAAATTTTTCTGAACTCTTGACTTCTACTTCTAAGGATTTAATATTAGAAGTGTTAATACCGTGGCATAAAATTTCTTATATGAGAAGTTTAATTTTTAAACAAAAATGATATTTACTAATCAAGCGCTAAATAATGTAAAATTTTTAAATGAACTTGTGTTAATTGGGGAGGACTTTGATGCTGAAAACCACGTAATTGAATTTTTAAATATTATTGATTTCTCTAGCAAAATAACAACACTCAAAAAATTGATTCTAGATATGGAAGTACAAATAGTTAGGTGGGATCTGGCAGCCACAGATTTATTTTTCAATTCAGATCTGTATCAATATGTTATTGATACATTAGGAAAAGATTTGTATAGAAAGAATGGTTCCATTTACTTATGGGACATCCAGTTACATTTTTTAGACGATTTCATATCTGATAGAATCCTATGCTTGAATAGATATTTAGAGAACCTTGAAACATTGAAGACCAGATATATTTCTGTTGCAAAAATAGATACAAAAATTGTAAAAAGATTATTAGATTTAAAAGCATTTTGGTAAGGAAAGTGAGAGTAATAAAATGACATTACATAGTAAGACAAATTTAGTTGATAATGTGGTTCTAGAAGGCGTACTTAAATCATTGGAAGATAATCAAAAATCTCAATGGCAAGGTACAATGACTGAACTTAATTCAACTTTAAATAAAATATTTAATAGAAATCAAACAAAAATAAATAATTTACCTCGATCGCCAAGTGCACTTCGAGTGGTTATAAATAGAATAACAAATAGGCTACGTGCTAGAGGAGTTTCGGTTAAATTTGGAAGAACCAATGATCGCACTCGTACTCGTTATGTAAAATTTGCTTAAATAAAATAGTGAAATTAATATAGATCAAGTGAGTTTAAATAGAAAAAGTACATTGTACAAAAAAAATAACATTAGGAGATCAAAATGACAACATTTGGTGAAATATCATACAATGATGAAGTATATGGTGATAGAAAAATTAATAATTCTAAAGATCTTTTCTTAAGATTAGATGAAGGCGATAATGAATTGAGATTGTTGACAAATCCTTTTCAATATTTAGTACACAAAATTAAAAAAGATCCAACAAATCCTAAGGATTTTGGACAAAAGGTACCTTGTTCGGCAATTCATGGAAGTTGTCCAGCGTGTGCTGGTGATAAAGCCAAACCCCGTTGGTTGTATGGTGTAATAGTCCGTAAAACTGGTACATATAAAATTTTTGATGTATCATTTGCTGTATTTTCTCAAATAAGAAAACTAGCCAAGAATCCTCGTTGGGGAGATCCTACTAAATATGATATTAATATTGTAGTAGATAAAAATGGAGGCGCAACTGGATATTATTCAGTGCAACCTATTCCTAAAGAACCATTATCTGGCGAAGATCAAAGAACCAAAGATAATGCTGATTTGGATGATCTAAAACGTAGGGTAACTCCACCTACTGCTGATGTAGTTCAAAAAAGACTTGACAAGATTTTTGGAGATGTATCCTTTAATGATGTGTCTGCTCAAGTAGCATCATCTACAAAAAAAGAAAATAATATTAGAAAAACCATCTCACCTAACAAAACACAAGCTGTAAGTATGTCGGATGATGAAAATGTGGATGAATTTCCAGATTATGACGGTCAATCTTAAATAAAAAAATAAGCATTTTATACTTAAGGGATCTTGGCTGAATCAGCCAAGATCCCTTTTTTATTATTTTTCTCTCTATATTAGATTATAAAAAATAATATTTACATAAAATTCTATCCATATCCCTTCATTTCATTCAAATATAAAATAACTTACCACGCTTAGATCGTATTGTTACAAAAAGGATATGTTAAAGCTAATATAGAAGTTATATCTTATAGAGCTAATAGGATAAAAAATAATGCTAACCTTTTCTAATTATAAAGCATTGTTTCATTCTTAAGAATATGGAGATAAAATGAAAACGGTGCTTGGTTTTGATGTATCTAGTTCCACAATTGGCTGGTGTGTTTTAGAAATTAGTGATGAGAGTATTATAAAATATACTGATTCTGGATATTTTAAGCCCGTTAAAAAAGGATCTATAATTGATCGCTTGGTCGATACTAGAAAAAAAATACAAGATATTATCTATAAATATAAACCAGATTATATTGGTATTGAAGATTTAATAAAATTTATGCCTAAGAGCACTGCTACAACTGTAGTAATGTTAACAACTTTTAATCGTATGGTATGTCTAACTTCTTATGATTATTTAACTAGTAATCCAGGTTTATTTAATGTTATGAGTATTAGGCACGGATTAAAAATCTCTAAAATAATTCCAAAAAAAGAAGATATGCCAGAACTTGTGTCTAAACATCTAGGAATTATTTTTCCCTATGAGAGAGTATTAAAAGGCAAGAAAAATGGTACAATAAAAATAGAAAATTATGATAGGGCAGATGGCATGGCAGTGGCTTTATATTATGCATTTTTGTTAACGGGAAAAATTAAGCACAAGGGCAAGAATAAATGAATCTATCAGAAGCGTATTCAATTTTAGAATTATCACCCAATTCTTCAGCGGATGAAGTTAAAAAAAAGTACAGAGAATTTACAAAAAAATATCATCCAGATATTAATAAAGAAGAAAATTCTGAGGATAGGTTTAAGAAAATTAATGAGGCTTATAACTGTATAAATAATGGGAAAAATTCGGACGCTGATTCATTTACTGGTTTTCATAACCCTTTTGTGAATAAGACTACCTTCCAAGCTGAAAATATCCAACTATATACGACAATTTCTTTTAAAGAATCTGTTTTAGGGTGTCAAAAAGAACTATGTTTTAGTAGGAATAGTAAATGCACGAATTGTAATGGTAATGGTTTTATTCGTATAAATAATGGATGTGATAGATGTCATGGCAAAGGACAAATTGTTGGTAAACAAGGTAACATGATATTTACACGAACATGTGATAAATGTATGGGACAGAACAATTCTTCTCAGTGTAATATATGTTTAGGCACAGGACATGTAAATATGCAGGTGTCAATTAATGTAAATATTCCTGGAGGTGTTGTCAGTGGTAATATTTTAAGACTAAGTGGTTTCGGAAACTATATAGGTAGTTTTATAAATATGGACCAATATACTGAAGCACACCTACATATAACAGTGATTATGGATGAAGGTTTAACTTTAGAAAATAATGACGTTATATCCAGGATAAATATTACTTTATTGGAGGCGTTACAAGGATCGCAAAAAACTGTAAAAACTATTCTTGGAGATTACATAATCTCCATACCCCCTTTATCTAAAAACAAAGAAGAAATTAACATACCAAATTTAGGTGTTAATGGAATGGGTAATCAAAAAGTTATATTAGATGTATCATATCCATCTAATATACAAGATGTAATTAATGTGTTATCTAATGATGAGGAGTTATTTCCGTGCCATTCTCAATGAGTTGTACTAACAAAGGTTGCGGTAAAACACAAGAACCTTATATTAATATTAAAGATGATAAAGTATATTGTTCTATCTGTGATAGAGAAATATCTAATATTAGTTATTTCGCTAAAGTACAGATGAAAAATTTGAAACAATTTAAACAGAAAATTCCTATACCATTTTCTGTTAAATGCAATAAATGTAATAAAGAAGATCGACCTAAATTGATTAAAGATAATTTAGTATGTACAGGATGTAATAATCCGTTAGATAATTTATCTTTGCCTTTTAAAAATATGTTAAAACAAAAATTAAAAAATCCATTATCTCAAGATATTACAGAAGAAGAATAATGTTTATGAAAGGTTTAATTCTTTATGTACAGTAAAATTATAGAATCGTGTCAATTTTTGTTACATAATTATCCAGCAGCTCAAGAATGTAAATATTATTTAGATTCTAGATTATCTTTACAAAGTCAGCATAAATTCCAATTTGGATATTTTCCAAATTTATCTAATTTATCTGCTTTGGTATCTTTAATCGGAGAAGATATACTTAAAGAGAATAAAATGTTTTATTCTAAAGAAATTAAAGATTCTTTATACCCTAGAACAATAAATTTTTCATATTTTGATGATTATCCTTTAATAATGCCCTTCAAGGATGCTTATGGAAATATAATTGCTATTGTAGGTAGGTCTTTATTGTCTGATGCGGAAAGAAAAAATAAAAATATATCTAAATATAAAAACACTGTATTTACTAAAGGTAATTATTTGTTTGGTATATTTGAAAACAAACAATCTATTATAAAAAATAATATAGTATATATAGTAGAAGGACAGTTTGATGTTATTAAAGCATACGAAAAAGGAATGTATAATGTAGTCGGTTTAGGAAGTTCTAATATGACTGCTTATCAATTTTCTGTTATCAGCAGATACACAAATAATATAGTACTTTTATTAGATAATGATGAAGCTGGAGAAAAAGGCAGGAAACGTATCATGGATAAATTTAGCCAATACGCTAATATTCAAAATTTCTATTTACCAGACAATTATAAGGATATGGATGAATTTTTATCTACAAATAGTTATGAAGATTTATCTTTTATTATTAAGAGTTAAAGGAAATATTTATGCCACCTATTGTTGATTCTATAGAAGACATTGAAATACATAAAAAACACATTGATAACGATCAGTCAGAAACTTGTGATTTATGTTGGATGGAAATTCCTTTTACAAAAATAGAACTTTTTATCATTAGCGAAAATTTAGATGAAGGACATTGTTATGAATGGTGAGTTTAATTTAAATGATAGCCAAGGGTTATTTTTAGAATTAGTATCTGGATGTAAATTAATGAAACTAATTGGTGGGGTTTGGTGTACTTCTAATAAAAAATCTCACGAAATAGCAGAAAAATTAATTTCCAAAGGATGGTTGATTGAAACTACGACCAAATATTTTAGTATTTCAGGAAATGATAGAAGTTTTGAGTTAACTGAAAAAGGTATGGAAAAAACTATAGGTATACAGGTTTCTGAAATTGAACCAATAATAGACAGTAGCATATAATTATAATAGTGATAGTATTATTGAAGAAAAACAAGATGTAAAATTTAATAAATTTCTTAGTAGAAGCGAATTATCTAGACAATACAATTGTGGGAAGACAACAATAAGAGATATTTTAATAAGACATGATGTTAAAATATTAAGGAGTTAATTTATGGTTGAAAAAAGAACTAATCGATCAGATCGCTACCAGTGGGTACTTTTGGAGACAGTTTGTTCAAATGATATGATGGAAGCGTTTTCCAACGAAGAAAGTATTTATAACAGATTAAATCCCTTTCAATATAGTGAAGATTTAATGAATTTAGAAGATCAATTAAAAAAAGAATTTTGGCGAGTTGTAGAAACTTTATTAACTCCTAGACAAAAAGAGGTAATTAAACTATATGCAGATGGCTATACACAAATGGAAATAGCTAAAATGTTAAATGTTAATCAGAGTTCAATTACTAAATCTTTAAATGGAAATGTTGATTATAAAAATGGAAAAAAAATATATGGCGGAGCTCGTAAGAAGATTAGAAAGATAATAGAAAATGACGATAAAATTAAAGAGATCTTGAAAAAAATGGATGAGGTTCGTGAATCAAGATGGTAAAAATACACTAATATAAATAATTTAATCAGAATACTAAAATGTAAAGCTTTTTGGTAATGACTACTAATAAAGTATAGAATTTATCAATATTTCTTTATCTATGATAGGTATATTGTATTTACTGGAGACGTAATGTCAAAATTTTCAATAGATTACTCAAGGTTAGAAAATAAAATTTACAAAAAAGCTTATAGACTTAAGGATGTAAAAGATCAGCTTGAAACGGTTGCTTTTGATGTAGTAAGATTTAAAGACGGTGATAAGGGTGCGGATCTATGGCAAGTTCAAAGTTCTGATGATGGAGATTACATAGTGTCTTTATACCAACAGGACGAGGAAAAAACGGCTGCTTTATGGGATGTAACAATAAGTAAAGTAGCAGGTGATTTACAAATTTCCTATAAAGGAGATCCGTTAGTAAAGATTACTTCTTCTAAATTGGGTATACCTAGTGAACAATTGATTAAAGTAAAAGATTACTTACCAGCTAGACTAGCAGAGAACAAAAAATTGGTCAAATCCTTATTAAATGAATTGCCAAATGCTGTTAAACAAGCTGTATTAAATAAATATCCAGAGTTGGTCTAATAACATATAGGATGCTAAATGAGTCTCGAAAAAATTCAGCAATTAGTAAGTTCTCTAGCTAAATCACTAGATGATAATGAAAAATTAGCTACCCCCATTCTAGCAGCTAAATTAGCTAAGTATGTGGATGTTTACCCATATGATCAAACACTTGGTTCTATGTCAAGAGTTATTGAAAAAATGGCATCTAATAATACAATTTTTATTAAAAGATCAGATTTTAAATCATTATATAATAAATTGTATACAAGAAATACAAAAATAGCTGAGCTTTTTCAAGATGAACTTGGTATTGCTAATAACGAAGAATCTAATATCAAGACTTATGAAAGAGATGATGCTGCGCAAATAAATCCATATCAAGTAGCCGATCCTATTTTATCCAACGCTCTAAATAGTATATTTGATGGCTCTCCAGTGAAAATGTATTCACAGTCATTAGCTAATCAAGCATTAAAATCTGTCACATCTACTTTAGATGCATGGAATTTAAAACCCTCTTCATTATTGATAAATGATGGTAATGATAAATTTTTAATGATTAAAGCCGATTATGAAACGCCTAAGGGTGTAACAAGTTTTTACGTACCTATAGAAATACATAATAATAAGATATCTGAAGCCTCTGTTTTTATGGGTAATTCAGGTCCGCAGGATTTAAATTATACTAATATAAAATCTTATATTACTTCTAATGCAGGCAGTAAACTAAAAGCTACTGGAACTACTATATTAGGACTATTAACAAATGCATATTCTGAAGGTAGAGAAATAAGCAATGCAGAATTGGCACTGACTAAATTAAATGCCACCAGGCAAAGTCAATCAGAATTTTTCCAGAATCAAATAGTAGGACAGAAAATAGCAGAGGCATCTACGGTAGATGTAAAAATTCCAAAATATATAATTCCTGAAATGGATAAAAACCATTTTGAGACAACCCTTAATTCCCCCGTTGGTATTGCTTCTTTTCAGTTTGGCGACGAAAAAGTAAAAATTGGCAGAGAACATATTGTAAGAGAATTAACATCTTATGGACATAAAAATGTGCAAGTAAAGGTTAATGGAAATGATGATAATACCATTTTTTATGCAGTAGCTTTAGATGCAGGAAGAGTAGGTTTTGTTGTACCCATGAAATTGTTTGAAGGAAAATTATCTAAACCCTCAGTATTGTTATGTAATGGAACTATATTTTCTTTTAGTAAAGAAGGCGTAAATCAATTATATGTTAATAATCAATCTGATTTTAAGGTAGCAGCAGCAGCTTCTCCATTATATAATCTTAAACCAAGTGATTTAATTAATAATATTAAGTTAGCATTACAAAGCGGCAATCACGAAAAAGCTGAAGATGCTTTAAATGTATTAGCAAATTCTGGTGATAATAAAGCGTATGCCATTGGTTTTCAAGCATTTATACAAGGATTATCATTTAATAAGAATGCTTCTAATAACAAGACTAAAACCTGTGAAATGATAGTTAAGAATGCATCTAGCGAACATCCAATTTGCGCCCATACAGGATTACCAGTTCATAAAACTTATATAGATAAAGATGGTAATTGTAGACCGTTATACAGAAAAGGTATGGAAGAGGGATATGAGGGAGCTACCTTCATGAATCATAAGATATTTGGATAAAATATGAGAATATTAAGGTTAGCTGAATTACTTGTTTTAAAACATGCAGATACATCTCCCCAACAACTAGAAACCAGTCTTCGTAAAGACATTCATGTTTTGTGGGACTATCCAAATAAAATTTACAATATATTAAGAGCTTGTGCCGAGTCACATCCTAAAAATCCTAAAAGCCCACATCAAGTTAAAGCTGTGGAAGGTTTTAAATTTTGTCAAGAACTATTAGTAATGATAGATTATTTACAATCTAATGTAGATACTATTCCATTAGGTCAAATAAGAGAAATTTTAAATAAAATAGTACTTCTTATTAAAAATAACATTAATTTAAAATTTAATGCTAATGGAAAACCAGATGAAGAGGGGGAAAAGGCATCAGTACAATTTCCACATGTTTCTGAATTAATTTTCGAAATGATACCTGTTACCACTAAACATACTAGAACATTGCGAGACCAACAATTTAATAAAGTTAAAACTGGTTTTTCGAGAATTCTCAGTCTTTCTCTCAGTATGTTAGAAAAAATTTCAAAGTTAGAAATGTTGGTACCTGAAAAATTTCAATATGCAAATGTTACTGATATTGATATTGATCAAGAGCTTCCAAGTAGATTTACACCAAATAGAACTACACTATCGGTATATGATATAATAGATTTCATTAGGCAACATGGGTTAGAATATGGTATATCTACTACAGAAGATTGGGCAACAGTATTTAGAGATGACCCGCAATTAAAAGAAGATATAACTACTGTTATTAATGCTATTAACAGAGGACATTATCCTAGTGGTTCTGCTGACATTAAAATGGAAATAGCCAGAATTCTAAAAGAACATGAAGAAAGAAAATAAAAATTTTTAAGTAATGAGGGAATATGAGAATTTCAGAAATGTTACAAGCCATTGCGTCATGGCTAGAAAGTCCAGATAATGAAGCATTACTTTTAGCAGAATATGATGAGGATTGTTTAAAAGTGGTAGCAGAATCTTGTGTAGAGGCTGCTGCTGCTTTAAAAAAAGCAGCGTATAAGGTTGAAACAATTGAGCCCGCCGAACAGTCTCATATAACCTCTGAATCACTTCAAGGATTAGCTCAAATAGCAAATGCATTTGATACTTCTGGAGATATAAATTTAAAAAAACAAGCTTCTGTTATAGATGAATTATTGTTAACCATTGCTGCGCCACCTAATGCTCAAGCGTCTCGTAAAGATCTAGAAGATAACAGGATCGAAGAGTTAAAGAAAAAATATGAAAATCCACGTAAAGAGTTAGAAAAAACCAATAAAATTGCAGACTCTGAAAAAGGTATTGAAAAAAGCAAAATGACTAAACAATATTCTATTTTGGAAGCTCCTTTGAGCTCAAGATATTGCCCAGATCATGCTGGTGCGCAAATTGCTCGTATAGGCGAGCATCTATGGCAATGCGAACTAGACAAAAAAATCTATAATTTTGAAACTGGATTCGAATTAAATAATGGAACAAAAGTTCCGGGCGGTGATGTTTCTCAACAAACACAGGGATTAAATGTTCCTTCACATACTATCTTCGATACTAGAGAAGGTAGATTAGGAAATAATTAACCATGAGAATCAACCATGAACAAGAATGCTTTAAAAAAAATATTGGACCATCCAGATAAAGATGAAATTATATCTAAATTAGTTATTGGTATTCCGTCTAAAAGTATACATGATTGGTTAGAATCTAAATATACCAATATAAATGAGGCAAAATTTGTTATTGCGGAAAAGTCCATTAAATCTTTTAAAGATAATTATTTAGATCTTTATAGCATCATTCAGGAAGATTTAATAAAAACCAAATCAGCATTAATAAATAATACTCAAGATAATCTGCAACTTTCTATTCAAAATCTGCCAACATATAAAAATATTATTTTAAAATCTGCCGAAGAAGAGTTAGATATTAGGCAAGTTATTAAAAGAATGGTTGTGGGATTAGAAACACGTTTCTCACAAGTATTCGATGAAATACAAGAAGATCCGCGAAATATTAATACTAGAGTGGATAGATTAGTAATTGAATATGCGGAAGTTATAAGTAATTTATTAGATAAGTGTCATAAATTTACAGAGCAGCCAGCAAATCAAGTAATTCAACATAATGTTACTTTACAAGTAGTAGATCAGCATATTTCTGTATTTCATGATGTGATTAAAGAAGTTTTGTCACAAATGGATTTAGAAACTTCTTTATATTTTATGGAAGTTTTTAATGAAAAAATGGCTAAATTAAAAGCTCCTGATAAAGATATGCCTATTAGTTCAGAAATCAGATTAGCAGAAGCTAAATTACTTAATGAAACAATTAACAAAAAAATCAATGAGTGAATTTTATGACAAGTACTAAACACAAACCAGAATTAAAACCTGATATACCATATTCTGAAATTGTACATAGTACTCGTGTACCAGTAGAAGATGAAATCTTAAAAGATCCTGATGTTGCTGGAAAAATTGATAAATTATTAAATTTTTTTAATGAAACAGGAATAAGGTATGGGGATTTTGATATTGATCCTGAGCAGGATCCACTAAAAGGGCTGAGAAGAACTGACACTTATAATAAAAAAGCTTATCCTAACACAGATTATTATGTACATATTCCTGGACAGCATAACACTGAGAAATGGTTACAAGCAGTTAAAGAAGTTTATTATAAAGAAAGAAATGGATCTAATCGTGTATTAGCTATTAGACAGGCTACTAATGGTTGGAATCCTATGGAAACTTATGATTTTTTGAATTGGTTAAGATATTATGAAGGTGCTACACATTTAAAATATAAGTTTGCTCAATTATGGTATGAAAACGGAGCTCCTGGATATTTTCTTCATGTTAAACCAGATGCCAAAAAAGAAGAGCCTTCTGTTGAAGGAAAAGATATTGATATGGCACGAGACGCTATTTCTAACGAAATGTCTTCATCAGAAAAAAAACACATAATAGAGAAACAGAGAAACAAAATTGTTGGAAGGCTAGATTCTGCAGAAAAATTACTAAGGACACGTGATGGTCAAGTTTTTGCAGGAAAAGAATTTGAAACATTATTGGAAGCTATTTATCAATTAAAGAAAAAGCTACAAATGGTAAACAAAATTAGCACTTCTACAAAAATATATGATGATATGATTGTAAGAGAAGCTAATATTTTATCCAAAAAAGGTTTTGTTAAAGCGGGAAATTTATTGTTATCATTATCACAAGCTAATAATCCTCCTCCTGAAGGTTTGGGTAACACTGTTAACAAATCACAAATATCGTTAACTCCAGTATCACCAGTACCCCCGCAACAGGGCGCTGGTTCGGCAGGCGGCTTACCTTCTATGGGACCAGGTATACCTCAAACTCTGCCAGAAAATTCATCTAGTGAACTGCCGCCAAAAGGAATAAGTGAATTCTTAGAGAATTTAGATGTTGGGTCAAAAGATAATAATTCTTCAGATACATTGGAGATACAAGATACTTTAGATATTAATGACCTTGAAGAAGAAGTTCTCGTTACCCATGCACAAGATGTTAAACCACCTACTGTGCCAATAAACACTCCTTCTAATAAAACAGATAAAATAGATAAGCCATTGGAAATCAAACAAAATTCACCAGAAGTAAATGGTGACAAATTATCTCCACAAAATAGAGATTTTGATAACATGATTGATTCTCTTTTTTCACACATCAGTATTAATGATATTGTAGCGAAATTAGAAGATATTTCTAAAATATATAAAACTAGAGAAATACCGAGACAATTATCTATCATAGATATGATGTTAGATAGTAAAGGGTTAGCGGCATATTTCCCTTCATTGTCGGAAGCCATTAATAAAGCGCTAGAATCTAATAACTATATCTCTACCCGCATAGATGATATTTTAGCTAAACTAACTGGTGGTATAGAAGGTAGAGATCTTGATTTGAAGGGTGAAATGACCCCAAAAACAAATTCTCCAGAAATTGAAAATCTGAAACAAAATTTGAAATTACAAGAAGACAAAGAAAAGGCTAGAAAGAAATTAAGAAAAGAGCAATCAGATCAAGAATTAGATTTATCTAATTCGCCTAAGGAAACTCCTGAAATAGATATTGAAGAAGATCTAAGTCGACCTCTCCCTTCTAAAGAACAAACTGCTAGTCCTCCAGCCGCTCCTGTCGCTAAACCAACACCAGTTACTAAATAATATATGAAACTTCGTGAATTACTTTTTCAAATGAAAGAAGTACAAAAGAAAGCAGATACTTCTGAACCTTATATTTGTGGTGGTACACCTAGAGATAAGTATTTGAAAAGATTAGATAATATTTCTGATTTAGATATTACCACTGGAGATAAATCTGTAGACTATCTATCTCAGATGTTTGCAGAAGAATTAAAGAAAAAATATAATGTGGACAGAAAATCTATGGAAGATGGACATAGTACTATTTTTATTGGTAACTTAAAAATAGATTTTTCATCAAATTTTAATGTACCTAATATAGATAAGATTTTGTTTAAGAAAGGTATTAATAAACCTACTGAAATGCAGAAAGAAATGTTTAGTAGAGATTTTACTTGCAATGCATTGTTACTATCACTAGATTTAGTTAATATTATTGATCCAACACATAAAGGATTTATTGACATCAAGGAAAAAAAAATTAAAACATGCTTAAGTCCAGACATTACTTTAACTACAAATAGAAATAGGGTAGTAAGAGCTGTATATTTGGCTTCTAAATTAGGTTTTGATATTGATAGTTCAATAATAGATTATGTACGAAAAAATCCAAATACTGTAAGAATAGCTACAGAAAAATCATTAACAGATAAATTAAATGAAGCTTTTAAAAGAGATGGTGATCGTGCTAGTTATTTTCTTACCAAAATGGAGTTATGGAATTACGTACCTATTACAGAAATAATGTATCCATTTTATAATGTACATACCAAAGGTAAATCAAATGTCACAAAATAAAAAAGCATATTTCCAAGGCACTGAAGAGCCAACGCCAAAAAAGAAAAAATATAAATCAGAAAAAGCCATATTAGTACAACCTCGCTTTAAGGAACCATTTTATAGTAATTATGATTTATATGATACAGAGGGTCTAGATGGAAATACAAAATTAGGTCCAGGTGCTGGATGGCATAGCATGCATAAATATAAGAGTATCAAAGAATTTAGGGACGCAAAAAGAAAGCGTATGCAAGATAAATACAAAGCTGACGATTTTTGGATTGAAGATACAGCTTCTAACAGGAATCAGCGTATTGAAAAAATGAAAATAAGAGCCGAAATTGTTAAAAGTTTAATTAAGATAGCTATAGATTTTCCTATAGATGATCAAATAAATTCGGGCTCTATTACAGGTGATTCTGGATGCTATACTGACGGAGCACAACTAGGCGGTGAATTAGATGAATATTTAATGAAAAATGATTTTGAAGAAAAATCGCCAGATCAATTAAATTTTGGTAGAGATTATATTGAAGATCAGTACCCTAATTCCAAATTAAACAAATTACAAGAAAAATATATTCAACCAACAGAGCCGTCTCTATATGGCTTGCCAGACGGCGTAGATATAAAAGAAGATTTAAATATAGCTGGTATAGAACAATCACAGTATGGAGTAACAGATTTTGGAAATACATTTTACAACGAAATATAAGTCTAACTAGCTATTATTACATATAAATGTATATCAATTAATAATGACTCTTAAGAAGGTATTTAAAATATGTCTCTAAAATCAATGGCTCAAGAATTAATAGTAATAGATCCTACTTCATTTAATCATGAAGCGCCACCACAAGATTCTGTAATTCCTATTGTTCCATTAGAAGTATCTACTTTTAACGATTCTCCTAATGAAGAACTACAAGTATCTGATAGTGGAGACATAGTAATTGAGTTAGGAGACTTACCAGGTGCCCCTCCAGGGACCACAGATCCTAAAGAAGAGGAAGAATCTGTTTTAGAAGTAACAGATGAATCTGCAGCTAGTGATGAAGAGGACGCAAAAAAATCTAAGAAAAATGAAAAATGGGATTGGGAATCCCATGGACCACATGGTTTTATTGCGTGGATTAAAACAAGAATTGATGACGTGCCGAAACATTCAGGATATGATTCGGCAGGTCTTGAAAGAGCCATGTCTTACATGGAAAGGCTAGATAATGAAATTTCTAGAGCTATGAGAATGGATTTAGATGGTGAATTAGATGCTAATAAAATAGAAGAAGTAAGATCAAAAATAGATGAAGGATTATCTAGTTTACATGCTAGGTTAGACAAAGTTAAAAAAAGTACTAAAGCTCGTCGCAAGAAAAAATCTGATTACACAGAAGAAGGTATAATTAAGGAAGGGCAAAAGATAACAGGTGTACAAGGTGTTTTTGTTACCGTACCTTTATTGATTTCTGGAATTGGAAGAATATGTATAAATAGTATGGTATCTGCTGGTCATGACATTGAAGATGTTTATGCAGAACAGGTAAAAAAATGGGGATTGAATGATAGAGAAAAAGCAGAAGTAAGATGGTTTTTATATGATTTAGGATACCCTATGCGTGGAGATAGAGGCTACATGCCAGAAGAAGATATAGATACTTCATCATCAAATAATTTCGATTGGGCAGCCAATTATAAAGGATAAGTTATGTCAAAATATACAAGATACCAATCCACTATATCACGCCATTCAGATGCATATATAGATGAAGATAATTGGATTAATAAACTAGAAAAATCTTTGAAAAAAGATGCTGTGCAGCCAAAAAGAGTAGATCAATCTATATTTGAACAAATTACTACTATTATGAATGGTAAATCTAAATATACTTCAGTCCAAGCAGCAGTAGATGATATGAAAAATAGAAGTGGATTGACAGCTTACCTAGATAAAATAAATAAAATTTCTAATGACGAAAAACACAATAATAAAAAAATAGCATCAGATGACAATAAAGTTATAGATAAAAAAATAACAATGATTCCTATTGTTTTTTCAAAATGTCCTAAAATACAGCAAACGGCAGCCAACCATATAAAAACTACCAGAGGTAACTTGCCTGTACCTGCTATTATCGAGAAAATAAAATCAATTCATCATAATGATGTTTCTGATGCTAACGATTGGGAAGACGATAAATTAATTAAACAAATTAGTAGAATGAATTTAGAAGAAAAAAGTAAAAATGGGATTACTGAGCAAGATTATAATAATTTAGGTATGGCTGATGATAGTAATGATATGGAAATTGATCCATCAAATACCGACGCCTTTCATGCTTTAAACCCTGTTAAATTATAATTTCTGATATATTTTTTAATAGAGATATTTTGTTATAATTACAGTTAAAACATAAAACTTGAAATTTCAGATTATGAGGAAATTTATTTTTAATTAGCCATCTATAAAATTTTATTCCATTTTTGCATTTGATTGGTGTGTTGTTGATATCACTATATAATGTTAATTTTTCTATTTTGTCTTCTTGGCACTCCACACACTGTCCACCATAATTATCTATAACCTTTTTTTTATCTCTGAAGGCATATTTATCTTTATAAATTTTATTTTTACTACAATTATGGCACAATACTTGATATCCATCTTTTATGATCGGATTATTATAAAGCCACTCATAAACATTATTTATTTTTTTATCATGATTATTATATACTATAGTTAATTTGTAATAATCATCTTCGTGGCATTTAACACAACTATTACCATAAGAGAAAATAACAGCACTTTTTCTAAAATGATATCTTGCTGCTTGTTTTCTATTATAATTTATATCTGTTTTATGATATTGTCTACTATATTGTTTAAAACATGTGGTACAAATATAATTACTCCTTTTATGTAAATATTTTAACCAGTTGTTTTCAGTAAGCATAATACCACATTTGATACAACATTTTAGACTAGATTTTTTCTGTGACTTCATATCAAGGCATATATCATTATTCTTACTATGAATGATGATAAAAAATTATTTGAAAGATTAAAAAACGATTTATTAAATATTGATCCTGTAAGTTGGACAGAGAGATATCTTACGTTAGATGGAAAACCATTTCGTTTAACAGGAAATGGTTTTAAGCCTTTTGCAGATATTTATAGATATATTGGAATTAAAGCATTAGAACCAAACGCTATGCCAATTATCCTAGTTAAGGGTCGTCAGGTTGGAGCAACTACTATGGCAAGTGCATTAGAAATGTACTTCATGGGATCTGGTATATTCGGTAATGGTGAAAAACCTCCAATTAGAATTATTCATGCTTTTCCACAATTAGAATTAGCAGCAGCTTATTCTAAAACAAAATTAAATCAAATGATTTCCTCTTCTTTACCATTGCCTGGAGAAGATAATAAAAAAAATAATAAAACTAAATCATATATGCAATCACTGTTAGACCAAACAAGTGCCACCAATGATTCTTTACATTTTAAACAATTTATTGGAGGAAACCATATTTGGGTAGAATCTACTGGACTAGATGCTGATCGAATCATGGGACGTACGGCTGATGTTATTTTTTTTGACGAAGTTCAAAAAACAACAAGTCAGGCTATTGGGAATGCATTAAAAATTTTAACAACTTCTAAATACGGAAAAATAAATAAAGGCGTTCAAGTGTATTTTGGAACTCCACGTCGAAAAGGATCTGATTATCATAAGATGTGGCAAAGCTCTACTCAACAATATTTTTACCTTGGTTGTGAAAAATGTAACAAGCATTTTCCATTGTATACCCCTGGAACTGATGAATGGGAAAATATTTGGATTCATGGGTACATAGTTAAATGTACGCATTGTGGGTATGAGCAAGATAAAAGGCAAGCAGCAGAAAGAGGAAAATGGGTTGCATTAAAATCAGAAGCAAATGATGATTGTAAAATGGTAGGTTTTCATATTAATCAATTATATATGCCTACATTTACAAAAGAAGATTTAATTAATGAAAAACCAGGTAATCATCCTATTAACACTGAACGAGTCTATAAAAATGAAGTTTTGGGAGAGTTTTATCAAGGAGATGCCTCTCCAATTACACCAGAAGAGATTAGAGAATTATGTGGAGAACCAGGGAGAAAATTTAGAGCCAGAATTGAACCTAGTAAAGAACAAATAATAGTACTAGGTATAGATTATGGTGCTAGAGCAGATTTAGAACAATTAGCTAATCCAGACAAAGTAAAATTATCAGGTCAATCGTATAGCACCGCTGTTGTTTTAATGGCAACTGGTCCAAACTTGTTATCTATTGAATTTGCTACAAAATTCAAACGTAATGATATGGAAAGTAAAAAAGGTTTGATTGATCAGATTATGAGACAATATAGTATACAGTTAGCAATAGGAGATATTGGTTTTTCACAAGATTTTTCGACTATGTTACATACTTCATATGGAGACAGGTACTTAGTTTCCAGAGCTCATAATAAGGTAAATGGATATGTTAAATTTTCTGCTGATGCTTACCCAAAAGAGATAGTTTTTGAAAGAGATCATTATATCGGTGAGTTGTATGAACAAATGAAAAAAGGAAATATAAAATTTCCTTTTGGAGATTATGAAAAATTAGCTTGGTTAATAGAACATTGTGCTAGTATGGAAATTAAACCATCCATGTCTAAATATGGGGATCATAGTATTCACTATGTAAAAGGCGGTACACCTAATGATGGTTTCATGGCTTTATTAAACGCTTACTTAGCTTATAAATTCGTTATAACTAAAGGTTTTACTAGTAATAATCCATTATTGCAACAACAAGTTTTTAAAGAAGTGAATAAACCATTAGCACTTACTGGATATATAAGCCGTAAATTTTAATTCAATGATATATTATTTCTTGAGTATAGGGTATAGTTATTGAATTAATGAGGCTGCATGGCTATAAATAAATCTACAAAAAAATGGGTTGGACCATCCAATTCAGAACAGTTTTTACAAAAAAGATCTACTGTTCCACAAGTAAGTGCCCTAATGGCTCAAGGTATTTCGAGTGTTAGAAGAGATATTTTATCTGAAGAAGTCGATCAAGGATTTTTTAGAGACGGATCTGGTCCTTCTAATAAACAGAATGATTTAACACATAATTCTCATGTCACCGCATCAGTAGGTGTAAAAAAATACGCACAAGTATTAAGTGGAGGTGGTAATTATCGTGGTGGTAATGGAGATACTGTTAAACAAACGCCAGAAGTATATTCTCCACTGTGGCTTAATAGTAACTTAAACCTTCCTAGAGATAGAGCAACTATTAATGCATGGTGTCGTAGTTTTTATGCTTTAAATCCCTTCGTACATAACGCAATTAATTTACATAGTACATATCCAATTAGTAAACTAAATATTAAATGTTCGAATAAAGATATTGAAAAATTCTTCAATGATATGAGTGAAGAAATAGATTTAATGAATATTTGCGTACAAATAGCTCAAGAATATTGGTTACTAGGTGAAGCATTTGTATATTCTGAATTAGATGAAAGTAAAGGCAAATGGAGTAGGTTATTGATTCAAAATCCTGATCATATGCTTGTTAAACGTACTGTAGTGACCACTGACCCTATAATTATGTTGCGTCCAGATGAAAATTTAAAAAACATTGTATTTTCTAATAAACCAACAGACATTGAACAACGTAAACAACTAAATCAATATATTATAGATTCTGTTAAACGTGGAGAAAATATCACACTAGATAATTTTCATGTATCTCATTTAGCAAGAAGAATTAGCCCGTATGAAATAAGAGGCACTGGTCTTCCTGTTTGTATATTTAGACAATTAATGTTATTTGATAAGTTAAGAGAATCTAAATATGCACAGGCTGATAATATGATTAATCCATTAACTCTAGTAAAAATTGGCACAGATGGACCTGAAGGCTTACATCCAACATTTGGTGATTTAGAAGCATGGAGAAATATTTTTGAAGAAGCACAATATGATAAAGATTTTAAAATCTTTACACACGCTGGTATTGATGTGCAGAGAGTGGGGTATGGTCAAGGCATATATGATATCTCTGGAGATATCACTCAAATAATTAAAGAAATTTATGTTGGCTTACAAGTTCCGCCAGTATTGATGGATGGTGGTGCAGATACAACTTATGCTAATGGTGGTGTGGCGCTTGATGTATTAAGACAACGATACATGCAGTTCCGTAATATGATGTCTGCTTGGTTGAAAAGACAAATATTTGCTCCAATATCAAAAATTCAGGGATTTTATGATTATTCTGGTGGAGAAAAACAACTTATAGTACCAGAGATTGACTGGAATCATATGTCATTATTTGATGCTGGTGATTATATTAATACTTTAGTTACTCTTACACAAGGTCAAGATGATCAAAAACGTGCTTCTTTACACACATTGTATCGTTCTATGGGTCTTGAATTTGAAGATGAAAATAGAAAAATACGTAAAGAAGCAATTCAAAATGCAATTGTAAAAAAAGAAAAAATGGCTTTAGAAGCATTAGATTTAAATTCACTAAGAGCTTTAGATGAAGAAGAGGAAATTCCTCAAGCACAAACTCAACAGCCAGGAACAGAAAACGCAGTACCGGGTCAAATGCCTTCTCCTACTAGTATGCCTGGATTAGATTTAGGTGCACCTCCTGGTATGTCAGCTTCTCCAATGCCTTCAGGACCAGCATCAGGACCTACTGATTCTGCACCTCCTCCTGTTCCCGCATAACTAATAAAGAATAAATAAACTAAGTACCTTTTACGTGTATGTATAATCTTGTATTGTTTTACAGATTATATATAGATAAAGGGTTTTTACTATGCAGAAAACTGCTCAAAAAAGAAGTCTTCTTAATAAACTAAAAGAAATGACAGATGTTGGCGGAATTGCCACTGAAAAATATTTCAATCCAGAATTCAAAGAAATTATGGATCAATTACGCAACGTAGATGATGGTGCTAGAGCTATTGCGGCAGGTGAACAGGTAGGAGAGGCATCTGCGCCAGCAGACGCAATTAGTTTGAAAGATCTTTTAAAATCTGTTAAATCAAATATAAACAGACGTGAATATATGAAATCTGTAGCTGATTTAGGAAGATTTCATAGAAAAATGTTTGATATTACACACTTGATATCTCTTTTTAATTCTAATGTAGATAAAATTCATGAGAGATTTTTATTTCAAGACTTAGATGAAGATAGTAAAAAACATTTACAGTATTTTAAAAGCAAATGGTCTAGTGCAAACATACATCAACCATATTTTATTAAAGAAGCTAATATACTAGATTTTTTTACTAATATAGCTACTGAGAGAGGTAGAGCACTTTCATCTTGGGAAAAAAGATATCCTAATAGGATAAAAAAATTAAAAACTGATGTAACTACTATATTAGAAGCTTCTGAAAAAAATTTAAATATATTATTGTCAGTTTTAAAAGATATGGCTAAAGCTAGAGCTTCTAGGAATCCAGACAGCTATATTGCATCTGCTAGTAAAATTACTAGCAATTTTAAAAATTATGATGATATGTTCAAAAAATTCTATGATGAACATGTTAAAGGATTTTTAGAAAAACAAGAATTCTTTGCGCCTACTAAAACAGATACCTCAGAAAAAACAGAAGATTTGTCAAAAAAAGATATTCAAGTAGAAACAAAAAATACTACCAATAATAATGTGCCCTTAATAAATCCTACAAATATTATCAAACCAATAATACCTTCATTACCACCCATACCACAATTTCCCGGTCGTTCTACTTCAGTTTCAGAAACTGCTAAAAATTTAACAGTAAATCCAAATGATTTTTCAAAAACAATAGAGGAGGGTGCCCCACAATTTGAAGAAGATAAATTTGATGAAACAGCTACTATTCCAAATAGTAAAGTAGCTCCAGCACATCAGAAATTTATGAATTCTTTAGTCTCAATAAGTGAAGAATCGCCTATTTTATTATCAGCCCATATAAATAGATACGCAAAGGCTATTCTTCCTAGAGATCCAGAAACCGCAATAAAACTATTTAAATTAGTTAAATCTATTAAGGATTAATATGGGTGCCAGAGTTAAACGTGTTAAAACAAATGTATCTACAGAGCAAATAACGCAAGCTGTTATTAATGCATGGGTAGAATTATTTCATGTTGTACCCTCTAAAGAACAAATAGCAATGGTTTTAGCTCAAAATGCATTAGAAACTGGTCATAGAAAAAGTATGTGGAATTATAATATTGGTAATATTACGACAGATGGTAAAGGCGGATATGACTTTTTTGATGATTTACCAACAGACGAACAAGTGAAACCTGGTGTATGGAAGAAAATGAGTCTTAAATATAGAGCATATCCTTCTTTAAAAGAAGGTATGCAAGATTATTTAAAATTTATAAGTGGAAAAAAATATGCCAATGCTTGGCAGCATATACTACATCCTAATCCAGCAGCTTTTTCTAAAGCCTTAAAACAGTCTGGTTATTACACAGCAAATGAGGCTCCATACACAAAAACTTTAACAAAATTATATAATCAATATTCGAAATCTAAGATTGATAAAATACAACCTGTTTTCGATAAAAATGTTATACCCCATAATGATAACCAATTAAATCACATTTTAGATGATTATTTACAAATGGTAGCAGCTTCCGAAAAAAATAATAAAAAAATATACAAAAAACTATTACCATTTAATAATATATTAGTAAAAATAAATTCTATCGATTATAATAATTCTATAGAATTTGCCAGGATATTATGTTCGGCACTAGAAGAAGAATTAATGGCAACTGCATATACACATACAGATGGTAACTCTATAGAAATAGAATGTGTTATTCCTGGTCCTGCACAAGATTGTCTATATGCTACGATGCAACTAACTAGTTCAGTAGCAGATGCTTTTAGAGTTGCCACTAAAAAAATTGGTAGTATAGATGTAACTACTCAGTGTACGCTAAACAAAAAATCTTCTTATAAACAAATAGGATTCAAATCTGCTGAATGTCAACATAGAAAATTTTTAATGAAATTTATTTGAGGTAATAATGGTAACAGAAATAGAAATTCAAGATTTAGTGCAAAAATTTGGAGGGGCTGAAAAAACATTTGCTGAATTTTTAGGAGAATTATTTAAAGATAAATTCATAGAAATTTATTTCGGAGAATCATATGAAGAAGTAAGCACAGAACAAGTCTCTACTTCTTATCCAGCCGTTTTTTGTGGAAAAGTAATAGCAGCTTATAAAACATGCTTGATTGTTAATGGGGCATATGTAAATAATAAAAAAATGCAGATTGGCAACATAATTTTTATAAACGAAAGTGCTATTAAAGCTGTAACAGAGATTGACGGTAAAGGCATTTTAGAAGAGTTATTATTAAGAAGCAAAGAATCTTTAAATGTAAAAACAAATTTTATAAATAAATAATAACATGTATAACCTAGATCAAATTACGAAGATGGCGTATATGTATGAAAATGTATGCTTATCTTTTACTAAAGAAAGTCGTATTGTAAAATTACCTAACGATAAGTACCGTGTACTTTCTGAAAAAGGTAAAAATCTAGGTACTTCTAATTCAAAAGCCGAGGCTAAAACAAGATTAAAACAAATAGAATATTTTAAGCATAAAGATGATAATAAGGCAGAAGATAGTCAACATTTAGACTTAACTAAAACAGATGAATTTTCTTACTCAGCTATTATGCGATGTTTAAGACAACAAGCTTCAAAAGAACAAGTGGTGGATTTTTTGAAACTCTTTAAGAAAGAGTTTGATAGAGCTGTGAAAAATAAGTTACAAAGACCAGAAAAAATAGCTCTACAAAATTCTTTAATAAAATTAAACAAGATTCATCCAATAAAAATAAATAGAAAATTAGTTAAAACAGCGGCTATTAGTGAATTAGGAGATCCTATATGGGTTGGAAAATATCTAGCGGATATTATTAGATTTAGTTTAAATAGAATATCTGCTGACAAACGTCCTCTGGCATTGAATAGATTAAGAAATAAAATTTATAATATGAATGAAAATGAGATTGGATCCAAGAATATGCCAGCCACCTCTTCTATGGGGCAATCCATTACTTTCGTCAAACATGTGCTATTTAATCATGATCCACAATATGTACGAGCTGTGTTAAATAACATAACTAGGAATTTGGTATGATTCAAAAGCTACAAAAAGTTACTAACGGTTTATATCGAGGTGGCGCCCCAACTCCTAAAGATGTGCTATGGCTCAAAGAGAATTTACATATTAATAAAATAATAAGTTTAGATCAAATGGCAGGTACTAAAATTAATCGTGTATGTGAGATGTTACATATACAACATATTAATTTACCTATTGATAGCTCTCGCCAATCATTATTAAATGTGCTACAACATGATTTAAAAAAATTATTATTAAACAATGGACCTACTTATATCCATTGTCAAGCAGGCAAAGATCGCACAGGTTTAATTATCGCTTTATTCAAATGTAAATATATGAATGTTGATCCAGAAGTATCTATCAAAGAAGCTAAATCTTTAGGTTTTGGAATTGGAATTGATCCTCGTATTACTCAATTATATGAAAAGATAATTAGAAAATGCAAACCATCTAGAGATATAAATAATTCAGATATAGTCTCTAATGAAAGAGAATATAAAAACGATAACCAGGATTCTTTCTTAGAAACAACGTATCAAGGATCTTTTTCAACATATTTAGATACCACTATACAAAATTCTATGGATGATGCATATAATTATATGAACGTACAAGTCTATGAGCCAATAAAAATGCATCAATCTAAGAATAATATACCGCAAGTAGGAATATTTAATAACGATGCTGGAGTAAAAGGTTTTGGTCCTACTGAAAATTATGGTGGGTTTTTTTATGATTAAAAAATCTTATTCAGTTCAAATGACATATGATGTGTCAGATTCAGAGAAGCTACAAGCAGAGCGCGCCTTATTATGTTTTAATCATGTATTAAAATTATTGGACATTGCTTCTAATCATTTAGATATTATGAAAACGCCATTCAAAAATAATCCAGAGATGTCTCCCGAAGAAGTAATGAAAGCTCGTGCGGCTATTAGAAGATTTAGGGATAAATCTATTGAAAATTTTAATGAATTTAAAATAGCTTCTTTTAAGTGTGTGAATGTAATGCAAATTTTTTCATCAGATACTCAAACACTAAAATTAATGAAATCATTTATTTCTTCTATTGATGACTTAGAAGTAAAAGTCAATGATTTTGCAGACTTATTTAATGATTTGGAAGATAAAGATTTTCCAAAAAATGTTATTACTTGTATTGAAGGTATTCAAAAGCAATGTGAAGAGATTGACGAAATAGTAGATGAAAGAGTGAAATCACATATTCAATCTAATATCTTAGCTAAAAATTGGGTAGATACAGTTAGTGATGATTTGCAGATGAGAGTGCAAAAAAAAACTCCGTTAATACTAGATCTTTTTAATAAAAGACAAGATCAACTAAATAACATAATAAAAGAGAAATCACAATTAGGTAATTAAATTGGTAATAATATCATATACGGATAGGACCATACTATATTTTAGTAAATTGTAGTAATAATTCCCTATAATAATTGATACTTATTGTGATTCTCTCAAATGGAGAGTATATAATGTTTATAAAACATGGTGATGGAAAAATAATGACTGTTATTGACGAAGAAGAATTAACTGATAAACAAAAAAAAGCAGTTGATGATTTATCTAAAAAATTAGTAAAACAATCTTATAATGATCGGGCTGATTCTTCAACAGAGAAGAATTCAGGGAGATAATATAATATGACATTTATTAAATTAGGTGAATTTATTGAAATTAACAGAGTAGAAAATACTGAATCTTGTATTCCTGCCGTTAGTGCTGAAGTATTAGAAAATTTTAAAAAAATTGCAATGAACTTAAAAAAAGTTGCTCCAAGAGCAGAAGATTTTTTATATTTTTCTGCAGTTATGATGCACGCCGCTGAAGCTTCTGGACTTAATGATGATGGCACGCCTAAATTAAATTCTAAAGGTGAAGAAGTTCAAGTTGGCTGGGATAAAAAAAATGGTACTTGGCGATGGACAACTAACGATCCTAATATTAGACCATATAAAAATTCTAATGGTGATATTTTTCCAGAGGAAGAATTAGTTAAAGCATATAAAAAATGGATACATAAGCCTTTATGTGTTGATCACAAATCTAGTTCAGTTGATCATACAAGAGGATTTATTGTTGATACATACTATGATAGGAATTTAAAAAGAGTTATTGCGTTATGCGCTTTAGATAAAGCTAATTATCCAGATTTAGCAAGAAAAATTTCAACAGGAATGCAAACTTGCGTATCTATGGGAACTGCTGTAGGACGAGCTATTTGTACAGAAGAAGGTTGTCATCGTGTAGCTCGTGCTGAATCAGATTTTTGTGAGCACATGAAGCGTAAGACATGCTATGGTGAAATTAACATTGATTTAAATCCTATTGAATTATCAATTGTTGTTAATGGCGCTGATCCAAAAGCAAATATTAAGCACATTATCGCTTCTGCTCATACACTTAATAGTTATATTGAAACTAAACAAAAAGAACTTAATAAATTAGCAGAACAAGAATTTATAGCTAATTTAACATTCAATAATGATAGTGATAGTAATAATACAATAACTAATATTAGTGTTAGGTCTGGTTCTTTGGATAGTTTTAAAAAAGATTTAGAAAAAGCTATTGATGATTATCAATCATTAAATTCTTCAATACAAGAAGAAAATATTAATTTAGATACTAATGATCTTGCATTTAATCAATCATCTGGCACTGTTGCGATGGACGAATCTCAAATTTCTAACACTGATTCTGGATTAGCACCACCTCATGCAAGATATGCATCACAAAAGATATTAGATGCAAATTCTATTAAAGAATTACGTGAAATAACAGCCACCATTGAATATAAATTAAATTATATGAAAGATAGTTTAAATAAGTTAGCAAATTCTATAAATATACACGAGGAAATCATGCCTTCAAAAGAAATAAATAAAAAGGGTTATTACCTAGGAACGGAAGAGCCCACCCCTGGTCAGCCTAAATATCCAGTAGATAAAGGTCACATGACTTATGAAGAGGATAAGCATTTACATGGTCAAAAACCATTTCCTGACACGGGTCCAATAGATGGAATGCATCCTGGTGTAGAAAGCGCAGGCGTTTCTGAATTAGAACGTAAAAAAATGTTAGCTCGTGCTGAGGCAGAAGAAAGAGCAATCCGCCGCCAAGCAATAGTTAATCTTGCTAAACAAGCTTTAGAAGATAAAAAAGCACAAGCTTTAGAAGATAAAAAAGCTTATTACGGTAATGGAGATGAAAAAAATCCTGGCTTCCCAACTCCCGGCAAACCTAAATATCCAGTAGATAAAGGTCACATGACTTATGAAGAGGATAAGCATTTACATGGTCAAAAACCATTTCCAGGTGTTGGCGCAGTAGATGGATTACATCCAAGTCCAGAATCAGCTGAAGTATCTGATGAGTTAAAACGTAAAGAATTACTGCATAGAGCAAATACACTACATGGTAGATTTGTAAGAGCAGCTAAGAATGATGGTACTAGAGACTTAGATAATAGTGCTTGGGAAATCCGCTTAGGTGATAAGTTATTGTTAACTGCATCTGTAAAAGATCTTTCTGGTGGACGATCAGAAATGATGTATGATAGTATCAATACTGCTGAATTTGGGCAAAGACTACTAGAAAAAGTAAAAGTATATGGAGCTGACAGAGTGCGTTCCTTGGTAAAAAGTGGTCAAGAAACACCGGCGCCTGCTGCACCTCCGGCTGATGCTGCTCCAGCCGTTCCGCCAGAAACAACACCTCCAACTGAAACTCCTACCCCTAATGGAGAAGATACTGGTAAAAGTGGAGATCCAAAAGAATCAGCCATAGAATTATCTGAGAAAGTTAGAGATGTAAGTTCAGATTTAGTTGAAGCTGTAAGAGCTTTAACTGGTGAACAAGCCGAAATGGGTGCTGATATGGGTGCAGCACCTGAGATGGCAGCCACAGCTTCTGATTTCAATACCGAACACATGAATGCTTTAAGAGGTGAACTTAATGAATCTCTTACAAGTGCTATGAAAGAAGTTATTGCAGAACTTAATGACCACCAACAAGAATTAGACATGATAGTTGGTATGTATGATAAGGGCGCAGTAGTTGCTTCAAATGAAGATTTTATTAATACTATTGTAAATGACGCTTTTAATGAAGCTAAAACTGCAGTTGCCAATGGTTTCAGATTAATGACTGCCTTTGTTAAATACGCTCGTGGCACCAAAGCCATTGTCAAACGTGCAGAAATAGAAGCAGAGCTACAGGCATTAGCAGAGGGAGGAGATACTTCGATGAATTCAGAGATTGGTAGTGATGAAGATTTAATGAATCTTATACAAGATACAAATTCAGATTTAAATTCTGTCCAAGAATTAATGTTTGAGGACACAGATGATGATACAGGTACTGATTTAGAAGGTGGAGATGATTCATTAGAGTCTTTAGAAGAACAGTCGCTTGAGTTACCTGAAGAAGAACTTACAAATAGTGAAGATCCTCTTGATTTAGAATCTTTACCTACTGATGATAATGATTTAATGGCAAAACCAGAAGAATTAAAAGATCTACAAGTTAAACCAGGTACTACTGTTCAAATAACAGCAAACTTGCAAACAAAACAAGGACGCGCTGTCCTTCGTGCCAAATTAGCGGCAGATGCTTTAGGTAAACCAGATGACGGTCAACTTCAAGACATGTCGAAAGCTAAGTTTAGTGATATGCTAGATGAAGCAGATAGTTTAACCAATGGACAAATTAAAGGATTAGACACTAAGCCTTCAGATAATATGGCTTATGTAGAAACTTTACCAGAAGTTAATAAAGCCATGATGGATCTAGCCAAGGCTCCACCAAAAGTACGTAAAGAGGCGGAAGCAATTCACAGATTAGTCAGCGAAGGCAAACTTGATCCATCAGATTTAGAAGCTTTAGTGGCAGAAGGTCTGGATAAAGATGCTGTGTCATACTATAAAAAATATTATGGACAAACTGATGGAGGTAGTGAATTTGCAAGTGAGTTAGTTAAAGAGCATGTAAAAGCTCAATTAGAGGATGAGTTAAATAAATATAGAATTAAATTAGCTAGGGCTTATGAAGTAGCATATGATATGGTTGAACGCGGATTATGTCATAATGATAAAATAGCTATCTCTTCACAAGTAGATGAGATTATGAAATTTAACGATGATAGTTTTGATACTCTTAAAAGAGTTGTCGCAAGACATGCTCCTATATTACGTAAAGAAGCTGGACGTATGCCACAAGTTGGAATAATTGGATCTGGTGAAAGTAACACATCAGTAACCCCAGAAGACGATTGGTCGCTATTATCAGCAGCATTTGCTAAGACTTCTACAAGGATGTTTTAAGTTATAAAGGAAACAAAATGAGAAATAAAAGTGTATCAGATTTTGTCGCTGCCTCTATGGATGCAGTATTAAAGAGTGCGACACACCAATCTATGTTTAACAACACATATAAATTTGCATCACAGCAATGTGAAAAATGTCATAAAACTATGGAAGAATGTTCATGTGATAGTAATAGCGCAGATGATAATGATGTGAAAAAGAATTCAGATTCATCTAGTGATAGTAGCTCTAGTGATTCTAGCAGTGCTTTTGATGGCATACTAGATACAAATGACGTATCAGATAAAGAAGAAGATTGCACTGAAGAAATGGAATCATCTGCTCTTGATGTAGCAATAGATAGTTTACTTACAGCGTCCGCTGCTCTCGATCGTGCAGGATTAGAAAGAGGATCTTCTCTCAGTTTGAAACTAGCATCATTGGTAGTAGAAGCTAAGAAAAAAGAAGATAGCAAAAAGAAAGATTCTAAAAAAAGTAACAGTGATTCTAAAAAGAAAAGCGATTCTAATGATGCTAGAGCCAAGAAAAAGAAAGAAGAAGATATGAAGAAAAAGAAGGAAGAAGCGGCAAAAGCTAAGAAATTAAAAGATTCTAATGACGCTAGAGCCAAGAAAAAGAAAGAAGAAGATTCTAAAAAATCTTCCTCAAGATCATCTTCATCGTCCTCTAGTTCCAGCTCTAGTAAAAGACCTAATCCATTTCTAAAAAAAAGTAAATAGTACTAGTTAAAAATATTGTTAAGTTTTTATAATGGATAAATTATATGTTTAAAATTAGCAGCTCCGAAGAAGAACTTTATCGTTCTATGCAAAATAAAATGTGTTCTAACCAATTAGAAAATAAATACAGTTTTGATAAAATTTCTAGAGCTGCTGATTATCTAAATTCTGCTGCTTCAATTTTTGATCAAGCTGGAATGAAAAAAGAAGCAGCAGAAATAACTGAAGTATTATCAGATTTAGCTAAACAAATATCTTCTAAGTAAGGCAATAATGATTAAAAAAAGTGTATTTGAAAATGAGTTAATTACTGGTATGCACAATCAGTTACTGAAGCAAGCCAAGCATCAAGATGATGAGCATCTTGAAAAGGCGGCAGATTATATTAATTCAGCAATTGAAATTTTTGAAGATATGGGTATGTATAAGCATGCTGATAAATTATTATATATATTAACCAAAATTGCCACTCATGATACTAAGGTTAAAAAATTGCCCTCCGAAGAAGCCTTAAAAGAAGAGGGAGCATCATATAATGATTTTGGTGCCATGAAATATAGTACATATGCTAAGGCTAAAGTTAATAATGCGCTTAGAAGATTAGGGTATACTGATAGAGAAATTAAAGAGCTAATTGGTGACCATAATTTTATTTCTTTCGAGGAACAAGAAAAATTACTAGACATGCCGCCATCATTTAAAGTCAGATTGCAGAATATCAGAGAAAATGTAAGAGCTTCTCATTTATCAGATCGTCATACAAAAGGATTAACATCTGAAAAAATGATATCAAATTTAAAAGACCATGGTACAGTCTTCAATTTATCTGATGATGGTAAAATAGGAGATTTAGATATTGGTGAAGATACATTAGAAGTATCTGATAATACTATTACTGAAATTCAAGATTTTGAAGATGAAATAGATTAATATAATTGTTATATAAGTATGAGAGTTTATAATATTGATTAACAAGGATGTCTCATGCTTAGATTAGTACAAGTTGGAAACACATTACCTGGTAGTTTTATCGTCGATCCTTCGGCAGAATTTCAACCTGGACAAATTGCTGAATTAACTGTTTTAGGAAACCAAGTAATGGTAACAGTGAGTAATGGAACTGCACCACTTGGCATCATTGATGATATTAAAACTAGAGCATTTACTAATGTATCTTGGAACGAGGAAGTACGAGTTCCTGCAGTTGGTGTACCTGGACCTAACAATGTTTTAGTAACTCCTATTGATATTAAAGCTGAATTAAGAAGACCTAATATAATACGTTCTAGTTTTTCTTCTACTATTAAAGCAGAATTAAATCCCGTTAATGGTGTTATTACTTTTTTAGCAGGTACACCTCTTAACATCGATTTAATAGGTGCGGGTCAACCTAATGGCATTAAAGCTATTGTTAATTACACATATCAAGTAGCAAATATCCCAGGTGATGATAGTACACAAGGATCTGGTAGAGTTACTGTATGGTTTAATAGAATGTTTTTTCAAACCGATCAATATGAGACTAATCAACAATATCCTGTCAAAGCTAATTTATATGTTAGTGAAGTTGGATTTTTAACTACTAGAAGACCTAGTACTATACATCCCGCAGTTGCTATGGTAACTGCACCACCTACTCCAATTAATCCCATGATAGAATGTCTTTGGTACTAGAGGTAAAAGTTGATATATATAGTAGTGTGGAGAAATTATGCACTATTTATATAAAATTACAAATGTTATTAACAACAAAGTTTACATAGGACAAACTAATAGTCCAAATTATAGGTGGTATCAGCATTGTTCTTACGCAAAAAAGAAAACAAACACAAACAATATATACATTATGCCATGGCAAAATATGGTGTTGAAAATTTTACATTTACAATAATTGCGTCTTGTATTGTAAATGATCAAATTGATATTGATAATATAGAAAATATTATAATTAATCAATACAATAGCAGAAATAAAGAATTTGGTTATAATTTAAGAGTTGGCGGTAGTCGCGGTTTTCATTCTGAAAAAACAAAACAAAAAATAAGACAAGCTACTTTAAAATAAATCGCAGAAAAAGGTCATCCTGCTTTAGGTCATAAATGGACACAAGAACAAAAAGATAAATTAAGTATTGCTTTAAAATCTTTAGATAAAGAAAAAATATATACTTCTGAAGTTAGACAGCATATGTCAGAGGCTCATCTTGGTCATCAAGATTCCAAGGAAACCAAAGAAAATAAATCAGAAAGTGCCAAGCGAGTATGGGTGCAAAGAATTGATTATTCTGAAATAAAATGTCAAGCAACAAATTGCTCCATTACGGGGAAGGCAAAATATAAAATTGTTGATAACATTAGATATTGTAATAAACATGGCTTAAGAATGTTACGTCATGGAAAATTAGAAAGATTAAAATGAAGTTTATAAATGTTTGAGATGTGATTCACTAATATCTCTGGCTGAGTGGAATAAAATTTATAGATTTTCTATTATCACACAATATATTTTATTAATTAGTTATACTGCATATATTTTCATATAATATAGATTATACTATATATTTGAGGCTTACCTATGACTTTTAAGCATATAAAATTTGAAGATTCCTCTACAATGCGTTCTTTAGAAAAAGTAGCGCGAGATAAAGGTTGGATTAGTAACACACCAATATCTAAAATTGCCTCTATAAGTAAAGTTGATTTATCAATCTCAACTAATTTAACAGAAAATATTATGAAACTATGTGCGGGATTGAGATCATCCGGATTAGATAAATATGCAAATGAAGTTGAGTCAAAATTCATGAATTATAAAAAAGCTCAAACTTTGTATGAAACATCAAAAGAAGTTGGTGAGGATCTAATTGATAACGCTCATCCTAAAGGATCTCATAAGTTAAGTGGTATTGAAGGTGATAATATTATTGAAACTATTATTGATCAACATCTTGCAACTATTAAATTAACAGAAAAAAAACCAACTGGTAAACTATCTTCTCAAGATATTTTGCGATCAGTTAAAATAGTACTTTCACAAGCTGCTAGCAACCCTACTATTGTACAAGCTCTTACTTCAGCGTTAAATGCCATGAAGACTATATTCAGTCTTCATAGCGAGCAATCTTTTTTAACACGTCCAATTGCATGGGGCGAAGATACATTGATAGAAAATATTAATTATGCTTTAAACAATACACATGATGTAAATGTACTAGAGAGAATTTATCCTAAAATTAAATTAGGTGTAGACAATTTTTATCTTGCCTACAAACCAGGTACTGTTATTGGAGGTTCTAGCGCAGAAGTGTGGGCAGGTATGTTACCACTGTTTAATAAAGTATATGCTGCATTAACTACTATAAAACAAACAATGGAAAATTCAAATAGTAAGATTCAACCAAAAACTTCAGTAGATGTATTAACTCAATGGTTACATAATGCTAATTCTACCTTAAAAGGTTTTCAAGCTAAGATAAGTACAGATCCAGATCTAACTGAAAGTGAGAAACAAGAAGCTAGCACTTGGATAGTTAAAAAGATGAATAATGTCGCTAATGTAGAATCTCAGTTTCAATCTATGGACGATGACGAGAAAATACAAAATGCTGAATTACTATTATCTAATTTAAAAAAAATAACAACTCCTAGTTTCGGACAATTTAAAAAAGCATGGATAGATTAAAAGGGTTTATGTCTGATAAATTAAATTTAATTAAAAAATACGCACAACAAACTGAAGATATACCTATTCCAACTAGAAAATCTCCTAAAACTAAACAAGTCTCACAACAGAATGTAGATTCCAATATACCAGTAGCAAAAAAAATGGGACCAACTATTAAGGAACGTCTTCAAAATATAGTACCAGGATTTGCTTCCAAAAAAAATGCGCCAGGTAACTCTGCGCAGCAAATGGCAGATGCTATTAGTGCAGTTAAAGAAATGCAAACTGCAATGCAAAACTTAGCACAAACAGTAATTACAGATGCGGAGTCTGGCACTATGGCATATAAACCAAAAGATGCCACTCAACCAGGAGCTAGTGATGAAGTAAAAACATCTAAAAAAAGTTTTAATGATTTTATTGCTGAGCAATATTTAGGTGGTTTAGACGAAGATAAGAAAGGTGTAGAATGGACCAAAGATACGCATGTAGTAACTTTACCAGGCAAGCAAAAAACACAAACAGACATTTATGAATTAGATGTTGTTATGGATACTTTGCGTAGAGTAGGTGCAAGTACTAAAGAATTTACAGTAGACGGTAAATGGGATTTTAGAACAGATAATGCATTAAGAAATATAATGGGTTTTGCTTATGCTTTATTACAATTAGAAGGTGATTTTGGACTAGAAAATAATATTTATACTTTTGATCACTGGAAAAATTTTAATAAAGCTTTATCTGAGTATAAAATAGAAAATGGAATAGTAAAACTTTCAGCGGCACATAAAATAACAAGAGCCAACGCTATCACTAAACATTTGAGAGCAATTAGTAAATTATATAATCATTTTAGACAACAAGTATTGGCTAGACCAGAATTTAGACCCACTATAGAAGGAAAAAGACCTTTTGATAGGTATACGACACAAGGTTCTAATAAAAATGTTTTAACAGCACCAGAGGAACAAATGTCAAAATCAGATGCTATCAAAATTCCGCTTAACACACCTTATTCTGCGCCTAATTTACCTAATAAAAAATTAGATTATATTCCAATTAAAGCACTACTTAATAGAAGCGAGTACATAAAATGGATGGTTAATTACGCTGGTAATACAGAAGTTGCTGCTATGGATATTTTCAATAAAATTATAAAACCTAAAATTGAATTAATGTGAAGGATACTATGTCTTTTTTATATGATTTATATAATGAGTCTATGAATGATTTTCTTTTTAAAAAAACTGCTCAAAACATACCACCTATATCTCCTAATGAAGTTGCTAAAAAATTAGTTAGTAGACTAGAAAGAGAAATATCGGGTATACCAGAATCATTAAATATTTCTTCTGAAAATTCTAGTTCTGTTGATTTAGGAGTTAATCAATTACAAAATTTAGGAAAATTACTTCAGTTCATGTCAGCTAATAAAATAAAAGTTGATAATATAAGAGTAGTATTTCCAGAGGCTGAAGCTAGTTCTTTACCAGAAGAAGAAAGACATAAACTATCTCCTGTTAGTGTCAATATGTCTAGAGATGCTGTTAGTAGAAAATGGAACACTGCCGATTTTTACACAAATCTTCCTTTATTAATAAAATATGTTACTTATCTACAAAATAAAGCTCAGGAATTAAAAAGAAATGGGGATGTCCAGGGCAGAATATTAGAAGTAATGATTGGTAAATTAATAGATTCTGTAAATAATATCAAACCTGATTCTGGACTTTCTAGATCTCCTAAATCTAAACCAGATTTGCCTAATGAAATGCCGCAAGAAACAGTGGTAGATAATTTCGGAACAAAAATTTTCGACATTAATAATCCATATACTGATAAAGGACCACTAGTTCTAACTGGTAAAGATTTATTTAGCAAAGAATCTTTAAATGCTTGGATGAAACAGGCTCCAGAAGCACAAATTTTAGATGGACAATCATCAATAAAATTTACGGATCCTTCAGCGAATCATTGTAATATAATTAATGTGTTACACAAACGTGCTTCTAATTTAGTTAGAATTTCTTCTTCACCAGAAGATACAAAAAAATATAATTTTTATTTGAATAAGATAACCCAATTAGGACCCGCATTTACAGATCCTCAAGGGAAAGCTTGTAGTATTGGAGGGTCAACTTCACCTTCAGCAGGTCTATATAATAAACATAATTTTTTGGGACAGCCGGGGGGAGATGGTACTGGTGGTACTGGCATTTCTACACAAATTCTAGAACAACTTGTTCAAAGCCTTCCTCTTGATCCGCAAGATATAGATTTTAATCGTATTAGAAACTTTTTTAATTTATATACTAGAGTAACATCTAGTGATAATGCACAATCTGCTATTACTTCTATGGGAACCGCTTTATATGCTATGACCACTGTTTCTGGATTAACACTAACAGGAAACCAACAAAATTTTAGGATAACTAGAAACGTACAAGAATTAATTACATGGTTAAAATCACCTGCCGGTAATAATGCTCTTCAATTTTTATATGCATTACAGCAAATTATAACAGAGACTGGTAAAGTATTAAGAATGTTCTATAATGAATTTGTTAGAACTACTTATTCTGGAGATAGACAAACTTTAAATAGTGAGCAAAAAGCTTTAGTAGAGTCACAGATTCTGGGAGCTAATTCTATTTACTCGCAAAACCTTAGAGATATACAATCTTTAATAGCAAATTTTAAAAATACTGTGAGTACACAAAAATGAAGCGAAACTGTAATAGTGAAATAGATTTTTATGTAGATAGTATTATAGTAGAAACTATTTTAAGAGATGAAAAAATAACTAAATATGCTGATACGACTAGTAGCGGATTAGTATTATCATTAATTGATAAAGTTAAAAATTATGTAAGTAATCATATTGATCCTGACGATAAGTCTGGCAGTCTTATTAGCATATTAGGACCTGGTGCTATATCAGTTGCTTTTAGCGCCATGGGACTGAGTTGGTTAGGCACGTTAATTGGTTTAGCTATGAGAGTATTTAATATTAATGTAAAAGACATTATCAGTTCTATTTGGGACAAACTTAAATCTGCGATAGCTGGAGATAAACCAGTATCTTCCGCACAAGTAGATTCTTTTGTTCAAAGTGCGATACAAGAACATTCTCAGCCAGCTACACAAGAAGAAGCAGAAAAAGCTGCAAAAAATATGGAAAGCAAATCATTTTCAAAACTTGTTAGAGATGCACAATTTGTTAAGTTAGCTATGATAAATTATGAAAATGATTCTTTTAGAAAAGAAGCTGGATTTTTTGAAATGTTCAGTAGCAGAAAATCTAAAACTGTTTCGATTTTAACAAGAGTGCTTAGTTGGATTTTTAAGATTGCTCTAGCATCTGCTGGGCTCATGGTAGCAGGAGATGTTGTAAACAAATTTGTAGGTAGACCTAATGCCATTGATAATACTATTCAAAAAGGTAAGCCTATTGAACAACCCATAGTTCCCGCTAATATATCTAAACAAAAAAAATTTTTAGTTAAACCTACCTATAATGCTAACGAAAAATACAACACCAGAGATTCTAATTGGATAGAAAGAATATCTAATGATCCATCTTCTATTGAAAACATGTTAATATCTTTTGTTAAAGAAGTATATGAAGGATTAAACGGCAAAGAGAATATTATTAAAAGCTCACCAGCTTTTCAAATGGTTAAAAATAGAATTATTTGGTATAATCATACTAGTCCTAATTCACCTATGATATGGATTCCAAAATATTTTTCTTCCAAAAAACAAATTGTCGATTATTTCATTGATGATGTAGCAGAAAGGGCATAATAAAATTGTGCATATGCTGACATATCTTTGTAATTTTGCCTGTGAGATAATCAATGAATAAACGTAGAAGCGATGTTTTAGATAATTTCTTTAAAATAGCACAAGAACAAGGTTTAATTTCAAATAAAAATACAACAGAAAAAACTAAACGAAAATTAGAAAAAACACACCGAGCTGATTCGTTAAGTGCCAAAGATATTGAAGAACTTTATGGAATCAAACCAGAAATGTCTAAAGGTAATCAATATACAAGAAATATTATTGAAGACGCTCATCCTACATCATATATCGCTGCTCCTTCATATGATAAACTAAATGGTTTAGTGGAAAACGAAAATGAAAGACAAGATATTACATTACATATTTTAAATAAAGTTCCTAATGGACATCTGACTGGTCATAAATATGCTGCAAAAGATTTAATATTATCACTAGTAAGAGTGGGTAATGATTTAGATCATAAAAATAATGATCGATTACGAATATTAGCAGATACTTGTTTGCTACAAGTTAGCCAACCAATGAAAAAAAATGCAGCTGCCGTATTGATAGCAATTCCGGTATTACTTGGATCCTTATATCTGCAACAACATTTATCATTCGTTAATGAAGGGTTTGAAAAAAATCATCAAAAAATAATTGCTGAAATAGACGATTTATTACAATCTAGTTCTTCGTGGGGAATAGGATATGATTATAAATCAGATTTCAAAAATATGGTGCAAGATTTTAAAACTAAACTAATGAATTTTTATACACTATATAAAAAAATAGAACCTATAATTACTGATTTAGAAAAACCAAGAACAGCAAAAGATTTAATAGAATTATCAAAACAACCACAAACAGATACAGTGGTAAAAGCTTACGGTGCCCTTAAATCCGCAGCAGACAATATGTTACCTTATATTATTACTATTGAAAAAAACTTTGCTTCAGAAACTTATAAAACTAGACAAATAGAAGATAAAGGATTTATGTCTTCTCTAGTTGATAATCTACAAGTTTTTCATGGAGGAAAAGGACTAGTAGCTGATGATTTTGAGGATATTGTAAGAGCTATTGATCCATACAAAAAATCTATAAATGATTTAGTTAATATATTAAAAAATGCTGAATCTATTGAGAAATCAGCACAGCAGAAAATACAGGAAGCATCTGCATCAGAAACAAATACTCCTAATGAATTTGATTCTACAACTCAAAAAGTTGAACCAACAATGGAAAAATCAGATGTTGATCAACAAGTGGAAGATTTAGAAAAAGATCTTGCCGGTGGACTATTATAACAAAATAAATTATTATTACTACAATTTGTTAATAATATATCAATAACAAAATATGTTATTGATTTAGTAAGTTAAGATGTAAGTATAGCGTGCCGAATTGTAAATTTATACGGCATTAAAAGATTATAGGAAAATGAAATGGCTTTAAAATTATTACAACCAGGCGTACAACCTTTAGGTCAGTATGATGGTCTCGATACAGAATTTTTAACATTAAAAGGTGGAGAAATTGTTAGTTTCACTTCAGTTCCTGTTTCTGGATCTGATAAAGCGGCTAGAGACGTACTTGATGGATATGTAAATCCAGGTTCTGTTCAAAAAAGAGTAGCAGTAACCAGAAACGTTCCCACTACAAAAAGACCTCTTATGTTATCTGATGATGGTATTACTGGATATGGAACTTTATTTGGTTCCATAATTGGTGGTAGTTTAGGTGGACAAGTAGTTGGAGTTACTATAGGACCACACACTTCTTTAGGTTCAGGTAAAGTAACATTATGGGAAAAACCTGGTATCTATGCTGTATCTTTAGATGCATGTGATACATCATCTACTGATGGATTACAGCCTACTAATACAACTTTAGATACAGGAGCGGCATTAACTTGGGTTCCAGCTAGTACTTCTGGGGGTCGGCTAACTCCAGTTGGTAGTGCAGCGGCTGCTGGTAACACAGTGGTTGTGGGTCGCTTTATTGATTTTGAAAGTAATGGTTCTCTTGTTACTACTCCAAGTAGTTTAGTAGCGGCACTTAATGCACCAGATGGCACATTAGGGGGAGCACTTCCAAAACAATTTGCTTTTGCTACTTTCTATTTTAATCCTCCATCTGCTTAATTAATTTATATTCTAGCCGAGGGGCTGGAATAATTCTCTTCGGGGAAACCCCTCAACTTTTAATAATGTTTAGCTGGTAAAACTGGCAAAAATTCCATTTAGGAGAAAATTTATATGAATATGTTCAATAATCAAAACACAATGAACGCCTCCTCTTTAAAAGATATGTTGCAACAACTAGTAAAATATGCAGCAGTTTTAGAAGAGAATCAACCAGCCAATATGGGTCTAGCTGGTCAAGTTTCATTAAGTGATGATAAAAGAGATGAGTTAATTTCACGTGCTATTGTTACTCAAGATGGTAAAATTGCTTTAGCACAAGCTATGGCAAATCCAATTAGAAGAAACTTAGATTATCATGGTATTGCACGACGTGCACTTGTTGTAGATCCTTTACCTCAAGCAGCTACACCAAGTTACGATAGAGATATTGATGTCGCAGCTGTTGTTATTTCATCCAATGGTACTGGACCAGAATCTAGGGTGTTTGGTGATAGAGTAGTTGTTCCTACATTTGAAATATATGCAAATCCTACTGTTAGAATTTCTGAAGTAAGACGTCGTAGATTTAATGTTATTGATAGAGCTGTACAAAAAGCCCGTCAAGAAATTATGGCTCAAGAAGATGCAAATATCTTTGCAGCTATGGATGCCGCTGCTTCAGTAGAAAATACTTTAACTGATATTGCAGATGCAGGTCTTCTAAAAAGAGATCTTGTAGAAATAAAACAACAAATTGATCGTTGGGATTTAGTAACCACTAAATATTTTATGAATATCAATGAATTCACTGATATGCTAAAATGGGGTTCCGGTGGTGGTCAAGGTGTTGGCGGTGGAGATTTTGATCCTGTGACTATGAGAGAAGTATTACAAACTGGTTTATATGCTCATATTTGGGGTACAGATATTATGGTAAGTAAAATTGTACCACCAGGCACAATTTATGGAGCAGCAGATCCTGAATTCGTGGGAGTAATGCCAATTAGACAAGATATCGAAGTTCTTCCTGCAGACGAACCAAAACAACTAAAACTTGGTTGGGTAGTTTCAGAAGAAATTGGAATCGGAATTGTAAATCCAAGAGGCGTCGCTGCCGGTAGAAAGAGTGTTGTTCTAGGCGCTTAATTAAAGTATATACACTTGCACATTAAAAAAACTAAAAGGCATATTTTTATATGCCTTTTTTTAATTTCTAACAAATAAAATACTATTAATATAATATGTTAAGTATACATCTTTAATGGATTAAATAAATAATATGAATATTTTTGCTACTGGAATAAGTGACAATGTTTTATTTGTTGTAAAGAATGTTACAATTTCACCAAAAAAAATAATTAAAGTATTTAATACTCCAATGTATCCTGGTACTACATTAGATGTTATGCAAATTCCTGGTATTTCTGAAGAAGATATTAGAACATCTTTGATTAAGGGTGATTTAAAAAATAAATTGAAGACAGGTCAATTACAAGTTGTATCATCTACGGTAGCTTTTCCGGAATCTGATACAGCTTTTATTAAGGAACTAGGTATAATGGGCTTATCTAATAATATTATCAATCCCGATGTTATTGCTGATATTTCTACTCAGGGAGATGGTTTGCCGGATGGAACGGTAAAATTTACCTCTCCTCCCCGTGCCGCTATGTGGACTTTAAATAAAAATATTGATTCATCTAAGGCTGATGGTATTAAATATATAGCTGCCCGAGGTGGAGGAGTATGGATCAGAAATATGGCTAATGGCTCACCAGGTGCTAATTTACAAGATACCTGGTATGTAAATTTTGATACAGGCAATAATAATGCAGATGGTTTAACTCCATCCACTGCTGTTAAAAATGTAGATGAAATACAAGCTAGGTGGGGTAACCAAATCATTGATGGATATTTTACTCCATCTGTATTTATTCATATCTCTGGAAATGATTCAAAGCCACATACTTTTTCTCCATGTATGTCAAATTTCGTATTAATATATTTCAAAGGTACTAGAATAAATACTCCAGGATTATCCGGAACATTAACAACCTACCAAAATTGGAATGGTAATACTAAAACTCAATGTGAATTTTCTTGGTCATCTTTAATAGGAACATGGACACCTGGTCAATTTTTATCTTTGCCTTCATTAGGAAATGTCAGTGTAGTCGTTGGTAGAGATATTGGTTCAAAAACAGCAGTTTCTTGTGATGCAGTAGATTTAGATAATATTGCTTCTGTAGATGGTGCTGCTGTTACATTTCAAGGATATAGTTTTAATAAATTAAATGGAAAAATCTCTTTATCACCATCTGGAGAAGGTACTTTGATCTTTCAAGATATTCAACTTGGCGACCCTGATAATATAGATTTACATTGGGTTAATATTACGGGTACAAATGGTGGTGGCGGACAAGTTTTATTTATTGGCTGTAGTATTTATGGAGTAGATAATTATAATGATACGTTAGCTGCTGCGGTGGGATGTTACATTGTGGGATGGCGTAATTATGGCAGAGATTTAATGCTAGGTAATATACATGATTCTGTAGGTGGCGCTATTTACAGAGTTCATGAACAAGGATTTTCTGATATCATTTCTAATGTTCTGTTATTGGGTGTACCATCTATAGATCCTTCTGGAGCACTTCTTATCGAATCTAATTGTTCTTGCTATAATGCATTTCAAGGTTGGTTAGTAAAAGGAGAAATAGAAATTGACGGATCTTTTTGGGTAAAAAATGCAAACATAAATGGGAGCGTATTACAAGTAACAGCCGGGGCAAAAGTAACATACACAGATGCTGCTAAAATTGGAAGTACTGGTACATCACCTACTAATCGTTATGTCGTTCCAGGTGCTAGTTCTAATACACTACCTTTAGTATCACCTAATAGTCTTTGTGGAATTATCAAATTAATTTAATATTGGAGTTTTATGCGTGATGAAAAAGCTAAAAATGATTTGCGTCGTATTGCTGAGATTTTAAAAGAAGAAAAAATTAGAAGAGAAAAAGAAATTATAAAAGATTCATCCAGTAAAAAAGAAGGATCTAAACAAAAAAAACAATAATTTAATGAACTCATTTTTTAACATATTAAAAATAGCTAAAAAGTTTGATAGTAAAAATTCGAACAAAAATCAATATATTTATCATATAAAAAATAAATCATTTAGAGGTAAATACATTTATCCACTTTCAGAATTAAAAGAAATATATCCAGATATTTACAAAAAAGAAATTAAAAAATACGAAACAAGAAAACAACATCCTAAAATAAAAATAGACATTATCAATACAACTTGGGAAGATTGTGTTAATTTTTCTACTCTTAATCCAATTAAAATATTTCAATTAGAAGAATTATTAGGTACTCCAGGCTATAAAAATATTAAAGATATTGACGTATTTAGATTCAACATTAAAGATTTAAAAAATTTTGATATGTGTTTATACGACGATAGTAAATCTCCTAAAAATGATGAGGCTTACAAAAAAATTAATCCAAATACTTATAAAGAAACTCAATTTATACCAAATGAGACAACTAAATATTTTATTAAAAGCAAAGATAATCAAGAATATCCATTACTTTTTGGATACATTACTCATCTATTAGTAAAAGGTAAGGTGCCAGTAAGTAAAGCAGATATAATTAATTTTGAAGATTAATTTGATATTTGTAAAATAAAATAAATATCACTTATTATTAAAGTATATAATAAACACTATCTTATAATTTGAGGTGCTAATTATGTCTGGATTTGGAATACCTGGAACTGTTGGTGGCGGAGGGGGTGGTGGAGGAGGCGGAGATGCTTCGTCCGCAAATCAATTAACCCAAATTAATTTAGCCAATAGTACTAATAATTTACTAAATGCTGGTTTGCCATCATCTCTAGGAGTAGGTGGTGGATTAAAAATTGATGGATCAGGTTCCGCATTACCAATATCTGGAACTATTACTGCTAACATTGGTTCATCTGGCTCCCTAGCCCTTGATAGTTCAATTACATCATTATCACAAAAATTTAGTTCTTTGGGTCAGAAAACTTCAATTAATTCTACACCAGTTGTATTAGCATCTGATCAGTCTATTATTGCTATATCTGCTGTATCTTTACCTTTGCCTACTGGAGCGGCTACAGCTACCCTACAAAATACAGGTATCAATTTATTAACTTCTCTTGATACTAAAGCTCCAACTTTAATTGGCGGAAGATTACCTGTGGATGGCTCTGGAGTTACTCAACCAATTTCTGGTTCAGTCACTGCTAATATTGGATCAACCAATGGCTTAGCTTTAGATTCTAGTATTACATCATTAAACAATAAATTTGCAACTTTGGGTCAAAAATTATCTACTGGATCTACTCCTGTTGTAATAGCATCTGATCAATCCGCTATTCCTATTTCTGGAAATATATCAATTTCAAATTTTCCATCTACACAAAATATTTCAGGAACTGTGACTGCTAATATAGGTACTACTAATGGAATAGCTTTAGATACAACACTGTTATCATTGTCTGCTAAATTTAATTCTTTAGGTCAGAAAACTTCAGCTAATTCAAGTCCAGTAGTAATTGCTTCTGATCAGTCATCAATATCCGTAAATGCAAGTAGTCTTCCACTTCCAACTGGAGCATCTACTTCGGCTCTTCAATCTTCTACCAATTCTTTACTTACTTCTATTGATAATAAAATAACTACAGTTAATACTGGGGCTGTAGTAGTAACTTCTTCTACTTTACCAACTGGAGCTTCAACTTCATCCCTACAAACCACAGGAAATAATTCTTTATCTTCTATTGATACTAAAGTTCCTGCTTTAGTATCAGGTCGTGTACCAGTAGATGGTAGTGCTGTAGTTCAACCAGTTTCTGGTAACGTTGCAATTTCTAATTTTCCAGCTTCGCAGCCAGTAACTTTTTCTGGTTCTTTACCAGCTGGAACTAATCAGATTGGTCATGTTATTACTGATATTGGTTCTACTGTTGCTGTAAGTAATTTTCCTGCTACACAGCCTATTTCAGGCACAGTTACTGCTAACATTGGTACAACTAATGGTTTAGCATTAGACACTTCAGTAAATAATATTAACTCTAAATTAGGTTCTTTGGGTCAAAAAAATTCTGCCGGCTCAGCACCAGTAGTAATTGCTTCTGATCAGTCTACTCTACCTATCTCTGCTAGCTCGTTACCTTTGCCAACAGGTGCCGCTACTTCAGCTTTGCAAACCAGCGGCAATGCTTCTTTAACATCAATTGCATCTTCTGTAACATCTTTAGATAACAAATCACCTATTTTAATTTCTGGTAGAATACCAGTAGATGGAAGCGGAGTCACACAACCTATTTCAGGAACTATCACTGCCAATATTGGTACTACTAACGGTCTGGCATTGGATACTACTTTAGCTAAACTTAGTGTTTCTCAAGGTGTGGCTTTAGGTGCAAATACTCAAACTTTGATTGGAGGATCTGTAACCACTGCGGCTCCTACTTATATTACTGGTAATATCAATCCATTATCTTTAACTACCGCAGGAGCGCTAAGAGTAGACAATAGTGGTAACACACAACCAGTGGCTGGTACGATTACTGCTAATATAGGTACCACTAATGGATTAGCCTTAGATTCTACATTATCCTCTTTGAATTCTAAATTTAATACTTTAGGACAGAAGACATCTGCTAATTCTACTCCAGTTGTTATTTCTTCTGATCAATCTTCTTTGTCTGTTACAGTAGGTAATTTTCCAGCTACACAAGCTATTTCAGCAATTTCATTACCATTGCCGACAAATGCAGCCACTTCTGCTTTACAAACCACGGCAAATAATTCATTATCATCTATTGATGGAAAAATTATTGCTGTTAATACAGGTGCAGTAACTGTTTCTTCTTCTGTTTTACCTACTGGAGCATCTACTGCTACTTTACAAACTTCAGGAAATGCATCTCTAACATCTATTGACTCTAAAACAGCTGCTTTAGTATCTGGAAGAGTTCCAGTTGATGGATCTGCGGTAATACAACCTATTTCTGGCACTATAACAGCTAATATTGGGACTACTAATGGATTAGCATTAGATTCTAATTTAACGAGCTTAAGAAATCAGATCCCTACTACTTTAGGACAAAAAACTTCTGCTAACTCTTTGGCAGTAGTTATTGCATCAGATCAATCTGTTGTATCTATTACCGGATCTGTGAACGCAGCTGCTCCAGTTTGGAATCGTACTGCTACTGGATCTATTACTGCTACATCTACAGGCACTATTAAAAATAGTGCTGGCAGATTAAGAACAATAAGAATCTTATATAGTGGAGGTGGAACTAATTATTTTCAAATACATGATAAATTAACCGCTACTGCTTTCAGTAATGCAACTTTGGTTGGATTTGGATATGAAATTTCAAATACATTAGATTCCTTATTATTAGATTTTTCTGAGGAATTAGTAATGTCAGTCGGTATTTGCTGGGGCATCTCTTCGACTCAAGGGACATACACTGCTGCAGCTCAAAATGCAATTGTTTTTGCGGAATTCATTTAAAAATAGGAGTTATAATATGCAGATATCTTATGGCAGACCAGCCCAAGAATTATACGTTTTTTTTGGTGCTAATACTATTGGTAATAATACTACTGTTCGTTTTCTGATGCCTGGGTATGTAGGTACTTTAGCTCCTACAACTCCCAAAGGTCTTAGAATAACAGATTCAAGAAGAATTAATAGAATTTCTGTTTATGCTAACACAGCTGGCACAGGAACAGGATCATATACTTTTACCTTGGTTAAAATTGTTGCTGGTGTTGCTAATGCGACCAGCCTATTACTTACTATTTTATCTACAGCTTCCTCAGGCACTGCAATTGGATCTGTTGATTTAGTAGAAGGAGATATTATTGGGATACAAATCACTCCTACTGGTACTATTTCTAGTGGGAATGATTATTTTGTTTCATTAGGATCAACAGATAAATAAGGAAATTATACATGCCTACATATAGATATAAAACCATTGGTGTAACACAATCACAAATTCAAAATATTCTATCAGTTGGAACAACTGTTTCAGTCAGCTCAACTATGCCAGAATCTTTTCAAGATGTAACTATTAATGATAGTAATGAATTAAGTAATCTAACAGATTATATGTCATCTGTAGGTTATTCTTTTTCAGAAAGTAGTCCGGAAGTTTCAGCAGCCAAATCTATTTTACAAATTCAATCTAATAGATTAACTTCAAATTTAGCTACCATTAATGTTGGTGCGGGTTTCGTTGATGTACTTTCATTAGATATTAAGTCTAAAGGAAATTCTGCTTTTGGTATTGTTGCTTCTCTTAGTGCGACAGTTTTAGTAGGTGGTTCTATAAGAATAACTATTAATGGTGGTACTTTTTCTAACCAAGTATTAATGGGTCAAGCATTACCAGTTCTTGGTGGAGGAGGAGCTTCATTTACTGTGCCTTTGATCATCCCGTCATCTACATCATATACTACTTACACGGTAAAACTTCAAGCACAAGCTATTGGTTTATTAGCTTCTGTTAGTGTGGATGCTGCTACAAATCCAGGATCTTCTGGAGCCACCTTAGTAGTTTTTGAATACGCATAATTAAATCATACCTGGTAGAGTACCGTACTCTACCAGGTTTTCTGATATTAAAATAATATAGATATTTTGTGTGGCTATGGAATAATTTAGTATAGTATCAATATAATAGAAACTCTTAAGAGGATAAAATATACTATTAAAATTTACTTTTATGCTAACTAATAAATTTCCTAACATAGGTAAAATAACTCGTGGAAGAGATTTTAATTTTCATCAAAAGATGATTGTAACTGCTAGCGATTTTGGTAGTAATTCCATTGATGGTTATCAACCAGACATGATTATTACTTTTTCCACGCAAGGCGTAATGTTTTTTAATGAATCTGGTGCTGGGGTAGTAGAATATAGTTTTAATGGAACCACTGTACATGGCGAGTTAGATCCTACTTTACCTAGTAGAGCTTTATCTTTTGATAATAGAGTCATTTCTTTAATTTGGTTTAGAATTAAACCTGGTAGTTTTGGTCCTGTAGTAGTAAGAGTGGATGCGTGGGCAATCAGATAGGCTATCGTGAAAAACAAGCAAAAATTAATTAAAGATAAATGCGAAATAGAAGATTGTAATGTAAATACACCACAAGCCTTACATCTTCATCATATCATAGAAAAAACAGAAATTAATACTACAAATCATATTTATAATTTGGCTATTATTTGCGCTACTCATCATGCCTATGTACATTGTGGTAGATTAAAAATTATTGGAGTTTATCCATCTACTAAGTTGCCAAATAAAAGAGTTTTGATATATGAATTAGATGGCAAGAAGAATTTAAATATTGACGTTCCCTACACAAATTTCAAAAATAAATCATTTAAAATACAAGGTAAGAAATGATGAGCTACAAGATTGATGCAAGCGATCCAAATAATTTAAGTGATAAAATCTTATCAGAACGAGAAACCAGACGTCGTTTATTAACACATGCAAGGTTATTAGGTTTTGAAAAAGATATGTTGTTGTTATTTTTAAAATATGATAAATTGCTTAGGAATTGTAGTAATGAAAAAGAGAGATTAGATATCTCTAAATTAGGAGCAGTAGAGACATATAGATTACTTGGTGGGGGTGGTGAATTGTATATTGATGGAAAATTAATTATGAAGGAAGATTAAAATGAATGATAAATTTAATGGTGAAGTATTATGGTTTGATCCTAAACGTGGATATGGTTTTATTGGTTGGGAACAGCTAGGTTTACAACAAAAAGACTTGTTCGTGCATTTTTCTGATGTTTTATGTGAAGGTTTTAAAACTCTTTATAAAGGTCAAAAAGTAACCTTTGGAGTAGGTGTTAATAAACATGGCACTCCAAAGGCTACTGAAGTAAAAACACTGTAATTATTTAGGAGGATCTGGTGGACTATTTGGTCCTAAAGATACTTCTAGTTCCTCAGTTGTAATCATTGTATATAAAGTATGTAAGCTTATATACTCCTCTTTATCAATAGTAGTTAATTTTTTCTCTAATGCATTTCTCAATTGTAAATAAGTTAACATATGGATCCTTTAATTATATTGTTATATGTGTTAGAATTAACTACTGCTATAGTAGCTATTCGTCAACATTTTAAATGGACAGCGTGCTTTTTATCTTTTTCCTTTTTATTAGATATTATCAATTTATTAATAACCCAGTACAACAATCATTATTCCAGCAAACCATATGCTGGAATTAATTTTTTATTGTGGATTATTAGTATGGCATGTTATTTAGGTATTTGTAACTTACTTTGTTTCATTACTAGTATCGTTTATAAAAACAAAAAATGGGCTTGTATCAATATTTTTGTTTATTTTATATCTATTTTTTATTTAACTATATATTATTTATCATTATCTGATATTGTAACCTCAAAACTTATAAATATATATTATATTATATTTATGTTTATTAATAGTTTAATATTAATTAGTAAAATTAAAGCAGGTTTTGGCATGGATAAATTTGTTTTGTTATTATGCTCTATTGGTGGACTAACAGAATTTCTAATTATTCAACAATATTCTTTTTCCAAATATTATCTATTAAATATTAGTAATGCTATTTTTTATCTGATGGTGATTGCGATAATATGGATGCACGGGAAGTTAAATCGTTTAATTCCTGTATAAGAGTAATTGATTTATTTTGTACTTGTATTGATATTTTAGTTAGTTCAATTAATTTTATTTCTTCTTCTTTTAATTGATGTCTAATTATTTTATTACGGTAGAACAAATATTTCATTTCTGCAACTAAATAAAAAAAAAGGCAACCCGCAATTAATAAGATAGATATAGTAATATACAGAAAAAAAATTCCTAATTTATATATTAGGTTTAGCAGGATTAGATAAAACATCTTTTTTGGCTCCTGCTGTCTTTAAATCAAACTCATTAGTATATAACCGTCTTGCTTCAAGCGTAAAATTAGGATTGCTTTTATCTCTTTCTTTGTTAAGCACTAATGTTAGTTGATCAATTTTATTATTTCTTATCTCTTCTCTAATTTCTTCCATTTCCTGATCTATTTTACTAGTTAATCTTGCTTCAACCATAAATAAACCTTCTTTAAAAGAAACTATTGCTTCAGATACTCTTTCTAAAGCTCGAGATGAGTTTTCATATAAACTAAAATATCTTTCATTTATTTTGATTAGTTCGTCTGTTTTGCGATCTAGTGCTACATTACGGGCATCAAAATAAATTTTAATTCCATTTATTAACGCGTCTCGTTTAAACCAAAAAACCAAAAGCACAAATGTTAATACTAGCGCTAAAGAATGATTAATAGCTGCTTGTAAAATAGAGTCAAAACTAATGATTATATCTTGATTTGGCATTCTATTATTATCCTTTTTTAATAAGTGGCTGTGTATCCATTTCTGCTAATTCTGCGTTTTCAGAAGCAAAATCTACATCACTTAAATTAAGTTCTTCATATTTTTCATTCTTAATTATGTATATAGATTTCTCTCTTGATGGAATCATATTTTCACGCTTGAATGGTACATTATTTGTTGTATTATTTATTTCAGGATTAACTTTCCTTATAAATATTTTATTACGTTTTTTAAACAAAGATCCTTGAGAAGCTGATTGTATTAACTGATTTTTAGTAAAAGAATAATGCTTATCGTCTAATAAATTAACAGAAGAGAATGCTCTAATAGTTAAGTTAAGATCTGACAAGCTGACATTCATATTAGAAATATTAGTGACCCAAAAAGATTCTTTGTATTTCATTATGTTTATAATGTGTATATATTCATAATTTTTAGTTGATATTAAGATATTATCATATAGTGAATTAAATATGCAAATACTTTCTTATTTCCCAGGACAAAAAGTAGTTATTTTTTTGGAAACTGTGAACAATAATAATGTTCGTACTGATAGTGTAACTTTACCAATAGTTGATAGAGTCATTTTTCCAGGATTAACTTTAGCTTCAGGATATCCTCAGACTATGACACAATTAGACATAGGTTTATATTACTATCAGTTTATCTTACCATCTGGGGCTTCTTCTGTAGGAAATTATTTGATAGATGTTTCATTTGTTAATCCGGTCAATGGATTTAGTAATAATGAAATATATCAAATTATAGTTAATGCGCCTTTTGGTAATTTTGGCACAACAATAGGATAATTATGTTAATTAAAGCTAGAGGAGAATTAATTGATGTTACTGATCAGGTAAATCTAACAGTACAATTTAAAGACACTTCTGGTGTGGCAATTGATACTGATTCATTTCCACAAATATCTATTATTCAGCCAAGTGGTTTAGTTGCTTTAGCTCCTACTTCTGCTGGTGTCAGTAAAATCGCACCAGGGAAATATTCCTTCATTTACACTGTTCCTATAAACGGTCCTTATGGAGTTTTTAATGATATATGGACTGGGTTTATTAATGGTTTTAGGATAGAGGCTACTTTTTCTTTTGTAGTCGCGCATACACAGTTGCCAGCTATAAATACTGATGGATATGTACATTTGGGCGATGATCCAGGTTTTAACTATTCACAATGTGCTACAAAAAATATTGATAAATTAATCAAGGCTCTTAGAGCAAGATTAAATAGTGCTGGAAAAGCTAAATCAACTGATTCTTTCGGAAATGTAGTATATGTAGATTGTGATATTTTTTCTATAGATATGTTAGTAACTTTTTTAGCCACAGCTCTTTGGGATTTTAATCAGGTTCCATTTTTTACTTTTTTTACTTTTGATGATGATGGTTTTGTTGAACAATTTGGTGAAATCTTAGTAGAAGGTGCTACTTTATATTCATTATCCTCTAAGGCTTTGATAGAAAGAGGTAGAGAATTTCAATTCACTGATAATGGATTAAATTTTAATCCACCTACAATAAGTGAATTAATGAGCACTCAATACAGTACTCTTCTCAGTCATTATTGGGAAAAATTAAAATATATTAAAAATAGTTTAAGACCAGCGCCTAGAGGTTTAGGAGTATTTAGTATGACAAGTGCTATAAATCCTGCTTTTGCTCGACTTAGACATCTTAGAGCTCGTAGATTAATATAATTATTATGAATGTTGAACTTTAAGAATTAAAGTTTGAACTAAATCAGGATTAGTATCTATACCTCCCCATGGATTTAATATCTTAGCTAATGGAGTAATATTTTGGTGTGTGATTTTTTTCCATTTATCCTCAAAATAAGGTATTTTTAGTTCCTCAAAAATAATTGGACATTTTTTTAAATTCCATTGATCAATTTTATTAGTTAAATTTGAGTTTAAATTTCCTATATGTTTATAGCTATAACCATTATGAAACTCTCCCATTAATTTACAAATAATATGTACTGATAAATTAGATACATTAATATCTAATAAAATACTTAATCTATAGAAATATTGTTTTTCTGTTATTGATTTTATTATAGGAATCTTATATAATTCTTCTATTGTATTAAAATAGTTTATGTGACGATTATATTCTTCAGTTATTAACTTATATTTTTTTGATAATAAATTACAGCCACATGATGTAACAAGATTATCACGTAATTTATAAGTTGCGGTAATTATATTTTTTCCACAATCACATTGACACATCCAATATTTTCTGCCCTTAGAATAATCGGGTCCGATAACAAATAAATTTCCAAATCTTTTTCCAATAAGATTTGGAGAATGATTACATCCACATGAAGTACTGTTACCAGTTCTTAAAGAATTTGAAGTAATAATTTTTTGTATACCACATTCACATTGACATAGCCATTGTGTTTTTCCACATTTATTTTTATTTTGCTGATTAATAACTTGCCAAAATCCAAATCTTTGATTAGTTAAATCTATAAATTTCCCCATTTTAACCCCTTTATATGTTGAAATAAGTTTGAGTTTAAACTCAAACTTATTTCAACAACTATTCAAATTGCTATAGATATAAAAATTACACAGGTATTACTGGAGCAACACCTCTAGCAAAATAAGCAGCCAATTGAGCTTCAGCTTTTGTAGCTTTATCACGTAAACGATCTGTTTCTATTCTATTAATAATATCTCTTGTATGAGAATTTTCAACTTGAATTTTTTCTTTTAGATCATTATAACGATCTGAAACTTCTTTAGATAATTGTGCAGCAAGTTTTTCTGACAATAATGTTTGATCTTTAAATTGTAATAAGTTTTGCATTTGGTTAGTGTATGCGGTTTTCTCAGTTTCTGCATGTAATTTTAGTGTAAGAATTGCTTGATCTTTAAAAGCAAGAGCATTATCTCTAAAACCTTCAAATGATAATATTTGTATTTCTTTGCGCGCATCTTGAATTTTGTTTCCTAAATCATCAAATTTTTCACAGTTATTCATTAATATTTCTCTAAAATTTGATGCTAACATTTCTCTAGTTCTAGTTTCTGCTTTTAAATTTTCTAATTCTGAATCTTTTATTTCTTGAACAATTTTTGCTTTAGTTTTTTCAGTTATGAATTGAGATTCTTTAACATCTTCAATAGTTTTAATAAACCTATCAGCAGATGATCTATCTAATCTTGCTTCAGCATCTTTAATATCTTTAATAGTATGCATGAATCTATTACTTGATGCTCTATCTAATTCTGCTTCAGAATCTTTTATTGTTTTTACAATATCAGCATACTGTAAACCGCCTGATCTTTCTAAATCTGCTTGTGCATCTTTTACGGTACATAATACATCAGCCTCAGCATCTTTAATAGTACATACTACATTGCCATACCTAGTACCTTCGTTATTACTTAAATCAGTAATAGCTGATAATACATGTTCAGAAGGACTATATCTATTACAGTCTTCTTTTGTTGCAATAATAGTTTTTACACTCACACTTTTTTCTTTATTATTTGTGCCATCTTCTGCTACCACTGTATTATTTCCTGTTGGAATAAGTTCTACTACCATTTTATTCTCCTTCTTTATATTGGTAAATTATTTTGAATTACCAAATAACTGATTAAATAGTAAAAGAATAGCAGAAAGTCGCATGTACATACATCACTTTTAAATCACATTATAGAGTGGTATCAAGCTAACAATGAATATACCATCAGTTAAATATAATTATAATATGTCGTTATTTTACTATAAAAGTATGTCTAAAAATAAAAAACTACCATTATCACAAGTGAAAAAATTACCTTATCAGTCTCTTAATCGCATGTTAAAAAAATTAAGAGAATTCTTAAAAAATGATGAAGTAGTAAAAAAGATGTTTAAAGAATATGAAGTGGATATTGCAGAAATAGATTATATTCCCATGAAGTTTGGTAATCTTGATGTATCCGCGAAAACAGATCACGGAGTGATAATTTATAATTATAGATTGTTAACGGATGGAGATTTTTTTAAAGATTTTTCTTATGGTGTACATGAGATGACGCACTGGTTACAGCAAACAACTGGAACAAAACCAACACAAAGTTCTGATGATGGTAATTATTTAGATAATCCATATGAACAAGAAGGTTTTCAAAATCAAGTAAATTATATTGCACAGCATTTCGGGGATGATGAAGCTGAAGAATATGTAGATCAATTATTAGAACATCATGAAGTAGAGGACAAAGAAGAAAAAGAAGATAAAAAAGAAACGTTAATGGCTAAAGTATAATTTACTCACATATAAATAACTACTTCCCCTATTATATAGTCCCCAACTTTTTGTCGAGAGTCTTTGGATAATCAAATCAATAAAAAAGAATAATAATATGCCATACTATTTAAATCCAATTAGAGCGGGTCTAGATGCAGTATCATCTTTGGGTGACGGATATAGTATAAACATAAGATGGTTCCAAGCTTATCCCAGCATCAAAACAAATAAAATAGCTTATCATATATATTTTTCTACTGCAAAAGAAAATGTATTTTCAGAAGGGATTAAATATGTTTCTATAGATGATTCATTAGAAGCAAATATTATAGATTTAACTCCTGGTCAAGAATATTTTTTTAGTGTACGTCCAGTTGAATATAATTTTAACATGTTTAATTTGAATTTGCTTCCTATTGCTTATGATAATATTAGAGTTTATCCTATTAGTATGCTTAGACAAAACATTTCAGAAACAGATTTAGTAATTCCTTTATTAGATGTAATAGGATTTCCTAATACTGGCGTAATAAAAATTGGTGTAGAACTAATACAATATTCCTCAATAGATAACTTGAATAACAATTTATTATTAACAAATTTAAATCAACGTGGTCTATTTAAGAGTAAGATAAGTTTACATACTTCAAATGGTTTTGATGGATACAAGTTAAGAGATCCAATAGTTACATTATTTACGGAAGAAGAATCTAATTTATTTGATAGAATTTTTGTCTGTCAGTGTCGTTTTGAATATCCAAACTATGCTTTTACTATTGTAGACGGATATCATCAAGTTACTAAAGATTTACTGTCAACTGATTTAGAAGCTTCTGATGCTGCTAACACTAATTTTCCTTCATATGATTATGCCGGATATCACCGCACAGATCCCGTTCAACTTTTAAATGGTACATGTGTAGGTAGTTATATTGGTGGTGAAATGGGCTGCATAGACGGCTATGGTAATTATAATATATTAAGAGGGCTTAATTTACAAGATCAGAATACGCAAAGACAAGAAATGGAATTGTCTGTTACCGGTAGACCTGCTGTATTAATAAGAAGAGTTCAAACAGGTATTACTTGTGCATGTTATTTAGCTTCCAGTGAGTACCCCGATGATCGTTGCCCTCTTTGTTATGGTACCAAGTTTGTATTTGGATATGAACAATATTTTAATCCAAAAAGATCAGATGGTAGAATCATGGTTCGTCCAGGACCCACAGATGAAAATACAAAAATGTATGAAGCAGGACTAGAATCTGAATTTCCATTAAGTTTATGGACATTAACAGTCCCAACAATTAAAACTAGAGATATAATAATTTTATTTGATTTAGCGGGAAATGAAGAATTTAGATATGAAGTTATTACAGTAACTCGAAATAATACTATTTTAGGTCAACAAGGTGGACAATTACTTAAGGTCATGAGAATAAGAAAATTTGACCCAGCTTATCAGATTAGAGTGTTTAGAGATACTTCTATGTTTCCTTCAAAATTATCTACTAGTATTAGTTTTGTACCTGGAATACCACCTCATTTACATGAGATTGTAATCAACGAAAAAATTATTTCTATAACTCAAATAAATGAGACTACAGCTCTTAGTCAGGGTCATAATCACCCTATTGTAAATGGAAAAATAATGGAAGTATTAGGACATACTCATCAAATTATTCTTATTTGATTATTAATATTTCTATATTATGAGTACAACCAATTAGATTATTTTTAAATATAATTCTATAGTTAAGATAATAAGATCACATAAATGATACAAATTCATGAAATTGATATGAGGAACGATGAGTAATTTTCCGATTGATTATGACGATGATACAACTTTACCACCTATTAATGATAATATTCAGGATTTAGGGGGCGAAGCTATAAATTCACTTCGAGATGCTGTATTTAATATTGAACAGTATTTAGGTATTGGAGGGGCTGGCACAACTGATTCTATATCTGCTAGAATTGGTATATCATTGAATCCTGACGGAGATATAAAACCATCTGCTATTGCAGGTTTAGGTTTAGTTACTTTACCAATAACTAATGATCAAATTTCTAACACAGCTGAAATACCAGAATCTAAATTGAAATTAGATCATAGAACACAAGATTTATTTAATTATACACAAGATTTAATTAATGATATTAATTTATCTTTAGGTTGGATTTCCTTAACTGGTATAAAATTAGAGCCACATTTAATTGGCGCACTCTATAGACATACTTTAAGACAAATTAATGTAAGTGACAATCCAATTCAATATTTAAAAAATAAATTCAATGTCTTGAGAGATAATCATGACGGTTATACATTAATCAACAGTATAAATAATGAATTACTAACACATCAATTTACTGATGGCTCTATAATTGATAATATACAACCTATAATTACATTTAGTGGATTAAGTTATCCATCTAATTATGGACATACGGCTAGTGGTATTTTTTTAAATACTTCTAGATTCACAGTTATTCCTCAAACTGCTGAAGACTTGCAGCAATTAGCAGAATTTATAGATAGTTCAAGTATTTTCACTTTTGGTGGTAGAATTCAAAATTTATATACGAATGGAATTTCTAGAAGCTCCAGATCAGTAAATCTATTAACAGATGGATATGGTTCTAATATTATTCCACCTACTCATGTTATTACTTATTTGCTGAATACGGGTGGTGCAAGCGCACCTTTTGATGATATTAATACTGGTGATGATATTATAGAATTCTTGCCACCTGCTGATCAAATGATATCTAATTCATTCGACGAGAAATTTGCTTTGGTAAAAATTGGAGATATAATTAGAGTTAATTATGGAACAGTAGAAGCTCAATATATAATTAAAGAAAAAAAATATATTCAAAACTCTGGTAATAAAAAATATATAATCAGAATATCTGGTAAAAATTTATTTTACTCTACAAATGCTTCTGCTAGAATAGACAAATCTCTTTTTAATAATAACAAGTATGGTGTGTTATCCGTTGCAGCAGCAAACAATACTTTTTCTGAAATACCAAGTTTAATTATTGGTCAACCACGTGGGGCGCAATGTTTAGGAGCGGGTTTTAATCCAAATCAATTAGATAATTCTCATTATCTGCTTTATTTAGTTTTATATCCTACTGGTAATCCAATTGAAGGATATACGATATTACCAGGTATTGATGTAACAGGTAATGAAGGAACTACGCCAGGACAATATACATTAAATAAAATAGTAGAATCAACAAATAATGCATTTAGAAAAGCTGGATATAATTATAGATTCATTGCATTTTCATATAATGGTGAATTTGGAATTATGTTAGCAGATCCATACAACAATGTTGGTTTTTCTATTATAAGTGCGTTAATGGATAGTGTAGGATTTTACGATAAAACATTAACACTTGCTACTTTTCCTAATAATGTAATCGATGTTTTTACATCGATTACAGGATCAGGTCCAGTTGATGCTTTAGGTTTTGGACCACAACATGCTAATGTAGCTAGTCCACCATTTTTGTCATCCTATCCATCTGCCGAAACTTCTCAAGTTCCTACTAAAATATTTTTACCTTTGAGAAGAAATAACTACTATGTTGATGGTATTGAAAAAGAAAGACTTATATTAGAATTTGAACAAATACCAGACAAATATGGAGATGGTTATTGGACAGCCATTGTTTCTAATAAACAAATTTTTCCAGGACCTTCTGGCAGAGTAGAGATTACATATAGCATTCCTATAGATTTATCTCAGACTAATTTAAAAATTGGTAAAACTATAGTAGTACAACCATTAAATAATATTTCCCAAGCAGGATTAATTAATTATGGTCGCTTTATAATAAAAGGAATTAATATTATTGGATGCTCACCAAATGCTCATACGGAAATTACTGTGTATGATGCTATTCATGCCACAGCTATTTCCCCCTCTGTCTCTTTAAATATTGGAAGTGCAGTAGCTTTATATTTTAATGCTGATTCTGTATCTTTTAATAAAGAATCAGCTACAGATGAAGATATATTAAATGTTTTTAAAAGACATTTTGAAGTTTATACTGATCCGTTAGGTAATACTTTTACCCATGAAAGGGGCAGAATTAATATTAGCAATTCTGATAAAATTGTAAATGGTGTTGTTTTACATACAGGCTCTGAAATAAGTAAACTTAGTATTATAAAAATATCTAACAAGTTAAGAGGATATCAATTTGGTAGTATAAATAAAATAACTTTAAACATTATAAGTTATGATATTAACACCGAATTATTTTCTGGCAGATTAGCTTACTATGATGGCATTAGTTATCAAAAAATGGGACCTATAATTAATGGTAAAAAAGGAGAAATTACTAGATTCTATGATGAAACTAATATAGATTATATTGATATAATTTTCGATTTTGAAGATACAGTATCAAGTTTTAATAATTCTAATATTGATTTTCAATTATTTCCAACTTTATCATTAAACGAAGAAATTATGTTGATTGCTAGTTGTCAATTTAATGATATTTCAAAATTGATTAATTATGTAAAAGATGAAAGACAATTTGGTAATACTAGTGAGAAAGATTTAAGTTCTTCTGCGCTTAATTTTGTTTCTTTGCCGGAAAAATTGTTACACAGTAATGGAGTAGTTAATGGTTTTGATATATCAGATGGCTATAATTTAGTTGGTAATCAAATTTATCTATCTGGAGGTACAGTATTAGTAAATGGTAAATTTATACAAAAAAATAATGATACTGTTTCCATGCCTGTAGTTAAAGAAATATTTGGAGCCACTTTATTTGACATTGAGTGGGCAGTTTGTATAAACGATAGAGGTGAGTATCAAACTATACCATTATTGGATTTCGATCCTTCAATAAATAATCCAACAGATATTTTTAGAAGATTTGTAGTTCATAATCCATTAATTGGAAATAATTATTCATTGGATGCTGTTACATTTTCAGATTTAGTTGGTAAAAGAAAAGACTTAACTGTTTTATATATTGTTTTAACAGTAGTTGATCATACAGTAGATCCTGCTACCATTACATTATTCATTAGAGATGCAAGAAAATATTTAGTTGATGGAGAGTCTAATGATCCTTTAATTTTAACTTCAGATAATTCACAAGGTAATTTTAAATCTTTTGAGTCATTATCAACCTGGTTGAACAAAAATACTTCTTATAATACACACGTTCTAATCAGAGGTGAAATAGATTTATTTTCTATACAGTCATTACATTTTGCTAATAAGAAAAAGCAGATAACTTTTGAAGGAGACGGCGGGACGATTAATATCCATTCTAGTATCGGATTTTTTATAAACTCTTATGTTAAATTTAAAAATATTAATTTTGTATATAAACATACACCTACACCAGCCCTTACTTCAAGTGATTTTGTAAATACTGGACAAGGTTTAATATATATTGTGCCAGATGTAGACTTAATTATAAAAGATATCACAATTGAAGATTGTATATTTTCTGTAGAAAATATAAGCGGAGAAAAATATCCATATATTAATGTCGACATTAAAGATGCATCGGCTAAAATTAATAATGTTATTATTAAAAATAACCAATTTAAAGTACAAAAAAATAATGATTTCAGTTCTGCAATTGCTATTGTGAATACAGATACAGATGTAAGTGGTAATATAAATAAAGCATGTGTAATACAAAATTTGTTGATAGATAATAATATATTGGATAGTGAACAGAGTATTATATTAACTACAGCCAAAAATACTAATACTGGCTTTTTTGAATTACCTGGTATTGCATGTATTAATTGCAAAATTTCCAATAATTTATGCGGGGCTATTGGCGTACTAACTACATTAGTTTTAGGAGCTGATGGTTATTCTGAATTTAATAATGAATTATGTATTGATCATAATTCTTGTAAATATATAGCAAACCTTGATGAAAAAGGAAAATTTATTGAAGTTTATAATATAAATACAAATACTGTAAATATACAAGGAATTATTGGACCTACTACAATTGCTAATAATAATTGTTCTTTTATACATCATGGTTTTATAAATGCTAATAACAGTAATTTAAGAATTACAAAAAATAATTTGTGTTCTAATATAACAGAATTGACAGCACATGGTTTGGATTATTTAAGTAATTTTAACTATCCTTTTAATAATAAAAGATATGCTATATATGTAAGCTCTCCGTTTAATTTTAATAAAAATATGAATGTTTTTATAACTGAAAATATAACTTATGGTATAGAGACATTAATCAATTTAGCAACAAATAATGCAAATACTGTATATGAATCTTATATACGATCAAATACTTCAAGTATTATTAGTAATAATACCTTAAGTGGAATAGCGCCTGCTATTAATATTTCTGATTTTGAATATTCTGGAATAATTTTTGATGGATACAATGGTATTATCACTCATAATTCTATAAATACAAATAGCATTGCCATTTACTCATATTTAACAACTAGATTTAATTTATCTGTCATAAAAACTTTTGTACAAGCAACTGATAATTTTTTTGATACTCCTTCTGCTGATAATATTACAACACAAGTAGGAAAGGATAGTTCTGGTAATCCATTATCACAATATTGGTTATTTGAAAGAAATATTAATCAAACAGAAAGTGCATCTATAAGAGCACAAACTGGTTTACATTCCTATGGAGGTACTCTATTCCCAGTTGGTGGCAGATACACTATAATTGGTAATACTCAACCTGGCTTAGAAGTAACGGTAACAAATAATAATTCAATTGCCGATGACAATATTCGAATTCTTTATACAGCGGCTAATTCTAATTTAGTATATTATCAATGGTGTGTTAAATTAAGAGATGTTTTACCAGATAATGTATTGGTATTAAGTGTAAATACTAGTACTAGATGTTCTGTACAAGCATCAAATATCAGTTCAGCCTGCAGATTTGTATTTTTCAAAAAAGACGTCTTAGTACATGAACAGACTGTAAATTTCTCTTCGCCATACATACCTAATACCTCATCTACTGTACCTCTTTTAAATTTTGCATTAACTCTTGATCGCAATTTAGAAAATACTGTCATTAATGATTTAACATATCTTGTTGAGGCTGCTATTGGTCACACTGATCCAGCAGCGTTAGTAATAGAAAATATAGATATAACCTATCGTTGGTAAATATGAGTTCCAATAATTTTTTTAAATCTGATTTATTTCCAATACATAATGTTATACAAGCATCTATGCTTGTATATCCAAAAGAAATTATTATTTCTACTTTAAGAGATTTTTTTTCTAAAGATAGTTATTATCATTATTCTAAAGATCAATGGGGATACGCTAATACTACAGATCATACAGATTTACCACCAGGAGCAGATTTACCTTCAGGTCCAGGAGCTCAACCTTTATTAAGTAATACATTAAATTTAAGTACACGTGTATTTATTGGTGAAAACTATAGGTATGATGGTATTTATTATCCAGCTATTTTAGTAAAAAGTGGAGGCAGTAGATATGTTCCTATTTCGATAAATAGGGACCAGGGTGGTATTCAATATGAAAGTATTATTTTTGAAGATGGCTATGGGAATCAGAGTGTTGTCAACAGACCTAAAACGCTTATCACTGCTGGAGCCTGGGAAGGGTCTATAATTATTGACGTGTTAACTAGAAGCTTACGATCGCGAGATGACTTGGTAGAATTAATAGCAATGTGTTTTACAGAAATTAATTTCGATACTCTAGTAGATATTGGAGTAGTTATTAAACCAATTAATATTGGAGCATCTTCCGAAACTGATGATAGAAATGATAAGTTATTTAGGCAAAGTTTAACATTAGATATAAGAACGGAATGGAGAAGAGAAATTCCAATTGAAAATATTATTGATACTATTCTTTTCACTGTTGAATTTGTAAATTTATCTAAACCAGATAATCCAGTAGCTGCCAATTTGACTATAAATACAGAAACTAGTATAACAGATATGTTATTAAATATATAATTTAATTGTAAATTAACAAAATTATTAATATATCTTACCGAATAGGAATATTAATACATTTTAATGATAATCGTAAAAGTATATTGTATGAGGATTCAATTATCTTGAGCAACTCTACAAAAACAAAAATTCTTAGAGGAGAAAAATAATGGCAAATCAACCTGGAGGAGCTGGTCTATTACCAGGAGTTACATCGGTTACTGACGTAATTAGTCGTGGAGTAGCAATTCCTGGAGGTTCCCGTATTGCAGCTATGATTGGTGAAGGTTCAACAGATGAAGTAATCATTTCACAAGCTAATGGCAAAGGCGCAGATGGTTTAAATGTATCTTATTCATCTACTTCAGGAGCTGATGGCAGGCATTTTCAATTGTCTAATTTTCCATTAATATCTAATAGAACTACATTATTTAAAAATGGTGTTCCACTTGTAGGTCTAGAATCATTAATTGATTCTAATCCATTTAATAATAAATATGATTATAGAATTGATATTTCTACTGGAAGAATAGAATTACAGACAGCTCACTTGGTTGATCAGGGCGGGGCTTTTTATGTCCCATTATCTACTAATATAGGCTTAGGAACTTTGAATACATTAATCTTACAGGATGCAAATGCTCCTCCAGAAACTTGGACTATTAGATGTGTATCTGTACAAAGAAATGTTTTGAATCAACCTATCGCTGGGACCGCGAAATTTCTAGCCTTTGGTTCCGTATCTGGTGCCAAACTTGATGCAAATGGAAACCCAATTGTATGGGCTGCTAACAATCAAGTTATAACAAATGGTATAATAAGTTTTTCTATTCAAGAAACACAAGTAATGTCCGTAGTGGTGTCTTCTTTTAGAGAAGGAGATGCTTTTACAATAAAAGTAGCTAGTGGAGTTTTAGTAAGAAGTGATTCTTTAACAGCAAATTATATACCATCATTATTTTTGAATGATCCTATTTTAACACAAGGTTTAGGTGATGTAGTAAACAGACATGGATTTCCAAGTCTAACTAACAATTTATCACTTGGCGCACAGTTAGCTTATGCTAACAATGCTCCTAATTTAATTACTGTTCAAGCTGCTCCCGCCATGCCAAGAAGATTATCTTTTATATTGGAAAATGGCGTTAATTCACTATCTACAAATGACGATGATTTTATTTTTCCGTTGCCTTTAGGAATAACTCCAGATTTCAATTCTAATATTCATTTTTTTATTAAGAATAATGCGACTAATGTAGAGACACAGGTTCTTCCAAATAAATTAGATTATTATTTATTAGATACAGCGGGACACCCAACGACGCATCAATTTATTATTGATAACACGCCCGCACCTGCTGGTTTTTCATATTTTTACACAGTTAAACAAAGCTTAGCAACTATATCTACTGGAGAAGATGGATACATTGGAAGAGACTTAGCATTTACCACTAAAGGTGTTTTCGGAGCTCCATCAGTAACATTTGATTCAACATACATTGGAAAAAAATTAAAAATCATTGACTCTTCTAATAAAGCTAATGGCGGAATATATACTGTCAATGCTGTAAGTGCAGGTCAATTATATGTAACACATGATACATTTACCGATTTTACTAATGAGTCTCCCGTTACTTTTGAAATTATTGATGTATCAACAAACTTGCCATTAGCTGGAGGATCTGCTACTGATGGCAATCTTATATCTTTGATTGCTACGGCAACTGCCACTCTAAATAGTAGCACTACTACAGGTGTAGATTTTGGAGCTATTAATAATTTGCTAACTCGTCGATTGCAAATCAATGGTTCTATTATTAACGATGGCTTATACGATATTATTGGCTATGACAATTTGACTAACACTATTACTATTCAAAAGACCATAGTAAATGAAAGTAATATGAGATATGAAGTATTAGATGCTGATGATGTAAGTAATTATATTGTAATTAACAGAAATGTTGTTCCAACTGGATTCGCTTTAAGAGTGACAATAATTGATAATAAAGAAGCTTCGTTTTATGATGCTGGATGGATCAATGCGCTAACATCTCTAGAAACTGTAGAGTGTGATATTCTTGTTCCTTTGCCAAAACAAACTACTTCCATAATTTTTCAAAATGCACTATCTCACTGTAAAGCAATGAGTAATATTCGTAATAAAAAAGAAAGAATATTATTTATTGGTGCAATAAATGGTTTGAAACCTGAAAATTTAACGGGAATTAAACCTGCTGCCGTAGAAGATATTGGTATACTAGAAGGAATTCAGGGAGAAACTATTACTGATATTTTAGCTGGAAACATAGAAGATTTATCAAATTATTCTGTACCAGATGCTTTTGGCAATACATTCAGATGTGTATATTTCTATCCAGATCAAATTGTAGTACAAGCAGGTTCTGATAATGTTTTAATAGATGGATTCTATATTGCTGCAGCTGCGGCAGGATATGAATCAGCTGATGTAAGAATTGAAAATCCACTGACTAACAAAGTCTTAACTGGTTTCACAATTCTTAGAAATAAACAATTCTCTACTTCAATTTTAGAACAACTAGCAGCAGCTGGAATTACAACATTACAACCAGTAGCTGGTGGTGGCAGAGTTATTTGGGGCTTAACTACTTCACAAAGTGGCTTTATAGAAGAACAAGAAATTTCTATAGTATTCATAAGAGATAGAGTTGCTAAAACATTAAGAGCAGGATTTATAGGATTTATTGGTCAACCACAAACCAAAGACACGGGCGCAATTCTAAATACACGCGCAGTAATATTATTGAACTCTTTGGTATCTCAAGGTCTTATTACAACTTATAAAGATTTAAGTGTGATACAAGATGATGTAGATCCAACACAATGGAATATTTCAGTAAGAGTTCAACCAACATATCCAGTAAACTTTATTTTTATTAAAGTAAATCTTGGTCAACTATAATTAGGGAGATATAAATGGCTACCGCACCAAATACTCAGTCTACGTTAACATTACCAAATGGTGTAAATAAGACAAGTACAGCATTATCGACTAATATAATCATTTTAGTTAACAACACTGCCGTAGGTGCTGTTCAATCAATGGCTATATCAGAAAAAAGACAAATTAAAATGATAGATGAAGTAGGAACTGATGGTCATGTAGACTCTGTTCCAGTTTCTTCAACTAATATTACTGGAACTTGTCAGAGAATTAGATTTGACAGGTTAAGAATAACTGAAGCTTTTAGTAGAGGTTTCTTGCATGCTGCTGCTCAAGTTTATCCTTTTGATATTGTTATTTTAGATAAACAAAAAAGAGATCAAGGAAGTCAAATATCTACGGTAATAAAAAATGTATGGATATCTGGATTAGATTATACGTTTCAAGCCAATGATTGGATAATTACAGACTCTATGCAATGGGAAGCAGAAACTATATTTAGCGTTCTGAATGGCGGTTCGTCACCAATTGCTGGTGGAGTTCCTGCCGCTGTAGGTGGTGAAAGAGGTATTCCACATATGGGTGCTGGTCCTAATGGTATTGTTAATATTACAAGTGGAGATGGTATTGTTAACATTGAACAATTGGTTGATACTGGCTCTGCTGGTCGAAGAGGTTCTCTAGATGCTGCTGGATTGATTGATATTGGATCGGCAGGAGACTTATTCTAAGAATAATAGCTAAAGTAAACTACAATTAAAAATATCCTACAATTGATATATTCCAATTGTAGGATATTTTTATATAAGGAGTTATAAATGCCTAGTTTTGAGAGCCCTTTAGGAAATAAAAAATTTGGAACTACTTCACCTTTGAGAGAGTTGGATATTCCAGATGAAACTGAGTTTAACCAAGACAATATAGTAAACCCAATAATGAGAAGAAAAGCTGCTATGCCAATCTTAGACGATCAGGCTATGCAAAATTTTCAGAATAGATTGCAAGAGAAAGATCCAGCAGAAATAGAAAGAGAATTTAGAGAGGCAAGAAGAGTCAAAGTCTCTGGTAAAGAAAGATTAAATGAAGGAGCAAAAAGAAGATTAGAAATGCTTCTTAACATGACTCGCACAACACATGAAGTAAATATTGGTGAAAATATTTTTGTGCTACAAACCATACCTTCAAAATCTATGAGAGAAGCAATTATGGTAGCTTCTGAATATGATGGAACCGTGCAAGCTCCTTTTGAAGCAAGAAGGCAGTTTCTAGCACGTTCTATAGTACAAATTGCTGGGGTAGAATTTGGTCAGTTCGTCGGCTCAGATTCCTTACAATCTAAATTATCTTTCATTGATGAATTAGATGAACCTTTACTAAATACACTATATGGTGAGTATTTAAAAATGTCTGAAATAGCTAAAAATAAATACTCGGTTAAAAATAACATAGAGGCAAAGGAGATTGTTGAAGATTTAAAAAAATAATATATGAATCGGATCATCGATTCATATGGTTTTTATGTAAAGAAATTTACAAAACTACTCCTGATGATTTAAGGATAATGAATATGGATCCGGTTCAAAAAATGTGGATGTACGAACATTGGCTTGCTGACCAAAATGAGCAGGCTGAATTATTTAAAAATCATGCTTATTTATTAGGTTCATTTTGGAATCCAGAAGCAGTGAAACAATTAGTAGGTGAGGGAAATGTACACACTTCAACAGATGAAGAATTCGAAGAATCCACAAAGATGGTCAAGCAAATAAATGAACAATTAGCTCAAAGTAATCCTCTTAAGTTAAAAAGAAGAAAACGCCGTTCATCATAAGGAATAATTAATGCCAGATAATGTACCTACAACAACAGAACTAGCAGCCACCGCAGATGCTGCTACCAAAACAGCACAAGCCTTAGATGCATTATCTATATCTTCTGCCCAATCTGGTGATAGTTTAAATAATTTAGGAGAATTCACTAGTAATACTAAAAACGCTTTTAATGCATTTAATACTACTTTGTCTGCCTATGGTGTATCACTTAATAATTCCATGGCATTAACAGAAAAACAAACTACTCAATTTGGATTGTTAAGTGCTGCTGTATTAGGAGCTAGAACTTCTTTTAATACTTTACATAATATTGATGTAGGTGGTTTAAATACATTTGTTGATCAGATAGGATATCTAACAGAGACATTTACGGATGCGAAAAGTGGAATTGGTCAATTAGTAAATTTTGCTCAACAAGCTTTTGGAAGAATGGTCCCACAAACTATAATTTCACAAGGCTTAAGTGCTGTCAAAAATTTTGTGATAAATTTGGCTCAAAGTGCTGATAATGCTTTAAGATTACAGAATGCGTATATTCAATTATCTGCTAGAACAGGTAATTTATCAGAAGTATATGCAGCAGCGGGTCCCAATCTTGAAAATTTAAATACGTTATTAGAAAAACAAACTGCACTTGTTGCAAATGCAATAAAAACTACCGGACTAGGACCAGAAGTTGTGCAAAGTTATTATGCACAATTAGGAACAATACCTAAAGCATTGGAAGCAACAGTGACTAGTAGTGATAGTGCTTCAGAAACAATTAGTTTACTTACTGCTAGTATTAAAATAGCAAGTGGTACAGGACGCAATTATGTTGATATCATAGAAGACATGAAAGTTGCATTTAAGGATTATAATTTGACTGGTGAAGAAGCCTTGAAATTTACTTCTCGTATGACTGAAATTAGTAATAAATTTGGCACTAACCTTGATGTAGTAAGAGATTCTTTAAGAGGCACTGCTGGTGTTTTCAAAATGTTTGGCAATGAAGCTGAAGCATCATCTAGAATATTGAATAATTATGTTGGAGCATTACAATCAACTGGGTTAAGTGGTGATGCTGCAGTAGAAGTAGTTACTGATATGACACGTGCTATAGGGAATTTAGGTATAGCCCAAAAGGCATTTCTGTCTGCTCAAACTGGTGGTCCAGGTGGTTTAATGGGAGCATTCCAAATAGAAAAAATGATGCGTGAAGGTAAGATAGATGAAGTATTTGAAAAAGTAAGAACACAAATGCAAAAGCAATTTGGACAAATAGTTACTCTAGATGATGCCTCATCAAATCCAGCAGCAGCAGCTCAAATGACCAAACAAATGATGATTTTAAGACAGGGACCATTAGGGCAATTTGCAAAATCTGATCAAGAAGCTATAAGGATATTAGAAGGTTTTAAAAATAGACAAGAAAGAAAAACAGTCACTGATCTTTCTAGTAGAATTGTACAAGACAATATGAGTAAAGGTACTCTACTACAAGAAAAATCATATACAGAACTAAGTAGAATACGTGGTATTTTAGAAGGAGCGAGAGGTGTGGCTGATATTAGTAATTTAGGGTTTATGCAAAAAAGTTTAACAGCTGGTATGGGTATAGAAGGTCAATTATCAGAAGCACAAAGAAAATCTAAGGATAACTTATCTTTATTTATGACTAGTAGTGGTGTTGCTGGCGGCGCTACAGCACAGGATTATGCCAGAGATATTAAAACTAGAGCGCCAATTGCAGATGCAGGTAAAAGAGCCGCCTCTTCTATTACAGAATTTTATAAATTATTTGGTGATATTCCAGAAAGTATGAAAGCGCCTTTGGACGCCTTAACACAAGCAATGGAATCTGGTAAAATCATTAACAAATCTACCGAATTACAGTTAAAAGAAGATGTAGAAAAAATAAAAACAGACTCCAAAAAATTACCAGGAGATTATGCATCCTCAAGATCTGTAGGTGCTGCAGTAAGTCGAGCTACTAATATATCTAGTTTGCAAAGAATTAATTTAGCTCCCTCTAATTCTTTTGTGACCCCAAGTAATGGAAATAACTTAGAAAAACTAGGTGATATTAATGTACATGTTACAGGATATTGTATAAAATGTAAACAAGAAATTGAGGGCGGACAACAAGCTGCTGCTGTAAATCCAGCAGGCGTAAGAAATTATTAAGGACCAATTGTTATGGCAATAGATGATATTACTACAATTATTAAAGATATAAATTCTGTACAAAATGCATTAAATGGCGATTCGTTGTTAAGTGAAGATCAAGTTCAGCAATTTAAATCGGATGGTTTTTTATTGCCCGCTACCTTCTCCGCTGACGGGACTGGTTTACCTTCAAATAAAATTACTTCATATAGAGATGGACAGCTCAGAAGAAATATTATAACATGGTTTGTTCCACAATTTGGTATAATAAGAATGTATGTAAATCCAAACTCTATTAGTTATAATCATAAAAAATTAATTAATAAAGATAGAACCAAAGGAGGATATACTTTACAATATTGGGGGGAAGAATTAGACACCATTAATATTTCTGGTACTACTGGTGCTGCTGGTATTGAAGGAATTAATGTATTATACGAAATATATAGAGCTGAACAATATGCGTTTGATGGTTCAGCATTAACTTTGTCTGCTAATAATACTTCAACTTCTTTATCTAGTACTTTTTCTAATGTAGGTCAATCTATAGGTGGATCTGTAGGAGGGGTAATAGGAAACGTTATTGGAAGTGTTTTAGGTATAGATCCTATAAATAGTAATTTAGCTGTACAAAATATTCCATCACTAGCTCAACTAGCATTTACTGTTGAAATGTATTATAATGGTTGGGTATATAGAGGATATTTTGATAATATGACCATAAATGAAAAAGCTGATAATTTTCTAATGGAATATCAAATAACATTTATAGCCACACAAAGAAGAGGTTATAGAATCAATTATTTTCCTTGGGCAAAAAGTGCAACTAATGGTCCAAGTCAATACAATTCTCCACAATCATTTTCAGGCAATGTAAATTCAGGATTTTAAATGAGTTTTTTAGGTAATTTAGCAGGACAAATAGATAGTCAATTTTTAACTGGTGAAAACAACAATCATGTTTTGGACTCCATAGTAGGTGGGCAAAATATTAAATATGGATCCTTAGGAGATTTTGCGTCTAAGTTTGATCAGTCTGCACAACGTAAATATGTAGAAGAAGGTTATTTAAGGAGAGATCCTTATAATGTGGATCCAAAACAATTCGAAGTTTTATTCCAAGAACCCAATGCTAGCATTTTAATTAAAAAAAGAATGTTTTCATCCATAGCTGAAAATTTCAGACCAGACTTCATGGATCAGGATGAAAAATTATATTATAGAGCTATGAAATTTCTATTTCAAAATAAATGTAGAGTAATAGCTGCATTGGAAAAATTATCTAAAATACAGAAAGTAACTTCTAGTATTGGTACAATTAGTGATCAATTAATTCCTATTATTGCCACCTTATCAGATGTCATCAATAACAATTCTGGAAATTTTTTTAGCTCGCTTAGTGGTGGTGGATTGGGCGGAACTACAGATGCTAGTCAATTAGCAAAAGTCATGGATAAAGTAAGAAGATTATATGGATTTAATAATGGCAACAATGTTACTACATGGATAACTGATAGTACTAATTTATTTCAGTCTCAATTTGGTCAGGGTACGGGTGTTATAGAAATTACTAATTTTATGAATTTAAATACCAACGTCTCTGTAGAGGGTATTAAAAACCCTGGATCATTTAGTGTATCCATCAGTGACCCGTATGAATCTATGTTAATAACAGATTGGGATATAGAAAAAGCTATCAGTGATGCTACTAATATGTTTTTCAATCACGGTATTTTTCAATTTGGAAAACAAGAAATAGAACAATCAATTAATGATTTGCAAAATAAATTAAATACAATGAGATCATTACGAGGTGTAAGCAGTATATCTTTTAATATAAGTCCTGATACATTATTAGGAAAAAGAGTAACGGCTATTATAGATCGTATAGGTATAGAATTAATTTTTGATTATAATTCTGGTTTTGGTGGTTTAGGTAATAGTGTAGAAGTAGGAGTAGATTATTTACAAGGAGGCGCTATTGCGGGTGTAGATGGATTGAGTACTAAATTTGGAATTACAAATAATAATGTTAAGCAACTAATTCCTGATACAGAATTATCAGTTTTTAGAAATTTAGTTTCTTCTATTTATACTAAAATTCAATTAGATGCTAATTCTAAGAACTCTTTTCAAATTGCTAATAAAAATACCAACTACGCTAGAAAAAAAATGAGATTTAACTTCTCCGGACATTTAATTATTGAATCTATGGATGTGATTCATGTATACATTAATAGTAAAAGCAGATTTGATAACAAATTACTCTCTGGCTTGCAAACTATGTTCACTGGTGTAGGTGTCTTGCAAAATTTAAACAATACCGTAACAAATTTAAATAATGCAGTAGGTGCATTATTTAATCCGTCTAGTAATATTAATTTGCAGGCTGAAAAATCTGCTTTTGTTGGCGAAGATTTTCCTAACTATTTATGGTTATCACTAAGAGGACAATTTATAAATGAGAAAGAAGGAACACACGTTTTTGCTGGCTTGGTAGATAATGCTACTGATTCATGGTCTGATGGAAAATTCACAGTTGATGTTAGGGGTCGAGATAATACTGCTTATTTTGATCAAGGCAAAGTTAATTTTAAACCTGGAGTTGATTCTTTTAATGGCGCTATTTTTGATCCTCTGACGCCATTTAAATCCAATTTTGATACTATCACTAGTAATGCTAAAGATGATAGACCACAATTGTTAGATGAAAATATAGCAATCCTTGGTACTTCTCAAGATAAAAAAGGTTTATTAAAATCTAAAGCCGGACCTAATGCAGGACAGAAAATAACTAGTGATTCTTTTTTTCAAGGAATATTAGTCGATCCCAATACCGGAAATGTAAGCAAAGAAGTTTTCGCTCCTGATGGATTAGTGTATAAATGGAAAGAAGGCATTGGAGTATTTGTACAATTTGGTAATTCATTAGATTTAAATGATCCAAATAAAGTTGGTAATCCAAATATTGCTAAAGAACCCTTCGCTGGTCAAGATATAATGAATGTTATTTCATTACTAATAACTGGTCAACCATATAATTACGCTAATTATTGGAAAGCTGCATCTAACATAGATGGCATTGGAAGAGACTTGCAAAGTCAACAAGATGCCGCTTATTCATATACCGCTTCCTTAAAAAATGATTTGGTTAAAAACAACACATTATGGGGTAATTTTATTCCGTTCAAGAATTTAGTAATTGATGAACAGAGCTTTGCTCTCGCTATGCAGTCACAGTTTAGAATAATTCAAAAGAATAGAGAATTAGATGCTAAGATACAAAAATTAGCAGATTTAAATAGAGAGGCATCTTTGTTTGGGGCGGTGACCGCATTTTCAAATATTAACAATGGATTTAATCCTCAATTATTAGAAGTAAGAGCACAATTAAATAGTCTAGAAGAATCAATTCAAAATGATATTAATAGTATCCAAAAAGAAGATTCTGATTTTAATCAATTAGCTGCTGCGTCTGGACCAGACGCCACATTTGATTTTTCTAACACAGACAATTCTAACAAAATTAATATATCTTCTTCTGATCCAAATATTAGAAGAGAGCTTAGAAGGAAACTTAATTTCTTAACTAGACGTATGTCATATAATATTAGATCAAATGAAGATAAGAATTTATTTATAGTAGATGATTTTTATGATAAAGATTATGACATTTTAGCATACGAACAATCATTAACTGATGGTATTAGATTATATAATAGTGAGTTTACATCTATTAGAGAAAAAATAATCAATACCTCTGACTTATTAAACTTAGAAGTTTTTGCAGACACTCAGGGACACATAAGAGTGCGTCCACCTCAATATAATAGAATGCCAAGTTCCGTTTTTTATAGAATGATGTATCTGAAACAAGCTTATGGAATTCAGATTTTTCCTGAATTTTTATCAGATTTATTTGGCAATCAAATAGATACCCTAAGAAAAAGAATAGAGATATTAGAAGACTTGGTAAGGCTGGACTGTGCCATTCTTAATCATACTACTGATGACGATGCTACTAAATTTATTTTATCTGGAGGCATAACTGATGGTACAGGCGCTTCATTTAGTTTTATTTCTGATGATAGCGGGCTTATAACAGATATCAATCAATTAATAAATTCTTCCAAAGAAAATCCAGACACTTCTGTACAAGACTTTATCTCTTTGTTAGAAGGACAAGTAAAATCTACTAAAAATGTATTTAGCAATTCTCAAAAATATTCTGAAATAGTTAAACAGCTAATGGCACAAGGATTGGGCTTACAAGGATACTCAGTACAAGATATTTTTACGCCTAGCAATGATACATATATTCAAAAACTAATAAATAGAATTCAAACAAAATCAGGTCAAAGAATAGATAAAAGAGATTATATATCTAATAATACAGATGGATTAAAAGATGTTGTTGTGCCACTTGCACAAACTATAGATGTTTTTAAAGTAACCAAAGAATTACAGGAAAAATTACAGGAAAGACAAAAAGTAATTAAATTATTTTATTCAGCTATAAAAAATACCACAGAATTTAAATCTTTAGACGAACAAAGTGATGTTACAGGTAATCAATTATTAGCTCCTGGAATCTTCGGAAATTCTAATGTACCAGAAATTTATGAACATATGATTGAAGATGAAACATATGATGATTATGGTCCAGGTTCTGGAGCTAGGTTTATAATTAAAAGATCACAAATAAGAAATATACAAGTTACCATAAATCCCCCAGATTTTACTATGGTAGAAGTACAAGGAGTACTAAATCCTTTTGCTCCTAATGCATTACCAGAAGGTTTAAATTCTTTTCCAGATAATGGAAATGGATTAGTTACTGCTGTAGCAGTAGATTATGATTCATGGAGAAACTATGGATTCAAAAACGCTTCTACAATTAGAGTGCCATTTTTAAGTGATCCTAATTCGCAGTGTGCGCCTTATGCTAGTATGATTTTAAGTAGAAATAGAAAAAATATTATAAGAGCAACGGTTACCATATCTGGGAACGAATTTATGCAACCAGGAGAAGTAGTTTATTTACAGGATAGACAATTATTATTTTATGTCTCGTCTGTTAAACATAATTTTGGATTTGGAAGTGGTTTTACTACTACATTAGATTTATCTTATGGACATTCCCCTGGAGAATACATACCAACTACAATGGATGTCATTGGAAAAATGATTTATAATAATAAAGATGTAGCCGGCTATACCATACAAAGACAAAGTAATTCTGGGAATGAAAATAATTTAGGAGTTATTATTAAAGATACAAATGGGAATGCATCTTTATCATTAGATAATGCTAAAACTCCCCCTAATTCTTTTAGCACATTTAATAGTCAAACTTTAAATAATATATTATATACAGCTGCTTATACAATTAATTCTAATAACACTAAAGGTAATAATATTATTGCCAATGTAGAATTAAGAATATATCATGATAATTCTAGTACTTTGAATAATGATTTAAACAAATTTGCCGACGAGATTAGAAACATTTTGACGGACCAAAGAAATTCTCCTGATAATCCAGTAAATAATCAAAAATTTCCAAAAGAAAATGTAAAAATAGTTATTGTTAATTTAGATAGTGAAATAGATAGAAGATCGCCGTCTCAAAAAGCTATTGATGCTGCACGCAATCAGATAGCTCTCAATAGCACAACTTCTGATTTATCTTTTGGTTCAGATACTACTACTCCAACTGCGGGAGTCGATAAAATTAGAAAATCTTTATTTAGTTATATAGTTGATTGTTGGTTAATTTTTCAACAAGTAGATGCCAATATTTCTACCTCCGAAAATAGTAGTGGGTCCTAAATCATGGTTAATAATCATATATTTGATGAACAAGTAGGTCTTTTAAAAACAGGGGCTATTGTTGGATATGACTCTGCCAAAGGTGTACTTAAAGTTAGATTAAATAACGTTATTTCTATTAAAGGACAAGCACAACCTATAGATGTCCCAGCTCCTCATTCTTTATTTTATAACAATGGATTATTCATTGGTAGTTACCCAGTTTCTGGCACCCCTATTGTTGTAGGTCAAGGTAGTGGTGGTCAATATTATTTTGTGTCATTCTTGGCTGAAAATTTACCAGAGGTGCCAGAATTACATATCGGTGAGTTGCTAATTAAAACAAACACTAATACACAGATATCACTTAATTTAAATAATGATATTAGTATTGGATCATCTGATAACAAAATACATATAAATACAAAATCTAATTTAATTACTACCAATTTTTATAATGAAAATCATTTTACACAAGCTAGCAGAAAAATTGAAGGTTTAGTTAAAAGAGATTTAAAGATTAATTCTAATTTTGATCAGGAATCAAAATTAGAAAATGATACGTATGATTCTAGGTTTTATCTTATTGGATTAGATCCTACGGTAAGTCCAAATCCAATAATAACAGGTTCTGGTAAAAATCCTCCATTAGTAGAACAAAGAGAATTAATTTATGAATTTCAATATTCATCAGAAGTTAATGATGATCTATCAGAATCGACTCTATATGGAAATACTAAACCGCCTGCTACTTCTTTTACTTTCCCGAATCGTAGAAAAAGTAGATCGGATACATTGAGTTTAACTTTAGCTGCCCCAAATTATTTAATGGAAACCATTAAAGGCACTGTGGTAGATATTTTCGGTAACATTCTAGATATAAATAGAACTCCTTTATCTGTAGGCAAAGATCAAAATACTTTACGAGCTACTACAAGTATAGACAAAGTTAAATCATATCAATTAATAAAAGAATTAGAAAGGAAAAGTATAGCATTTCATTTTGAATTGAATGCTAGAAAAGATTTAACTGGTTTAGATGGTAAGATATCCCTGCCAGATATTAATTCTAACGCTGATTATGCACGAAATAGAAGTCGTTTTTTCTTTGATATTGACAAAGAAGGTGTGTTTAAATTAAATGGTCCCGCTTCCAGTGAAAAAGGTAATATACCATTACTAACAAGATATGAAAATTATTCTACTTTTGGAACAGAAGATAATAATAATCCTAACAAACTAATTTTTAGAGATGATAATTTAGACATATTTCAAGACTCTTTTGCAGCCCCAAATTTTAATATTAGTAATGGTTTATTTTCTGAGAATAAAGGCTCGATAAATTTAGATAATAATGGTGCGAACGGCGCTCCTTTAGATAGAATAACTAATGCTCATATAAAACACGGCACTGCTTATCATGATATTTTAGCAACTTGTTATGCTCATCAAAAATCAGATTTTTTAAAGTATGTTGGTGATGATCAAAATCCAGTTTTCAGTAAAAATGCAATTGATAAAATTCCAGTTATCAATCATATTGCTAAGGAAACAATCACAATTAGTGGTGATAATGCAAATGCTGGAGGACGTAGTGGCTCTGTGAGTTTTGATGGCTCTATAGATTTTAATATAGGTGCTAATACTTCTGATAGACATTCATTATGGATTGATACTGCTGGTGCAGTAGTTGCTAATGTAGGACGAGATATTAATAACATGAGCGCCGCATTATCTATGAATGGAGATACGTTTGTGCAAGTTGGTGGTATAGGAGTATCTACTGATAGTAGATTTACAAAACAGAATAATGGTCATATTGGTGCAGTTTTAGATATTAGGGTGTTTAATTCTGGATTAAGAGTAACTATGATAAGAATAGATGATGAAGGGATAAAAATTTTAACACCAGGTAATTTATCGATTCATGCTGGACAAAACATGCGCATATCAGCGGATGCTGATATCACTATGGAATGTGAAACATTAACTGTACAAGGTAGAATGGTTTTGAAAGAGTTCGGAGGATCTATATGATTAAATTAAATAATACTATTTATAATAAAATGCAATTGCAGTCTGAAGAGGCTAAAGAGCAAGGTCTATTGAAATTGGCTGAATCAGTTAAAAATGCTATAGGTGATTCATATAATATGGATCATAAATTAGAGTATTCATCTGAAGATTTAGATAAACAAATACATCGATATCTATGGAAGATTGCTACTACTTTAACAGCATTTCATAATTTAGAAAGTATAGATATAGAGAAAGTTGATAAAACTTTAATTTCTTGGGCAGATAAAATAGTAAATGATTTAGAAAAAACATTACAAATACCAAATACAATAAAAGGTCCTTTGGAACCTAAGTTACCGGGTGAAGAATAAGTTGATATATAACAAATTACCAATATGTCACCCTGTAGCCCTAGCGATGTTTCTATAAATGTTCCAGATGGTCCAACCGGTCCTTCTATACCAGGTTTTGGAAATCCTTCTTCCATTAACTTACCGAATATAAATCCTTTTCCAGAAGGTTTTCCGGAAGATTTGTTGAATTTATTAGATACATTACAATTATTAATTCCTCCTGGAGCTTTAAAACCCGCATTGAACCTTAATTTTGGTAAAGATGTATTTGATGCTATTATGAAGTTATTGGATCAGTTTTTACCATTCCTAATGATGTATAAATTTTTCTTACCCGTATTAAATATTATTATTTGTATTATAGAAGTAATTTGCGCTATTGCAAATCCTTTCAAATTAATTCCAGCAATTATTAAGCTATTTAAAGAATGCATACCAGCATTCTTATCACTATTTCCTGTATTCGCATTAGTGATTATGGTTATTTCATTATTGCTATTATTATTGGCATTAGTTGAATATATAGTGTCACAAATTTTAAAGTTTATCAATACAATATTAAAAAATATTGCTATGCTAACTAATGCATTCCAAGAGGCTAATGCTAATTCTGTATTAGCAATAGCAAAAAAGATAGGTGCTTTGTTATGCGTTTTTCAAAATTTATTTGTTTTATTGGCTGTATTCGGAATAATTATTCAAGTAATAAAAGACATTTTAGCTATAGCTTTTGCTATACCTCCCTGTGATGATAATGGTGATTGTTGTACTCCAGACGTGTGTCCAGCTTTTATTAAATCATCCCCATATACTAGTGTCACAGGTACTTTGCAATATCTAAATGGGGTAGGAGTAAGTACAAATGTAGAGATACCGCTGCCACCTCCAGCTAACCCTATTTTTCTTACTTATCCTATTAGAACTGAGAGTTGGCAACTATATGATGTAAATCAAACTATTATTCAACAATTTATTAATATCATTAATGCTTTTGATGTGCCTACTTCCACTGACAATTCACCTCCTTTTTTTAAACCAATATTTTTTCCAACTGATAGTGTATATTCTAAAAATACTTCTCCCAAACAAGCTGCATATACTGTGGATTTAAGAGTTTTTTATAATCCTCAGGAATGGGGGCGTGCAGGCGTACCACGTTTTATAAGGTTTAAAGATTGTATAGTGACTTCAATTCCATCTCTAAATCTAAATAAATATGATAATTCTACTTCTTCTACATCTACTGGTGTTCTAAATTTGGCTGGTGGTAGAGGATATGAAGATGATGGCATACAAGAAATTCATGGTTATGAAATAGATGCTATTACTAGTATTTCTAGTCAAGCAACCTTAGAAAATTTTCTACATAAACCAGATGTTAATTCAACTGCTCCAGTTTTTTTGCCAAGTGATGGATATTCTTTTAATAATATTGAATACACCTTCAAACCTAATATGTCGGTTCTTTTATCAAAAGAACTAGTAACTGCGGGATGCATGCCAGACTTGTCTTTTGCTAAAAATTTCATTAATAATGCATTAGCAGGAGATGTGGCATTAAAAACACAATCATTAAAAAACATAATCAATAGCGTTAATTTTCCAAATCCTGATGCCGCACAGCAATGCTTATCAACAGCTTTATCTGCATTAAGAGTTAACTTGACGGCACAAGGAGTATCAGAATTTCAAACTACTGCTACATTATGTTTACAAAAATTAAAGGATGATACTATGACAGCACTTTCAACTTTAATTGGATTAGGATTTGATCCATGCAAATCAACATTTACAATAAGTCCAGCAGTACAATTTACTAGTAAACCAATTGTCATCAATGTAAATTTAAATGAAAATAATAATATTTCTTTAACAAATAATATTCCCATAGAAGTAGCTGATAGTTTGGCACAAAAAATTAAAGGACATGTCACGTTCGGAAATATATCAAATTTCACTTATGATGGATACCAGGCATTCACCGCAACTCTCACAAGTACAAATACTGGTAAAGGTCAGATAATGATTTCTTTTGATAATAATATATTTTGTAATAATAATATAGATACATTGAGTCATACATTACAAACATTAGATTATCAATTTGTTTATACTCCTAACCAAGGCTCTACAGTACCAGTAGGAGATCAATCTGACGGCACTCAACCAAGAAGAGATAATAATGACTTAGCAAATACAGGTCATAATGAAGGTTATAATGGTTGATCAAATACCTAATCAAGCTAATTATCAAGATGCACAAAATTTTGATATTGATATTGATAAAATATATAATGATTTTATCTTAGCTATTGATAGAGTTAGAAGCTATACTAACTGTTCTGCTATTAGTAATCAAAGTGCTATAAATATTTTTCAATCAGGAGATTTAACTTTATCTAAATTAAAATCTCAAGGTTTTATCAGTTTAAAACCACAGGAAAGTAGATGTCACGCTTTTTTTAGAATTATAGGATTTCCAGTGGTATCGAATGCTTATAAAATATATAATCCTGGGCATGATATAATTTATGATAGTTCCAGGACCATTGGTGCTGCGGTTAGTTCTGCTAAACTAAGTATTGCTGGAAACCCTATTGCTAAATTTAGAGAGTTATCATTACAAAGAGAAAATTATGTATCTAGTATATTAAACACATTTAATTTAACAAGAACAATAGATGCATCTGTGTTAGCATTATCATCTGGTTTTAAAATAAGACAATTTGCCACACCATTAATTAATAATTCAGAAGCTTTTGATATGGAAACTAAAAATCAACAATATAAAATAGATTTAAGTAGTTTAGTAGGACTAAATGAAAAAAAATTAACTGAATATGTTGATATTTTTGGTAATTTACCAACTAAATTACAATCACAAAGAACACATATTATAAAACCTTTTATAGTGGATCCAGTAATAGATTTTACAGTTAACGACGCAACAAAATTGATTAGCGTACCATTTGTACAAAATAAAATTCAATTAATGGTAAAAGACAATGTATTCGTTAATAGACCTATTATAGAACAAGTGATTAGGGATAGATTTACTGTAATTAACCAGCAGTCTAGCGTAGGCACAGCAGATAAATCAGTTATAGATTATATAAAAAGTATTCCAGCTATTCAAAATGAGGCTATTATAAATAGTATTAGCAGTGGAGATGTTTATAAATTAGGAGAGCAAACCCAGTTCGTTAAATTCATTAATATCATTAGGGCTATGGTATCAAAATTAGTAGAATCTCAGTTAATAATTTTTTCCGCACAATCTAAATACTATTGGGTTCCTGTGCCATCATTATCAGGACCAGAAGATGGATGTAGTACTCAAGGAGTATTTTTATCCACTAAAGTACCTAGTGATTTTATTACTACACGAGATCAAGCAATTATAGAAGCCAAAATTAGAACAACTATTAATCAAGTAAATGCTCAAACATCGAATATACAAGGAGTGCCAGATGTAGGCGGCTTTTCTTTTGATAGTTTTAAAACTACTTTTGGTCCTGACACTAGCAATGCTTTAGGAGATATTGGTACACAATCTTTAAAAGAATTAACTAAAAAAAGATCTAGTGAATTACAGAAGGCTAATGATGCTTTAAGAAGCATAGAGATAATTATGGGAGAGTTTAGTGGCTTAGGATTGTGTGACATAATTGCAATTATGGGCGCCTTATATATTATGCCTAAGCAAGATTTATTGGGATTTTTGGATGATGATGCTGTAAAAAGAATGAATATATCCCTAAAATTAAATGAATCTAAAACAGATATTCAAACAACTATGAAATCTTTTACTAGTTCTGTAAAAGATTATTATAATTTAATGGATAAAATATACCAAGATCAATCACAAAATAATGGATTGTAAACTCCTTATTGATAATTTATCTATAATTGCGCATTAAGAAGAGAGTTACATATATGTCATTTGATCTTAAAATAAAAAATAAAGATTTAGTTATTATTAATGGTGCTTTACAAACAGTAGTGGATAGTGAAAAACTAATACAAGACATATTAAAAATGTGTTTAACTACTACTGGATCTAACGTATATCAACCGTGGTATGGATCTTTTCTATCACGAACAATTGTTGGAAATCCTCTTCATACATCTATATTAGTACAAGTTGCTAAATCACAGTTAAATACTGCATTGGATAATTTGAAAAATCTACAAAATGCACAAGTACAATCATTTCAAAGAGTTAGCGCTGACGAACAAATTAATGCTATTATAGATATATCTATAATAAGAAATCAAATTGATCCTAGGTTATTTGATGTACGTATTCAAGCTACAACCAAGGGATTAAAACCTATTACTACAGCATTTAGGGTTTCTTCAATATAAAATTGCTGAAGGATAACACATGGTTACAATACGTCACGCAAATGAAATTATTCAAAGTTTAGTAGATTTTTTTAGACTAGCACAACCTGATCTAGATACTAAACCGGGTACAGTTGCTAGAGATTTATTTATTGAAGCTCCCTCTAGTCAATTGGCTATATTATATGATGAATTAGCCAGTATTTCAAGTAAACAATCTTTGAGATTGGTTATCGGATCTGATTTAGATAAGTTAGCTAAAAATTTTGGTATTGTTAGAAAACAATCTACTCCTGCTGTTGGGACAGTGTTATTAACATTTTCAGCCATTAATTCTCCTATCAATATAAATAAAGGAGATACTATAATTGCCACTAATGGAATATCTTATTCTATTACAGCTGGTGTGTCTGTTTCTCCTAGTAATTCTAATTTCTATAAATCTTTAGCAAGTAAATTCAGAGATCAATTGGATACGATTGGTATAAGTGATGAATTCGCGGTGCAAGTCACTGTGATTGCTGTATCAGCTGGCTCTGCTGGAAATATAGGTACTTTTTCTTTATCACGCACTACTATACCAGGTGTCTCAAATGTTACTAATATAAATTCTTTTTCTGGGGGAACAGATCAAGAAAGTGATGCTTCTTTTAGAAATCGCGTCTTAGCTTCATTTAGTGGATCTAGTGTTGGCACGGCTTTAGGTTACTTAAATATTGCGTTAAGTACAACAGGAGTAGCTGATGCTTATGTGGCGTCTCCTGGAGATGTATTAATGACCAGAGATGGTACTACTGTAAAAATTAATACAGATGGTTCCAGAACTGTTATTTCAGAAGGTTCAGGTGGTAAAGTTGATATTATTGTACTAGGAAATAATCTAATAGAAAATAAAGATAGTTTTATTTATAGAGATAAAAGTAATAACAATGATCCAACTAATGTAAAAAATAATATTGTTTTAGGACAAATTGTAGGAGATGAGAATAAAACAATTAATAGGAAACGCATAGACAATATTAAAAATGGTACGCTACCAGCCCAACCAGTTAATTCTATTTTAGAAGTCACAGGATCTATTAGTGGATCCAATTTTATACCTAAATCAACAGATACCTTAGGCAGAGTATCAGGTAATTATGAATTAATTAAAGACAATGGAGTGTACGGAGGTAGTCCATGGGGATTTGATACATTTAAATGGGTTTCTAATAAGATATCATTATTTAATGAAGATCGAATTAAAGGTCAATTTAATGGACAAGATGCAGTTACTTTTACCGACGTATTAGAAATACCTAAAATACAACAAAGTATCTCGATTACTAACGAGAACAGTATAGTAACTAATGATAGATCCATTATACAACTTTTACATACTCCCTCTATTAATGTAACTAGAGTGTTTAATGTTCACACCGGTGAAAGATATATTATAACAAATCAAAACTTAGATGGATCTAGCACATTTAATAATACAGGAAGAATACAAATTTCTGGAAACACATTACCTTCACCAAGTGATCAATTGCAAGTTGATTATAATTGGATAGTAAATTATGATCAATATGCAGATTATGATGGTTTATCCAATACTATAAATGCAAGACCGGTCACTGATAGTATCGATTGGGGATTTGCATCTATTGTAAATAATGAAAATATATTATTTACAAAGGATATTTCTAATGGATTTTTTTCTGGTATTTCGTCGCATCCGATTAGCGTAGTTTTATCAGCTAAATCATTTGTAGAAGTTAATGGAATAGTAAAAAAAGTTAATTCAGGTATATTTGTTAATAGATTATCTGTAACAATAAATAATTTGTTCAAACCTACCACATCGATTGATGAAGTTACTTGGAAAAATAATAATACAGAATTGTATATAACCGCACAAAATAATGGTAGTTTTAGTAACAATACAGTTGTGTCTGGAATTAATATATTGTATAATACTATTATTATATTACCAAGTGATACAGTAGCAATTGATGGAGATAAAGTATCTGTCATCTTAAATAGCTTTGATGTTTTTCATGGAATAGATATTAATGGAAGTAGTACTAACACACAGATTACTATACCAAGCTCTCTTTTAACTACACTTGCAAATGCAATTATGTTAAGAGTAACTTATATTGCTAATATTTCTGATTTATTTTCTTTGTCTACTACGTCATTACCTAGTAGTAGAGTAGGTAATGGTTTTATACCTAACACAAATATTGGATTTAATAATTTTAGTCAAGTAAATATTTCAAGAAGAGAACATCAAATTGTACAAAAAAACAATAGTAACCAACTATATATTGATTTAAATTCTTCTGCCGTAGATTTTTCTTTAACTACATCACAAGTAGTTTCTATAGTTAGGTTGTCTGATAATCTAGAGCTTTGGAATTCGGATAATATTGGGAATATTATTGTTAGTAACACAGGAAACTACCAAATAGTTTTAAATGGTGTTAATACTCCTAGTACGGGAGATAGGGTTTTAATCATATATTACACATACGATATTCGTAGATTTCAACCTTTTAGTTATTCCAATAGTTTAATTAAAAATAAAATAAATACCTTACAAGTTGATCCAAATACAAATAGATTAGCGATACCACTAAATAATTTTGTTTCACAATCCAACATTGCATTTAGTATAGTAGAGCCGAATACTGATATTGTTTTATTTAATGCTACAGATGGTAATTTAACAGATAATAATACTAATGCATTATTAACAAGCGCTAGTATTAATTTTGCCACATTAACTGATTTATTAAATAAAAAGATTAAAATTACTGGGTCGTCTGGTAATTTTAATAATGGCGTATATGATATTATTAATTATAATACTACAACAAATACATTAACCATCACTAATATTTTAGATAAAATAACTACTGATCAAATTTGTGTGATAAGAATTTCTGATGGACAAGAAATATGGAATTATGGAGGTATTATAGATAACGGTAATAATAAAATATTATTACCTACTAGTAATTTTGCGCATGCCGGTGATAAAGTGTATGTTCTATTATTCAATTTTAATGTACTAAGAAAAGCAGCTACTAAAATATCTGGTACTATCGTAGATCAAGTTGTTAATACAGGAGTATTAACAATAAATGGTACAACTTTATTTAAAGCAGAAGATGTAATTTTTACAGTTACTAATACTGGTCTAAAATTAAATATCACTGAAGCAGTTAGAAAAGTTCTTGGTATTTCTTCTGCAATTTCCATACCTAATAACATAAAAATTGTTAGAGTTACTAAAATGGAAAAAGTAGTAACAGTCAGCGCAAGTAATGATGAAGTACTACAAGTGTTAACAGTGTATGATTTAAAAAATGCGATAGTGCAAAATAATTTATTATATCCAAATGAATTATTAGCAAATCCTACATTATCAAACTTAGATATTATATTGCCTAGTACCACAAATAATATGTTGAATAATAATACACATAATTTACCTACTTTAGGTGATAAAATTAAAATAACTTTTTATTATATTATTGAAAATGATTCGGAAAATTTGTCATATACCAGAAATGGCACACTATATACTAATAAAAAATTCGCTTTTATCAATAAAACTTATATATCTAGCGGTTTCAAATCTTCTCAATCTACTAAATTTACCGCTACCTCTTTTACTCAGCCTAGTTTGGGATCTCGATATAAAACATTCTATGATTATTTAGCTCCAAAACCAAACGAAAGAATCGTGGTTCGTTATAACTATAATAAAATAATCTCCGATGTTACTTTTAATTTAGAAAATACAAGACCCATTAATGCAGATGTTATTGCTCGTGAAGCAAAACAAGTGCTTATAGATTTAACTATGAATGTAGTAATAAACGAAACTGCACAATCGTCTACAACAACAATTTTGCAAAACTTACGAGATCAATTAATTTCTGCCATGACTACTACTAAATTAGGAGATATAGTTGATACATTTAGTTTGATTAATGTGGCTCAAGCTGTAAAAGGTATCGCTCGTGCTAGAATACTTTATTTTAATAAGAGTGGCAAATTAGGGCAAGTATTAAATGTTCAAGCCCAACAAGACGAATATCTAACACCTAATAATGTGATTATTAATACAGAGACCAGATAAATCATGCAAAATTTAAGAATCATTAATGTACAAGTAAACAATAGTTCAAATATTGATGTTATTTTTACAGACAACTTAACTAGTAATCTTACAACATCAAATGTAGTTATTATAACAGATACGCCAGACGTACCTTCTTCTGAGGTGTTAGAAATAAAAGTAATAGGTAATACGCTAAGCATTATTTGTCAACCATTAACTCCATTAGCCGCTTATTTTGTTAAATTTGAATCTACAACTTTACACCCATTTATTTCTTTAAATGGAGAAGCTAAAATATCTGAAGATGGCGTTTCAAATAAATATTTAATACTTGGACCATTAGCTCCAGATAATGCTGTCAAAAATTATTTTCTTTCTTATTTTAAAGATAATGTTTATGATATTAACGATGATAATGCTCTTGTCACAAAATATATAAACTCTTTATCTATAGCTTTATCTAGAGCCTTATATGATATTGGTCAATTGAAAAATGAAAATTATCTTTCTTTTACTGTTACTGATGAACAAAAAACAAGAGGTGAAGGACCATTTGATAGATTAAATGAAGAGGGAGCATATGATATCATTAGAGTAGGCAGAAATGTAAGTACTGCTAATGCAAAAATGATATTTTCTATAGATAATTTTCCTACTTTCCCGATTACCTTACAACAACAGAGTAATATAGAATATTTAAAGACTAATTCTATAGACGAGGCGGGTTATTTTAACATCAATAATCTAATTTTAAATTTAAATACTTCTCCCATAACAAAAATTAAAAGTATCATTTTTACGTTAACTACTAACAATCCAATTTACGTATATGATATAGAAAAATTAGGTTATCAGATAAGAAATTCTAGATATGATCAAGAGTTCGCTTTTGATTATATTTTGTTAAATGATAATCAGGTGAAAATTAGTGATAAAATTTTAGAGGATGCTAATTTTTCTTTAAATAATATTTTTAACATAGAAGTTAATTATGAATCAAAGGATTTAGGTAGAATTATAGAGGATAATAGTTTAACAATAACAACTGTAAAAACCTCTATTCGAGAAGTGTTACCCCCAATAATTAATATTTTTAATCTAAAGCACGCTCCTATTGTAGATGTTAATGGTAATACTAATCAACTTAATGGTATAATTTTTACCGACCCTAATACCACTACTGGGTCTAAACATCCGGCTTTTATAACAGAATTACCATTTCGATTAAATGGATTACCTTTTAGTCCTGGACAATATAGTATAGATTATTCTACTGGAACTGTTTATGTGTATGGTGCTGATTTGTCTAATGATGGTACAGGTCCTTTTCCACCATTAGCTACTTATAATTATTTGTTAGTATATAAACAAGAACAAGACTACATTTTTGATTCAGATTTATCTGATTTAGTTGCTTTACCTCATGGTAATTTAATTTCCTCACAAGGTAATATTAGTTTTAATTATGAAGAAGTTTTAATTCCGGGCACAGATTATATAGCAGGTTTACATAGAGAAGCTTTGGCAGAAAGAATTAATAATAATCTAGTAGCTGCAAATACTATTAAAACATTACATTCACCTATTACAAATGTTTTTAGAATTTATAATGAAACCTCGGGTGAAATTTATACTCTAGATAGATGGAATAATAATAAAATATATTTTAGATACAATAATCCACCTGCCGTAAAACAAATAACTAATGAAAGAGTAACGTTTAATTCGGTTATAAATGAGTTATTATTTATTAATACTTATTTTGTAAATTCTAATAACATTAATATTATTAAAATATTGCTTAAAAATAATTCCATAATCTCTAGCACAGAAGACAGTTTGGCGACTTCTTTTAATAGTAGTTTAAGATTTGCAAATACTAATATTTTCCTTAATGAAAAATGGTTTGATAGGCAGTCCGAAGAAACATTTAATACGAATAGACTATTTAATATAGGTGAATACATGGTGGATTACATAAATGGTATTATATATTGTGCCGTTACTGATCCACAAAATTTTAACATTGGTACAGCGTCATATAAAAATAAAGCTATTACTACATTATTCCCACATCTTATTAGCGTAGAAGATATTTATTATCAAACTGATATTCTAGGTAAAAGAAATAAAAAATTTTCTTATTTATCATTTGGTGATAAGACAATAGTTCCAGATATTTTAGATTTTGCAGATGAGTTATCATTAAACAACAATGCTGTTTCAATTTATCAAGTGAATAATAATACCGTAGGTGTTTTTGTTGATAATGTGGTGTTTGTTCCTGGCGTTACTAATCAAATTAAATTTGTTCGTGGTATATTTGAATATAATGATTTACTTTATAATACTCATCCATTAAATTTTGCCAATTTCAGTTTGAGTGATGGCTTTGATATTCATATTAGCCCAATATCAGGGCAAGTATTTGAAAATGTACAATTTGATGGAATGAATTATTATGTTTTGATTAATCAAAACATAACATATTTATCAAGTAGTATAACATATACTTTTAATATTACTAGATTATCTGATTCGATAACACTTTGGGATACTGCTGGTATAATTATTCCAGGTAATCCAACTAAATTAATTTTATCTGGTATAGGTTCTCCTATAGAAGGAGATTTAGTCAGTATTAATTTTTCGTTTAATATAAATAATCTATCACGAGTAGTAGTAGATTATAATAAAGGAGAATATTATATTGATTACACATACATAGCGGATGAAATTATCATTAGTTATGAATATGGAGATAATGTAATAGATTTTAGGCAAAACAAAAATCTGCCTGCTAATACTTCTTATTATGTGACTTACAAAGCGGGAGCACTAAGAGATGCTTTGTTGAGAAATTTTGGTACATTAGTTGATATACCTGAATTATCTAATTTTGATATCGATTTTGACCGAGAAAGATATCGTGATGCTTTGACAGCCGCTTTAACATCTTTTATACAAGGACCAACCTTATCAGCTATTAAAAATATTGGAAAAACTATTTCTCATATTACACCAGAAGTTATAGAGTCTGTTTTTCAAAATTGGTCATTAGGAAATACTTTATTAAGTCAGGAACAAATTAAGACTACTGGTAATTTTCAATTGCTACCAGCCAAATTTGATAACGGAGTATTAATTAATTCACCTGATCAAATTATAAAATTTCCTATTAATTCTAATGTTAGATTTGAAGAAGGTACGTTTGAAACTTGGATAAATCCGTTGTGGAACGGTTTAGATAATGATGCTACACTAGTTTTCAATATATTACAAGATGGATATGTCATAGATCCTAGTAAAGTATTTATTGGGATAGCAGAGTATCATCCTATCATAAATAATGGTATATTTTCTATTTCTAAATTAACTAACGTATCGGGTATTCCAAACAAAAACAAAGATGGAATTTTTATATATTATGACCAAGATATTTCTGGAAATTTTCAAAGATGGTATGTAGAAATAATAGATGGATATGTGGCTGCTGATAGTTCTAATTATAAAATCAAAATTACATCTACAGGTGGTTTTTATGATACAAAGAGTTTGAATACGCCAAAACCATCCAATCTTAATATTTTTACAGGAACCAGCAGTATTAATTTAAGCATCAACGGAACAGCACCTATAGATGAAGGAATTACGTTTGTTTCTGATGTGGATCATTACATTTTGGACACCGGGCAAGAAAAAAATAAAAATAGACTATCTATTTATAAGGATATTAGTGGTTATCTTAATTTTAGAGTATACGATAATAATAGAGTACCTTATACATTGAGTGCAGATATTTCTGGATGGAAGGCTGGTGATTTACACCATATGGCTACCTCATGGAAATTAAACACTATAAATAATAGAGACGAGATGCATTTATTTATAGATGGTTTTGAAGTGCCCAATATTATTAAGTATGGACAAAAATTGAAACCTTACTTACATGAGAAATTTAGGACAGTTGATCCTGAAGAAATTATTGGTTTAGTTGATAGAGATATATTATCATCTACTGATCTGCAAACCACTACTGGTAGCGTAGCCGTCACTTCTAGCATTAATTTTAGTACATATAACATTTTTGTAGGTGACACAATTCATATAGATGAAATAGGTTTTGCTAATCCTGGATATACTATTTTATCTATTAATGGGCAAAATTTGATCTTATCTGCTCCTATGCCGCAGACATTAAGCAACGGTAGATTCTCTATTAATAGAACCCAATTTACGGTAATTTCAAATATTGATGTTTCGCCCAATATTTCAGTGTCTACTATACATGCATTGATATCTGGTACAGATATCAATGCATTAGCTGGATCTAACTTAGTAACTTCCTCAAGCATAAATTTTTCTACCTTAAATGTACAACCAGGTTATACAATAAGAATTGATAATTTACTTTTAAGGACAGTCTATACTATTTTGCAAGTAATAGGTAATTCACTCATCATTGATGATACATTGCCTGTTAATATTACAAACACAGATTTTAAAATATATAGTCATGTAGAAAATGAAATTCCGGGTATTCGCGCTTTGTATCCAGCATATCATATTTCTAAAGATACTAATTTTAATAACGTATTAACGATTTCGGACAAAGCAGTAGCAGGAGATTTAATACTCATCAGGACTTTAGGATTAAATCATAGAAAAATAAAAAAAGAGTATTATGTATGGAGTGATAATACGGAAAATATATTAATGACTAATTTGCCAGCTCCTATTTCATTAGATGAGGTAAGAATTACCAAAATAATTTTGCCCAAAACCTCTATTGACCTAACTAATTCAACACTATTAGGTGGCATTCTAACATCAAATAATTTAGTAACCGCCCAACCATCATCATTACAAGGTGGAAGAAGTTTAAGCATAACTCTAAGTGGGACTAATGTAGATTTTTCGACTCCAGTACAGGTACTAATAAATGGTATTAGTGAGACTGGTCTTACTAATGAAACCATTATATTTAATGAATATGGTACATTAGATTTTATAAATTTGTACTCGTTAGTTAATTATATTAATATTATTGTAAAACCTATTAATATTAATAGGGCGGCAGCTGTGGTAACTGTAAAAGAAAAATATTCTATTACACATCCAGAATCTGATGGATATTATCCTATTGTTAGAGTTAGTTATCCAATAGCATATGGATATACTCTTTATCAAAGTGGAGTAAATACAGTAACAGATGATAATAATTTGTTTAGTAATTTAGATATTAATAATTATTTGTTAATTACTACACCAGAAAATGTAGTTGGATTTTATAAAATTATTGGAGTATCCAGTGACAGAAAAACTTTGCTTGTAGATGCATCACTCGGACCTTTTACCAATGGTACGTATCAAATTTTGAATGTTAGTACATATAGAAGTGGTTTACAGAACGGTTTTTTTACATTTGAAAATAGTGTTCTATTTGGTCAACCATACTTTTTAAATAAAGGGTTTTATGAATTTGAATATTTTACTTATACCAAGATTAAATTAGATCCAATGAATACAAAGGTATTTTTAGGAACGGATTTTCAAGGAACACATCAATTATATGGTATAATGGATCAAGTAAAAATATATTCAACTATGTTAACAGATACACGTACTGGTGAAAATATTCCTAATAATCAAAGATCTATCACTAAAGATTTTAATTCTTTAAAATCTTTAAAAAAAGATAACAATACCCTTATGTTAATCGATTTCAATAAATTTCCATTTATTAATTCAGCAGATTTTTATACCTCTTTGGGTTCAATTAAAAAACATTTTAACTCTTCTGTAGTAGTCAATGAAAATTTTGAGAATAGTTTAGTATTATTAGATGATCCAATTATTTTATCTAATGATGGTATTTTAGATGCTAGAAAAGAAGGCACCATAGAATTTTGGATGAACCCATTATTTGATACCTATAATGATCCTAATAAAAGATTTTATTTTGATGCATTTGGAGCAATTGAAGAAGAAGCAATTAGTACAGATAATGTTTCTGTAAAATTATCCAATTCTGCTAGTACTATTTTAAGTGTTAAGTTAAAAAGCGGAGATTCGCGTATAGATTATTTTGCAGGTGGAAGAATAGAGATTGATACTCAAAATGCCATATCAGAAGAAGGTATTAGTTTAACTAATAACTCTATAATTGTTTCAAAACCAGCCTTGCAAATAATTAGTGTAAAAATAATTGGCGATCTAACTAATACGGATTATTTTACTAATGGTAGTATTAGTACTGATATGAAAACTATATATTTAGGTAAGTTATTACCAGCAAATAACTTACCTTTATCTATTGTATATCAAACAACAGAAAATAATAACCGTACTATTAACACTCAAATCATAAGATTAAATAAAAAATTACCTTATCAAAAATCACATGTACTAGTAAATTATATACCTAAAGGTATGCAAGGAGACCGTATAGCTATTTTTAAAGATGAAGTCGGACATATAAATTTTGCTCTTACTGCATCTCATAAAGATTATATTATAAGAGCACCGATATTTTGGTCCAAAAACACTTGGCATAGAATTAAAGCTAGTTATAAAGTTAATAGTAAAAATAATACTGATGAAATGAGACTATTTTTAGATGGTTATCAGTATAATAATATTTTAGTTGGCAGTAATATTATTTTTGGTAATTTACCTATCATTGTAGGTGAAGTTACGCTAGGTGATGGTTATGGATCTTTGGGAAATGTCAGATTTAAAGATTCCATTAATGAGTTATTTATAGGAACACAATATAATAAAGAGTTTCCTATCTTTGCTTTACTAGATAATTTAAGAATTAGTAGTAATGCTAGACCTATTTATGCGCCTTATGGCGAACCAATTGACGTTAATTATACTTCTAATCTAGATATGGTGTTTCCAGTAACAGAAGATTTATTTACAACTTATCTCTTAAATTCCGATATTATTTCTGTTATAAATGATGATTTTGCTGTATTAAAAAATAGAGAAACAGGTCTATTCGATTTTTCTGTTAATATAATTGATTCTTTGGGTATAGTTAGTAATAGTATAAAGTCTAGAGAGGCTTTAGAAAAATTGATAAAAGTTCTCAAACCTGCTAACTCTAGGGTATTTATACAGTATATTAAATGAGAAAATGATGACAAAAAGAAATCCCGTATCTGCTCTACAAAATATTTGGTTTGATTCTCAACAAGTTGATGATACTGATTTAACTTTGGAACAAGATTATAATAATATTATCAATTCTGGCGTGATCAACAATCATATAGGTTCTGGCGCATTATCAGAAGTGTTAGAGCAAAATGTTTTATTTGACTCTACGCTTATAACAGGTTTTTTGGATGGTGCCATAATACAAACGCAGCAACAACCTGCTGATAAAAATTTTGGCAATCAATTAGAAATAGAATTATCACAATCTACAGTTGCTGGTAAGAAAGCTATTAAGATATGCGTTATTGGTTTAGATTTTCAAAGTAATTTAATATATGAAACATTTTATTTTAAAACTAATGAAATTCAAATTAGTTATAGACATTTTACAAATATATTACTTATATTATTTAATGATTTCATTGGAGACTCATCATTATCATTAAATTTAGGTGGTAGAATATTTATTAGAGAAGCTCAACCATTAACTTTGTCAAGAAACCCTATCATGGTGGCACAAAATGTACAGCCTAACCTGTTTTTTAGAGATTTCTTTCTAGAAGGTTTTATATCTTTACAAAACCTTTTGACAAATGCATTACCTTTATATAATATAGATAGTTTAAACATATTTACGACACCACTGGATAATAAAATACTTTTAAGTAATGATGTTACTACCCAAATAGGACAAAAATTTACAGCAACCACTAATAATATACAAAAAGTTACTTTTTTATTATCAGTCCAAAATACTGAGACCGGCAATGAGACAGATTTAGTATGGAATGGTGATTTGGTAATTAGTATTTATCCTTTACAATCTACTGTAGATTGCTCTTCTGATATCGCGCCTAATTTAGCTATAGATTTTTCTCCATCTAATATTCCAGTGGGACAGATCAGTGTAAATTATGCTACGTTACAAGCAGCTGGTATTATATTAGACTCAGTTCCGCAGCCCGTAGATTTTGTTTTTAGTAATAGTCCTATAGCCTCTGGTAATGTGTTAACTGTGGGAAACTATTATGCTGTTACCATAAAAAGATCAGGATCTGCTAATAAATGTAACATTTTAATTGCAGTAGGATCTAACAGAACTATTGATTCTAGAATAACCACTTTCACTGGAACTTTATGGGTAGATATACCAGAACAAGACTTATGGTTTGAAATATGGACAGATTCTGCTAAAATATCTGATGGTCAAGCTTATGAAAATGGTTATGGAATAATCTTACCTAAAATTAAAGAAAATATTAATACTTCATCCAATATTGATTACTGCTTAACTAATTTGCAATTTACAGGGAATGAAGTATTTCGCGCAGTAGTTGCAGCCGTAACTGAAGAATCTGTTGCTATTCCAGATCAACGTACCGGGAATCCAATTTTGTCCAGACAGCAATTGATTCCTGATATTAAATTATTAAATACTATAGATATTACTAATTTAGAAAAGGCTTCTGAACCATTAATTATTGGTGCTATTGCAGATAAGAATAGAAAATTTTTTGATTCTATTTCTTCAATTATAAATTGTAAATTATATAGTGCCGCTATGGTACATGACGAATTAATAATTAAAATAGTGGATGATCCAACTGATACAATCAGATTCGACACATCTGTTAATAGTTTAATTACTAATCTATTAAATGGTGATCTAGCTGATGCACAGATATACCCTAATTCTAATAATACGAATGTTTTTTTTAGAATTGCTTCAGCAAAATTAGCTTCATCAATTTTAGGCGATGTTAATGGTGATGGTATTATAGATGTTGAAGATCTAGATCTATTAAATACTTATCTAGATTATAATTTAAATATTGGATTACCTGTTAATACTTCAATAACCACAGATGGTTATACAACTATTTTTACTAATGGTTATACTACTTATACACTTCCATTTAGTAATTTGTTTGGTATCAATTTTCAATTGGTAGATGTTATCAATGGAACTGTTGTTGCTAGTGGGAATGATGGTGTGTTGGTTGCTAATCCAGTAAATAATAGGTTAGCTCAATTCACTAGTGCTAGTGTCGCTTTTAACGTTATTGTTGGGCTAAGTTCTTTTAAACTTATTATTTTATCTCCACTTAATCAAGAGAATCATGGTGGATTTGAAATAGTTTCTATTGATTCTTTAACTGATGTTATCACCATAAGAAAAATTTTCTTAACTGGTGATGTTATCATGGAAATGTTAAGAGCAGATATTGATGGAGATTTTCATGTTACTTATAATGATGGATATTTGTTACAAAATTATATAGATAGAGCTGAATTGAGTTTTTCGCCTGTTAATACATATCCTGGTCCAGCTACTAATCCATTTACTAAAATTGGAACTAGGTTTAATACAATAAGATTAAGATTAGAAAAATTTGTTGATAGAAATGATGATTATTCGCCAGTTATTTTAGATAGGGCTAGCGTTGTACATACTTCTCCTGATATTTTTATGTCAGATGGATATTTTGAAGAACATAATTTTTATGCGGGACCTGTTTCAGTATCTATACAAAAACAGTTAACTTGGGATGAGTCACTTATTGTTTCAAATAGCAAGTCTAGATTAGTTCCTACAATTTTTACTAATATATTTGGTTCTAATGAAAAGAGTTGTCAGATAAATGGGGTAAATATTAATATTTATGGATCAAAACCAGATTTTGATCCAGGTCGTGTTGATGTATTTGTTCCAGATAATCTGATCATAGGAAAAGGTGGTGAATTACACAGACCAGATGGTAATTTTTACAAAGTAGATTTTGAAGTAGGTACTATAGTACTAGAAATACCTGATGGCTTATTTGGTTCTGAAAGAACTATCAATATCCTAGATGATTTTATAGCTGATTATACTGGGGACGGAAGAACTCGTTTGGGTTTTCCATCTATGAAGTTCGCAGACTGCTCATTAGTGACAGCAGACGCTCTGACAAAAGATCAATTAAGATTTTCTGTTGCTGTACAATCATTTTCTCCTAATACGAATGGATTTGGAGACGGATACAATGATTCATTTGTTGATGGTAAAATAGGAGTAGCGATAGATTACCAAACAGGTTTACTTACACTTAATTTTACTAATTTGTTTCAAGATGCTGTACTGCAAACTCTTAGCACAAAAATACAGATTCATGTATTCTTAAAAAAAGGTGGATTTAATAATCAAACATTATTTGTTGATGCTGTAAAAATGCAAAATATGTTAAAATTAATTAGCGTTTTCAGTGGAGCGGTTGATGGCGGACCTTCTGCTTTGGTTGATCTACAAAGTGATGTGACGGGCATTTTACCTATTATACATGGTGGGACAGGATTGAATGGTGTAGGCGCATTTGGAACAGTATTAACTAGTAACGGTAGTGGTTTAAGTTATCAATTTGTGTCAGACATGGGAAACGTAATAGCTTTTTCTACCGGAATAGCGGATGCAGATAAAGTACCTAAAACTGATGGATATGGATTTTTAGATCCTAGTTTTATGTATAAAAATCCTGTATATATTTATGGTACGGCGGGTGTATTTTCTAATGATAGTGCTACTCCTGCTATTATCGGAGCTTTTCCATTTAGATTCGACAAATATATTTTACAAAGTTTACAGAGTATAAAATTAGAAGTAATTCTAGAAACTACAAATACTATAAATACCGCTCGAATACAATTATTTAATACAACAACAAATACTTATATAAATATTAATGGTGTTAGTCCGATATTAGCGACTACTAGTAATTCTCCAACATTATTAACTTCAAGTGACATTAAAAATTTATTATCAGAAGGGGCTTCAGATTTTATTTATGAGATTCATTTAAGTTTATCTCCTTCTAGTGCTCTAGAAACAGCTATTTGTAAAATGGCTAGAATAGTATTGACATATGCTAATCCGTTAGTCACACCCCCTCTTGCGCATAGTTCAAATTTTGTGCCTTTCTTACCTTCACCAATTTCAGTATGATTATTTTAAATATGAAAATAAAAGTATTATGAAAATGACTTTTCGAAGGCGTCAAATTTACTGATTTTTACATGACGATATAGATACCATCATGAAAATATGTTGGTTCGGATTTTTATCAAGAAATCACTCTTGGAGTATTGTAGCACAGAATATTTCTAGAGAATTAATTAGAATGGGACATCAAGTAGATTTATTTTCTACTAATGGTATAGAACATTTTCCAGAAGATTTGAAACCTTATCTTAAAGGTTTTATTGAGGAAAATTTACAGGTTGATAATACTAATTATATAAAATTAATAGGATCAAAACTAGACAAGAATTATGATATGCAGCTATCATATACTGCATTGAAAAATTTTCCTCATTATTTTATTAGAGGGTCTTTAAATAGGTTTGGCATTTGGAATTATGAGACTACTGTCTTGCCTAAAACTTTTGCTAAACAACATAAATATGTAGATAAATTATTACCTTCTTCTAATTTTTCTAAAAATATTTTTATGAATAATGGTATTCCTGAAGAAAAACAAATGGTAGTTCCTCATGGTATACATCTTGAAAAGTTTTTAAAGACAGAAAGATTTCCATTAAAAAGTAAGAAAAAATATAAGATACTAGCTAATATTGCACAACCACATCTAAGAAAAAATATTCCTGCATTATTAAAAACTTTTGGGAAAGCATTTACCAAGGATGATGATGTATGTTTAGTTTTAAAAATTTCTAAGAGAAATACTGGTTCTGCTTTTGAGGTTAATTTTGACCAATTATATAAGGAATTTAAAAGTAATTTCAGAAATCATGGTGACATTGAAATTATAGATAAGTTCATTATTGATATTGAATCTTTATATAATGCATGTGATGTTGTAATCACAATGGCACATAGTGAATGTTTCTGGATGCCTGGTATAGAAGGTTTTGCAGCTAATAAAATTGTTATTGCGCCAAGATATGGTGGACAATTAGACTACATGAATGATAGTAATTCTATTTTAATTGGTGGAAAAGAAATTCGTGCAGATATGAAAATGCAGTATTGGGAACCTTCTCCATATGCTAAAGTATTTGATCCAGATATAAATGAATGTGTACATAAGTTAAAAGATGTTATATCTAATTATGATGATTATCTGAAAAAATTCAGCCCTAAAATGCAAGAGATATTACCTCACTATACCTGGACTAATGTCTCAAAAAAAATAATAAGTTTTTGTAAATAAATAATATGAATATACCATATACTTCAGTAAGACAAAATATAGTAGTTTTGCCGGCTGATGCGCCCATAAACTCGATAGGCATTCACGATTGGAATATTATTAATGCTCACGGTAAATTTCTTCATAAAAGTAGACGCTTGATTCTTGGATGGACAATGAAAGAAAATATAGGAGTAGGTGTAGCAAACATTAAAGGTATTAAAAAATTCACATTAATTAATAAGTCAAGAAAATAACTCTGGAAAAATAATGAATAAAATATTAAGTATTGTTATACCAGTTTTTAATAAATATAACTTTACTAAATCTTGTTTAAATGATTTAGTAAAGTTACCATCTGATCACGAAATAATTATTATTGATAATGGTAGTTCTGATGAAACTCAATCATCATTAGAATTTTCTAAAGAGATAACCTATCATAGAAATAAATATAATCAGGGTTTTGCTAAAGCTTGTAACATTGGATATTCTATATCTCAGTCATCTAATGTGCTATTTTTAAATAACGACATTAGAGTTAAATCTAATCATAGTGCTTGGACACAAATACTAATAGATCATTGCAACACATCACTAGTAGGTCCCACCATGGGGCAACTAGATAACGAATTTAATTTTATTCAAGAAGCTAATCATATATTACCTGGTAAATCTTATATGTCAGGTTGGTGCGTGGCTTCATCTAAAGAAATTTGGAAAAAACTAGAAATTCCTTGTGGACCTTTATCATTAAATGATTATACTGTACATCAAATTTTTTCTGAGGAATTTGGTTTAGCCTATTTTGAAGATACGGATTTAGGATTCAGAGCTAGAAAATTAAATATTCCAATGAAAGTAGTACAAATCCCTGTAGTACATTTTGGACAACAGACTAGTAAACAATTGAATACCAGACAATTATATAAAACGGCTAGAGAAATTTTTGTTAAAAAATGGAAAAATACTAAATGATAACTGCCAATAATTTATATATAAGAGATGGTTATTTTGTATTTTTGCCATGGAATAGAAACAATATTAGTAAATCTTGGAGTCGAAATATAACCTCATCTGGACATATTCCAATAGATCAAATAGTAGTAGTACCTCCTACTGCAGTTAATGTCAATGGTTTTTCTAAAACATTCAATACTATGGGAGTGGTTAGATTTCCGTATTCTCCTAAATTAAAATATATCGAATACTTCTATAAAAATTTTTATGCTTTACAATACCAATGTTGGACAGAAAAGCATGTTGAGAACATAAAAAATCTTTTAGATATGATAATAGTTAGATTTGAGAAGTTAATGATTTTTACTTAAATTTATATAATTGCCTTGCTATATTTTACATCATTCTAGCCAATTGACAAACTGCGTAAGTATGTCTAAATTACCAGAAGCTAATTTTATAGAAAGGATGTGTCCCATTCCTGAAGGTGTCGAGGTGCGCATTAGCGCAGAATTAATTAAGCCATTGGTTATTAATAAAATAGTTGATAAAATTTATGTGGGTAATAACAGTAGATATGTTAATAACCCACCAGAAGGATATAACGAATTTAATAAATGTATTAAAAAAATAGAAGATATTGGAAGCACAAAAAGTCATGTGAAAATTTCAGATATAAAAACAAAGGGAAAATTTACATATTGGACTTTTAATAATAATTGGTATATGTTCTCTACATTTGGAATGACAGGGCAATGGTCACCTAATGAGGGAAAGCATGTTTGTTTTTGTTTTAGATTATATGATGAGAAGAATGATATATTTAATTATATATATTTCAATGATCCTAGACATTTTGGAACTATCAGATTTGTGTATTCTGATAAAGAATTAAAAAATAAACTTAATGAACTAGGTTGGGATCCGCTTAGTAGTTCTGGATTGAATGATGCTTGGTTAAATTGGATTCATAGCGAATTAATGAAATTAAATAAACCTATTGGACAAGCTCTTTTAGACCAAACTATTTTTGCAGGAGTAGGAAACTATATAAGAGCAGAAGCTTTATATCTTGCTAAACTATCTCCCTGGAGAATTTCTAATACCTTATCTAAAAATGAAATAAAACACTTATCACAAGCCATCATAGATGTAATGCAAGAATCTTATAAACATCAAGGAGCTACCTTATTAACATATAAAGATTCGTATGGTAATGAAGGAAAGTATTCCTCTTGTTTTAAAGTTTATGGTAGGCATACTGATACATTAGGTAATACAATAAAAACAGAATTGACTCCTGAAGGAAGAACTATTCATTGGTGCCCTAATATTCAAAAATAAAAATTGTAGAGGAAATATAATGAATAAATATATCGGTTTGATTTTATTATCTTTGTCTTGTAGTTGTTCATCATCTAGTCATGATAGGGCAATTATTTCTGCCAATGAAATTCATGAAATAGCAATTTCAGAGGCTAGAATTATTAATACATATTGTGTTTCAAAATACGAATCATCTAAAACTAAAGAAGATATTGTAGCTGTCGACAAAATTTGTTTACCGGCACAAAAATCTTATCATGCTGTTAAATCAGCTTGGGAAACTTTAGTATTAGTTATTAAAAATCCTGAGCAAAATAATGTTTCACAAATAGAAAAATCGGTACTAAATTTGTCTAGGTCTTTATTAGAGTTAGAGCAAATAACAGATGAAATGAGATAACATGAAGCCTGCAGAAATTATAACACTATTAACATTCCTTGATGAACTTTTTAATTTAGGAGGAAAATTAATTATCGCTGCTATTCAAAAAAATCCAGAATTGCAAGTTGAACCTTTGCCAGAATTGCAAATTGATTTAGCTAGAGCACAGGCTATCGCAAAGATAGAAAAATAATTGTGGGTAGCTAACATCAATATAATAAAAAAGAATAATTGAAAGGACATAATTTTAAATGAGTCATGTTTGGATATTTACATTAACATGGAATGGCATCGACAAACTATCTAAACTTAAAGAGTCTTTGATTCCGGCTTTGCAAGGAATAAATTATACTTGGTTGATTAAAGATAATGCTTCTAAAGATGATACTGTAGAAAAAGCTTTACAATGGGGAGATAAAGTTAAAATTATTCCTTATAAAAACAATTTACAGAATTTTTCAGCTGGTATGAATTACCTATTTAATGAAGCTTCACCGGCAGATAAAGATTTAATAATATTACTCAACAATGACATCATTGTTAATGATAAAAAATCCATTAAGAATATGATAGATTTAATGATGGCAGATGATGATGTTGGTGTTGTAGGAGCAAGATTGTTATATACAGAAACAGATCGATTACAGCATGCAGGCGTAGTATTTTCTAATAGATTCAAATTACCGTTACATTTTAGATTGAATGAACAAACAGATAAAAATGCTGAAAAAAATAGAATTTTTCAAGTAGTTACTGGCGCAATATTGTTGACCAAAGCTGAATATTTTAAAAATGTTTGTACCAGTAACATTTCTGGAATAAATGGTATGGATGAAAATTATCATTGGGCATTTGATGATGTGGATTTGTGTTTATCTATTCATCACAATATGAAAAAGAAGATTGTATATTGCGGTAATACTAATATTTTTCATGAAGAAAGTGCGACTTTAAAAAAGAATCCTACTAATAAATTATTTTTGCCACACAATACCGGTTATTTAAAACAAAAATGGGAAAAAAGATATGTATTAGATCAAGATACATATATAAAAGATGCAAAATATAATCTTTATTAAGAGAAAATATGAATAAGAAAAAAGTATTGATAACAGGTTCTTGTGGATTTATATTTGGAAATTTTATTAGAAAAGCCATTTATGAAAAACAACCATATCAATTTGTAAGTTTGGATAGAGTGACCGCTAATGCTGTTAATTCAATGTATTGGAATAAAAATCATGTTTTCCATATAGCTGATATAAGGGACCAACATACTATAGACGTAATTTTTCAATTTGAAAAACCAGATATTGTTATTCATGGAGCTGCAGAAACTTTTGTTGATTATTCTTTAGAAGATCCTAATTCTTTTATTACATCTAATGTTTTAGGGACGCAAGTTATTATAAACGCTTGCCTTAAACATAAAGTAGAAAAATTAATTTATATATCTACTGATGAAGTATATGGACAATTAACAGATGAGTCATCTAAGTCTTGGACAGAATCTTCTGCATTAAATCCAAGAAATCCATATGCTGCTGCCAAAGCTGCGGGAGAGTTATTAGTGAAAGCAGCGTCTGATTCTCATGGATTAATTTATAACATTACTAGAAGCTCAAATAATTATGGACCTCGCCAGACACCAGAAAAATTAATTCCAAAGGTTATAAAATGCATTTTGCATAACGAAAAAATACCTGTCTATGGTCAAGGCTTGCAGATCAGAGATTGGACACATGTATTTGACAATTGTGCAGCTATATTAACTATCTTAAATAAAGGTGAATCTAATCAGATATATAATATTTCTGCTAATCAGGAATTTTCAAATATCGAAGTTGTGCAGAAAATATGTAACTATATGTCTCGGGGACACGAACTTATTACATTTATTCAAGACCCACGAAAATCACATGATTTTAGATATAGTATAAATTGTGATAAGATAAGGACACTAGGGTGGGAGCCAAAAATAAAATTTAAAGATGGTGTAGGAGACCAATGTATATTATGGTATTTAAACAATCAATGGTGGTTTAAATAATTAAATATTCATAAGATATAATAATAGTGAGTAATATTTATGTCATTGAAATATGCCTTAGATTTGTTAAAAGCAGCACATAGTATTATCGAGATAAAAGACGGACCTTTTAGTAAAGGTAAACACGCCTTGACACTCGAAAAAGACTATTTAATGTTAAGTATTAATACGGGTTTGGAATTTAAAAATTTTATTCTTGATGATAGGGATTTGAATAAAGACCCTCAAGATCTTATTTTAGAGATATTGGGATATTTAGAAACATATCCTACACTAGATTTAAAAGGAATGAATTAAATGCCAGTAATACATTCAATACAACACGATAAACCAGAGGAAGTGATTGACGATATGAGTGACAATAAAGATAAATTAATTAATGAAACAAATAATGAAGAATTGAATAAAAAAGAACAAGAAAAATTAGCAGCTCTAAAAGCAAAAAATCAAGCAAAACAACAAGAAAATCAAACAAAACAGGAGAGTAAATTGGCATCCAAAATTGTTGCAAAAAAAGAGAGAAGTCTGTCACTAGGCGTTTTAGGATCTGGGCAGGCAGGATCTAGAATTGCTGAGGCATTTTATAAACTTGGTTACGACACTATAGTAGTTAATACAGCAATGCAAGATTTAAAATTTATTGATATTCCAGATTCTAATAAATTGTTACTTGAATACGGTTTGGGAGGCGCAGCTAAAGAAATTGAAATTGGTAGATCTGCCGCTGAAGCTCATCGTGGAGAAGTTTTGCAATTAGTTAATGATAAATTATCTAATTCTCAAGTCAATGTATTATGTTTAAGTTTAGGTGGTGGATCCGGAGCAGGATCCTGTGAAACTTTAGTAGATCTTTTATCAGAACTAGGTAAACCTTTAATAGTAATTACAGTATTACCAATGGATACTGAAGATGCACAAACTAAAAGTAATGCACTAGAAACTTTATCTAAATTAGCTAGGTTAACTCAAAATAAAAAAGTTAACAATTTGATTGTCGTAGATAATGCAAAAATTGAAGCCATATATCATCATATTAATCAAGTAGATTTTTATAACGTAGCCAACAAGGCTATTGTAGATCCAATTGATGTTTTTAATACATTATCTTCTATGCCTTCCTCTACTAAAGCATTAGATCCTATGGAGTGGTCTAAATTATTTATAGATGGTGAGGGTCTTAGTGTATATGGAGAATTTTCAGTCGATAATTATCAAGAAGACACTGCTATAGCAGAAGCAGTTATTAACAATCTTGCCGGAAATCTGTTAGCAGAAGGTTTTGATCTAAAACAATCAAAATATGTAGGTTTTATTATCGCCGCAAATAAAGAAGTTTGGTCCAAAATTCCAGCTTCTAGTGTTAATTATGCTAGTAGTATGATTAATGATTTATGTGGAAATCCAAAAGGCGTGTTTAAGGGTATGTATATCATAGATTCTCCGGAAAATAATGTGAAAGTATTTTCGATGTTTTCTGGTCTAGGTTTGCCTACGGTAAGAGTTGAACAGCTAAAAGCTGAAACTAAAGAATTGCAGAGTAAGGTAAAGAATAAGGATGAATCAAGAAACTTAACCTTACAATTAGACACTGGAACAAATGAAACGGTATCAGCCGCTCAAAAAATTAAAGAAAAGATCGCTCAAAAATCTTCGGCTTTTGGCAAATTAATGGGCGGGGTTGTAGATAGGAGAAAATAATGACACAAACATTTAGTAATTATCTAGATTCGGTAGTAGGGCAGGATTTTAATTTTTGGCTCAATAGCCCAGTCCTCAATGGCAGATATGAAGTGCCAGGTAAGATATTGCTTTCAGAAGATGATTATATAGTAGTATTAGTAGATTCAAATATAAAAATGTATATCAAAAAAAATGCCATATCAGCTTTAACATATCTTTAATAGAGGTAAAAGATGACAATCCTCACTATAGGAGATATAGTTACTTCATTAATTAATAAAGAAGTGGTAGTGTTTGGAAATAACACTATTCGAATTCGAGGCATACTTATAGATTTTAATGGCTATGTTTTACATGTACAAAATAATAAAAAAAACTATTACATAAAAATTGAAAGTTTAGATGCTATAAAAACTGCAGAAGAGGTGAAAATTATTAGTCAGTAATTATGGATTTTATAAAAGGTATATTACAGATATATATGATTTATGCCTTTTAATACAAAAATCACGATATTAAACAACAAAAAATGCCAGATTATTTCGGACGATGTAGCTATGTTAAAAAAGCTACATCGTCATTTATCATTTAAGATTGCTGGCGCTGAGTATTCCGCAGCTTATCAAAATGGTTGGAGCGGTATTACCTACTTACTAAGTAAAAATGGAAAATTTGATTTGGGATTATTAGAGAAAGTCAAAATATTTCTAGATAAATCTTTTATTAGTTATTCTATAGAAGATACAAGAAAACCTAAAATTATAAACGAAGAATTAGATATTTCTAATAATTTGAAAAAATACGATTTAATTCCAAGAGAACATCAATTACGAATTAAAGAAATTACATCAACTTATGATCGTGGTATTATAAGAGCGGCTACTGGAGCAGGTAAGACTTTATGCGCTGCTCTTATAACTGCAAAAATAAATAAGCCTACAATCATTTATGTAATTGGATTAGATTTGCTGGATCAGTTTTATAAATTATTCAGTAAACTTTTTGATGAGGAAATTGGGTATATTGGTAACGGTGTTTGTAACCCTGCTAGGATTACTATTGCATCTATTTGGACTATTGGTAGAGCGTTAAATTTAGATAAAAATACTATTACTGATGATGAAATAGAACTGTCAGAAAAAGATATAGATGAAAATAATAGCGCTAAAATCATCAGTTTATTAAAACAAACTAAGCTACATATTTTTGATGAAAGTCATGTTGTAACAACAAGTACAATCACTGAAATATATAAAAACATAGATCCAGAATACATTTACGGATTCAGTGGAACTCCATTTAGAGATGATGGTTCTGATTTACAGATTAATGGCATTTTAGGCGAACAAATTATTAATGTACCTGCTTCGGAATTAATAGAAAAAGGTCTGTTAGCTAAACCTATTATAAAGTTTGTTACAGTACCCAAGATGTTAACCTTAGGTACACAATACTTATCAGTATACAAAGATTACATAGTTGAAAATGAAGTGCGTAATGATATTATAATTAATAATATTAAAGACTTGCTAAAAAAGAAATATACTCCACTTGTTTTATTTAAACAAATCAAACATGGTAATATCATTTTTGAAAAAATGGTAGCACAAGGTATTAAATGTGGAATGTTGTATGGTAATGATTCTTTAGAAAAAAGGAATGAAGTAAAATATATGCTTTTATCCAAAGAGATAGAAGTAATATTAGCGAGTACTATTTTTGATTTAGGTTTAGATTTACCAGAATTAAGTGGTTTAGTTTTGTGTGGTGGTGGCAAAAGTAGTATCAGAGCCTTGCAAAGAATCGGTAGAGTACTACGCATGATTCCAGGCAAAAAAATCGCCGCAGTTGTAGACTTTTATGATCAAGCTAAGTTTCTTAAAAAACATTCACATATAAGACAGAAAGTATATGAATCTGAGCCGGGATTTAAAATTATTAAATCTAAAGAAATGAAATAAATTTGACATAGTTAATGTACATGATTATACTATAACATATTTAAGCATTTTAAAAATGAAAAATAAAATTATTAAGACATCATATACTATGGGTGCTAGTGTATTTATAATTAAAGTGTTTCCAGAACTTGAGATAATACAACTCCCTGATATATATGCTAATTCTTCAGATATAACACATAGATTATATAGTAAAAACATAAATTTCTTCTTTCTAACAACATTATCAAAACAAGAATTACAACGAGCTTTCTATTCGTTTAATAGTAATATGTTGGCATTGAAATTTCCTAGTTCTTATTTGATTATGCCTCTTAATATGATAGATTTATTAGAAATTCTTAAAGAGATAGAGAGATTAAAAAATTTGAAAGCATTTTGGTAAATTTATGATTAATAAAAACTCAGAATTAACGGGCGGAGAATTATATGATCCGCCTAATGAATATTACAGAAATTTCTTTAAAAAATTCGAAGAAATTGAAACATTAGAAGTACATAAATGGAAGCCTGTTCATATCTTATCTTACTTCTGTAAGAAGTATAAAGATCATTATAATGTTAATTATCAATTCAAGTTTAATACCTCATCGCCATCAAAATGTTTTGAAATTTTTCAGATAAAAAAATTGGCAATGCATTTAACAGCCAGTCCTGTTTTGTTGAAAGAATATATAGATTGGATATTTATTGATAAAATAATAAAAGCAAAAAGAAAATTTACATCCATTTCTTTTATAACTAATGAAACAACAGTCAAAGAATATAAATTTAATGTTTTATTATCAGATAAGAAAAATGCTAATATTAACAGGTCAACTTTGTTATCCAATGAATATAAAACAGTATTTGCCCAACTAAACTTCCCAGCTAATACATATGGTGATTTGGCTTTTATATCACAAATGCCTGATATGCCTATTGAATTAGTTAAAGCATTTACAATGCTAGAAAGCATGGGATTTGATAAAAATATATTAAAAAAAATAGTATGATGTTATTTAAAGTTGATAAAAAGATGATGGATGATTTTAATGGAATATCACCCAATAAATTGTTAGATATAATAGGGATTCCATGGACTATGATGTCTGCTGAACCCAACTCAATTGAAAAGGATATCATTTCAATACTGAAATTTCAATATAACCATCTGATAATAGTAAAGGGAGGACAAATCCAATATGCTAAAACAACATCAATAGATTTTAGTAGAGAGATCGAAACAGATAAGTTAGTAGGTTTCTATATCGACAATTATGATTTGAACCAAACGAACTATTTGTGTTGCATTGTTTTATCATACATAAATGATTATGACGAATTAATCAAAACAATGATACGACACGCAAATATGAAAGCATTTTTATGAGAATTATGAAAAATTATTTTAATAATTTGATAAATTTAATATTAAAAAATGAGCCTATTGATATTGAAATTAAGCATGTTAAAAAAGCCTTGAAGAGATATAAAAATGAACTAATTGATATAGAAATAAGCTGGGACAATTCTGATCAAATTTGTTGTATCGATTGCATGTTCCCGGAAAGAGTTGATTTATTAAAAAAGATTGAGCGAGTTGAATTTCAATTAAATCGTTTGATTTATAAAAAAAATAAGCGTAAACAAAATCTATGAATCAGTATATAGAGTTGGAAACTTCTAATATTTTTTTGGGAATTGAACATAAAATAGATATGGCTTTAATTAAAGAAGGATGCCGTATTTTTAATATACCATATATAGGTGGCGGAATATTTTTCGTACCACAAGAAAAATTATCCTCCATTATTGTATCTACAATTGATCTACAAATTAAAAATATCTCAAACACTAAAGATGAGATAGATGCTTTTAAGCAACAAATAGAAAAACAACTTTATGGTAGAGATCATCTTATTATATATACTAGACTTAATAAGTATCACCCAAGATATGTATATTATAATGCTGTTGCTATCGCCTCTTCCAACGTTAATGACTTCAAAAAAGTAATGAGAATTCACAAAATGAAAGCGTTTTTATGATACCACAAAAAGGACAACATATTAAATGTATAATGCGAAATAACTTGATTATTGATGGAATTGTTGAATCTTGGTCTGGTGCTCAATCCGTATTACGATCTATAGATAATACTGGATTCTCTATCATTCAACATACCGATCAAGATATAGTAGCAATAAAAATAATTATAAAGGATTCGGTAAAAATAAAAAATGAGTTAGAAGAAAAATTTGAAGAAGTCCATCAACTGCCTAGTAGTAATGAATTAAGAATTAAAAATATGGCAGAGTTGAAAACTATGATGGCAGAACAAGAAAAACAAATTATTTCAGAAAAAATTAAAAACCATCATATTAAAGATATTAAAAGGGTAATATATGAGCAACCTAGATTTTTCCAGAAGTCGCGCACTAAATAACATTCCACAAAAAAAATTGGAAGAGAAATTATCCTCTATTATTGCATCTACGAATGATCTACAAATTAAAAATATAAAATTAATTGCTATTAATAGGTATGCAGAAAGTAATATTCCAATAGAGTATTGGGATTTGAAAATGGAAAAAGATTTTCATGGTGATTTGAGATTATTAAATAAGTATAAAGAATATATAAATGACTTAAAAAAATCTTATATTGAAGGAGTTTCCATTTGTTTTGCTGGTGCACATGGACTGGGCAAAACAATGACTGTTTCTTGTATTTTAAAAAAAGCCTGTAATAAAAATTTTAGTTGTTTATACACCACCCTAAGTGATATTGTAACTGTATTAACTCAATCTTCTGGAGAAGACAAATATTTATCCAAGAGAGAATTATCTTTAGTTGATTTTTTGGTAATTGATGAATTTGATTCTAGGTTTATGTCTTCTGACAATGCGGCTGATCTATATGCTAGAAGTTTAGAGGGAGTATTTAGAACACGAAGTCAAAACAAGTTACCTACATTAATGTGTACTAATAGTCCTAATATCATAGAGTCTTTTAATGGATCATTAAAGGTATCTCTTGATAGTTTGATGAAAGGTTATTTAAAGACTTTTCCCGTGTTTGGAGAGGATTTTAGAAAGAAAAAAATATGAGTTATAATTTAGATTTAGTTATATTGAAAACTTTAATTAGCAATAAAAAATATGCTTTAGATTTTGCTAATGAATGTGATACTAAATTATTTGCACCAGAAGTATGGAATTTTGCCAACATAGTTGTTGGCTATGTTAGAACTTATAAAGATATTCCAACTATAAGAGTTATAGTTGAAAAATTAAATAAAGGTAATAATGATAAGTTAATTGAAAGCATTAATAAAACTTGGGAACAACTAGATGGTATCGAATACAACGACAAAGAATATAAACATGACTTAGAAAAAATAAAGAAAAGATTTGCAGAAAAGCAAATTACATCGATAAAAGAAAAATTATCTTGTATAGAGTCTGGGTCCGACATTGATGTTAATAAAACTGTAATTGAACTACAAAAAACAGTTCAATCTATTAAAAGTTTAAATCAAACCAAAGCTTACGAAAGGAAAACTTTAAAAGAAGCCGTTCCAATTTTTAGGGATGAATATAATGCAAAAATGGATGATCCTCATTTTGATAGGGGTGTCAAAACTGGTTACTCATATTTTGACAATGTAACTGATGGTTTAAGACCTGGAGAATTAATTCTTATTGGAGGTGAATCTGGTGGCGGTAAGTCTATGTTGCTAATGAACATGGCAGTTCAGTTGTGGATGCAAGAGAATTCTATCTATACGGAAGAAAACCAATTTACCTCTGGACATGGTGTATTGTATTTTTCATTAGAAATGCCATTCAAACCGTGCTTGAATCGTGTTTTATCTAGGATGTCTAATACTCCATCTAAATTAATTAGAAACGCTAAACTAAATCCAGAAGAAGCTATTAAATTAAAAAAAGCATTAAAATTTATCACTAAGTATCCTCACCAATTTGAAATAGTAGATATTCCTAGAGGTGCTACTATGGAAAGTTTAGAATTGATATATGAGGATGCCAAAGCTAATTATGATCCCAAGATTGTAGTAATTGATTATCTCGGATTGATGGATTATTCTGGCTCAGAAATGGACGATTGGTTAAAACTTGGTAAGATAGCAGAAAGGATTCATGAATTTGCTAGGGTGCATAATCTTATTGTTTTAAGTGCTGTTCAGTTAAACCGTTCTAAAGGTGGAAAAGAGATAGAAGATAAAATTGGACTGCATAGAATTGGTCGATCAGCCTTGATAATGCAAAATGCAAACATTGCCATCCAAATAGAAACTCGAGGCAATGAAAAGCAGTATCCGGATATGTATTATCATCTAATCAAAAATCGAGACGGTGAATTAGGCAAAGGAAAATTAATAAAAAATTTAGCATGCGGCACATTACTAGATGATAAAATTGAAGAGGATAATACAGAATTTTACGATAGAGATCCAGATGATATTTCAGAAAAATTAGATTTATTAGATATATAAAAATTACCAAATTAAAAACATATTGGCAAAAATATGAAATCAGATGAAGAAGTTATTGCTGAAGCAAGCAGAATAGAATACGAAGAAAAAACTGGTAAGTTGTTTATTGTTTTTGAGGTGATTAATGAAAAATTAAAACAAGACATCAAAAAAAATTGGACAAAAGATATTGAATATAAAATAATAGACAAATGTTTAGTTTTAAATTTAAATGAAGATGAATGAAAACATATTTGACAATATTAAAGCAATTTGCGCTAATTATCCTAATATTTCTCTATCCATTCAAGATTGGTGCTCTATAATGAAAGATAAAAATTCTCTTTGGAAAATGGTAGATATAGTAACAACCAAAGATCTTCTAATGAATGGAAACTATGGTATTTTATTTGGATGTAGAATAATTGTTAGCAGGGTTATTCCAGAGGGAAATTTTAGAGTATCAATGAAAATAGATCCTATTAATCCAAGCAAGAAATTAGAAGATTGGTCTCCACAAATGAATCTAAAAATCAATTTACATGATATAGAAAGATATCTAAAATTAGTAGCATTTTGGTGAAAAATGAATACGACTGTCAATGAATTACCACATTTTATAAATGATAAGTTACATAGGCAAGATGGTCCAGCTCTAGTAAATTATCTTTGTCGCAAGGGAGTAAATTATTGGTTTTTTAATGGACTGATAATACCAAACTGTTCAACACAGGAATATTTTAATAAAGCAATTAAGTTATTAGTTTTCTTGTAAAATAACTTAATTAATACCACAAATAAATTTAACAATAAGGGAAAACAATGCCTACATATTTATATAAATGTCCGATCCATAATGAATTTGAAGAAGAACACTCAATAAAAATTAAACTAGATTTTTGTCCTAAGTGCAAAGAAGAAGGTAAGGATGAGATTAAAATCGAAAGATTAATTAATTGTATGACAATAGGAGTAGTAGAACTTACAGGACAAGATTTAGTAAATAAAATTAAACAAGACGCCAAAAATTTGAAAGAAGATGCATCAAAAAACGAGAAGATTTATGCTAATCTGTTAGGAGAGGACAAATATCAAAATCTTCAATCGCAAATGGATCGAAGGAAGTATAACCGTAAATAACTATTGTAAAAAATATATATTTTTTACTTCTATAAAACAAAAAAAATCTGGCAATTGACATTCCAAAAAAAGAATTTAACTTATCTCTACAGTAGTTAATATCTTAATAAAAATTTTGGAGATGCTTATTATGCCCACATACTTATATAAATGTGAAAAACATAGTGAATTTGAATATGAACATTCAATAAAAGAAAAAATAGAATTTTGCCCTAAATGTAAAGAAGAAGGGCAAACAAAGGAAGTAACTAGATTAATTTGCCCTGGTATTGGATTTATTTTAAGTGGTTCGGGTTGGGCTAAGGATAATTATAGTTAAACTAACTGTATCAATAATTAAGTATAACAATACTTCCATTTCATAGCGAGAATTTACTAATGTTAACAGAACAAGAAGCGCAAGATTTGATGATTAAATTAATTGATCTTAGATCAAAATCCGATAATCCAAACAATTTAAATGAATTAAAAAAACATGAACAGGTTTGTATTGAAAAGTTTAAATATCTAGTGACAATGAAAACTGGTCGATATAAAGCTTTTAGTAATTATGATGATTTAAATCAAGAAGGTTTTGAGGCTTTAATTAAGGCTATGAATAATTATAACCCTAAGAGAGGCTCTTTTTTTTGGTGGGCACATAAATATATCGACACGCGAATTTCTAGAAGTGCTAATTTACATACTACCATTAGATATCCTTTAAAGGTTGCAAAAAATAACACGCCACATAAAGAGACAATAATGCCAACTCTAATTGAAGAAAGACATTGCCCAGATAAAGAATTGGAAAATTCTCAATTAGATCATGCAATACAGGGTGTGTTTACACTATTAACCACTGAACAAAAACAAGTAATTAATTTAGCATATGGTTTTGATGGAGATAAACCAATGTCTATCAATAAGATATGTAAAAAATTAAACATGTCTCGATTAAACTGTATTAAAACTATTAACAATGCTCTTTCATTAATGAAAGAGAATATTAAAATATAATAATTACAAATAAGGTTTTCGTAGGTTAATATGAGTTTATTTACGCCGAGACCCACTTATGCACCTTTTGAGTATCCGAAGGCTTATAATTACTGGGAACTACAACAGCAATCCCACTGGTTGCATACAGAAATTTCCATGGCATCAGATATCAATGATTGGAAATTGAATCTTAATGAAACTGAAAAAAATGTTATTGGGCATATCTTAAAAGGTTTTACACAATCTGAAGTTTTTATACAAGAGTATTGGGGGCAAATGGTTGGGAAGTGGTTTAAGAAGCCAGAAATTCAGATGATGGCAGCCACCTTTTCTGCTTTTGAATCTATACATGCAGTATCTTACGCATACCTCAACCAATCTCTAGGATTAGAAGATTTTGATTCATTTCTTCATGAACCTACAGCAAAAGCAAAAATTGATAGATTAATTAATACAAAAGGTAAATCGAAAGAAGAAATTGCTAAGAGTTTAGCAATATTTTCTGCTTTTAATGAAGGAGTAAATCTTTTTTCTTCATTTGCGGTGTTATTGAATTTTTCTAGATTCAACAAATTAAAAGGGGTTGGGCAAATAATAGCTTTTTCTATCAAAGATGAATCTTTACATTCTGAAGCAGGTTGCTGGTTATTTAGAGTTCTAGTGGAAGAGTTTCCAGAAATTTTTAATGATATTTTAAAAAAAGAAATTTATGATGCCGCTCGATTAACAGTTGAGCTTGAAGATAATTTTATCAATAAAGCTTTTGAACTAGGACCAATAGAAGGTATTGACTCTCATGATTTAAAGACTTTTATTAGATTTAGAGCAAATACTAAGTTAAATGATTTAGGTTTGAAAAAAATCTGGAAGAATTTAGATAAACAAGCACTCGAAAGAATGTCATGGTTTGACATTATGAGTGCGGGTGTTTCACACGCAGACTTTTTTGCATCGAGAGTTTCTGATTATGCTAAAGGTGCAATAGACTTTTCTAATATTTGGGATGACAATACCGATGAGTAAATTGGACGAACTTAAAAGTAATAATGATGCACCAGAGTGGATGAACGAAGAAGGATTTAAGACGTTAAATTCTGGTTATCTATTAAATAATGAAACACCACGTGAAATGTATATACGTATATCTAAAGCTGCTGCTAGTTATTATTTAGATAGTGAAGAATATGAAAAGAAGTTTTTTCATATTCTTTGGAAAAACTGGCTATGTCCAGCCTCGCCTATATTAAGTAATTTAGGTACTAACAGAGGTTTGCCTATCTCTTGTAATACAATTCATGTAGATGACAGCCTAGATTCTATTTTTATGAAAAATTACGAATTTGCCACACTATCTAAAAATGGTGCAGGTGTAGGTATTTACTTTGGAGATATTAGAGGTCGTGGAGTGCCTATTAAAGGCAATGGATATTCTGAAGGTATTATTCCTTGGGCTAGGGTATTTGACATAACAACTCTATCAGTTAATCAAGGATCTACTAGACGTGGAGCCTCCGCTATTTATCTACCTATTGACCATCCAGATATTCAAGAATTTATTAATATAAGAAGACCTACTGGAGATGTTAACCGTAGATGTTTAAATATCAATCATGGCGTCTGCATCAGCGATTCATGGATGAAAACCATGCTTAAAGGAGATAAAGAAAAAAGAAAATTATGGACAGAAATATTAAAAGCTAGGGTAGAAACTGGCGAACCTTATATGTTTTTTACAGATAATGTAAATGTAAATAATCCAGAATGTTATATAAAAAATGGTTTAACTGTCAAGAGCTCTAATATTTGCAGTGAAATAGCATTATATACAGATCCGGACCATAGTTTTGTATGCTGTTTATCTTCTTTAAATTTAGTTCGTTGGCATGAATGGAAAAACACAGATACTGTTAATCTAGCCGTGAGGTTCTTAGATGCTGTATTATCAGAATATATTGAAAAAGCTGGCGTAATGAAAGGTATGGAAGCTTCTAGAAGATCGGCTTTAAAAGGTAGAGCCATCGGTATTGGTGTATTAGGTTGGCATTCTTTTCTTCAAGAAGAAAAAATATCTTTTGATAGCTTTGATGCTATGAATTTAAATGCTGAAATTTTTAAGACAATAAATAAAAAAGCCAATGAAGAAACTGCCATTCTAGCGCAAGAATTAGGAGAACCAGAATGGTGTAGAGGTTTTAACAGACGTAATACACATTTGATTGCTATTGCGCCTACAGTAAGTAATTCAACTATTTCTGGCGGTTATAGTGCTGGTATAGAACCAATTTCAGCTAATGTATTCTCTCAAAAATCTGCTAAAGGTACCTTTATACGCAAAAATACTGTATTAGAAAAATTATTAAAAGATAAAGAACAAAACACTCCAGAAGTATGGAAATCTATAAATGAACAAAATGGAAGTGTACAACATTTAGATTGTTTAAGTAAAGAAGAGAAAGAAATATTCTTAACAGCCAGAGAAATAAACCAACATACAATAGTTAAGCTAGCCGTTCAAAGGCAGAAATGGGTTGATCAAGCACAATCTGTTAATTTATTTTTTGCTACGAACTCATTGCCCAAATATATTCATGATGTACATGTTCAAGCATGGAAAAATGGATTAAAAACATTATATTATTTGCGTAGCGATGGAGTAATAAAAAGTGATTTGGCTTTTAGAAATAAAGATGAATGCAAAGCTTGTGAAGGTTAATTTTCTTACGAATGTATCAGATCAAATATCTAAAAATATTTTTTAATGTGAGTATTATATAAATGCAAGGAACAATTCTTCTCAATTACAATGAGAATATACATAAAGTAGAAGAAGAAGAAAAAAATAGATTTCTGAAGGGATTGCTTGACCAAATGGGTATTCCTATTAGTGAATTTTGGTCAGATGATCAACCATTATCAATAGATCAAAAAATAAAATTAAGGAATTTGCTCATTACTTATTCTATTCAAGTTATAGATGATTTAGATGGACATTTGACGATATATGTCGAAGGTGAATTAGTAGGAGAATGGAAAAAATCTACTTATAAATTGAAAAGAGATTTAAGCCAAATTGATCCAAAAAAGCAATTGTATTTAGAGATGGAAATTAATTGTTGGTCTTTATTTGAAGACTCAGGAACAGGAAATTATGATTTATAAATCGATAACTGAAGCCAGTAAAATATTAGCCATTGCTGGCACTAATATTTCCAAGGTATGTAAAGGTAAAAAAACAGCTGGTGGATATTTTTGGAAATACAATGAGGTAAAATTAGATGCGTAAAACTTATATTCTTGATACATCAGTCTTAATTCAAGATCCTGGGGCTTATAAATATTTTAATCATAGTGATGTAGTAATCCCAATTGCTGTCATAACTGAATTAGATAAATTAAAAAAGCAACTCAATGAAGTAGGTAAAAATGCTAGAGTAGCAATAAGATTATTGGATGAGATATCTAATATTGGGGATATTAGTACAGGTATATTATTAGAAAATGATATTCTTTTAAAAATTGACGCATCTTATTATGATTTGAACAATCCTATTTTTCTAGGATTCGGTGATCATAATTATGGCGATACACAAATCTTAGCTTGCATGTATATTACTTGGAAAGAACATCCATATAATGATGTAATTTTGGTAAGTAATGATTTTAATTTAAGATTAAAAGTCAAAGGTAGAGGCATGAGTGCCCAGGCTCACGAGAATGTGAAGTATTCATTAAATGAATTATATACTGGCATGCAAACTATTGTAAACGAAGAAGCAGGATATCAACTACAGCAACATAATTATATTGATCCAGTTACGTTTGGATTTGATTTGAAACCTAATGAATGTGTATTATTCCAAAATGATTCTGGCGATGGCATTGCAATGGGTCGTCAAATTAATTATAATAAGATTAAGTTATTAAAAAAACATTTTCCTTGGGGTGTATCTAGTAGGAATAAAGAACAATCTTTTGCTATTGATTTATTAATGGATAAGAATATAGATCTTGTAACCTTAATTGGAAGAGCGGGCACAGGAAAAAGTTTAATAGTATTAGCTAGTGCTCTCGAATTAGTTTTAAATAGAAAAGAATACAGTAAATTTATTATATATAGACCAATCCAACCTGTTGGAAATGATATAGGTTATTTACCTGGGACAATGGAAGAAAAATTAGCACCATGGTTTCAAGCTATTATGGACAATTTCGAATTTCTATTTTCTTCAAAAAATGGTAATACTGATTGGAAAAGAAATCTGGAAATGTATCAAAAAAAAGGTTCCATAGAAATGGAAGCCATTACATACATTCGTGGTAGAAGTATTCCTAATTCAATAATTTTAATAGATGAGTGTCAGAATTTATCCAAAGAGGATGTAAAGACTATATTGACGCGTGCAGGAGAAGGTACAAAAATAATTTTAACAGGTGATATAGAGCAAATCGACAATTCTTCATTAGATGCAACCAGTAATGGTTTAGCTCATGTAATTGAAAAGTTTAAAGATTCCGAACTAGCTGGACATGTGACATTTATTCAAGGTGAAAGAAGTAAATTAGCATCTAAAGCTGCTGATATTTTATGAAAGGTATATTATGAGTTTAGAAAAAAATAATGAGCCTGTAGAAGTAGAAACAAAACCAAAATTACAAGAAGTAGATAGATTAGTGTTAGAGGTGGCTAAAGCAAATAAAAAAACTGCTTTAGCTTATGCAGAAAAAGCTTTGGCTCAAAATGAAACTGCTGAATTGGCATATAAATATGTTGTTATACAATTATATATGAAATATAATCTAACAGAAGCTGATGCTATTAATGAATTTGGAGAAATCATTAAAAATGGCGCTTTATTAAAAGGTCAACAATAAATGGATTTAAAAGAATTAACAGATTTAATTGCTGTTAGACAATATGTTATTAATACAACAGGTAACATGAGCATAGATAGAGCAACAGTTAATGAACTTAATGGCATACTTATCTTACTAGATAAAAAAATAATTAGTATTTTGAAAGATACTGAATTTAAAAATTACATAGGGTATCAAAATGTCAAGCAAGCAATACAAGATGTAGCTCGCATAACTAATATAAAATCTGGATTAAAAAAGTAATTTTTGTTTAAGGTATATTCAAAATGAGATTATCGTCAAACGAAGCATTTGCTTCAAATAATTTTATTACTCTAAAAAACCAAGATTGGTTAGAAAAACAAAGAGTTGCTGGTAGAGTAGTTGCTGATGTTCTTTCGTTATTAGAAGCACAGGTAAAGAATAACACTAATTTATCATTAAATGAATTAAATAAAATTGCTGAAGAATTTATTTTGGATAATAGATGCCAACTTACATTTAAAGGATACAAAGGTTTTCCAGCTGGAGTCTGTATTTCTGTTAATAAACAATTGGTACATGGAATACCGTCTGATTATCATTTACAATCAGGGGATATAGTTAGTTTTGATTTAGGAGCTACTTTTGAAGGAGCAATTGCTGATGCAGCTATAACATGTATATATGGAAAACCTAAATCAGATATGCATATTATGTTAATAGAAGCTACTAAAGATTGTTTAATGAATGGCATTAATACTATCAAGATTGGTAAAAAATTAGGATGTATTGGAGATGCTATTAGTAAATGTAATAAGAAATATGGTTTTGGATTAATAACTAAATATGGTGGTCATGGTTTAGATTGGAATAAACCCCACGCCCCACCATTTGTAGAAAATAAATCAAGTAGTGAGCAGGGTATAAGAATTCAATCCGGATTAACTATTGCTATAGAACCAATGTTGATAATAGGTGACACTTATACTTATGTAGACAAAGATGGTTGGACAGTTTATGGTTCTGGTATTAGTGCTCATTTCGAACATTCAATTTTTATTCATGAAAACAAAGTAGAGATACTTACACAAAGGAATTGTGACATCTACTAATTTAGTATTTATTTCAAAAAATACCAATAAAGGTATAAAGCTCTTTAGATGTCTATATTGTAATGATAATATAAAAGCTCATTTTTTATCAGAAACTAGATGTTATTTTTACTGTAAAATCTGTAAATGTCAGTTCATAAACCAACACGATATTTTAGTTGAAATAGATATTAAAACAAAAATTAATAGCAAATTTTATACTGTGAAATTAGATCTAGCAAAGAATCGAACTAATTTAGTTTCAGGTCACATAATATATTCATGTGATGAGTGTGTATTGGTTACCCCTCAAAATATAAACAATAAAATACGCATGTGGTTATTAATGCAGTAAAATGGAGAATAGAATGAAAAAATACTTATCAATGTTAATATTTTTATTTATTGGGTGTACGACTAGCGAAACAAACGTAAATGCACCTAATGATGAAGATGCTGGGTCTGTGCCTCCATGTATTTCTGATATTGTAGAATGTCAACCACATCAATGTGGTGAGATACTAGATAACTGTGGAAATATTTTCAACTGTTATTGTGATTCGTTAAAATATGATAGAGAATGTGGTTCACAAGGTTTTGATCTTAATGGAGAGATAGTATCTATGGATAAAAATGTCTGTGGATTTGGATGTTTTTCTTTACCGTTAAATAGTGAAGATATTAATTGTGAAGATTTAATTTTTCCTAATAGTTCTCATGCTGATAATATTTACAAATGGTGGTGTCCAGATGATAAAAGTGGACATGTGTTTAGTCCCAACAATTACACTTCTAAATCTGGAACTTCTTGTAGCAGTGATGGTACCATCACTAGTCATTTTGGGTTACTGGGCAATGTTTTTTGCTGTAACAACAAATAAAATATATGTGTAATAAAAATGATAACCAACAACATCAAAATAATATATTGATAAATGAAGAATTATCTAAACATTCATGGAGAACTATAAGGAAATTTGAAGAATTATTTCCGTGTTTAAATCCATTACATATTATTGAAGTGCAGAATAAAGAGTATCTTGATGAACAAAAAATTATTTCTTTAAAAATGAAGCTAGCTAAGAATCAAGGAACAGAATATAAAAAAATTCCTGAAACATTTACGACAGAACATATTCGTTACGAATCTGTCGAAGAATTTTGGCAAAGATGGAATCGTTTCAAAAAAGTAAAATCATTTATATAAAAATAAGATGTTGTATTGCTTACTATTACACGCATATTTTTTAAATATATTACAAAATTAAAGTTTTTATGAAAATACAATTTGATGATAAATCTTATATAGAATGTCGTAAGTTAAATGACAAAATAATTGTTATAGTTTCAGCCAAAGATTACAATAATCCGCTAAAAAAAATTACTAACTCTGTAGAATTAAATATTGAAGAATTCAGAAAATTAATTTCAGATGTCCAGACGTAAGTTATTTTTACATAATGACGAGCTAATTAATCAAAAAGCTGAAGAAAGAGCGGAAGAACTATGGAATAAATTAATTATTGATTATCCTTTAAAAGAATCTTCTTTATTAAATAATCTGTTTAAAAATATTAAACATATTACATATGCTTATATTGCTGGATTTACAGATTTCCACAAAAAATTTGATGAAAATTTTTGTATAACTGCTATTCATAAAACACAAAATAGCTGGGCAGCCTCATTAGATATTAATCAATGTTTGAATAAAAGAAGCTGGCTATTAAATAATGCATGTAATAATAAGTGGCGCAGTAAATTTACTATTTATTATATTGATCATCAGTTTGATATAGATTATCCATGTCCTCATGGTGATGATTATAAGGATGTATATTTAATGTTTTTTACTGAAGACGAAAAACAAACCGCTCAAATGTTAGAAAAATTTAATAGATTAAAGGCATTTGTATGAAGATTTATTTTATTGGGTCACATTCAACAGGAAAAACTACATGTGCAAGATACGTTTCTGAGACGTATAAAATACCTATGATTACTGAAGTGGCACGCATGATTTTATCAGAAAAAGAATTACATTTAGATTCTTTGCGTACTAATTTGGATATAGTAGATGACTATCAATCAAAAATATTTAATAGACAGATTGAACAAGAAAGTAAATATAATAGTTTTGTATCTGATAGAAGTTTTGATTGTCTGGCTTATGCTGCGCAGCATGCTAGAATTTTGCCATCTCTCTTAAAATCAGCTGAGTTAAAAAATTATATAGATAATTTAAAATCATATGACTCTTTCATTTTTTTTATTAGACCATCGAAGGCAACTTTAAAAGATGATGGCATAAGAGAGAATTTAACCTGGGAGGGTATAATTTCTATAGATGCTCAAGTTAAATTCTTATGTGAAATGTTTGAATTAAGATATTTTCAAATTAACACTGATAATATGCAAGAAAGAGTTAAATTAGTAAATTCAGTATTATCACTATATAGAATATAATCTCTACTAAACTTATGACATTCTCTTGAATATAATGAGAGGGATTGCATGACTAATATTTTAAAACCTGGCTATCTTAGGTGGGATGGTTTAAAATTCGTTTTAGACCCTGACATAGAAGTAACGGGGGCAGTAGGACCACAAGGTGCTCCAGGTCCGATCGGACCTGGACTTGGTATAGTAGGAGCTAACGAACAACCAGTTTGGTATATTGATTCTATTAATGGGGATAATGATAGAGATGGAGCAACACCCAATACTTCTATTAACTCTATCGCTGAGTTTACCAAAAGAATTGGAGCACAAGTTATAAATTCAGGGGTGACTGTAAATATCTTACAATCAGACGCGTCATTTTGGGATATAGATATCAATGTTGGAATCACTGGAGTGGTTACTTTTGTAGGACAAAAAAACATAGTAATTTCTAGTACGCTTAGCGTAGTAAACGTTTGGAATCCCAACACTCAAACTATTGGTTCTTATCAATTATCTGGTAATCCCGACATTTCTACTTTTTGCAAAAATTCTTTTATACAAACTGTAGGAGGAAATAAATTTAGTCCTATTGGTAAGAGCCTTGGGGCGGGTGCATTTAATGGTGTATGGAGAGATACAGGAGATAATTCTACAGAACCATCAGTGTCTGATGCCATAGAAATTTATCAAATTAATTCGGTAAATTTAATAAATATTTCAGCTCAAGGTTCTGGTACAATAAATTTTGTAAATATAGAAATAGATCAATTATTGAATAGAGGTCTAACTAATATTTCATTGCGTGGTTGTAAAATAAATGTTTTAACTAATTTCTCCACACCTAATTCTCTATTTATTTCTAGTTCTCATGTGGGCAGTTTAACTCTGGCAAATACTATTGGAGATTGTTTTCTCAGTGGTAACGTAGTTTTACAATCAAGTATTTTTTATAGATTTACTGCTTTTGGTTTTGGCAATATTACTATAGTAGGACCAGTAATTATTCAAAATACCACCTTAAATCTTGACGGCAACACAAATGCTTTTAGTTTTAGTGGTCCTGTTAGTTTATGTATAACACCTTTTGGAATGCTTGCAATAAATGATTATGATGATACTGGAATTGGTATTGAAATAGGCGCCAATAGTTTATTACGTGTTGAGTCGTATTTATTTATAGTTGCTGATAATGCAGAAAATACTGGTATACATATCAAATCTGGTGGTTATTTATTTTTTAAATCTGGATTCTTGCCTGTTGTTGCTGCAGTACAACCTTCCGCACCGTGGAACATAGGTGGTATTTCAAAAACGCAATTAGATATTGCTCTTGGTAATGGTTTCGTAAACTCTACTAATTTGGCTTGTGTAGCCATAGAAGCATAAATATGACAATACAATATTACATGAGAGCGTTCAAAACAACTGTTCCAACTGGTTATGTTGATTGGATAGTTAATGATCAACCAGACAATACTGGTATTTATTCTGGATATCCAATAAATTCTTTAATTAATATTATTGTAACTAAAACAGTCTCATCTAAAATAGAAAATTTTCTCAAAGCACAAAATCCCTCAGACGGGTATTTTTTTCATATTAATAGTTATGATTGGTTACACCCTAACGCTCCTATTACAATACCCACAAAAAATACAGGTATCGCTATCGTGCGAGGTTCAGTAGATGGAATCACGCCTAGAGATTACGCGACTATTTTATGGAATGAAAATACTCAACAATGGAAATTTGCGTACAATATAAATGGAGACGGATATACTATTGGAAATTCTTTACCTATAGCAGTAGGAGATTTGCAACTTGATGGATACATAACCATAGGTAATAACTCAGCACAATCTGGTATTATTAGAATACCCAACCAAAATTTTATTAATTCTAGAAATGTTTTAAATAATGCTGATATTACACTTATTGGTACAGATAACTTAAATAGAGTCCAAATAGGTTCTCTTTCATCGACCATTCATATACTTAATAATTTAACCAGTGATGGTTATATTGTTATAGGAAATAATCCTTCGCAATCTGGTTTATTAAGAACAAGTAGTTCTACCACTATTATCACATCTAGAAATTCAAGCAATAGTGCTGATTTAACGTTATTATCTACGGATGCTTCTAATAGAATTTTGTTAGGAAGTACATCGCTAGCGGGACATATTTTTAATACATCTAGTTCATCATTATATGATTTTCAAATTAATTCTTCCTCTCAACTTCAAATTGGATCTCAATTTATTAGATATGGTGTTAATCCGGCTACAACAGGTTTTTTACGAGCACCTAATAATTCAATTGGGGCAGCAGCTAGAAATGCTGCTAATAATGATGATGTACTTATTTGGTCTGTAGATAATTTTGATATCTTACAGCTAGGAACAAACAACAATAGAGTTTCCATAAATGCAAATAATATATCATTGATGTCTGCTATTGGATCATTTGCCAATGGTAATAAGGTTATATTTATAATCAATGCTACTAGTATTCCTGACACTTTTCCTAGTGGAGGAGGTGTTTTATATGTAGATAATGGGGCACTAAAATATGTAGGATCTAATGGTACAATTACTACTATTGCTAGTGCATGATATAAGGACAAAAAATTATGGCAGGTATCGTATTAATTAATGATATTGTAGAAGGTTCGATATTAAGTAGCGCCAGTTCAACTGATATATTATTATATGATACCGCAGTTGGACTAAGAGGTAATGTACTAAACAGTGCTACCTTTTCCATGACATCTACTATAGTAGGTTATGATAGTATTAACAAATTAGGTGCTGGTGGAAGGATAACTAGTTTTTTTAGAATTAATGAAGGAATAGTGCAAATAGGAGCTACTCACATAGATGTTCCTGTAACAGCAGATCTATTAGTTCCTTCTGTTACTTTTTCACATGTTATATCTAGCTTATCTGTAATTCTAAGAGTTTCTGGTTCTGAAGGCGGACAAACAGTATTATGGCGCGGCAGATCAGAAATTACTGTTATAAAATCTTAATGAAATTATGTTAAATAACATAATGCCATTTTTACTATAAATAATATGAAAACAAATATAATTTTTAAATTAGCCGATAAATTTATATATAAATTACAAAAACATGCACAAAGCAGTGAGGTAGACAATTCATCAGTGATTTTAGCAGTTAGACCAACTGTTAATAGTATATTAACAAAAATAAATTTTAATTCACTTATATCCAAGACTTTGCAAGATGTAGTAAACAAAATAAGTGAAGCAAATCAAGAAATACACGGAGATATAAAAATAGATATTTTTGTAACTAATGCAACTGGCGGAATTGGAAAATGGCGAATTGATCATGCTACCAGTGGTTTAAAATTTACTGGATCTTTGGTAAATGACAAAACTGTAGGACCAGTTTTTAAACAACTTATCTCTAAAGCAAATAGTTTAATTTTCCCATCCTTGGAAAAAGAGTTTAATAGAATATCACAAGTTGATAAACAAGGTTGGGCGGGCGACAAAATTACAAATCATGAGACCAATATTAATGAAGTTAATTTAAATGTTTGAGTAATCAAATTTTCTAGTGAATTTATACGTCTATTGATATAATACGATTGTCTAGTCATTAGGATACACATGAATATTTTTGATGTTGGAATTATTGGCGCAGGAGTTGCAGGTGCTTTTGCTACCTTAAAAATAGCTAAAGATTACAAAAATATAAAAACTATAGTCTTTGACGTAGGGCGTCCGCCAATGAAAAGAAGAAGACAATTAGAAGGTTGGTTAGGATGTTTACCAAATAGTGATGGCAAATTATATGCAAACGATATTAATAAAGTATCTGCAATAGTAGGTAACAAAAAAGGTAAATCTTCTAATACTTGGTTCAATAATATTATATCTAATGTTAATGATTTTAGCATTATAAAAGATAAATCTCCATCAACATCTATGGATAAAAAATTGAGGAAAATTGGATATGATATTTCTTTAAATGATTATATTCAAATATATCCTAAAGATATACATGCTTTATCTAAATATATGGCAGAAGCTATAGAATATTGTGATAACATAAATTTTAGTTTTGATAACGAAGTAAAAAATGTTTTTAAACAAAAAAACATTTTCATAGTAGTAACAGAAAAAGAAGAATATAAGTGTAAAAATATTATAATTGCGACTGGTAGAAGTGGATGGCGTTGGACACAAGAGTTATATTCTAAATTAGGAATTATAAAAGATAATAGTGTATCAAAATATGGAATAAGAATAGAATTAAATACATCTTATATGAAGGATTTTAATAAATCTAACTGCACTTTAACAAAAAATGACATTGAAATTGGTCCATTTAATTGGTTTGGTACTGTAATACCTGAAGATCATATAGATTTAGCTATTTCTTCTTTTAGATCAAATGAAAATAGATGGAAAACTGATAAAGTTTCCTTTACATTATTTGGTAATAGAATATTTCCTAATAAGGGTTTTGAACAAACAGACAGAATTGGTAAACTAACTTTTGTTTTAGCTAATGATAGAATTATTAAAGAAAAAGTATCAATGATTTTAAATAACAAAAGTAAAATATCTATTATTCCGGAATATGATTGGATGAAAGCAGTTCTAACTGAATTATCTATAGCAGTACCAGAAATTACTACTAAAGCGTATTTTCATGTACCTACAATTTTACCTAGCATCCCTAAAATAATTATTAAACCTAATCTAGAAACAGAAGTAGATGGCATGTTTGTTGTAGGAGAAAGTGCAGGAATTAATGGTATATTATCAGCAGCTACTATGGGAATTATTGCAGCTGATAATATATGTAAATAAGGAATGTAAATGAAAACTACTGCTAGTCACACCACCTCAGAACAATCATCAAACTCGGAAGATTTTAAAGATCAGAATCTTAAATATAGTTTAAGTAAATTTGAATATGATTTATATCATGACGAAGATAATAAATTAGAAAAAATAATAAGAGTAAAAAGATTTGCTAACTCTAAAGAAGAAAAATGGAAAATATTTGAAGATAATAAAATTATTTTAACTGTTGAGGGTTCTAAATTAAATAATAAAGAAAAAGAATTTTTAAGAACACCAGAGGGAGTTAATTTTTTAATTTTACAATACAAAAATGGAATCGAATCTTTTAGTATCATAAAAAACGAAATAAAGAAAAAACTAAAATAATATGCGTCTTGACTTTCATATTATCATGTTTATTATATAAGATAATAAATGAGGTAATTATAATGGAATATATAATATATTTAGCTGATACAGAGACCACAGGGTTAGATAGCCATAATAATGATATTATTGAATTATCATTTTATAGGTTGAATGATGGTATACAAAAAACCTGGTTTCTAAAACCACTAAACTATTCTACAATTGATTCTGCTGCATTGAGAGTAAATGGTCATAAATTAGAAGATTTGAGATTAGAAACAAAATATGGAAAAGAAACATATCAAGATCCTTCAAAAGTTATTGTAGAAGTAGAGAACTGGATTGCTGAAGATGGATTGCCAACGGATAATCGTGTTCTTTGTGGGCATAATGTACATTTTGATAAAAATATGTTAGAACAGTTATGGATAAAATGTGAATCTGCAGATTCTTACCCTCTAAGTAAAAAACGTACTTTGGATACTATGCAAATAGAATTTTTTCTAGATTGGTGCAAAGGTTCCATGGCAGAAGGATATAGCTTAGCCAATTTAGTTAAAAAGTATGGTGTAAAGAATGAAAAAGCACATTCTGCCGCTGCTGACACTAAAGCTACTAAAGAAGTTTTTGAGAGGCAGGTAGAAATATTTAGAAAAATTTTAAATGCTTAAAATTTTATATGCAGCTAATAATAGTTATGATGCGAGAATCTCTTTACAGAGGTTTTTGTTTTATGTCAAAGATAAACCTTATACTATTAAAATAGCTGCATATAAAAAATCTAGCCCTCCAGTGAATATTGATTGGACTTTAGATTCTTTATTAAACATTTATAATCCTAACCATGTTTCTTTAGAAGACAATGATAATCTATTAACATATTATGAGCAAATAAAATATTATTCTCCAGACCTTATAATTAGTGATTTAGAATATTTTACTTCTTACATAGCTAACTTACTAAATGTTAATTTATGGCAATGCAGCCCTTTATTAATCAACTATGCCATTAATAAAGAAGAAAAATATAATTTGGGTTTATTTAAAAAATATTCATATCTCCTCAATAGAAACCCAACTATAAACCAAAGAAATATTAACATTATTGATAACTCCAATAAAAATTTTATCTATTCCCATTTTGGAGATTTATCACACCCCCCAACAATAAAAAAAAATTATGAATGGATTAGACCATATCATAAAATTGGCAAGGTTTCTAAACCTTGCCAACATAATATCGTTGTTGGTTCCCTAAACAATAATAAAGATATTTTTTCTTTTCTAAAAAATAATTCTGACTGCATAAATTTTAGCCATTTTTTAGGAGAAAAATATGATAATATAAGTATAAAAAATTATGATAATCAAGAAGAATATTTTTGTAATTTACGTAATTGCAGACTATTTGTGTGTGAGGGACAAATAAATTTTCTTGCTGATGCTTTCTATAACAAAAAATATACTGTAGTTGTATTAAATTTTAATAATTTAGATGGCATAATTAATAGTGCTTTTTCAGAAAAGTTTAAGTTATCAGTTTGTATTTATGACAAAAATAAAAATTTAGATTTAATAGAAATTCCAAAGATAGATTATCAATATAATAATAAAATACATTATCTTCATGAAAAAATAGAAACACTAATATAAACTTGATATATCTAGAATTGTCAGATCAATTAACAAGGATTATCATGAATAAACAGGAAGAAAAATTAGATAATAGATTTAAACCTCAAGGCAAGATGAAAATAATTAAAGGTAGTATCTTAGCTCCTGAAAATGCCGGATTGAGATTCGTACTATCAGTAAATAATATGTTAGGAAAAACTGATGGTTCATGGTTAAAGATCTTTGATAAGAAGTGGAAGAAAGTTAGAGAAGAAACAAAAGGCTGGTATAATACTAGAACTGGAGCTTACAAACTAGGTGCTGTTAATACTACAGCTGTACAAAGTGATACCTGGGTAATTCATCTCTTGTGCCAAGATGAAAAAATGAATACTGATTTAAAAAGTCTTGGAGATTGTTTAAAAAAAGTGTGTAATATGGCTAAATATGAAAAAGCTACTGTGCACGTTTCTAGTCTAATTACTGAAAGTATACCAGAATTAACTGAATTAGTAGCGCAACACTTAGTATCTAATGGTGTAAGTGTATATTTTTACGATGAACCTAAATAAAATATTTACGAATAATTAAATAATAGAATCCAATTCAGGAAATTTCCTGAATTGGATTCTTTTTTTAATAGGTTATAATTGGATATTCAAATATGAATTTAGATAATTTATTAAACGATGCTATTAAAAATCTATTTGGCATAAACCCTTCCTTATCTGTAAAAAAAGTCAATCCAAAGAACTTATTAAATACTTCCATAAATGAACATGGCGAGGGAACTAGTTCTTTCGGTAGTAAAGTATTATCTAAAGCTAGGTCAGACATAGGAGTACATGAAGACTTAGGTAAGAATGATGGTAAAAGAATAAGAGAGTATTTTAAATATTTTAAAATGGGTGGAGGACAGGATTGGTGTGCGGCGGCAGTATCTGCATGGTTAATAGAAGCTGGCGGCGGACCAATTTCTGGAGCTGTTGGTGCCAGAAATGTTGGCGCTCAATTTGCACAAGCAGGAAGGTGGGTAGCAAGAGATAAAATATCTGCAAATCACATGATTCCAGGTAATATAGTCGTCTGGAGTCGAGGAGGTCCGGATTCTTGGAAAGGTCATATAGGTGTTATAGAATCTTTTGATGGTCGTAATTCTTTCACATCTATCGAAGGAAACTCTGGACCACGCTCTGATGCAGTGGTTGTAAATACTCATTCCATTAAAGACGCTAATTTATTAGGAGTAGGAATATTGTCTGATTATGTTCCAAGCTTTTCTAAAAAAAGTTTTGATAAAATTGATAAAATGGCGAATATATATTACCAAAAAGCTTTTAAACTTATTAATTTTTGACAATGATTTGTAAATTCTGTATGACAGCGTTTTCCTTTAATTTTAGGTTGAACACACAATCCTATAGATAGTAAATCATTTCTATTATATATCTTCAAATATTTTTTAAAAACAAAAATATTGAAAGGTTCGTTACCATAAGTTACAACAGCAGTCTCTAGTAATGGATTTAATTGTTCTTTAATATGATCAATATAATATTCTTTAGAAATAACCCAACTAGGACAATGATAAACATTTATTTGATGTCCACAGGTAACAATACCTGTCCCAAAACTACAAAGTGTAATATTATTTGATGTTACTATATTATTTAAATGTATCTCTGTCCATTGTTTAGTTTGTCCATCATACATTGAATTTTCACGTATATATGGAAATTCAGGATTACTACAAAGAGTTAGAATACCATTTCTATTATAAAAAGAAAAATCTTGATAATTTTTAGCTACTGTTTCATATACCTTCATAAATTTTCTCTTTCGTCCAACCAAAAGCTGATAAGGATAAATTGAATTTTTCAGTTTCATACACTTTTTGTAACATGTTTTTAGCTATTTTACGAACTTCTAATTGGGCATGTGTGCTATTCCTTAGTCCTTGAAAATGCATAAAAGATCGAAAATTAAACATAATATCTGCTGTTAGTTGATTAGCATATGGAAGATAAAATCTAGCACTCTCTTTAGCACGTTTTTTAGAAATACCAGAATTAATAAGCCTACTTAAACATTCATGATATTTTTTTAAAGATTCTTCGCAATGATGAATCAATAGTAATTGCTCATCTTTTTCCCAATCAGAAGGTATATAATATTTATCATCTTTTAATTCTTTATATCTTGGTGATTCAGAATTAAAAGAAACTCCAATCCTGTGTTTTAGAATATGTATATGTGTAGCCATATCTGTTGTAATTAAAAAATGCAAACTAGATTTTTCAAAAGGTGTATGATGACCCTCTTCTCCCAACATATTTAATAATTTATCTACTCTATTTCTTTTTTCCTCATTTATTTCTCTTTTAGTTGATGTCCATGCAGATAGCGCGTGCGTTTCATCTGATCCGTAAAAACCTACTAATTCTATTTTATTTTCATGTTTCATTGTTATTTCCTTAATAATTATTTTATGATTACATCATGAGGGTGTGACTCACGTAGTCCCGATGTAGTAATTTTAATAAATACTGGATTATCTTTGAGTTTCATTACATGATTTACCCCTTGATATGAACATCCAGATTGTATTCCTTCTAACATTTTAGTAAGAATATTTTTAAAACTACCTTTGGAGGGAACTATAGCCGCTACTCCTTCTATATGATTTGCTTTATGAGTAGAACTTCCTACATATTCTTTGTATGATCTTCCGTCGATAGTTAAAATTTCTCCTGGTGTCTCTTCGCAGCCGGCAAATACATTACCAACCATAACCATATCAGATAAACATAAAGCTTTTACAGTATCACCCGCATTTTTAATACCACCATCAGATATTATTAATCTTTGTTTGGAAGAGTGATGAGAAGATGCTTCTATTTTTTTTAGAGATTGACTAGCTTCCATTAAAGCTGATAACTGAGGTACTCCGTTACCAGTTTCTATTCTTGTTGTACATAAAGATCCTGGTCCTACACCTACTTTAACAATATCTGCCCCAGCTGCCCATAAACTATAGGCACCATTATAAGTTGCCACGTTCCCAGCAATTAATAATACATGTGGATACATATTTGAAATATATTCACACATGTCTATACATAATTTTGAATGACCATGAGCCACATCAATGCATAATATTTTAGCACCTCGTGCTACTAAATAATCTACTTCCAAATTATCTTCACTTTTTACACCCACAGAAAAACCTAGAAAAGACCAAACACTTTCATTAAATTCCTCTTGCAATTTATGCAAAATATTTAATTGCTCATCTACAGATATAAACCTATGCAATAAACCTAATCCACCAGAAAGGTAGACAGCTCTTGCCATTTGATATCCTATAATGGTTTTCATATTAGCAGGAATTATAGGATGCTTCATTGTTTTATTTAATTTATCAATTTTCACTGATAAATCTATTAATGAACGAGTTTTAATTTCTGAATATCGAGGCTCCAATAAAACATCATCAAATGTTAATCCATCTTTAATCATTTCTAGTTTCTCCATATTTAAGCATAGTTATAGAATATAATACTGCATGACTTACATTTAAACATATAAATATAAAATTAAATGTCAAGTGATTAATATAAGATAAAATTATCAAGGGGAATTTATGGATATCAAATCTTGGATAAACTCTTTACCAAATAACCCATGTTTAGAAAGAGATCGGGCAATTTTAAAAGCGGTGGAAAATAATATAATAAGTTATAAATGGGTATCCATAACATCTAAAATCAAAAATCATACTGCTATTTTTCAAGTATGTGATGATGCTATTCGTGTGGAAATAGAAGATGGAACTAGGTTTAGGTTTCAGGTATCAGCTACTTTAGCACAACAATGTGCGGATGCGATGGATGCTTCTTTTATTACGGCTAAGATTAGTGATTTATCTTATCAACAAGCAGAAATAATTGTAGATGCATCTATATTATATCCTACTCCAGACATGGTTACAATCAACAGATCTAAAGATTGGAACAGGATGGTAGAAAAAAAACGTGCTGGCAGAATAGGTTTATTTAGAGATTGTGGTAAATCATGGATACTCAGCAACAGATTATCGACTACTAATGGTGCTATTAATTATGGATTCTACGATCATACTGCTCCTTATGTAGGACCAGGAGGATTAAATATGTGGCAAACTGTTGGTACTAGGCATGATAGGTTACATACTGATTATAGTCAAACTTTGCTTTTAATGAATAAAAAATGTCAAGTAGATGGAAAATCTACGAATGTAGTTGAAGTAATGAAAAATCCAGAATTAGCTTCTCTTTTAAGTTATGAAGGCGTATTACACCACACTAGACAACCAGGAGTTTAAATATGAGTTTTAAAGATGAATTTCTAAGAACTCCTTCAGGTCCAATAAGGGAAGCTTTGATTTATCAGGCGGCTATTAAGCAGGGTCCACCTAAAAATTTAGTACCAGTTACTGTGCCTGGACCTAACGGAACTAAAATAACTTATAAAGTTATGGCTGATTATATGATGATTGATGGTATAAGAGTTCCTATGACACCTTTAACTGCACAAAAAATAGCTAATTATTTTGGCATGTCATTACCAACAGATAAAATGTCTAAACAGATTTATAATGCTGCTGATACGAAAGTCAGAGCCGCCCCACTTTCGGGAAGCGGTTACGTTAGTCCATTAACTGGAAAAAAATATTCACCTCAGGAAGTAGTGAAGAATAGAATAGGCGAATCGGATGCCGCTGTTTATTATAGCAAATTAACTGATGAAGCAATAGCTAAATCAAAAGGTGATAACAAGCCTGTTCTTATTGGGGGTCATGGGAAAGAAATTACTGAACCAACATCTAGCGCCAGTGTAAATGATGTTAGTTTTGGAGGATGGCAAGGGGCACAAGGCGATGCATTACAGCCATATACTTATGCTCATAAGGGACAAGCTGCTGCGCATACAGAATATGCATTAAACACACGATTAATAGATGGAAATGTAACGATAACCTTACCAAATGGAAAAACCATATCTACTACCATGGATAAATTAAGATCTAATCCAAATCTATCTAGCGCAATAGCTAACACTACTGTGGTAAGGCAATATGGTTCTAAAAACAAAGAGTCGCCATCTACTACTAAAATAGAACAAAAAATGACGACTCATCCTGTTAAGCAAATAACAGAAAACTACAATCCTAATAAACCACAATCGGGCAGATTAACTCTACTGCAAAGAATTGATAGTTTGCTGAATCAATTTGGAAAATAAATTGATTACCAAAAAGTCTTCATTTTTAGCATCCTTACAAATTCATCTTCTCGGTAGCCTTTATTATCAAAAGATATCAAATATTCCGTTAGATTATTTGATGTTGTTATGAAGAATATGGTTAACTTAGGGGTCTTAAAAGTAAAAGATTTTACACTTCCCACTTCATGAATACTTTTTATATTACTTTCGGATAAATCACCAATGAATTTTTTTATGTCTGTATGAATGTCATTAATTTCCATCTATATTTTATGTCTGTATGTTATGCGTCCCTGAGATGTATCATATTCTGACACTTCAACAGTTACCTTATCACCTATTAAAATCTTTACTGAATTAACCCTTATTTTACCACTCAGGGTGCAAAGCACAATTAAGGAATCATTAACTTTAACTTTAAATTTTCCTTTGTTAGCATCTACTACTTCGCCTTGTAATTCTAATCTATCTCTGTTAGACATATTTTTTGTCTTCTAATCCTTTTGAAATAAAAATTGAAAAATCAACATCATGCCGCTTTTTCAAAATGTTTAAAAAATTCTCTGTAAGAGGTAGACAACATATCCACTCAGTTACCGAGTTGCAAGGTGTCATAAAATTTTCTTTATTTGATAATTCATGAAAATATTTAATATTTAAATAATTATAGATGCGTTTTAACCTTTTTAATCCTAAAAGTAAAGGAGAGTTGTTGTTCCATTTAGAATCATCATATATATAAGATCTTAAATAATTATCCACACCCAAAAAAGTTACCATAATATACGTTTTTTTTGTATCTTCATTAATTCCAATAATAAAATGTGCTATTTTGCTAAAACTAAGTATCTTATCTATAGATAATCCAAAATACAAATCAGTTGATGTAAGTATGCCATTATTACGTATTTTTAAATCATTATATATAATTTTAATTCTCTTATTTTTTACAATATTTAATGAATTACCAAATTCATCAAACCATTCTTTATATAATTTAAGATTATATTTTTTTCTTTGTTCACCAAATAATTCTAAGGGTTTTAATCTACAAGATTTAATAATAAAAACTAGTTCTGGTATCTCAGTAAAAGCAGCTGCCAAAACTATTGCTTTGTGTATTTGTAAATAAAATTTTTCTAGAGATGGTGTTTTCATTTAATCATCTAATAAAGACAAATCTAATCCCTCATAATCATTTTCAGATGAAGATATAGTATGTACTGCGGTTTTTATAAAAGGTAAATAATCTATACCTTTTTCTTCTACCAAGTTTCTATGTAGTAAATAACAATTTCTGCTATCAACTTTAGCATTATGCGCTTCTGATATTTTTTTTACACCAACAATATCACAAGCGGCGTGTAAATTAACCTTTGGTTTTATTATTCCATTTTTTTTTGCATATTCTTTGGTAAGAGAAATAGTGTCTAGCCATAAATGTGCTGGAAAAATATTATTTTCACTTTCCCATAAAGCATGTAAAAACCTTCTATCAAAAGCAGCGTTGTGCGCAACTATTACTCTGTGCGCAGATGTCACCCCATCTTCTGCAAAGAATTTATTACATTCCGATACTACAACAGATTTATCATAACCTTTATCTAAATCAGCTAATGTTTTTTTTGTAATAGTTAAAGCGTCGAAACTAGCACGCTCTGGATAAATACATTTTATACATCTATGTAATTGTACACGATCTTTTACTCTGATTATTCCTATTTCTGTCATTTCATGGAAATTAACTTTTAATCCTGTTGTTTCTGTATCAATTACATAATATTGGAGCCCTAACATATTTTCACCAAAATGCTTTCATCTTTTTTATTTTTTCTATTAGTAGTTTCATTTCATCCAAATGGCTTGTTATTTTACGTTTATCCTCCATTTCTTCTATTATCGAAAGATCTGAATTTTTTAATTGTTCTATAAGAATACAAAATTCTTGATAATCCTCAATTATATTCGTAATGTCATTGGGTGTTCCTACAACTAATTTTTTCTTAGCCATCTCATGAAATGACACTACAACATTTAGTATATGTTTATACGGATTCTTGATTATTTTTGTCTTTTTTGTCATTTAAACATTTTCTCTTTTATAAACAAAGGTAGCATATTTTTTTTGTTAAAATATTCTAGTGTTTTTTGAGGAACATATTGTAAACCACTAATAATTTTTCTACAATTTATAGATCCACACTTACATTCCATTTGCCATTCGTCTAAGTTATCAGTTGAACTAGTAGAATAATCAAAAGTGATTTCTGTATTTTCTAGAATTACATACAGAGAATAAAGTATAGCTCTATTTCCAACTATATGTAGATAACAATTAGGATCACAACTATGATTAATTTCATCATCTATTCCGCCAGAGGGACCAATAAATAAGTTTGGAGCTACCTGTAACATAGCTGGATGTTGCGGTAAATTTTCCCCATTAAACAAATCTCCAGTTATTTCCATTATAGGAATGTTAGAGGGTATTTTTATTGTCGTAAACACTCCCTTTCCGATCTTGTTTGGAATAACTTTTAAATACTGATTATACATTTACCAAAATGCTTTCATATTAAAAAAAGAACTGATTTCCTTGCCTACAAAAATTGCACCATCTTTTTCTATAGAAATTAAATTATTTTTTTCAAAATTAAACATAATGCCACCACTTGTTATAGCAAGGGTATTTTTTTGTTTATTTTCTGCTATATCAAAATCAGAATCACATAAATTGACATATTTTATTAACTCACTCAATATCATATCAAATTCCTAAAAAACTTAATCATATTACTTCCTGCATCATAAACTGTAATTTTTAGTTCTTTACGACCAATTAAACGATGTCTTACTCCATTAGGAGATTGATTTTTGATTAAAGTCGTAGCTTGTTGAGGATCTTCTGCTAGAACACGATAAGTTAAAGTAGCCGGTAACAGACACTCTATTTTTACATCATAATAGAATTTAGGTTTTTGTTCGGGATTGTTCATAAACATATTTATATCAATGATCTATAAGATCATAGAATCTACTAAGAAATAATATTTCACATCTGCTGGAGATAATGGAGATATTTTGAAAGGGGTCGGCTCTTTATTAAACCAATCAGTTCTTTTACAATTTAAGATATCTCTTCCTTCAGTGGCTAACAATAACTTATCAGCCAATTTAACTGACTCTGGTTCTTCCTTGGGAAGGGAAAATCTAATACAAATTGCCGCCATTAATTTAGCTTCAACTTCTCTATAATTTTCAAATTTACCTGAATATTTTAATGGTCTACTGAAATCACTAATGTAAGCTTCACCTGCGTCATGCAACAATCCCCATAAACGATCTTTCCAATCACACAGATAACTTACTAAAACAGAGTGCTGAGCTACACTATAAAATTCTTTCACATGCCCATTAAATCGACACTGCATAGATAGTGCCCTTGCTATATCTTGTATAACAATAGTTTCAGGTTTAGGATTTAACGGAGTAAATCTTTGTCCAGAATAAGTCTGAATCCACGGCTCGTTAGGATCAAAAACACCTGAGCTGAACTCGTATTTATTGATTTTATCAAGTTGATCTTTATTTTTTAATTCTGGATGTTCAGCGAAAAATTTCTCTATGACTAATTTTTCTTCTTCAGAGATTAGAGGTAGAAGATTGATATTCGACTTCTTATCCATTACTTCAATATTGGTTATTCCGCGATACTCTATTGTATTCATTTATTTATTCTTTCTTTCCTTCCTATTATTTCTCATCGGTAGATCCAAAACCACCTTTTCTAAACGATTCCCTTTTTCTACATAAATCATCAAAATCCTCATTTGATATTTTATTGATATTCATCTCTATTCTTTTAAAGGGAATTATTTGGGCTATTGGTTCTCCAAATCTTATCGTCAATATATTTTTCCGCCAGTATCTTTGGCACGGTAAACCAATCGGATCATAATCCGTAGCCATTTTCTCTTCTTCCTCGGGTAGATATTGTCCAGCAATTAATAATTCATTATTATAATGTTCGTCTATAATTCCTATTAGATTATGTATATACTTTTTTGCAAAGGTTGAGCTTCTAGGATGCAGTTGAAACCACCAATGTTTTTCAGGAAACACTCTAAATCCTAGAGGTATTCTAAAATATTGTTTCGGTTGTAAAACAATATCTTTTCTATCAGTAGGTGCTGCTTTTACATCCCACCCTGTAGAATAAGGCTCTCCTTTTTGTGGTAAGAATAGATCGCCCGTGTCCTTCAAATCTTCTCTGATAGCAAACTTAAAAATTGGAATATTATCCATGTATCTCTCCATATCTGAAAAAAATTTTAATCATAAAGTCAAAATTGTCAAGGGTATAAAATATCATATAGTTTATGAAAATACCTTCTGCAATTATTTTTATTAACGCCGATTTATCAGATATTACTAAAAATAACTTAAAAACTCAACTAGATATTACTGAAATTATGAATGATGTAGAATTTGATGCCCGAGTAAGAGCAGATCCAAACTACCCAATTTTTGTTCATTTAAATAATCAAAGAATACTAGTTATTCGTCAGACTTTGCGGGATTATACAAATCGACAACTTGCGGATGTCGTATTATTTGTCAAGCAAGGTCTAGCTACAGTTTTACAAAATAATTTTGGACCGCCCACACTCTCCTTACCTATAGATCGTATAAATATTTTTAATTTATTGGAAGGTATTAAAAATATTTATAGAACATTTATTTGTCGTAAATGTAAATGCTGCTGTAGGTGTTGTTGCTTTAAGCACTTACCAGTCCAATTACAACAAATGTTAATTAATCCATTTGATGCTAGTGGGGTACATGACGCTAATTGTGACAATGAATATAATAATATAGATTTTATAAATAGGAAATAATGTTATAATATAACATCATAATAATAGAACAGTGTATTTATACAAGAAGGTAATTAGCAATGACTGATACAAAATCTTTACTCAAAAAAGCAGAAGTATTCGAAAGGTTAGCAATCTATGGTAGTAGAAGAGCATTTCTTAATTCCATAGCGCAAAATTCTGATATGCCTAATCAACAATTTAGTAATGCTAGGAAATACTTGCAAATGGCTAAAGATACCGTAAGAGACGACGTATTATCTCAACTTAATGGTAATATATCTTCTGCATTTTCCTCTGTACAATCAGCCCCATCAGACATACCAGCATTAGAGAAACAATTTAATACTTTAAATTCTATTAGAAATGCAATATATAGAAAAAGTAAAGATGATATTTCGGGAACTTCCAATCAAGTTGCTTTGACTATGGGAAAATATTTAGGTCTAGTTTCTGATTTACTCAAATCACTAAAAGAATCAAATTTAGAAGAGAATTTGTTGAATTCTTCAGTACAACCAGAACCACCTACTGAGGATGTTAAATCTGATGCCTGGCTGGGTAAAACACCTAGCAAAATTGACCCTAAAGTTCAATCTTCATTAAATGAATTATTAGGAATTAAGCTCAAAACTGACGGATGGATAGGCGCACAAACAGCCGCCGCTTTACAAATGTATAAAAATAAATATAATAATACCAAACATGTATTTGACCCTTCTTTATATCAAGATGTCATCAATAGTGCCAATGATAAAAAATCTGGATTAATTAGAAATACGCCTTTCTAATTAAATAAAATATATTTAAGTAACTCTCGACAAAAAGTTGGGGACTATATAATAGGGGAAGTAGTTACTATAATATATAAGAAATAATTTCTTATATAAATGCAGTCAATTTTCTTATTGCTTGTAACCATCTGACGATATCTATTAAGACGTCTATAGTAATAGAATTTCCATATTTGAATTGATTAAAATATGAATTCCAATTACATTTACTAAATCTAGAATCTTTAGTAGAATCTAATTTATAAAGCATTTTACAATTTCCTCCAGCTTGTGTATGTGTTTTTTCTTCATAGATACACATGTTCATTTTTAAATCGGACATGTCCGATTTAGTATAATCTGACTTGGTGATTTTAATCAAAAAATCACCAACTTTGATTGTGTTAGATTTTAGAATGAAATCTTTTATCTTGTCTTTTTTGACGTCTGTTAAATCAACCATACCTTTATCTTTTGATTTAATTTTCTGTTTAATTTCAGATTCTGCTGGAATCCATGTCTCTTGATATACATCATCCGATGATGTATCATGATACTGTTGATCGACTAGACTCTTAATTAAATTATAGTATTCTTCAGTAGTAAAAGATGTAGATCGTTTTATCATAATATATTAAATATAACTTAGTATTAATAACTTGGTATTATTGCTATGAATTTGATAAAAATAGTTAGAATGGCTGATTTATATTATGTATTAGCTACTAATAAATCAGAAAAACTTCCAGAGAATAGTAACTCTTTATCTATTATATTAAAAAATATAGAAAATTTAGATACCTACCAAGCCAGAAAAAAATATGCAGAAAAAAATTTAAAACATTTATCTTCAGGATCATCAAGGATTGTATACGAATCACCAGAAGGTACCATAATTAAAATAGCAAAAAATGATAAGGGTATTGCACAAAATGAAGCAGAGTCTAACCCACAAATGAAATCTGATTTCTTAAATAAAATTATTAAACACGCCAAAAATTTTTCATGGATCGAGACTTTTTATTTGGATAAAATAACAGAAGAAGATTTTAAGGATATGACTAAGTTGAAATTTTCGGATTTTGGCGATTCAATTAGTTATGGTTTGCGAGAAGTATCAAAATCTTCTTCAAAAGATAAACCTAAAAATTTTGATGAGGTCTGCAAATCAAAAATCTACAAAGAAATGAAAAGAATTGGTGAAAAGTTTAAATTGATGCCTGGAGATATAGCTAGAATATCTTCTTGGGGCACTAAAAATAATAAACCAATTTTAATAGATGCTGGATTAACAAAAGATATTTTTGATAAATTTTATGAAGATTAAGATTTTTGCGATTATGGGTGATTGTGCATAATATATCAAAATTTAATAAACTTATTGACTTTATGAAGATCAATACAAATTGTGTATTTTGTGGTAATAAAACACCCTTTCTTTTTAAAGAATATATGCACGAAAATGATGAACATCTTACTTATAAGTTAGATAAAGATAATAATGTAAATCTACAAATTAGTCAATCTACTTTAAGAAATTTACAAGCTGAAAAATCTGCTTTTGTTGGCGAAGATTTTCCTAATTATTTTGTGAATTGTAATTCACAAAATAATAGTTACTCGATCAGTTTACGCACAGATCCTATGAAAACTTGTCCGTTATTTTTTAGTGATTCTGGAACTATTGCTCCTTTTGAATTTGATTTTTTAAGATTTGAAATAATAAAAAATCAAAATGATTCTACTATTATTGTGATTAATAATTATTTTCATAGAAAAACTTTTTTAATTGACATATCCACAAGCGAGACTCATTCTTCCATGAGACGCAGTGATTTTGTTGAGTTACCATTAATAGATTTTGATTTTACTAATAAAGAAAAAATATCACAAAAAATTAAAACTTTAATCACATTTTTATAATGTTTTATAAAATACAAGACTTACTAGAGTATAAAAAATATTGTTCTATTTGTGATTACCCACTTTTGGCTATATTAAAAGATCGTAGTAGTGGAATACCAAATATAAATGTGAAGTTAAACAAAAATATATTCAAATTCAGATTACAATATACTTCAGCAAGTGATTACTTAAATGAAATTTGCATTTTAAATGTAGATACTAATGAGTTAAGCATTCTCAACAAGGATAATGATTTATTAATCATACCGGTGGTAGAAAGAATTTTTGGATATGCTTGTGTGGCAGTAGAACTGCATTGCGTAAATAATAAATGCAAATATAATTATTACGTATGTACCACTTTCTTAAAACCAATTGCAAATAAGGATATTATAATTATTAATCCAATTCTTATTGATATAGATTGCTATAATATCTCACATTTTTGGATTCAAAATGATTATTTAAATAAAATTACTAATATTTTTTCTACCTCTAAGCCGCAAAATAAACCCATTTCGGTTCCTTTATTGGAAATCGACCCCAATAACAAAAATAAAATTTTTAATAGAATTAAAACGATTGTTAATTTTTCTTGAAAAGAAAGATACCTGTCATGCAAGATTTTTTATTGTCTAATAAAGTATGTCCTATTTGTCAGAATCCATTAACCTTATTCATGAAATGGTCTAGCCATGATCTGGTTATTAATAAACTTTTTAAAGGATATGAAACAAAAGATAATACATATCAATTTAAAGAATACATTGCAGCTGCGCCAATTGCGGAAAATAATTTTCATTCTTCAGATGAAATGTTGAGAAATGTGAAAGTTCTGATGATTCTAAAATTTATTAATAATGAATGCAATTTTCAATTTAATTCTCTAATAGCAGAGAAAATGGCTAAAGAACAGGAAGAATTATTTTTTTATTATATATGTAATCCTGCCGGTATTAAACCAGATAATATGATTAATATTTATGAAGCGTGTTATTATAGAGCCACTCCTCTTATGAAATTTATTGAGGGAGATTCTAGTTTATTGAAAATAAAACAATTAGACGAAAAATATAATGTCATTAATAGTTTAGAGTCTTTTACTATAAAAGACGAAACTACTGATTCTGAATTAAAAAAGATATATATAGTTTATTTAAATTATCTTGATGAAAAACTTTCTTTTTATTACTACACGGCTACTGCTGAACAAGAAGCGTCAGAACATTATAATCCTAATATTTTTGTGGGTGAAATTCCTATTCCCAAAAATGGATTAAATCTTGATTTAAACGCCAGAGATAAATTAATTTCTAGAATGGATTCTTGGATTCTTATGTCATAATAGACACTATTACCCATCCAGCATAGAAACCTAGAAAATTGACATCTTTCTATCGGAATAAAAAAAAATTTATATGCAAACAATAAATCAACTATTAGAATCTTGTAAAAATAAATTGGTATTTCTGCAAAATATGATACCTATCACGCAAAATCAAAATAGGTTAAAAGAAATAGATGATTTGGTAAGTAATAGTAATATCTGGGCTTCTCCTAAAGAAGCCGCTTCTCTAATGAAAGAACGTCAAAAAGTTTCTGACATATTAAAGAAATTGTCTTCTTATCAAGATCAGATTAATTTTTACATAGAGTGTCAACAGTATATGCCAGAAGAATTAATAAAAATTTCTTCACAGGTAGAAGATTTGCATAAAGATATTTCTTTGTTTGAATTTAAACAGATGATGAATGATCCTATAGATGATAGTCCAGCTATTCTTACTATTAATGCTGGTGCTGGCGGATTAGAAGCTGCCAATTGGACCAGTATGTTATTGCGTATGTATTCTAGATATGCAGATTCAAATAAGTTTAAACTAGAAATGCTAGATATGAAACCCTCAGAAGAACATGCAAGTATTTGTACTGACTGTGTTTCTATAAGAGTGGAAGGTCCGTACGCATATGGATTTTTAAAAGGTGAGGCGGGAGTTCATAGATTAATAAGAAATTCTCCGTTCAATTCAGGAGATGCTAGGCATACTTCTTTTGCTGCCGTGGCTGTTTTACCAGATATTGAAGACAAATTATCAATTGATATTCAAATAAATGAGAAAGATATAGAAATTACTACTATGCGCGCCTCTGGTGCAGGTGGACAAAATGTTAATAAAGTAGAAAGTGCTGTTAGATTAAAACACATTCCAACAGGAATTGTAATTAATTCTCGTTCTGAAAGAGATCAGCATACCAATAGAAAAATAGCTATGAAGATTCTGAAAGCAAAACTTTATGAAATAGAAATGCAAAAACAGAATAAAGAGAAAGAAAAATATTTCTCCAGCATGCAAGATAATTCTTTTGGTCATCAAATAAGGTCTTATATTTTATTTCCAACTCAGATGGTCAAAGATCATCGAACAAATTTTGAAGTAAGAGATGCGGAAAAAGTCTTAGATGGAGATATTGAAGAATTCATTATGGCTTATTTACATTCTTAATCAAAATGATAAGTAATTTTACCATCAAAGATTTTATTAATTATAATAATCCATGTTTTTGCTGCGGAAATTCAGTTTCACTAAAAATGTTTTCTAGCGCAGATGAAATTATGGGCAGTGGAATAGTCCTAATTCCTGCCGTATATCAAAATGCACTAGAAGTGGATTTGGAAATTACCTATCTTTCAACTTTAAAATTAAAAATTTATCCAAAAACTAATAAATTTATTTCTTCGAGTCATGATAGCTTGACAAAATACTTACAAGGACGTAAACTGTCTTTGATAAGCAGATGTGATGGTTGTAGTACATTCGTTAAAAGTTTGAGTTTGGAATTTAATTTGGATAGAGAATTTATAAAACCTCTTTCTATTGAAGAAGAAATGTTGTTTTTATACGATAAAGATTTTTTATTTAGGGTTAGATCTTTATTTAAAAATAATTACAGCGAATTGCTTATTATTAAATATAAAAAACCTTCCGAAACGTTCAAATTAACAATGCCTCTTCAGCCAAGAAGTAAATTTAAAAATACACAACAGCTTCTAAAAAAAATAAAAACTTTAATGCTTTTCTCTTAAATACATTGCTTATCATAATGGTGTCCTTGCAGAAGGAATAAATTATGAATAGTTCACACAATTGTCCGATTTGTAAAACTCTTATGATGGAAGATAAATATACTTTTCCAATCCCAGAATCAACTGATTTGATCTGTCGTCAAGATAATCATTTTTTTGTAAAAAGAATTAGCCCAGTTACCAATCAAGTTTCGGAATTGAAAATTAAACTTCAGTGCGGAGAAGAAGAGCTGTATCTTAAAATAAATTATAATAGAAATTACACTGATGTATGGGCGACCGCAAATAATTCAAAACATATTAGAATTCCATATATCTTGATGTCAGATTTTGAAGATTTTAATAAAATTAAACATAAAATAAAAACTTGCCTTCTTTTTTCTTAATTATGCAAATGCCAATTAAATGCCCAATCTGTTCCGGACCCATGAATAATGATTTTCTTCCATCTTCCGGCGGAAAAGAATATCTAAGGAAGTGTTGCGAAGTAAAACTAAATCATAAAATTATTTATACTTCTTCCATAAATCATGATGAGGTGCAGCAGTTTGATCTAATATTATCACTTGATAAGTTATCAGTAGCAAGATTTGTTTGGTCACCAAATCATAAAATACTTAATGTATATAAAAATAACACTCATACAACCAATATTCCATATTTTGAACCGCAATTAAATAACTTAAAAGCTCTAAAAGACAAGTTAAAATTGTATTTATTATTCTTATAGCTGATGTTATATGAAATGCCATGAAAGAGTTTTCCTATTGCCCAATTTGTGCGAATAAATTAAAAAGCCGACTGTTTAAGGATAACATTAAACTTCTTTCTTGCCAGGAAGGAGTGGCACATTACATTTCTTTTAAATTGCAAGACCAACAAATGTCAAACATGACATTATACTTAGATAATTATTCGTACTTGGAAATGGATTTTTTAAAACAAATATCTACCTATTACTATGATCCTTTAAATGGGATGGCTAAGCTGGTGATTCCTAAAATTATAGAACCGGATTTTCCGCAACTCAAAAATTTAAAAGAAAAACTATTAAAGTATGTGTTGTTTACATAATCTTTTGGTAATTTACCAGTCTCTTGCATCTGTTGTTTTTATATGAAATGTGTGTTTTGTGATAATGATTGTGTCATACAAGCCAGAAGTAATTCCGCTTGTGAAAAGTATATGAAATTTGCGATGTTTTATCCTATTTGTAAAATATGTCAAATATCCTATAAAGTCAACTGGTCAAAAAGAGAATATATATCTGCGATTGTTTTTATGATCAAAGATCAAGAAACTTGTCCAACTATTGTTACTAATCATCTGATTATAGACGTACAAGAAAATTCTACCAAACTATTCGGTCGTGCCAATTTTGATAAACCTATTATTGATCTTTCTTATGCGATGGACATTCATCCAAATAATTTGTATGAACGTTTAACAAAATTAAAGAAATTAATTTTATTCTCATAATATGAATTGTTATTACTGTAAACAAAATATTGATGTTATGTCATTGTGGTCTTATAGTAAAAATACTGTATTTTGTGAAAAATGTAAAGCTTATCAGAGTTATCACCAAGGATATTTATATAATATTTGTTTTATGTTCGATGAAAATAAATCAGTCTCTGATCAGTCTACGAAAAAAGGTTACTGGATCGTAATCAATGTTGTGAGAAATCAATTCTCATTAGAGTTAAATAACTCAATAATTATTAAGGATCTGCCCGAAGCTGATAAAATCACTCCTGCTAATGTACAAGAAACACTGTATAGACTATTGAGGTTAAAAGCGTATCTTTAAGTTAGAGAGTGTGAGGTGTGTTATTAAAAGATAATGCTATAAGATGCTTAAATAAAGATTAAGAGATAAAAATCGATTATTGGAGATATGGTTGGTAATTTGAGAAGGTTTGAGGGTGAGTAGAAGCTGAGATATGATAATACTGAGAGTAAAATGCAGTTAAATTATTACTTAACCCTCATTTGGGGGGCAAGGATCGTGCCCGCTCGACCCATCGCCAACCTTTCCATCGCTCACTGTATTGCCCTGTGGCGCGTTCTGTCTCTAAGACCTTACCCATCCTTTATATGATGTATAATAATAAATTTATCTTGTAGATAATGATCTTATTATTAATCATCTCCCATCATTGATCATATTAATAATTAATTATGCAAACCAGACCCGTTATCGTGGTTTCCATTCAAACTAGCCTCAGATCATTCGAGATTCGGGCTTATCATGGGTCACCCATCGGCAAAAAGCGTTCGGCAGTCGATGCTATGCAAGCCGCACAACGTGGTAAGACCGTGGTGTGGAGCAATGACGGGCGGGAACCCATCACCTTCAATGCCAGAGGCTAGGGATATGGATCCTGTCATCATGATTCTGGTTTGGATCGGCGGGGCTTTCGGCTTTCAAGAGCGTTGGCACTGGAAGGGAACCGTAGGGTATCTGATTACTACGATGGTCTTGCAGTTCATCATCAGTTACTCACCCATCATCTAATGGTCTCTGAGAGATATCATGGAACTCCTTCTCACCAGCGTCCTGTTCATTGTCTGCTGTTTCATTGGCAAAGGCAAAGGAGTTGCAGCATACCTGATTGGTACAGTGGCTATCATAGTGATGAGCAATCACCAAGCTGATATGTTGCAACTGTATAACAACCATCAGTTGCCGTTGCTTATCGGGGCTTCCATCATTCCCATCATCTCTATTATGATTAGCCGGTGGTGGGGACTATTCTTCTATCTGTTCGCTTCTATAGCAGTCACGGCTCTTGTCATAGCTACTGTCGTGGTCTAATGAAGAGGGGGACTAGCGCCCCCTCTGTTGTTAGAGTTGTGACTTGGTACATCACTTGCAGATTGCATATTCAATGCCAAGTGATGTAGATGATTGTTAGAGACCCATCAAGTAATCAATCTGAAATTAACTATGCTCCTCATCTCGATCCTCTCCTTGGTTCTGTCAATCACCTCGATCTTCGTGGGTGGTGGCAAAGGAATTGCTATGTGGGTGATTGGCACGATTGCCTTAATCATCGCTGGCAACTTTCTGGGGAATGTGATTCAGATGTACAGCAATCATCAGGGACCCATCCTCCTGGCAACTGCGGGGATTCAGGTAGTGGCGATTCTCATCTCGCGGTGGTGGGGTTTGGTTTTTTACTTCGTTGCTTCGGTGGGTCTTACCCTGGTTCTTTTCCTCGGTGCCCTGGCTACCATGACGGTTGGTTGATAGACCCATCTACTTGTTGCTCGGAGAGATAGCAATGCTAACCATCTTTTGGCTGATTGGTCTGCTTTACTGTTGCATTAAGTCCGGTTCGGAAGGAGTAGCTTTTTACCTGCTGGCAACCTTCCTGTTTTTTCTTCTGTTAGGTCGTGTCAATTACAGCTTGCATAGTGGGTTCTAACCAATCTGTTGTATGCTGGTAGTCCTGGATCCTCCTAAAATAAGGATCCAGGACTTACCTGTCATCTATTCTTGTTGGCATATCAATTGCAATATACAGTATCTATACCAAGGTGCAAAAAAGACTACTGCAAACCCATCCATTATTGATCTTGCTCTAAGTTATGAAGAACCTCTTTTGGTACGGTGTGGTCTTCGTGGGCGGTTTGTTCGTTGGGACGCAGTACATCTCTCCCATCCTGCCGCAGTTGAATCATACTGTGACGGCGATTTCGGATGGCGCCAGTAGCGTCAAGTCGTCTCTTCCCAAGGTCAAGTAAGTCCTGCGCCGACTCTTACATTACGATAAGCGACAATGAAGACCATCTTTCTGACTTTGACTCTGGTTGTTGGTGGAATGTATGTGGGCGTCAAGTATGTGGCACCTATTGTGCCGCAAGCTCACATTCCGACGGCGGTAGAGTTCAAGGATGCTTTGCATAAGCTGCATCAGGAAGTCTCTTGTCCGGTCGGACCCAATCAGAGTAAGTGTCGCAAGATGTAACCCATCACGATCGAAAGGATACTCAATATCATGAATTATTCTCCGCAGAAGCGTGCTGCCCGTACTCGTGAGCTGAACCGGCTGATTGACGCGCAGCTCAAAGATGACGACGCTCGACCCGCCCGCGTCAAGCGTCTTCGGGCTCCCATCGACGACACCGATCTGCTGCCTGATCTCTACCGCTCTCCACGCGGTCGGCGTAAGCAGAAGCCGCACCATACCCACGACTGAACCAACTATGCCTGGCACCTTTTAGGTTGCCAGGCATTATTATTTAAACTAGTTGTTTGGCATATGAGTTGCAATTAGCACAAGCTGTACCAAGGGCAAATTTAATAAGCCTGCACTTATGGCACGGAAGTTGTAATTAGCATAAGCTGTTCCAAGTCTTATGGCACGCTAGTTGCTAACTACAAGTCTTGTACCAAGCTCTGTGATGTCTTAGAAGACACCCATCAATTACTATGATGTTGCTTAGACACCGGTTGACGCTAAGCAAAGCGCGAAACCGAAGCGGTGGCGAATAGCTGCTGCGCCCCTTACGGTGGTTTCTCTCTCCCATCCCGTAAAGGGGTGATCCAATAAGAGAGACAGATTCCAGCAACCAAAAGGAGCGCATCATGAATTCTCGCACCGACCACAACTCTCTTCTCGCCGCTCTCGATTCCAGTGCTCTCAACTTCGTGACCGCCGCCTACGGTGCACCGGCGGCTCCCATCAAGCCGACCTTCTCGATCGTCAGCAACGTCAGCGCTTCGGATCTCCGAACGCCCAAGGCTCCCAAGACGGGCACCAAAGAAGTGATCCACACTGTCAAGCCGTGCAAGCTGCCCTCGCAAGGCACCCTCGACGCGGCGAGCTTCCTGGTTGCCACACGGCAGGCTGGCAAGAGACCGGCGACGTACATCCAAGATACCACCGATCTGGAGACGGGCGAGTTTCATGCCGCTGGTTCTCCGCGACTGTCGGATAACGGCAGTCCCATTCTGGTTCACGATCCCAAGGTGCAGGTCGCTGATGAAGCCGCCAACATCGCTGCTTTCTGCGGTTACGATCTCTCGCTGCCCCACGGCACTCAGCTTGATAACGCGGTCAGGATCGCTCGAAGCACGCTGCAATCGCGGCACGATCATCGCGGCAACGGGCAATCCTCCAAGCCAGCGGCTGGCGATTGGTCTCGCGATTCTACTCACTTCACCTATGGCGCAAAGCGCCATGCGGTCACGGTAACGCATCACATCGCGGCACAGCAGATCACCCCGGGTGCCGCCCATCGTTCGCCAGAGGCGCATCAGAATAGGTGGAGCATCGCTGGTTACGTGGCTGGGCGTCCCAATGCCCTTGCCAAGCTGGTCTCTGACCTGGAGGGGCGTGAGCGTCTGGCGGTGAGCGACAAGATCACGTTCGTCAACCTGCGCGAGCACGTGATGAAGAATGAGCTTGACGCCTATACCAAGCGTCTCGCCGCCGAGTTTCCTTCGACCGTCGCCTTGCGCGAGACGCTCAATGAGAATGGCGACGTGGTGGGATACGAGAAGGTCGAGATCAAGAATCCCATCGCCGCGTCTCTGCATGGGCTTCCGTGGAGGAGCGAGAAGCTGATCAACGCTCTTGCCAGTCTTCAAGCTCTGGCGGAAGCCCGTCTGGAAGCGATTCGCGCCGACAAGACAGGCGTGGATGTGGATGTGGAAACGGCTTACCAAACGGTTGCCCGTATCGCCGAGGAAGAGGCGACCGCTCCCATCCGTCAGGGAGAAGAGATCGAGATCGAGAGCATCAATGTCAAGGGCATGCCTGCCAAGATGAGCCGTTATCAGGTGCGCTTGGCGGAAGCTAGCCGGCTTGCCAATCTCTCGAATCTCGCCGCCGAAGGTGACGCCATCTCTCAGCAAGAGTGCTTCGAGATCGTCTGCTCCCGTACGCGTCAGTCCCTGTCACAGCGTGGCGCGCCCACGATTGAGGAAGAGCTGACTCTCCTCAACTCTCTTCCCAAGGGATGAGAAACTCTGAGATTTGGGAGAGGGGCTCGGTCCCTCTCCCATCTCTTCTTAAGATTCGATGTTATCGAAGATAATTGAAACAGCACAGGTTCCTGCCAAAGACGCGCATGCGTATATCAGAGCCTATGACTGTTGCAATTCTCTTCAATAGAATTGAGTTTAGGAGAACCATGAAACAGTTTAAGAGAAACATGAAACAGTTTAAGCTGTATTGGTTGTCTGGTAAGATCGAGGCTGACGCTTGTCGAAGAGCGGGCGTTGGTGGTTCATCACTTGCCGCACTTGATTACTCCTATAAGGAGTTAAAGGCTGAAGTCAAAGCCTTGACCAACCAAGAGCTTGCTGATCTCTGTCGGAGCTTCGCAGACATCTGGTCTGATAATATCGAAGATGACAGGCAACCGGTTCTTGCGCAACTCTCTGAGTATGCAAAGACGGATGTGAGTCTGCACGCCAGGTTGGTTGCTATGATCTCGCTGTATATCTTCGGTCGGTCGCAATCGACTGTGGCGGTAGAAGAATTCCTGGACAATATCTATCAACCAGAAGGTTGACCCATCCATGCGTCAATGGCTACGTGATCGTTATCGTCGGAGAGACCTGACCATCAAGCTGCGACGTAAGGAGTCAGGTCTTCGTCGGTTTCGAATCAAAGATGATCGGTATGCAATACCGCGAGAGCGGTGGCAACAGGAGCCCATCTGATGTCAAGTGGTTTTAATTGCTACCTCAGTCAGGTCAAGTTGACCGTGGATGGCTACGAGCATGGACCGTGTGGCAAACATTGGGGCGTGGGTAAGCCACTGTACAAGATGGATATCAAGATGGCAGACTTCTGGAAGACCGCCCATCTGCGCGCGGATGATCGTGAGGATGCCAAAAAGAAAGTGCTAAAGCAGTATCCTAAAGCGCTGTTCTTCATCTGATACCCATCTCTGTGTCTAAGTGAGGTCAAAGCATCATGGCAAAGCCGGTGTGGCAGCAGAGGTTGCAGGACAAGCTGAATAGTAACCCGCTGTGTTTCGTCGGAGACACGCATCTGGTCAAGCACGTCTCTTGTCTCAAACAGGGTGAGAGCAAAGGAAAAAAGGTTACTCTGAGATTGGCGGTTAACTTCAGCTTCAATACCTGTGCGGAATGTAAGGTCTCGGTCAGGTAACGACGTGTGTCTGTAGGTGCGGAAGCGAGAACGCTTGGAAGGAACACCCGAAGGATTCGGTGGTAATTGCGTCCAGTTGGTAAGATACAGATCGGTTAAGTTCCGAGTCTGACACTGGGTCTATCACTCTGCTTCAGCAATAGAGTTGTACCTAATAAGCTAATCCAATTATCAAACCCATCTGGGTTGGTTGGAACGCGAGCTTGGGTTGAGCTGAAAAAAGAGATAGCAATCTGTTAACGCGATTGATGATGGTCCAATCGACAGGTCATACCGCTGTAAGATCGGAAGTTTTGCGGCGGACATTGGAGAGTTTGAGTCTCTCCCATCAATCTCCCACTGACAGAATGAAACGCGGTTTTAATATTCTCCGGTAACCCCGGATAGGTGTGGGGTCTGTGACAGCACCGAGGGAGCCCCATAGTTCTGTACAGTGACGTGTGAACGCACACGTCACCCTCATCCAAGCGTTTTCCCTTCCGCATCTAGAAACAACTCTAGCAACTCTTATCCGAGGCTGGCATCATGTCAAAAGTTTCTGGTTTCGTTAACGTTGTCAGGGGTTACGTAGGCATCCTGTCTAAATTCGTCAGAAACTCATTGTTTCATGAATGCTCCAGCGTCGAGATGCTGAAAGAACGCCTGTCTCGCGGCAATTGGTGCCTTGCCCAGGCTTTCTACTGGCAGGATCTTTGTTTCATCAACCAAGTCGACGGTGGCGATGAATGGCTCGTCATCAAGGGCGATCTCGTGTTCGAGAGTTTGACTGTCGAGCCGATGATCGCTAGCGGTCGCTTCGACGACTTCCTTCGAAGGGTGATGACGGCGAGTCGTGAACAACTTCTAACGCTTCAATACTAGATCTAAAGAGAACCCATCGACCAACCATTAATAGAGACCTTAGTAAAGGTAAAGAATAGCTATGAGTTCCTATCAGGTCCTGGCGAGATTGGAATTGCCAGGCGTAAAGGATGATAATATCTCCTGTACTGTTTCCACGTTGGAAACAGGTCTTTCGAACGTAATGTCAGTAGTGCAGATCGGAGAAAAAGTTTGGCGAGAGATACATCCTCGTGCGCCTGAAGATGTGTGTGGGTTTCTGGACATGATGAAGAAATGTATCAAACGTGCCCATCACGATCTAGGAATGGCAAAAAAGGAACTTCAATTTCTCAATCTTGATCCCAATCAGGAGTAAAAAGACAGAAGCTAGTCCAGCGTGCAAAGAAGAGAGACGGTGCGTACGCACCGTCTCTCTTCTTTGTTTTTAATTGGTTGGTATGAAGATTGCAAATTGCAAAGTCTAAGCCAATCTATCGGAGACCCATCAACCAAACCTACCTTTGCGTGAAGGAAAGGAATTGATTTTCATGACTCTGAGACTGGATCAGTTTTATAAAGATTGTCTGGCTCGTTACATGCAAACAGGCGAGCGATATGGGCAAGCTGCCTTTAACCATTTGCTAGAGGTGCGCCCATCACTGGCAGAACAAGTTCGAGGAACAGAATGCGATCCCTTCCATTGCACTCGACAGGCTGATACCTCTGTTGCTCCGGCGGGGATGCGAAAGGTCTGGGATAACTTCGTGGAATTCCTTTCCCAGCACTGGGATGATTCCGCTTAAACGTTAAGTCTTGTTTATCCTTCATCCCATCTCTCACAAGAGAAGATAGAGAGTAGCATCTATGAAGACCGTCAAAGAGATTCTGATTGAGGCTTCCAATCTTCTTTCTGAGGATACATGGTATCAGGGATCTTTTTTCAATACACGATGGCAGGAAGATACAGAGTGTACTGTGCTATGCTATTGCGCGCATGGCGCGGTTCAGGCTGTTGGTAATGAAAAAGTAGCTGAGATCTTGTCATCACCCATATGTATCGAGATTGCTGTGACCAGTGATGCACAGGATGTCGCGGGCGACACCCGAGCCCGTGACGCTTGGCGTCTGGGCGCCCAAAACACGCTTTTTGGGCTGTCTGTACAAGACAACTGGAATTCCAGACCGTTCTTCTGTAACGATCCAACAATGGCAGCTCACTACGTTTTGGGTATGGTGGGCTTGACTTCTGTCTTTAACGATCTTGGTTCAACTACTTTTCAGATGATCAAGCAGAAGTTTACGCTGGCTATCGAGACCGCCAAACGGCTCGACATCTAATAAAAAAGGAACGGCACCCCGCCGTTCCTTTTGAAAGTTCTGGCACTGACATTGCAGATTGCATTTAATATACCAACAGCGATTAACACTGATAAGCACCCATCAGTTAATAAGATCTTCTACAACTATGGCTCGCATGAATATCAACGGTCTGACCTTCAATGACTGGCTGTCTGCCGCAGGATGCTCTTCGGATAAAGGCAAAGGAATCATCACTCTGATGTTGATCTCTGCCTGGCAAGGTGGGGAAGATCCGTGTGAGTGGAAGCAAGATAGCTAAGCTTTCCCATCCTACAGCATAAGGACAGATATCTATCATGAAAGTCTATATTCTCGCGGGCGCCAGTGGCAGCGGTAAGAGTCATCTAGCTTCGAAGATATGGGCTAGCCATCCAAAGGTGCTGGTATGTAGCGCCGACGACTACCTCTATGATAGCCATGGCACTTATGTGTGGGGCGCGGATAAGCTCGCCGCTGCACACAACGAATGTCTGAAGAAGTTCATTGCTGCTGTTCAAGAAGAAGTGCCTGTGGTGGTGGTGGATAATACCAATACCACCATAGCAGAGATCGCGCCTTACTACAGCATTGCAGCCGCCTACGGCGCTGAGGTTGAGCTTGTCATCCTCTTCTGCAATCCAGAAAAAGCCGTCAACCGTAACAAGCATAATACGCCGGCACCGGTAGTAACTGCCCAGATAAAGCGCCTCGGATGTCAAGAGCTTCCTTCGTTCTGGAAGTGTTCTATTCAAGTGATGTGCACAGATTGAACCACTGAGGCGAGGGGAGCATCCCCTCGCCTTTTTTGCTGAATGGCGCAGTGATTGCTAGTTGCAAAGTAGATGCCATCAACCATCCAGGTAATAAACTAATAAACCCATCGATTAATAAGAGATCCAATATCTGAGAGGTGCAACGATGTTTCAGATCACGGGCGAGCATGGTCATGTGGATGGCGATGACGAATTTTATCTGATGCAGTTGCGTGATACCCATCAGCTCCAAGAGCTTCTCCACGGAGCCTGCGATGATGATGTGGAAAGCAAGTGCCCTTATATCGGTCTTCTGCCGCAAGAGAGCGAGAAAGAAAACGGGTCTCCCATCAATTGGGGCATCAGTTTCCGGCACGAGACTGATGCCGAGATCGATGAACAGATTCGATATGCAATGCTTTTAGTCTCAGTGTGAGCTGAAGCAGAGCATCAACCCATCAAGCCATAGAAGAGAAAGTTGGTATGGAAAACATCGGACCTGTTGCATCTTACACCGAAGGGCTGCGAGCCATCAAGTTCCTCGCCAGGCTGTCGAGGTTGCCAATCATCTTCTTTGGGTTGGATCCCAGTCCTCACAGCAATCAGCTTTGGCTGACCTATAATAAACGTCGCCACGAAGAGCTGTTTCGAGAGGGCTCGGTTGGCATGGGGATGGGTTCTCATGAATTGGCTGGCGCCTTGGATGCCTGGCGATGTCTTAATCGCACCCATCAGCGACGCAAAATCTCTAACCCAAGAGCTGTAAAGCCTCGGACTTTTAATGACGTGAAGTTATCGTTCCAATATGATGAGGAAAAAACATGAGTTCATCTCCCATCAGCAGCGAGGTCCCGACCTCGCGAGAGTTGACCTATCAGCAAGTACAGCAGCAGTTTCCGGAAGCTTGGGAAGAGCTTCCCAAATCTTATCAAGCAGATAGCTGTCTGACCTTTTACTTGCAGGACCATGAGTTGTCGGCGGACCATGACCTGCACGCGGAAACGTATGTGTGGCTTCCCACCCAGTCTTTCTGGACTCTCGTTAACAGACGGCATCGATAATCACAACTTCACAGTCTCTTATTCCTGAGGAAGGCTCAATACAAGGATGTGACATCTATGGAGCCCATCGTCATTGAAGTGTCTGAGGAACCTGGACTAACGGGGCTTCAAGAGATTGTACGACGTATCAAGAGTCTCATCAATCCGGATCCTTGGGCGGAGTCAGCACCCATCATTCTGCGTGGTACGGCAAAAACTCTGGCGCTGGTTAAACTGCTGCGACTGAATCAAGTACAGGGGATTCAGATGGAGGTGATATCTTCTGCCTCACCTCCAGATCCCATCATGAATACCTAAGTAGACATCATGAAAAAACTAGTCAGACTGACTATCATCTATCTGCATCACAAGTCATCTGCTGTGGTAACGGCGGATGTGCAAACCAAGGATGGTTGGGATACTCTGACAGTACCAGACCATATCATGAATGACATGGCAACTGAGTTGGGTTGCCCATCTGGAACTTACTTCACCTATATTATTAGCGAGGATCTTTGCGCCTCGTTTGATGATTCTGGTGTCTTCAGATCATGTCATGATTCTGATCAGAGCTGTTGGCGCAAGTGCCTCTGAGGCGTGGTAGAAAACCATAACCCATCCGCAAACTTCAGACATTATGTAGTTGGTGTGAGGTCAATCAAGATGAAGAATCAGCCGCTGCCGATCGATGCCTTCTTGCCTGTTATTCTCGAAAGCGTTTCTTCTAATCCAGTCACGATCATTGTTGCCGAAACTGGCGCTGGGAAAAGCACGCGGGTTCCGCGTGCCTTGCTGGAAGCTGGCAAAAAAGTAGTGGTCACCCAACCGCGTCGTCTGGCTGCCGAATTGGTGGCTGAAAGAGTGGCGGCAGAGCACGGGTCTCCCATCGGTTCTTCTGTGGGATACAGGTTGGGCGGCGGGGTGCGAGTTGATAACTCCAAGACTCGATGTTTGTTCATCACAGAGGGTCTGGCTCTGGTGCGTGAGCTGATGTCTTCTCAGGACTCCCATCACTCCTATGATGTGCTGGTGCTCGACGAAGTGCACGAATGGCACGAAGACATGGAGATTCTGGTTGCCTGGTGCCGGCGCGCTCTGGCAAGCAATGCGAAGTTTCGGTTGGTGCTGATGAGTGCCACCCTGGAAGCGCACAAGCTTTCTGAATACTTCGACGGAGCACCCATCATCAATGTTCCTGGTCGTATTTTTCCCGTGACGGTACAGGAACCCGAGGCGATGATTGAGGGCGATCAGAACCTGTGGAATCCCATCGTGCGCGACGTGACGCGATTGGTACAGCAAGGACGCAATGTCTTGGTCTTCGTTCCCGGCAAGCCCGAGATCTCTCAAGTCTGTGAAATGCTCAAGTTTACTGGGGCGAACGTTTTCCCTCTGCACGGCGAATTGGATAAAACAGAACGGCAGAAGTGTTTTGCCAGCTACTCCCATCCCAAGGTGATCGTCTCGACCAACGTATCACAGACTAGCATCACCATCGATGATATTGATGCAGTGGTGGATTCCGGTCTGGAGCGACGGGTGGAAGTGGTCAATGGTGTAGAGGGTCTGCGGCTGCGGTTGATCTCCAAAGCAGATTCTGCCCAGCGCCGCGGGCGCGCCGGTCGTTGTCGGGCAGGTATCTATATCGATCACAGCGATAACGCTTTTCGCACCATGCCCGGCGTGGGTTTTCGAGAAGAGTTTCCCATCCCCGAGATCTCTCGCGTCTTGCTTGACCGTGCGGTTCTTCGTCTGGCAATGGCGGATCTGGATCTGGAAGCTCTGGATCTGTTTCATGGTGTTTCTACATCTGAGGTGCATCTTGCCAAGGAAGTGCTTCGTGCGCTGGGTTGCCTGGGTGAGGGAATCCAGGTCACAGAGATTGGGCGACGCGTCTATCAGCTTCCCATCGGCGTTCGCTCTGCGCGGATGCTGATAGAGGCTGAGAAGCGAGGATGCCTGAGTGAGGTGATGACCATTGCCGCCATCATCGAAAGCGGCGGAATCGTTGACAATAAAAACATCAACGAAGCAACTGGCATTCCCATCTGGCGCAATTTGGGCAGTGATAGCACCAGCGATCATCTGACCATGCTGAGAATCTTTCAGCATGCCACGGCAGGAAAGACCCCGTGGCGACAGCTTGGTTTGCACGGCAAAGGAATGTCGCAAGCCATAGAGACGCGCAAGGCATTGGAGTCCGCCAGCAAGAGAATCCTTGCCAGCGATTCCCATCGCAAAGGTACAACGGAAGATATCATTAAGAGCGTTTTGAGCGGCTTGGTTGATCAATTCCGAGCACGAACCACCAATCGTTGGGGAGAGTACACCTACGGCACTGACTGCCGGAAGCTCGGACAGACCTCCAGCGTTGTTGCCAGCGCCCATCAGTTTGTGGTAGGCATGCCTTTTGATATCTCTACCAAGAAGGGTGGGATCTTGGGTCTGCTGCAATTCGCTTCTGGAGTGAAGGTAGAGTGGGTGTTGGAGCTTGCTCCACATCTCTTCAAGGTACAGCGCGAAGCGCCGAAGTACGATCCGAATCTGGATCAGGTTGCTCGCACTACTACTGTTAAGTTCAGGGATCGCGTGGTGGCTAGCTTTGCCGATCCTTGCAATGAAGGAGATACTCTGGCGCAATATCTCTCGGAAGTTGTCAGTTTCAGCGATGCCTATGGCTATGGTTTTTATAGTTTGCCCGAGGCGTACCGCCGTGCTCTTCGAACTTTGCAGGGTCGTCCACGTCAGGTAGTACACACCCATCTCCGAAGTGTTTTGAGTGGGGTAGGTCGCCTGGCGAATGTAACGCCTTCTAGTTTGATGATGCAATGAGCAAAAAGGAAAGAGTGATATGACGCATAAGATAACTCAGATTCTCATTGATTCCAAGGGCATCCTTTCCCCTGACAATTGGAGACAAGGCTCTTACTTCAAAGCTGAATCCGATTCTCTTTGCATGTGCGCTCACGGCGCTGTGCAAGTCTTTGCAAACGAGCGAGTCTTTAGCATTGTCGCGCCGTTTCTGAAACAGTCTTCTACCCATCACTCATCGCCGTCGACAGTGGAACGAGCGGTGTTGATGGCAGAGGCGGCATCCGCAGCGGATAGTCCTGGAAAGGCGGCGTCGATGGCATGTGGCACCGCAAAGACGCCGATTGATGCGGCATCGTTGGCAGCGACGGCGGCATCACGGGTAGAGGCGTCACTGGCGGCGCGACGTGGGGCGGCGTCGGCGGTAGGAGCGGTGGACAGCGCCGTCGCTGCGGCGGCTTCCGTGGCGGTTACAGAAGCGTTGGCTTCAGCGGCGGGTTATGAGGCGGATGATGTTGGCGCCGCTGATGTGGCGTTTGCAGGAATTAAAGCATCGCACATGGGAGCGACGGCAGCATCAGAGGGTGCGCAGCATGCTGAAGATGCAGCAGTTACACCTACGAACGCCAGCACTGACGCCTTTACAATGGCGTGGAATACCCGTTCTTCGTGGGTGAAAGGTAATCTAGAGGCTCACTATATCCTTGGAATGGTTGGTCTGACCACATCTTTTAATGATTCTGCCAAGAGTCTGCAAGAGGTGCTGGTCAAGTTTGACGAAGCCATTGCTTTGAGCAAGGTTCTTCTGCCTGAGTAAAGGATTGTTGCCTATAAGCTCGTTACCCATCAGGGTCGCGAGCTTGTGGCATTGATCGGATAGCTGAGGCTTCCGGGATTCGATAGATTAGTAAGGGAGATCGTAGGTGGTGGTGTCCTACTGTTGCAATCATCAGCAAAACGTTGAAGGTGGCAATATAGGGAAGAATACATATCCTGACCGTTTGAATTACTCTATCGGAGTCGCTGTGGGTGAGGGCGTCTTAAATACTTACCCATCATGTGGGGACCCAATGTTAGGTTGGATCTGATGGATGCGTTGGTTGGGGCTGCCCATCAATTCTATCAAAAGGTTGGCTTAGAAGCAGCCATCCTCTAAGGAGTGCCGCCGTAGAAAGGAGCTGCCCGCCGAAAGGCTAACCCATCACTACCGCTATAAAGAGGTGATGGAGTACGGGGAGCAACGGTTAAAAAATACCTCCACAAATCAATAGATGAATCTAAAAGTAGTTTATTGAGGAATAGTGGTTGCGGATTCTGTGTAGCTTTGGCGTAACAGCACATTGATAGAGTTTTCTCTTAGGTTTTGGTATGTGTACCTTTTTAATCACTGCTAGGTATTATGCAACCTATATAAAAGCATAACCCTGTTTGCTAAATTGCCTGTCTGACGCATTACGGGGTATAACTGACTGTGCCGACAACTACCCATCGTTAGAGTCCACCTTTGTCAATGAAGCGTGGTTAAGGGTAGAGCATTGACGCAAGGGCGAATGGCGAAACTGGTAGACGCAGTGGTTTCAAAAACCGCCGAGGTAAAATCTCGTGGGGGTTCGATTCCCCCTTTGCCCACCATGGGATTACTTTGTAATTCCCATCTGTCGAGCAGTGGCGGAAACGGATAGACGCTAAGGCAGTATGGCTGAGCTTAGTGATGATAAACTATCACTAAGCATGCTGGTTCAAGTCCAGCCCTCGACACCGATAGATTCCAATCATGGGAAATAAATGAAAATTTCAGAAAAACTGATTGAAGCAAAATCATATTTAACTGAGGAGACATGGCTACAAGGTCGACTTTTTCTCATTGAATTTGACAGTGGTAATATTCGTTTATGTGCTCATGCCTCTTGCGCTGTTGCAAGTAATGAAGCGATAAAAGCGCACTATGATAAAGCATGTGCGATAGTGGCTGCAAAGCAATATGCCTATGCTGACATCAGCAAAGCTACCGAACTAGGTGAGCTAACTTTGCTGATTGTTGCGTCTGATAAAGGAAACCAGTTAGCCAAAGATGGTGTTATGGTGGCTTGGAAAAACCGCCCATCATGGCTTAATGAAAATAATCAGGTAAGTTACGTAGCAGGCATGGCGGGACTAACCATCGATTACAATGACACACATAGTTTACCAGAAGTTCTAGCCAAGTTTGATGAAGCTATTGCTGTAGCGCAATCTCTGGGCATCTAGCCTTTTCTCAAAGGAAAAATATTATGTCATGGATCAGGTCATTTCGTTCCCATCGAGAAGCTTGTGACATGAGGGATGTGCTCACGAAGCATGGTTTTGGAAAACGAGAAGATTTCGATGTTGTGACATCCAAGACTGCTTCAAGACTTTTTGATCTCAGTTATAATCACACCGCTTTTATGGTGCGCCCATGCAACAAGGAAACACAAGATCTCAATAGCAAGTACCTTTTGCTAGCAGTGCAAGCCAGTAACTTCTTGCATGGCTGGATTGCCTGCACCAACACCAAGAAGCCGCGCCCGAAGGTATCGTAACTGCAAGGTTGGAGGAGGGGTTCCCTCCTCCAACCTTTGCTATATGGCTTATGGTACAACTTTTGCATTATGCACAATGAATGCCAACATAAAAGTTTATAGGGTTTGCACTTCCCATCAGCTTTTGTTTGGTGATATTGATCGAGGAGTGCCAGAGAATTATGTGTGAGTTTCAAGTTGCTCTAACGTTATCCCAGATTGACTCCCCAAACGATGATCGTCAGATCATCGCTGCATTGGTCAAAGCCGGGCGTTTCGTCATAGTAGCTGAATTTCCACGATACTGTCATCTGACCGATGCTCTTATTGGAAGCGGAAAGATGATGGTCTCCGATCATGCAACTCGCGAAGAAGCGCTAGCAGCAATGCCTGCTGACGAGGAAGAGTTGTATCATTATGTACTTCCCAAACCTCAGGCGAATAACGTCAAGGTGGTAAACGAGGAAAAACAATCATCCGTGGAAGATGAGATTCCTTTCTAAAGACCCATCAAGATGAACATACGCAAAAGAAAGACCTGAATATGAATGTAGGTTTGTCCTACCGCGGCGCCGTCATCCTGGATATGCTTAAAGCGAAAAACGGCAAGGTGCTTTCCCATCGTGCCATTGGACGGCGGCTTTGGAAAACCGATGCTCCTGCATCGTGGACTACCATGATTGCAATTGAGATTGGCAAGCTGCGACGGATTGATTCCAATCTGCGTCGTCAGATTGTCAATGTACATGGCAAGGGTTACATGTTTGGATGCACTGTGCTCCACAAGTAACCCATCAATCACAGATACATCACATAGACAGCAGTAACCAACATCAAGAAAAGGGAGACCTGAATATGAAGACCTACAGCAATCGTGACGGCAAGGTGACTGAGACCCGTGAGAGCGCCATGCGAAGGATCAGCACGGGCGACACGACCGCAAACGATCTTTCCCATCCGAATCAGCATGTCCGTCGAGCGGCGTGGCTGGCGAGCGACGCTCAGTTGCCGGAAGAGCCTGTCGCGCTGAAGCATCTGTTCGCTTCGCTGTGCCCTGGGGCTTTCAACAGGGTTTGCGCTCTCAAGAACGAAGGCGTTTCGCATGAGCCTCAGGAGGGAACCGATATCCCCATCAGTCTGATCTACTACAACGCGGCGGGAAGTTCCAAGCTCGCGGCGGCGTTCGTGGAGAAGCTTCCCATCTTCTTCGATCAGATCTAAAAATATGACGATGTGAGGCGTGGGAACTGAAAGATAGTAGTCAGGCACAATGACAGGTCATAAGGAAGAATTAAAATTCTTCCTTATGACGCTTAGTGCCATGCGCTTATTCTGACCCTGTAATGACTACCATTGGAGCGCAGCGCCTTACATCACGATTTAATCCCATCTTTTGAGATGGCTTGAGCAAGGGTTAAAGGTGACCTATGATTCTCGTGTCAAACATTAGACAAGATCTTAATAACAGTGGGCTTAACAGCCAATTGTCAGATGCTGATCTTCTGGGTGTATACGAAAAACTGTTTGCCAAAGGATATGATTATCACAATCATATTCTTTATATCCTTGCAGAGCTTCGTGGTACATCTCAACGCGAATTGCAAGAGACAATAGACTGGTGTGGTCCTGGTAGCTCCGAGGATATGGCATACTTTGACAAGGTATGTCCGTAAACCTCATCAAGCAATAAGCACCAAGAGATTGTCATGCCACATCAAAAAAGGATCCCAGGGATCCCATCGGATATATAAACCTATACGATACTTGCGAAATGCAGAAAGAAAAGGTTTAACATTATGTTCTTCACGTGATGTGAGCGCTAAACTCTGTCAATGGGCTTGGATTTAGCTTTATAGGTAGCTCTCAGTAAAAAGTGAGCTTAGGATACAAGCTACGTCTGGTAAGATTGACAGAGACTCTAAGAGGGCGGCGCTAACATAAAAAGCCCTGCTAGTTTGTATCACCCATCAAATTAGGAGAATACCTAGGAGAATATCAGCCATCAATACGATGGCGCTAATCTCGGATTACCCTCTCACTTGGCGGCTGTAATTTGGGGGTTCGAATCCCTCTGTGCTTTAGGCATAGCTCAATCGGTAAGAGCAATCGCTTTTAAGCGATCATTACAGTGTACCTTGTGAGTAAGGCGAAACTATTAGCTCTCCTATCAAAGCTCCCATCCAAACACAGGATAAATCAATCCAAGTGCAATTCCTGTTTCCTGTTTTTTTGGAACCGTAAAAACGGTATGATTTACTCCTGACATAATTGTACGCCCGATTCACTAACTAGGGCTATAGATACCATAGGGATAACTTAACGCTCTCCCATCAGATCGTAGCGTTACACGGGATGCAAGAGGCTTGCTGGGCGGACAAGGATCCATCCGCAATATTGAAGATGCTGAGCATGCCATATATCACCAGGGTTTCCGGCTCAATGGGTTTGGAAACACTTTGATAGATGCAGATCATGACTGAATACTCATTCAATAAAACCACCTAACACTTGCTATAACACCCATCATATAAGGCGGGTTAGATAAAGCTGAGGAAACCGTTGGGAAGTTGAGTTTTGATCGAGACCTTATGATGATTGCGCCTCGCGCATGAGGGTTGGTAGGATACCCATCTATCTACCAAGGCAATGTAGATCAAGACAACCGATATACCACGTCTTGAAGAACGTGGATCGCCAACGGAGCATTAGGGCTACGCTCAGCGCCCGCCTAATGTTTAACTTGTGGTTAGTGTATAGTTAACAAGAGACCCTTGTATTGTACCCATCAATCTTGTTGATTATGTACTGTTCACAAGCTCATTGAAAAGTTATCATATCGAGGTGATATCATGACGCGCGAAGCACCCAAAGGTTTTGAGATCATTGTGGCTCCTGTCTGTGGCAGTGAGGAGAATGGCTGGAGAATCTGCGGAAACGATAAATTGCGTCAGGTTGTTCTTGATCCCATCAGCGCGGAGGCTCTGGCACTCTCAGAGCGTGGTTCTGGGTTGGTGGTCATTTTGCGCCCGCAGTTCAATGAGCCTCATCTGGGCAAATATGCTTTCCGGGAGTATCGCAGTTTTGATGGTGGTCTGTTTGAGGAGATTCATTTTACCCTCGGCGCCAACACTTCCAAGCAGAAGCGATTGGACAATGAGATCGTTCTTCCTTCGCCGCCCATCTCTTAACACCTCTCATGGTGTGTAATGGTCTTGAAAGGTCATCATGCATTGTTACGATCCTTACAACGTATCACATGTGATTGCTTACTTTGGTTACGAACAAGTTTTTTGCCGCGTTGGCAATTACGATGATGCTGAAGTTCATGGGAACAAGATAGACCGTACCTTCACCCAAGGTCTTGAGAATCATCTTGCCCATCGAGTAGGGATACACCCCGAAAACAAGCAGGGCTTTTTGTGGGTTGATAACAGTAAAAAAATCCATTACGGGATGTTCTATGATTGTGACTTTGTGCACATCGAATGGCACACCCATCGTGTATTCAAAGAGTCGGTGCCTAACAACTTCTCCCGCGGCAAATTCATGGTACAAGCCGCTTATCTAGAATATCTGCGGTTTCCCAATCATGGATCCACCATTCGAGTCACGCAGTACGTTGATGGTCCTAGAGACTTTATTAGGACTTCCAACAGATTCCATAATGAAACGCCCATCGGTGCTGTTCGTTTTGTAGTAGGTGTTGACAATTCTTTTTGGAAGCTGACTAACTGCGGCGACCAAGGTCTCACAACTACACGAATTAACATTCAGACACAAGGATACTAAGATGACTGAGAGAGTGAAGCTGTGGCGTCGACGAGATTTGATGTCAAGTAAACGCTTGGCGTCGTCATTGCTGACCGGATTGATGAGCAATACATCTGAGGCATGGAAGAATCCCATCAAGCTGGTTGAGATGTGCTATGCTATCTCTGATGAGTTCGTTCGTCAGTCCAACCGTCGTGGAGAAGGAACGGGGAAAAAGCGTCGCAAACGCTGATTAAACCTGGCGTTATCATTGTTCCCATCTTTAATGGAGAGTTTCATGGCTAAGGATCTGTTTATCGCAGCGGTATTTCTCTTGTGGGGCGGCGTCTATTTTGCAACGCCAAAGACGTATTATAATCCTCTCGTGGGATATTATACCGGACGATACACCAATGCCGCGTGGCTATGTTTCTTTGCGTCACTGGTGTGTGTCTGTGTGGGTCTAAGTGTGCTTCACTAATTCCCATCTCTAACATGTGGGAAGATAAAACATGAGCAAAGATTTTCCCATTCCGGTGGTGGTGCTTCGCAAAGAGTTTTCACAGATACGCGGGCGCTCACATGCGGCAACCCGTCAGGAATTTCTGCAAGCTTGTCAAGCATATCTTAAAGAATACAAGCTACCTGAGACTCCTGACAATTGGGTACATGCTGCGAAGACGTGTCGTATTCACTGTCGTCGATGTGATGGCACGGGAATGTTTATTACTGGCATGAGCAATGGTCAGCCCATCGGACCTGGTGGACCTTGTTATCGATGTAACGGCAAGGGTTGGCAGAATGATGCGGATGCTCGGCGCAACTTTGGTGCTGATATGCATCAAAAAGTAATTCTCTAACAGACCATCGGAAAAAGGAGATGTCATGTTCCTTGAGGAAAATCACGAGTATCTCCAAGTAAGTCGAGCGCTGAGCGAATTGGTAGCTGCCCTGACCCATCTGGACATTGCTATCCTGTGTAGTGACGCCACTTTGACAGATGCTCGCGCAGCAGTCGTCAAAGGAAAACGGCAGCTTGAATTGCGAAAGGCAGAGATTCTGGCAAACCATTATCAATTGTTGGAGAAACATGGTATGCTGTGACAGATAGCATTGTCCTGAAGCCCACTGCTAAAGAAGAGCATCAGGCAAAAAGGCGATCTAAAAAAGAACGTAAGGGAAAATCTTAACGTTTCCCATCCACCGCACACTAAATAAGGCTCATATGATCAATCAGATTGTTGAACAGTTTCTCATTGCTGCTTGTATCGCTACCATTGAGGCATCGGATCGTCTGACTGAGGAGTTTAACAACGCTATGAAAAACAGCATCGCCAGCAATGGCTGGGGGATGTTTTCTCCTCCGGATATGGGCAAGATGCATGCCATGGCGGCGCTGGACTATAATGAAAAGCGATGGGTGCCGATGCTGAGCCTCATCGAATGCTAGCCCATCAGAAGGATTCTATACTATGAATATGAAGTGCGCTCCTGATAATCCCAATGCTGTCTTTTTTGTTATCGATGGATTGCGTTGCATAGGCTCCAACCATCGTTGTCGGATGCCCATCATTGAGGATGATGCAATCTGGTGCGGAAGTACCACGGCTCCAGATATGGATAGCTTGTACTATACAGATTTTGATGACGAAGAGGATGATCCTGTGGACCACACCTAGGACCTTCTGGCGTTAACTGTTAAGACTTGAAAGTGGCGGGTAGCACAACGCTCCCGCCACTTTTTTGTTTTATTATGAATTGGTATAGTATTTGCAATATACATTAACCATGCCAATTCTATCTCCCATCGTTTTTCCTACATCAGTAAGGTAAGACCTAACAAGACATTTAAGAGGGTCAAGAAAAATGAGATTCAGGGAGATTGGTAATTTGGGGGTTGCTGTCTTGATTGCCGAAGATGTCCCATCGCTCAAGATGGATCAGACAGCTTGGCTTTATGCCATAGGCTGTGTGTCAGCTATCTTCAGTGGTATTACCATGCTTTCCACCATTGTTTTTTAACCCATCATCGATAAGTTTAAACAACTGTTATGAATACAAGTATCAACATCCTTCATGTTTCGATGATTTTGGTGGGCTTGTTGTCTCTGTTGGTTCCCATCCTGTCATGAGTCCAGTCGAAGGTTACCGTTATTTAACGGATGCAGAACTATTGGGATCTTTAATTCCTTGGGGACACAACTTTTCTCCCTCTGTTTCTCACGCGGTGTTAAAAGCACCATGGGAATTGCTAGATGGTGAACAGTTAGGAACTCAGGTGTTAGTCCCATCAGGTCATTATCTGTTGCAGCGTATGCCCAATCCTTTTGGCTACGCCGCTCATTGGTATGTGCTGGCTGGAACATCGGTTGGCATGACATGCTCTGCTTGGGCGCAATGGGTGAATGGCGGTATTGATAAGCACGGCAAACCCATCAATTGGGGAGTTCGCGAGATTATTCTTTATGTAGGTGGAAAGAAATTTCCTCCTCTTAATATAGAAGTAGCTCGCAAAAAAAGGATGGTTCCTGTGGCTGACAGTCGACCGCCTAGCAGAAAAATCCCATCCATGCTTGAAGTTCCTCTGTTGGAGCAGCATGAGCTTGATGCTCTAGCTGCTTGTCGGAGTGAGCAACAGTGGATTGATGTGTGTTTTCAGGTTACCAGCAAGCGCGGCGGAGCCTTCCCATCTGATTGGCATGCTCGCGTTATGTGTGGTCTGAAGCAAAAAGTTTTCAAGCGCTGGGAGTAGTCGTGAAAATCTGCCTCAATCAATTTGAACATAATCGTCAGTTGCGTGATCGTGCCGTTCTTTGTCAACCCACCCATCAGTTGACCAATTGGTGGGAGGATGAGATTGATAATGTGCAGGAACTGATCCCCATTATCTGCGACTCCATTGACAAGTCTGGTGAAGTCGTGACCATTGTTGCCCTGAGAGATTCTGGACTGCACTCTAGGAGCTTGGTGGAGATCAAGCACTTTGTTCAATGGTGTGTAGGTGTATCATAAGCTGATCCTATAACTGGATTAAATGTTATGACTAACAGAGAAATGCTTACCTTCATATCAAGTGATGTAAAACAAGCTTTCAAAGATGCTGAGCATGCCTTGAACCAGTGTCCTGAAAAATCATATTCTGCGGCTTCTACTGCTTTGTTTTTCGGTGTTTCTATAGGGACGGGTATCATCATCCCACCCTCATCCGAAAATGATCTTGAAATGGAAGCTTTCAGAAAAATGTGCATTTACTACACAGTAGTGTTGAGTAAGGAATAGTAAAAGATGGCATACTCGATATATGTATACAGCAAGCGCCCATCCAATTCATTTTGGAAGTGCCCCAAGTGTGGCAAGACCATGCGAGCGCATAGCGCTTATCATCTCAAGAGCTGTAAAGGTTCTTTCTAGAAAATTCCCATCATGAATAAAACGCTGCAAAACTTACATCCTAATGCCAGTCGGCATATGATACGTCCAGCGCGGGTGTTGTTGAACTTTATCCATCCCGATATCACGGTACGCACTCATTGTCAGGGTGAAGAGTTTTTGTTTGATTGTGCAGCCACACATACTGTGTATGCCAAAATCATTATTGGTTGCCACCATTATCATCTTCACTTTTCAGCCTACGGTAAGAAACCAAAATTTGAATTGGAACTTTCCCGTGGCAGACTGGACGACAGCAATCTTATCAAGTTAGCTGACGCTTTGAATGCTTTGGCTGCTCTGGGAAGAGTTATGAGTCTAGCCGTTAACCCATCAGAGGAATAATGATTACAGAGAAAGAGTTGACTGAACTTGTAGAAAAGGTTCGAAGAACCGAGAGGATCTGTTGTGTGGCTAGAGATACTCGACATGATCTTGATTGGGATCTTTGGAAGTATGCTAATCAAGAGGAGGGAAAATTCCTTCAGTCTCTCAAAGATAAACTGAAGCCCATCGGTCAGTAAAGACAATTAAATGTACAAAGACTCAGAATTGAACTTCATTTTGATGAAGATGTATTTGAGCCATGTCAGAACTGGGTCACCCATCCCAGAAAGTTTCTTGTATCTGGGAGAGATGTTCACCATCAAGGTTTGTCGCGCTAATAATATCGTTGGCAATCCCATCAGTATGTTGTCTGCTTTCAATCAAGAGACCGAAGCTTATCAATCACAGATAACTTTCTGGGATAGACAATGGAAATATAAGTCACGTTCCTGATTCTTTATTAGTCCTCTTAGCTCAGTCGGATAGAGCAATGGGTTTCTAACCCATCGGTCGGGAGTTCGAATCTCTCAGGGGACGCCGCAAGACGATGTATCCCATCAATTTATTGATTAGGTGTTATACCATGGAAGTTCGTGAGTTAAGGAAGTTTCTCAATTGGTGTGCGGAACATAATATCGCTCTGGTCAAGGTGAACGCTATCAACGTGGCACCACCAGAAGAAGTGGCATATCTGTTGCCTGACCAAGTGAGTGCTTTGTGCGGACAATTCAATAATCGTCCCATCCAACCTTATCGTCACGGGTGACAAGATGATCAATCAAGCCTTTGACCGACTTGCCCAGGAAGTTCGCGATAACGATCGCCAGACTTTTACTTTCTCGGAAGCTCAAGGCTGGGCAGAAGAGTTAGGATATAGCGCTGAACGCCCATCTGAGGTTATCAAAGCTCTCAAGTCACGAGGACTACAGATGGTAGAGAGGCATCCGCCCAAGACTTTTCGTACGTTAAACAGCAATCCACATGATCGTTGGATTGTTTCCAAGACACATGGTGGCGGCGGCGGCTCTAGTATTACTGGAATGGCTGGCTATGAAGGATAATCATTGTGGCGATGAATGTCATGGTTGGTCCGCCGTGTGGTGTGCCGGATGTGGATCGGTTGCGCCATGCGCCCGAAACGATTGCCCATCCTGTCATGACGTGCTACAGGAAACCCAGGCGCGACGAGAAGAAATGAAAAGTTTCGGTGGTTCAAGGGTTTTCGCTTCGCGACCTTTACGTCTCCAAAAGCGCCTTTAACCCATCACCTTACAATAAACATTTACCTCAGATCGAAGAACCAAGTGATGAAAAAGACCCTTTCTCAGCGCAACCGTTTTATTTCTCCCAAAGCTGCACAGCAAGCCCTTCGTCGCCGTTTGCCGGCTTTGATGAAGAAGCTGAATGCTATGATAAGGAATGGTAGACGATGGTTTGGGTCGAACATCGACTTTGAACCTCCTTTCATGCCATTGGTTCATAAAGCTTTGATCAACGCTGGCTGGGAAGTGTCCGAAGAAAAAATTGGCATGGGACATACATTGAGTTTCCGCGCCAAGAATGAAAAAGATATCATCAGGTTCTAATAAGAGCCGCTGCACCATCATCAATTGTATTAAATAAGGATACCATGATCGAACAGATGATTCGTCAAGCGATTGAAGATGAAAAAGATTATCTGCTTCGCATTGCTCGCCTTAACAAGCTGCGGATGTTTTTGGATGCGCTAGAGAATGAGGCACAACGAATCAAGAAAATCGATCTTCCGTTATGGTATGTACAAGAGAATCGAAGCTATTACGGATATCATACGCATAACGGTGGCATCGAAAGCGGATCTTGGTTGATGATTCGTCAGGATGTAGATCCTGAGATCCTAGAGTGGGTCAACGATTGTTGCAATAGTTGCCGGTATCTTGTTTCTGGATCTGAGGGATGGAAAGGTTCGCATCCCATCTATCACGGATTCTGTGATAAGATGGTTGAAATTGGTAACAAGGTAACGCCATCCAAGCTTTATTATAAGGCAACTAATCTTCGTTATAGCAGCCAAAGCATTCGCGAAGGCTTAGTCAAGCGACTGGGAAGTCATACGTGGACACAGTGTCCACGCGATGTCAATGATCTGCCCATTTATCGCTGAGGAATTTCTGTTACGTCTTTGAGGAGCGTGGGATTACCCCACGCTCCTCAAAGTTATTGTTTAATTGGCACTAGCATTGCAATATGCGAAGAGTATGCCAGTTATTTTCCCATCATCATAATGATCTCTGATAACTTACTATATGGCGCTATCAAAAGCGTTCCTCACTAAGCGTTGCCTATCTTTGCGCTGGTGAATGTTATAAGGTCGGAACAATCCATCATGTTTTCTATCTGTGGAGCCGATTGCACATCGGACGGTCGAATCGCGGGTCTAGAACCACGACTAAGAGCTGAAAAAGGCGAAAGCGGCGGTCAGCCAACCCATCCGTTGGAGGCATTGAAGCAGAGGAGAATGATTGGTGGTTTATTTCGTTAAATGTCGAATCTAGTTGGCAGAGGATATGCGGATGCACTTTAATTCGAGCTAGGCACATGCTCAATTGAAGTGGGAGGGGTTCGATTCCCATCCTGAAATATCATCGGTGCAAAGAGTATGCTTAACTAGGTGCCATTCAACATTTAACGAAACAAGCTACCCATCAAAAACTAGACGTAATGAATAACCATGAATAAGAAAAAAGAGATTGAATTGCTTCTTGGGTGGCTGGCTAACATTCCGATGCGAACGCGACATGTTGTAGCTTGTTACAACGTGGATCTATATAAGCAGCTCCTTCAGATTGAAAGTCAATGCTTGACTTTGGCGGCTGGAATCACCGGCTCCCATCTTATTCCCAATGGTGTTCATCTACTGATGAGCGTCGAAGACCTTGCGAATGTGTTGAGGCGCAATCCAGAATTCGCCGACAACTGCGCTGCGGCTTTAGTAATGACACGTAGTCTTCCCATCCAGACTGACAACTCGGAAAAGTAAAGGACACTACATCACATGGCATACACCGTTTTTTATGATATGCTTGGTTTGGTGATGGTGCGGATTGAGAATACTTTGGGTGCAGAAAACGAAATGATCTTCGTTGCTCAAAGCGGACGACGCTTTCGTTTCTGGCATGAAAACGATTGCTGCGAGAATGTTCAGATCGAAGAGATTGTTGGTGATCTTAATGATCTGATTGGTACTCCCATCCTGATGGCAGAAGAAGTGAGCAATGAAGATGCTCCAGTTTATAACGGAAGCGAAAGTTATACTTGGACCTTCTATAAGTTCGCCACTGTTAAAGGTAACGTAACAGTGCGCTGGTTGGGAGAGTCAAGCGGTTATTACTCCGAAAGCGTGAGCTATGAGGAGATGGCGCCCGAGTCTTTCTTCGAAGAAGAGATAGCTCCCGAGACACATCGTAATAGTCAACCCATCAATCCTTTCGAGGAAGCTTAATACGTCTCGGTCAGCTCTCACATCCGCGATTAATTTTCCTCTTGATGTGAGCCCATCATGAATACCTGGGAAGAACAAATTAGTGTTGGACAATGGCGCTGGCATGCCAATCAAGAAAGCCTAGCATTCTTAGTAGAAAAATGCGATACTATGTTTTGCGTGATCTGCTATCATGGCGGCAATCCAATTGGAGAGTATTGGTATAATGCCTTTGATCTTCAAAGAATTTATCCTCAACCCATCAGCTCTGATCAGATTGCCAAAGCGCTGACATCATGTAAAGACTAGCAAGTTAATAAAGCTTTTCCCATCAACGTCAAAACATCAATAACGGTAGCTAAGAGATAACAAGGGAGCAGAAAAAACCATGAATACTGGAAGCAAGGTTGCGGTTGTTGCGGGTCGTCATCGTCGGGCACTGGAGGGTTATGCGGGCACGGTGGATACCGTAGTTCGAGAGAGCGGTAAGGTTTGCGCTACCTTCGTCGATGGTCATGGCGAAGATGCCAAGCGCGTTTCGTTGCTCTTTGGTTTTGGTGAGCTCAGCGAGCTTGGTCTCAAGAAGTAATTCAAAACCCATCAGCGTTCACAGTTTCGGTTAAACCACAAGATTAACGATAGAACATCGAGGTTTATTATGAGCATTGATTCCAGCAAGTCGGCACCGGTTACTCGTTACGTTTCCAAGGGCTATTTGAGGTTCGATGTCTTCGTCACCCATCGTGACCAGGGCACGGTGCAGTACACCATGGGGAATGACGATACGGTCTACGAGAAGAGTCCGGAGGCATTCGATACCTGCTATGGTGTTCCTGGCAAGCGCTGACCCATCATGAAACAGATTCTATTAGGTTTCGGAGTTGGATGCATAGCCACCGCGATGTTTCTTGTTCTCGCAGCGACTGTGTATATACTTCTCAAGTAGAACCCAACGCTCGGCGGCAACTGGTGCTTTGGCACTGGTGCCGCCAATGGGCGTTGCAAGAAGACGGTTTTTAGATGTCCCATCGGACATCAAGATAACTAAGAGAAGCGACGCAATCAAGCGTTAAACGATACTAAGGAGACACGACAATGAAGGTTGACAATATCTCGGTGATCAAGGCTGCTGACGGTACTATCGACTTCGATGCCCTGAAGGTGCAGTTCGATGCGAAGTACACCGCTGAATACGAGAACGCGCTGACGGCGTTTCTCAAGAAGGTCGAGGAAGCGGATGCTGAGTTCAAGAAGGTTCTTAACGGCGACCCCGAGGCTATTTTCAGCAATGCCGCGGAGTGGTTCTTCGATACTTACGGTGCTGCGGCTCCCAAGCACAGCAAGCTGTCGATTGTGGAGATGACCGTTGGTAATCTGGTCACGACGGGCAAGATCAAGATGACCGACATGAAGGTGGTGAAGGAGCACTTCGCGGAGTGGCTGACCGAGAATACCGACAAGCCCGGCGCGGGGGCGCGCTTCACGCAGAATTCCAAGCAGGGACGCGATGCTGGTCTGTATCGCACTCGCAAGAACCCTGAGATTGTCTGATAGGGACTGATGCAAGATGTCCGGGGCTTCTTTCAGAAGCCCCGGACATCTTTGCTTTCCCATCAGACAATCAGAAAGACTATTCACATGAAGTATTTTGTTCTTATATTAACTGGAGGTTTGTTCTTTCTTGCATGTTCCTTAGTGTGGCATTACTGTTCTGAATGGTGGCACGCCTTGCTTGCGTGCGTGTTTCTGTTTTTCTTTTCATTCTTCTCTATACTAAGTGGTATGGTTATACAGGATGATTGACCCATCACTTATTCTTTTGGCTATCTTTAAGAGAGGAGTAGATTATGACAAATGAATGGGGAATGGTTCCAGTCTTCAATCGACACAATATGCAAATTGGCGAGTCTCTGTACGAAGGAGATATCATCATGGTTCCGCGCGATAACAGTTATCGCGTTTTCAAATATGAGATTACTGGATCTTATGTAGAGACTTCGCATCAAATCATCGGTCTTGATTTGAAGGACGATTAAGATAGATTCTCACGAATGGGCGCGTATGCGCCCATGATATTTATATTTATTGATTGGCATCATCATTGCATTTTGCATATGCTATACCAAATCTGTGATGAATCAACCCATCACACAATGAGTTGATAATAGATCAGGAGATTTGAGTCATGAGAAAATTTTTATGTTGGCTTGGTTTCCATGACTGGATCTGGAATGCTTCGATTTTTGTTCCTAACAAGGGAATGTATCACCTTGCCGAATGTTCTGGTTGTAAGAAAAACAACACAGTCAGAAAATCTAGAATGGTGTTGAAGTAACCCATCTTCGAAAAACGTAGATTTATGAAAGTTCCTCGACGTTTTTATCCACAAGTAACTGCTCTTCTCGCCTATCTTCGAAAAATGCAAGTCTTGGAAACAATAGCCAATTCATTGCATAGCAAGTTGGAGGATGATTCCGCCACTGATGCGGATCGATCCCATCTGTTGGAAGTTTTGGATGAGATGCAAGGTGCTGTGGCTACCTATGAGGAACATTTAGCTCAGGGACCACTTTTAACTTGCATAGCCAAAACTCAGATTGCTATGTTAAGAAAACTTTCTGAGAGCAATCAACCCATCACTAATAAAAAATATCAGAAAAATAGATAGCTAATACAATGTTCATCGTTCAACCAACCCATCAAGTTCATAGGCAGATGCAAGATCGTGCAGTAGCTTTTCAGCATGCACGCCAAGTGAGCTACCTTTATCCCATCCAAGTGATAGTGGTTGATGAAGGTGATGAGAAGTACGGACCGGCTTCAATAGCAAGGTTCTTGAACGGCAAACAAACTTTTCCCATCTGAGGTTCAGCAATTATGAATTCTTTTGAGCGCAATCTTCGACGCACCGATCCCATCGCAGCTAGCCTTCTTGATGATGTGTTTGGCATTAGCGACCAAGAGAGTGCTCGATTGTTCCGAGAGGCTAACACTCAGAAGCAAGGAAAATTTCCTAGACTGGTGATGAACGGACATTTCACTATTGATAGTCAAGAAGCTGCTCCATATCTGGAGCGAGCTGCCGAGATGGCAGGGGAATTTAATCTGCCCATCCACTTGCAAGATCCGCGAGAGTACACGATACACATCGTTTATCCATAACGGAAGAACTTTCCATCGAGGTGTCACATGTCTCAAGTTGTTTCTAGATCCCTGGCACCAGATGCACCCAAGGATTCATATTTTCCCAATAATCCGCAAGCTGATCATGCCCCTGGGTGTTTGGTAAATCAATCAACATATAGTTGTTCATGTGGTTTAACCTCCCATCAGCTTGATACAGGATGTTTCGTTTTATACGATCCTTACAGCATGTATCGAGCCAATCATCTTCCCAAGATTCAGAAATATCAACCCATCACAGACATGGAAGGTTTTTTGGCTGGATTGAGAATCAAGAGCCGAGAGTTCGATATGGAGAGCTTCCGTCGAGAGGAAGAAAAATAACCTTCATGTCCAAAGTTGAAAATAATTCCAACCCTCAGTTAATTGAGGGTTGGTGGGATCGGCAATCTCGTCTATATGGTTCTGATCAGTCAAAATGGTGGGCACACATGCCCATCCACGAACGCGTAGAGATGGTAGCAGATATTATTAAGAGTGGTGCCATCCCTCTTTACACTGCTGTGGGAGCTAATACTCTGTATCTCCGTGGTGCTCCCATCCATGAAGTAATTGACTGCATCATCATTCTGTTGCTGAATGACAAAGACCCACAGATACTTAAATGGTTTGAAGATTTACAGTCAAGCTATTCCAGTCGTCTGTTGGTTTTGGAACTTGGCTGGCGTGGCTGGTTGAAAACTCTATCTGTCATCTAACCCATCAAAAGAATAAATATGGATAAGAAAACGATAGAAGATTTCATCGAAGCTTTCGCTTGGTTCGGATCGAATACCGATAAGATTGTAGCCCATCTGAAAACAGATAATGGTGCTATCAAAGCTGTAGCGAATTGGTTTACCCGAGCTTATTCCAACCCTCAGAGTTTCACCATGGTAAACGGTTTCATAGTTTCATCCACGGTGATTCGTCGGATCTATTGTTGGAACCCCATCAATCCTGAGAAATTGTCAGAAGCCCGGGATGCCATCCAAAACTTGTTTCCATCGTTGTATCAGTAATAACCCATCTCTGCAAAGAAGGAATCACATACGTTATGCTCTTCAAGATTACTCCGGTTGTTTGTGCCCTGACTTTTCTCATTGTTCTGTCCGGTTGCGGCACCCGTGAGGTGCAGCCTCAGTTCCCTTCGCCCGATCCTCGGACGGTGGATCGGCTTGAGACGGACGCAGTGGAAGCCAACAAGAAGCTGGCGAATGCTTATTGGGATAGCAGCAAGGCATGGGCAGAGATGCAGTATCTTCGTGCCAAGGCGTCTTACTGTCAGCCTTAACCCATCCCGAACTTTTACAACCCCAGAAGAGGCTTCAGATGAAGCTCTGCTGAAAAGCAAAAGGTTATAGATAATATACACCTCTTCTGTAATTCTTAGGTTCGGTGTTCCGTAAGCGTGTGCGTGAGTCGGTAGGACGCATAAGTTTCCCTGTTAAAAACACCTCTTTCTTATCTCTCATTGTACTCCGAGTTTTTATAAACCACCAATAATTCTGAAGGAGACTACACACCATGGCGAAAGATCCCAAGAGGAGCGACGATACCAGCACCGGCGTCAAGAGCATCAGTCGCTCGGCAATGAATGCCGCCAAGAGAGCAGCAGCCAAGGCGAAACAGAATCCCATCCTTCGAGGAGGAGTCTGCTCGTCCTGCGGACAGAAGTCCACGTCATGCAGCACCAATACCGCACACATGGGATGCCTGGGTTACTTCGCCGGTCCGTCAATGACAACCAACAAAACCTTTGATGATCCTCTTTTTGATGCTCTGGCGCAGCATGATTCGCTAAGCTATGATGGCACCATTCTCCGACAGCCCATCGAGGGGACCTGGATCAACGAGAGTGTTCTTCAGCAGCGTCGCGCTGAACGTCGGCAGGAAGCTCTTCTGCGCGCCAGTAAGCGAGTGATCCTGACCTCTGTTTTTGAGAAGTGTCAAGGCGAGGATGAGAACGGCGCCTATGAGTTTGACAAGTGTGTGCGCGTCAACGTGACTAATGGTCTGGGCGAAGCGGTGTCGTGGCTGGATGGCGCATGGCGCACCGAAGTTGAGCAGCAGGAATATGCCGCTCAGAAAGAAGCCAAGCTGCGTGCCAGCATTATTGAGGTGGCTTCTCCAGAAGAAGATCAACTTTTGTCGGGTCTCAGTGATCTCCCGGAATGTCCGGATGATTCTTACGAGAAGCTCCTTCTGCAACCTCAGGTTGATATCATTATCGCTGCGTGCTAGCATTATGAAGGTTGATTTATTTATCAACCCTGAAAACGTTAACTAAAGAAATCAACTGATCATTATCTGGTTGTTGATGGGGATCTAAAATAAAGATCCCCATCAACACACACACGGACGCAAAGATATGAATTTCGATCAAATGTCAATTCGTATTGCTGCTAAGATTGAGAATCCTGCGCATTGGATGTTGGAGCTTCGTCGTATCGCTACTGAGCTTCGTCTTGATGTGCGTCGGTGTCTTCCTTTGGCGCCTGAATCTTTGCAAATCGCTTGCCGGGCGCTGCTTGATGAGGCAGGCAAACAGAGACGTACGCCTGCGGAAATCCTTCGCGCTGTTGATTAAAGGAATCATGGGGCGGCTTCTCAGAAGCCGCCCCATTTTTATTTCTTGTTTAAGAACGGCACAGATTTTGCATAGTGCATAATACATGCCGCATTTTTCCCATCCAGAATCAAACATAACTAAAAGTATGGATAACACTACAGTTCATATTATCAATTGGTCTATCATGCGCTTTGTGGGACCAGGATATGATCCCATTGTATTGCATGGTGATTTTTGCGGACATCCGAGTCTTGATCGTGGCACGCCTAGTTCTTTTTTATCATTCGATAAGAAAAATTTGCTTGGCAAAAGTATAAGCGGAAAAGTCTATATTTTGGAAGCTTGTTCTTTTCGTCCGACTGGGTTTGCGCGCACGCTGGAAGATGCGTGTGATTGGATCGAGCAGAATTGGGTGAGAAAAAAATAAAATAATTTACCGCCCATCTATCAGATTTATTTTTCTAATATGAAGGATACTTATGATTACTCTGGCAAGATTTGATGTTTCTGAAATCCTCCCTCTAATAGGAGCAGGACAGGAGCCCATCATGCTCAAAGGTCATAGGGTTAAAGTTGGATCCACTAGATTAGAGTGTCTCAAAAGAAATCAGAAATGTGTTTCTTGTCATCGGGTTGGTACTGTCTTTCTTTTGCAGAGTCACCGTGGAGAAACACCACATCTAAATCTTTTCCATGTGATGGCAGATAAAGAGCCAGAAAACTGGAACTTAGTTGCATGGAAATCAATGTGGAAAAATTTGATGACTCAAGATCATATCATTCCTAAATGGTCTGGAGGATCTGATAGTATTGATAATTTACAGACTATGTGTTCGTCGTGTAACCATAAAAAAGGTGGTAGCACTCCAGAAGATCCTAGTCGGGATCCAAATTGCGCGACGCGAAAAAAGAAAAAAAGAAAGTAAAAGACAAGAATCTATCTCTATTGTCTTTTACGATCGGGTGCATGTATGAGAGTGTCTGTTATCTGATGCGCAATTATTTTAACACAATAGAAAATGAACGGTTAACATATGTCAAATTATTGGCTGATCTTTATAGTAACTTGGCTATTTACCTCTAGTGCATTACATCTTGTTACCTGGTTTATAGCGCAAGCTAAAATGAGGAATAAGATCAGTGATGCCTGGCTGGATGGCTGTATTGCCGCGCATAAAAGTGTATCTGTCTGTCCTTTTGAGCAAGGAACCGTGCAATCTATTTGGTGGCATCGTGGGTTCAAGCATATCAACCTTTTAGGGCAGTAGAGTAATGGGAGCTGATGGCGGTGTCTGTTGGGTTGCATTGCACGATGCTTCTCAATATAAAAGAGTAACCCATCTCTTAATGCCTTTCTATTTTCTTACCGAATATGGAAATGCTAATTGGCAAGAAGAAGCTAACGATGTTTTTCGTGATGCCAATGATTTTGGTCCCCCGAAGTATTTGGTAGGTACTTATGGTTCTTTTCAGGACTTTAGTATCTATGAGGACTTGCAAGAAATTCTGCAATCAGAAGACCAAATTTGTCTTGATCCATCTCTGACATTTACAGAATTAGTAGATGATTTAGTTTGTAGACCTCTAATGTGCTATGAAGAGGGTTCAACTAAAGGTAGTAGATGGCAATACGTCTTGGAGGGAATCTTTGGAAAGAACCTATTATACTATTATGATGTCAATGGTCAACACCCTTCCTTATTAGAAGCTATGTTATGGGAGGCAGTTCATTCTACATATTATGTATATGGTCGAGCCAAAGCGATTGATAAATTATTTCCAATCGCTGACATGCGCGTGTGTGATTGGGTGGATGAATTAAAATCTTTGCTTGATTATAAACATGTCTTGCATGAAGAAACATGGACATAACTGGTCCAATTATTTGATTGATAAATTAAGCTCTGGATTGATTCTGCAATTATAGAGTAAAGATGTGGTTCCAAAATCTTTCTGATACCGAAGAAGCTGGGTGGTTTCCTGAAACACATGCACACCCAGATAAGTTTGGAGATCTGTGGGCAATGACGCCTACATATAAACTTCAGAAATCATCTGGGCAAAAAGACATTGTTCTATTGTCTACTGGTGGTTTTACTCCTCTTCATGATGGTCATATTTGCATGATGGAAGCCGCAAAGATTCACATGGAATCTCAAGGCTTTCGTGTGCGTGGAGGATATATTTCTCCAGGTCATGATGATTATGTAGTTCAACATAAAGGCGTACGCATCTACGCGCCTGAACGTTTAGTGTATGCTAATAACAAGTTAAAGGATCATCCTTGGTTAATGGTTGATCCTTGGGAAGCTATTGGTTGTTCTTGTAGTGTTAATTTTACGACAGTCATTGATCATTTGGAAAAATTTCTTAACTGTCGTGTTTGTTTTGTTGTAGGATCGGATAACGCCAGATTTTCTTTGGCTTTCCAAGAGCATGGACTTTTGTGTATTGTACCTCGTTCGGCAGAAGTTTTACCTAATCCTAAATACCGAACTCGATCGTACATGCATAAGTCGCAAAATGTTTTTATTGCTAACAATGAGCCAATTATAGGTAGCAGTACAGACACGCGCAGAGAGATGAGTTTTGGTAACTTGCAAGAAAAAAAGAAATTAATTCTGCGTGTAGATGCCGATTCAGAGTCATATCTGAGTCGGTTACTTGCTATTCTAGTAGATTATTATGCTGAAATAAGTATTGTTAGAGTAGCTGAGCAAGAACTACCACATGGTATAGCTAATCTAGTTAGTTTAGATCAGATGATGGTATCATCTTTCGGTAACTTGGGTATCTCTAGAAACTATGCCGAAGGTGGCTACATCAAACTAGGATATATTAATCGTCCTGGTACTTCTGCTTTAGGGCAGCAAATAAAGTTTTTTACCAATCAATCCGTTTCTCTTTTTGATGATGATGTGGTGACTGGTAGCACGATGCGTAAAGTAAGCGCTTTACTTAAAGAAGTAAATTGTAAAGTGGTCTCGTATCATGCTTTGTCTTTTACTGATGAAGGTATGTATGAGATTTTAGATAGCAGAGATTTCCTTCCGATTTCCGAAGGTGGTTTAGTGGTACGTGGGATGAGAGTGCCATACATTTATCCATACGTGTGTCCACACGCACGTGCGTCCATATTATCTAATCAGGCTGTTGAATTTTCTGATCGTATTTATAAAGAATTCTGGAGCTAATAGAATGTAGATATGCTCAAGGAAAAATATCTAATTTTATACTATTTTAACATGATTATTGGTTCAGATAACGATTTGTTTGATTCAAATGATTCATTGAGTAAATCTCTTGTACTTTCATGGATTAAATATTTGGAAGACAAGAGTTATGATATATTATCTAAGCATTACCCCAAAGATGAAGCGCAGGTTGAGGTAACTAACGGTTCGCAAAACTTTATAGGAAAAATTGTTCGTTATCCCAAATCTTTAGGAGAATCAACAGGATGTCTATTTGTAATCGATAGAGAGTATGGCGGCGGTTCTTGGGTGCCGTACCTATGTATTACTGAAATAAATGGATAATTAATATGATTATTTCTAAACTCTTAAAAGATAAGATGCATAATAGAGGTGTACCTGGTTGGTTTATTCATGAAATATTTGATCGTAATTATCATATTAACGATGGAGAATTGTTGTCTTGGACATTGATTCCATTGCTAGATCAAATGCCCATCTTATCATCTCATAAAGATAGATATGGAGTTAAGGCGGCTGAGCAAGCAAGAGTATTAACAGATGCGGCGATGCAAATATCTTTGCAGTGTTTTCAAATCACACCTGGTTTTAAAAAGCTTAGTGATGAATTTAAGAATTATCTTAATGAATCTTCAACTTGGCATCTTCAATCTTTTTTTAGTGGAATTAGATTGAAGTATAATCACACTAAGTTGAAAAGTGTCATTGAAGCTAGCTTTTGGTCTAGTCACGATTATGGTGTTAAGATAAATGATTGGGGATTTAACCCAATGAATCAAGCTGCACATGCAGCGCATGTTTTTACACAATCCGCTACTATTCTTGATAGTGAATTTGTTTGGTCAGAAGCTGCGAAACTCTTACAGAAGATTAGTAAAAACAATGAAGATTCCTGAACATAGGCGTTGTATTCATGATCGTAATAAAAACCAAATTGGATATGTTTGGTATAGTGGTCCAGTAATTTCTATTGAAGGAAAATTGTACCATTGTTCAGATTATGATGATGGTTATTTTGAAGTAGTTCCCATCATTGTAGAAGGTGGGATCCATTATTGTCTTGGCGATTCTCGAATGAGTGATTAAAAAAAATATAATGAGTAAATCAAAAGGTAAGCAACAGGTAAATATTACTATTCTTTACGGTCTGCCTGGTAGTGGAAAATCCTTTTATAGTCAACGAAACAAAGAGACTAGAGTTGACTTTGATGCTATCATTAAGTCACATGGACCAAATAAATTTGCTGTTTTAAAAGAGCTTAATAGGCAAACAGAAATAAAATTATCAAGAAATTATTACTACACTAGAAACCATGCCGTAACTATTGATGGTTTGGTTACTACCAATCAACAGCTTCGAGATTTGATCGATTCCTTTACCAGTTACTTCCAACAATATCAGATCATTTTTAGGTTAGTATATTGGAATGAAGACCGAGAAGCTTGTCTTCATAACGATAAAAACCGTCGTACAATTTCTGCGGCAGCGGCAATTAAATCTATGCCGTATGAAAAACCGCATTTTGATTCTTTTCCTGAACTATCCCAGAAAAGAATTCAACCTATGAAGGTAGTGAAAAAGCATAATGCTATTTCATGGATCTCCCATCTGTTAAGAGAGTTGGATTATGATCCTATTCAGATCGAAACTATTACTGACACTATGCAATTGGAATCTAAAAGCTGGTGTTTGGGCGGAGAATGTTGCACTTGGGATGATCAATCTTCTGTAGTAGAAGCACAGGCTCCGCGGCAGTTCGAGGAGCTTGATAGGCTGCTTGTATATATTAATCCTGAGATTACAGCTATAGATTTTAGACAGATAAAGGATATCTGTTGTAGTCTATTTCATTTTTCCGAATCAGATTATTATGGCGGCAGCACCGATAATGCCAGACATGTATGTGATCTAAAACAGTTATATGAATGTTTACTAAATCTTCAATTCATAAATGAATGAGATACTATAATCATATGCTTTTTAATCCTAGTGATTATCTGGTACAGAAAATTTCTTTGCTAGAAGACTATTTCATTCAATTCGGAATTGATGCAGTAGTTTTTGGAATGTCTGGTGGTGTAGATTCAGCAGTAGTTGCTGGAATTCTCAAGCGTTGTCAATCACTCAAACGAGTGATTGCAGTGGCTGCACCCATCTCTTCTAAGGGAGCTACTAATCAAGATGTGGCGGCAAATCGAGCGGTCAAACAATGTGAGGCTTTTGACCTTGAAGTATGGAAGCTTGATCTTACCCCCGCTCAGTTTTGTTATGAAGGCATCATGAGATGTTCCCCATCTAATGCAGAGGGTGAGAGAAGAGTATGGGCAGACGGACAGATCCTTTCAATTGCTCGAACTCCTTTGTTTTATGGTGTGGCTGCGCATCTGCAAGCTGAAGGATATCGGGCTGTGGTTTCTGGCACCACGAATCGTTCCGAGGGATCATATATTGGATTCTACGGTAAAGGTTCAGACGGTATGAATGACATCCAACCTATCTCAGATATGTGGAAGTCTCAGGTCTTTGCACTAGCCAATCATCTGGGAGTGATTCCTGAAATTATCAATGAGAAACCGCGTGGAGATGTTTGGGATTCTCGTTGTGATGAAGAGATGATTGGCGCCACTTATCCTCAGATAGAAGCTTATCTAGAAGCTAAATGTCTTAGTTTTTCAATGAACCCATTTTCGCCCGCAGCCACGTCTTACCAAAAAATGGTTGGTGCTGAAGCGATAGAAAAACTTCATAGCATCAATCGTCATAAATATCTAGTCGGGTCCCCTGCTATTCATTTTGATATTCTTGATCGCCATATACCGGGTGGATGGTCTGAAATGAATAGTTATACCCATGTCCTTGGAAGACGTTATGTCTAAAGGTAGAAGGTAAATGAAGCTAAATATAGCTGACTTACGTTATTATTCGATTGCTAATAGAACGCAAATCCAAGCACAGGAAAGATGTGCTTGTTACTATTGTATTAAAATCTATCAATCAAATCTGATTGTAGAGTGGCATTTGGAAAAACGTGGTCAATATAAAGGGGAAGAAACAGCTATTTGTCCTTTCTGTGGAATTGATTCAGTGATTCAATTCGAGCATTCTTTCCATGAAGAAATTGATATTTCTTTTCTGAAGTCCGCCAGAGATTATTGGTTTCATAACAATAGCTCTAAATGATTTTGGATTCAAAATACAATAACTAAAAGTAATAAAATTATGCTTAATCTTGGATTCAAAGGTTCTGTGCCTGGCGCTTGGCGTGTCCCAGAAAACTTCAAACTAACAGCACATTGTTGCAGTGGATTGTCAAAGTCAATCCTTCCCAATCTTGCCTTATACATTCCAGACGCCTTATCAAAGAAGGATTGTGATCTTCTTATAAAACTATTTCGCAAACAAAAAACTGCTCCTGTAGCAGTATCAGGATACCAAACTGCTGATCCAAATGAAATTGGCAGTGTGCGTGCGACAGGTTGGGGACCAGAGCTGAGTGCACAATTGTGGGAGAAACTGTGTGCAGCATGCAGCGCATTTGGTGTTGCACTTGGCAGTGAGTATGGTCCTGTTTCAGTAAATCAATTTACACCCACTGACTGGTACGCTATCCCAGGCAAACGCAAAGAGCATACTAGATGGATAGAATCCGGAATTTCTCCAGTGCTTAGGTTTATGGAATACAGACATGGGGGACGTCATAATACCCATTATGATATGGGATTTGATTATGAAGCTCATAATCCAAACGATCATCGACGCACTCTTATGTCTGTGGTATGGTATTTGAATGAAGAACCTCATTCAGGAGGTTGTACTAGATTTATTGAAGACGGTCAATCCCATCTACCGATTTGGAATAGAAAGCTAGATGATTGGGAGCGTTCTGCTAGTGAAGATGAAGTATTAGCTACGCAACAGCCGCATCGTGGGGGTGCTTTGATTTTTTGGCACCGAATGGCTCATGATGTGCAAGAATTTACTGGTAATTCTCGCATCATTATCCGTGGTGATATTGAATTCACTGCGCTGAACTAAGTTAACCCCTCACTTTTATTTAGTGAATAAAATATGGATCCCATCATAGAACACATTTTGTTATCTTATACAAGTACCGGATTGGCTTTCTTTATAATTAGAGAGATGTTTATCTATCTTGATGGTGGTCGATAACCTTTTATAAGGATCATAACTCTATGAGTTACATTGCAATTATCAATCCCTCCAGTTGCATGGTAGTTACATTGGGACAAGGCACTCAAATCATTGATGCCAATCCTTCATTCTTTTTGCTTGATCTTATCAGACGTGGTTATGATATTGCTGTTATTTCTTCTTCAAATAAATTTTCTGATGTTGAGAAGTGTTGGCTTGATTTGATTCCGAGCGAAAATATCTTCCTGCCCATTGGTGAGAATGAAGAGTGTTTTGGGGTTTATAATTCCTCTGTTATTGCCGCTTGGGCGGCGGCTTTTAAGAAGTTTGGATTGAAACCACCCATCGATCAAACTCGTTGGACCAACTATAAGAGAGCTGCTCAAGAACAAGGAGTAGTAACGGATCCATCGGATCTACTTCCACAGGATAATTCTTAATCTTTTAACGCATAAAATTACAGGATCATAGTGATCCGACAGCTTGGGCGGGTGAATATTTACAATGAAAATATCTTACGAGTCCACAGCGGCTGCTATTTTTCTCCTTGAAGTAAAAATGGTTGTTGCTCATTTAGCTAGCGATTATATTTCGGAGCTAGAAAATAGATGCAGCTATCTTTCAATATTAGAAGGATGTGGCTGGACAGAGCAACAATTTGATCAAGAAACACTACGTCGTGTGGATGCAGGATGGAAATTTCTTCGTCCATCACCTCGTGGTAATCATCCAATGCATGCGTTGATGCCTGTCTCCCTTAACGGGATGGCGGGCATTCCGCCTTTAAGCATTTAAGGGGCATTAAATAGCATACATGATATGTTTAATGTACAGATCAAGAATCTCAATACTGAAACATGGATGTATGAAAATGTTGCCGTAATATCTTTTTTACTTTCTATATGGTGGCTGACTGGTCATCAAGCAGTTGAACTTATTGGTAGTGCAGCAGTGTTTTTTGGTTTTTGTTGCTCGTCAATTAGTGACCGTATGGTTGAGAGAGAAGCAGCCAGAACCAAACCTTTAGTACATTGTTATAGAATGTATTGGTGGTTCTTTTGGGCAAAAGAATGCAGTTTTGCTATCTATTTTGCCCTGCATGGCGCATGGAGCGCTATTGCTGGATGTATAGTGTTTGGTTTATACCCACTATGGCGTAAATACTGGCGTTACATTCACCCTTTGCGGCTTTCTAAAAGTAAGTCTTAATAGAAGACACGCGCCTAAAATTTAATAGGCGCGCACTTTGCAGAACCGCAATCTTACCAAAGGCTAGCGATTTTGCAAGTTTTCTTATGAATTGGTATATATTTTGCATAGTGCAATTAGTATGCCACATCTTTCCCATCACCTAATTGATTAGGACTTCCGAACATCTGAAAGAAAATTGATTATGGAAAGATCACTCACTAAAATTGTATATAATAGTTGTTTTGGTATATTCGGACTATCTCAAACTGCGATTGAAAAACTAGAACAACTGGGGGCGGGTAAAATTGGTATTGATTTTGATGAGCATTTTTGCAATCTGCCACGACATCATGCGCTTCTAGTACAAGTTGTAGAGGAGCTTGGTACTCAAGCTAGTAGTTATTATTCTGATTTAGTAATTGCTAAGATCGAAGGCAATAGATACATTATTGATTCGTATGATGGATGCGAATGTGTACAAGTCCCATCAAGTATCGAATGGGTACAGGACCCATCGAGTATCGAATGGGTGATTATAGACTAGAGTTTGGAGAAGTGATCGCAGTTACGAGATCCTAAGACGTAGCCTCAGAAATATCTCACTGTCGGATAGCTGGCAACGCAAGTTGTTGTAGGTCGCAGATTCATGATAGGCTTTGATGTTTTAGCTCCAATTCATAGATATTAAACGTAATTTTGCTTGCACATTAATCAACTAAGTTACTTAGCTCTGAAGCGCAATCTTCTAACATTCATGTGGAATGTGAAAAGGCTTAGATACCGATGTTGAATTACGTTTGATATTTATGCCGAAGTGGTGGAATGGCAGACACAGCGGACTCAAAATCCGCCGCCCATAAGGGCATGAGGGTTCAAGTCCCTCCTTCGGTACTAATCAATTTTAGGAGATGGTATATGTCTAAAGGTAAAAAATCAAAATCCATTACTATTCTATACGGTTTGCCAGGAAGTGGTAAATCTACATACGCCAAGGATACTGGTATTTCTGTAGTAGATGCTGATGAAATTGGACATAAATTCTTTGCATCTACAAATGAGAGATTTGCGTACTTAGCTAGCAAAGTAGAGTATGTATTGACCTCTAAATATACAGACTCTGTTATTATTGATGGATTATTTACCACCAATGAACAGTTGAGAAGGATTATAGATTCTCTTTCTTTTCTTTCGGAAAAATGGCAAATCACATTTAAATTGGTTTACTGGGTCGAGGATCGAGCAGCGTGTCTTGTTAATGATCAAGGAAGGAGAGCAAAAAGTTCCGCTATTTCAATTAATAATCTTCCTTTTGAAAAGCCTGATCCTTCAGTAGTTCCTGAGTTTTTCGTTAGCAAAAATAGAATTAAAGAAATGCAAGTAGTGCAAAGATCTCCTGCTCAAATTTGGGCGAAATCACTTGATCTTGATTCAAATAAAATGGAATTAAGATCTGAAAGTTGGTCTTTAGGAGGAACATCCGGCAATTGTTGGGACAATGAGTTGAGAAGAATCAGTCCAAGTTCGCCACTAGAATTTGTGGAGTTCGACGAGCTATTGCAAAAGGTTTGTCCTAACCTTTCTTATTTGCAATATAAAGAGATCAATAGATCTTGTTGCAGACTTGATGAACACGAATCAACTGATTATTATAGTGGTTCGGAAACAATTGTCCAACATGTGTGCGATATAAATGCATTATATAATAAACTTTCTAACTTAGGGATTATTTAATAAGATCTCCGAAATAGAAAATCAAATGTTTGATAGCAGGGGCGCCGCTCCCATCGTAGATGTTTGGATGACGTAGATGAAGTCATTGTAGTAAAATATATTGTCAAAATGACTAATTCTTTGAATGGCATATTACAACTTATCAACTACATGCGATAAGAATTATGTAATGTGGACCGGAGCAGAGAAAAGAGAACAGGACAATCTTCTAATTCTTTGGGTCGACACCACGTGCCCTTAGAAAATTTAGTGCGAGCTTTAAGCGATCGGCAAACGTGGTTATTTTTAGTTGAAGATGCTCAGGGAAGCTTATATGTCCTAATGCTATGATACCTAGCGCTGGAAGAGTGATGTGACTTGCATAGGAGAGACTATGCTTAATAACTACAATTAAATATTTTTGTTTCAGAGAAAATAATATGTCACCAGAGTTGGTTCGACCAAATCTTGAAGTATGGGTACATAGTCATTATCGGATGCCACAACGTGGCACATTAACAACTGGTCATATCATGACTAGTAAAGAGAAACCATATTCTTGGCTGACTGTCAATATCAATGGTCATTGTAGTGATTATGAGATCGGAAGAATTACTATTTATGGTAATAACCACGATCTAGCGTATTATTACCATAATGGTAAAAAGTTGTTTTATGAACATCAAGCAGCACATTTAGTGCCAGGAATCATGTATGATTGCGTATGATCCTCATTATGACAGACTATTTAGGGATAATGAACATATTTATCCCAAATTAGAATGTGATAAATATATTTATAGCAGTGATGGATCCCCTAACGGTGACTCATCAATTTGGTATGTACATGATTGTCAGACTTTCGACTATCTTTGTGATTCTTATTGTGATGACTCTGGTGAGCTAATTCTTCGTCCAGAATGGCAGAACAAGCGTAAGGCAGAGTTAAAAGAACTATATATTCCTGGATACTGGTCTTATCCTGATATTTATACTCTATCTATAGTTGTATTTACTTCGCTTGAAGCAATTACTAGTTGGTTTGAGAAGATAGATTATACTAGGATGCCAAGTGTAATTTCTGATCCTAAAGGTCAAAAATATAAACTTTACTGTCGTAAGATTGTAACTGCTGAGAGAATAGTTTAAATTATGTTAGAAAAAGTTTTCTTTAAAAAAGATTTTAGGATCTTCAGTCATAAAGATGAATTTATTTTTCATCCTGGTGTTAATCTATTAGTAGGTGATCAAGGCACTGGTAAAAGTACATTGTTTTATTTACTGGCTGGTAATCGTCAATTTTCAAATGTAATTCAATATACTACTACAGCCAATAGCAGTGTTCCCATCAGATTCTTTGACTTTGAGAAACATAATCCTCGCTCATCCAGCGCATTATATACTGAAAATGAGGATAAGCTCAACGCTCAATTAGGTTTGATGTTCTCCTCTCATGGTCAAGGTGTAAATGCTATTATCAAGGCAGCAACCCAATTCAAAGCACCAATGGTGCTAATGATGGATGAACCTGATATGGCTTTATCCCCACGTTCCGCTAAGAAATTGGTAGAAACTTTCCAATTACTTTCACAGAAAGGAATTCAGATTATTGCCGCAGTACATAATCCCATCGTCATTGAATCCGTAGATCAGGTGTTATCTCTGGAACATAAGAAATGGATGTCTTCTAGAGAGTTCTTAACTCAACATTTAAAATGACAATGATGTAGAGATTATAAATTAAACAATTTGGGAGCATAGCTCAATGGTTAGAGCAACCGCCTTATAAGCGGTTTACCGGCTGATTACCGGAAGCGTGGGGGTTCAAGTCCCTCTGCTCCTACTAAGACCCATCGGCTTACATCTTTAGGTGAATAATTATGGATACAGGAACTATATCATATCATCCTGATAATATAGGCGGAAAGCTTATTATTAGCGTTATGTCAAATGGTAAACTTGCAATAGATGTAAAATCACATGGATATAATCTTTACATGTTTACTTTTGATTTGGAGTCAGCCAAGAATTTGAGAGATGCTCTTTGTTCTGCCATTGAACAAATGGCAATTAACATAAATTTTCCGTCAGATTCATAATCATCTTCCTGCTATCTTTTTATAAGAGCAAAGTGATTGTTGAGAGTAGACTTTCCATGAAAATAAAAGAGATGATTCGATTGGCTGCGGACTTTGCCAAGTCCGGCGATCCGAAAAGAAGTTATTTTCTGGGTGCTATTGGAGTACGTAGTGATGGTGTAGTCGTTATGGCACGCAATGATATGATTCAAACACCAGAACCCTCTGCTCATGCGGAAGCAAGATTGGTCCGTAAACTTGGCAAGGATGCTTCTATGGTAGTGGTGGTGCGTGTTATGAAGGGTAGCGGACAGCTTGCCATGGCAAAGCCGTGTAAACACTGCCGCACGGCTCTGAAAAATTATAGAGTGAAGAAAGTATATTTTACTGCCGATAATGGCAAGTTGTCTGTATTTGAAATGTGAGTAGGGAAAACACAATGCTGATTGCTAAAATTGGTTCCGATTTTCAAATCACACTTGACGAATCAGAAGCTCCTGCTTTGAAGAGAGCACTGAAGATCTATCACGCACAATGTGTTGCCTGTGCTGGTAAACGCACTGCTAGACCTTCTCAAGGTCTTATGCAGATGCAAAATGATCTGAGTGTTATTAATGAATTGCTAGACGGAATTGATACTTTTCTCTCATGTGACGGAGTAAACACTACTTATGATCAATAGGTTTACATAGCCTAAAAAGTTGACATAAAAGAGCTTGAAGTTGAATGATGAATAGAGTCTCATCAATTAATTCAAGATGATTCCCATCACCCTATAGCCAAAGGTATAATCATGGCATACCAACGACGAAATAATGGTTACCGTGGCAATAACAAAGGCTATAAAGCCGTTACAACTTCTTCAAAACCGAAGCCTCGTTTGTCCCGTCCTTCTGAATATCAGATTGCTATTTTTGAGGCAGTAACGAAAGCTGCCGAACAAGTTATTAATAACTTTCGTTCGGGTATTAAAACTGTCATTGGTATTCATGTGGATGCGCTGGCAGGATGTGGAAAGACCTCCACGACAGTAGAAAAAGATTACTATCTGCCTGCTGAATTGCGACAAGACGCGGTTAGTGTAGCTTTTAATAGCGATATTGCATCTGTTTTGAAAGAAAGAGTTGCTGATGGTGTAGAATCAAAGACCATTCACGCTCTGGGGCGAGCTGCTTTGGTTCGTGCTTTTCCAAGGTTGAATTCTTACTCAGCACTAGATACCAGGAAGTATGATGGTTATCTTAATGCTGAGCTAGGCAACTGGGAGCCGCGCACTATGGTTGCACGAGAAAATGTCATAAAAATGATTGATCGGGCTCGTGATTACATGGCATGGACCGCTGAAGCTATGGATCCGTTGTTCGATCAATATGATATGGACTCAGGTCATTTGACTAGGGATGAGTTTTTGCGTCTGGCTCAAAAAGTTTTGGTCGCTGGTTTGCAAGATACTAATCGCATGGATTATGGCGATATGATTGCTATGCCACTTTACCATAACCTTGAGCTGCGACGATATTCTCTTCTATCTGTGGACGAATATCAGGATCTCTGCCCATCACAGCATGAATTGTTGGATAGGAGTATTAGACCTGGTGGACTGTTTGTTTCCGTAGGAGATGAGAATCAAGCCATTTATATGTGGCGTGGCGCTGATTGCGACTCTATTGCTCACGGAGTGGCTAGATACAATTCTACTCGTTATCTTCTTCCAAGAACCTACCGATGTGGGAAAGCTATTGTAGCTTCTGCGCAGGAATTTGTTCCTGCTTTGGAGTGTCCATCTAACGCCCATGAAGGCGAAGTAAGAGAAATGGCTATCGATAAATTGGTTGATGAAGCGCAACCTGGCGATGCCATTCTTTCGCGTCTTAATGCGCCTCTGGTTAAATTGTGTTTTGCTTTAATTCGCGCCGGCATTCCCGCCAATATCCAAGGGCGAGATGTCTCGGATAGGCTTAAATTTATGATTAAGCGAAGTGAAGCAAAAACCATTGATGCTTTGCTGGCGTGGATCGAGAAATGGCGAGAAACTGAAGTTGCTAGGCTGACACGTCAACACAAGCCAATTGAGACAGCCAATGATTATGCAGAGTGTCTTTCAACTCTTTGTGAAGGTAGATTTGAGATTGTTGAAGTAATACAGGCAATTGATGATCTATTTCCCAAGAATATGCCAGAGCGTATTGTCATTCTTTCTTCTGTACATCGTGCAAAAGGAAAAGAGTGGAAGAGAGTTTTTGTACTCGAAGATACATTTTTTCTGAAGAATGGTAATCCACGGGAGGAAGTTAATCTGGCGTATGTAGCTCGCACTCGTGCGATGAATATGTTAATTAAAGTGAAGAGTCGCTAACACTAAATATATGGGGGAGGATTCATGCCTCCCCCATATAGGTATCTATATGAAGCAAAATAAATCTCCTGGAATTATTGAAAATAGCTTTCGTCCTAGTGATGAAGAAATAGCCTCTATACGGACAGAGATATCTGACAGTATTATTAACGCAGAAAGAGTACGTCTTTTTGGTATTGTCTGGGATTCAAATTCTAATTGCTGGATGAACTTATGTCATTCTGAAATTAAATCTAATGTAGAATACTTTATAGATGATGCGAAGCGTCGCGCTAATATACTACTTAGCAGAATGGCATTACCATCACAGCCTTTAATCTCGCTACTTAAACAAGCTGATTTGCTAGAAGCTGAAGCCATCTCTCTTGATGATAGGTCAACTAAGTTACGTAAACTCGCTAATGGTCTACGTAAATGTGCCAACGATGATACAATAAAACAGCACAACGAACCCATCCATAATTTACGTACCCAGGTTGACGAGATTGCCGTAGCCCACCAAGAGCGACTCTATAAGGTGCAGGAGTTCTGCACCATTCCCCGGACGATCACTGAGATTGCCGACGCGCTCTTCGGCGCGAATGAGGGGTATGGAAAGATGCCTGCCTACGCGTTGGCAGGTGCCCACATTGAGTACCTTCATGCTCAAGGCAAGATCCGTATCGATAATTTGAATGATGTTGAAAAAGGGCGAGCGTTAGCGATTCGCTATAAGAAGAGTTAGGTTCTACACAATTGCCGTACGTATGTATGGACATGCGAGTATTTGTTTACCCATCTTCATCAGTGATTTAGAGCCAGTTAAAGAAAGAAGGCTAGCATGAGTGATCTCAACAATATTATTGAACGTGTTCATCGCCTTTTGTCATTATCGAAAAGTTCTAATGCTAATGAGGCAGCAGCGGCAGCGGCAGTTGCCAACCGGCTAATTGATACTTATCGTTTATCAGAAGCTGATCTTGAATGTCGTCGTGAGGCGACGGAACCGATTGAGGAAGATACTGATTACGTCTATCAATCTGGTAGGATTAATCCATGGAAGGTTGAGTTAGTCTCTGTTCTGGTTGGTCATTATGGTCTAAGCTTCTGGAACGATGTTGATTTTAGTTCTGGTCGCAAAGTAACTCGCTATAAGATGTTAGGTCGTAAATCTGACATTACTATTGCAAAATATATGTTCGCTTGGTTATCCACTGAATGTCAACGTTTGTGTGATATGGAAGCTAAAGGCAAAGGACATATTTTTGCCGGATCTTATTGTCTTGGTTTTGTACAAGGAATTGCAGCACAATTAAAGAACAGTCGAGCTGAAGCGCAAAAAGATGCCACTAGTTCATCCATTGTTAAAATTGATGCTAGAGGTGTAGAGGCAGAACGGTTGATGTACAGATTGCATCCAAATCTTCGAATGTCTTATAGTCGTTCTAATATGAGATATGATAGTGATGCCTTGATTGCGGGGAAAAACAAAGGTAAATCTATGCATTTAGGTGCTTCTTTTGGTACAGGCGGAACTCGCTTGCTATCACGATAGTAATAAGATACTAGCGCCGGAATGAATAATGTCGAGAATCCTTCGACGATAAAATAACGGGGCTTAATAAGATTCATTCCTGGCGCACGTACTTGAAAGTTACGGTTATATATGGCTACACAACTACCTCAACAATTTGATTGGTTGAAAATCCACCTTGGATTTTATGATAGATTAGAACTATCTCATACTGCATCTAAGCAGAAACTGTGGGAAGAATTGTTAGGTGACGCCTTAGATAGATATGTAGTACAATCGGTAGGCTTCATGAAGACTCCCATCCCTCAAAAATACTTACCTAAGGATAGGCAGAATGTATAAACATGCTTGGTTTAGCAAATTGCATGAACCATGGATTGGTTCATGGGAGGTTGATACAATAGATCAACGTGTTGTTCGTGCCACATATATGACTGATGTCTATAGTGCTACATATATTTTTCATGACAAAGTATATTTAGGACTAGTGAAGTATGATTCGCGAAGAGACTTTTCAATGAAAAGCTCATTCAATCCAACTTCATCTGTTATTCCTACTCCAGGAATAAACTTATGTTATAAGTGCGGACACGAAATAAAACTTCGAGAACTTTTTTTTAGTACCTACATCGGTTGTTGGTGCTAAATTTTTGCGATTTAACAATTTAAAATCAATTTGGAAAGAAAAAATGCGAGAGGATAAGGTTCCCAGTTCTTACAGAACTCCACTGAAGGGTCATCGAAATTTTGATCACGACGAGGATTCTGGTCGTCAAGCGGAAAAGATTCGCCGTCAGCGACCACATAGCTCGGAACAATATGATAAGAAACCACGACGACCAAATCGTCATGGCAAACCTTTGTGGTGAAAGACTCAAAAATGCGCGACTTATTTACTCCGGGCACGGTGTTTGTTTTGGGCGTTCTAATTCTATATTTTGGTGCACATATTGCACTTCAATATATAGCAACCCATCCAGAATATCCAGGGCAGTTACCTTGTAAATGTGAGTCTAAGTGAATCTCCAATAGATTTTGTTCTCCCGCCTTTAATGCTGGATCCACAAGTAAAGCATTATTGTTTCGTCTAAGTTGCTCCACGCAACATCCATCATTGTCAATGATGTGCGACGTGACATAAAAATATGACAGAGATTTTCCACCCAATTGCTTTTGCTTTGGGCAAAGAGGATATTATTTAGTATTTAATCCATGAATTATGCGAGGTTGAAATTGGTTTCTTCCTGAGTATAAACTCTGCTTGAAGAGATTTATCTTAACGTAAACCTACCAATTCCTCTAGTTCCAGAGAATGGATTTGATAACGCATAACTAGGAATGATAAAAATAATAAATAGTTTCGGCATTTGTTCAATATAGCAATTAAAAGCAACACTCGGCTCTGGATACTTCAGACATCTAAGTCATATTTTTAAGACTTCTTGCACTGAACTCGCGCAGGTCTAAATAAACCTCTCATGGTGATACAGAATCACTTCTGCAACCGGAAATGGGTTTAGCCTGGGTCAATCTGTTCATGATGACAGATACATAGTAGATAGCCAAAGTGATAGGCTAACTCTGACAAAGATAGCATGGTAGACCCATTTATCTACGTCGGAGTCTTGTCTTACTACAGTAATGTTCAGAATTTTATTCTGAATTAGGGGCGCGAGCTTTTGAAGTAGATGACCTAAGTGCATGTTTTTTTGATGACCAGTACAATTTTTAGAGGATGAATTATGTTACCCGAAGAAATAATGTCTGCTGTTAGGAGAGACAATAAATTCAAAGTAGTAGACATGGAAATTCGACGACGGTTTGAATCGAAACGAGATGAAGTGATAGCTGCATTTTCAGCTCTTTCAGATCTCGATAAGCAGATGGCTGTCGCTTATCTAATAAAACTGTTAGGCTCCAAGCTGTAAAGATAAGGAAAATTGTACATGAGTCTTCCTAAGATTACACATGTCGCTATCAGGTTTAGGGGTAAGATTTATTCTCTACCTGCTCCCAATAGGCATCATCATGTGATTGCTGATATTGTACGACAAACAGGTGTAAATTGTGTAGATTCCTATGGAGAAAACCAAGGTTTCTTAGACGAGCACGGAAATTATTTGAACAGGCATCAAGCATTAATAAATGCCTTAGATAATAAACAAGTAAAAAATGTAAAAGAGATTCGTATGAATCTTCTTTTCTCAGAAGACGTTTGGTGAATGGCTATATTGATGCAGATCATATAGATAAAAAAACCGTGTGACGAATACCTGCGGTGCCATTCATGGGAGTTGTAATGCTCAATGGTAGAGCTACCAATAGAAGCTTGGTGGTTGAAGGTTCAACTCCTTCTGACTCCCCTAACCTTATCTAGAAAGAATCTATATATGATTTTCAATGATTTTAGAAATCTTCATGTTGGAAATGTAGTACGCGAAAAATTATCTGGTCGCCTTGGAAAGATAGTTCTTTTAGTAGTGGGTCGGTCATTTGATGAATCTGAGATTCATGTTATTAATGATAAAAAAGATCATGAGTTTTCTATTTTTCCAGATGAATATTCAATTGTTAGTTCGGTCACTTCTGATTCGATGTAATATCTTTGAATGATTTAGAGAAACATGAAAGTTAAAAAAGCTATACATCTTCTTTCTAAAATGGATCCAGATGCGGATGTTTGTCTTGATCTTTCTGCATTAGGTTCTGTGTCACAAGGAGTTACTGGTGATGCTAGACTCGTAAGTGAATTCTCTACAGGTTGGTATGTAGTAGACAGTCCAGGTATGGCATTTGGATGCCACGTAGATTATAATTCTGCATCAACAATTCAAGTAGATGGTAAACCATTACTAGACTTGACTTCACCTAATATCACGCCCGCAATTTTTATTAGATGGAGAAAGTAATTAACGGAATGTTATGGCAATCATAGTTTTCTTTTCTGTTCTTAATGTTTTGATTGGTCAAATTAAAACTACCGCAGTTTTCCCTATGATTACTTCTTTTGTGTGTATAGTAGGTTGGATTATTTATTCACTGCCTCCTCCACCTCCACCATTTGTACCATCATGAGCTCTGATATAAATAAAATAGCAAGCAGGTTATCTGTTATAATTGGTGATATCGCGCGTATGGAAGATAGCATGGCAGCCGATGTACTATGGAGAATGGCATGTGATTACATGAGAGTTGCTAGAGATTTTAATTCTGGCGATTCTTGTCAAGAGAAAAATAATCGTATTGTAGTGGCACAACAGATGATGCTTCGTAAAGATATTTTTCATCGGTACTACGACAGATTCGCGAAAGAAATTGCTTGCCTTAGCAAGACAAACAAATGACAATTTGTATTATTGTATTTTGTATAGTTATTGTATATATCATTTGTAGAATTACCTGGAACATTTTTAAATGGCTATTGATCGCCTTAGTGATCGGATCTCTGTATTATTGGTATTCTACTAACAAAGACAATAACAATCTTCACATAAATTCTTATAAACTTACAACTATTATCACTCCCATCCATAATTAGATTTGTAAATAGAAGTGTGGTTACGTTTTAACATTTGACCTAAGGATAATCTCATATGTCTCTTCCGTATACATCTGATCAGCGACGGGCAGCAAACACTGTTCAAGCACGTATTCATAACGCTCGTGTTGCTCAACGTGATGCCAAACATAATCTCCGATTAGCTCGGCTTGAGTTTATGTGCGCGAAGGCAATTGCGGATGCGCAAGCTTCAGCGCAAGCTGCTGAGGCAGAGGTAGTTAGTTTTAAAGCGCGGGTTGAAATTCTTAATCGTCGTGGACGACATGATGGTCCGTAAATTTCTTAAAATATAAGATTTAGGGCGGTGATATTTTAATTAATTCACCGCCCTATTTTTTATGCATTATACAAATGAGAGACGAGAAAATATGATTCCTAATGTCTTTATAAGCACGCTGATATTTTTCTTATATTTTTACGCCATTGTACATAGCCCAAGCGAATTTATCACAACTGTGTTGGTTATGATAATGCTTATGTATCATCATTTTTATTGTCTTTTAAATAAAATTATTGATTCTAGAAAGTATAAACAAAATGTCTAATTTTCCTTCTCCCCTCGAAGACGACTGGATTGGTCATCCTAATGTTTTATCTGATCATACAAATGAAGATACAAAGTATTTAATTACCCATCGCGATCGTATTGAAGTGCTTGGTGGCTGGAGTGATCCTGAAGCTTGTTATAGTTATGACGAAATTGCATTGATTCGTTTATCTAATCATGTTACCAGCGAAGTATGTTACTATGCTTTAAATACTGCCGGATGCTCTTGCCCTTCTCCTACTGAAACTTGGCAAATTGATTTTGGTCCAGCAACCCTTGATGAGCTTCGCGAATGGTGTTCTAAAGGAAATCAATCATCAATTCTTTCTCCTCTATTGACTGATGAAGCTTTGGGATTTGCTCCATCAAATAAATTTTAATAATAAGGACGGTTTATTATGGCGCGCGGAAAAAATAAAATTGTTCAAAAGAAGTCTCCTTCATTGCGAGATAACATCAAGACGTATCGCCGAGAGTTGCATGGTGATATTGCAGAAGCATTTGATACAGCTTTCTGCACACTGGCAGGCACTGGTCCCTTTAAGAAAGCCCTCAATAGCGGTACAGATCTACAAAAAGCTTTTGTGGCTGCTAAGCTAGCAGCACAAGAAGCTCGTAAGCTACATCCTATTGTTGATGTCCCTAATCTTCCCGAAGAGGATGAATAAAAAATGTACATCAGACTTCTAAAAATCTCTCCTGTGGAAGATTCCTTGGTTGTGGATCCTAATTCTATTGATGGAACCTCTTATATTCGGGTTAGTAATCCAGATGTTATCTCCTCACTATTAGAATGTGTTGAGGTGCCAGCTCTTCCTATTCGTGATCAAGAGTTACAGTTTGATGGATTTGATAGCGTGGATCCTGCTGTAATATTTCGAGTACATCAAGTACAGCAACATATTAAATTAGTTAAAGAAGTATCGCGTCAACGATTAGTTTCTCGACGAGAACCACCACCTCATATTGATGCGACTGTGTGGGTACGTTAATGTATTGCTCTTTTTTAGCTTTTGTCTACGGTCTATTTGTAGTAATTGTTTGGGTAGCCCTACAACAAAGGGCACCTATGAGACTTCGCGATTATTGCGCTGTCATCTTTATTGGATGGCTTGCTTCACCTTTTATTTTCCTTATCTGGTTGATGAATAAAATCATCAAATTAATTCACCATCATTGGTAATTTTTCATGTCTCTTAAGAATACTCTTAAATATAATAATGAACAACTTAGGTTGTATGCTGCTTGGTTTAACTCTCTGATGGCGTTAGAGAGTTTATCCACAGACTCCAGTATAGAAGAAAAATCAAAAGTTTTGATTAGTTTTAATAAAGCTCGACAAGCAGCAGTCGCTGCTGGCGTTCCTGGTATTTATTGAATTCATAGTCTTTGTCGTAAATTTTATCAAAACTTACATGGCTCTCACCCACATTACCAGTCGTATGTAATCTTATAACTTACAGTTACTTGCTAGCAAGTAACTCTCGACAAAAAGTTGGGGACTATATAATAGGGGAAGTATATTATTTAGTATGTAAAAATTAGAGGGTAGAGTAAAACCATAACATTATAGATCAGTGTATTTGATTTATTGAAAGTGGAATAATACATGACTAGCAAAATAAATTTGATTAGCTCAGTTGGGTTCCCTTATATGATAAAAGATATGCGTGGTCGATTGTCTAATAAAGCTGACTACATCAGATATATTTGGTTGATGTATAATTTACATCAACCGTATATTATAGTAATACGAGATTACAATCCCGTACCTTATGTGCGTGATCAAGATGACAAAGATTTAAAATCTGAAGAAAAAATTCTGCTCAGTTAAGAAAAGAAAATTCTCATTTCTCAAAATTACGAGTACGGATTAATTATAATAAACCCTATGTCTAAATGAGAAATTATGTGGTATTATATTCCTATCAGTCTCACCAAAGGTGATAGATTTCAGGATAAAAAAGATCCTAGTATCATAATCGAATTTGAACGCGTTGAAGGTGATGCCAATGATCCTATATTTGTTTTCAATACCTCAGATGGACAACTTCGTATAACAAGATCTGTTTTCAGTTCTGTATATGAAACTTGGATTGATCCATGGGCATCACAAAAAAAGTTTGCGTTAAAGCATGGTTTTACATGGTATGATGAGGAGATTCCCGCTATACCTAAAGTTAAGATGGAATTTTAACCGTGACCTTTAATGATAAAATTTTTACGGCTGCTCATCGCTTAGGTCAATTAAGTTTATTCGATAAACTTAATTCAATTAAATATTTCTGTACGCCCCGTCCAATAGTTAAGTTTATTATTACTATATCTGGAAATGGTACAAGTGGCAATCATGCTGAAACTATTAAAAATGGTAAGATTGTTTTTGATGTACAGGTAAAAAATACTTCTATTTTTGGTGGATGGTATTGGGTCTTAAAATATTACGATCCTTTTTATATAGATTCACTTATAATTAAACAAGGTAACAAGGAAGATTAAATATGCATGGGTGTCAACCATTTTTTTCAACTAGTTCTTTGAAAGAAGCAAAGCGTCTTCTTTCCGTTATCGTAAAAGATACTGGCGGTAAAACTTGTTTCCATGCACATGAGCTATCAGAGCCTCTTCTAGGTGCGCCTAGAAGAAACAGATTTGCTATTTATTTCGATGCCGATAAATATACTGTGTTATTTCCTGATACCGCACAACAAAATGTGGCTAGATTCAGGTCTCGTATGGCTTGTTATTTATCTGGATATTTGGCTGGTGAAGCCGCACAACGTCGATTAGAGAGTAAAATGATCAGACTAAACCAAAGAAGGAATGAGGAACGTCGCCATGGTCTTTGATAATAAGGTGGCAACAAAACACTCTATTGACATGACGTTAGAGGGTGTTCTTAGGCTGTGTGAGATGAATAAAATTTCACAGGAATTGTATTATGCAGCCAGAGATTGGCTAATTAATCCTAATAATTTTATTCCTACACGGACAGTTAATCATGCCCTATCATTGTTTGAAAGTAAGGTAAATGGTCGTACGTAGAATTTTTAGTCTTTTATATGCTGTCATTTTTTCCTATGTGATTCATGATGATATTTTAATCAATCATTTGAAAAAGACCGAAGCCAAATCGGTTGCTTTATTATGCGTGCTCGTACTATGGATGCTATTATGTATAGAGTCCCATCTAGCTAATATGGAGCAAGCTATCAATAAGGATAAGAAAAATTCCGATTAATTGGAGACGACGAGATGGCTGATCAGTTAATGGGCGGATCGTTTTGGTTGTTGATTTCGATGATGATTCTCTATCGTATCAATAGACGATCAAGTCGTGGTTGAAGTATTATGCTAACTCTGGGCATTGGCGAGCCCAAGGCGAAGTAAACGCCCCGTCAAGTAAAATTGGCTGAGTTAGTTCGAGTCTAACAGTTGGCACTTAAAAGGAAACATTTATGTCTGTTTCAAATCTAAGTAATGAAATGTCGAGCTTGATTACTTCCAGTCTTAAGGATCCACGGGATTGGTTGACGGCTGTGCGTCAAATTCTGGATCTAGCTAGTATAAATCCTAGCACTACACTTGCTATCAGTGACGGCACTCTAGATTCTATTTGCTGGTCAACGTTGGATAATGTATCGAAAAAATATTCAAATGGGCTTGATAAGATAGCAGTAGCTATTCGAGTTTGGAGAACCAAAAATGAGTCTTAATGAATATGAAATGCAGCGTCAGAAAGTCCTTGAAGCTCAAGCAGCTCGAAGCGCCAACACAGAAGAACATTCTCCAATATGTTCCCATCCAGAATGTCAAATCGAAAGAGAAGCTCGACGGACATTAGAATCAATGCCCGAGCATGATTATTATCAGAAATCTTGGGTAATGGAGATGCTACAAGAAAGACTTCGTAGAATTGAGGAAAAGGCTCTACGTGATTAGTGTTAATCATTGGAGACCTGCTTGGGCAGACGAAGTAAAGAGATATAGTTTCTGGACAATTTATACGATTCGTCGCCAGAAAATTGCTGTAGTAGATTGTACTTGGGATGAAGCGCTAAGATTAAGTAAGTTACTTAGTAGTACACTTATTAGTGCAGAAAATATATCTTTATCATAAATTATAACGGGGAGAACGACTAGAGACCGTCGTTACGACGAAAACAAGAAAATGGTGGTCCGCAGCCACTTTCAAGGTAAATTAACCTTGAATCCTTTAAATGTTGGAAAGAGTTCTTGTTATTAATCGTGCAGGTAGGTGAACCAATTCCTACCCCCGTCGCCAATTTCAAAGGTATCTAATCCCATCATACTGAGAAATCAGAGTGAATAGATACTGATGTGGTAGTAACCACAAAATAATTAATAACCATTAAAAATTAAATGAGGTGTGTCATGAGTAAAATTCTAGTTAAGTGTATCAAACGTGGTTCAGATGGTCAAGTGGATATGCAGCGGACGAAGGAAAGTTATGAAAGTGCTCTTCTGGAAGATTTTGCAAAGGCGATGACCTTAGCTGAGCAGAAGCTTCAGAAAGCTTATGAGGAAGGTCGTAGTAGTTTTGATGCAGATCTAGCTGCATATCTGAGTCAGAGGGCAGAGTGGGACGTACTTTCTAAGACATATATTGATCGAGCATTCGATCGATTCTCTAATTCAGCTAAGGGAGGCTGTATCACTAAGCCCACACTGATCAATCTTTGTATTACTTCAATGGCTCATGACAAGGTTATTGATATGTCGCAACTACCTAAAGCACGAGAGATGGTAGCGGCATTTATTACTGACAATACAGATTCGCTATACACAGTAGAGAAGGGTATTGATGGTGGTGTTCGCCGGATCCCAGTACCTACCGTAGAAAGCTGATCGCTCGTATCAATAATTAATATGACCGGAGGTGTTAACACCTCCGGTCATATCTATTGAAAATTTCAAGCAATTAGGAGCTGTTTATGAGTGTTAGTGCAAAAGATGTCTTAATTGCTCAAGCAGAGCGCCTGCTTATGGTAATTCCTAATACATATAAGAATTTCTCTCTTGGAAGAATTCAGGAGAAAATTTTTGAAATGTATGAGTCAGAAAAGCAGAATCCACCAACTGGTATTAGGGCACAAGAGTTAACCACTTTGATGTGGCATTGGTTAGAGGCATACAATGCGTTTGTCATGGATCCAAATTTTGAAGAAAGTGTTAGTAATTTTGGAATTATTTCTATTAGACTAATAGAAGGAATAAGTGTCATAACAACTTTTTGTTGTGACCACGAGCATTTTTTATCTCTACCTTCTGTTGTTTATTATGACAAACTTTACTTAGGAAAAGCTGGTTGGAATAGTTCGGCTAATCGTTGTTATTATCGCAGCGATGATGCGATTGTCATTAGTCTTAATAAGAAGAAAATCGAATCAGTCAAGCAAGAGATTTTTAACTGTCCTAAATGTTTAGTTAAATGGACAATAAATGGTTCAAAGGCTACCTCTGGCATTTACACAGTTGAAGTACAAGATGTATACAAAGGCATTGGGATGTCTAATAGTAGATGGATGAGATGTTCTAATTGTAACATTATAAGCTGGATTCCTTATACTAAAAAATAGGTTTGTCATCCAACAATGTTTCAATATCTTTTGCGGATAGATCTAAAGTTGATATTCTTAAACGTGGATCGGGATCCTCGGCATGGTAAAAATATTTCAAAAAATTCTTATAGAGCAAGCTGAAAAAATAGTAAATGCTGATAAGGGTGCTTTACAAGACTATACTCTTGATCAAATCAGAGAAATCATTCGAGGCATCTATACTCTAGAGAAACTTCGTAGATTAAAACCAAGATCGGAACTATGGAATTGGCTTTTAACCTTCGATTACATGATGCGATCTGACTGTCATGATTCAACTATGTATGGGGTATGTAATTTAGAATGGAGCAATAGTTCAGTTTGTTTGATAGTATCGTGTTATGATTACCATCATTGGGAGTCACTCCCATCAGTAGTTGAATTTAAATCATATTCGCTACAAAAAAGAGGCTGGGATGCAATCGATAATACTTGTCGATATATGAGTACCAGTTAAAGTTTAGTATAATAAAACTACAGGAAAAATATTATGGCTGGTAAAGGTGCACGACAAGGTAGGCGACTGAGGCGACAAGCTAAGCTCGGACCTCTTGTTGAACTAATTTCTCAAACAGAACATTCGGATATTCTTTCTTGTGGACATGAGGAGCCAAAAGGACCAGCTAGGCAGTATGGTCCAGGTAAAATTTGGCGGCATTGTTCTCAATGTCCAGCAGTTGTGATTGATGCAATAAATTCTCATGAATCCACAATTATTTGAGATATATGACGTAGTAGTTGATCAAAACACATTGAACGTTAGTTTAAGTTTTCTAGCTAAAACTGGACAGCAAATATCTTTAGAGATGTCCAAAGATGACATCAAACAAATTATTTCTCTTATTTTAAGGGAAAGTGATATTAGATTGGGTGCTAGTATTGAAGGCACACTCATCTTTGATAATTTTTAATCCAGGATAATAAAATGGAAATGACTGTTGCGATTCCTGTTATTTGGGGAAATGTGTTTTGTGTGGTGCTTCCGGCTCCTCCTAAAGGAGATCAAACAAAATGGAATGCTGATAATTTAGCTTGGATTAAGAAACTGATCAACCTTAGTCCTGTGAACGTTGAGCCAACTGAACCCCCAGATGATGTGGCATAATATGAATCCTTCATTTACTGTTATTGATACAGCCGAAACTATTATTATTGGATGTGATCAATGGGCAGCGCTTAATATTCGGTTGATTACATTAAGTAATAAACAAATGATTATATCTTTGACCGCTCCATCGGCTTGGTGAACGGTTAATTGATTGGGCTGATAAGTGTGATAACGAAAGAGCATGAATACTAATATGGCGAGGAAAATAAATGAACTACCGACGTTGGTCTACACGGTTGCTAAATTGGTTTGAGGCAGTCTGTTCATCCTGGGATATGGGAGTTCATCTTCAACCTCACGATCACGGTGGTGCCCAAGGATTTATTTTTCTTCTGTGGGGAGAGTTGCATGAATCTCGGTGGGAAGAAAAAGATGGTCGACTAATCTTAATTGAACGTACTATCATGAAGGGACCTGCTTTTGGATATATTAAAGCAACCGATGTTCATGATGTATGTGCAGTAAAAAAATCATACGCGGCACAATTATATTTTCCTGTACCAAGAAATGTGAAAGTGTTTCAAAATACTGATCATTAATGTTTAGGTACATGATACTCCCATCCCGATTAATATTTACTGTGTGGGAGAATGCTGCATGACTTTAGAAAAAAAGCAATGGCAAAATATTAAACCTTGCAATTAGGAGAATCATTATGTCAGATTGGAAGCCACAAGTTGTAAAAATCTGCAAAGTAGAAAAGCATTTTAATGCTGATACCTTGGATATTGTTTTCACTTCAATTGGTGACTATCCAATTGTTACCAAGCTGGGTGAGTACCACGTAGGTGATTTAGCAGTATATATTCCAATTGACACCATCGTTCCTGATGTTAATGAATTCTTTTTCCTTTGTCCCAAACATGAAGGAAGTGTCATTCCTAAATATGAATTAGGTTGTGTTCCAGAGCGCTATCGACGAATTAAAGCAAAGAAGATTCGTGGACAATATTCACAAGGCATGTTGATTGCGTGCCCTCTGTACATTAATGGTCATCTTGTGTCTGCATCTGAGATGATGCAGAGTGGCATGCCTGAGGAAACAATTCTATCTCTTGATGTAGTTAAGATTTTGGGTCTTACTAAGTGGGAAGAAGAGGAAGAAGAAGCTTCCGATCTTTATGCAAAGAAAGCTAAAGAACACACGCAAACAGAAAAAAGACCTGAAGGTTGGTCTATTCCTTACTATGATATTGATGGTTTGAGAAAGTGTTCAGATTGTTTGGCTCCTGATGAAGAGATTGTTTTAACTGAAAAAATTCATGGGGCGAATGGTAGTTTTTGCCATGATGGATCTAGGTTGTGGGTAAAATCTCGCAATTTGTATAAGAAAGGGGAAATTGAGGTTCCAGTATATGAAGAGTTAGTTAGTGATGTTATTGAAGAAACTGGAGAGCAAATTAAGCAGCATGTGCGTGTAGGAACCAAGATGATTCCCTCTACTGATCAGTGGTGGGAAGTTGCACGACGCTTGGGTTTAGAAGACAAGTTATCTCAATATCCAGGTCTGGTTTTCTTTGGCGAGGTAGCTGGACAGGTTAAAGGTTTCCGATACGATGCTAAAATTGTAGATGAAAAACTACAACCATGTCTATATCTTTTTGATGTATGGGATCTCAAATCCATGAGGTATTTGGATTATGATGATCGCATTTCATTGATTCAGTCGCTTGATTTAACGCCAGCCCCACAACTTTATAGAGGTCCTTGGCTTGGTAAAGAAAAAATGTATCCTTATGCTGAAGGAAAAACAACTACTAGCGGTAAGCATATTCGAGAAGGTTTTGTCTTGAATACAATTAAAGAAAGATTTGAGCCGCGATTAAATGGTAGGATGCAAGCTAAGTTGGTCGGAGAATCCTACAATCTTCTAAAGTAAAGGTAAATGTGATCATGACAAGAGATAAAAATCTTATCCGTTTTAACTTTTCTGATATTAAAGAAGCACTACAATTGCTCGGAGAAAAACGCGGGATGAGTGGTTCTTTTGAAGTTTTAGAGAGAATTACAGCTACTATATCTGAATTTGATAATAGTATTTTAAAAGCTGGCGTAGAATATATTCTTGTTCCAAAGTGATAGAAGTTTTTCACAAAATTCATTATTGTGTTCACCTGTGGTAATGAATAATTTAGTACGAATTGAGTTCGGCGAACGGTGAAGGTTTTCATAAAGAATAAGGCATGACAAAGAGACAGATGCTAACTAATAGATAGGCGCGAGTTGACTTGAAATTTGGCACTTTAGACGCAGTGTCAGGTTGGAAAAGAAAAATACTTTCCCCAGTGACCCTATAAGTGCTACTGTCATAGTAGTTATGTCCTAGCGTGTTGACGTCAATGGTGGCGTAATGTTATCTTGTCTCGATAACATTGACGGTTCGAATCCGTGGACACGTCCCATCACATAAAATAAGTGAATCACAAATATGAATCAAGACGAATTTATGAACGAAGTAGATCAGTTTTTTGTTGGTTAGCTTATTCTCAACTTTCTTGATGAAGGATTCGAAATAATGCGTAAGATGCCTTGTCTTTTAGTTCGTGAATTTAATGGACCGAATTCATTTACATTAACGGATCAAATTACTACTGGTTGTGAATGGGTATTAAAAGGAGAAGGTATCGCATCTCGTAAATGGGATGGTACGGCGTGCATAGTAATTAATGGAGAATTATTCAAAAGGTTTGATGCCAAAAGAAAACCGGACGGATCTTATAAATTGCCGCCTAATGGTGCCATCCCATGTTGTGATCCAGATCCTATTACTGGACATCACCCACATTGGATCAAGTGTTTACCTAATCATCCCCCTGATCAATATCATATACAAGCCTGGCAAAAACTAGGACAAGCTATTGCTCGTACCAAACAAGATGGAAGACGGTTTGTTAGTCCGCCGGACGGTACTTACGAATTGATTGGTCCTCAAATTGGAGCTAATGCAGAAGGTGTAGAGCAGTTAATGTTTAAACTTCACGGTGCTGATATCTTGGAGGTTCCAAGAACCTTGGAAGGTATTCGTAAATTTATCTCTGATAATATGATGGAAGGTGTAGTATTCTCCAATAAAAATGGTTTAATGTGCAAGATTAGGCGCAAGGACTTTGGTCTTCCCTGGGGAAAAAATAAATGAATGCCTTCAAGTATTTGTGTGCAGTAACAGTGATTACTTTCATTTGGTTACTAGGAAAGATTGTAGAGAATCCAAGATGGAAGATTTAAAGTACGCTCTTGGGTTTGCTTTGATAGCATTTGTGTATTGTGCTATTATCATTTTGACGTATCCTGGTCCATAGATTATTATTTGTAGGGATAATTAATGTTACCAATTAAAATCCAATATGGCACTCTACCCCGTCGAGGGCAATTTAATCGAGCTTTATTAGAAGCTATGCCACCAAATAGACCCATCCGTTTTCGTGGTGATAGTAGAATGGGTGATGCAGATGTTTCTGCTACAGATTTTTTTCTAGAACTTCGTAATGCCCATCGCGAAGGCACTGCGGATGCTATGGAATGGATTAGACAGCATTTGCTTTTTATTTCTATTCATTGGGTTTAGATCAAACGTACAATAACTATATAAGGAAGATATACCTGTGACACTCAAGAGAAATGTATCGAATGTTCGGGAGAGAGACGCTCTTACTGGAAGATTCAAAAAGAAGTTGGCTGCTCAAGCTCTCGCCGTTGCAAACTCAACCGCTATAGTTGAGACCCAACAATTAGCGGCATCAGTGACAAGTAAGCCGCAACCAAAAAATCTTAACTCACAACAACTGTTCAGATTTTTTCATAGAAGTAAAGTTCGTAATCCTATTTACGTTCGTGTTCTAGAACGTAGTTTATGTGATGTAAGAGATGCTTATGGATCTATTATTCAGCCGATCCATACTCTTTCACATACCGATTTGATGATTAATAATATGCAGAATTATGATTATCGAGTCTATGTCAATTTTTCACCTCTTCAAGGAAATTCTGATAGCAGATATTTTGACAACTCACATCAATTTATCCTTTTTGCAGAAGGTGATGAAGGGTATGACGAAATATACAAGGCATTCGAATCAGTGCGATTAGCAAATATTTATCGTAATCTGCATCACGATTTTACTATTGGCTGTGATCCAGAAGTTTTTGTTGAGAAGAAAGAGGGCGGTCTGATTCCCGCTTTTATGTTTCTTCCCAGCAAAGAGCGCCCTACTCTCACTGCTAATAATCGTGACGGCGGTCGCCTTGGTAATTTCAATGGTTTCGGTGGATGCACTATGTATTGGGATGGTTATCAAGCCGAGTTCACTACTAAGGCGCAGACATGCTTAGGTCATCATTGTGATTCTATTGCGGCAGGACTTACTGGAGTTTATCGTGCAGCCAATGAAAAATTCCCTGGTGCAAAACTAAGTATGCGATCAGTGTTTCATATTGATCCAGAGGCTTTGATGTCAGATGAGGATGAGCATGTTGCTTTTGGCTGCATGCCATCTTTCAATGTGTATGGGTTGAAAGTAAATATGCCTCCTGCACGTGAGGTGCCTTTTAGGTCTGCCGGCGGTCATATTCACTTCGGTACTAACCGACTGACGCATGCTCAAGCTGAACCAATGGTAAAAGCATTAGATGCTATTCTGGGAGTAGCGTGCGTGTCTTTGTTCGCAGAGTTTGATGATCCTAATCGTCGAAAGCTGTATGGTCTTCCTGGAGAGTATCGATTGCCTCCGCATGGATTAGAGTATCGACCTCTGAGTAACGCTTGGTTGTCGCATCCTATGATTACTAATTTGGTAATCGACCTAGCTCGTAAGTGTGTAGTCTTTGGTCGTAAGAATCTATTGTCTTCGTTTTGGAAGACAACAGAAGAGGAAACGATTGATACTATCATTCGATGCGATGTGGAAACATCGCATAAAATCTTAGAGCGTAACCGAGAAGTTCTCAAACAGCTTCTCAAAGCTTCCTATCAACGTGCTGGTGATAGTGATCTTGAGACATTATTTAATGTCTTCAAGAATGGTATCGGCTCAGCTATCAAAAATCCTCGTGATTTCGAGACTAATTGGAAGTTCAAAACTGGGTGGATTGCACATTATGGCGGCGCGGGTGAGCCCAATGTTGCGACGTTTATGAGTAATCGTCGTCACAATCCCAAGTATCTTATGTGATCATTTGTATATATTTTGTTTATGGGGAAGATTGGTTAACCAATCTTCCCCATAATATTTTGTAATATAGCAATGCTTAGCTTACCCATCCTCACTGTATAAGCATCATGTAAGTACATAATGTAAGCCTTTGGTTAAAAGGATTCAAAATGAAGATTAAAATTTCTGATTTGATTAGCACGGGACATTCTGCTGTTGTTCAACATAAGAGTGGATATATTGGTCCGACTTATTATTTGAAGCGAAATAGTAATGAACTTTCTCGCGATTTGTATGCTGATGGATATTTTTTACCGGATGAAAAGTTTATTATCGTCAATGCTTATAGGCAAGGCGAAGTAACGCATATGTCAGTGGCTAATTCATATGATTTTAAAGTACGTGGATATTATGTACCTTATGATCAGGAATTTGATCTGTTAGAGAATGATGATCTTAGTTTTGCTTGGGACGAGGTTAGAAAATCTAATGTGTCAAGATATCTTCATCATGGATTTACTATTGGTTCTGATCCAGAGATTTTTGTTGAGGATCGAAATGGAAATATGATTCCTGCTTTCCTATTCCTTGGTTCTAAGGAAGAACCCAATCATACTGCGATAGGTGATCATTATGGTTCCGATGGTGGTCATCCTATGTACTGGGATGGTTTTCAAGCAGAGTTTACCACTCGTGCCGGACATTGCTTGGAGTATCATACAGACTCAGTAGCTGCTGGTATTAAAGGCGTCTATGATGCAGCTAGGAAAAAATTTCCAGATGCACGTCTTAGCTGTCGTAATGTTTTTGATATCTCTAATGATATGCTACAAACTGCTAAAGAAGAGCATGTAGCTTTCGGATGTATGCCGAGCTTTAATGCTTATGGATTGCAGGTGAATATGCCTCCTGCTCGTGAGGTGTCTTTCAGATCTGCTGGCGGTCATATTCATTTTGGTCTAGGTAAAATTACCAATGACTCTGCTGTCAGTATTGTTAAAGCATTAGATATGATTGTCGGTGTATCCTGTGTTAGTCTTTTCGATAAATTTGATAATCGAAAAAGAAGAATGATGTATGGTCTTCCTGGAGAGTATCGATTGCCTCCGCATGGATTAGAGTATCGTACACTTTCCAATGCCTGGCTTATTCATCCTTTCATTATGAATCTGGTGATCGATATTGCTAGAAAAGCTGTGGTATTGAGCCAACGTGGTTGGCTAGATCTGTGGGTAAGTGACGAAGAAGAAACGATTGATACTATTATGAGATGCGATGTTGAGCAAGCTCGTAAGTCTTTGGAAACAAATAAAAAGACATTTATCAATCTGCTTAGTGCTTCTTATATATGGGCTTCTCAAATAGATTTAAATATATTATATAATATCTTTTTTAATGGTCTAAAGAGTGTCATTCATGATCCAAATGATTTTGTAGGAAATTGGAAAATCAATGGTGGGTGGTTTCGTTTAGCGAGGGCTGATAAGTGTAATGTTAGTCGAAGCATGGAAGACCTTCGTATTGGCAATAAGTTATAGAGTCACCCATCGTATACGATGATAGACTAATAAGGCAAGCAATAAGTTAACACACAAATTTCAAGGAACGAAAATGAAGATTACTGATATTCGAAATAGTGGACGATCAATGGCGGTGAAAGTAGCGAAGCGTGATGTCTCTGCCAGATATTATTTGCGGCGAGATGGTACGCCCACTCAGGATGTACAGATTGAACCATATTCTTTTCCATCGGATGTGTTTGGTATTATTGCAACATACGATCGTCATGATTATGTAATTGCAAGCATCATTGATTTCTGTAATTCCAGCCGAGCGCCGCGGAACTATTATATTCCACTGGATTTGGAGTTTACAGAGATTACTGCTGACGATCCTTTGTACCAAAAATGGGTCACGTATCAAACGCAGCATCTAGAGATCATGTTGCCTCATGATTTCAGTATTGGTTCTGATCCAGAGATTTTTGTTGAGGATAAGGATGGTACGCATATTCCAGCTTTCCTATTCCTTGGATCTAAGGAGGCGCCTGATCGTACTCCTTCTTGGGGAGGTTACGATAATAATGGTGGATGCACTATGTATTGGGATGGCTTCCAGGCAGAATTCACAACCAAAGCTGGTGGTTGTTTAGAGTATCATACAGACTCAGTAGCGGCTGGACTTCGTGGAGTATATGATGCTGCCCGTCAGAAGTTTCCTAATGCCAGACTTAGCTTGAAGAGTGTAGTAGATATTCCCCATAGCATGTTGGAAGAAGCTGAAGATCAGTATGTAGCTTTCGGATGTATGCCCAGCTTTAATGCTTATGGAATTAGAGTAAACATGCCTCCTGCACGTGAGGTGCCTTTTAGATCTGCAGGTGGTCATATTCATTTTGGGATTGGTAAGCTTACTCAAGAGCAAGCTACTCCCATCGTCAAGGCGCTGGATGCTATTCTGGGAGTAGCGTGCGTGTCTTTGTTTGCTAACTATGATAGTCGAAAACGTAGGCATCTGTATGGTCTTCCTGGAGAGTATCGATTGCCTCCGCATGGATTAGAGTATCGACCTCTGAGTAACGCTTGGTTGTGTCACCCTTTCATCATGAATCTGGTGATTGATGTGGCAAGAAAGGTACTTGTCCTTGGGCAAAAGGGTTTGCTGAATCTGTGGCAAGGAAATGAAGAAGAAACCATTGACATCATGATTCGTTCAGATGTAGAAGGTGCTCGTGAATCCTTAAAAAGAAACAAGGAAATCTTCATCAAAATTCTGGAATCTTGCTATGTTATTTATAATCGTTGGGCAACTCCTCAGGACCTAGAAATGTTCTATGGTATTTTCCTCAATGGATTAGAAACTGCTATCGCAGATCCTAGCAATTTTGTCAAGAATTGGTATCTGAATGGCACTTCACGTGATAACTATGATGATAATGGTAGGGCTTGGCGCAAGCAAGCCTCTGGTTTACACGCCAATGTAAAGCGTAGCATGGATACGCTTCGCGATGGTAAGAAGCTGTAAATCGGTACATGAGGTTATTGGAGGCGTGAATGCCTCCAATAACCTCATGGTTTTAAGATAATATGCTTTCACTCCTGTTTAAGGTAATAGTTATGACGATAAGACCCTGGATGCAGCAATCACAAGGTCAACAAAGATTAAGAATTGCTGAGCCTTCACCAACTCCTAAACAAGAAGTTGATACTGAAAAAAGGTTTGCTGGTGATTGGAATAAGGATGATGAGAACGCAGACACACAACCTGGTATTGGAACAACTATCATTAAACATTCACCTCAACAGGAGATGAGTAAAGTGTATACCCCCTATAGTTATAAACCTACGCCGTCAGAAACTTCAAACAAAATATTTGTTTATGGGACGTGCATGACAGGTTTTTCTTTGAATAAAGTAGTAGCTCGCGACGGTTATATTAGTCCGGCGACAACAACCGCTGTTTATCGTATGATTAATATGTATGATGAATATCCCACTATTTTAACGGGTGGTCATACTCGTATCATAGGACAACTATATTATACCACTAGGCGAACTTTGGAATTTTTGGATTCGGTTATGGATTGTCCGAGCTTACATCATCGTGATATTATCTCCTTAGAAGATGGAACGCGTGCACATGCCTACATTATCAATCGCTGGAAGACTCCTCTTCGAGAAGAAGAAATTTTATCAGGAGACTGGATTGAATGGAAGAAGAACTCTCGAACACGAGAGAAAGAAAGAAAAGAAAAATTCAAAGCATTGATGGCTCGTGGTAAAGCAGAAGCTAAAGCTCGCCAACAAGCTATGGCAGACGATGTTATGACTACTGCTAATGATACAAAACTTACCAGTGTAGTCAAACGCTGGGACCCTATTAGAGGCGAATTCACTTATTCATTGAATACCTCGGAATCTAAAGTGAGCCCGAATGTTAGTGATAAGAGCATCTCTTCTGTAAGAAATGTTCATATCTCTGATATTCCATTATCGGATTTAAAAATCAAATTGATTAATGACGGTATTAATCCTGAAGATTTAGAAGAGCATGCCATACGAATTGCATGCATGTCACGCTATGGCTTATGGTATCAGATTGAAGATTAGAAGTTAGAAGGAAAGCATAATGAATCATGAAAAAGTATCGACAAGGGCGTGGGCAACGCCCTCTTGAAGTACCAGATCTTCCTTCTAAAGAAGAGTATGATTTGGCATACCAGATCAATTGGGGAACTAAATCATACCCATCTAAAAGACTTGGAAATATTGATAGAGATAGATTATGGGTTGAAGTGATTAAGATTCATAATTCAAAATCTCTAGAAGATAGAAAATGGGTTAGTAGATTCCTTATTGGTTTAGGGTTTGCCCAATGAAAAAGGTTAGAGTGCGACGTGGGAGCGCAGCCTTAGAAGTCTATGAAATGCCTACCAGAGAAGTATGGATAGACGCATACACACGCTTATATGCTAGCACAGACTATAGATTTTTTTCTATGAAAAAAGAAAAGATTTTTTCTTGCGAAGAGTTATATCAAGCAACCTTATTGTCACTGCGATCCGTATCACCTAATAATAGAAGTTGGGGTATCAATATCCTTAGACATTTTTGTTTACCCATCGTCTAATGAAGTTTGGATAATATGAGAAAAGTAAAAGTTAAAAGAGGATTGCCTCCTTTAGAAGTTGCTGTTTTGCCCACCAAAGAACAGTTTAATTCTCAGTGGAAAGAACGTGTAGCTGCCTATTGGCAACCAATACATGTAGCAGATGTTCCTATAAATGACTTACGCGAAGCTTTACGTTCTGAAGGTGTTAATGTTGATTTATTAAGTGAATCATCTATCAAACTTGAATTTATCTCGCGATTTGGACCATATTGGACCTCACCGAATAGAACTATGTCTACAGAGTGGGGCTTACTTAATCGTGACCAACTGTGGAATAAAATGGTGGAAGTCCATAATGTTTCACATGACATAAGAGAAATCCATCATTATAATGCATGGTTACAACATTTACATTTAAGGTAATAAGGTAATAAGGTAATAATGTATAATGTATTATTGATTACTATAGGATTTGTGGGATATATTGTAGTCGCTGCATTTGTTTTTGGATGCGCTAGGAGCCTTATTAAAAACGATGAATTAGAAACATTAACATGTGCAGCATTTTGGCCAATCGTTGTACCACTTTATATTCTTTATAGTATATGTGAATCTCAGAGTAATTTTGGTTTTTATTTTACTGAACGACGTCTCATTAAGTTGAGTAACAAATTAAATCATCAGAAACAAATTACTCAAGAACTAGAGAATTTAGAGAAGGAAATAGATCGAGTATATAAAAATGTGATGTAGTAGCTAAACAAATAAAAAGTTTCAACTGAAGTTAGATTACTCAAATGCCGTGATAGTTGTTGAGGTTTTATCTTCCGTGCGACTTGCACAGCCGTGCCTGGGAAGCATGAAACTATCTTATGACATAACTGAAATGTTATGATGTTAATGATGGCAACATTCTAGAATGGAAGTTTATTCTTCTTTGTTTCTAGAAAACAGACCATTTTTATTATTGGCGATGTCTTCGTACCTCTGCCAACATAAGTCATCACACGGATAAAACATTTGAATTGATAGGTCTTCCCATCACTTTAGAATCGGTTCTTGCATCATATGATGCGTTTCTTACGAAACAATAATTCATAGATAAAAATAGAATAATTACTAAATTGATGTATGTGAAGAATAGGGATAGAGTTCCAAGTTAATCTGGTATACTCTATACGCTTTGTATTTTGGTTAGTTACTTAATCATATTTTTATTATGTACCTTTAGCTTAAAAGACAATACCGACGCATTATAATTCTTTGTATTTTCTCTGCAAAGAGACGTAGCATTTTAACCTCTCCCTCATAAGAGATAATGTTGAATGGTGACGTACATCGTTGATTATAGACTTCTGGTATTAGGACGAGCACCCTTCTAACACAAGGGAGGTTGAGGGTTCGAGCCCCTCAAGGTACACCAAATTGAAACGGAGAGACATTATGATTAGCGAACCAGGTAATGTTCATACTGTGTTTTTGAAGTTACAATATTTTTTTCCAGATGATATTTGTATGGGCTGGCTGCATGCAGCCATAGAAGAATTTGATGCTAATGAAGATCTTATTAAGGACTTAATACATAAGATCAACCGTAAAGATTGGCCAGGAAAAATAGAGGCTAAGAAGTTTCTTCGCCACTTAAATGATGTCTTCTAAATCAGAGATGCTGCAAACTCTGAATTTTTAATTACTGAATACAATACATTTAATGGCAAGTGCATTCGCTGTAAAAATAAGTAGCTCTAGTCTGAGCTATGTTAACAAACAACCAATAAGAAAGAGGAATTAGATGGCAACGAAATTTATGTATCTGCGAGCAACACGTGATTCTCAACCTGTGGGATGTATGGCTTTTGATTCGGATGAGCGTGGTGTTCGATATCAAATTGCAGTTTTGAATCCAGTAGATACTTTTGATCGCACGAGAGGTCGAAGTATCGCAGAAGCGCGTCTACAAAAAAATCCCATCAGAGTTGAGTTTCCAGAAGCTAGTGTTGTTGAGCTATCAAACTGGGATGTTCTCAGCACTTTGATGAGTCACCTAGCAGCCAGCAAGAGCGCCCCATCCCGAGCTGTACGAACTGCTCGCCATTGGCTAATTGCTCATACCAACTAAGATATGAAGAAGTATTTTTTAATTGGTGGCATACCATATAGGTCGTACACTGGTACTGGCACATTTGTTGGATTAAAAGTTGTTGGTCAGTATGATTCAATTGAAGAAGTAGAGACGGCGGTTAAGCTTCATTATGAAGAGTGTGGAGGTCTATTAATGGTATTAGACTCTACTACTGGTCAAGAATTAGTTGAAAATTCTCAGGTATAGAAGAAAGGTTATATTTCATATGTCACATCATGGTGGTAAAGGATATCCACATACCGCACAGATTCGGTCAGAGCGCCGCGATCGTGCTATTGCAGTTACCGCAGAAAGCGGGTATAGTAAATTAACGACTGAGGAAAAGTTGAAGCGAGTTCTTGCTTTTGTTTCCGTGCCTGGTAATGGTAAAGCAGAGAAGCAACTAGCGAAGCTTCAACTTCAATTGAAGAAAGACAAGGAACCAAAACCTGTTAAAAACAAAGAAGTAGAAGCGCCGCTAGTAGTGTCTAAAAAGACGGATGATAATCATAACTATCAGGTCGAGCAAGCGTATAATAAGCGCAGTCATAAGGTGCGTAAATAATGCTATTCATGATTATTGAAACATTTAAAGGTGGTAACCCAAAACCTGTATATGAGAGATTTAAGCAGCGAGGGCGCCTTGCGCCTGAAGGCTTAACGTATGTCTCAAGTTGGGTGTCAGATAAGGGTACTGTGTGTTATCAAATCATGGAATGCGCAGACATTAATTTGATTCATCAATGGATTGAAAAATGGAATGACCTGGTAGAATTCGAAGTCATCCCAGTAGTAACTTCTATTGAGGCGGCGAAACTTTTTTCTGCCTAGATATAATAATTTGGCGTCACAGCAAATATTCGGCAATGCCATTGGGCGAGATGCTGATTGATGGTAATTACTTGGATTATCATCATCTGTGGCTTTGGGCTTTCTGTAACCGTCGATACGGGTGAAGAAAGTATGGTAAACCCGCAAGGGACCGATCTGCATAAAAAAGTATAGTGGCGAGGCACGTTGTCGAGAATGTGTCATAAGAGGGTGCACTGTGCGCATCAGTTATATGACTGGATAATGATGATACCCATTAACATTGCTTTTTTAGAGATACCAAGATAGCTCCGTTCGCTGAGCGGTGAAAGCTTCGGAAATATTGATGTATGTGTTTAAGTTCGATTCTGTGTAAGCGTTGATTGAATTCTGTCCAAAGGAATTCATGTCGCTGAATGGGTGGTTGTGGAGGAGAATAGAGTCGGCGCATCTGATATGTCCGGGGAACTAAGTGCAGAGTTTGATTCTCTGCCGGAGCCCTATTTGCTAAAAGAAATATAACATTTATGCATTTTGAATATTTTGATCGTTACGCTTTATGTAAACTTTTCATTGAAAAAGAATCACCACATACATCCTATGAAAATATAGGATTTGTAATTAAAAGAGGTGAGAGTTTATTTGTAAGTCTAGCTCATGGTAGAAATAAAAATTCATTGGTAAGTTTAAGCGATCCTTCTTTTATTTCTGAAGGAAGGAAATTGGACCATGAAATTATCCATGGTTGGGCTGTCCTTGTAAGTTAATGTTAATATGGAACCTACTTTTTGGTGGAACTATGATTTATTTCGAGTATCACAATCTTCAAGAAAACTAATAGAGCAAGCAATTCTTGAAGGAACAATGAATTTAACTCACAATGTTAAACCAAAAATTGTGATGAATACATTCGAAGTTCTATATGATGTTGTGGTGCATAAGAACGGAAGTCATCCTGGTTGGGTGAGTATCTCTTTGTTTAGATGTATGGAATGTAAATTATTCCTTAATCAACTTAAATGTTGGAGATGTTCTCAAACTTCCCATCAATCTCACTCTTAATCATGGTATACATGTAAGACATGCAATAGTGATTCTAGCAAAATTCTGGCACGTATCGAATCAAATAATGACTCCTAAATTCGTGTGGTGGTCGCCCACGACGATATGTGCCAAGAGCTACATAAAGTTTCTAAGCCGTGTGGGTTCGAATCCCACTCTATACTAGTGTGGTATAGATGGCAGGAAAAATAAAAGGGAGACGCTAAGATCATGGTGATCTTTGGTACGAAACTGATGTAGCATATTAGGGAGAGGCACAATGAATCATTATCACTTTGCTTCTCCCAAAATTTTATATAATAATTTATGATTAAATTATTACTGTATTTGATTGGTAGAAGTCCTATACTATCTTCATTGTGGATAACAGTATATTTTTTTCTACTAAAATTGCGCAGGAAAAACCGGATTCGATCAAAACGTGAATCCTTTACCAAGAATAAACAAATGAGTAAATATCCTATTAGATATCTTCCTGTTCCAGTCCGCGAAGCATTTACCCATAAGTTGTTAGGTGATGGTTACGTTAATATTTTACCTTATCAAGTAAAAATTCGTGGAGAAAAAGTATATACCTATTATTCTCCGCCTAAAAATAATTGTACTACTTTTGTAGTAGAAGTAAATTTAGAAACAAAAGAATGTATAGTTCACACAGGTGAATATGGCGGGCAATACGCTGAGCGTCTTCCAGATCGAGATAAAAAACAGCGTCCACTTGATAAAGGAAAAGCTATTATTAAGGGATATGTAGTTTCTAGTGGAAGAGCGTCCAATTATCTTGCAGATGTGGAAGTATTATTTCATCCATCTCAAACTTTGAAACCTCTTCCAGAAGTAAAAATTGATGAAAGAGAGCGTCGGATTTTGTTTTGTTTTGGATCTCTGAAAGAAGGATTAGCCAGGCGTGAAGCTCTTCATCGTTTAAATGTATCTAAACCAGAACTTGAAGTTCTAGTCAATAGAGGTCTACTGAAGAAGATTGGTAATAGTCATGGTTTGACTATGATTGCTGAAGCAAATCGTCTTCCTCGCCCTGTCCACGGCGAAAAAGTAATTGTTGATCAATGGTAAATTATAATAAATAGTGTATTGAGAAAAGTGTCATAGACAATGAAATATCCTATTCTTAGACTGCCCAAGCCAATTGCAGCCGCTCTTGAGTCAGAAATGCTGCGACGTCGTTATCATATACCTCATACTATCTCGGTCACTCCCAGCACCTCATACACTTATTATATGAAAGGTAGATCCAATAAAATTGGATGTGTGATTGAAGTATCTTTGCTTCTAAAGAAAAAAATAGATCCTACTGTACAACAAGGTCGTTTGCAATTTGAGAAAAGAGGATATGTTTTGGATTATATGCCTCTGTGGGGAGGATGGAATGGAGATATATCCTCTCATATTGGAGCAGTTAATTCAGACAAAACTATACGTATTTTGAATCCTGGAAATGCGGTTATTAAGTGTTACGTTGATAACCAAACACTATTTGCGGGAGGTGAAGTAATATTGCATCCTACAGATATGCCGCCGGCAATCTCAGAAGTTAGATTGTCAGATCGTGAACGTCTTATTGTGTTTATTTTTGGCAAACTAAAAGCAGGACCTGAGAGATTTTTAACTTTAGAAAAATTTAAAGTTTCTCAAGAAGAAATCAATAATTTAGTCAAAAGAAAAGTTATCAAACCTACTAAAAATGGATATGTAATCACTGTTACAGGTTTGGCTGCTCGATCTGATAATCCTAAAATAGATAGATGGTAATATTATATGAAGCGTATTTTAATGATAGATGATACTTATCGCAACCTAGTAGATGCGTTGGTAGAATTAGAGGTTCTATTAACCATCGAAAAATCTTCAGATGATAAAGTAAAAAGACTACTTTCCATAATTAAGTTAGCACAAGATGTTAATGTTATAGAACAAGGATAAGATCATGTCTGATAATGCTAAGCAAGATCCTCGTACGACACATTTATTACCGCCCGCAAATCTTCATGTATCCGATCGTGATTGGTATTCATCACCTGCACCCACCCCATCATTGAGCGGTCCTCCTACAGTACAGTCTAGTAAATCTTCTACAAGCTATCTAGCTGCTTATGGAAATAATTATCGTAGCTATAATTCATTAGTTAACCAAAACTATTGGAGTAGATATATAGGTATTTTTACAAAGGATGGTAAGAGTAAATTCGGGAAGATTATTACTCAACTTTCATTAGAAGATTGGGCAAAAGAAAATGGATATACCATCGTCAAATTTACTAGACTTTTTGGTTCTATAAATCCTGAGAAAGAAAAGACAGAATTTAGTACCGGAACTTCTATGGACGATGTATGAAGTCAACAATTGATGATAGTGATATAGGGACATATTCAACTCCACAAGAGTGGCTCGAATTATATAAGGGCACTGCTCCAGAATGTGCTCAAATGGCAACTTGGTTAGCTATCGAAATGGCGGGACGACACATTCAATTAAAAATGGATCATGGTTTAGATTCCAGTGAATGGTCTTTATATTGCCAGGTCCTACCATCAATTCCAGGTCTTAAGACAGATCCGAACAGGAAAGAAATTCCTCGTCTTGTTAAAAGATATTTATCGGAGTATTAAGATGAGAGAGACTATTTTAGTTGGGTCTACTAGTCCACATAAAGTTTTTGGTACGGATCTTGCTACTAAAACTATACCATTTCTTGATGCGTATGTAACAGGTTCTTCTACTAACAGTGGTGTTAGTGATCAACCGTATGGTATAAAAGAAATTTTATTAGGAGCCCATAATCGCGCCAATGCAGTTTGGAGATTAGGGATAGTAGCTATTGGAATTGAAAGTGGATTGATAGAAATACCTAATCTTTCATTCTGGAAGAGATTATTAGCTAGAATTCCATGTTTAGGCGATAGATATCGCAAACAGATTATTTATTGCTGTATGACAGTAGTTGTAGCTATTGATCATAGTGGTAATGTACATTATGCGATTTCCAATGGAATGCAATTCCCCACAGATGCTGTGTTAACTGCGCGGCAACAAAATACTACTGTAGGTAAAGTTCTAGCTGCTAAGTATGGTGGAGATCATACTGATCCTCGAAGAATAATATCTTCAGGATTCGTTTGTCGTCAGGATTCAATCACTGAAGCAGTCAAATTAGTTCTTTTTAGAATTTTTAAATAGCATAACTATAATAGGATAAATTTCATGAAGGCGATTTTTGAGGGTAGCGCAACAGATATAAGAGCCGTTTTGGTGGACCAAAACGCTAGTTATAATGAGGGTCGCGCTCAACTTCGAATTGAAAATCTTGAGGCAGAGCTGGTTCTTTTAAAAGAACAAACAGCTTTTTACAAAAAAGAAATAGAGGATGCAGATCGTTTAGTAGCTTCGCACGAAAAAAAGATGACAGAAACACTTAATGTCTGTCATGCTACTAAAGCTGAATTAGTAGTCAAAAATTCTCGTATTGCTGCTTTAGAAGCTGAGGTACAAAAATTACAATATGAAGTACGCTCACTACGTGGAAAAACTCTAGAGTCATCAAAAATCCCAACATTAAGCCCAATGCAAGAAGCAGAAGTTGAAGCAGTGTTTCAAGACACGCTTCGTGAGCATAGCATCAAGCCATTGGTATTTGCATCTGCTGCACAAGAGGGTCGAGAGATAACGGCAGAATCATTAGTGACAACTATTTTTACTGTGTTAGGAAATGGTAATAGAGTAGGCGCTATTAAAGAAATTAGAGCAGCTACTGGTATAACCTTATTTAAAGCGCGTGATTTAATAGATAATGCTTTACGACGCTTTGGATGTAACACTGATGAAAGAGGAATGATATTATCCGCTCCATCAATTACTATCTCTGAAAAGAATACTTAATTTAAGTACCCGCTCTTGCTGTTCTTAATAAAGTTGGTGGCAGGTATTAGTTATTGTAAAGATGTTGGCATATGTAAACTATAGCGCCGGCATTAAGCAATATGTTCGTGCGGTAACATACAGAAATTCTCTAGCTTTGAGAAAAACAATATAGTTACATTTAGCAGCCAGTAAACTCATGACTTAGTTTATCAGTAATGCTAAGTGTTTAATCTAGGAGATGAAAGGGTATTTCTGTCTAGTCATATGTAAGAAGAAATGAGTCCAAAATAAAATACGTTGCATCAATTGAGATGATGATATTTAATATCATGCAGGTGCGATATTTGCCAACGTACCAAATGCCGAATTAGTACAATGAAAATGTCTATGCGCAAAGACTAAGTACGCCACTCATAAAGCGGTAATTTGGGTTTGATTCCCGAGTTCGGCTCTATCTGCAATTGCTACCCATCAATCAACACTAAATGATTAGATTTGTAGAAATCAATTGAAACACTTAACATAAGGAAAATATAAACGTGAGCACTGAGAATACAACCAAGACTCGACAAATGACACCCAAGTGGTTCTTATCCCTTGCCTCTAGGAATGGAAGTAAGAGTGCGGAAAACTTTCTTGCCACTCACAGAAATTGGCTGGAGAATAGTGTGTTAGCGAGTGAGGTAGCCCCTATCTTGGCTCAGATTGATTCAAGGAATTTATTTCCCACTCCTGGTCTTGACGCTATTTTACATGTTGTTCTTGGTTATATGATGACTGAGGATCTGATTAAAGCACAAGGACAATTAAAACGTTCATCAGAAGTAAAAACGGATAAGCCTTATGTAGCTAGGATTATGACTAGTGAAGGACAGCCAGTTACAGTTCTTGATGAAAAGAAGAACCCCAAACATCTTCATGCATCTTTTGAACATTTGCAAGAAGCTGATCGTTGGTGCCAACGGCGTCTTAATGAGGGTACTGAAGGTTGGTATGGAGAAATTACCTGGACAAAGGTTATCACTAAGAGTGGTACGCCGATGGTTACCAAGGTAAATCGAAATGATGCTATTCAAGCTTTATCTACTAAAACAAAAAGCCCCTTCATGCATTACAATAAGGTAGGCGGCGGCGGTCGTTTGAGTAATCGTATGTCGGTTGGTCAAACTCACGTACGATTTTCTCGTGGTTAAATGTTATCAAATTCAAATAGAAGCTTTGCATGATCTACCTCATTGGTATGCTTTCATGCAAAGCTTCTATGGATCTATTGTATATAACAAAATTAAATCACGATCTGGAGTAAAACATTATTCTAGTCCATATGAAGCATTTGCTTCTCCTAGTGGCTGGAGCGGTAATGATCCATGCCGTTGGATGTTAATGATTTCATATGATAGAGATATTTGGACTCAAGCAGAGTTAGATAGGTGGCGAGAGCATCTACAAAACTATATAGATAAACATCGTGTAGGTTTGGTAGGGTATTATATATATCCCGTTTATTTGCCTGAGAGTACCGTTAATTTTTTGTAAGTAATATAAGATAATGAATGAAATTAAAGATTTGATTGGTTTACACATCAATCGTGCAATGTATAATGGCACAAACATTTTCCTGGATACCGATCAAGGAATTGTTATGTTGGAACCTTATGGTCAATGTTGTGCATATTGTTTTATACAACATGTAAGTATCGCATATGCTCTAATAAATTCAGATATTATTAGTGTGAAAGATATAACATTTTTCCAACCAATCGACGCATTATTTTCAAATCAAACAATTGAAGTGTGGGGACATAGTATTGATACAACTAAAGGCTCCTGCACTATTGAGATGCGAGTTGAACATAATGGATATTATGGAGGCTCATTGAATGTTAGTTTTGTGGAAAAGATTCCGCAAGACTCAAAACCTCTTGAAGATTTTTAACCTTGTATATTCTAGGAGTATTATTTCCATGCCATTCCATTTTTGTATGGATGAATTATTTATGATTATGGCTATGCTTCCTTTTATGGGAGCAGCCTTTCGCAAAGTCCACTCTTGGTATCATACTAAATTCGAACACCATAGCCACCCACAATAAGAAAATAATCTGTTTTATCATTTAACTTAAAACATCTTCTTACCTTTAGTTTATAATATGAAATACATTACAACTGCAAGTATCAGTGGTTTTTCTTTTGATGTTGGATCTGATTGGCATTTGCCACCTGATAGATTAGAAGTTTTGAATTCTTTCCCTGATCATATTAAGTCACAACAAGGATCAGATATTTTATTCTGTGTGGGAGATGTAATCGAAACCTCTGATGGTCTTAATTCAAGCGCCCATATTAGTAAACTACTTGATGGTTTATCTGACTTATATAAGGTTATTATTTTTACTCCAGGCAATCATGATCTGCGTGGTAGAAATAATCCTTGGTCCGACTTTGCTAATTTGCCAAAAAACGTGTATACCACATCAACTAACAGCTATGGATATCGTGTCTTAGATCTTTATGATCTGCACAAAGATCTTCCAAATTTGCGCATTTTGGTTGCTGATCTTTTCTATGATATGAAATTTTTAAATCCATCCATTTTAGATATTTCTGATGGTGAATTGATTGCACAATATCGTGAGTCGAATGATGGCAAGCACTTTCTTAATGGAGATATTGCAAATTTCAGTCATATGGCGCATCATGTTCGTGTCCGTTTGGATTCGTCTATTGATATGTTAGTAACGCACTCATTACCTCATCCTTCTTTGGTTACATTTAGAGTAGCTCAAATAACTGAAGAAATTGAAGAAAAACAGAAGATTTTGGGCATTCCGTTTATTTGTGATCCTGATCATGATACACAAGAAGCTTCACGTTGGAACAGTACGCCAGAGCGTTATAGGCAATGGTGGAATATCAAATCTTTTTTCATGGGTAGTGATGTATTAAGCACTACTAATTTCAAGGATGGTTTGATTTGTGTTTATGGGCACAATCATCGAAGTAATCAATCACCAGCTATTATTAATAATAAGAAGGTGCATTTTGTTTCTCACCAGCCCTGTCCTTGGAAAACTAATTATCAATGATATGTAGTGATGACTGTCCCTGCAAAGCATCTGGAGATCCGAATGCGTGGCAACATAGTAATGAAGGACATTGTTTTGAATGTTGTAATGACTGTCCTAATAAAGCCGTAATGAATCCAGAGATATGTTCCAGGGGTAATATTTCTAATTGGCAACGTGATTGTAATTTTTATTATAAAGATGGATTATGGAAAAGGTATGGTTATGATGAGTAAAATTTTTGTTTACGGATCTCTTCGACAAGGCGGAGGTTTACATGAATGCTTGGCTACTTCCAAATATCTGAATACCGTTCGTACTAAACCAGAGTATAAACTTTATTCACTTGGAGCATTCCCCGGCTTAGTAGCTGGTGGAACTACAGCCGTGGTTGGAGAAGTTTACGATGTAACGCCAGAAGTGCTGGCTCGATTGGATCGAGTTGAAGGTCATCCTAATTTTTATTGTCGTACGACAATTATCTTACAAGATGATACGGAAGTACAAGCGTATTTACTTCCTAATAATATTCATTGGTCTAATAATCTGATTGATTCAGGTGACTGGATTGAGTTTTGTGGAGCACGAAGGTAATATGTGGTTTGCAATAATTTATGTTATTGGTATGGGTGGTGGGTTTATTCTTGCTGCTATCAAGAAAGGTAAGTGGTGGGCAGAAAAATCCGGTGAGGATAATTTGTTACCCTACAAAGATATATTTGGCGACGATTCTTATAGTAAGAGCGAATACATACCAGTAATGATGGTGTTGTTATGGTGGCTAGCGTTTATAGTATTGCTGGTAACTTGTTTAGTAAAAGCACTATTATTTTGCTCGGATAAACTAGTCATCGCTATAGAATACGCCAGTGAACGAATTGCAAATTTTAAAGTAAATAAAAAGAAAATTCATTCAGTTATTCGGGAAGGTTATCGAACTCCGGGAGCTAAGCCTTGTGTTGCTTGTGGCGCTCACACCAGCAACATGCAAGAATAATTAGATTAATAGATCATATTACTATTCATCAAGTTTCATACAACCCATCAGCAAAAGTTGATTGAACATTTAACGATTCTAAATAATAGAAAGATAAAAATTTATGTGTGGTATTTCAGGATTTACAGGTGTAAAAAATCTTAATACTCGTGTCAAGTTAATCAAAGGTTTTGGACCTAGTATTGATCGCAGGGGATATGCGGCTGCCGGATTCGTTACTTCTAATGAAGCGGGAGAGATAACTTTTCAAAGAAAAGTTCTTGGTTGGACAAGAGCTGATGAAGAATTTATTCTAGCGGCTGCTTCTGGTGATATGTGTATGATGCATTCACGAGGTCCTTGGACCTCAGTAGACACTGATGCTCATCCGTTTCCTGTTTCTAGAGATGGAAAAATTGTATTGTGGGGCGCTCATAATGGAGAGCTTGATCAAGCATGGGAAAGTGCTCGTCATCATAATAGAGATATTACCGTTGATAGTATGGAACTTTTTGAATTGATCGCTGATGCTCAATATAATCAGCTAAATACCATGTATGGTTGGGGAGTAGCTGAATGGGTAGAAGCTAGCTCGCCACGTCAAGTTAAATTAGCTTGTATTTCTGACTATGCGGATTTAGTAGCTGTGTCTTTGGTAGGTGGAGGTGCAGCGTGGGCTAGCACTATGGATATTCTTAAAATTGGTCTAACCAATGCTGGTTTATCAATTAAAGAACATTATCCAATTCTAGGAAATACTGGACGCGTCTTTGTTGCAAATGAAGAGGGTATCTTTCCAACCGAAGATACGCGAGTCTATACAAAAAATCAAATGGCATTTTGGAAATAAAGAAAATGACAACTATGGCTTCATTTCAAGAGAAGTTTGCTATTAAACTTGACACTAATAGCAGAGTTATGTGTAATTATAAAAAGGAAGGTATGCCGGCTTGCAATTGTTGCAATCCAATCATGCCATGTTCTTCTAGCTCTGGTATATGTGAAGATTGTTTTCAATGGTTAAAAAACCCCAGTGAATAAATAATATCACATAAAGGAATGTAATAGATGGATAGGCGTGAATATAATGTTGTTTGTAGATTCTCTAATGGTCGTCTTCATAATGAACTATGGACGTTTGAAGGACTAGAAGATAAAAGTACACAAGCAATAAGAGAATGTCTATCCATCTATGAAAAATATGATCCTCAAGATGTTCCTATTGTCTTAGGTGTAGAATGCCTTCCAAGCAGGGATTTAAATATTGATTTTCAACTTCTAAAAGATATGTCATATATCCGATCAATTTGTGATTTGGGTAGAAAAATTAGAGCTACTAATAATCTAGCAGTTAGACAGCCATTAAGTGTAGGTTATGTATATTTTTCAGATTATGCTACACGCTCTAGTTGTCAGTCTAGAAGATATATAAGAGAAATGGGTGATCTTATTGAAAAAGAATTGAACATTAATGAAATCATTTTTATTAATGATGTAGGTGATAATTCTTTATTTGATGTCATCTTAAAACCAAATTTCCGATCTTTGGGTCCTAAAGGATATGGTAAATTAGCACAACCCGTAAAAAAGTTAATGGAACAACTTCCAACGTTTATGAGTAATAGTTTATATGAAAGACTATTACTAGGACCTATTAATGACTTTGGTTTTCCTATTTCTCTAGAAGATGTAGAAGTAGGTCTCAAACCTAAGGAAGGCTTAAAATCATTGTCCAATGATTGTGGTGCTATCATTCTGGATACTAGAATCTCTCCTCTCATGAAAAGAAAAGGATTGGTTTATAATGTGAAATCTTGCATTCAACAATGTAGGCGTGCTTTAAATCTTGACCTACAAGATTATGTGAATATGACTTTATATTCTAGAGACGCAGATCTTGTATTTGGTGTAGAAGAATTCTCACATTTCCTTAAAAATGAATGTTTAATTGATGTTTTAAATTGTTATGATCAACCAAATGTTTTAAATTTAATGGATGATTCAAGTTCTTTTGTTTTTGATACATTCTGCATTCATATGAAAAGGATTTAATTAAATGATTTCTAAATCTAAAAAATCTACAATTATTACTTCTTCTAGTGGGGTGGAAGCTAAATCATATGTGCCACTTGATATGATGATGAAGCAATACTCACATCCATCAACTATAGTCTCAGTCTCTTCAGGATATGAAGTGAGTGGAGGTTTGCGAACAGCCGGTAGCAAAGCTACTGCTAAATTCGAACCCTATGGTGAATTAAGATCTATGATTGATGAAGTGATTACTAATTCGGTTACTCTTCGTAATCCATTTTTTATGAGGATTCGAGCACGTTTCATGTCTGAGGTAGAATTCATTAATAACCATGCTTCAGGTACATTGCGCAAAAATGCTAGAGTTGGTTTCGATTATAAAAAACAATTATTACATGAACGGATCGCATTTGATTTTGGGTATGCCTTTGAAGCAATTCATGAAAGTCATGTCAACTGGGGCTCTCCTTTAACTGAAGGTGATTGTCATGCCATTACCGAAGCGGGTTGGCATATTGATAGATACCAATATGTATCTTTTCCTGGAGACGAATTTGAAGCAAAATATCTTAAAATTCATACAGGTCATAGTCGTGATCGTGAGGGCGTGGGAATTATTATTAGAAAAACATCAGCCCCTTACGTTCCAAATAATTATGTAGTTTTCTCTCTAATTGCAGAAGTTGATACACAGACTCATGATTATATGAATGCTGTAAACCCTTGCTGAATAGATATTATTTAATGTTGAAAGTATAACAAAAATGTCTTACGATAAGAAAGAATTAGAATTTCAACCACCCCCATACGATAACACATATCAAAAACCAAGGTATTTTAAAATTGAAATTTTGGTAGAAGTTCCCTGCGAAGATAAAGATTCTGCTTCCATGAATCATCTCAATTGGTCATCTGGATGTGATGAGACCTATGCAATGCTTTGTCATGTTACTGATAATGATCATTTACTTGATTATCAAGAAGTAAGCGGGGAATTTTATCATAGACATAAATACGATATTATTGATGAAGAAGGTGGATTATAAATGACATGTGTAACTCTTGTCTGTAAAGAATGCGGGCACACCGCTCGCCGCCCCTTGATGTCCGAGTCGGGCTCTAGAGGCATCCACGAGACTTCTAGCGAGCCCGCCCTGTGCCCGTGGGGTCATGGCTTGCTAGCCAGACAAGATGGCTTACGGCAGGAGCGTTGGGCGTCGTGGGCGCGAGTTGGACATGAGTTTAAGAAGAAACTAATAAGAATTAATGGATTGTAATAAATTGTATGTTATGCAAATTTTGTCAAAAAGAAATACTACAAATAGCCCTTGATAAAAAGGCATGTGAACTCTGTTACCGCTGGATAATAGAACAAATAAAAAATCCCGAATCAGCTTTAGTAAGAGCTTATTTTCGTAATAATACAGATTTAGCTTGTATTTCTTATATAAAAAAATTCATTGGTTATGAATTAGAATTAGTTTTTAATTATTATAAAGAAAAAACATTTGTAATGAAATATATGCTTGATAATGATGATCAAATTATTAAAACCACTAATTTTTTGTCTTTCAATAAAATGATGCCACTTACTCCTGAGTTTTTATCATCTTTTAATGATAAGTTGCGTTTATGGAATGTTTTATCATAATGTAAACATATATTAAAATATACAATATTTGATAATAAGGTCATACGTGTAAAATTTAAAAATACAATGAGGGGATTTATTTTATTATGAACATTTTTATTATTGGACCCTCACGTAGCGCCAAGACTCCTATTGCAAATATAGTAGCTGAAAGATTTAATTTCACACGTATTTCTGCTTCTGATTGGGTACGTAGCATTTTTGTTTCCTCTAAACCCGTGGTAACAATTGAAGATAAACAGAGAGCTCTAGAAGAAATTACTAGGTTCTCTCAAGATCTTTTAAAAGAAGACCCTAATCGCTGCATCAATTTTATTAAAGATAAATATCCATGGCATCAATTAGAGTCGCAAAGTTTTTCTGATACATACGTATTAGAAGGGTTTAGAAATCCACGCGATTTTTTGACTCTTTTTAATCCGAGATATGATAAGGTAATATTTCTTACTTACCCATCAAGCCCACTCCAGCCTCTTACTTTTGAAACAGAAGGACTCATTATCATCGAACAAGCAATTGATTGGTTTATTAAATGTGAGATGATGTTATCTTCTTCCAAAATAAAGTTCATCATTGGTGACTTTTCTGAAGTAGAAGCAATTGCTAAATTGATAATCGAATGGATTAGTAGTCATGCTTAGCAAACCTATAGTGATTATTATTAATATGGACTATAAGAATTATTATAGCCATCGTATTTTTAACTCATCATCGGAAGCTTTCTCCTTTGCTGAGGGTATGGAAGAAGCTTGGAAAATTAGCCACGGACATTATAACTGTTGGAAACCACTTGTTCTTTGCTGCCGCTTTGATTATGAGGAATGGCACGACTTAGGCTATCCAGGTAAAGAAATAATTTTAAAATTCTTAGATTGAAAATAGGATTATTATAATGTTTGTGCATGCAAACCTACCTGTCATTACAGCATATCTTCGTGAAGACGTACTTTATAATATGGATGTAACAAAAGCAGATAGCTATGTTGCCTGTACTATTATTGCGGTAAGTAGTTATCCGGGTTCAGTTCCTACTTTTCAAGTTGTGGTAGAAGGCGAAAGCCTATTTTCTTATATACCCCCTCACCTTATAATAAGTAAGAAAAACAAAAATGATAATCCATTGTATAGTCTTTCAGATTTAGTTTATCATAATTGTCCAGCAGCAGAATTTTCTGTCAATATATTAGATTTCTTAATCGATAAGAAACTACAAGTTTTTCTACGTTCTCAAAAAACTTGGCTTGAAGGAAACTATCAGTTTACTATGGACTGGTACTTGGGAAATGATTTGCTTCATTGTGTTACATTAAACAATGGACAATTTGCTTTTATCCCACAACATAAACTTTCGTTAGGTAAACAAGAGTTTAAGGCATATCAGAAATTGCGTCAAGACTGGAAAGTATGAGTAGTCTGTGTAAATTTTTTCATCTTAAGAAAAGAAGCATGCCTTATAGTCCATATAGAATTATGTTTTCTAAAGTAGAAAAAAGATCTTACTGGGCAGTTATTAAGGAACATGTATCAATGTATATGATTAAAACAATTATGTATTTTTGTGGCACCATTCTCTCTATCATTGGATCATTAGCAGCTATCGTTTGTATGGGTGTACTATATGATTATGGTGACCACAAAAACGTTGGAATTAGAAGTGCTGGTGCAGTTGTATGTGTGCTATTAGCAATAGGTTTTGGTATTTGCGCATGCCTAGTAATAACTAAATGGCTAGATAGAATGGATTAAATATGCCCGTAATTAATTGGACTGAAATTACATCTTTTCATAACATTAACAAATATGCTAAAAGCGTTCCAGAGATACTTAACCATTATCCATCGGTAATGTATCGGGCTAAAATTAAGCTACATGGCAATAATGCGGCAATTCAAATTCATTCTGATGATCGCGTTTTGGCTCAAAGTAGAACTACAGAGCTTAGCCCAGGTAATGATTTAGCTGGATTTGCGAAATGGGTAGAAGAAAATGCAAGTGCCTGGCGTAATAATGCTTCAGGTCTTATTGTATTTGGTGAGTGGTGTGGGCATGGTATCCAAAGTGGAACAGCTCTCAATAACTTACATGAAAAGATTTTTGCTGTTTTTGCTGCACGATGGTTAGATGACGAGGATTCTCTAATCGTAGATCCAGAAGAATTACAAGAGCTTCTTAAAGGAAAAGACATTCCTGGAATGTATATACTTCCATGGCACAATGATCCAATTGAAATAGACTGGTGCGGCAATGAAAGCTCATTAGATGTTAAGGCTTCGTTAATTAATGAATGGGTGTTAGCTATTGAACAAAATGATCCCTGGGTAGAGAAGACCTTTAACATTAAAGGTACTGGAGAGGGATTGGTATTCTACCCTATATCTAAACAACACTTGGGTTATAAGAATTATTGTAATTTAGTTTTTAAAGCCAAAGGTGAGGCTCATCGCGTTGTTAAGACTAAGACATCTGTACAGGTAAATCCAGAAGCTGTGGAAAATAGCAATTTATTTGTAGATATGGTTCTTACCACAGCTCGATTAGAGCAAGGTGTACGTTCTGCTAGTGTAGATGGATCGCTAACATTTAGTAATAAATTTATTGGAAAATTTATAAATTGGATTCTAAATGATGTGCAAAAAGAAACAACAGCAGAACTAGAAGCCTCTGGATTGCAGTGGAAACAAGTACAAAAATTACTAGGAGATAAGTCACGTAATTGGTATCTAAGTAAAATGAAATGATTAAGTGTATTATATACTTGCTTACAATAATATTAGATCTGTAATACCCATCAATCTTATATGGTATGTTAGAAGTTGAAAATAGGAAAAACTAAATGAGCGAATCTATAATAGATAGATGCCAACGACATACAATTGCTGTACGCCATACTTTGCTTGGTAAGAACTGGTACAGTGCTTTGGAAGCCATGGAATTTGCGAAAGGATTTCATCAAGGCACCAGAAAAGACAGAATAACTCCAGAGTTCTCTCATCAAATAGAGATAGCGGGATTTCTTTTAACGTTATCATCAGCTTTACTATTTCCAGAAGAAACCATTACGGTTTCGTTCTTACATGATTGTCCGGAGGATTACGATATAGGATTCGAAGAACTGGAATCTAAGTTTGGTGCTAAAGTATCTAACGCTACCAAACTACTTACTAAAACTCATCGAGGGCATAAGCGTAATCCGGATACATATTTCATTGATATGATAAGCGATCCGATTGCTTCTGTTGTTAAGGGAGCCGACAGAATCAATAATCAAAGCACTATTGTTGGGGTGTTTTCTAGAGAGAAACAAAATTCTTATATAACAGAAACAGTCCAACAGATCATTCCTATGATCAAATCTGCTAGGAAGAGCTGTCCTAGGCAATTCAATGTATATCAAAATATTCTTTTTGTGCTGAGAAGCCAACTTGATATGATTCGTGCAATCCATGCCGCACAAGATTCAATGAAAGAAAATAAAAATGCCGACTAATGCAATTACAACATGTTTGAGGGAACTTCAAAAGTTACTTGGTGTTGAAAAGATCAAAATTACTTATGACTATGATGGTAGAAATTTTCCACAAAAACCAAATGAATGGTTGTACAATGAGGTTGTTTTGGAGCAAGGAAATCCAACTCCATTTACCCTTGTAAATGAAGAGGCTGGATTAATAATTGCTCGATGGAATTTACAAGAAATGCCTTCATGTTGTGGCATTGCTATCATGTCAGAGTTTTTTGTTAATCCAAGGAGCAGAAAAACTGGAGTTGGCAAAGAGATTAGTAAACTCATTCGTTTAATCGCGAAAAAAATGAATTATAGAATCTTATTAGGAACTGATGTAATTACTAATACGTATCATCAACAGTCTTTAAAAAGAGATAAGTTTAAGAGCTTACTAAAATTTCGCAATAGAAATACTGGTAATAGAATCAATATTTCTGCATCTGTACTTTGATAATAAGGAGACTTTATGTCTGATGATTTATTTGTTCTAGAAGTGAGAAAGTTTCAACCAACTTATAAAATGGTTTTGCTCACTATACATAGTGTTTTAGTGAGTGGTTTTTCATTCTTATGCTATCCAATTACTAAATTGGTAGAAGTAGTAGGCGAGACTTCTACGTTTGAATTTTACAATAAAAAGTAAAAATAAGATGTCAAGATATAGCCATGCATTAAGGGATCGAACAGCTACGGCTCTTACCGATTTTGCTACAGGATTGCTTAGAATGTCGGCGTTATTGCCAGGCATGTCGTGTAATATAGTATTATCTTATGATGATGCGCCCTCTTATACAGATCTAAGAGAAGTAGTTTTGTATGTAGAAAGAGATGACAATGGAATCTATTTCTTCAATGAAACTGAAATCGGTGACTTAGAACAAGCTACCATGATTTATTCTTTAGCTTGTGCTGAATTAATGAAGACCATTGCAACTGATGAATGGCGAGAAGATCATTTTGAAGAATTAAGTCTGGCGGCTTTGCCCAAATCAAGTGATGATAATACTGAGATAAGTTTGGAATCATTAGATGAGCTTACTAATCTTCTGAATGAAGAAGATAGCGATAATAGTGATGGTGATGAATTAGAAATTATTGAGTATTATAAACCAGAAATTTAAGTAGAGTGTGCTTGCTACTCGTGCCAAGGGTAGCAAGCACACTTTTTGTTTTTCAGTTTTAGATGGTATGTATAATGCATCATGCAATTAACATGCCAAACTATATCACCTCAAATATTACAGTGTCACTGTAAAACCTCCCATCATCTAATATGTTGTACTAAAGTAGTGCTGACAAGTTGAAAGCTAGAAGCTGAAACGAATCAGCAAAGTTAGCTAGTTAAAGTAACCCATCGGTTAACGTTAACCTAGCTAAGTTAGATAATGAAACAAGGAATAACACCTTGCAAATCCCAAAAGAGATGGAGTAATTCTTCTTCCATTAAAAGAGGGATAATAACAGAACCCATAGGGTTCAACATGGAGAGATAAACATGAGTGACGGTACTTTTTCTTACAATACGCTGAGTGCTTTTGTGGTTCGTGGTGAAGATGGTCGCCTTGATAGCGATGCGACCGTGGCGAAGTTCGTTGATCGTCTTGCTGAGTGGGAATCGGCAGTTGAGAAGGAGGATTCAGCTATCGCGGCGGCGGTACACGAGGTATTTGATACCAAGATTGTTAAAGGTGGATCGCTAAATATGGATGCCATCGTAACTTTTGCAATCCCTGCGCTGAATCCAAATTCGGACAACTTTGCGATTCTTCGTGATCGTATTAAGGATTGGGTTCGTACCAATGCCGATCAGCCTGCTAAGAAGTCCAAGGACGGAAAGACTGTTCTGGTTGAAGCTGAAGCGCCACGTACTCGCGCATTCTCTATCGCTAAGGGTAAGGGTGGCGGCGTGCGTCGTTGGGCTGATGTTGCAGTTAAGCCTGACAGCGAGTGATCATTAGCGGTTCGTTATGATGAGGGGAGGCTGTATTAATACAGCCTCCCCTCATCTGTTTTAAGATCATGCAAACATTGAAATGTAATTCATATATGTTTAATCTATCTAAAGACTCAATTGCTACTGGTACAGCCATGTTGGTTATGGCTCCTTGTATAGCTATTGTAGGGGCAGTAAAGAATCCAAACAGAGCTGAAGCTCTCTCAAATGCTCTATTAGTTTTTAGGGCAGGAATTTGTTTGTTGTTTAAAAGAACGATCAAGTAGGATCTTGGATACATAAAATGAAGAATGAATTTTATAATGTTGGTGACTTGGTGTATAAATCACCTGTCTATTCTGCTGCCTATCCAGCATGGAAAGTGGATAAGGGAGTAGTGCTATCTGTTAAAAAAAGATTGATTAGTGACCAATCTCTAGGAGCAATTGATCGAGCCTCATATAGAAGTAGATATGGTCACCAAGACAGGTATCCTATTTTTGAACTATTTATATCAACTAATCAAGGCAATTATTTAGTTAGTCAATTTGGATTTAATAAGGATGGCATTAACAATGAGTAGCAAGAATAATTCTGAGTTGGAAAAAGAGTTTCAAGAGTCACTGCGTACATTTGGTGTGACTATCCAACGTAAATTACAACTCGCTAATAAAGCGCTTGTAGATGCGGATGCCCATCCAGCAGGTGCTCGAGCATTAAATGAGGCATGTGCATTAGCTGATGAACATGGCATTCCTTTTCATAGTAAGGTGATTGCCATAGGTAATCATGTTGCTTCCTTGGAAAATAATTATGTTCCAGATTCTTATTTTGAAAAATTTAATAGTCTAGATCCTAATGAAGTGCAAGAGCTAACAAGCGTAGCTGCATTTGCCTTAAGCAAAGGAACTGTAGAAGATGTAGATGAAGATTGGGATGAATCTGAAGAATGGGATTCTTCTGATGAAGGTGATGGTTGGGCACCTTCAAATGTATGCTGGTAAGATGAAAGGAAATTTCAATGATTCTAATTGGTTCGCGTGCTCTTATGATAAGAGCACCTTATATCCTTAATAGATCGCCTAAAGATTTTGATTGGATATGCACAGAGAAAGAATTTGATCATTGGATAACTGAACAATCATTTAAAGCACAACCTACAGATGTTTCTGTTATATCTGAGAATAAAAGAATTGTGCGAGGTGCAGTAAATTGTGAGTTTGAAATTATACGACCAGGGACTAGTTCTGAGCTTTTGCAAAGCTTAGTCTTTGAAGATTCAGAAACAATAGAGACTCCATTTGGATTGGTCCCTAGTCTTGATTTGTTATTTACAATTAAATGCTCCCACAGGTATTTAAAGAACTCACCACATTTTTGGAAGAACTTGAGCGACTATCATTTAATGAAAAGAGTCGGTGCTCAAGTAAAAGATAATCTTTCAAGTTTTCTTAAACTTAGAGAGAAAGAAACATATACTTATACTCATCCAAAATTAAATACTTCTAGAAAGAATTTTTTTAGTGATGATCAAGTATCTTATGTATATGACCATGATTCTATTCACGAAGCAGTAAAACATTTAGATCGCCCAGCATATTCATTTTTCCAAAAAGATGGAGAAGAAGTAGCGTGCGATAAGAATAAATTTTTTGCTTGTTCTCGTGAAGTACAATTGTATTCTGTGGTAGAGGAGTCTGCTGTATTAGCAATTGAACGCAGTTTGGTTCCTTTTCCTGGTAAGTGGTCCCCAGAATATGCATGGAGGTTCGCTTTCTCCAAAGTATGCACAAGTATATCTTCTGGATGGTGGAGAGCTTTTGCTTATGATAATGCTTTGGATTGTCTGAGATTATATCCAGTTGATTATTGGAGTAAATTTCAGAAAGGATTATCTGATGGCTTAGTTAAGCCATTTAACCCATCCGCAAAAGCTTCATAGGCTGGAGTATAAAGATTTTTCAAGAGCCTTAGACTCTTGAAGCAGACTTGTTTTATTAAGGCGTTGACGGGCGGTAATGTATATTATTGCCACGAGCCAAGATGAAATAGGAAATGAATTTTTATAAAATTCATTCAATTATTAGTAGTTATTATTAAGTAGATATGGAATGTATTAATACAAAGTAGTTGGGAATATTAAATTAACCTATTATAGAGTGTTAATACATGGTCTTACTCAGTATAGTAAATTCACGTGCGACCATGACTGCCAGGGAAATGGGTGAATGAATTACATTGAGCAATACCAAACGTCAAGTTAGTTTAAGATAGTAAAACATGAATTAATGTGTATTAGTTAAGTTTATAGAGTAGAATATTGTATCGGTAGCATAACTTGGTTTAAATCCAGGAAAGTACAGGTTCAATTCCTGTTTCTACTTTAAATTAATTGATCAATTATTTTAGATGGATGTTCGTTTCATTCACTTGACGCCAAGAAAATTCAAAATTGATTCAAAATTAAACAGAAGGAATATTGTCTTATGTTCAGAATTGTTCCATACAAGCGTACCAGTGAGTCAGCTAAATTAGTAGCTCAGAAAATGACCGAGTTAAGTGGAAGGCGTGTTGTTTCTGGAGAAGCAAGTTTAGATCATAGAAATATTTTATGGGGCAATTCAAGTGTACCGCTCGAAAATCTACAACCAGCAGCAGCTATTGGAATCGCCAAAAATAAGTTAAGCACCTTAGATAAATTAAAAAGTTCGAATGTTTCTATACCAGAATACACAACTTCTAAATCTGTTGCTGAGGATTGGGTTCGCAATGGCATTGTTGTGGTAGCTCGCAAACTCTTAAATGGTTCAGAAGGTCGAGGCATTGTACTGTGTCGGCATCTTCCTTTAGAAGATGCACCTTTATATGTTAAACTAGTTGAGAAAGATAAAGAATTTAGAGTACACGTCTGTAACGGTGTTGCTATTGATTTGCAAGAGAAGAGACGAAAAAATGGCGCCCGAAACCCTGATGGCACCAGACCAGATGGAATTATTAGAAATATTGATAGCAACTGGGTATTTTGTCGAAACAATATTGTTGAGCCACCTGGACTTCGTGTATTAGGTATAACGGCTGTTCAAGCACTTGGATTATTGTTTGGTGCTGTTGATGTAGTGCATAATACTAGAAATGGTAGTTTGCATGTACTAGAAATTAACACTGCGCCTGGACTATGTGATTCTACTGCGACCAAATATGCTCAGGCGTTTTTAAACCTTTGATTGATGGATATGTTTTATGGATGAAGAAGAGAATGATTTAGTAAATGACGCAGAGCCAGTACAACCCATCGAACCACTAGATGTAGGAGCGGATGTTCCAGTAATAGCTCCAGTGCCAATACCACCACCACCACCTCTTCCTCAACCTCGTCCTGTTCCTTTTATTAATAATTATGAAAGGATTAGACCACAAGCGATTTGGATGGAAGATGAACCCCGTAATGACTACTGGGAATATGAAAACCAACAGGCTCGTGAGGAGGATTTTAGGGTAAGGTTGCAACGTTATAGACAGGTCGCCGCCGCCGGCGTCGCGCCGTGGCTTAATAGAGATTGGGAAATTTGGTCGCAACAGAACGTGGGCGCAGCTCACCCAGTACCTAATCCTCATATTCCGGTGCCCAGAAACCCAAATATAAATCAATTTATAAACCAAATTATTAATAATGAGGAAATAAGAGAGCGTCACATGAATTATGATCAGTTGGTAAGAAGATATCCATCATTGGTAGACAGGTATCTTCCTGATTTATCCAATAAGGCTAATGCTTTGAGTGCATTACGAAGTATTGAATCTGATAGAAATGCAACTCTAGAAGAGAAAACGGCACTTCGTGATTATGTAGGCAATCACGAAGTAGCATCTGTTTATAACTATCAGTGGTGTGTTGACTGCGAATCAATGGTAGGGCATCCTAATCATACACATTGTCCACATTGTATTTATCCATGTACTGTTGTTGAGCCGGGTCATGTTAATCCTCCATCCAATACTCAGTTAGCAGTATGTGGATTTTGTGGAGAATGTTGTCGTAGTAAAGGTCATAGATACTGTCCTACTTGCAATACTCACAGTGATAGATTATGTCGACATTGCAGTAAATGTACTGCTTGCTGTGCTTGTCAACTTTGTCCCGCACGAGGTTGTCAAGAGATGCAAGAATGTAATGATTGTTGTAATTGTCTCGATCATTGTACCTGTCCAGCACTACAATCTAATGGTACATATGGTAAATCTTTTCCAGCTTTCAAAAAGAAAGAGCGTCGACTGTTTGATTGCCAACGTCTAGCTGGTGTAGAGTGGGAGTACAATCGATTATCTACACAAAGATATTTCGACCATTGGGTAAAGAAGTGGTTAGCGGATCGGCACCAAGATGATTCATGCGGTTATGAAGCCGTTACAGCTCCCATCGCTGGCGACTACATGGTCAAATGTATAGAGGCTTTGGGAAAAGTTTTTGAAAAGAGTAAGGCGTCAATTGATAATCGATGTTCAATTCATGTACATGCAGATGCAAAAGACCTTCAGTGGTCAGATATGTTCAGACTGTTGAAAGTCTATTCGATTGTAGAACCTGTTCTTTATATGTTAGCAGGGCAAGAACGCCTCGATAATAGATATTGTGTGCCCTGTGGTAAAGATTATGCTGCTGCTCTTGAAAGGATTGATCGTAAAGATGCAGTCATGGCTGTAGCATTTACTCCCATTACACGTGATGGAAGAAAAAGTGAAGTCAATCTTATTCCTGATAATGGTCGCAATTCACAGCGTGCCAAACCAGGAAAACGTGCCGATAATCATGCGTATTGTCGACGCAAAGGATTGAACATTCTTCCTTGGTTGGCTGGTCGAGGACCTCGACCAAACACTCCAGTTAGCATCGTAACTCAAGCCAATGATACAATTGAAAAAATTGCGCAACGCAATAATGTTTCAATTGCGGCATTGATGCGTTGGAATAAGATTAAACCTGGTACGCGTTTTGCGGCTGGACAAAGACTTATCGTCAATAAGCGTATTGTGGCACCTGATACTACAGTGGAGTTTAGAATTCACCCTAACACACATGATGCTAATCGTGTTATTAATTGGGTGAAAGTTATACTGCGTTTGGTTGATTGGGCAGCTAAATCAACTGATAACGATTTAGAGAAACTTCCTAAGTCAGCCCTTAGGATTCTCTGTCAAGTCATTGCACCCGAATGTGCTCCTTGGATCATGTCGAGAGTGCAAGAGTGGCGTAAGGAAACATCAAAAATCAATGGACGTCACGAGCGTCGCATTAGCCTAAAGGGCGGAAAGTACAGTTACTAATATGTGTGGACTGAGTGGTTTTATTGGATTGCCGTTATCTAAAGATGAAAAGCTGATGCTTGTTTTAGGTCTCGGCGATGGCATCGACAATCGTGGTGGACATAGTTGTGGATATGTCAGCGTTGCTGAGGATGGTAATCTTCAGTATGCCAGAAAAAAAGGCACATGGATTCGTGCTCGTATTAGATTTACTGAGGGCGCTGCTTCTGAAGTATGTATGATGCATGCTCGTTGGGCAACTTGTGGTAATAAAGAGGATCCAATGAATGCGCATCCGTTTTCTATTCGACGTAATGGACGTGTAGTTATGTGGGGCGCACATAACGGTATGGTTCCTGATGCTTTTAAGAGTGCTAAGGCACATGGTCGCGATATCAATGTAGATTCTCAAGAAATTTTTGAGCTTCTTGCTGATAAGAATTACGAAGGCATTCGAGAGATGTCTGGCTATGGTGTGATTACTTGGATTGATACTGATCATCGTGATTATGTTAATCTCGCCAGGCTTTCATCTCATTCCGATATTTGCGTAGTCAGTGTCAAGGGTGGTGGTGTAGTCTGGGCATCTACTTGGAAAATTCTTAAGGAAGCTCTTAAGTTAGCTGATCTAGAAGTGGATCGTGAGTTTAAGATTGACGAAATCGGTCGAGTATATCGTATTCGAGCTGATGGTGTCTTCAAAACCAAACTAGATGGTATCAAAGTTGGAACCTATAATAAGTTGACCAAAACACAAACCACCGTTGGTTCTACGACAACTGTAGATACACCTTCAGTGCCATCTGACGAGATAGATGAAACACTTATTGTAGAAACAAAAGTGCCAGGAGAATCAGAATATAAATATGCTTCCTCTTATGGTACTGGAGCCTCTTCAACTGTTACGAATGGCTCTGGAGTTTATTCCCCTGCCTTTTCTGCATGGCAAGGCAAGCAAGGCAATGTAGATGATGAAGAAGCGTATCGTCAATGGTGTGGGTCTGAATAAATAATGCATCTTTATCAGAAGCCTGGGATATCCCAGGCTTCTGATAAAGATGAGAAACTATTATGATTATAGTAACTAAGAATTCTACCTACGAGTTTGATAGTGAAAATTCACGTTATCGTAAGATAAAACCGGAGTGTGGCGAGTGGAAGGTTTATTATGGTTTTGCTTCGGAATTAAAAAATGGTGTAAAAGCCAAAATAGTAAGAGATGATAACAGAACTACTATAACTTCTATTATTTGTGAAATTCAAGAAGACGATGAAGATGAAGTCTAGAAATTATAGAAAAGAATCGCCGGGCTTGAAGAAAGGGGAGTTTCTAGAAAAGAAACGTAGCTACCAAAGACGTACCAAGATATATACAAATATTAATTCAGCTTGTAAAGATGCTATGGAAAATGGCAAAGCTGAATTGATAATTGACAATAAAAAATTTTGTTTGACTGATCATCCTTACAAGAACTATTCTAATTTTTACGCTTTTGTTCGCATGACAGGTTTTGGAATAGTTTTAGCAGAAGTGTGTGAAAAAGATTCTGGGTGGATGAGAATCGTATATCCTCATTGTAAAAGAACAACTAATACTATTAGCGGTATTAATTCTTTTATCTGGGATAACATAGCTGCCTATGTTAGTGATTTTGATGTCCTGTCAGAAAGTTCGGATTCTATAATGAGAACCTTCGAAAAACAGATAAAAGAAGAGTTTGTATAATCTGGCAGATATGTTGTAGTAGGCTTCAATTAAATATAAGCATGTTTTAATTTATATGGTAGCTAATATTGAAAGAAAAACAACTTGCTTACATGCAGATGTTTTTAAAAATTTTCGTTGGGAAAGTCAAAAATTTTCTGATCGATTCAATACTGAGTATGAGTATTGTGATTGTAGGATTTGTAAAAATTCTATCTATACTGGACTATGCCGTATAGTAGATGTAGTTTCTGAAGATAATCTGAATTGGGATATCCCAAGTGCAAAGGAACAGAATATGAGTAAAGACAAATTATCGGTCTCTAGAAGTTTAAAAAGTCGTCATGCCAAAGAAGGTAATGGTATGAGTCTAAAAGAGTTTGCGCGTCGACTTGTTCGTGAGGATAATGAATCCGCCAAGGATTGGTTTGCTAACAAGGCGGGTTTGCTAAACGCAGAACGTTCTGATAAAAATAAAACACGTGTTTCTTCAGAGAAATCAGCCACCAAACTTGCCAAACGTAGTAAAAAGAAAGGCAGTAGCAATGTCTCTGTTGCCGCCGCAACACCTGCTATTACCAAATCTGCTAAGACAAAATAATCTTAAACAAAGGAATGAAACATAATGATGTATTTTCAAAGTGACAAAGTAGTATATAGAGGAACGAAGTTTCCCGAACTGCGAACAAAACTCGGCGAAGTGTGCACGCGTGTAAGCGGAAGTGAACATGGGGTGGTGGTAGATTTTGGCGATGATTCTTATGTTATGGACAGTCGTAACCTAGCTCCTTATCTACCGTCTAAAGAACCTAATGCCAAGGAACCTGAAATTCAAATTCGACGCAAACGAATTGATTTAGAGCAGGAATAATAGCTTTATAATTGGTGGGAGGGACTACTTCCCTCCCATCGCATAATCATATAATTATATATTAAGTATTTTCAAGAAATTAAAGGAATTTTTAAAATGATGACTGCACGTGAGCTAGTGGGTAATTGGCTTAAAAATCAACGTAATATTGGCGTTCGTTTAGAAGACAAAAGAAACCTCATTGAAGATGTTATTATCATTACTTCTATGAGTGATTACGGTAAGAATGAAATTTATTTTGTAGGAACATACGCCAACACCTCTGGCTGTTCTGGTTATCTTAAAGATATTGATTCGGTTTCTATCTTAGAAGGTGAAGAACTTACTAAACTGTTCTCTCTTTATGAGAAGAAACAAGTTGAGAATTTGCATTCTCAACTTTCGCATTCTGGATATGTTGGTGTATTGTCAGAATTCTTTGTAGAAGATGAAGATGGTGCATGTATTCCTTCATCTGCTTTTCTAGCTACACGTCCTTCGTCTAGCAGTAAATCATGGTATGATTCAAAAGTTGATTCACACCAAAACGGAGTTGCTGGAGAAATTCAAACAACCTATAATTCTTGTTTAGCCATTACTATTGATTCCTTGGCTTATGGATTGAAACATTTGTCAGATTCTGCTAAGAAACTATCTAGCAAAGCTAAAGTATCTGCTAAGTCTGTTATGCCAATTTCCGATGCGATTATGCAAGCGTCTACTGATAAAATGCCTACTTTGGGTAATGCAACTGTCAGTAACGCTTACGGATTGAAACTTAATGCGCCGGATCCACGTACTGTTCCATTTCGTTGTGCGCAGTCTGCTTTACAGTTTCAGTTGTATGGTTTTAATAATCTTACTGAAGAACGAGGTAAATCGATCGTGATGACACTGGATGCAACACTAGGAGTTGCGTGTGTGTCTTTGCTTGCGGGAATTAATCATCCAGATCGAGTTAAGCTGGGTGGTCTTCCAGGTGATTATAGGATAGTCACTTCTGCTTTAGAATATTTTTCTCTCGGAAATTCATGGATGATTCATCCTATGATTGCTAATTTGGTTTTTGATTTTGCTCGTAAATGCGCAATTCTTGGTCATAAGAATCTAGGCAAATATTGGTCGGCTTCGAAAGAAGATGTTATTTCTTGCATGATGGATTTGGATGTAGATAAAGCTCATGCCATCATGGATCGAAATAAGGATATTATGATGAAAATTTTCCAAGCCGCTTGGCCAATTTGTAATGGTTCTAATGCGGCTGGTGTGCCCAATTTATCTAATGAAATTAAACCAGATAAAGCTAGGGATGTAATGTATGATATTTTCTATAATGGTATCACTACAGTAATTGATAATCCCACAGACATGTCTGCTAACTGGACTTTAGATGGTACATGGATTGCTCACTCAGAAGGTGATAATAAAAATGTATGGCGTACTCTCAATGCACTATACGGTACACGCAAGTTTCCTAATCAAGTAGTACATGGTTGAAATTCAGTTTATAAACAACCAGATAAATATTAATAGAGATTGCGATAGATTTTATGAAGAATGAATTAAATATTACTGATTATGTAGTTCAAGATTTGATGGAAGGAGAGTATGATAAAAGCATCTTACATATTCCTTTATTCCCAGTAAACATGCGTTTATTCCATACCAGCCCTCAATTTCATAGTTTGATCATGCAGGTCATTGCATACATGAAATTTAAACTACAAAATAAGTTTGCAGGCTATTCTCAGCCTCGTGGGATTTCTGGGGCTAACTTAGGAATTCCATGGAATATTATTGGTTACCGTATTAATAGCAAAATTCATTTTATGATTAATCCGGTGGTAAAAAATAGATCCGTTGAAACGGAAATGAGAAGTTCAAATTGTGGATCTGTTAGATTAAAAGATAATATTTTCGTTGAACGACATATCTGGGTTGATGTAGAATATTACGATGTAGAAGGCGTGCTACACATGGACCGTTTCTACGGTGCAGATGGCGGATATACAATTCAACATGAGATTGAAAACAATCTTGGTATTTTAATTACAGATAAGAATAAGGAGAACTGATTTATGTTTAAATGTCAAATTACAGGTCGTATGTCTAGACCAGGTGAAAAAGTTAATAAGATTGTGACGGCAACTCGTAACAAAATTTATTATGGCTGGTTCCGTAACGAAGAGACTGGTAGGTTCGAACAACATGAGGTAGGTCGTGGTTCTGAAATTGTTTCAGAAGTCAATGCTACAGAGGAAGGCGTGCGTGTGTGGACACAAATGCAAAGTAATGTATGTCTATTTGACAAGCCTGTTAACTCTTAAGTTTCCAGTTTTATATAAAGCTGGTAGCGCACCATTATAATATGAATAGATAGTTTTAACAGCTTCTATCTCGGCACTGTTAATTAAGAATTAACAGATGATTAAAAAGCTGTTTAATGTTTGTACCAGTTAAATTAATGTTTGTACCAGTTAAAGTCACTAGAGTTAAATGTTATGGACACCATAGATAAAAAAGAATCTGATTTAAATAATCAAATTGATGATATCAATGAATCATTAACTGAATCTAAGTTAAGACTTTCTGAATTGAAAAGAAAACTTGAAGCTGAAGAAACCATAGCTATTGGTTTGAAATTATCTAGGGATCGTGTGAAAGAGTTATTACGGCAACATATAGCCTCACTACCAGATACGAGCGAACAAAAGTTACGTGATAATCAAGTGGATAAAGAATTTAGAGATAAATTTCCTTTGCTTTTGGAAAAATTATGATTGGATATTATTGTGCTACCTGTTCAAAAGAGCATAGATGCGAAGATGATTGTCCATATTCTTTTGAGATAGAAAACAGAAATACTATTTCTCCTTCAAATAGAGAGGCATCAAGTATTTCTATTTGGAAAGATTTAAGGGTGGGAGAATCAATATCTGTTTATCTGAATAACAGATTAATTACTTTGAAAAGAACAAGCTAGAAACATATATAATTACGTTAATCGTATATCAAAAAAGTTAGCAATGCAGGCGATAAAATAATCTTATTATGGATGTGAAACGGTTAGTTTTTTATAGATTATTTTGAGGCAACCCATCTGCTTACACACAATCTGATAATAAAGAAAATAATTTTATGAAGACATGGGAAGCTTTTGATTATGTATCAAGTCAAATTAAGACTGGCAAAATTAAATTTGATTTAAGAAATCATACATCTCGTAATATTAAAAAAGAATGTAGAATTTCTGGAATTGAATTCGATTCTTTTACGGAAGAAGAACTATCTATTATTAGTTTAGGTGGTAAAATAGAGCCCAAAAAACTTTCATTTAAGTATTTCAATTGTCAACACTGCGGAGAGGATATTGAATTTATTTTTGATGGAGAGATCATTACCACTGAAGCTACCTGTCAATTTCCAAAGGGAGTGAAAGAAGTTACGATTGAATTAAATATACCTTCAGGTGTAATGGTATTTGCAAATGATCTTAGGAAATGGTTTCCCGTTCAATTTGATTACAATGTTAATAGTGATGCAGGTATACTGAAAACAATTCTTGCTTATGAAAAAGTAGGAATGGCTCACGGTTTTGTTGGTAATACTTGTCCTGGTGTCTATCAAATTAATAATCAACGTTTATCTATTAGTGCTGGATGTTGTGATATTGGTGAGGAAACATGGGATGATGAACAGCAAGATTACGTACCTATGACAGAAAATAAGGCAGTAGAAATTACTCCTGCCGGAAATCGTGTAGGTAGTATCTGTACTGATTTGTGGTGGTATTCTGTAGTTGATTACGAAGATTTTAAAAGAAGATTTTTGGATATGGGAGGAAGTCTTAAAAATTTTAAAAGGTATATAAAAAACAAGTGTGATGTAGTAGGTGTACAACCTGGTTTGTATCATTTTCTTCATTTTTTTAATGTAGATGATGACTGGGAAACACACAAGACTCGGCGCGTCCCTAATCATTATGCATTAATTTCTTGGGCTGGGGTCTCAAGAGAAGAAGATTTATATGCCAAATACAAAAGTATTAATTATACGATTGGTCAATGCTGGCTTGCTACGGTAACTACTTGGCCATCTTTATTTGGATTTAAAGATGAAGATTTTCCGAGATCTCTTTCCATGAAAGAGAAAGCTAGTAAAATTCAAACCTTTCCAATTGAACAAATTGAAAAATCAGTAGCACACTTTTACTCTAGAACTTTTTGTAATTTCGGAAGAAATGATTGGCACCCTAGTGGCTGGGGCTGTCACGTTCCAATTCCTTTGGATACTCCGGATTTTTCTTTGCCGCCTATGACTTCCAAACACTATTGGCATGACATGGATAGAAAATACTGTGGATTATATCTAGCTGGAACAGGAGAAGAGTCTTATTTAGGTGGTCAAATATATACACTTAATGAGTCTTTCCTAAGGTCTGCTTATGATGTTGCTTATGCAATTCTTAAGTTTGGATGTAAAGAAGATAGTTATTATAGAACTTCTGAGCAACATCTTCGACATGAAGAAAAGCAAAAAGAAATCGCTTTGGAATCACTTAGCAATCTAAATAAGAAATTTCCTGGTACTATTCCAAATAACTGTAAGGATTTTCTAAACGAGAATAAATAATGTCCAAAGAAAAATTGCGTGAAAATCTTCGTCTTAAACTAAAATCTAGACCTTTTAATTCTGCTCTAATGCGACAACTATCTTTTGACTTTCATGACGGAAGTATTTTTGAGTCTCCTGAAGAAACTGAAATTGCAAGACAAGCTTTTGCAAAAAAATATTTTGATATGAAATGCGGTTATTTACATTTAGGCTGGGATATAGATGAATATTGGTCTTTAGTTGCTAATCGAATAATGATACCATATGTGTTGGCTATTTATAATGAATTAGTTAGTAAAGGTTTTAACGAACAAAATACTCTAATGTATGGTGATGCAGATGGTGATGTTTTTTGGTTACCCGCGAAAAATTCAAACACCAAAGTATTTGTGCATACCAACCAATGCAGAGACTATATTTATATATTAACAGAATTTCCATCACATAAAAAATCTGTAAAACCAAGATATGAGTTTCATATTAGAAGACTTTGGAGAAATTGGAATTCTTTGAGTGAATACGAAAAAAGTATGTTAGAAGATCTTTATTTAGGAGTGCCCAAAGATACTAATAGTTTGTCTGAGACTTTACAAATAAGTAAAGAAGAGTTTATTAAAACGATTCTTCAGAATGTAAATTCTATTGAAGAAATTGCCGATGATCATTATCAGTATTCTAAGCGTCATAGTTTAGAATATTATCGTGAGCGCGGCTTCGTTATGAGAGATTTATCTGAACCGTTCAACGGAATTTATGGAGATGCGAGAGATGGCGGATATGTATTTTCTATGGATTACTGGGGACGTACGGAACATACATGTAGTAAATTCTCGCTACTTGAATTAATATCATCATGTTACTTACCTAACATTGCTGAGCAGCTAAAGCTAAAATTAGATAACGAATGGTTAATAAATAACTCTTAGGATCAATCATGCCGAACGATATCAGAATCTTCACAGGACGTTCGAATATAGATTTGTTTGATAAGTTTTTCGAATTTAATAAGTTTGATGAATTACTAGGAATCCCTAGCTCTTTAACTAAAGGTAAAGGGATTGTTACTCAATTTTCTGATGGCGAAATATTTTTCACTTGTCAAGAGTCTGTTAGAGGAATGGATTGTTATATATTACAATCTACTTGTGCCCCGCATAATGATAATATCATGGAGCTCTGTATTATGTCAGACGCTTTAAAGAGAGCTTCAGCGGCAAGTGTAACTGCTGTAATTCCATATTTCGGATATGCTCGTCAGGATAGACAAGTAGCTCCTCGTACACCTATTACGGCTAAACTTGTTGCTGATATGATCACTACATCAGGGATAGATAGAGTTGCTATTTTAGATGTGCATTCGTCTCAAACACAAGGTTTTTTCAACACTCCACTGTTTGATAATTTACAAGCTACTTCTTTCTTGTGCCAAGATTTAATAAAACATTATTGTAATTGGTTCCCTCATGATGCGGTTATTGTTTCTCCTGATGTGGGTGGTGTAAAAAGAGCTCGTAATTTTTCTAAAAAACTTAATGGATGCGGATTAGCTATTATTGATAAAAGGAGAGATAAACCTAATGAGTCTGAAGTAATGAATATTATCGGAGATGTCAAGGGTAAATATTGTGTTCTTGTAGATGATATGATTGACACTGCGGGGACTCTATGTCAAGCGGCGCAAGCTTTACAAGAAGCTGGAGCTATTAGCGTAATTGGTTGCGCTACCCATCCTATTTTGTCTGGTTCTGCTATTACAAGGATTAATGATAGTCCACTTACAGAAGTGATAGTTTCAGACACAATACCTTTGTCTGAATCTGCCAAAAAATGCAAAAAAATCAGAACGGTATCCTGTGCAACGATGCTACGTATTGCGATTGATAGGATTCATCGTTGCGGTTCAGTATCTGAAATTTTTGCGGAATAATAATGTCTAAAATGGAAAAATCGATTTTTGAAATCGCACTACACGAAACCATTGTATTTTCTTCTGAAGAGATTGATACTGTTATCTCATTCACGGGTAGTGGATTAAAATGGTGGTTCTCCATTGGAAAAGATAATAAATTCTCATTATCCGATACACTAGATATCTTCAATGATGAAAATCGTGCACCCATCGCCTATGCTCGTAAATTAGCTAAAGATTGGTTTGAGTGGGAACTTAAAGAATTTGCAGCGGAATCACAGGAAGATTCGAACTTTGAATTTTCTACAAATAATGTCATACAAGAAAAGTCTACTTACCCAGCTCCTGACTCTTCAGAAAAAAATTTTCCAATTGTTGAACCCCCAGAGCTAGATGCTGACAAAAAAGATGCACATACAGAACATTGTTGCGAGCAACATCTTAATTGTAAATTTAAAAATGTTAACTGTACAGTTGTATTAGGTAAGAAGAAATCTAGTTATCCTTGTACATGCAATAAGACGCCTTATAAGATAAAGGAAATTTATTATGGGTAGCAGTAATGATGTTACTGTCTTGTTTCCGGATCGCGAAAGAAAGCAAAGAACTCAACGCGGTATGCCATCTCGCTCTTATATATTACCTCCATCTTATGAGGAAATGGTAAGGAGCGCATTCAATATTTTGTTAATGGATAGGCAAGAACAGGGAAGAACAATTGTAACATTTTTTCTTGTTTCAAAAGAAAATAAACCTTTTGGATATCTAAAAATTACAGAAGATAAAGAATATCCTATTGGTCGTTCATGTGAGTCGTATAGAGCGCTTCAATATCTATATGATGATGTATGTTCTAGTGTATGGTGGTACTCGTCTCTTGAAGAATTGATAATAAAATCTGCGACGAAACCTACGGCTCGTATTAAAAACGAAACATTTATAAAACAAATAAAAGATAATTTTCAAAAATACATTACTATATAAATCAACATTTCATTCGGAGAGTCAAAATGCCTAATGTTCGTGAAGTTTTTCCAGGCTTAGAAAAGTTACGTCGTGTTAAAAGAGGTCGTCAACCACAGACAATGTGGACGCACGCCCCTAGTCTAGAAACAGTGATTCCTAAATTAGCAACCAACATTGTTGATTCTCATGTAAAAACGAGTGAAACAAATGGTGTTGTAACGGAGATGCGTCGTTACGTATTACGTAGCGGCAACAGATTTGGATATCTTTGTATTAAGACTGCTAACATAGCCTTAGCAACATGTAAATCTTATAGTGATTTTCAAAGGGTGGTTGATTCATTAGAGCAATCTATCAAGTGGTCTAATAGCTTACCTCGATTAATCGAATACGTAACAGCACATTGCACATCACCTTCTTATATTAATCGTGTCAGTCAACTTCAAGTTTAATCATGACGAAAAAAATATGGGATATTTTCCCTTCCTATATTCAGAGAAAACGTGTTCAAAGAGGTGTTGAAGCAAAAGGAAAAATTCTTTCTTTACCCAGTGAAGAAGAATTATTTGCTTCTCTATCTGATGAAATGTTATTATTACATCAAACCGTTTCTTCTGCAAATATGGATATTCTAGTCGTGTACAAAAGAGCTAACGACAATCACTATGGTTTATTAATTACTAAATGGTGTAGGTGTAGACTGTGCCTACACCCGATAATGAAGTGCAATAGTGGCGAATTACTCCAGCAATTAGTGGATCGGTACTTAGCACGCATAATTTGGTTCGACTCTTTTATAAGTCTGTATAACTCATTACCTAAATATTCTTATATAAAAGAATTTAGTCAAGTACTTGAAAAGTACGCTAATAATAATAATCTATATATTGGTTCTGTCGTGGATCCTGCTCCTCCAACCATAAGAGAATAATTGGGATTAAATTTTTATGTGTGTTATATACTTACAAGTTTATACATTAATTTTGAAAGATGATTTGGTAAAACTATGAAAAATAAATTATTCAATTTTTCTCATGATATGAATATGTCAGAGAGTGATTTTAATGAAGCAATGGAAGGGCTCATTCATAAAGGTTTTGCAGAAAAAATACTGATTGATGACAAGCAATATTTTCAACTTACTCCTATGGGTGAGCTAATGAATAAACATTTGTCTCGTACATCTGTACCAGAGATTTTAAGTTAAGAGTAAAATATTTATGGTTTATATTCGTGATTTGTTAGCTTGGTTAATTACTATTGTATTTGTAGTAGCATGTATTAGAAATGTTTTTTACGATACACACATGTTGCAAGCCAAGGCACAACATGTAGCCTGTAATGAAAAAAATAATTGTAATTTACAATTAGTACAAATAATGAGAACTCCTATTAGTAGCGAATATTCTTTTTCAAATCTAAAGGAGACGCACACAGTTACCTGTAGACGTGATTTTATTTTTTATGGTGAGTATGAATGCGTAAAATGAGAATTAAGACAATTATACATAATAAAATATTATATAATTGCGATTAAGAAAAGTTTTGGCTGGTGAAAAATGAGAAATATTAGAAGCGGAGTATTTGAGACCAACTCATCTAGTACACATAGTATTGTAATTTCTGAGAATACAAATGGAATCTTAGATACTATTGTGCCTGATGACGAGGGTGTGATTATCTTATCTGGAGGAGAATATGGATGGTCATGGGAGAAGTTTAACGATCCATTAAGTAAAGCTAACTATTGTGCTTTAGACTTACAAAAGAATCCGGCAAATATTAGGATGCTAGCGGATGTTATTACGCAACATACTGGTGCAAAAAAAGTAGTCTTCTCCCTTGAAGGATATATAGATCATCAATCTGCTGGCGCTTCAGAAACTGCATTTGTTAATTCAGAAGTATTAAAGAATTTTATTTTTAACCCTAAATCATGGTTGTTTACGGGTAATGATAATGATTATGCCCCACCTAATTTTTATGACGTAGATGATATGATTTACACACATCAATTAAGTATTAGTGGTGTTGCAGAAACTGCTAAGTTTACATCATTACCCAACATAGACACTGAAGAGTTTCAAGAAACTATCTCTGTTTTGATAGAAAATCATCCTATTTGTAAGCATGAAAGTAATGATAGAGAACCTTATAGAATAGTGTCATGGGCACGTACAGATATTAATGGCAAACAATTTTGCTCTTGGGATTCATTAAAAGATGGTATGATTACTTTGTATAAGATTAAGACGGTTTACTCTAAGGATAAAGGAAAGTATATTGGTGATATGATTAAGTCATCAAAACAAATTCCATTTAAAATCGTAGAACTGTAAACATATAGATAGAAATGAATGATATAATGTACAAAGTATCACCTGCTCAAATTGGGTTGTATTATGGTAGGGGTGCACAGATTGTTCATCCAATCAAAAATGAAAAATATTTATGTCAAGCTGTAAAAACAGATAATGGAACGGTAATGATTGTAGATCGACCAGATCTACCGTACTCAATGTCCATCGAAGATCTTAGAGATATTTACGGAGGAGAAATTATTCAAATAGAAATTATGAAAGAAGTTGATCATAACGATGCGCACTATATGCATCATGGAAATTTTCCCAAAGTAAAAAATGCACGGGCTCTTAAAAAAGTATGTAAGAAATACGATGATTATTTTAATAATCTAGCTAAGAAGAAAAAATGAAAGTTTTGTATTCTTACCAAAACGGACATACACACGTGTGTATGTTTGAAGATGGTTCCAAAGAAAGAGTTTTTAATGGACTACCTAAATTGATTCATCCTGAATCAATTGATGTTAAGATTACAGATTTTTGTGATGCTGGTTGTACTTTTTGTCACGAACAATCTACTACACAAGGTCTTCATGGTGATTTAAATAAATTATTAGAAATTTTACAACCTCTTCCTCCTGGTGTTGAAATTGCAATAGGTGGTGGCAATCCATTGTCTCATCCTGAGCTTCTTGTCTTTTTAAGAGAACTACAAGAAAAAGAATTAATAGTTAATATTACGGTTAATCAAAAACACCTTCAGCAATATAAAGATTTAATACTTTATCTTATTTCTGAAAAGTTGGTTTATGGAATTGGAATTTCCTATTCTTCTAAATCTTATATACCAGATATTATTCCAATTATTAAAGCTAGTAGTAATGTTGTTTTCCATACTATTATGGGGATAAATTCTATTTCGGATATTGATGATTTGTTAACTTTATCTCAGCAGTATAATCAAACATGTAAGATCTTAATTTTAGGATATAAGGTTTTTGGGTTTGGAATAAATTATTATTTGAAAAATAATAAGATTGAAACTAACAAATATCAGTGGTATATCAAGCTAGCTCCTTATTTCAGGAAGCAGGGTTTAATATTATCATTTGATAACCTAGCAATTCAACAAATGAATCTACAAAGATTTTTTACTAAAACTGCTTGGTCTAAATTTTATATGGGTGATGACTTTGTTTTTACTATGTATATTGATGCTGTGAAACAACAGTTCGCTCCTTCCAGCACTTCTACTGATAGAATATCATTTGATGATTCTTCCTTATGCACGTTTTTTCAAAACAAGCCGTAATATGATTATTAGCTTGAAGAAAAAAGTTTATTTAGCTTGCCTATTAAAAATAATAATACTTACAGCATTTGTTGGTTGTATAGGTTATATGTATCATGCTAGTTGGCAGGCGTGTGTATTGACTAGCATAATTGTACAGTTAATACAATTACCCTATAATATTAATCAATTTTATGATTTCTTCTCAGAAAAATAACAACTTGTTAAATTATTTCTTATAGTGATCAGAATAAAAGTTAAAGAGTAATAATACTTTCCAATAGAAGATGACTCCAATTTTAAATATACTAATTTTAAGAAATAAATACCATGAACTACAACGTTACTTTCCCAGAAAATTTAGATACTGATTTGGTAAATTTGGCTCGTAAATTAAAGACAAGTCCGGCGGATGTAATTTGTATGGCTCTTGCTTTATTAAAGCATGCATCAGATGCCGATGAAATAAAACTAATATCTAAAGGAATAGAACAGAAAGTTTTGGTTAAGTAGTCATGGAAGACCTTGATCTCAGAGAAACTAATAAAGAAGTTAAATGGGAATATTCACAAGGCGTGCATGATCGTTCGAAGTTATGGGCAAATATTGCTAACCCATTCGCATGGTTTGTATTCAGTTTAATTAGTATGGTAATTGTTATGCCATTTATTATAATCATGGTATCATCAATTGTAAATAAAACTGATCATATGGATGCCTTAATGAGATGGTCAACAACCGTATTAGCACCAATAGTTGGTTTTGGCTCAGCTGTTATTGGTTATTATTTCGGGGCTAGCGGTCACTCTGAAAATAGAAATAAATAATCAGATTTTATGAAGATGTTAAAATCTTCTTTCTTCAATTGACACGAATTTCAAGTCCACTAGTTTTATGTTAGCTGTAGATTCTTAGAAGAAATAAGATTAGAATTAGGTTTATCAACCATTAGTGAGTTTAGCAAACCACCCGATAATAGCGATTATTTTCAGCTAACACTAAACACATTAAGGTAATGTTTAATATGCTTACATTTTTTTATTTTATAATGTTTTTAATTGTATTTTTCATTCTTACTCCTTTTCTAAGAGTACGGTTTAATTTTCTCGCAGCAGAAGATGACAGAGCTGTTTGTATTATGATTTGTCTTTTTCTATCTATTTTCTGGTTACCTGTCTTAGGACTTGTCATTGCATACATACTGATAGTTATTCCAGGTTCTTTCTTTTATAAATTATCAGAAAAAGCATGGCAACCCAAGCCTCCAGTTCCAACAAAAATCAATGAGGTTAAATCTAGTTATCGGCATATAGAACTTGAGGACGATGATGATACTTACGACCCATCACGTGAGGTATGAATGAATAAAAAGATTTTTAAAAAGGATAGACATTCTTCTCGTGAGACGGCTTTAGAAAAAATTAAGGAACGCTTCTCTAAACATGGTGCTGATAAATGTCTTATCACTTTTGCGGATAAAACATGCACTGTGCATATTTCTAAAATGTATCACGGTTTGGGTGAAATTGTTTCATTTGCTAATATGAAATGGTTATCTGAGTTATTAGGAACTGATAATATTAATCTTTGCAATGAATCATATACTCAAGGGTGTGAGTCTTGCGATTGGGGATCTCAACATACTGTAGATTTTGTATGTAAAGACATTTCTATTTAATTGATAGTTAAAACTATTTGGTGATTTATGTTTCTTGGTGAAAATGTTATAGCACAAGTATGGAGTTTCTCTAATGAAATGAGAGAAGTTCCATATCTTATTAAAATAATTAAGCATCATATCGCAGGGCATAAATGGGCATGTAATTGCCCTTCTTTTATGTATAGAAAAATTACTTGTAAACACATACGAGCTCTTCGTGAGTCCGCGAAAATTAGGTTTCTGTCTATAGATAAGAGATTTAACCTTTCTGATCTTGGAACAGATGTTTTATTAAGATAAAATCAGAATATGTTCGCGGGATCGAATATTAGATACTAAAATATACTACAACAATTAATGTTTTAATTATTATTTGATTTGCTACCCATCAAATATACATATTCAAATCTGTATAGATTGTTCGTTAAATACAAGTTATTTTTATTTATCTAGAAGTGAAATATTATAAATTTCACGATATAGATAAGGTCTCTAAAAAACTTGTTTTATTCAATGGTTGAATAAACAATAAATTAATTAGGTAAGATCACACAGGTTAAATTGTGCGATTTTTGGAGGATATTATGAAAAGTTTTATTTCTATATTGTCATTTTTTGTTTTATGTTCATGTGCTTCTGCCCAGAATGTTGATTCTGAGAATCAAGGCGGTGGAAATAATGTAAAAAACAACAATGGTTCGGGAGGTGCGGGAGGCACCTCATCATCTAGTTCCAGTAGTAATGGTGTTGGAGGAATGTCTGTTAGTTCTAACAGTTCAGGAACAGTGAGCAGTTCTAGTGGCGTAGATTTACAAAATGATCCATTTAACTGCGGAGAATTAGGGCATTGGTGTCAGCCTGTAGGTAGTAATACTAAATCTATGTGTCAAGATGGAAAATGTATATTTCAGTGCTTGAATGATTTTGTAGATTGTAATAATAAAGAATCTGACGGTTGTGAGATTAATGTCACTAATGATCCACAAAATTGTGGATCTTGTTATAGTGTATGCTCATTACCTAATGTAAATTTTGCTTGCCAAGATGGAAAATGTGAATTTGTTTCTTGTTACCCCAACTACGCAGATTGCTATAAAGATAACTCAGTTTCAATGCTTTTAGGTTGTGAGACTAATTTATTGGTAGGTTGGAAAGTCAGCGGAAAATATCTTGATTGTGGACAATGTGGTGTCAATTGTGACTACACTTCAATTTGTACTGATGGAGTATGTGTGAAAAAATGAGTTTTAGGGAAGAATTAACAATTAATCAACGTAAGATCAAAGATTTAGATACAAAAATATCAGATGCTAGCGAAGTAATTTACAATTTAGAAACTATTAATTTATCTCTAAAAGCTTCTATTCTTGAAGAAGAACAGTTGTTAGCTAATTCTAAATGGTATCTAAAGGCAGGTAAAACACTGCCGTACTTAGAATATCAGGGATCAGTCAAAGATGAATTAATGGTTAAAGTTTTTGATCTTATATGTAATGGATTTCATTGTTCTTTTTATTTTTCTGAAAAAGTGCATATGCAATTTGATGACAATAAAGTAACGCTTCAATTTGAAGATCCTAATGATATAATAAAGTTTGTTAATAAATTCAAAATTGTAATTAATGGTGATCTTATTAAGGATGCTTTGCGGCGCATAAAAAAAGATGCATTAGCTATTGAAATGATTTGTCATCAATTACAACTTAATGTGTAAAAAATAAAAATAATATGGACATTCGCATATCTTATTCACAATCACAGTTAGATAATGCTGTTGATTTCATTTCACGAAATCATCCTTCTTTCACAGACAAAGATGAAGAGATTCTTGATACCATTAAAGAGTACATGATCAAACTGGCTCAGGATCCAGAATGTACTCATTTGTCTACTATGGGATTTACATTAATTCCAGACAGAGAATTTGAGGGTATGGATTCGGATGAAAATGTATGCAGAGTAGAAATTTCTGTTGATCCGGCTCTTCATCTAATAAATCAATTAGATGAAGAGGATTTTCAGGATGAAGTTATCAACGTTCCAATAAAAAGTGTGTGGTCAGAATGAGACATCAATAGAATCCTTATGAATAAAGATGAAATTTTATCTAAAATAGATAAATTACTAAAATTAAGTCAGTCTTCTAATAGCAACGAAGCGGATAATGCGAAGTTATTTGCAGATAAATTAATTTCAAAATACGGTATAACAGAGGAAGAGCTAAAATTAATTGAAGAAAAAAAACCGTTATATGGGGAGAATGAAAAATTATTTCATTCCTCTGTGATAGTTGCCTGGAAAAATCAATTAGCTTTTGGTTTAGCTGTTCATTTTGGATGTTATATTGTGCAAGAACAAACGATTCCTGCAGATGGAGAATCTGAATATGATTATTTTGTCTATGGTGACTCTGAAGATGTACAATCTGTAAAGTTAGCTTTTCTTGCTTTTGAAAATAAAATAAACAATTTGATTTCATCAAATTGTTACAATAAAGGACCAGTTTATATCTCTTCTTATTGCGAAGGCGTGGTACAAAGCATTAGATCTAATTTAGAAATAGAAGGTCTAGAGATGCCTAAAATTAATAAAAATATTATAGGTTGCGCCGACAAAATGACCGAAACACCCACAGATAAAGTAGCACTGGCTGCTATAGATAAGGAAACAAAGGATAAACCAGTCCAAGCATCTGTAGATGTTAATAATGGTAGTATGATTAGAGATATTATGGCTTTCTTAAAAGGTTTGAAGGATGGAAAAGATGTATCTTTACAAGATACAGTAGAATCAAAAGGACATTCAATTTAAAATCAAACGCCATCTATGGTGTTGTTCATCATGGATGGTGGAGGCGCTGTTAATCAATGCAGTGCCCTAGGTTTTCCAGTTCCTTAAAAACTGGAGATTTAATTATTCTATGTAGGGAGTATAAAATGAATGATATTGTAAGTAAAATAATGAATTGTACACATAAAAATATATGTTTAAATATTACCAATTTTGTTGATTTGTTACAAGGATGTGTTAAAGAATCATTGGGTCCTAATGGTGAAAGATTAGTTATAAAAGATGCTAGATTCATGCCTATTACTGAAAAAGAAAGTATGGAAAACGGACATTATGCGAACCTAACTAATGGAACTAAAATTTGGGTTAGTAGACATATAACCCCTAATCATTTTAGGGTAACAGATGATAATGTCAACTTCCTTGTAGGTCATCAAACAGCTGATTATAATTTTGATACATGGAGTGATGAAAAATCATTTACATAAAGAAAGTTCCCATATTTTCTTTGAAACAGATTTTCTAGATTTATTAAGATGCCTAGCTAATTGATTTAATAATCCACGTGTTTTAGGTTTAAAATTTAGTTTTAAGTATTTTATTTGCTCCTGCGTCCATCTATTTTGGGCGGGAACATAAAAATTAGAAAAGAAAATTTCTTTCTTACGCTCAAGAGAAAATGCACCAGAAGAATAAAGTATATTGCGAATAGCTATTGCTGATTGGCATTCTGCTTCCCAATTGTATAAGGCACTTTTTCCCTTTTGGTTGCGCTTACGCAATCTTCCTAATTTTACTTTGTTATATATTTCACTTAAGAAAATTTTGGAAGCTGAACATATTCCAAATGTAATTGTATTACGTCTGCAATATACCCATCCATCTCCATCGAATAGACCTCTTATGTAATCTCCTAAATATGGAGGAGGAATTTCAAAATCTAATCTAATTATTTGTGTTTTATTCGGAATTACATTAAATAATTCTAATGATTTAACTAGTTGTTTAGAATTAATTCTTAATCTTTTGTATTCTTTATTTTTCTTTTTAGTATTTTCTATTATAGAATCTGGAGATATTTGTTGTTTTATAAATTCTAATATTTCAATATCTTTTGATTGTAATTCAATAGATAACGAATATTTATAAATATTTCCATCTGCTGATATGAAGCCAAGAATGTATGCCATTTCGTGACTCCAAGTTTTAAAATAATCTTCTTTAACATAATAAATTCTTTTTCCGACCATGACAAATCTCATTAAATTAAAATTATTAGAAAAAAATATTTCTAGTTGTAAAAAATGCGACTTACATAAAACTCGCAAACAAACTGTTTTCTCCCGTGGAAATCCAGAATCTTATATAACGATTATTGGAGAATCCGGAGGTGAAAAAGAAGATGAAATTGGTCTACCATTTGTTGGCTTATCTGGGCAACTATTAGATAAAGCGATAAAAGAAGTAGGATCTGATCTTTTATCAAATGCTTATATATGTAATATAATAAAATGTAGACCGCCTAATAATAGAACACCTACTGATGATGAAATAAATTGTTGTTATAACTGGTTAGAAGAACAAATACAAAATACAAATACTAAAATAATTATTACATTAGGAAATACTGCTACACAGACTATTACCAATACACCTTTTGGTATTTCTAAAGTAAGAGGTAAGATTTTAAGATATGGTAAGATATTAGTGATACCATCTTATCACCCATCGTATATCCTCCGTTGTGGAGGCATAGGATCTAGCAGTTATAAAGATTTGTTAAACGATATCAGTTTAGCAGTTGAAAAATTAAAAGAAATAGAGAAAAAATGAATAAGGAACATGTACAAAATAGCCTTGCCAGAATTGAAGAAATTTTTGAAAAAGCTTCTACTAAAATAGAATCACTAAAAGTAGGACAAAAAATTCCAGCTACAGCTTTAGCAGAAGAAATAGCTAAGGACTATGGGATGACTGGTCCTCAACTATATCCTACTTTATTATTTTTAATTAAAGGATATCCTGGTGTTGAGATCAAACGGGGCGCCCATGGAGGTATTGTCAAATTAGCTAATGTGATTGCACAGCCGTTATCTCGTCCTATTCAAGTTGAAGTGAAAGAAGATAAAGTAGAAGATGAGTTAGATGAAGCTGAATCATTTATAGTAAATGATGAAGATAAAACACTACCAATTATCAATACTTGAATATAAAAAACATATCTGACATTAATTTGGGTAAAGTCATTAGATAATTAAAAGACAATAACATCACTTTGCCCAACGAAGAAATAGATTAAGATTCTGTCATTTAAATTAACTAAATAATACTATTAAAAATAGAGAATAAATATGGATTTAGAAACTTTAGAAGAAATGCTTTCAGATTTCCTTCCTGGTGGGTTTCATATTGAAACCTCCAAAAAAGGTGAATTAATTATTTATACTGGACTTCATCAAGATGATGATGGTGAACTGGTTGATATTAAAGGAGAATTAGAAGAAGATCCTGATTTTCCTGAAGGTGAAGAAGAATTTGAGCGTCTTGATGACGAGGAAGAACTTGATGACGAGTAAAGAAAAGATTCTGAAAGAAAAGATAATTTCAGAAATAAAATATTTGATGTTTAAAGAGCAAGATGCTGACAAAAATTCTTGTTCACTTGAACATAGTATGATTCAGGCACGGCACGACGCATATAGAAAAATCTTGAAAATCCTCAATTCTAATGACGGAATATTTGTCGTTTAATGGTAGAGTAAGTTTTTGCTAAAAGTAGTAATATCCTAACATTTAGGGTGTACTACGCGGGCGTGTGGGTTGATTACAAATTGGCATAGTATACGGACTTAAAATCCGCACCTTTGAGGGTTCGAATCCCTCCATGCCTACCTGATAATGGTAAAGACAAGAAAGTAATGTTTCAATGTAAGCATAGTAAGACTGGTCCTTGTTATGAGTGTGTGAGCGAAAAAAATCATTATGCGGATCTCAATGCTGAGAAAAAGCAGAGAGAAGATGAACAAGAATATTATCGAAGTTGTTGCGATAGTTCACAAATTATGCATTATGAAATTAATAGAGCTGGTCGCCTTGCTTGCGGTTATTCTTGGGACGAGGTACGTAAACATAATGAGAAATTTACCAGCGATTCTTTTATATTTGAAGATCGAGTTCGCAGTAAAATAGCTTGTGAACAATGTGCAAAATATTTTCTTAAATTGAAAAAAAGGATATGATAGCTCAATAAACTATCAATTTAATAAAAATGTCTAAAATAGAATGGACAATAGATCGAAAAAATGATTCCTGTTGCCGGATTAATAATTCTCTAGGTATAGATATTGATCTTTTTGCAAATGATGATGTGGTTATTGATAGAGATGCCTTTCAAGAACTTTTTGATTTCTTAGATGTGCAACGCGCAATTTCTGATATTTCTTCTGCAGAAAAATCAGGAAATTTTTCTTTTTTTGGAAACCCTAATGCTGGAATTACTAAAGTTGTTTTAACTCCTGATTTTCACAAAGGCTCTGGTATTCCTATTGGAACAGTGGTGGAGAATAATGGTTTTGTTATTCCAGCAGCCATTGGAAATGATATTTGTTGTGGAATGAGATTATTAGTAACAGATATGCCAGTAACTAAATTAGAAAATCATTGGGGAACTATTCAAAAACGTTTGAGAGAAATCTTCTTTCAAGGACAACGAAACATTCCTATGTCTCCACGACAAAGAGAATCTGTTCTTCGTTATGGGTTACCAGGATTATTAGAAACCATTAAAGACAATGAAAATACAGGTATTTATCAACATTTTAATGTTAAAAATCAAATAGCTGATCTAGCCAGAGCTCATAATAATGGTGGATTTAATACCGACAGATTGTTTGGTTTTGATAAGTTGATACGCAGTTCTGGAGCCATTGACGGTAGAGATCCACAAATTGGTTCAGTAGGCGGTGGTAATCATTTTGTAGAGTTTCAAAAAATCGAAGAAATTTTGTGTAAACAAACTGCCAGAGAAATGAATATTAACAGTGGTAACCTAGCTATTATGATTCATTCTGGATCTGTTAGTTTAGGACACGCAGTTGGCTGGCATTTTATTGATCGTGCAAGAGAACTCTTTCCGTCTCAAATAAAAAGTCCAAAAAATAATTTCTTTGTTCTACCTACAGTTGGACCATATGCTAAAGAAGGCAAATTTTATCTAAATAGTATGAGAAATGCAGCGAATTTTGCTTTTGCTAATAGGTTATTTTTAGGTCTTATGGCGATCAAAGCCGTACAAGAAGCAATTGGTTGTTATGTAGATTCCAGACTTATTTATGACGCTCCTCATAATTTAGTTTTTGAAAAGAATGATGGTCAATTTATACACCGTAAAGGCGCTACACCCGCAGAAGGTCCAGACAAAGTAGACCAATGGATTGGAAAACCAGTTATTATTCCTGGGTCAATGGGCAGTGCTAGTTATTTGCTAACTGGATTAGGCAATCCAGAAGCCTTAGAAAGCGCATGTCACGGTGCAGGACGATTAATGCCTCGCGGAGTAGCCTCTCATGTAGATGATAAGATTTTTGATGATCAGACATGTGATTTGCGTATTGTGACTGCTGTAGATCCAAAATCGCCTCAAATGCAAATGAGAAAAGATATTATGATTAAATATAAAGAGAGAGTTAAAGAAGAAGCACCTTATGCTTATAAACCAATTACACCAATTATTCGATCTATTGAAGATGCACACATTGCTAGAGTAGTAGCTAAGCTAATGCCATTGTGCACGGTAAAAGGATAGAATGGAGCTAACATTTAGTTGGTTGCGATGGATTTTGACTCAGCTACCACATAACATTAAAAACTACCTTATAACTACAGTAGTAGTTAAAATGCTTGCTTGTGTAGATAATTCTAAATGGACTTCTTCATACATAAGAGTCACAACACCTTTTGGAATTTTTAAGTTCCCTACTATTACCGATGTTCCAATGCAAGTAATAAATAGTTATAATGGCGCGGTACATACAATTTCTTTCGAAGATGTGCAGGTAGTGTGGAAAGTTTTACTTTATAAAAAATCGTAATGAAAATTAATATGTTAAAGAAGTTGTATTTTTTTGTATTTATATGTTTAATAATATTAGGTTGTCATTCCTGTCTAATTGGAGAAGGTTGTTCTAGCAAACCTGCCACTGTAGACGAGTGGGTTAGATCTTTAGAACCAACCAAAATTGCTTTTAGATATATGTGTACAGCCAACATAACACCTAGTTTAGATCCAAAAAAAGCTATAGACAATCTCTTACAAACAATAGATTTATTGGTACAAGATATTTTTACTACATTAGATGGTGTAGTAATAAGATACGATGATGATACTTTTCGTAATCGAGTTGCCCAAGACATGGCAGAGAATGATTTTAAAGCAGGAATAAGAAGAAAATACGCGTTTGATAACGAGGTAACAATCATTATCACTGATGTAAAATGTGAAAAAATATATGAATTAAAACCTCCGGTACATGCTGGTCAATGTAAAGCAGATAACGATTTCTCTGGTGACTCTTCTGAAGTCCCATCAGTCCTTTTGCCACCACCGCCACCTGATAAACCCTCTTTTGATAAAGAAGATAATTAAATGATTAAAACAGTCCTTTTTAAAAAAGATTTTAGATGCTTCTCCAAAGGAGATAAATTTGAATTTCGTTCTGGTATTAATCTATTAGTAGGAGATCAAGGGTGTGGTAAAAGTACATTAATAGAATTAATTAGATCTAAATTAGAACCTAATCTAGGAGCTAATGATACTGATAGTTCATATAGAGCTAAATCCATCATTAGTAATCATAAAATTGATGAATTAGTTGAAATTATCACGGATCATAATACAAAGTGTTTTGCATATGATTTTGAAAGAGAGTCAGCTCGTGATATGTCAGCTATTCATTTTGATATGGTTGCTGAACAATTAGCGGCAATGAAATCTTCTCATGGGCAAGGTAATCATATATCTTTAAATAGATCTCTAGGAAAAATATCTAAATCCAAAGATATTGGAGTAGTATTGTTAGATGAGCCAGATGCAGCTATGAGTCCAAGAAGTTGTTATAATTTATTACTCGTCATTAAAGCTATTGCCGAGGAATGGAAAAAACAAATTATTTTGTCGGCACATAATCCAATTATTATCAATGGTCACCATCCGCTTTTGAAAAAAGATCTTCAATCTATTTTTACGGAAGTTTTATCTTTGGAAGATAAAAAATGGATGCGCTCTGCAGAATTTATGTTGTATCAATTGTTAGACAAAAGTCATACAGAAAAATCTCGACACTCGGACGCTTCTAATGAAAAAGAAAAAAAGAAAAAATAAAATTCGCAATACTATTGTTTTAATTATGATCAAACATTGTAAAAACGGATTAATGAAAAATAAAAAAGATAAAAGAAAAAATGGCAAAAATAGTCAAGAAGAGTGGCTATTAGAGGATGATTATGTTTGATGATTACTCTGCGGTGCGAACTGCTGAATTAATGAATTTATACAAAATAACTCCAGATCAACTCTGGTTATTATGTTTAACAGCCTGGCTAGCTGGACCATGGATAGTTAGGTTTGGCGTAGCTCAGCGATTCGATTTACATGGCAAGCCTTTATGTGTAGCTTATTCTCAAGCTGAATTAGAAAAAGAAGATATTAGATTAAAAAAATTAGGATATCTTTTAACAGATGAGAATAGAATAATACCAAATGATTGGTGGGTTAAATGAGCAATTCAAATTTTTGTTCTTGTTTTGTATTGAATAATTCAGTCGATTGGAAAAAGTCTTCTGCAGATGATTGGGAATTAGATATTGTAGAAATCTCAGGAGAAGAAAAAATACTTGGTCATAAACAATTGGATGATTGTATTTGTAAAATCATCCAAACGTGTGACGGTAAAATTATTGCTATTAGTAAAAAATAAGCAAGGTTTACTATAATATGCCTATCGATAGATTAAAAGATTTGCTGGTTGTGCCTCGTATTTACGTATATGCCACTGGTGCTGGTGCAGGTATTCAAAAAAAAATTTGGGAAGTGCCTGGTTGCTCTTCATTTTTAGTTGGTTGTTCTTTCCCATATGCAACCACTCAAACAAGCAAATGTCTTGGTTTTACTCCTGAAAAATCTGTATCTACAGATACGGCGATAGAACTAGCAATAGCGGCTTATTTACAAGCATATGAACCTGGGTCTAAATCAATTGGTATTGGTTTGACGGCATCTGTTGCATCTGTAAAGACACACCGAGGCGCGCACAGAATTATAGTGTCTAGTTTTTCTGAGACAGAATGTCTGACAGCTACTATAGAAATTCCAAAAGGTTGTGGTCTGGCTCAGAGATTTACAGATGGTGAATTGTCTGACAGTATCGGAATCACTGCTATTTTAAGAGCAGCACATATATTAGATAATGATCAGATTTGGTCTCCTATATATGAAGGAACTAATTCAGAAAACGTTGCGTCAGAGCGTATAATAAATTATATATTTAAATATTTACCTGTTGATACAACAGAGCGAGCAAAAGAATTAATTTTAAAAAATTCATTCTTTCAAGCAAACGGTTCTCGCGTACCAGTAAACGCAATTGATACTAATAAAATTGTTTTTTATCCAGGTAGTTTCAATCCATTTCATTTTGGGCATGATTTAGGTGCCGAAGCAATTAAGAAAACAATTGCTAAAAAATTTGGCGAATGCCGTGATATTGTATATACAACAGTTGTTAATCCACTACATAAACCGCCTCTTACGGTTGCTGAAATGTTAAATAGAGTATCTATTATGAAAGGCAAGAATTTTTGCCTTACTATTGATGATCCATTATTTATTGATAAAGCAAGGTGTCACCCAGGGGCTTGGTTTGGAATGGGAGCTGATACATTATTAAATATGCTTGATCCTAAGTGGGGCTATCTGCCTCGCGATTTAATTTTAGAATTTCAAAAATTAAATATTAAAATTTTCGTCTTAGGTCGTTTAATAAAAGGACACTTCATAACCCTGTCATATCTTAAAGATATTTATCCAGACTTAAATATGATTTCTACTTCATGGGATGATATTTTTATTGAGATTCCTGGTAGGTGGGATATTTCCAGCACTGAAATACGCAATAGATTTGAAAATGAAGGAAAATAATTAATATTTATGAGAATTAGCATAGTAAATTATTTAAAAGAGTTTTTGAAAGATAAGCCAGAAACTAAATTAATGAATATTGTAAAAGGTCTTCACGCGTTAGGTGTACCACAGATTCCATCATCTTACATGACTATTTTTCTTGCGCTAAGGGAGAATGAAGCTTTTTTTGAAAAAACAAAACCTGGTTACTATAGGTTAAGAGATATTAAAGAAACAGAGGATATTTTACAATCCAAAATAACCACAGAAGAAATTAAAGAATTAATTCAAAATATTTTGCATGAAAATGCAAATCAAACGGCTGCCCAAATCTGGAGAGCGATTCAAAAACATGGAGTATATGTTTCATATAAATCTATTGCTTCGATTTTGCAGAATATAGATTTCAATAAAAAAATAGGAGTGGTATCAGAAAAAACATTTAAAAATAAATATACGAATAATATTTAAGAATGATAATAATGGATAAAATAGTCATTGCTATTGGAGATATACATGGTTGTATTGAAGAGTTTCAAGAGTTATTGAAAACTATTCAATATAATAAAGAAAAAATGCGTGTTGTTTTATTAGGCGATCTATTAGATAGAGGTCCTGATTCTGTTGGCTGTATCAGACTAGCGCGTCAGTTAAAACTTGAATCTATTAGGGGTAACCATGAAGATACACATTTAAGGTGGCGTCGACATGAACAAAAGCGCAAAGATTTAGGTAAGCCTAATCCAATGAGTAAATTATCTTATAATAAGCAAATTGTTCAGGAAACTTTATCTGAAGAAGATATTGAATGGATAAATAATCTTCCACTAAGACTAGAACTTTATAAGAATTTATGGGCAGTACATGGTGGCTGCAGTCCTAGATTTAAATTATCAGAACAACCATCTAACCAAATTATTAGATTAAGATATGTAGACGATAAAGGGATACCACAATCGCTAGGAGAAAATTTTTCTCAACCACCTAATACTAAATATTGGGCAGAAGTCTGGCAAGGTCCCGAATCTATTGTTTATGGTCACTGTGTTCATGATCTAAAAAATCCTAGAATAGATGATCATGGCAGATATAAATGTATAGGCATTGACACAGGATGCGTTTTCGGTGGAATGTTAACTGCCGCTATATTCAATGTATCAAATAACAATAACTTTGACATTGAATTTGTACAGATTGCCGCTAAGACTAAATATTATAATTTGTCTAATAAAAAAGAATAAATTTATACCGATTGCATTTACCAAACTAAGGATCGTTAGAATAAATGTGTATTTCAATTTCACCATCTACAATGTCTGATACACTAATTTATGTAGGAGAATCGCATAGATTAGGACGAGACATTCATGTTTTGGCATATCAAAATATTGCTATAAATGAATCCTCGACACCTAATGCTATGATCATTCCTTTTCCAACTAGTCAAACTATGACTGAAGAAAATATTATAAATACTACTACCTTTAAAAATTTTTTAAAAGATATTAGTAATGCGACAAAATCTACTAGGAGATTGACGCTAGGTGGACCTGTCTGCGCCACATTACCAACCTGTCAAGCAAAAGTATTTGATATAGGTTCTTATACAGTGGTATTAGCGTCACATGTCAAATATGTGCCAGAAGCTTTATTAAAAGTACCAAAACATAAAAGACCAGATATTCCAATTAGATTTCTGTTCCAATATGGTAAATTATATGGGCATAAACCAATAGCTGTTTGCTGTTGGGATGGTCAAATTGAAGCAGAACCTCTTCTATGGTGGTATGAGCCAATCAACAATAAATCTTTGTTTATTCCCACTATGGACGCTCACGATGGTAACCCTCCTAATATAGATGCAATTGTGAAAATGGATCATATTATTTCAGCAGGCTCATCTAATGTACCAAATGGTATTTCAGTTAAATATACAGATAGTATTCCAGAAAAGATAGCGGAAATTTTGCCAACTAAAGTTCATGGGACTAAGATGGATTATCAAATCAAAAATGGAGATAGTTTTATTGATTTAGATTTGGTAAGAAATAAGAGGTATGGTGCTCATATAACACGTGGCATTAATTTAGAAAACTCTTATAAAGTTGATAGCATGTATGGTTGGTCATAATGAATAAGATAATTTTTTTAGATATTGATGGAGTGTTAAATAGTGATATCTATTTTAATAGCCCTGCTTTTAAAGAAGAATCCAAAGGTATGTCCTGGGAAGAAATCATGTTAATTGCTCATCATACCCATCTTGATCCAGTAGCAATACACATATTTAATCAATTAGTAAATAGATCTAAAGCTGAGGTAGTATTATCATCTACATGGAGATTGAAATACTCTATAGAAGCATTAAATAATATGCTTAAAGATCGTGGAGCTACTTTTCAAATTAATGCCGTCACACCTAAACATCCTGAATATATAGGTTGGAGTTCTTTTCCAATTCCTCGCGGAATAGAAATTCAAGCATATTTAAATTCACTTGATCAAAAACCGGAATCATTTGTTATTTTGGATGATGTAGATAACATGGTTCATTTAATTAATTATCTAATTTTAGTAGATGACTATTATGGACTGACAACTGAAAACGTAGAAATGGCTTTAAATATTTTAGGATAAAATTATGACTGTCCCACCGGAAATTATTGTAGACTGGATAAGAAAGAAAAAATACATTCAAGATCGATTAAATAGAATTCGCAAACGCATTAAAAAACTTGAAAAACAAATAAATCATTTTGAATTTAGATTACAAATTATTAAAAAACATTGTATTAAAAATGAAAAAAATATTAAGAAAGCTTCTTCTTGTAAAAGAGATAATATCTAAGCAAGGTATTATTCATTTCAGAAGATATCGATTATTACAAACTCCTTTATTTTCAATATATATTCATCAAATTTGCCAGTCAGATACAGATGACATGCATGATCATCCCTGGCATTTCTTATCAATTATCTTAAAAGGCGGATATAGAGAAATATCAAGAAGTTTCCCATATTTTAAAGATCTTAAGGTAGTAGATTACTATCCAGGTGACGTAATCGTACATCATTTGAATGATGTACATAAGATATCTCTTTTAAATAAATCTGTCTGGACATTAGTATTTGTTTTTGGTAGAAAAAAATATTGGGGGTACCGATTAAAAGATGGTATATCGATCGGTCACGAAGAATATCGTAGTCTTAAAAATAAAGGTAAATTAAAATGATTGAATTATTTATTGCTGATGACAATGTAACTAGTGGAACTATTGCTATTAGTTGGTGTGTTAGTCATGAAACACTAGATTTTTTAGCCAATGAAAAGGTAGCGAACCCACAACTTGTTATATGCGTATCGCCAGAGGGCGAAGAATATAGTCCTGAAAAAGAATATCGTAAGGTAGTGCCTCTCAAGGATATGATGACTTATATTGAATTTCATGTTCCAGGCAAAAATAAAATTTCAGCATTTTTATCTCATAAAAATCATAAAGAAGCTAAGGACAAATATTTATCCAAGAATAATGGATCTTATGATTCTGACATTTTAAATAGTAATGGCAGTGATTATTCTATTTGGTTGCGTAGATACTGTGTAGAAAATGAAAGCCAATATATGCTAGCTGCACCAATTATAGTTAACGTACCGTTAGAATGTTTTGCGCCAGAACCTCCAAAATGGGAAAAGTTATGGGTTAATTATTTCTTTCGTGATAAACCTATTGATCAATGCCATTATCGCAAGCGTCGACTATTTGCGTATTTGATACAACCATTCATTTTTGTAGCATTTTCTTTAATTAAATTACTTCCATTATTAGTAGCAACATTGGTGGGTTCTCGTAATTGGTCTTTAAAATATTTATTGCATCCTTTAACATATGATGTTGAATCTAGCACTGAAGTAGTATTTGGTGGTTCTATTTTCATTCGTAAATTACCAGAAGATGATCTTCCGTTACATGAGCAGGGTAATTATGTATGGTACTTGTGTAAAAAACTATGTCTGCTGCCGTTAATGCCTATGATTTTTATACCATTAGCATTGCTTATCTATTTTCATATTTTTGGTTTATTTGTCTTAGCTGTATGCATGATTTCAACAGTAATGCTATGTGTAGTGATTATATCTAATGGTATGGCTAAAAATGTTATTTCATGGTGCTATGACAAGTTAACAGATGTGCTAGATAACAATAAAAGTGATCAATTTTGGTATTTGGATAGAGATGAAATAGATATGATAGTTTGTAATAATCGTAGGAAAATTTCCAAATTAGCAGATCTACCATCTAAAAAACGTACTATAAGTTTAAGATTTCATGATCTAAAATCTAGGGTTTGCAGACCTTTTTCTGCTTAGGGAAAGTTAATCTTAAAATGAAACCATATCAACATGCAAAAAATTCTGCTCGTAAACATGGCGGTGTTCCTGAGGATTATCAAAAAATTCATGATTTTATTGATAGTTCTAAAGCCGCCATGCCTGATATGAGGCACCGCGCACAGTTACATTCAGCATTTGGAATTTTTCTAGTAGAACAAGTATTTGGAACTACACTTACTAACTCTGATGGAAAAAAAGTCTGTATTAGGGATCTTGCTGAAGATCATGTAATTGAAGATCTTGGATTCATTCCAACTATGGAACAGTGGTTTGGTAATATGAAGATGCAAAATTGGATGTTTGGTGGACGCCGCAATGTCAATAAAATAAAAGTTATTAAAATAGATTAGGAGCATCAGGATTAAAATATGAGTAATAATGGATTCGATAAAATTACTGAAATGAAAAAACGTTTGCAAGAGACTATAAAGAATGATGGAATAAAAATTCTAAAAGAAGAAGTAGACCGTATTTTAGAAATTTTACCAGAGGTGGAATGTATCTTATGGGGACAAAATAATAATGTATATAATGATGAATCTTATGAGTTTAGAATGTTTGGGATAGATTTTTTACCTTCTACGACATGTTCATGGTATACTAATTTTATTAAAAGTCTAGAAAACGATCATGGATCCATAAAAAATGCTGTACATTTTCATGGGGAAACTTTAGAACATCTACATTCTCTTTCAAAAAATATTTCGCAACATCGTGATAGAATGTTATTTATTTACGACACACTTTCCTCTTTTGGTAAAAGTATTCCAGAAGAAGTTCTTCAAGTTCTCGGAAATGTAACGGTCCGAATAGATAGAAAAAACTTCTCAACCCAAGAATATGATTGTGGATATTAGCCCATGTGTATTTGAAGTAAATGATTTTTATGTAACATTTAAAAACTCTGATAGTGAAGATGAGGATGACTTATATTCTTTAGCTAGGTCTAAAGATCCGGTGAAGAAAAAAATTGGCCAGGCTGTTGAAGCTTTAAGTAAAGAATTGCCGGATGATGTATTAGAAGCTGTTTTTGGTGATCATTGTGATGTAGTTGCTACACCAGATAAATTTTCTGTAACAGAATGTGAGCACGATTAAGAAATCTTGATATATAAAAGCTTGGGATAGGTTATTAGTAAATGTAAATATTTCCCCTCCTTTTCTATTTACATTTATAGATGCCAGTAATTTATCCCATCTGGGCAGGTGGCGAAACTGGTAGACGCAGCGTGCTTAAAACTCGCCGGATTAATCTCCGTAAGGGTTCGAATCCCTTCTTGCCCACTTATTCTTAATTTATTATTTTAAAGTAATCGAGTTTATAATGAAAAAAGTTATTGATTTTACTGATTGTAATATCAAGGATTGTAGACATCCCGAACACAACCCTCCTAATATGATTGTTTTATCCCCAGGCGTTTATGAGCATAAATGCCCTCATTGTGGGCAACTACAACGAGTTATTATTCCATTAAAGCCAAGATTGTAAATATACTATGTATGAAACTAATTTAGCTGCCGTGCGACAATCCAAGCACCAAGAATTAAATAGTGGTGCTTATCCACTTGCTTCAGAAAGTGGAATGAAGATTAATCTGATCCTTGATCAGATCAATACCACTGCCCCAGCAATTTCTTTAGATCCTAGTGAATTAGGTGATATTATTACTGCACATGGTAGAATTACAGCTATTCGTAAGTCAGGTGGTATTACTTTTATAAAGATTTTTGATTCTACCGGCTCATTACAATTAATTGCCAGTCGATCAGTTTTACTTAATTATGAACAACTTAAGCTCTTAGATTTGGGAGATATAGTTGAAATTCAAGGTAAGATGTGTCGTTCAAAGACTAGTGAACCATCTCTTTTAATTATTCAATGGTCAGTACTCACTAAGTCACATCGCCCGCCACCCGAAAAATATTTGGGTATTTCAAATGTTGAAACTAAGTATCGAAAGAGATATTTAGATCTCATGAGTTCTGATGAGAGCCGTGCTGTATTTACTATTAGGAGTTACATTATACGTTCTCTACGTGAGTTCATGGAACGTAATAACTTCATGGAAATGGAAACTTCTACTCTAAACACTATAAATAGTGGAGCTAATGCTTTACCATTTATTACACGACATAATTATCTAGAAATAGATCTATTTTTACGTATTGCGCCAGAACTCTATCTCAAGAGATTGTTAGTCGGTGGATACGATAAGGTTTTTGAAATAGGTAGAAATTATAGAAATGAAGGCGTATCTACACGTCATAATCCAGAGTTTACTATGATGGAATTCTATGAAACCTACGGTAGGTTTCCAGATTTGATTTCCTACACCAAGGAAATGCTACTTTATGTTGATAATTATTTAGAAAATTTAAAGGGCAATTTTGCTTATTCATACTTCCAAGAATGGAAAAATAAGAGATCCTTTACTTTATCTGCATTCAAAGTAATTACCATGTCAGAAGCTGTTAACAATGCATGCGCTAAGTTTGGCGTGACTATTGACAACCTTGGTGTGCATATTAATGACATTGATAGTCTTCAGTCAAAGAAAATTGATATTAATAGTCTATTAAATGATTTAGAATCTTGCCCTTCACAAGGCAGATTGACATCAATATTATTCGAGTATTTTGCTGAACCATTCTTAACAGAAGATTATCGAGAAACTATTAATGGCGTCTCATATTCTGTTCCAGTATTTATTACAGAATATCCAACAGAAATTTGTCCACTTGCTAGAAAGAATGATCAAAACCCTAATGTTTGTGATAGATTTGAGTTGTTTGTAGATGGCAGGGAGTTATGCAATGCATTCCAAGAATTGAATGATCCTAATGAACAGGCTAGTAGATTTCAAGAACAACTTGAATTAAATCAAAAAGATCCTATGGGTTATGATGAAGATTACATTGAAGCATTACAATATGGTATGCCACCATCAATTGGTTTTGGTATGGGAATAGATCGTTTAGTTATGTTATTAACTAATTCTACATCTATTAAGGATGTTATTTTGTTTCCTACATTAAAAAAGGTTAATAATGTCTAAACTTGATAAAGACATATTTCAGTTTGTAAGTGAATCTTTTATTCATATTAATGTCTATGATAAGTTAGTAGAAGATGGAAGATTTGTAGGTGCCATCAAAACAGATTTAATTGATGGCAAAGTTGTTCTTACTTTATCTTCTATAGAAGAAATTGATCTCGAACGATTAATGGTATTGTGCGAGAAAATGAATAAGATTAAATTATTCTATGAATCAGAGAAGCCACGATTGGTTAAAGTTTTATCATCTATAAATCAGCAAATGTAATTAGTTATACATTAATACATATTAGGTAAATATGACGACAGTAAAATGCAGTGAATTTGTTAAAAGACAAACAGCAAATTCTGGGTATTCTCATTTTGAAGGTTCATGGGAGGAATTAGAAAAAATAACAGAACAATATTTAAATGATAGTTCCAATATTTACATCAGACCTGGGTATAGAGATGGTGTAATTATAATAGATTTACCAGGGGAAAAATTTAGATCAGCCATTGTAAAATTGGATGAAAAATCTAAAATCTATGCTAATTATAACCCACGTAGATTAGGGGAAGATCCTTACATAAAAATTTCTGTAAAATCTAATAAACAAATTGCTGCCTACGCTTCCGTGGTTCTATATAGATCTGATGTTTTATTAGAAGATAATGATCGATCTTCTAGTGCAGATTGGGAAATTATAGCTATCAAAGCTAGAATGACTGAAGAAGAGCCGATGAATCCTTATACAATGGCAAGAAATTTTTTGCACCTAACTGGAGGAACAAAAGGCGATTTTACTGCCGAACAATTTGCAAAGTCTATTATATATTGGAATAATCATTGTATAACTATGAGCAAACAAAAATGGTGGAAACGTATCTTAAAATTTTTTAAGGTGATTAATGGGTGAAGGAATTAAAATTTCAGAAGAACATCGACCATCCATTTTGTCTATTTCCAAAAAATTAGATAGTAAAATTAGCAAACAACTACAAAGTTTTTTTATTATTGATTTACAAAACGATTGCAATTGTAGTATTGAAAATTACGATGCAGAGATAGATTGTACAATAGCCTATTTATCTACTAGCGGTGTTAAATACTACAATAGTTCTCATTGTCTTGCTTTACCCATGCTGAGCGAAATTTGTGATCAAGATATTTTGAATTTATTGCAAGAAGCAGGTACAACGTCTTCTGGTGTGTCTAATATAGATTGTTTGCCAACCAACATGCTTTTTAATATAGAAAATGATAGCGATCAGGTGTGGTCAATATATAAAAAATATACAAAACAATATGTTCCTTCTATTAATAGAGCATTTATTAATGGGGTATTTGGTGCTGATTTTGTTCCAAAAAATCAGATTTGGTTTATGCCACAGCCAGAATTTTTTGGCTGTATTTCAGTGAACATAGATAAATTTGGAGTTTTTTGTTTACCTCAACAAATCTTCAAGATTGGAATTTAAATGTTTAAAATGAAATTATTTTTATTGTTATTATTATCCTTATGTGCTTGTTCACGTTTTTATGCTAGCCAACAAGCAACGACATGGGCTAAATCAAATGGAATCAATACGTTTTCTATTTTTTGTGATACGAAAGAAAACATAAATTATCATAGTTGTACATTAACATATCCCTTGCCCGGTAATGTGATTGTGTCACAGGCATTAATTTGTAATTCTGAATCTTGTGTTGAGGTAAAATAACATAATATGATTATTGATTGTCACGCACATATTGGAAAGAACGAGCATATTAATTTTTCTGTTCATCAGTTACTTAAATCAATGGATAAAGCAAAAATAGATAAAACTTTAGTATTTGCTGGAAAGATAAATGACTGCTCTAACGAATGGATGTTAGAACAAATTGCTCCATATAAAGATAGACTATATGGAGTCGCAGCGGCTGATATGGCTGGTGGACCAATCACTTGGAGACAAGGAGTTCCATCAATGACTGAGCTTCAAGATGAAGCAAGTAAAATTACTGATTGGTATGCAGAAGGCAAAATTATTGCCTGTAAATTTTATACTGGTTATCATCACTATTACCCATTTGATAGATTAATAGAAGATTATTTATCTTCTTTAGAAGAGGTTGGTTGCCCAGCTATTTTTCATTGTGGTGATTGTTTGTGTTCAATTAAAAATGCTAAACTTAAATACGCGCACCCATTACATATAGATGATATAGCGGTAGATTATCCAAATATGAATTTTGTTATTGCTCATGTTGGATTCCCTTGGGTAGATGATACTGCTGAAGTTTGTTATAAAAATAAAAATGTTTATACTGATATTTCTGGATTTGTATATAATGAATTTGATGTTGAATCTAAAGTAAAATTTTCTAATATGATATCTAAATTTCTGGATATTGCTAGTAATAATAAATTGCTATTTGGAACGGATTGTCCAATTTCCAATCAACAATCATATAGAGAAACAGTGGAAGATTTATTAGGATCTATTATTTTCGAAAATATGCAAAAAAATATAAGAACAGTATTTAATTTGAAATAATATGTTTATTATAATTGAGTATTTTATTACTACGTTCACTATGACAATTAGCACATACTAATTCACATTTATCTATTTCAGAAAATATAATACTCAATTTTCATAAATTTAAATATAACAAAATTCTTGTAAAGTGATGTTAGAAAATATTATATGACTCTGATACCCATCTCCAATCAGGATGACTACGTTTCAGTGGTATCAAAAATTCTTCCGGAAGAAATCTTTTTCGAAAATCTAAAAAAAGTTTTTAAGTTATAATTTAATAGAAGAATTAATATGAATAGAGTTAGATTTGCTCCCAGCCCTACTGGATCTCTTCATGTAGGAGGAGTTCGTACAGCCTTATATAATTGGTTATGGTCTAAGAAAATTGGTGGTCAATTTATATTACGTATTGAAGATACTGATTTTATTAGAAATGATCCATCAAGTTATGATAATATTTTACGAACTTTAGATTGGTTAGGTTTACATTGGGATGAGGGTCCAGATATTAATGGTAAATTTGGTCCTTATACTCAATCAGATAGGCGAGATTTTTATAAGGCATTTGCAAATTCTTTAATTGCTGATGGCAAAGCATACCGTTGCAATTGTAGTATGCAACAATTGATGCAATGGAAATCGCAATCTCCTAATTGGAAATATCCTGGCATTTGTAGGGACAAGAATATTGACTCTAGTAACTCACATGTTGTAAGACTAAAAGTAGATACTGATGCTATAATTTCATATAATGATTTAGTTTTTGGAAAAATAACAACTCCTACATCCTCATTATATGATTTTGTTTTGCTTAGGGAAAATGGTATTCCACTTTATAATTTTGCAGCTGTTGTGGATGATCATTTAATGCATATTGATTTAGTAGCTAGAGGTCGTGATCATATGATTAATACTCCCAATCAAATTTTATTATATAATGCTTTTGGCTGGGACCTCCCATCGTTTGCGCATCTTCCTATGCTATTAAACATGCAAGGAGACAAACTTTCTAAAAGAGATGGATCAGTCTCAGTAAATGAGTTTAGAAAACTTGGATTTTCTGCCAACGGGTTATTAAATTATTTATTAAGATTTGGTTGGTCTCACGGTGACCAAGAACTTTTCTCTATGGGGGAAATGATTGAATTGTTTTCTTGGGAATCATGTAAAAAATCGGATGGTCGATTTGACATGGCAAAAGCACTTGCTATTAATGGTAAAAACTTGATGAGGTCCAATTTAGTATCTAATGAAACATATATTAAAGATTTAGCGTCATTTGGAATTTGTGCAGATGATAAAATTATTGAAATGGTACGAGCCAAGGCTAAGTCCTACCTAGAAGCAAAAGAATTATTATCCTTTTTGGTAGATGGTGCATTAACTAATTATCCTATGGATATTCCAGAAGATGGAAAAATTCATATCAGCAATTTGTTAAAAATTTACTCGCAACTATCTTTAATAGATAAAGATGCATTAGTATTAGCGACTAAATCTTATTGCCAAGAAAATAATTTAAATTTTCCAAATATTTCTCAATTGTTAAGACATTATTTTACTGGTAAAACGATTGGTCCAGATATTTATAAAATTATAGAATATTTATGTCATTACAAAAATATCCATTGATAAATAAAAATTTTAAGGTAAAATGAATGAGTAAAGATCGAATAACAACATCGCCTAATCTATTAGAATCCTCACCTTTACATCATGAAGCTAGAACACTAGGAGATATTCATTTCCGAGCTTGGTCACATAATGTACAAGATAAGTATAAAGGGATGGCGGTAGAAGATATTAAAGATGCGTTACAAAAAACATCTTTGCCATATGCTGTATGTTTTGAGCATTGGATTGGTGATTTTAATATGGGTACTGGCATACGTAACGCAAATGCTTTTAATGCTAGGGAAGTTTTTTATATTGGTGATAAAAAATGGGATCGCCGATCAGCAGTAGGGGTGCATAATTATATTGATGTTAAATGGGTTCCCACAATAGAAGAATTTCTATCTTTAAAAGATAGATATGTTTTCATCGGAGTTGATAATATCCCTGGCTCTGTACCGTTAGTGAACTTTAAATGGCCAAAAAATACTTTAATGATTTTTGGTGAAGAAGGTGTGGGTCTTACTCCAGAAATACAATCACATTGTGAAGCTATTGTAGCTATTGAAATGTTTGGCAGTGTTCGATCTCTTAATTGTGGAACAGCATCGGGTATTGTAATGTATGATTTTGTATCTAAATTAGGAAATATTTATGAAAAGTAAAAATAGTTTACCTTTTATGAATAAAAAAGAGATAAAATTTAATGCGCATGATTTAGTAGATTATATAGATGAAGTTGTGGATCCAGATCATAAGTTATCTATATCTGAAATAGATATGTTGGTATCATTTTCTATGAAAATTCATAATCTTATCCCAGATAAAAGAATGATTTTTGTTGGTCAAGGATTATATAATGAGTTATGTGTAACTATAACAAAATTGTTTAAAAATTGGATTTTTTCTTAGAGGTTTTTATGAGTTGCGATAATGATTGTTGGTTAATGTGACAAACAGGAGTCACAAGTAGTTAAATGGTTGAAACTAACCGAGAAATTATTTAAATGATTAAAAAATTACTTTCTAGAGAAGAAATGGAAAAGTTAAATACAAGAAGGCTTTTGTCCTATAGAGATAAACTATTATCTTATCATGATTATCCAGACCATGATGATCCTACTTCAATAGGCAAATCTAGCCCAGAGTGGCAAGAAGCATATCTAAACATTAGAGAAATTCTTTCTACTAGAGAACATGTAGATAGGTAAGTTTATGAGACAAGCAGCAGTAATGTTAATTATTAAAGAAGGACTAATTTTAGGCGTGAGCCGTCGCCTTGATCCAAATAAATTTGGACTCCCTGGTGGTAAATTAGAGGACAATGAATTTCCAATTGATGCAGCAATTAGGGAAACTTTTGAAGAGACTGGGGTAAAAGTAAGTTCTGCTTCTTTTCTTTATGAAAGAATAGAGCCGCCGGGATCACCAGATGGTTATGCTTTTCAAACATATTGTTATTACGCTGATAGTTGGTCTGGTGAAGCTTCAAAACTTGAAGAGAGTGAAGTTAAATGGGTGACAGAAAATGAATTAGCTTCTGGTGCTTTTCCAGAGCATAATATTAACACAATTGCAGTATTCAAAACATTATATCCTAATGTTTATATTAAGTAAAAAGAAGGAGTTAATAATGAATCGTCTCTTATATACAATTTTATTTGGTTTGACGTTATATGGATGTGATGCCAGCAAACATATGGAAGATTTGGGTTTTAAAAAAGGTAATGGCGTAGTGGAAAAAGGAGTAGTAAAATATGATTCTTTAGTTGAAAAAGACGAAATTTGTAATCAGAAGTGGTCAGATTATGAAGCGCAACTGCAAAGACGTGCTGATTTAATTCCTATGTTAGTTGAGACTGCTAAAGGTTTTGCGACCCATGAACAAGATACTCTTCGTCAAGTGATTGAAGCACGTGCTTCTGCTACGCAAATTAAATTGACCGGCGAAGATTTTACTGATCCAGTCAAGATGGAAGAATTTCAAAAAGCTCAAAGTCAAATGAAAGGATCCTTATCTCGTTTAATGATGGTAGAAGAAAAATATCCAGATTTAAAAAGTGATAAACATTTCCATGATTTAATGATTCAAATGGAAGGCACCGAAAATAGGATTCTGCGCTCCCGACAAGAGTATAATAAAGCTGTAATGGAATTTAATTTAGAATTGCGTCGTATTAGCGGTAAAGCAATTAACCCAATCACAGGGTTTGAATTCAAACCACGTGTATTCTTTACTGCTGATGAAAGTTCTAAAACTGCTCCTAAAATTGATTTTTCTAAAAAATAATATAGATAAATCTGTGATATACAAGAATGCATTTTAAATTTAAAAATTTACTTATATTAATTGTTTTATTAATAACATTAATTAATAAATTCTCATACGCTTTTACTCCTCCCCCAGCACCTAAGCCTCCTAGAAATTACATAGTAGATATGGCTAATAAGTTATCTCCGGTTAATTTGAATAACCTAAATGCTAGAATTAATCAAGTAAACAGAATTTCTAAAAATGAAATTGCAGTTTTGATTATTCCATCTTTAGAAAGTGAGAATATCAGTGATGTTGCACATACAACTTTTAATGATTGGAAAATTGGAAAAAAAGGTCTTGACAATGGTGTATTAATAGTTATTGCTGTCCTTGATCGTTGTTCTAGAATCGAAACGGGTAAAGGTGTTGAAGGTGATTTAACTGATCTTAAAACTAATGATATATTAAAAAATAACCTAAACCCTTTCCTTAAGAAAGGAGATTTTTATGGAGGGTTGATAGAAACAATAAATCTCTTATCTAATACTATAGATAGTCGTAAGGATCAACAAACATCTCCTTTACCTAGTTCTTTTTCTCCTAAAAATAATCAGCCAGCTAACTGCTCTTCGTCAACAATTGGATCTGATACAGATCATGGTGGTACAATTATGTTATTTTTAATTTTTATAAGTAGTATGATAGTTTTTATATGTTGGCGCAAGTTTCGCACATCACGTAAACCACTGTATGATGCAGATTATAGTAGTACGCAGTCGACATATACTAATACAGAAAACACTTATTATTCATCTTCTTCAACAGTACGTCCTGTAACATATACTCCATACACTAGGGAAAAAAATGAAGATTCATTGGTAAATACCATAAGTGTGGTTGCTGCTGTTACTCCATTTGTGCCGTACCTCACAGAAGACAATGATCCTCCAACTAGTAAAAGGATAGAAAATTATCATAATGATAATTCTGATAATAACTTTACTTCAGATGATCATGAATTTTGTTCAGATGATCATGAATTTGGAGGCGGTGAATCTGGCGGCGGCGGATCTGACGATAGTTGGGACGAATGATCAAATATAAAATTTGTAAAACTTACGACTCCCATCACACATTATATGTATGATGTACATTGTGCTCAAATTTTTGGATTAATATGATTATAGCTCATGCGAGTAAAAACTCCCACTGTTCTTATTGTGGTTCATATTTTTCAGAACAGGAAAAGTGGCCAAGACGATGCATCATATGCGACAATATAACATATTGTAATCCTACACCAGTTAGCGTTTCCTTAATAAGGGTCTTAGTAGATTGTAATAAATTAGGCATTCTAGTTGTTAGAAGAGCTGCTGATCCTAAATTTGGAGAGTGGGCATTACCAGGTGGGTATTTAGTAGTACAAGAAAGCTGGGAAGAAGGTGCAGTTCGCGAGCTTCATGAGGAAGTTGGAATTAAATTAGATCCATCAAAAATTGAAACATATCATGTTTCAAATGCCACCGAAAACAGTAACTTACTAATTTTCCACACATACCAAGACATTATAATGTGGAATGAAATATTAGAACATTTCATTCCAAACAATGAAGTGTTAGATATAGATGTTTGTTTTCTACCTACGGAATTATGTTTTTCTACACATACAAAATGTCTAGAAAAATATCTTAAAGAGATTTCTAAATAAAATATTTTTTCATTCATTGGCAAGATAATATCTAATGGAGCGATGGCGGAATTGATATACGCAAGCGGTAAAAAACAGTGTATGATTTTTTTACCGCTTAATTAGTATAATACACTATACTAATTTATAGGTTTGACTCCTATTCGCTCCACCATAAATAAACATAAGGGCATAATGAAAAAAATCACACTATTAGCAGTTATACTAGTAATAGGATGTCAGCAAGAACCAATACCTATAACCAAAGAAATTATACCTAGGAATACACATGTCGCACCGTTTACATTGGAACAATGTGATGAAATACTTCAAAAAGCTGAAAATGAAACTTTTTTTCAAGGTATGCAAGCCCGCGCAACTTTAGCTACGGCTTGTTACAATAGTTTAACAGTAAAAAGATAATTATTTAGATGTATAGCGTATCTCAATATCATAATGATAAATATGGTAATGTAATAGAAATTTCTATCGATAAGAATGGAATCTATGAAACACCTTTTAAAGCCATTGCGCAAGTAAAACTTATTAGAAGATTATGGTCAGAAAATCATAATGATAAAATTAGAATATTAATCAATAAACAAGTTTTAACCATTAAAGAGATGGAAAAATGGTGCCTGGAGGAATACAAGCTTTTACCAAAGTGTAAAAATTGCGCTATTTGTTTAAAAGAAAGAATCTATACTCATCCTTTGTCTAAGACGAGCATTTTTTGCTCACAAAAATGCGCAGATGTAGATTATAATTACGAAATAGAAAAAATGAAAGATGAAGAAGAAATAGATTATTTATAGCAATAATATGAATATATAGACATTGATATAGGTCTCTCAACGGACAGTCGATAATCTATTTAGGATAAAATATCCGCGGCATATTTCATCTGTAAAAAGATTGATAAAATACCTACAATAAGGAGAATATTATGGTAGCAAAAAAATTAGTTGAAAAAAAGCCAGTAAAGAAATCTCCAAAATCTGGAGCTACTGATACTGTAGTCAAGACTGTTAAAAAAGCCGTCAAAAAGGTGGCAGAAGCAGTAAAAAAAGTGTCTCCAGTAGTTGAAGCGGTTGACACCATGTTAGACTCTGGTAGTTCTACCGATTCTGACAAAAATGACTCTGATAAAAAAGTTTCTTCGAAAAAAGAAACAGAATAACGCAGATACAAAATAGTGTCTTTATTTTAAAAGAGAGGGTTATGTCCTCTCTTTTTTTTATTTAGTGGATTCCTTGATTATGCAAGTTTTAAAATTAATTGATAGTCATCCGCTCAAATCAAGATTAAGTTATGAAGTGGGTTTTGGTGGCGCAGATGGACAAGTATTTCAACACTTAACTGATAAAGAAAAAGTAATTAAAATATCTGTAGTTTATGAACATGCGATTCCAGTTGAAAAGCAAATTTCAAACACATTTCAGGTATTAGAATACTTAAAGTTATATAAACCAGACGCGTACGCGCATGTGTATGAATTTGATATAATCAAAAATTATTATCGTGATACTATTTCAGGTGTGCAAAAATATATTGTATACTATTACATAATGGATAAATGCAATCCTTTAACAGAAGATGAAAAAAAAGTATTTCACACAATTGTATCACATGAAGATAAATTAAAAAATAAAAGTCCCGTACCAGCATTACATGTTCTAGATGATTTAAGTATGGGTTTGGATTTTGATTTGTCAAAAATTATAAAATTCTGTCAAACAATTAATTGTTTGCCGATCCAGCATTTAGATATTCATCCGAGAAATATTATGAAAAATAAATTAGGAGATTTTTGTCTTATTGATTTTGATCGTTGTGAACTAAGAAAGGAAATATAAATAGTGTCAAAAATAGATAAATTACCAAAAGTAGATTTAGTGTTACTAAAACAATTAGTTACAGAACTAGAAAATAGTCTAGAGATTTGTGAGAAAATTAAAAATGACGACAATTTCGATCATACAAAATTCATAATTGAAATGTCAAAATCCACCGGACTTATAGCTGGTATTATACAAGAAAGTTCAATGTTAATAGGTGACACCCAAACTATTGTAAAAGCAAGTCAGCAACCAAGTTCTAAGAACACCGACTTTATTGATAAGATATTATCGGGTGGATTAAAAGGTTCTGGCGGTTCAACAAATTAAATAAGGATTATAAAATAATGAAAACATCTACACGTAATGACGTAAAACAATTAGCTATTTCAATTGAATCATTAGCTCGTGAAATTCAAAATAAAATTGATTCAGGATCTGATGTGCTTGCTACAGCTAATGAGCTGGTAAGAAATAATTTAACATTAGTTTTTGCTTTAGGAGAAGTATCGGCTGTTGAATATATGGAGTCTTCTAAGAAGAAAACGCCTTTAGTAAAAAAAGGATTAACTCGCAATTATAGCAATTATTATCGCGTAAGAGATAGTCTAACAGGTCGCTTTACTGCCAAATAATGAGGGATTATTCAGAAGATGAATGATATTATTGATAGTATAATAAAACAAATTTATAGTATTTTTGCTGTTACAGAAGAATCATTACAGAGTTGGAATGGTGAAGGAAATTTGCAATTTCCGGCATTACTTGCAAAATTAGCGGCTCAAATGAATTGGGATGAAAAACAATTACGCGAAGCCGATCCTATTATTAGGTTTTATATTCGTCGCAATCCTAACTACCATGTAACTCGTGGAGCACATGGTGGGATTATGAGAGCTTCTGATAAATATAAAAAAGAAGTTCTCAAAGCTGCAAAGGATTCAGCAAAAAAACAAATGTTGGCAGCTCTAGAAGCTAAGGCTGCAAGTATGCTAGCAAATAGCAAAAACGATTCAAATAAAAGTGAAGATGAAGATTTAGATAATCTTTTTACAGATAAGTAATTTTTATAGGTGAGTAGTTTTTTTAAATTTACTCACCTATAAATAACTACTTCCCCTATTATATAGTCCCCAACTTTTTGTCGAGAGTTACTTTTTAATTAGTAAATTACCAAGCAGGTCATCACGCGAAGTGCTATGTAACAGAAATTTAATAGATTCCTGTAATTTTATAGAAAGTCTTTGTTGTAAGGTTAGTCTCTAGGATCCCTTATTGGTTAATGATTGATATAAATTATAATTGTAAGTTTGTCATTTTAAAGGTGAATAATGAAAAAATTTTTAGTATTGTTAGGTTTATCATTTCTTAATCAAAGCTGTATAAAAAATGATGCAAATATTGCTACACCACCTGCTACTACAAAATCTGTGACAGAAATTGCAGATTCAAAAATCGTAAATGATAGAAACATAGTTTTTGGTGATATGGAGATTTTAATTCCATTAGCTTGGAGTAGTAAAAAAAATGATGATGGTTTAGTTTTCCTTAATAAACCTAGAGAGGCTTTGATATTCTTAGGTAAGGAAAGTTGCGATTTAAGTTACGACCAGTGCGTACTGTCATCAGTAAAAGGATTAGAAGAATCAAATGCGGAGCTTCTTGCAGTAGATCATGTTTTTTTTAATAATAACAAATTCATGTCATTGACGACTCGAAAAAACGGTATTAAAGTATGGTCTTGGGTAACTCATTACCATGGCACTCTTTACCTTTTTTCATGTGGAGGTCAAAAACCTGATGCAGATCTTCAACAAGATTGTAAGGCAATTTCTAGTACTATAAAACTGCTACAATAATTATATGGACAAAATATTATTGATAGATGGTATGAATTTTATTTGGAGAGCGAATGTTTATTTTCCCTTCAAAGACAAGAAACACTTTTTATGCACACGTTGTGATGAGAGTTTAAATCATTCACACGCAGAACATTGTCAATGTGGTGGAAGTTGGATAAATGAAAAATGTGAGCATGAACCAAATAAAGAATTTATTCTTATTTATAATTTTTTTCGAAATCTTCGTTCCATAATAGAAACGTTTTCTCCTGACAAATGTTTTTTTGTTTTAGAAGGTCATCCACAATTTAGATATGATTTATTCGCCGAATACAAAGCAAATAGGATTATTAAACAAGCGCATAAAAAAGAAGATTTGGATAAGTTTTATCATTCCAAAAAAGAAATAATAAAATTATTACAATTATTACCATTCACAATTTGTCGTGCTGCTAACTATGAATGTGATGATGTAATAAATACTCTGTGCGAAAATATGAAAGAAGAATTATTAATTGTATTAAGTAATGATTCTGATTATATTCAGCTTCTTCAGAGGGGTTATAAAAATTGTAGGATTTACAATCCTATTAAAAAAGAATTTATGATAGCCCCGCCTTATCCTTATGTAGCATGGAAATGTTTAAATGGTGACAAATCAGATAATATTCCACCCTTATTAAAACCAAAAAAAGCATTAGAGACCATAACTAATCCAGAAAAATTTAAAACATTTTTATCTACTGAAGAGAATAGAGCTAATTTTAATATTAGTCGACAGTTAATAGAATTTAGATCTGTTCCAGAAGAAGAGATTATTATAAGTGAAGGAGAAAAAAAATTCTCCTTCTTAAAAGAAGAATTTGTTCGTATGAAGTTTGACTCATTAACTAATGAAAAATCATGGATGAAATTTGTTAAAACTTTTAATTGTCTTAAATTTTGAATGACACATACATAATACTGATTTGTAGTTTATAAGATGGCGAAAAATTAAGAAATAAGATTAGAAGAAGGTCTAAGTTCGTTCTTCTTAGTCTAGAAAACGGCTCAATGAAATTTTTTACTTTACTTTATTTTATGATAAATTTAAGAAAGAGTTTACTTCAGGAAGTGATTATTTTACTTTTACAGAATTAAGTAAAGAAGTAGCGCGCTCCTCAAAATTGTATAGAAAATTTTGTTCTTTTAAAAAAAACAAAGCATTTATTTAAAAATGAAATACCATATTAATGATGTTGTAAAAGTTAATGTTGAATCTATCAAAGATAAACAAAAAAGAATATCTATTAAACCACAAAAAAATTCTGTTTTAGAAGAAATGAATTTTACCATCATTGACGTAAATGAACGTTTACAATCATATAGAATATTAATTCATCAAGATATGGTGGGTTGGATTATTAGCAAATTTCATACTAAACATTATAATGTTAGTCCTGAATTAATCGGTAGAAAATTTTATGATATTCCTGAATCATTAATTTTAGGTCTTGTATCTCCTAAGAAAATAAATGAAAAATGAAAAAATTTATCATCCAATCTAAACAAAAAATCTCTATTCTAGAGGTTGAATGTGAAAAATTATCAATAATCGATGATATGTCTATTATGCAACTTAAGCCTGGAGAATGGAAGGCAAAAATTAATAAACCAATTTCCTTATTTGAGAAAGATAATTGTGGAAAGTTAGTACCTCCAGTGTGGTGTTGGCATTCTTTTTATGAAACTATAGATGAATGTACTGACCAGATAAAAGATATGGTTAGAACAGAATTATTTAGAGATAGGAAAAAATATTTTTTGAAAAATCTAAATATCACATCTATTGAAATAGATGAAGAAGAAATCAATAAAGAGATAGCAGATGTTATCTCTAAAGTAGAAGTTGTATATCTTAAGTGTTAAATTAGATTTTAGTTGAAAGTTATATGAAGATTTTTATTGTTGGACTACCCTCAACTGGACGAACTACAATTTCAAAAGCATTGAGTCAGGATTGTAATTTTATTTATATTGATCCTGTATCCTGGCTAAAATCTACTTTTAGGGGTCAATATCCTACAGAACATGAACAACAATATCAAGATTCATATAATGATTATCTAATAAATAGATTAAAATTAGATCCAGATTTGTACTACAGAAATATTAATGATTTAATAAAATCTAATCCTGATAACAGTATTTTCGTTATTGATGGTCTTGCTAATCCAAAAGATTTTATTCAATTGTTTGATTATAATAATGATCACATAATTTTTCTAAATAGAATAGATAATGAAGCTGAATATAAAAGTAATCAAAATATTGCTATTTCTGTAATAAAAGATTATTGTTTTTGGCTAGCATCTTTAAAATTATTAGATAAAAACAGATGGTTAGAATTTAACTTTTCGATACCTGGTGATTCTAATAATGATGTTATAAAAAAATTAGGTATTCACAACACAGTTATTTTGGCAAAATCTATTAGAAAAGTTATTCTCTGTGTAAAAGATAACTTTTTAAATTCTTAACATAAAAGTTGTAGATATAGAAGATAATATCTACAACTTTTATGTGAGTACATTATGACTGTAATAAAATCACCATACCCTTATTTTGGAAGTAAGAAAAGAGTTATTAAGGATGTATGGGATAGATTTGGTGAGATTGAGAATTTTATTGAACCGTTTGCTGGATCACTAGCTGTTATGCTTGGAAATCCTAATATTCCTAAGATTGAAACGTTAAATGATTTTGATGCTTTCATTCCAAATTTTTGGCGCGCAGTTCAAGCAGAGCCGGATAAAGTAGCTAAACACGCTGATTATCCAGTTTTGGAAGCTGATTTACATGCTAGGCACAGGTGGTTAATCTCTCCTGCTGCAGATGATTTTAAAAAGAAAATGAGTTTGGATCCGCACTATTATGATGCTAAAATAGCAGGATGGTGGGTATGGGGCATGAATGCATCTTTGGGTATCACGTTTTGTAAGCAGCGTGGGTTAAATTGTAAACCATTTTTATCTATGGTAGGACAAGGAATAACTACACCTACTGTAAATGTTTTAGAATGGTTCAACATCCTACAAAACAGATTAAAAAAAGTTAGAGTATGTTGTGGAGATTGGTCAAGAGTAGTTACACCTTCAGTAACTTATAAGAATAAAAGCCTAACTAAGAAGGGTATGGTAGGTGTCTTCTTGGATCCTCCATATCTAGTAGAGAATAGAGAAGATAAACTTTATAGAGTAGAAACTAATGTATTTTATGATGTGTGTAAATGGGCGCTGGAAAATTCTTCAAACCCACGTATGAGAATTGCAGTATGTGGCTATGAAGGTGATTTTGTTTTTCCCAACGATTGGGATGCATTCAACTGGAACACCGGAGGAGGTTTTTCATCTTTTGCTAAAGATGAAAAAAGAGGCAAGGAAAACTCTAAAAAAGAAATTATATATTTTTCTCCCTCTTGTCTTAAAGTTTAAGATTGTAATTTAGTAATCTCAGCATCAACTGTTTGATCCCATATTCTTTCAAAAATAGAATCTGCCATTCTATCTGAATCCATGTCATTGATAGGTGTTGTGGATTCTATTTCTGCTTCTTGAGATATTTTTTTTAAGATGTTAATTCTTTGATTTTTATTCATATGTTATGGCTCCTGTTTCGGGATTTACTTTTCTTTTTAATATTTCTCCAGTTACTGGATCAATTTTCTCTTCTTCATTAGAGATACTTCCTGCTCTTTCTAAGATATTCTGTAAATACATACAGGCATTATTAATAATGTTGATTTGTGTGGCATATGGATTATTATATGCAGGACCGCTTGGACCGGCAAAATTAGTGCCTTGAGGACCTATACTTTTTATCTCTAGTTTAGAAAAGTAATTTACTAATCCTTCACCCATATTTATAACTTGATTAATTGCTTCAACTTCTTTGTCGTTAAGAGATTCTTTTTCTTCAATCCCCATTTTATCTAGTGTAGATAAAGTGTCTTTGAATTTGTGAAATGATTTGCTAAGTCTAACACTAAGAACAAATTGACTAAATTCTGGAAGCAATTCTACTTCTTGTTGTACTGCTTTCCTTAAAGCACTTACAGCATTTAACATTGATTTCCTATCTTTTGCTTTTGTTGCATCTGCAATGCTATCCAAATATGGTTTGAATTTTGATTTTTTCTCTTCTTTAACTTTTCTATTTTTTGAGCCTACCAATCTATCCTTAGCAGTTTTCCTTTCAGCTAACATTGCTTTAGATAAATTTTCTACATAGCCCGAAAGTTTAATACTCGTCCATTCGCGTACTCCAGGTAAGTGCTTGTTTTGATACCTACCGAGACCAGATTCTTCACGAGCTTTTTGTAGTTCTTCAGTTATTTCAACCTTTTGCATTTTTTTAGCAATCTCAGTCGCTTGTTGCTTATTCCATTCCGCAATTGGTATTTTTTTATTTTCTGCCGCTTTAATCTTATCAAGTAAGTTTTTTAGAGTTGCTTGACCCATCGGAGTTTTACTCATATGAGGTAAGAAATCTAGTAATTGTTTTCTTAACTTAGTTTCTTCGCCTTTGTTTTTGTCTGCGCTACGCATGGTCTTGCGTAAAAGTAATTCATGTTCAAGCCTTAATTTTTCTAGTGGATCTCTAACATTTTCATATTCTTTCATTAACTGATCGGTTTGACGTGTTAGAGTGTTTTGACGAATAGCAGCTTTTGCAGCTATTCTTTCTTGTTTTGCTTTTTTAAGCTGCCCTCTAATGTTAGCTAGTTCTTGTTGTGTAGCAGGATCTGGTGCCACTTGATTTTCTGCATTGAGTTTGGCTTCTTTAGCAGTCAATAATTTTAATTGATCTAAAAGGGTTATTAATTTTCTTTTCCTTTCAGCAGTTTTAGGGTCTCTATCAGTAGGTAATTCTTCTAAATATCTTTGTCTTTCGTTTTCGTAACTTTGAATCCAATCTTTTGGCTCTTTGACATTACGAACAAAATATCCTCTTCCTTTGCTTTGCGCCTCTTCCATTCCTACCCCACCTGACAAATCAAATTTTGCCACGGCTTCTGGATCAATATCTGATAAATCACTAGTGCTTTTATTGCGACCAGCTAATTCATCTTTTAATGACTGTTCATTAAATTGATTCTTAACAGCTCTTATTTCTTTTTCGGCTGATGGATTATCACCTTTATTAAATCCTCCTCCCGCTTCTTTAGCGCGTCTACTTAAATCATTATGCATATCATTAAGTACGCTTTCTAAATCATTTAGTGGACTCTCTTCATCATCTGGATCCACGTCTTCTAGTTGGGTATTAATAAAATTACCAATAGCTTTTTTTACAGTATTAAAACCTCCATTGATATCCAAAGCTTTACGATACATATCAGCGATTAATAAAGCTTCAGAAACTATGTCTGGATCTGATACAACGCGTGCTAATTCTAATAATTTATTATATAATTCAGTTTCCCCAGGATTTCTTTCGGTAGAAGGACCTTCCTCATCATCAGGCATTGTATATGTTTGTGGTGATTTATCTTGTGCCAAAGCAATGATTTTATAATCATTTACAGCGTTGTAATAAAAATGGTCAATTTTTTGTATTATAGTTGATAGTTTTAACATATTTTTTATTTATTAAGTTTGGGTTATAATTATATATAACATTATTAGGCATTTAACGATAGTAATATTGTTCGCAATTCTTTAACTATTAGATATACTACAGCAATTAGTGTTTGCCCACGAGTAGACCTTCCATCAATGACCATATTGGTGTCATTTGGTGTAATTAGTAATGATTCGCCTTCTTCAATTAATTTTTTAATACTATCCACTTGTTTTGAGGGATCAGTTAATTGAGGAAGTAATTTGCTTACATTAGCCTTGAATTGACTAAATGGTTCTGTAGATTTTAGTGCATTGGAGATATAATTTAATTCTTCTTGAGTTGGGCTACTTCTATTTTGTTTTTTTAATTTATCCATAACTGTCTGTTTAGCAGTGCTTCTAACAGTAGCTATTCTTTGTCTTAAATGAATTAACAATCCTTCAATTTTTTGCCTTAAAGGAATGAAAGGTCCTTCAATATTTGAATTATTTTTCATTTCTCTAAGTTTATCTCTATTTCTTATATTATATTGTTTTTTCTTTTCTTTCCATGCAATATAATCCGGATCGTTAGGATTGTTTAATCCCTTTTCCTTCATATTTTGAGCGATTTCTCTGCTATATTCTCGAGTCCAGTCTCTATTATATTCTCGTCTTTGTTGAAGTTTTTCTTCTGGAGTTTCTGCTAGCGCCAAAAAATGGTCTATCTTTTCATATAAAGAGCTATATATATTTTTCATATCTGATATAATTCAATATTATGAGTATGAAGAATAAATTAAAAACTGCTTTTAGCTGGTTTGGTGGAAAATCTAAAGTGGCAAAAGTTGTTTGGTTAGGTTTAGGTGAAGTTTCTAATTATGTAGAACCCTTTGCTGGTTCTTTAGCAGTATTATTATCGAACCCTAATATTCCTAAAATTGAAACAGTTAATGATTTAGATTGTGGATTATCTAATTTTTGGAGAGCTATTTCTTATGATGCAGAGGCAGTAGCAAAATATGCGGATTATCCAGTAAATGAATCTGATTTACATGCTCGTCATAAATGGTTAACTTCTGTTATAACAGACGACTTTAGAAATAAGATGGATTCAGATCCAGACTTTTTTGATGCCAAAGTTGCTGGATATTGGGTTTGGGGACAGTGTGCTAGTGTAGGTAATAATTGGTTGCAAAATAAAGGTCTAAAAGCTTTGCCTATGTTATCTTCGGCAGGAGGAGGCATTCACGGTTTAACTTATGATATAAAAGAAGATTTCAAAAAATTACAAAATAGACTAAGAAGAGTTAGAGTAGCATGTGGTGATTGGTCCAGAATAATTACTCCAGGAATTACTTATGCCAGCAAAGGCTTAGGTAATAATGATATTACTGGGGTATTTCTGGATCCACCATACGATGTCAATGTAAGAGATAAAGTGTACAAAGAAGATAATGATGTTTTTACACAAGTTTGTAAGTGGGCAATAGAGAATGGAGATAATCATCGTATGAGAATCGCTTTGTGTGGATATGAAGGAAATCATAACATCCCAGATACCTGGCAAACATATGCTTGGAAGACCGGTGGCGGTCTATCTAGTCTTGGAAATGATAGAGGTAAAGACAATGCACTTAAAGAACGCATCTATTTTTCTCCTCATTGCTTAAAAATAATATGATATTTATTTTTACTAGTGATTTTTGTTTAACAACTTTATAAAAAAATTAATTACAATCAATAATTGTATTAGTCGAAGTAGTATTATTTACTTCACTTTTACTTAATATTAAAGATATTAAAATGAATTTAAGACAAATATTATGTTACTTAGATACTTGGGGCAAACATATAGAATCATCAAGATGGTTTGATCAAACTGATTCTAGATATAGATGTATTTTCTTAAAGAAAGGTGGGGATCATTATTGCACCAACTGTGGTTATTATTTGTATACTGAATATAATTTTCCAGAATCATTAAAAAAGATGCGTGAGATGTATAAAATGTGGTGGGAAATTAAATAATGATAATTAAAAGTGTACCATCAAGTGTTTATCCAGAAGGAGTTACTAAAAAATATTTAATATTTGAAAAAGAAAAAGATGAACATGTTTGTTCAGTAGAGTTTGTTGATAAATTAGTTTGGATAAAATTTATAGGTTATGGAATAGAGTTTGCACGTATAAAAAATAATAAATTAGTTTGGACAACTAAGCATGATTTTATCAAAGAAAAGTATAAAAAAATGATAGATAAGTTAATTAGTTTGCACATTTTTTCTTAATAAAATGGCAAAATTATGGTTTTTAAAGTTTAAAAAAGATAATCGATGTTAAAAAAATAACTAGGACTAAGTTATATCATTATCATTAATTATCTGTTTATCGTTGAAATTTTTGTTCAAATATAAGGAATGTATTATGTCTTCAAAAAAGTTATTTTCTAATAAGTCTGTGGATGTTAAGTTAGTTAAACCAACTGATACAGTAAATAATGCTGGTGGTCAAGCCTATTCTTTAGATGATAAGGCAGCCTTGGCTCAATTAGCCATGACGGGATGTTTCAATGGTACTTATTATGTTTCTGATGAAGATCAATTAAAAAAAGTATTAGATTTAGCAAATAAATTGCCAGCAAAATATGTTGCACAACTAGCTGTTTATTCTCGTCAATATGGTTTAATGAAAGATATGCCAGCAGTTTTGGCAGCGGTAGTGGCAGGTAAGGATTCAGATCTTTTATCAAAAATTTTTGATAAGGTAGTAGATTCCCCCAAAATGTTAAGAAATTTTGTACAAATTCTTCGTTCAGGAGTAGTAGGTCGCAAATCTTTAGGCACTAGACCTAAGAAATTGGTTCAAAAATACCTTGAATCTTTAACTGACGAACAATTATTTATGGCTGATGTTGGAAACGACCCATCTTTACAAGATGTAATTAAATTGGTTCATCCTAAACCAACTACCAAACAACGTTCTGCTATGTTTGCATATCTCTTAAATAAAGAATATTCCCAGGATGATTTATCTTTATTAGTAAGACAATTTGAGGACTTTAAAAAGGACATGTCCAAGGACATTCCTAATGTACCTTTTCAAAAATTAACTGCTTTACCACTTACTTCTGATCATTGGAAAAAAATTGCTTCAAATGCCACTTGGAATCAAATCAGACAAAATCTTAATACATTCGCTCGTCATAATGTCTTAAGTGATCAGGCATTATTGAATCTTATATGTTCTAGAATAGAGGATAAGGAATTAGTTAAAAGAGCTAGAGTATTTCCTTATCAGCTTTTTACCACGTTTCAAAATTTGGAATCAAGTATACCAACTAAGATCTCAGTTGCTTTACAAAAAGCTGCTGAACATGCATTGGAAAATATTCCAGAATTTAAAGGTAAAGTCTATGTTATGGTAGATACTTCTGGTTCTATGAGTTCGCCAGTGACTGGTAAACGTGGTACAGCTACTACAAAAATGTCTTGCATTGATGTTGCTGCTTTAGTGGCGGCAGCTATAATGAGAAAAAATTCTGATGTAGAAGTATTACCTTTTGATACTAAAGTTCATACACATAAACTGAATCCACTTGATTCGATTATGACTAATGCAAAGATTTTATCTGCTTTTGGTGGAGGAGGTACGAATTGTTCTCTTCCATTACAAGAATTGAATCGTAGAAAAGCCATGGGAGATTTAGTTATTTATGTAAGTGATAATGAATCTTGGGTTGATTCTAGCAGAGGAAAGGGGACTGCAACTATGAATGCTTGGGAAGTTTTTAAAGCTCGTAATAGAAATGCAAAATTAGTTTGTATTGATTTGACACCCAATACTTCTACACAAGTTTATTCTAAAAAAGACGTTCTTAACATCGGAGGTTTCTCAGATTCTGTATTTGAAGTGATAAATAAGTTCATGGAGTACGGAAATGACGCAAATCTATGGATTAGAACAATTGAGCAGATTAAACTTTAATCTGCCATCAAGATTTAAGCATAACTATGCTAAGAAAGATCTTTTATTATGAAAATAGAAATTGACACAGAAACTTTTGATTTTTCTTATCAAAATGAAGAATTTATTAAAGCCAGTACTCATTATTGGAAGTTACTTAAAGGTGAGGATGATGGTTTGAATGGTGAAGAATTATTAAAAGCTTCAGAAAAAGAGCAGGCGTTAAACGAATTTCGTATGAGAGCTTTTAAGTTTTATTGTTTAAATATTAAAAGTAAATTATGTTTGCAAAAGTAAAAGAATTTTTTATAAATAATAATATAGATATTAATAATAAAGTTAAAGAATTTACTAATGAATATAGGTTTGCTGTTTTTGGACCCAGAGATTCTGTAGTATATTATCGTATTTGGGGCACAGAAGATACGCCTATTGTGGATGCCTGGTTTGGTAAACATAATAGTGAGAGTGGTGGATTGAGCTTACAATCAAGTGCTAATAATGAAAATCAATTATATTATATGTTTAAATTGCATAAACGTTTTATGCAATCGGGTCGTAAAAAAATTTTACGTAATTGGAAATAAAAATGGGTCATTATTGTTCTATTAAATTTACTAGTAATTTGTCTGAGCTAGGTGCAGAAATTATTGAATATTTACAGAATCATTCTTTACTAGAAGCTAGTCAAACATTTACCTATTATCCTTTTATAGAAGCCTGTTATAATAGATATCAATGGGCGGTAATTCCCATTACAATTTTCGATAAGAACAACAAAATATGGAAAGTTGATTGGGAACATAAAATTAAATTTTATGAGAGACCTTTAAAGTTTCTTATTCCTTATTTAACTACAAAAGAAACAAATTTTATATATTCTTCTGAACATAGTGATTGGGTGGAGTTTTCTATTACTTTATGCCCAAAAACTCCTATAATACAATGGGATCGTAAATTTGGAGATCCAACTGGAATAGAAATTTATTAAAAGGATTTTTAAAAATGGCAAATCATGGATTTTTGATATTTAAAAGTAATATAAAATTAAATGAAATATCTAAAATTTTACAAGAAATAAATGAAAATAGATTTAAAAATAAGTTAATTATTACTTTTCATGAAGGTGACCAATCATGGTTTATTGAATATCAGTCACCCACAAGACTTGGATGTCCAGGATTTAGAATTTGGAAGAGATCACCTCGTAAATTAGAATTTCGTCATCCTTATGGAAAGTGGATGCCATATGTGATGACAGTTTTTATTGAGACACTTTCATTTAAAATGAATTCTATCATTTCTGATGAGGGAACAAATAATAAATGGATAGGAGACCCAAATAATTATTGTTCTTTTAAGCAATGGTCTGGAGACTTTTATCCAAAAAATTGTGATTATATATCTATTGTAGATAAAATTTTTTCTATAAATTCATTTATAGAATCTGATTTAGAAGATGCACCAGAAGAATTGAGAGACTGTTAAAATGATAAAAAGAGATGGTGTTAAGTTAATGAATGCAAGAACTAATAACGTTTCTATTGCCAAAGAAACGCTGGCTATTTTGAAACAAAAATATTATAATTCTCCCAATGGTAACAAAATAAATATTTCTGAAGCATTGGATGCCGCTGTTAAAGGATCTGTTCTTTATCAAAATGAAATAAGTTTTGTTGAAAATGAGTCGGTAAAATTACCATTAATAGAAGTTACTCCTGAAACAACTGCTCAAGCAGCACAACGATTATTATGTATACATAAAGATGTAGTAGTTTTAAATTTTGCTTCTGCTAGAAATCCAGGCGGTGGATTTTTATCTGGTGCTATAGCACAAGAAGAAGATTTATGTCGCTGTTCTGGATTATATTCTTGTCTTAAATCTAAGCCAATTTTTTATAATGAAAATATATTATGTGATAATACATATTATACAGATAATATTATTTACTCACCAAATGTTCCATTTTTTAGAAGCGAACATTTTTTATTTTTAGAAAATCCATTTTGTGTTTCTGTTATAACTGCTCCAGCACCTAATATTAGAGGTATGAATAATATCGATGAAAAACAATTATTTGATGTATTGAGTAATAGAATATCTAAAATATTAAAAATTGCTGCATATCATAATCATAAAAATATTATTTTGGGCGCATTTGGATGTGGAGCATTTGGTAATGATCCATTAATGGTTGCACATATTTTTTTAAATTCTTTGAAAATGTTTAATTATTTTGGAAATGTATGTTTTGCTATTTATTCTAATAAAGGAGATTTAACTAATTTAAATGCATTTAAAAAAATATTTGATAAATGAAGAATTTTTTGATAAATTAGATACTGAAGATAAAGCTTATACATTAGGTTTTATTTATGCGGATGGTTGTGTTAGAAATTCCTAAACATTTTATTAGAGGATATTTTGATGGTGACGGATCATTAAGATTACCTGATAAAAAGAGTGCATCGATAGATATCATTGGTACATATGATTTTTGTTTAGGGATACAGACTGTGGTTAATGAACAGATCAAAGATATTTATTCTAATATAAGAAAAGATAAAAGTTCCGAAATGTTTCGTTTTGAGGTTAGTGGAAATAAAAATTCTAAAAAATTTCTTGATTGGTTATATTTGGGTTCTTCTATTTATCTTTATAGAAAATATGATAAATATTTAAAATTATGTAACAAAATAGATGTGAAAGAAAAATCATGAATTGTTTAATTACAAGTAGTCTTGGTAACACTCAACAAATTTTAGAAAAAGTAGGATATTTTGTTATGCCTACTGATAAAGATGAAGTATTTGAAATGATTTTTGAATCGGTGGATGAATTATTTCATTTAGCAGATATCATAGATTATGATTTGCTAATTCATAAGAGAACTTCGAAAGAAGGAAGTTTTGTAGTTGAGATTTTTGATAAGAAAAAGTTTGTACCAAAAGCCTAAAATATGCAGGGAATTTTTGAACATATTTGTATTCATTAATATAAAAAATTCATAAAAATAGAATAAAATTCGATAACATAATCGCACAGATATTCATACTAATATATATGTATATCTTTATGTGGTACGTATATATTATTCGTTGCTTAAAAGATAATTCTTTATATACTGGTATTACAAATAATCTTAACAAACGAATTGCCATACATAATGATGGTAAAGGGGCAAAATATACTAGAGGGCGTCGTCCAGTAATATTAATGAAATATTTTCAAGTTGATAACAAAAGTCATGCTCTTAGAATAGAAATGAAAATAAAGTCTCTTCCAAAAAATAAAAAACTTATGTTCTCTTTATCGCAATATGATTATAAAAAGGAAAATTAATTTTATGAATAAATTACTATTAATGTTTTTTCTTACCGTCATCAGTTGTGGACCAAGTTCAAGATGCCAATCACGATGTAAAGAAACTCAAAATGAATTTGGCTGCCAGTGTCAATGTGACCCTTTTTGGGAATGTGGAAATTTTAGTTCGGAAGAAGAAGAATAAGAAAAGCTTATGAAAAAAGATTTTACTTCAATTAATGTAGTTTTAGATGCTAGTGGCTCAATGGGACGTTTGGTTGATGATACAATTGGTGGTTTTAATAATTTTCTAAAAGACCAACAAGCTCTGGCGGGTGAGGCAACTCTATCTTTATGTTTGTTTAATGACGATTATAAATTAATATACGATTATGTACCAATTACTCTAGCACAACCGTTAGATAAAAAAGTTTATAGAGCTTCTGGCGGTACAGCTTTATTAGATGCTTTAGGAATTACTATTGATAATGTTGGCAAAAAACTTTCAGAAATGAAAGAAAAAGACAGACCTTCAAAAGTTATTTTTCTGGTTATCACGGATGGTCAGGAAAATTCTAGTCATTTATTAGGAGAATCAGAAGCTAGCTTGCCTAAATTTGTGCAAGGACAACATAATATTTATAAATGGATTGAAAAAGATAATGAAATTTTTTATAAAAGAAAGCTACGTTATCCTTTGTCACGCATCAAAGATATGATTACTCATCAGCAACAAAAATATAATTGGGAATTTTTGTATTACGGTGCTAATGTTAATTCAATAGCTGAAGCAAAAACTTTAGGAATTGTTGCGGCTCGCAGCCAAAGTTATAGTGCTACTTCTGTAGGGACTAAGGATTTATATAATAGTATTTCTAATACAGTATTAGACTATAGAACAGGTAAAAAATGAAAAATAACAGAAGATAGTGTATTTAGATTAGAAGTTGTTGGGAATTTTCATGATATATTTGATAAAAATTTTCCAACAAGATTTTAGGGCGTCCGCTCCCATCGACCACGGCATACGGTGCGGTACTCACCAAGCACGGTTATGAAAAAATAAAAAAAATAAAAAGCAGTCGACAATTACTAAATTGGTGTTATAGTATGGGTACGTAGATGATGAAATGAAAAATCTATGCATAGTTTAGTATACTAAATACCATTTTTAAGTTAAATGTCTCTGTAGTCTAACGGATAGGGCAACTGCCTTCTAAGCAGTGCGGTGCAAGTTCGAATCTTGCCAGAGGCACCAATCTTCAATTATCCTGAAGAGATTAATAGAAGGATTAATTAGCAAACCATATTAACTTATGTTTAGGCTAGTAATTGCGGACAGTACATGGAGGAGTAGCTCAGTGAAAGAGCACGATGCTATAAACATAACGAGGTCCTTGGTTCAAGTCCAAGCTCTTCCACCAATGATCTACAACAAAGGCATCCAGGGACACTGAACCCGCTTCGCAGGTGGGCAGTGCCACCCTCTCTGACAGAGGGGAACGTCACCAGTAACTAGACGTGACACGTTGGAGAGAAAATGTGAATGTTAGACCCAAATCACTACACATAATAAAATATGCATAAATTGATATATAAATATTGGGCTTGTAATTAAATGGGATAATAATTCGTTTGCACCGAATTTTTGAGAGTTCGATTCTCTCCGGGTCCACCAGAATTTAAGGTAAATTTCATTATGAATGTGAAAGATTTGAAGAAAAAGTTAGATGGATTACCCGATAATCTTGAAGTAAAAATTGCTTATGGTTGCCAGCTTTTTGAAACGGCAGGTAGTAAAGGTCATACTTTAGACGAGATTCAAGATGTAGTGATAGTGCACCATAACGATTGTATTGATGAAGTTTGGTTATATAATGAATATGCGTCTGAGGTTTAAGTTTTTAAAAATATGAATAAAACAGAACAGTCAGAATTATTAAAAATAAAAGAGTTTTTGGAATCTCTGTTAGAATCATTATCTAGAAAAGAATTGTTGTACTTTAAAGATAGATTTGAAAAATTAATGATTGAGAATAGTTATTCTGGTTTGTTAGATTCATTTAACAAAGATACAAAAAAGTAATGGTGATCGTAGTGTACTGGTTTTGTGCATGACTGACTGTGACTCAGTAGGTGCGGGTTCAAATCCCGTCGATCACCCCAATTAGCAATAGTACAGGTAAATTTGCCTCGTTCGTCTAATGGTAGGACAAAGCCCTTTCAAGGCTTGAACAGGAGATCGATACTCCTACGAGGTACCAAGTATATTGTGGAGTAGAGCATCGGTAGCTTGCTTGGCTCATAACCAAGAGGTAGGAAGTTCAATTCTTCCCTCCGCAACCAATAGAAAGACAAACCGTAAAATGAGAAAAACTGGTGTTATAGTATATTCAAATTCTTCAAAAGAAACCGTGGATTACTATTGTGAGGCTCTGAAAAAACATTTTGCAATGCCTCTGTATTTCGAAATTGAAATGATTAATAATCAATATTCAATTTTGTTTGATCCTTGGGACGGATATCTTGTAAATACTAGTGGATATGTTGATGAAATTAAAAAGTATGTGACTAAAATACAAAAAGAATAATATGATGACTGTGGACAAAGTTATTATGAGGAACCATTATATGGTTGTGGTGGTTATTAAAAATGTGTGATATTTGTAATGATGATTCTTTAAATGAAAGCTTCGTTGAAGAACAGAATTTTAAATTCTGGCAACGTTTGAAAAATAAATTAAGCGAAGAAGATTTAGAAAAGATGTATCCTAATAAGAATAATGTTGTCATTAAACGTAATGATGATTATCAATAATTGGAATATCGTCCAACGGCAGGACAACGGGCTTTGAACCCGTGAATCTAGGTTCGAATCCTAGTATTCCAGCCAACTATGAGTAGGCTTAAAAGGATAAATATGTCAATAAAAAATGCTGATGAATTGATTGATTTATTTAAAAATAAATTAAATAAACCATCATTGAAGAAAGACGTACAAATTCTTAAAGAAAGCATAAAGATTATATATGAAGATAAAAATTCAAACAATGAAATTAAAGAGAAAGCATTGTTAAGTCTACAATATTTACAAGAAAAAACAGAGAACTAATTGTTCTTAAGCAAGAATAGTTTAATGGTAGAACGCTGGAGTCCATCCAGAAGCGGTACAAAAAGAATCCACGTGCACTGGGTAAAAAAATTCTTAGGTTCAAATCCTCCTTCTTGCTCTATGACGAATGCTAAAATGGGATTACATTTAATTTACAAAAACATATCTCATTTAATTTTTGTCGTCATAATATTTGGGTACGTACCTCAAATATGGATGAGGATCGGAGCGGGGGCGAATTGGTAAAATATTAGCTAGTCCCGAGCACTCTAAAGTTGTTGGTTCAAATTCAATCGTATCCACTTAGATTTTATGTTCCCTGAAAAAGTATACCCGTTAGTTTGGGCGGAGAACACTATAGCTGAATGCAGATAGGTTTACATCGGAAAAAAATAGACTTATCAAATTTTGTCAGCTTAATATAGAGTAATAGTTTAATGTAAAGAATAGCCTCATTAACAGAGGAAGATTTTGGTTTAAATCCAAATTACTCTACCACCTATAATGCCGACGTTGAGCAGGTGGTGGGCTCAGTGCGCTGTAAACGCATATCCTTAAGGACTTGGAGGTTCGATTCCTCTCGGCGGCACCAAGATAAAATTATTTTTATTTGGGGTATAATTAGGTATAACTATAACAAGTTGTAAGAACAATATTTAACTCACTACCGCAATTAAATATTGTACAGACTAAATCTAGCGGTGTTATTAGAGGTTTTATGATAAAGATCAAGAAACTTGAAAAAATAGAAACCAATCAAATGGGTGATAATTATCTTGACCATTTAGTAACTGTTGATATAGATAGTATTACACATAGAGTTTGGGTAAGTTGTAGTGGTTCTCTAATGCGTACCGAGAAGAAATCTTTAAAAGATGTAAGTAAGTTTATCAATGATAAATTAGAAAAGTCATTATATAATGATATCAGTTTTGAACATTGGTTAGGAAATCAAGGAGATTATGCTGCTCCGTATGTTGTGTTAAAAGCAGGCAATGTTGATAAGGTAGTAGATGATGAGTGTTTTTATCATGAATACCCACGTTTGATATTCACTACTCCACCACCTCCTCCAGCAGAACCAAAACAGAAACCAACGAATACTATTAATGACGAAATTAAAAAATCAATTATTAATGTAACTTAATGAAAAAAGTATGGTAGATTTTATCTACCATACTTAATAAAACGGGAATAAAGTGTAGCCTGGTTGCACACGTCGTTTGGGGCGATGTAGGGTGGTTCAAATCCAATATTCCCGACTAGATAAAATATGGTGCGGTGACGCCTGTAAATAATTTCTAAAGAAAATTATTTATCCGTTGCAACTACGGTATTTTATCTAAAAATTATTATGCACATCTAAAAAGTCTCCAGCAGAACCCCAGGAGGCACGAATCTAAGGAGTAGTGGCAGTCGAATTAACGATAGATACGTTTGAACTTAGAATGTGTTGTGCTTAATGATATTTCGGGAATGAGGTGTAACTTGGTTGCATGGGAGCTCTGGAAGCTTTTGGAGGCGTTCGAATCGCACATTCCCGACCAGTAGAGAGATCGTATTAGCAGATAAAACTTTAGTACGAGTTAAAGGAATTAGTAATATATCTTAAATGATAAATGTTTGGCGGTGCAAGACCCGCCTCTCTACTCCAAAACCTAAATTAAAAATCAACACAAACTCATAACAAGGAGCTTATAATGTCAATTGTACTATGGATTCTATTTGGACTTGTAGTTGGTGTTATCGCTAAATTATTGACTCCTGGTCGTGAACCTAGTGGATTTGTTTTAACTACTCTATTAGGTATTGGTGGTTCGTTATTGGGAGGATTTCTAGGAAAATTGATTGGTATATATCCAACGTACCAATCAACGGGTGGATTTTTTATGGCTATTTTAGGAGCTGTCGTTATACTAGCGATATATAACTCTTTTCTATTTCGTAGAACTTTTTAATAAAAAAAGTATTTAAAAATCTTCAGAATATGTGGTCTAAGGGCAGGGCAGGTGGAAGTGTTCATCACGTTCAGGTTCGATTCCTGACATATTCTGTTTTATCGGGAAATGTTGTAATCTGGTAGCATCCGTGCTCAGGAAGCATGTAGTATGAGTTCAAATCTCGTTTTCCCGACCATATTGTAATTAAGTGTAATGGTGCATCATCTCGATAATGATACGTACGTTCAATTCGTACACTTCCAGTCGGATATAGTAGAGAGAAAAAGGTTCGATTCCTTTAATTACAATATACTATGGATCTGTTCTCTAGCGGCAATGAGAAGAGCCTTTTAAGCTCTCGGCGAAAGCCTACGTGGGTTCGAGTCCCTCCAGATCCACCACATCAAAACGATGTAGTAAGAAAATGAATATAGATTACGATTTTCTAGATATTATGATGTTACAATATTTGAATAGAGAGATAACAAATGAAGTCAAGGTATATAAATAATTCTGCAATGAATAGTGCTGAATTTGGAAAATTCATGCAAAGTGAAGAAACTAAAGCCGCCATAGAAGAAGGATATAATATTATTAATATTAAAGGTTATACAAAAGGCAGTGGATCGGAAGTTTGTTATTGTGTTTCTATGAAAAAACCTTTTTTTAAATTTATTTGTGACGAGATAAATTCTACTATAAGACTATGGTTTATGTTAGATAAATAATTTTATTCCTACCTAGCTCAATGGTAGAGCGTTCGGCTGTTAACCGAATGGTTCCAGGTTCGAGTCCTGGGGTAGGAGCCAATAAATAGCATGGAGGATACCAGCAGCGAGAGCAGCTTACCTTAAGTGGCAACTGGATAAAATCTTCCCAAAGTAGTTTGCTCAAACTACATAGATCCATGATATAACATGGTTATACTATTTATTCTATGGTACGTTAGCTGGCTTGGTGCAGCGCCCGCCTGTTAAGCGGATGACGGAGGGTTCAATTCCCTCACGTATCGCCATCATGATTTGTGAATAAAATATATTCATATAATGATATATAATTAGAAATAGCTTCATCGTTCAATGGTTAGGACACTGGCTTGTCACGTCAGTAATGAGGGTTCGATTCCCTTTGGAGCTGCCAATAAACATAATTAGGTATGTAGTAATTTTATAATGTTTATTCCCAGAACTTATCACTAGTCAAGGCAAAGTATAGTAATAATAATTCATTACAATATGAATATTTCTCAATTATGCAAATTAGCAGACAAGTTTGAAGAAAAAATTAAATTAGCTACTGCTAGTAATAGTTGCTCACGTTGTAATGATATTCATTGTTGTATGAATTTTGGTAATTCTCATAGTCTAGATCAAGATAATAATGAGGCAAAATGTGAGGGTTACAAAAAATCTCCTGTAGGATCTCCGAGACAAAGATCTTTTTGTGCAAGACATTGTGCTATGAAAAAACAAAGAACTTCTATAGAAGTTGCAAATGATCCAGAATCTTGTATTAATAAAGGTTTAAGGCGTTGGAAATGCCGTTGTGGTTGATATAAAACAACTACATAAATAGTGATATATAGGTGTGTAGCAATTCGGCAATTGCACTTGCTTGTCAAGCAAGACCAAGCGGGATCGACACCCGTCATGCCTGCCATATAGTCCATTAGCTCAGGGGTTAGAGCGCCTGTCTTATAAACAGGAAGTCGTTGGTTCAATTCCAACATGGACTACCATATTATACTAAAAACGCAAGATTGCGATACTATAAAATTGGAGTGTCAATCATGAAAAAAGTCATCAATAACTTGATGTGTTCGCTATGCTATCTGCTACCATTACACAATACAAAATATTGTGTTTGTCCATGTCATTGGGATTAAATATTAGTACATAATAATATTTCATACATATGAAAAAAATGCAAGATTGTGATTTTGTCGTAGGTTTTAATAATAAAGGAATCTATGTTTTAAAAGATAGAAATTCATTTTCAGATGAAATTGCTATAACATTTCAAGAATTTTTTCATAGATTATCTGATTATTCTTTATATTTAGAGCCAATAAAGATATTCGAGCCTCTAATACAATTTATGTATAAAAAAATTATCTCGTTGAAATGTTTTTTATAAAATAAAATGCGATTGTGGTGAAAGAGGAAAACACACCATCAAAAATGTTAAAAGAAGATGGCATATTAAAAATGGCATCATAGTATTTTTTAATATAAGCTTTATAAGGTGATGCCTAGGAAAGATATATTTATAAAATATGTAACGGGTTTGCGGAAGCACCGGACAGGGTTTTGACAAGTTCTGTAGGGAAGCGCGTTTGCCTAATAGTTATAGTGTGATGTTATATACGGGTTCAAATCCCGTCAATCGCACCATTTTGCAAATTTAGGATATATGATGCATTATAATATAATAAATGCTCATAATGAAATTGTGCATATTAAGAGATATAAAGTAAGAAGAAGTATGATAGAGAAATTGGTATAAGTAGAATACAATAATTTAAGTTATCGTCCTTTAGCTCATTTGGTTAGAGCGCCGTTCTGATAAGGCGGAGGTGCTGGGATCGTAGCCCAGGAGGACGACCAATTAGAAAATAACGGCACTGTCGTATTTGTGGTCAAGACTCGGGTCTGAAAAGCCCAGAAAAGCGGATCGTTACCGCTCGGTGCCGCCATTAGGGTTTGTAACTCAATTGGAAGCAGTAGCTGGCTCTTAACCAGTGTTGTGAGAGTTCGAGTCTCTCCAGACCCACCACAAAATAAATATATGTGAAAGATTACATTTTATTTGTAATTTACAAATTCTTATAATCTATAAATATGAGTACATAACAATGTGCTCAATGTAAATTAGATAATGAATTATTAGAATTCAATTCCAAAGGTAATAGAAAGTTTGCTAGCAAATGTAAAATTTGTTTGGTATAAAATGGTCTTTCTAGTTTTTGTTGTTTCATATTTTTTATTTTAAATTAGTAAAAGATATAAAAAATTATGTCAATAGATCAATCGTTTAATTATTTGACTTGGAAATATTCAGATAAACCTGATACATCATTAATTTGTTATTTAAAAATTGATTTATCTTTGAGAAAAGATAATTTATATGTAGGTTCGGGACTGGGTGGAGATCCTTCCCAATTTTTCTTCTTATTAACCAAAAAGATAAAAACAAAGTGGTCAAACGATTCTAATATTCATGTATATTTAGATGAAAAAAATTCAGATGAATTAATTTTTGAATTACCAAAGTCTTCCGATGAAAGTATTAATACAGATCTTCTTTCCCCTAGAAAAGCTTTGAATAGTTTTTGGGATAATTATACAACAAAAATAGAAGTTACTTTTAAGCAACTTATTGATTCGTCTTTTCTTAAGAACCAAAATTCTGATTCTATAGATTTGTATTTTTTGATAAAAGCAGTGGAAATAGCAAAGGATATAGTTTTCTGTTTAAATCACGCTGAAAAATTTATGAGTGACATATCTAATTTTTTTGTCGTAGAATATAAAGATATAGAGAAACAGTACTTAATAGAAGTTGGCTTGCCACTTAATTATTTTGAAAAATTTGATGCATTAGAGCTACAAGAAAATAAAATAGGATATTCTTATGAACCAAATTATGTGCGAAGTGCATTGCAGAAACATCCGATTTGGGGTACTAAATTAAAAAATATAGGTAAAAGAGAATCTAGCATTTTAGATCAATTACTAAGTGAACAAGTTATGCAAAAATTTGATCTTATTGGTTCTTTTCCTCCTTATGTTGTTGGGTATGTAATACGCTATGTTATTTCTTTAGAAAGAATTGTTAAATTTGATTTAGATAAAAAAATTACTTTGTTTTCTGAAATGACAAAAATGTTTCAAACTCTTGAATTAAATGATGATGAAAAGACATAAATTAAAAGATAATTTAGGGAAGAATAAAATTTTCTATATTCATATCTCTAATATTCGTACTCCACTACAAACTATTGAAAATTCATACTTAATAGAAGGTCCAAAATCAAAAGAAGATTTTGAAGATTTTAGGTATGAAAATTGGGAGGAACAGATTACTAATTTAGATGAAAAAGATGCATTATTAGCTTTGACTAAACATGAAGCCGAAAAGCTACAAGCTAGATTAGCCAGGATGCTCTCAGAATGAGAGTAGGATTAGAGATAGATATCTCAGGTAGACGTAAGTGTCGCTACCATAACTGTGATAAAAATCCTGAATATATTGCACAGAATGGAAGAATAAAAAAAGGAACTACCTGTGCCTGGATTTCTGTAGAAGATGCTAGCGGTTCTTCTTGTGGATATTATTGTAGAGGTTGCATAGATAAAGTTTATGCAGACTTAAAGAAAATACTAAATCCTAATTTATGGGTTTTTCATTAAATTCTTCTAAAAATAACATATGATTTGTATGTATTATATGTAATATTACATAGGAACAATCATATAGGTGGTCTATGGCTTCTTTAGAAGATATACAAAGTGTAAAAGGTTTGTTAGGGAATATAGAAAATATTCTAAAACATTTATCAGGATTAGAATATGCCTCAGTGGATAACTTAAATTTGTATTTAACTAAAATAAAATCTTTAGTAATTGATTATAATAATTTAAATAAATATACCTATCAAGGAAAATTTTCACCTGCTTTAAGGTTAAAATTAAAAAAATTAATAGCATGGAAAAATAATGTAGATTCATTACTTGAAAAAGAAGTCAGAATGAAGAAGAACAAAGATTTCATGCTTGATCGAGAAAATGTTGATAAATATGTTGATTACATAGAAAAATCTGAATATTTTATGGAAAGTTTTCCATCGATATTAAAAGATATAAAGAAGAATATTGATTCTTTATATAAAGGTTCATCTTATTTAAAGAATAATTTAGATAAGTTTAAAATGCAAGAATCTGATATTGCAACTTCTGATTTATTGAAAGCTGAAGATGAAGAAGTAACTGCTATTGAACCAATAAAAACATTAAGTGCTGCAAAATCCTCTATTAACGAATTTGCGAGAGTTATAAAAAAAGTTAAAGGCATACTAAGTGAAATAAATTTAGCCATAAATGAATGTAATAATTATTCTGTTGAAGACGTTTTATCAGCATTAAATAAGAAAAATTTGTTAGTAAAAAATCTGTTTCTTATTTTAAACAAGACAAATAGAATTCTTTCAACTACAAATATTAGCGGTGATTTATCTTTACGTCAAAAATATAATCAACTTTTAGCTGAGTCTATTAAATATTTACCGCCCGGCTTAATAAATAAATTTACATTAGACACTTCTACAAAATCTAAGTCTAGAATTGAAAATATTACAGATAGTTCTATTGGAGTATTAAAAGATCAAATAGAAAAAGATAAAATAAAAACTGATAAAATTTCTCCTTGGGGAAAAGTTGATGTACCAAGTGGAAAAACTCCTTTTCCAGCTAATACTAATTATACAAATATACAAAAAACTCCTTTTCCAGCTAATACAAATATACAAGTAAAAGCGCCAACTAGTCCTATACCTACTGGCAAATATCAAGAGTATATAAAATCTACTAAAATAGACCCAGAAGAAAAAAGTAGATATGAACAGTTATGGCAACAATAATAAAATAGTTTAATTGTAATAATTGAAGTAATAGATATGTTTTTTTGTTATTTAAATTTATAGGAGCATCTTCTATAGTTAAATAACAAAAAAAACATATTATTTAATAATTTGGAGTAAAAACAAAGTGAGTGATGAAAAAATTTTGGATGATTTAGGTTTTATAGAAGGTGCAGGACCAGACAAGTGGGAAGAGGTCCTTCAAGAAAAATTAGGTTTAAAAATTGTTGATCTTCAAAAGTCAATATGCGATTGGGTTACAGATAACATAGAAACTTTATCTCAAGATTTTATTAACATTTGTCCTTCAGGTGATTATGGAAAGTTAATAGAAGATTATAATTCTATATCTAAATTTCTCAAAGAAGAGACTACAAAACCAGAAGCGTGGAAAATAATGGGAGTAAGACAAAATAGCAATCCAAATATGATCCAATTTATATTTGATTGTGATGTGGTAGATGAAGGTGATACTTTTAAGGGTTTTGTTTTTGTAAGTAAAACTGGTAAAATTCGCCATGCTTTTGCTCAAAATCAATCATAAAAGATTTTATGAAGAATATTTTATATTTAGTTATTATTTGTGCTGTGGTATTAGGCTGTCATTCTACTAAAGAAAGTCAGAAAAGACCATTACTACATACACTTACATATTACAAAGATCCACGTACAAATTTGTGTTTTGCAGGAGCTCTTGTTTGGCATCCTGCGGGACTATTAACTAATGTACCGTGCACACCACAAGTAGAAGAATTAGTTAAATATTATGATGAATAAACATAAAACTAAAAAAAAGAAATTGGAATTCAACTCGGAAAAAGAATACATTAGTTATTACAATACTTTAAGTGTAACTTATAAATCAATTTATTTAAATAAATGGAATATATTGTTTTCCGAAATTTTAAAAAATGATCCAGAAAATTCTTTATCTAAAAATATGTATGAATTTTGCCAAAAAGAGCAAGAAGTGTTGAGTAACGAAAAGCAAAAACAGATTCAAAAAATGGATGAGCAAATAAATATTATTCACCATTTACATCTAGATAAAAAGAAGAGAAAGTAATAAATTAATTAATCATATAATAAGATCTGATAAAGGATGACGACCCATCAGAGATAGCATACTATGAATCGATCTGATAATATCATTGACTACACTATTAATTAAATTTTCACTATATTACGAAAATAAGTATTTAGGAAATGAATCTAGATAAATTAGATATAGCTTTGTGTTTAGCTTTTCAATGTGGAGAAGGACCTTTTAATGTTGTAATATGTAAAATAAATGGTGATGTAGAAGAATCTTTTTTACTGAGAGAAGAAATTAAAGCATTGTCAATGTCTGAAGATATACAAACTATTAGCCTATGTAAGCGTATCTATCGGAGAAGATGGCGCCCTCGTTCTAATTCAGGTAGGAGAAAAACAGATAAAGAAACAGATTGGACGAAATGGCCAACAAAGTAATGTAAAAAATTCCAATTTGGATGTGTTATATAATATTGATGCGACATCCAATATTTATTGATCCTCATAATAGAGGGTATAAACTACATTGTCCCGCTGTAATGGATAATGTATGGAATAATTTTAAAAAAATTTTTAATGTAAGTTCAATACAACTGTATAGATTATTATAAATCATTGTGGGTTAATAACATACTGATATATGTTTCATTATGAAACACCCAGTAATTATTGATCCTCATAATAATATACAGGATACATATAAAAAAGTTATTACGGCACCAGGTCTCCAAAAGCTAGCGTCACTTATGACGCAACCATTACGTCTTAAGTTTGATTATCGGAGCATTGGAAGTAAAACTTTTTTAGCAGATCAATTGCCTACACCATCACCGCAAATTTATGTTGATAAATATCTACATAATGAAATAAGTATAGATCAACATAATAAAATACAACAACGTAGACATGGTTTTCAAATTAAAAAAGTTATGTTTCCAGTCTTTTCATTGAGTAATAATCCTACGATTAGCTTAAAGCAAATTAAACATCGTCGTTTCACTCTGATTGATAGATAAGCAATTGATGTTGCAGATAACATATTTTTCTTTCTGTAAAAGAATGGCGATTGTGAAATGGTTTTAGTTGATGAAAATTAAAAGATATCATTTGAAAAAATCTAAATCAGATAATTTGATTAGATTAGCAAAATTCCTTAAACTACATATAGATGGAATGTCACATCGACAAATAGCCAAATTAATTTATTGGCGTATAACTAGAACAGAATATAATCGTCATTAAACTGATTGTATTTCATTCCTTTTTAGAAAAATGAATTATATATTATTGCCTGCCCCAAATAGATTAACAATTTTTGTAAAGGTATCAAACGATATTGATAATGGGTGTTATCCATCACGTGTACACTTAGAATCAATAAGTAGAATAGTTAACAATAATAATTGGGACGTAAAGAATATTATAGATAATTATCCGAATTGTCATGTTACTACTTACCAACCCTACGAAGAAGGCAAAATGTATTATTACATAATTTATGGGGCTGAGGAACAACATATTTCTAATTGGAAGGCTGTTTTGGAAGAAGCTAGCAATTGTATTGATTTTGATTTCAAAATTTTTCATGCGGCATGTTATACAGTTCAAAGAATATCGGAAAACTTGAGAGTGTTTATTTAAACTTAATAATATCGATGTACTCAATAATCATTTTTAAAATAAACTTGTCTCCTAATGGAGAATTAATTTATGTCCAAAAAGCGTCTTAGTCGTACAATTATTGAAGGTGGAAGAGACAATTATAACAAATGGGAACGAAGAAATTCTCATAACCCAGTCCGTGCCTCTGAAAGGGATTTTTGTAAGCGCATCATTACAGATGAAGAAAGAGCAGATGATGATATTTTTATCTTACAAAAATATACGGTTATAAAAGAATTTAATGACAAATTAGGACCTATGTATCGATGGTTACATAGTCAAATTGGAAGATCATGGAATGATGTACGTTCGGAGATATCAAAGAAATTTGATTCACGCACAACTGCTAGTCGACATATTTTAAATGATCATCTTCTTTCTTCTGTGGAAGAAGTTCCAGATTTAACCTATAATAGATTTTATCGCAATACTGGAGAATATACTACATCCAGATATAAGAATGATTTTTATGTGGATATTAATGGTCTATTACAAGCTAAAACGTATTTACCATATAAAAATGATAAGATTCCCCAGTTTAATAGAAAAACAATCGTAGATTGGTTAAGTGGGAGAACAGTTGGAAAAGTAGGTGAGAAACTATTTTGGTTTGTTCCTACTACTAAAAATAAAAAAAGAGGGGGTGCAAATAAAGAATGGAAAATTGAATGGAACAGCAATGGTTACCGTGGATATTATAATCATAATACTTTAAGTTTTCTTTATTTATATCAAAAGCCTATTTATAGTAAAAATAAAGAAAACTTAACAGAAATTATAGGATATGACTCAGCATGGCAGGTTGCTTCTCCAAATCTACGTCAAGATCGTAAACTTAATAATAAAGAGATGATTTTTTGGCAATCTCTACCAGAATGGTATAGAAATAAGATTCTGGAAACATCGCCTATTTACAATGATAAATTAAGTCATAGAAATTATTAAAATAATTATTGGTTCTAAAGTTAGGATATCTACTCATGGTAATAATTGTGGTACAGTAATAGATATAATTGGAGATGAAATGGTTGCCCAAATGGAGGGTAAACCTGGACCCGTTTATGTCTTGCAATCAATGTATTTTTAATTAATGAATAATATTTTCTTTTTCGCTGAATCCTATACTAAATGGCTAGATACTAATAATTAATCATAATTTCATGAGCGTAAGAAAATTTGAGACCATTAAGTTCAAAAAAAAATTGATTGGATGGAGATAGAAAATGAATAAATTTTCTTCTCTGTTAGAAAAAATTTCAGTTTATGAATTAATAACTAACGCAAGAAAAATTCATGGTCCATACAAAAGACGAGATGGTCGTCAAATAGTAATTGTTGTGAATGATGATGGAACTAGAAGAACAGTTAGTTATCCAAAATTTTTGGTTGAGGAACACCTTGGAAGAATATTAGACCCAGATTTGGAAACAATTGATCATATTGATAGCAATTTTGATAATAACAATTTAGATAATCTTAGGATAGTAGAGCGATCTCAGCATTCTGGGGACGATACTCGTAGGGTTAAATTAGTAAAATTTGACTGTGCATGGTGTGGTAAAGAGTTTGAGCGTAGTCCGCGTTTAGTTAGAGATAAAGCTAAAAAGAATAAAGCTGGTCCCTTTTGTTCTAGAGGATGTGCTGGTAAATATAGTCGTATGTTACAACTAAAATTAATAGATAAAATGGATAGCCAAAAAGCAGTAGACAGTGAGTATTATAAAAGAAAATATGTTACTGCTTCTTCTATACTTGTCTTAGGAGATTTATTTATTGATTATTTATGTGACATTTGGGAATAAATTTTAGGATAAAATATTATGGAAAATAAGATAGTCACTACTGTTGCTGCGATTGGAGAAGCGGAAGCTAATTATGATGTCGCAACTTTTACCTTGTCTATTTTGGTAGAAGATGTGTTGTTGTCTTCGGTGAAAGATAGGTTACAAAATCAGATTACTACTTTAGATCAGATTGTTAAAGAAATGTTGGAGTTGCATCAAATTAAAATTAAAGATTCAATAAATACTGATACAAGTATCATTAGTAAATTACGTTGGGATAATATCAGAGTAGAAAATGTACCTGATGGTTTTCAAGGCGTGTATTGTATAAAATTTCAAACCGAATCAATGGATAAAGTTAGTTCATTATATAATGAATTATCATTGTTGCATAATGTAACTGTTCAAAAGCCTGCTTTTAGCATAAAAAACTCAGATCGTTTAGCTAGAAAAGCACTTAAAAACGCTTGGAAAAAAGTAAATGAAAGATTTACTGATGAATGTGAAATTTTGGGTTTGAATGTAGATGACTATGAAATAATGAATTGGGATGTGTTATATCCAGATTCACAAAAAAATAGCTTATTGCTCGGACATAAGAAGCCTTATGTTGAAGTAGGTCTTATAGGTCAAGAAATTCAGAATCCAGCATTGATAGTTAATGTCAATGCTGAAGTAGCAAAAGTGGCAAAAATGTCAGTAAATTTAAATGTTTCCTTTAAGAAAAAGGAATAATATAGTCATTTGAAAGATTTTATAAAACATATATAGTTGGTTAAGATAATCGCTGCCAATTTTAATTGGGAGAGGAAGTTCCGAACACCAATAAAGCAGAGTGCCAGTTAACGGCTGGGTGCAGTGATGCAACTGAAAGTGTAACAGAAAATAAACCGCCTGTAAAGGTAAGGGTGAAATGGTGAAAAATGGCGAACTAAGAGTGCGCCATGTGTAAGAGACCACCGCATATTTGGTAACAAATATGGCAATACAAACCACACTCGGTGCAAGACAAATAGAAAACGTTTGAGAATCGCTTATTCGATGTTTTCGGGTTGTTGCTTGATCCAAATAGTGATATTTGGACTAGATTAATGATTATCCTAGACAGAATTCGGGCTACTTATTAACTATATTTCTTTTATAAAAGTTATCTAAAACATCAATACCATGAAAATACCTCTTATTTATCCCAAAATTCCTAATGGTAATAATTGCACTCTTAAAGAATGTACCGCTTTTGAGAAATTAGATGGCACCAATATTCATTTTGTATGGGAAAAATTGGCGTACCAAATATTAGGAAACGGGTGGGTTTCTTTTGGTACAAGGCGTGATAGTTTTTCTTTGGAAACAAAAGAAATAGATAATTTTGTATTTAAACATCCAAATTTGAAATTGGTTATACCAGATTTTGAGGATAGATTAAGTGAAGATTTAAATAAAAAATTTGGTTCTTCTAATTATGAGAGAGTCCGTTTGTTTACAGAGTTCTTAGGAGCCAATTCTTTTGCGGGCACACATGATAAAAATGAAAAACAATATCATACAATAATAGATTTGCAAATAGATCAGCAATTAGGCGATAATTCTTTTCTTGATCCAAAATCATTTATTAATGGGTATAAAATGTTTGGTATACCAAAAGTAGTATACCAGGGTAAATATACTGGGCAATTTGTACAAGATGTGAGGACTGGAAAATATTTAGTTAATGAGGGTGTAGTTTGTAAAGGTATTGTAGATAATAAAATCTATAGAGTAAAAATTAAAACTGATGCTTATTTAAGAAAATTGAAAAACGTATTTCATAATTCTTGGCAAGATTATTGGGAATAAATTAGATTGGAAAGAAAATGAAGGTTCTATCTCTAAAAGATTTCACTAGAGGATGGATTGTGGGAAAATTCGAACCTAATCTTTATACTAAAGATTACGAGCTTGGCTTTAAGTATTATCAAAAAGGAGAATGTGAAAAATTTCACACCCATCTTCTTAGTGATGAGGTAACCATCGTTCTTTTAGGAGAAATACAAATGAATTATCAGGTTTATAGGGAAGGAGATATAATAATTCAAGAAAAGGGTGAATTTACAGATTTCATATGTCTCTCAGACAAAGCTATTACCGCAGTATATAGACCAGACGGTTCTTTTCCAAATGATAAAATTATTATAAAAAGTGATTATGAGTGAACAATTAAGAGATGTTTTGATCTTTATTTTCGAAGAAGGTTTAGATGAAGATGCGTTTTATAGATCAAACCAATATAGTGATATGTCCCTTGATAAGTTAATAAAAGAAAGATTATCTTTTAGCAGCGAGTGTTTAGAGGCAACATTACTGGATTTGTTGATTGTGAATGTACAAAATAAGATTGGAAAGTAAAAGTGAAATTTAATATTAAAATTTGTATTCATTGCAATGAAGAATTTGATTTTACTTCTCCTGCTAAAAAGTCGGCAGGCGGTCTAATAAATGAGTGCCCAGAGTGCTCCTGTGAGAATGTTATAAAATACGCTGGTGTCCAAGCCGCCGACGGTAAGCAAGCGCAGGCTACAATTTTAAAATTTGATACTGCCGCCGACCGTAGCCGATACTTAGATTTCTGGAAAAATAATTCTGGTTTACATAAAGGTAAATCTTGTCAATTAGGTAACCATCTTTCTACAACTCCTGGAATAAAATTCCAAACAATTATGGCATTTAAACCGACAAATCATAAAGGTAAAAATAATACGTAATTATTTTTAATTACATAAGATTGACGAATTAAGCGCGGTGATTATAATTTGTATTATCAAAAAATGGCAATTAAGCCATAAAACTGGAGATTAAAAATGAATAAAAATAAAAACATTTTAAATATGTTAGAAACGGTCGAGCGTATATTTGAAGCAACAAATTCTGCTGTGGAAGGAATGAATGAAGGTGATCGCATTCAACTAAAAGAGTTAGCTCAGACTGTAGGTCTTGCGGTAGCAATGGAGCCAAAAAATGTGTTAAGTTTTGTCAATCATTTTGTTCATAATAGTGATATAGCATATGTGACTAGAGGAAAAAATGGCGGTGTAATTAGAGGTAGTAAAAATTCTAAGGTCATTAAAAGTATCAAAAATACAAAATCAACTCGTGATCCATCAGTGGAGTTAGTGGATCCTGCTGACGATTTAGAGGAATGATTTTGTCGAGTCAAAAGTTTTTTTTGACTCGTTTTATAGGGTTGTTGACCCTAAATAAAACGGAAAGTAATTATGGGTATTAATCTTGAGATTGAAAGAAGATTTTTAGTTAATTTTCCATCCTCTTGGGCTGAATTAGCAGAGATGTTTGATGGTTTAATAGATGTAAAAAGAATTAGTCAGACCTATCTAGAACCAGAGGAAGGCAAGCCATCAAGTAGAGTTCGAAAGACTGTAGAAGGTTTGACTGGAGAAACAAATACAGTTTTTCATTTCAATCAAAAGAAGTTTATTAAACCAGGTGTTAATGAAGAGAAAGAACATGAAATTTCTAGAAATCAGTACGAAAAGTATCTACAGAAATTTCATCCTGATAAAGTTACGTTAGAAAAAACACGATTCGTTTTTAAATATAATGATCAGGTTTTTGAACTAGATGTTTTTAAAGGACCCTTAAAAGGTCTGGCTATCTTAGAGATAGAATTAGATAGTATGGATGAGAAAATAGAACTTCCACCTTTTTTAAAAATAATAGAAGAGGTTACAACAGATAGAAAATTCAATAATTTCACTTTATCTAATAAAAATCTTGTCAAGAAATTGAAATAAGGTATTATATGGGAATAGATTACTACTCAAAATCTGGTTTAGGAATTATAGTTACTCTAGATAATCTTACAATTTTTAAGAAAGAAAAAACTTTTCCTCATGATAATTTTCCAGAAGATTGGGAAGTACATCCAAAAACAGGTAAAAGATTATGGCGGACAGTAATTTTTTATAATCCTATTGTTTTCCCGGAACGGAAAAATGTTGAATATGAAGGATTATATAATGCATCTGTTGGAGGTTATGACATTATCCCACTTGATCATGGGATGCGCGAAGGTAATGAATTTCTAATCTGCTTGGACTCTGCCGTTACTGATTCTCATAGAAACGGTGAGAGTATCGCTTATTGTAAAATTGATCCAAATTCTTTTTTAAATAGATTTGAAAAATTTAAATCTTGTATGGATCAAAAGGGTCTTTGGAATGATAGTTTTGGTTTGTATTCTTATTTAAAAATAAGTGTATAAGTAGATTATGCATCCAGAAGTTAAAGAATTTTGGGAACATCATTATAAAAAAGATATTATTGAAAATATAAGTCCAAGATATTATTATATCTCACCCTTAGGCAATAAAAATGGTATAATAATATTAGCTATGTCATTTAAAGTAGCGGAAGTAATTAATAATGATAATACGGATTTGTCAAAATTTGATACAAATAAATTAGTATATTTATGGGAAGGGCTTCATACTGAGAATGAAATGCTGAAGCGTATTAAATTAATAAATTTTTTATGAACGTCGAGATAAAACAGTATTGGATTAAAAAATTGCAAAAAGATCAGATTTTGATTCCTATAGAAAATGGATGCTGGAGAGTGCAAGTTAAAAATCAAGATAATACTTGGTTTGCGATTGCCATATTACCTCCTAATAATGTATGGGAGTATCTTTTAGATAAAGAAGAATGGAAGTTTTATTCTGAATCGGAAGCTTTAAGAAGAATAAGATTAAAATCATTTTGGTAGAGTAATAAAATATGCATCCAGAAATCATTAAATTTTGGAGACAAAATTTTCCTATAGGCAGTATTAAAGGTATTGGTATAGAAATTTATTTTATAATTTCTGATATTGATTATTATAACCAAGGTGGTCTGCCTCTACCGTTGACTAACGATATTATATACATGAGTTCAAAAACAAATGAACCTTATCAATTGAATAATAAATGGTATTCTGAGGAAATAATGTTGAAAATGATTTATTTGAAACCCTTTTTGTGATTTATAAAATATAATACGATAATTATTTTGATATGAGTATACATTCTGATATTAAGAAATTTTGGGAAGATGCTGGGTACTACATTTCTTCTATAAGAATTTGGGATAAAAATAGAGATGATATAAAAGGTTGGCATAGATATGCCCCACCAGATTTTATAAAAAACAAGATTATTGCGCGCCATTTTGACATTGACGGTAAACTTGAAATACAATATTTTTTAGATCCATCTGATGGTAATAAATATACCGAGGAAGAAATGTTAAGGTTAATTAAATTAAAAGGATTTTTATAATATAATTATGCATCCAGAAATTAGAAAGTTTTGGGAAAAAAAATTTCCCATAGGTAGTGTTAAACTTGGTAATACACAGATTTATTTTGTGTCTTCTGGTAATACCAAAATTTTTATGGGTGATTTGCTATCAACACATGACGACATCATATATATGGAGTCAAAGACAAAAACTTTACCCTTTAAGCCATATAAGGTTAATGATAAGTGGTATTCTGAACAAGAAATGTTAAAATTAATTAAGTTAAAGTCCTTTTGGTGAATATCGAGATATATAGATAGTCTTAATGTGTCGTCGTACTCAAATGGATTAAGAGGCGAATCTGCAAAATTCGTATTTGTCCGTTCGAATCGGACCGACGACTCCAATGGAAGATGAATTAGCTAGGGGCTAAGCATGCCTGGAAAGCATGTCGTACTCGCAAGGGTATTTGGGTCGGAACCAACTTCTTCCTCCAAATATGAGCAGTAATTGTCAGCGTTAAGAATATTACTGATATATTCAATAAGTAATAGTTAACTTTTTGGAGGCATTTATGAAACTAATATTATTAGCAATAGTGAGTACGTTTCTATTATCTTGTGTGCCAAATGGCAGCGCCTCAGGAGTAGGTGGGCATAGTTCTTCATCTGGCGACGTTTCTTCCTGTGTTTCATCAAGCTTTGTTTCATCAGGTGAAAATACATCTTGTATAAAATGTAATACAAGATTATTTACAACTATCGGTTATCCATTATGTGCAGAACCTCAGGATGGTGGCTTATCTAGTCAGCAAAAATGGGATGCTCTGCAAAAATGTTCCTGTAGTGAAGGTGGAGTGTGTGCCAATATTTGTGCAAATAATTACTGTGTTAATTTAAATGGTTCAGCAGCTACTTCAGATTGTAATAATTGTATTCGTGCTAGTGAAGGATGTAGTAAATATTTTGATGAGTGTGCGCATGATACCAAAGATAACTACTGAACGTTTAAAGGATATTTATTTAAATGTATGCTCGTGATTATCGATAATCACGAGCAGTTTATATGGAAGGTCCACCCGATTGGGGACGGGATTTGCCTTGAAAACAAACGAGTGTAACAACCTTGGAGTTCGACTCTCTCACCTTCCGCCAATTTTCCAACTAACAATATTTAAATATTTTTGTTGATTTATGAAAACTGTTAAAGAATTAGTTATTGAACATACAGATATGATTAAAAATATGGTTAAAGCTTCTGAAATTAAGTTTTTAGAACCTCACGAGTCGTTTAGTCCAACCACAATTGTTCAACCTGTGTATGTTTCAGATCAATTGATAGAGATTGGTGTGGATGTTGCAGACTGTGTTGATGTGGAAAAAGAATTTCAGAAAATAGATAAAGAACGTGCCAAGAAACAAAAAGAGTTGATTGTTCTGAAAAATAAAATAAATAATGATGATTTTGTGAAAAGAGCTCCATCAGAAATAGTAGAAAAAGTGAGAAATTCAATTAGGAATATTGAAGATTTTCTAGACTCTTTAACTTGTTCAGAAGAGAAATTAAAATTAAGTTTGTAATATTTTCAATTTAATGAAAGTAAAATTATGTCATTTAAGTTTGCTACGTTAGTCGGCTGTGCCATTGGTGATGCTTTAGGTAATCCATTCGAAACAAAATTATCATCATATCAACCTTTACAAGATTGGGATGGAACCTTCAAAGAAGGTGGAACATTTTGGTGGGGTCAACCAGGACAATATACTGATGATACATTGATGAGTTTAGGATTAGCTAATAGTTTAGTTCGCTGTAAGGGTTTTGATCCAGTAGATGCTGCCCAAGAATATTTAGCTTGGTATAATTCAAAAAATACGCGAGGTATTGGCGGCACAACTGCTCGAGCTATGCATAACTTAAAACAAGGTATTCCTTGGACACATAGTGGGATTACTGGCGACACAATTGGTGGTAATGGTACAGCTATGAGGGTATCTCCATTAGGAATCGTTTACAAAAACGATATCTATAAGCTACTGCAATATGCCATACAAGACGCTCAAATTACTCATAATGCAATAGAGCCAAAGCTAGGATCAATGGCAGTTGCAATTGGCACAGCTATGTTAGCGTCTGGTAAATTTTCTTCGATAGATGTGTTAGAAAAATTAATAGAGATGTTGGTAGATTCTATAGTCAAATCTAAATTACTTTTAGTACAAGAACATTTGAAAAAAGGTAGCGAACATAAAGATGCATTATTAGAAATTGGATCTTCTGGTTATGTTCCAGAAACTGTTGGAGCTGCTTATTACTGTTTACTAGCAAATAATAATTTCAAAGACACAGTGATTATGGCAGTTAAAGCAGGTGGTGATACAGATACCACTGCTGCAATTGCTGGAGCTATGGCTGGCACCTTATATGGTATAGATGTCATTCCAGATGAATATAAAAATGGAGTTGAAAATTTTGAAATGCTTTCTTCATTAGATGAAGAACTTACTAATATCTTGATATAAACACATATCAGATACGGAAAGTTGTCCGAGTGGTCTATGGAGATTGTTTGCTAAACAATTGGAGCGTAACAGCTCCCACAGGTTCGAATCCTGTACTTTCCACCATATAGGTGTCTGGTGTAACGGCAACATAACTGTTTCCAACTCAGTAGATACGGGTTCAATTCCTGTGACATCTGCCAATTTTTATTGTGTATTACATTATTTTATATCAAAGGAAGAAATTGTTAATGAAAAAGTTACTGGCTACTGCATTTATGTGTTTTATGGTTGTAGGTTGTTCTGGCGGCATGAATGATGGTTGTGCTGGTTGGTCTGCCAAGGAAGTAACTGGATCTGGACAAGTTAAAAGGGTATGGAAAGAAACCCCAATTATTTGCCCTGATTACCATATGATAGATATTTCTTTAGGTATTATGCGCAATGGGATTGGATCAATGAGTGGTCATGACATGTTTTTGTACCTTCCAGATAAAGATGTAGCAGGACTAAAAAAAGCCGCAGAAGATAGTAGTATCATAGATTTTACATATGATCGACGTCGTTTTAGTTGGTGTGCTAATAGTGATCGTATGACTTCTTTTAAAATTCAGAAATAATTTAATTAAGGATTATAAAATAGCATGAGTACATATAATCAGGATTTAAGTTTATTTATTAATACACTTGAGCAATACGACTGGTTTTGTGATGTCGAATTAGATGATTTAGGTAGATTTGTTGTGTATGTAGATAGAATGGATCTTAATTTTATAAGGTCAACACCTGACAAAATTGGTGGTCATCATGTTTTGTTCCATTATATTTCTAGTCAACCTATGTTGAAAGAAAAACAGCCCAACCATATTGTAAATGTAGAAAATTATCCGACAGAGGAATTGGAAACTAATTTAGATTCCTTGATTTTTGAACTAGATAGATTAGAAAAAATTTGTGGATCAAATATTTTACAGGATATTTTTTACGAGGTTCACGATGGCAAAAACGCAGTTACTAACCTATCAAATAAATTTCCAGAGGTAAGACAAGTATTAGATTCATTATATAATGAGTATGGATTCGACCTGATCTATGAGGAATTAGATGGATGATTGTATCACTTCAATATTTGAATTAGTATATGATTTATTAAAATCATATAATGTGGTTGATTTAAATAAAAAAGTTTTTGTAGCGCAAGCTAATAAAATATTTAATGGTCAACAAAAAATTAAATATGTAGATTTAGGTTACTTATACTTTTATATTAATCGCCCTCTTTATTTATATGTGGGACAAAGTAATAAAAGGTGTATGAGAAAATTGCCAATTGCTGAGACTAATAATCAAATAGATGAGGTAATAATGAAACGTTTTAGAAGATTAAAAGCATTTTGGTGAATTATGGGATTATGAATGTCCTACTAAAATATAAACATAATTTAGCGGGTGAGACATGCCAAAATAATGAGGTTTGTAACTCATGACCATACCCAGTATAATACTTTCAGAAATTTATGATTTGTTATGTAGCTATAATGAATGTCCAAAGATATCCAAAGAAACATTTGTGGGTTGGTATGCCAAAGGTCATATTTACACTATCAGTATTCAATTAAGAACTTTAGTATTTACATGTGTAAAACCATTTTCTTGTTCTGTAATTCAGGATGATTTGGAGTTATCAAATAATAATACCGAATTAATGCCTCAAAGTCAGTTAGATGAATTAAACGAAAAACTTTCTTTGTTTTCTTCAAGATTCTATAGAGTAAAAGTTTTTTGGTAAATTATATGAATAATAAAAAACAAATTCGTAAAATTTTTCGTGATGCTTGTCTTAGAAGAGATGATTATAAATGTGTCATTTGTGGTATGAAATCATCACAAGAATTGGCAGAAAAAGAGTTAGATGTACATCATATTACTAATAGAAAAGATATTGTAAATGGTGGTTATGTTAAAGAAAATGGTATTTCTTTATGCGGCGCCTGTCACATGAAAGCAGAGAGTTTTCATTCTACTGGAATTGCTCTTCCTGGATATTCTATAAATGAACTATATGAAGCTATCAAATCTTCTTTAGGAGCAGCTCAATTAGCTAGTTCGAGATTATGAAAAATCTTTCGCTTGATGAATTAAAAGAATTATCTATTTTAGATGTTTTAGATTTTTTAAATAAAAAATGTGAATCATATCTAGTAGAGCAACAAGTAATAGTACCGTTTAATGTGGCTATGTCATTCTCTTTTAACATCTGTCTTCCATCCGATCTTCCTCTTAGAGAAGATCAAAATGTGAAAGTTTATATTTTCGAATTTGTACGACATTATAATAGATCGTATTCTCTAAAAAACATTGATCCAAAGACTGATAAGAGATTTGTTAATGAGATATGGTCAAAATTATTTATATCTGAAAATTCTGTTAATGATTTAGGATATGTTGCCGAAAATGTATCTATCGATAATTTGTTAGAAATGATAAAATTTACAGCCCGTCTATCTAGAATTAAAATATTTGAATAGCATTGTTATGATTAATTTAGCATAAGGTATATAGTGTTTTTAAAATTGGAGGTCTACATTATTGTTATTTGTACCTTATAATTATTAATTTTTTCATAAGGAGTTCTTATGACTACTCAAGAGTTAAGTTTAGCTAATATCGCTATTACAGATGAAGAATATAATATTCCTTTAGACATTTCAGATATTATTTATATCTGTCGCGAATATAATAAATTAGGTTGCCAAGTTCAGAATCAAATTGAAAATATATTAGATATTGGAGTGGCTCAATCTATTGAAAATATGTGCGTAAAAAGAGAATCACTACCTCATATTAAAAGTTTCCTTCGCAGCATTGTTAAAAATCCATATTTTGGTGATGCAGTATTACAAGCTGAGGAATGTTTATATTTAATAGATGAATATGAAACTAAGCATAAAATAATTAATATACAGGTTAATTAAACAACTTATGTAAACAATCTATTGAGGAGAGTATTATACTCTCCTCGTATTTTTTTATATTATGAATAATACAGATATTATGGAAATTTTAACTAAATTAAAGAAAGTCCCACATAAATCATATTATATTTATTGTGTGGGTGGATTTATAGTTAAGATATATACGCAACGTATACAAGAGCATCCATCAACAGAATGTGTGGATGAATGCCTTACCAAATACAATATAGTGGATGTGGATCTATATGAATTAACAAGACGGGATGATCCTCGTTTTATAGAGCATACTATGGTGTATTTAGATAAAGATTTTAGATTTAAGAACTATACTCCCATTAAGTATGGTAAGTGGGCGGGATATTCTACTGGATTAGAAATGCCATTAATTTATTTATGTGAATTAATAAAATATCTTCACAGATTATCTAGTTTATCAATCTTTGGTTAATAAGTGCTTAACAGATAAATATATTTTATCAAATATGATGAATTCATATTTATTGGCACAAATTTCATCATTCTCAGCATTGAAACTGTCAGATTTACAGTTATATAATAGCACTAAAAGCTAGAGTAAAAATGCTTTTGTGTTACAGTCAATCATAAAATCTTTAAAAAATTAAAGATTATAACGTTTTTATAAGTTAAATTAATATGAAACCTACAAACTTGTCTATAGAAAAATTTAGAAATATTGGTATTATGGCACATATTGATGCTGGTAAAACAACAGTATCAGAGCGCATATTATTTTATAGTGGACGTATTCATTCTATGGGTGAAGTTCATAACGGTGATACTGTTATGGATGATGATCCTCTTGAAATGAAGCACGGCATCACCATTAATTCGGCTGCCACCACTGTGTTTTGGGGCAAAGGTGGAGATATCTATCGTATTAATTTGATTGATACACCTGGTCACATTGATTTTACAGTTGAAGTTGAAAGATCATTAAGAGTGCTTGATGGTGCTGTATGTGTTCTTGACGGATCCCAAGGTGTTGAACCGCAAACAGAACAAGTATGGAGACAAGCTGATAAATATAATGTTACTCGTATAATTTTTGTTAATAAGATGGATAAAGTTGGTGCCAGTTTTCAAATGTCTTTGGATTCTTTAAAAGAAAAATTGGGCATTAAACCTGTAGCCATTCAATTGCCGGCAGGTGAAGAAGATAAATTCAAAGGTATTTATGATCTGGTTAACATGAAATTAATTTCTTTTGATGAGAAATCTTTAGGAAGACAATATGATATTTCGGAAATTCCTCTTTCTGCTTTGGAAGAAGTCAAGGCTGCCAGGAATCAAATGATTGAGTCGTTAGCCGATGTTAGTGATTCTATTATGGAAAAATTTTTGGAGGGTAACCTGAGCGCTATTTCGATTGATGAGATTAAAATTGCTCTTCGTAAAGGTACTATCAACAGAGATTTATATCCAGTCATGTGTGGATCCGCTCTTCGTAACAAGGGAGTTCAAATGTTATTGGATGCAATAATAGATTATTTACCTTCTCCCATTGATCTGCCAGCTATAGCTGCGTTATCTAGTACAACAGGTGAAATGTTAAATTTCAAACCAGAAGCTAATGAAAAATTAGCTGCCCTATCTTTTAAGGTCGTTAATGATAAAAATGGTGATCTTACATTCATTAGAATTTATTCTGGAACTTTAAGTGCTGGAAGTGTGGTATTTAACTCTACTCGACAACATACAGAACGTATTTCAAAATTGGTTTTGGTTCATGCTTCAAATAAGAATGAAGAAATAAAATCAGCCGGACCAGGAACTATTGTTGCGGCAGTTGGATTAAAAAATACTTTTACTGGAGACACGTTGTGTGAAAAGAAAAATCCAATTACCTTGGAGAAGATGGAATTTCCAGAACCAGTAGTAGAATTATCTGTGGAACCAAAAACTAATGCTGACCAAGATAAATTATCAGCCGGCTTACAGAAAATGCTTTTATCAGATCCCTCATTGAAAGCGGGTACCAATATTGAAACCGGGCAAACTGTCCTAAAAGGTATGGGCGAGCTTCATTTGGAGATTGTAGTTGAACGTTTGAAAAGCGTGCATGGTGTTGATGTTAATACTGGTAAACCACAAGTTTCCTATAAAGAAACTATCACTAAGTCAAGCCAAGCAGATTATAAGTATGTTCGACAATCAGGTGGTAGAGGTCAATATGGTCATGTAGTAATTACTATTACTCCTGCTCCTAGAGGATCTGGATTGATTTTTGTTAATGATATTGTAGGAGGAACTATTCCAAAAGAATATGTTCCTGCTGTTGAGAAAGGTATTAAAGGAGCCATGGAAAAAGGTGTATTAGCTGATTATCCAGTCGTAGATGTAGAAGTACATCTTGTAGATGGAAGCTATCATAATGTAGACTCAAGTACCAATGCATTCGAAATTGCTGGCTCATTGGCTTTTCAACAAGCTGCAAAGGGTGCTGGAATGGTTATTTTAGAACCAATTATGGCATTAGAAATTGTAACTCCAGAACAATTTATGGGAGATGTAATTGGTACTGTTTCATCTAGAGGTGGACATATTAAAGATTCTACTATTAGAGGTAATGCTAGAGTGCTTTCAGCTCAAATGCCATTGAGAAATTTATTTGGTTATACTACCGAGCTTCGTGGTAGAACTCAAGGCAGAGCCACACCCTCAGCAATTTTTTCTCACTATGAAGTATGTAATCTAAAATTATCTGAACTGAAATGATATCCTATTATTCGATAGATGATAACTACTATCAGATTATTTTTACAAAGAATAGATTAACTATCTGGAAACATAGTGATGTTACCAATAACCATGGTTTTTGGATTTATACTGCTAGTGCTAAGATTAAACATGGTAACCTAGACCATAATTGGTCTAGGTCTGTCCCAATAGAACTTAAAAAGTTTTGTGAAAAAATTTTAACAAATAAGGTATTTTGGTAATGTGCACAAGTTGTTTATCTTATACGGTATTAATTTCAAAAGAGACAAAAATTAATTCAGATTCAAGAGTAATTGATTCTCTAAGAGGTAATGTTAAAGGTGTTATTTTTAATAGAATATATTATAACATTATGCATCCAAAACAATCCTCTTATTGGTGCAATACTTCAGATATAGAATTGATGTCAGTCTGTTTGATAAGAAACATCATAGATAACCAAATACAGTGGAATAAATTTGATTATGATCATGAATATCATATGATTTTAAATGGAAAATTTCTACTGGAAAAATTTAATAAGTTAGTGTTATTTGTATAATTATGTTATTTATTACTCAACCACGTGTAGGAATTTCTCATAATGAGATTCTAGCTTTACAAATCTCAGCCAGAGAATATGGGTGGGATGTAATTCCGGCAGATAGTAGTTGGAGACTTGATGAAGAATTAATAGCCAAAAAACAATTAGGCGTTCCATATGGTTCACAGATGTTTTGTGAAATTATTGCTCAACAAATGAATTGGAAACTTCATCAAAATGCTTTTGATTGGTTAGCACGATTACCAAAACATTACTTGAAACGTCAAGTAGATTTTATGTCATTAAAAGAAGCAAAAAATCTACATGTTAAAAAATTTATTAAACCTGCTGATGATAAATGTTTTGACGCCAAAGTGTATGAAGTGGGTACATTTAAACCTTCTGATTTAATATCAGAAGATTATCCAGTCTTAGTTTCTGAAATAGTAAAATGGGATTTAGAATATAGATGTTTTGTTAAAAATGGCATTGTTTATACTTGGTCTAATTATTTATTTTTTGGTGAAGTAAATGAAAGGAAATATAAGTATATGATTCCTGGAGATGATATCAGACCAGATCAATTCGTATTAAATTTATTAAATGAGATTGGTGAAACTCCTAATTGTGTAATTGATATTGGAATTATTCACAATAAAGGTTGGGCGGTAATTGAAACAAATCCTATTTGGGCATCTGGTATTTATGGATGTGATCCGTATAAAATTATTGAAGCTATGGATGGATCTACTTCATTTTTGGAGAGTAAATGACTTACTGGTTTGAAGAAAAATATGGTATAAGTATTTGTGATCGAGATACGGCAGAAATAATTTTAAAATGGGGACCAGAACTACAATATAAGATGTCCACCTATGTGGACATTCAAGGGGGTCTAATCATATGGAATCAAGGTAATAGTAAGGGTTTTCCAGCAGAAGCTATTATCTTTTTTAATAAAATAGTGAAAAATAAGGTATTTTTGTAAATGGAATTTACATTAAATCTTGATAAAAATGAAGTTTATGATATTTATATACATTTAGATCATCTTATAATTCATAAGATAAATAAAGACCATACTCTGGGCATTGAGATTTATTTTCAAGTGCCGATTAATAATATAATTCAATGGGAAAATATTTATTCATCACGCCCTTTAGTTGATCTAGCTATTAATCCTTATGAAAAAGGAAATTTGCCTCATTATAAAGTAGTGAATTTTTGTAATAAGATAATGAACAATAAAATTTTTTGGTAAATAATCTATGGCGCAAATACAATTTGATCAGTTAAGTTACTTTTTGGAAAGTAAAATTTTTATTATTGGAATAGATGAATGTGGATATGGAAGTATTTCTGGTCCACTTTGCGTGGGTGCAGTTAAAGCTCCTAAAAATTGGTCTATTCCTGGTCTTAAAGATTCCAAACAATTAACTCCCAAGAATCGCGAAATAATGCGTGTACAATTATTAAAATTGATTGAAAAAAACGTTATTCAATTTCATTTGGCTGAACGCACTAATAAACAAATTGATCAATTTGGTTTAGGAGTAATGTTGAAGGATTGTTATGTCGAAAATTTTAAAAAATTATATACGGATGACTCATTATTAGTTTGTGATGGAAATTTAAAATTTAATAATCTTGGAGTGGACGATTTAGATAAAGTTTGTATTATTAAAGCCGACACTTTGGTCCCATCCGTTATGGCTGCTTCCATCTTAGCGAAAACCTATAGAGATGAAAAAATGAGAGAATTGCATAAGCAATATCCAATGTATAATTGGATTGAAAATATGGGGTACTACGGCGCACAAGAAATTCACATTGGTGCCATCCGAAAATATGGATTTTCTCCATTACATCGTTTATCATATAAATTAAAAAAGTTATAAATACTATCAATAATGAAGGTGTTTTGGTAATAGTTATGAATATTTTATTTCCAGCCAATTTTAATAGTAAAAATCAGATTGATGATTCTTGGCAAAAAGAAGCTGAGGCTGCTAAATCTGTTGGATTTGATGTCTCTATTTTGATTGATGGCTATTTTGGATCGCCTATAAAGATCTATAACAAAAAGTCTCCTTCTCTATATCGTGGATGGATAGTAACTCCGCAAGTCTATCAAGAGGTAGATTCGTTAGGTGCCGAACTTATTAACTCATATAATAGTTATATGTGGTCATATGAATTTCCTAAATGGTACTTATGTCTTGAGGAATATACTCCACATTCATTAATTATTAAAGCTGATGAAATAGTTAAATGTGGACTTGAAGGAATAACTCCATTAGTGATTGACAATTTTAATTCTCAATCTATTATGATCAAAGATTTTTTGAAGAGTCGCAAACATGAATGGTACGATGCTTGTTTTATTAGAGATGCCTCCGACAGAACTGAACTTATTAGAGTGATGTCTAATTTTTTCAAACTTCAAGGCAGAGAATTTTATGGTGGTCTAGTGTTTAGAGAATTCCTTAATCTAAAGAAAATTGGATTTCATCCTAAGAGTAAGATGCCTTTGCCTCTAGAGTTTAGAACGTTTTTTGTGAATGGTAAACCTGTTTTCACTACCCCTTATTGGAGTAATGATGTTAGTTATCCAGATAATGTCAACTATCCACCAAATAGTTGGTTAGAAGAAGTTGGAAAGAATGTTAATAGTCCTTTTGTAGCACTTGATATTGCGCAAGATGAAAATGATAAGTGGTGGGTTATTGAAGTAAATGATGGTGGGATTTCTGGATTGCCATCGCATGTCAATTTAGAATCTTTCTATAAAATATTGTATGATCAGTTTCAATAATTATAATGAATTGGAGAATAAATTAATGCGAAAAGTCTTTAAAAAATAAATGAGTAATTATGGGATATCATATTCGTGAAATAAAAAAAGGTAAATTCGGAGATTTTTCTAAAGTCCAAGAAGAATGGGAAGAATTATTGGATGCCTGTGAGCAGAATGCAAAAATATTGGAATTAATTGAACTATCGGATTTATATGGAGCCATAGAAGGTTATCTTAATATTAAATATGGAATGACCATGGATGATATTAAGAAAATGTCAGATATGACGTCATCTGCGTTTAAAGAAGGAAAAAGAAAATGAAACCAATTAATTGGACTTGGATTGGACAAGCCGTTCAATATTATGTTGATAATGAATTTAATTATATAGAAGCTCCTTGGATTGTACAACAATCAGCTACAGAAGTTACTTTACCACTTTTTAGGCGTGCTTTTAAAGTTAGTCATCCAGTACCAAACCTAAACCTAGGTTTTTTGGTTGGTTCAGCAGAACAAAGTTTTATTCAAATGATGATGGACGGAGATTTGTCTAAAGGTAAGTATTGCGCAGCCGGACCTTGTTTTAGAGACGAGCAAATTGCAAATGAATGGCAATTGCATTATTTTTTCAAAGTAGAATTAATAGAAGTGTCTCCGAATTCCAAAAATGTGTTTGAGGTAATGGATTGTGCACGCCATTTTATGGAGCAGATTGGTAATTGTAATATTAGAGTAGAAAAAACAGAAGAAGGTTTTGATTTAATTTGCAAAGATATTGAATTAGGGTCTTATGGTTTTCGTACTTATGATAATTTTTCCTGGACTTATGGGACTGGTTTAGCTTTGCCAAGATTTAGTCAAATGCTAGAAGTAGTAGAATAG